TCAAAAACATTTAAATCTGTCAGCATATCTATAATGTATCAAAACTGGTTTATCTTTTACACGAAATCCACTTTTCAATGCAAATCTTTTTAATTCATCTAATGTATTTTTTTCAGCTAATAAAGCTTTATTGTTTAATGGTTTTAAAACCATCAGATTATTCAAATAACCAAGAATTTCATATTCTTCTTCATTTCCTATAACTTTAGAACCTTTTTTAAAAGGTCTTTTTTTAGTGTTGTCACCACCTGTCAATAACAAAGTATTTAATTGTTCCATATTTTTATTTTAAATAATCACTTTCGAATTCATTAAATACAGCATATGCTGTTATACCAAGACATATAAACAAAGATAAAATAATATTAAGAATCACTGCCCATCTTGGTGGTTCAATCCTAAGATAAGAAAAACCTTCTGTCGGACTTGTAAATTGTATTCTTTGAAATTTCTCGTGTAACTCGATTTGTAAATAATCGGCTATTTGATACCAAACTTTATCATTCAATCTTGGGAGTTCCCTGAAATAATTTTTTAAATCGGTTTCTAATGTACCCGACTTGGCAAATGAATGAGAAAACGGATAAATCCAAACTATCGAATCATTATTATCTAAGCCAAGACATATAGTTACTTCATTCTTATTACCACCCACCCAATAAGATTCTTGTAGTAATCCAACATCAACTGGTTTATTTTTAAATACACATAAAAATACACGACATGAATCCTCACTTCCAATCCAGCCATTTAAAGCGTTATAATATTCTTGAACTTTAGGTGATATATTTTCACCCAATATGATATCTTGATAAAAATAATTTTTGGGTTCGGGTAAATCGTATAAACCATATTCCCTAATATCGGCAGTATCGACTTTCTGATAACCAAACACAGAATAATCAGTATTTTTTAAACGATTTTCATAAGTATTTCTAACTACAACACCAGTTTGTTTAGAAAGAGGATAATTTATAGGAATATTTGATTCATATTTATTTGATATCTGACCTACTTTTTTATGATAAAACTTAGATTTGTTATTCCAACAGAGGTCAGCCCAATCATTCGGTGCATAATTTTTATACTGTTTTATAACACTTCTTTGTCCACCAATTTTATTTAAAAAATAATAGTAGTCTTGCTCGTTGAGATTAATTTTTTGTCCTATATTAGTTTTTAACTCCCAGTCTGCACAATAATCATCCTGATGAGAACAATCATAATATTCGGTACAATATTTGGTATTACCATCTTTATCAGTACCACATGAATAACTTCTGGAACAAGTTTCATGATGCCACTCATTATATGGTTCTCGTTCGTATAAATTAGTCATCACAGAACCATAATATTCAGTTGTTTTGGTTTTTTGGTTGATTACAATCGAAATAAAGGCAAGAGAAAAAAGAAATGGGATTATTACTATTAATAACATCTCCCACCAAGTAACACGCAATCTGAGTTGTTTTACAGCTAAGATTATTATAATAATCAAAGCAGAAAAAAATATGTTAATAAAATAATCTATTCCCATTTCTTTTTATTTTTAAATTAAAAAACCTGAACATCATCATCTTTACCAGTTTCAAACACTTTCTCAGTTTTCGTTGAGGTAACTGGTTTATAAGAATAAATTTGTTGTACCTGTTCATCTGCATAAACTTTGACACCATCGACTATGGTATATTCTTTATACTTCTTATCAACAAAAAGACATTCTGGTTTATTCTCAATCATATTCATGATTTCTTTACGGATATCGATTGCTCTGGTTTGCGCCCGTGTGAATTTTTTACGTTCTATTTCAACATTATCCATTAACTTACTGAATAACTTTTCAGCATCATAGTTCGGATTAGCTTCCGTAATCCATCGCATAATTTCACCATCGGCTTTTCTACCAGCAACAAGAGCAGGTAAAACCTTTTCAGCGTAACTATTTACATACTTTTCTGAAATCTGGGCATCCTGACTTATAATTTTCCACATTTCATCATGAGAAATTTTACAAACATCATACTGAGCCAAGAAAAGATTTTTGTTATCTTTTAATCTGTTATCGACTCTCCAATTATACCCAATTAAGGATATTGTTACGATTGCAATAAGTCCTATTACAGAACCTGCAATAATCCATTTTACTGATTTTTTCATTTTTTGTATTGATTTATTTGTTAATTAATGAATTTATTCTTTAATCAATTTGCCTTCAAAATCGAAAGTATATTTTTTTGGTTTTCTATCATCTTTAAACCCAGTTACCTCGATTCTATCTTGATAAACAGCCACATATTTATATTCTGATTTTATAATAATTTTTCCATCAATATTAACAATACCTGTATAAATACCATCGTTAGTTTTAAAAGAAAATAAATTATTATTTTGGTATTGTAACTGATAGTAAATTGGTTTTATAGTAACAACAAATTTACTATCAAGTAAACCCGACACTGACATATCATCATTCATAATAAGATAATAATTTTCATTATTATACTTCTTAGCATATATGTTATCATATATCAGTGGAACATGTACATCACCTTTTATACTTAAAATACCAGTTTTTCCACCTACATTAACAATAAATACATTTTCATAACGACTAATTTCATTATAATACAATTCAATAATTATTTTACCCGTATTATCAATGACACCCTTTTTTTCATCATCACAAACAATAGCCACATTGTCTTTAAAATCGCATATATAATCATATAAAGGGTTTGTTATGATAACACCATCCATGTTTATAACACCATATTTTTTGGATTCGTTTTCCACAATATACAAACCTTCAGACTTTATTATATTTTTATATAATTTCGAAATATATAAATAAACAGGAATTATTTCTTTTCCAACTATTTTTTGTAATTTTAAAATAGTATCTGGGGATGTTTCATTAAGAAAGTTGATAAAAGTATTTGTTTGTGTGCATACAAGAAACATTCTATCAGGTGAATCTGACGTAAGTAAAAGAGATTTGTCGATGATTAAATAGATAGTATCAACATGTTCAATTTTCATCTCAAATATATAGGTCTTAGTCCAGTTAAATCTTTGAGCATAATAAAATAAAGCAGGTGTTGATTTTATATTTATTACCTGAAATTCTTCTGAATTATAAACAATTTTCGATTCACCAGAATCGATAAATTCATTGTATAATAATAATTCAGATTCACTGGTTAAAGTCCGAGGTTTCAACATACCAATGTTGATATGTTTCTTATACAAATCGTAAATAATATCAATATAATCTTCACTATACCCACTTTTTGAACAATTACCCCAACCACCCGTCATTCCCACAGGTAACATCATGGGAAATGGTATATGATTTCTTGATGAAGATTTCTCATCAATTGTACGTGCAGCTTCTTCAATAGTTATTGAACCATCTTTCACCTTTTTTAAAATATCAACTGTGTTCATTTGGATTATTTTTGGTTTTTTGTTTAATATAATTAAGAATGTCCAACAACTCATCTTTTGACAGCGTGGTAGCATTATAGGTGATTTGTTCTACAATCTCAGTGAACAGTAAATTTTTTGATTTTTTAATATCACTCATTAAAACATTTTTAAGGAATTTGGTATCAAAAATATAAAATTATTATATAGAAAAAAAATATTTAGACAAATATTTAAATTAATATATAACATAAAAATGTTTAATGGGCTGCAATTGTAATAATAACAAGTCAACTCACACAAAAAATATTATTGAAAAAGCCACTAAAAAAGCTACCAATATAATAGAAGGGTGGACTAATTTAATAATGAATAAAAATAAAAATGAGGCTTTCTTAGAAAGAAGGGCTAAAATTTGTTTTTTATGCAGGGAAAGGTCGTCAATCAATATTTGCAAAATTTGTTCGTGTTATATACCAGCTAAAATAAATGTCAAATCCGAAGAATGTCCTAAAAAAATGTGGTTAAAAGTTTAATTTTAAGGTACTATATCTTTTTCTACAATCGGGTATAATATCTGATAATTTTTTTTACTGTCTAACACAGATTGAAACTGATATTCATTCGTAACAAACCACCCTTTTATTTTAGAAAGAGATGTCAAAGTTTTTTCATTCACTTTATATTTACTCCATAAATAATATTCACCTTTATCAGTACTCATAACTGGTGTTAAATAACCATCAAATATAACTTCTGGAAAATTAGTATGATATGCAAAGTATTCAGACATTTTAACACTTTCAGATATCATTCTACCTTCAAAATATATAAAATTATTTTTTGTTTCAATATTAGCAGTTATAATTTTTTCTGAGATAATAGTATCATTTTTAATATTACTACTTTCAATTGATTTTTTAATTCTTTGTGGTAGTGTATTTAAAGACACAATTAAAACGATAATCAAAACAGCATTAATTTGAGGTGTAAATTTTAAAAAGTTTTTCATAATATTAAATATCAATTTTACCCAAAGTTGTTTGAACCACATTTAATTCAGACATCACATATTCCATTGCGGTTTTAATCAATTCTAAATCATTAAATACCTTTAACTCAATAACAGAATATTGATTATCTTCTTTTATAATAGTATCGATAGCTACATATAATCCATCGGTTTTCTTAATTGAATGTCGATGAAAATGAATAGAATTAAAAACATTCTTATCATAATATTTTTCATAATTTTTGACATTATATGTATCAGCATTAGTAGAAAACTTTTCTTTTTGATTAATAAAAAATCTATATTGGGTTAAAATATTCTGGGGTATTTCACCAGCCTTAGTGTAAGTAATTTCAAATCTACTTGTATTATTATCACCACATTCTATAACTCGTTCTCTCACTTTACCTTCTCGACCGTTGAAATTCATTAATCTCGGTTTCCAATATTTGTCAGTGTATTCATAAAACTTATGAGAAGATAAATCAAATTTATTAGACATTTTTTCTATAAATTCGATAGGATTTATAGAATCGGTTGCAACTTTAAATCTCGATTCATAATATTTTTCACTATGAAAAAAATTCCTTAGAGAATGTTTAAATTTTTTATACCACAATTCTATAATACCAACTTCAAAGAAAGATACTATTATAACAGCAAGTACGAAACTTAGAAATGCTAACATCCATTCTGGTGTACCAGTATAGACATATAGTCCACCCCACATTAACCCAAAATAAACAGGGTCATGTATTATAATATCTTCTAACATACTCACCGAACCATTTTTAATGGCTATTTTAAGACTGTTTTTTAGTGTGTCAAAACCCTTTTTATAATGAACAAATCCAGTCCATAAATGATATGGATAAAATCCGACTTTTTCAACTACTGGGCCACCTATGGCAATAATAAAAGTTTTAAAACCGAAAGAACCGTTGATGTGAAATTTAACAATATGAGCAATTATTATTGTTCCAATAATATTAAATATTAATGAAATCACTTCATCCCGACCAAATCGTTTAAATACTTTCCAAAACGAATTTTCAGGTAGTATGATATATGAACTTTTTATCGACATTTAAATATAATCATTAATAGTGGTCGGTTATTATGTTTTATTATTTTTGTTTTTCTGATTTAGGGACTTCTTTGACAGATTTAATACCTAAATTAAACACATAATCAAATGCTTTACTTATTCGTTGATAAAGCCAATCATAAATTTCTTCAACCATATCCGATATAATCCAAGTTATAAGAGATATAGGCCACATGAACCACCATCTGAATACATTTTCTTTAATTTTTCTATTTATGTTGTATTCATATGTTTTTTCTTCAAGTCGATATTCATTAACCTTTTTCATTTCACTTCTACCATGAAAAAATACTCTTATAAATGCATGTATTAATCCAAGACTGAAGTAAACAGTAAAAAACTTCCAAGTAAATACCGATATGAATGTGGGTAAACTATCTTTTCCCCATTTGAAAAATAACAAACTAAATATAACCAAAAAAGTAGTGGCTACAAAACCGTTTTCTTTTACGTCCGAAATAAAACAAATTGTTATAAAAATTCCGATAACTATCAAAGCCCATACTACACTTCCAAAAAGTGTAAGGGACATTAAGGTGTGAAAAAATTCTATCATGGTTTCTAAAAATTAATTTAAATAAAAATATTTTAATTAAACATCATATGTGGTTAAATAATCAATGATTAAATTACCAGAATCAGTTATTCCAATAATTCTAAAATGTGGTTCAAACAATTGTGGTATGGTAAATATACCATGTTTATATTTTTGTTTTGTCTCAATTTTGTTTTGTGTTTCCCATGCCTTTTTACTATTTTCAAGTGCTTTTTTCTTTATTTTATCTTCAGTTGACGAAATAAGTTCGTCAATATAATCTATACCAGTTGAGTAATCTTCAATAATATTCATAGTTTCTAATTTAAAAAATTAAAATGTAAGTTTATCTCATAGGATTTCAATCCCCAGTCTGATATTTTTTTACCAGTATCAATATCGAATAAATAAAACATATAATCACCTAAATTATTTTCTTTTAGGTAAATTTCATACGTTTTATCTACTTGAAATAAATCAAGTATATCGTGTTTGGCTTTTAATTGGTCACCTACAATAGGAATTCTGAGTGTATCCCCCACTTTTATTTCCTTTTTAACGATTTCGTAACCTGCTTTATCCAGTTCTTCAACTATATCTTTACATATTTTCTGTGCTTCTTCAACAGTTAATACGGCTGATAATGCTGTTTGTTTTTTATTCCATCTCATTAACCATATACCTTCTAATAAGGCTAATTCCAATTCTTCTTCCATTGAATTATTTTTATTTAATTTTTTATTCAAAATTAAACAATTTTTTTAATTTTTCTTTTCGTTCAGCTCTTTTTATTTCTTCGGGACTTTTAACGATTGGTTCTTCGAGAATATGTAATAAATCTTCAATATATCTCTTAGCCTCTCTAATATCTCTAAAAGTACTTAAAGAATGATTATATAAATCATTTACAGAATATGTACCATCATAATTTTGTTTTATGTTGTAATTTTCATTCATTTTTTATATGATATGTTGAAAATTTTATTCAATCATAAATATTATTTTAATTTTTAGTACAATATTCAAGTGAATTAAATATACTCTTTATATTACCACAAACACCATTAAATTGACGAAGTAATTCTTCTTCATCATCATAAAACTTAATATAAACAGTTTGACTACCATCTCTATCACCCAGAGCTTCTTTTATTTTTTTGATAAGAGGAATTACCATATCATCTTTATCATAGGCAATCTTCGGTGTTTTTTCAGCATCAATAAAAGAAAGAATTGCTTTTAGAGCTGAAGCTGTTGTGTTAAGCATACTACCCATAATTGTTCAATTTAAGATTATAAAAATAAATAATTAAGTTAAATCAACATATCCAAGAAAAATCAATTCGCAAATAATATTCCAAAATTCTTTGGTTATTTTCAAATCACTTGCACCACCTTCAATGTGTCCATCTTTTCGCCATTTTGATAAAATTTCACGTTCTTCGGAATTTATTCTATTTGGGTCGATACGTTGTTCATTAGTCATCACATATTGTATATATGGTAACATCCTCAATTCTCGTTGAGAAATCTCGTAACCTAATAACTCTTTGGATTTTTCTTTAATCCTATCTGTTAATTGACCTCTTTTTTGTTCGGCTAATTTTTCCATATTAATAAGTATTTTATTATTATAAACTTCTCTTTTTTAATTGTTTTTCCCATACAAAAAAAGCACCACCTATTATTACTCTGTGACCCAATCCTTGTATTATTTTTCTGGCATAAATAAGGTCACAATGTTGTTGAGAATTTTCAATGTTACCATATAATCCAACAGATTTAAAGTCTTCTTTTGATAATATTTTTATTTTATTACCATCATGGTGATTGTGCCACTCGGTAGAGTAAAATAAATCAAGTATTTTTTGTTTTTTGGTCATAAAATAATAATCAGAATTATCGTTTTATACTTCGAAGTTCTTCATTGGTTAAGTCATCCATCATCTTTTGTTTAATAACGGATTTATGTCGAAGTTCAAGAGGATAACCATAATTCACAAAATCATCACCCTTTTTTGAACCAACACCAGAACCATCACCAGACCTGAAACCAAAAAACTTTTTATCTTTATGTTTCTTCTGGGATTTTTTTGGAAAAACTTTACCGTTTTTCTTATTTATCATTATAGATTTTGACATATTTTCATTGATTAAGTTGTATAACAGTATGCAAAGACAAAGAATAATTTTTTGTTTCTTTTTTAAAATACTTTATAGATTTACCTAATGCTTCATCTTCAGATACAGCATCAGTGATTAATACTCGTAAAAGAGTATCTATTGAACTCCAATACACAAGTGATACACTATATTTTTTATTATCAGTCTCAGACGGAGATATTTTAATCAAAACTTTCTCCAGAGAATCTAATTCTTCTTGTGTTTCTTTTTCACGCAAGTTAGGTAAACTCAAAGCTAATTTTCTTTGAGCTATTTCACTTTTTAATATTTTTATAGCTTTATTCATTTTTACCAACTATCAATACCATCTTCAGTTTTAAAAACAACCTTATCATCAAACAACCAAAAACTAATTGTTACATTGTCATAATTTTCCTTGAAATTTATTATTGGTTTATCATCACCAAAATAATTTATATGATAATGAATAGCTGTTTGAGAAAATATGTTGTTTTCGTGGATGGTCTCTATTGTGACGAATAATTCACTAATCATATACACTGGTACACCGAATAATTGTTTTAAATGTGTTGCGATTGAACCATAACAATTATCGGTTTCTGACAATTCTTCAACATCTACCTGATAATGTTCTTCTTCAGAAACATTATGATTATGTTCTTTATAAAAATTAAATTTTCGGTTGAAGTTTTCCAATTGTTTACTATCAGGTGTTAACAATGTTCTCACATCAGTGTAGAAGATTTCTTCAAATTTATATTTACATTTGAGAATACTAAAATCAGTAATTAAGGTGTTTTTACGAACACCGTCTGGGTTTGACAAATGTGTGAATTGTTCAATCAATTCACCTTTAATCATTCTAAATCTTTTGGCACACTTCTGAAATATACCATATAAGTAATCACTCTTTTTAGAGTCATACATTTTCTTGTATTTATCATCTAATAAAAGAGTGTGTTGAACATCGGCAATATATTGAGTATTGGTCTGACGGGTAATCCTTCTCAACCAGTTCTGTTTGAACCCCTCGTTATGAGTCCACTCATCAAATATATATTTTCCGATTAAGTTTGTCATATTTTTATTCTAATGATAACATCATCTTTTGGAACTGAATTTATTTTACCATTCTTATCAGCAAACCACACCAGAACTAAACCATCTGACGGACGTGTTTCAACATTAAGAAAATAACCCATGTTTTCATTATTACAATATACTAATTTCATCATAATCGTCTAATTTAATTTATATACTCATTTTGTTGGATAACCCATGCAATTGGTTATAGTGCCATCCAAAACTGATTTTGGTATGTCAAAACCCCCAAATAATCGTTTTATAATATAGTCATAAGATGCACCATAGGTTTGCATATCAGGATTAAACCACTCGTTATTTATCCAAATAAAAACTTCAAGTTTTTTATAAAGAGAAACCAAAAAGGGGGAATCAGTTACAATATGATAATCTCTGGGAACAGATGATGTGAACATCTGTTGAGTGGTCATACCAGTTTCAGGATAAAACAAAGTATTATCTTTATTAATATCTGCTGGTAGAACAGCATCGCTATCTTGACTTTTTATATAACAATTCATATTATTTCAATTTTTCAAGAATTTCTCTGGCTTGCTTTCTTTTAGCACGGATATCAGTCACGTCACCATGATTTAAAACATTTTCAAGTTCAGTGAGTGCTTTAATTAATTCGGGAATATCAGTGGGGTCGATACCCTTGGTATAAGTTTCATTATATGCTGTACATAAATTTTCAGCAATTGCAACAGTCATTGGTTCTACGAATTCACTATCACCAATATATTTTTTAGTCATTCTTAGACTGGCAACGTTTTGGCAAGGATATTTAGTCTTAATAAAATACGCTGTTTTAGCATATCCACTATCATCACTCATATCCGCTTTAGTGACCATAAGTCCTCGTTCGATGATGTGTTTATCTTTTATCATAATTATATATCTTTAGTTTATACAACAAATTAACGTAAAAATATATTATAAAAAAAATTACAGAATTTATTTCACAACCTCTTTAAAATAATCAATTAATTTTTTAATTATTTCAAATAATTCTTTAACATTCAAATCACATTCACATTCTATTGATGTACCACGATGGTCATATCCAATGTGAAAATATTTACCATCAATTTGAACTATATAAGAACAATATTCATAATTTCTTTTTCTGTCAAAACCTTCACCAAATTCAGAATGTTTAATGGGATTTCCGAACATTTTTTTAAGATTCTTTTCATTTAAATACGAAGTGATAAAAAGAATACCAACACATCTTTTATTTGAATCTATTTTACCATTATCATCGATTGAAAAGGGGTCATTTTTTAAAAAATCATAACCGACACTTTTTATAAAATACTCACCAATTAAAACATACCAATCTTCACTGTGGTCATTCATCCATATATTTTGTGTTGGTGTAAAACGTATTTTACCATAAATATAATCATTAAATAATTTATTCTGCAAATCAACACCAATTACATATTTTAAATTTTTCATATCCCAAGAATTTGTTTGGCTTCATCGATGGCCTGATTTATCATATTCCATTGTTCAAATGAAATATCGAGTTTACCGTTCACAGAAAATTGTACATCCAGATGACGTTTTCTATATTCATCTTGTTTTTTATAATTCCATTTAACAGGATTTTCTTTTTTATAAACTATAATAACCACATTCACTCCCATTGAAACTCTAATTTCAACTCGTTCATGTTCCCCAGTGATATGTTTAGCTTTAAATTTTTTAGTGTCGGCTTCTGACATGTTTGAAACATAAGTTCCATCTATACCGCTATCCGAAGAATACATTTCATTATGTTTCTCAGTAGAACGGATTTTTTGGGGTTTTTCAAAATCTAAAATCATATTTTATTTATTATAAATCAAAACAATCGTTAAAAATTTCTTTTAATTTCATCGCTCTTTGTTTAGCTTCAGGTGCTTTTTCAAATGCTCGAAGAAATTTAGCATCTGTCCATTTAGAAGTTTCAATAATTTTAACTTCACCAGTCTCTTTATCCGTGCGTTTTATTTTAGCTTTCATCCACATTCTTGGATAATAATTACCTGAATAACATGCTTCCCAAATCATTCCATTATGAAAAACCAACGCAATAGCGGAATAACCACCAACAGGTGTTTCATATTTAATATCTTTATCAGTAGTTATATAACAAACTCCTTCATATATCCATTCAAAATGTCTGGAAATAAAAAATTTATTTTGAACTGAATTCCAATCATTCTTTTTCAGAGGTTTAAAATTTATGACGGATTCGTAATTAGAATCATAATCAATCATTTCAACGTCATCAGGAGTCACTTTATAAATTTTCTTACTGGTTGTAATAATTTTATAAGAAAATGTACCGTCTGTTCTGTAATGAATATTGCTCATATTTTTTATTTATATTAAAAATTCGCCCTTTCAATTCATTAATTACAAGGTTGAACAATCCATCTTTCATCGAAATCAAACCAAGCACCACCACATCGTATTTTTTTATTTTTTACATCTAAAGTTGCTGTATCTCCAACCTTACAATATCTTTCTGTTATTGGTGTTTGCAAAACGGTAACAAGTTTAGAAGCTAACGTATTTACATTATTATCGGTAATTGAATTATTTTTCATTTTATTAAATATTTGATAACAATTTAAAATCCTCCCTTATCGCACTTCTCAAATTTAACCACCAAATGAAACCACTTTTCGGCTTCAAACTTTCTGCGTTTTTTCTTAGTCATTTCATCAATAAACTTAATACGCATATGATTCGCTGTAATATATTTTATTTTTTCAGCATTTCCACCCATTTTTTCAATCCAGTCTTTATGTTTTTCGATATAATCCATTGAAAAACTTTCGTGTCCAAATGCAATCCAGATTTCTTTTTTCTCATCCCATTTAGTTGTATCAAATTTACCAAGGTCATGAAACAAACCAGACAGGGTAATATCTATATTATGAAAATTGTTATGTAGTCGATTAGTAACTATTTTGGAATGTATAAATACATTTCCTTCAGGATGCCATTGCGGATTTTGTTCGACACTTTTTTGTTTGAAAATATCCTTCTTCAATTCATCCGTAGCCAGATTAAACAGAAAATCAAAAACGTTTTCCATTTTTCGAGTTTTACTCCAGAATAATATTTTCTTTAAAAATCTCATATTATTTTCTTAATGTAACAACAAACCATTTCTTTTTAGCAATCTTTAATAAAAACAAATCATTAAATAATAACCTAATAAATGGTATTTCAACTTCGAACAATTCTTCTAAATTTAAAAAAGAAACTGGTCTTACCTTTTCTATATTTTTAAAAACAAAATCACCAGCCTCATCAAACGAATCAATGCTCATTTTCAAATGTTCAAATGTCATCGGTTCACCATTCAAAGATAATTGTTTATTATTAATTTTTTGTTTTACGTCTTTAGAAAACAACTCATTCTTTCGCAATAGGTCAGAAATAGTTGTTTCTTCGACAACTTCTGTCACCTTTAGATTAAGAATATTTTTATTTTCTAACTCCATACTACAATATTTTCAACAAAAATAATTAATATATATTTTATAAAAAAATTATAACACAATATTCGTGAAATATATTAGATTATATGAGAGTTTTATATCGGGAATTTTTTATCATGGTTCGACTGATAAAAATTTATCAGGAAAAAAAGGTATTCATGTGGGAACTAAATTAGCAGCAACACAAGCTTTAGAAGCAAGAATAGGTGTTCCAGCAGTTGGTGAATGGGATGGTACAAGAGAATATGGTAAAACATTACTTGCAGGTAAACACTCACTTGAAACAAAACCAGAAAATAAATGGAAATGTACAGGTTTTAATTGTGGCAAGAATATACCAGAAGATGATTATTATCCCACACAACGAAATGAAAGAGCTGAATATAGTGATAGAACCCCCATATCATTTGATTGTAAACCAATAATATTTCCTGTCAAAATAATAGGGAAAATGACAAATACACCATATAACTGTCATTCTGATGTAAAGGCAAATAGTCTAATGTTAAGAAATTTAAAAATGAATAACGCTAAAAGTGGTTATTATTATATTAATGATGGTGAAGATAGTGGTTCTGTTTCGGCAGTTGTTCCAGATAAAACTTTTTTAGAAATATTATGAAGTATTTAAAATTATATGAAAATTTCAAAGATGTTATCACTAAATGTGATGGTTGTAAATATTTTGATATGAATAATATAGGAAATATTTATGCAGCATATGAAAATCCAATTTATTCATTAGTTTATAAAAGAAAAATTGAAGAATTAATATTTATGAAACCAAAACAATATATTTACACCATCGCTCAAAATTTTGGTGGATTATCTTATGACGATGCCATATCACATGTCAGTGATGAAAAAGTTGATAAATATGTTGAAGCTATGAAAAATGGTGCAAAATTTCCTGTCGGTAATTATCAAGAAAAATCTTCATTACAAGAAGGTAGACATCGTGCAATAGCAATGATTAAATTGGGTTGTGAAACTATGCCCATTATAAAAATAACGATGGATGTACCTAATGATTATATAAATGAAATTGTTAGTGAAATAAAAGATATGAGTAGAGAAGAACTTAATCAATATTATATAAACAAAGGTTATCAAGGAATCACAAATTTAGACTGGAGTGAATTACATTCATATATAAAATATAAATATCAAGAATGAAATATTTAAAATTATTTGAAAATTTTACAGATATTATAACATTATATCATGGAACATGTTTAGATAATGCTAAAGAATTAGTTAAAAATGGTTGGAAACCTTTTAGTGGTATAGTCGGTGGTAATATGGGACAAAATAATTATTTATACGTAACATCCGAAATAGAAGATGCTTTATGGTTTGCCGAAGAAAAAGGTTGTAATACAATAATTGAAATAAAAAATATACCTATTAATTATTTAAAATTTGACCCAGAAGATGGTGATGCAGATTTATATAATTATAATATTAATGTGGCAATTAATAAATTAAAAAATGGTTATGAATCACCAATAAAATTTGTTATAATACACGAACTTAGTGCTGATAAATTTAAAATTATACAATGAAATATTTAAAATTATACGAAGAATTTAATGAAGATGAAGAAAAATATAAAACCGTTGAACTTGGTAGTGTCACTAATGAAAATGGTTGGAGAATTCATAAATTAAATTCATATGAGGAATTAAAATTTATTTTAGATAATTTTTATCAAGGTAAAAAATGGATTCATAATGAAAATGGTTTTGATATTTATTATTGGGAAAACACAGACTGGGATAAAGATGAAAATGAACCATTCTGGTATAAAAAAATGGTAATATCTATTAATCCCAGAGAATTTATAATAAAGACTAAAACATTGGAAGAAAAACCATTATATTCTATTAGAGACGAAAAAAATGGAATGACCAGAGAACAAGAATTAAAATTGCGTACTTGGATAGGTACTTCTAAAAACCCAAAAAGTGGTGAATTAAAAGGTGGTTATTTTGGAATGAAAAATGGGTTTGCCTTGATGAGAAGTCCTTTATCTGGTACAGTTTATAAAATAGATAAAGATGGTGAAATGTTCAATAATAGTACGGGTGAAAAATTAGGAGAATAATATGAGAATTATTAAAACATTCGAGAATTTTAATGAAAAAAATATTAATGAATATATAGCATATCATTCAACCAACCATACAATAAAAGAATTTAATTTTGATGATATTGATATCGGTGCTGGGTCATCAACAAGAATAGATGGTATTTTTTTTAGTAATATTCCACAAAAATCATGGGGTGAATATACATATAAAGTAAAAATTATTTCTGAAAACCCAGCAATTTTTAATTTAAATAAGAGTCGATTAGATAGTCTGGGTGTACAAGAACTCTTTGATGCATTTTTAAGAGGTGAGACATCATACATGTTAGAAGATTTAATTGATAATGGTGGTATGGAAGAAGATGTAGCAGAACAATTAATAGACCAATGGGAAAAATTAGATTTAATTGTAATTACACATCAAATATATGCTAAACATGATATTGAATATATAGTACCAGCCCCATATTATAATAGTAAAAGTGCTGAAATAATTAATTTAGGATTAATATGAAAAAAATAAAAACATTTGAAAATTTTTTATTAAAAGAATATAATAACACTGATTCATTTCTCTCTGACTATGAAAGTGCTAAAAAATATGCTTATGATAACATAGATGGTGTTTCAGATGCATTTGATGATTATAAAGAAGACCCAGATAACATACAGGCATCTTATAGTAGAGATAATTATATAGAAAGAATCGATATGTATGTTGATAAATACAATAAATTAAAAAACGAATATAATATAACAATTTATCGTTTAATAAAATTAAATTCCATTGATGATTTAGATTTAACAAATATTGGAAAACACTGGAGTTTTGAACAAGATGGTGTTGGAGCTTATGGAGAACAACATCCAAATAGGGATATGATGTCAACGGGTAAACCATTTATTTTAGAGGCAGAAGTAAGTCCTAAAAATATAGACTGGGTGTATGGATTTAATTCATTTATATGGTACGGAGAAGACCAATGGGAATGTGCATTAAATAAAGGAACAAAAGTCACTATAAATAAAATAAATGATGATGAACTGAAAACACCCATTATTGCGTTAGTGGGTGAACATTAAAAAATATTTAATTATGAAACATCTAAAATTATTTGAAGAATTTAATGATAAGCGAATAATCGGTTATCATGTAACCAATCAATCCAATTTAAAAAGAATTTTAAAAACTGGATTAGAACCACGAGTTCCCGAAGATTTTGGTGAAAAGGGTGATGTAAAAGGGGTTTATTTATTTAAAACAGCATCGGACACTGATAATGCACTGAGTAATTGGTTTGGTGAAAGAATAGAAGAATGGGAAGAAGAACATGATAAAGAATTTAAAGAGTGTATTTTAGTTGTTGATTTAACTGGTTTAGATTTATATAATTCTGTTGAATTTGAATGGACTTGTTTAGAACATATATCACCAGATAGAATAATTCAAGTAATTAAAAATAATGAACAAGTCTTAGGTATATGGGATGAATTATCTAAAAAATATGACTATTAAATTAATATATAACTAAAAATAAATACAATAATATGAACGAATTTAAAACATTCAAAAATTATATCAAAGAAAATAATGTCGAAAGTGAAGTCAAAAATACCCAAGATGATTTATTTGATGAAATAATAGAAGAAGCTGACATCGCTTTTTGGAATGTTATAACTAAAAGTTTTCCTGAAATAACTACTGGTGATTTTCCAATTGATGCACATGTAGAATTCCAAGTTGCCCAAGAAAAAGCAGTTAAAACATGGATAGATTTTAATAAGAAATAATTTTTATTTATCGAATATACTTTGTGATAATTCAGCAAACAATTCAACAGTTTGCCTACCACGACCCATACCACTTCTTGATATATATACAAATTTTTTACCTGTACCATAATATCCGTGTGAATTATGACTCAGCTCATATTTAATTCCTTCATCATTTATAAAACCATAATGTTCAGAAGTTTTAATCAAATGAGTAGTCTGATTTAAATAAACAATTTCTTTATTTAAAATTCCATATGGAATTTCGGAAAGTGGTTTATTATCATAATCAAAAGATGAACCATCCATCGGAAATACAACACACACAAATCGAACCTTTTCCTTTTTAATAATCATTCTATTTTTTAACTCATTATCAATTACCCAATATTTTTGGTTACCAGTGATTTTAATGAGTGATTTATCCTTTTTAAGTTTTGTCACTAAATCTTTACACTCTTGAACTTTCTCAGCATAAGTTTTTTCTACTTCACCACCCATCATGGAAATAAAAGTTTTTGAATAAAAATCCATGATTGTATTAACAACGTCTATACTTTTTGCTGATGTACTTGTACCAACTTTATGATATTTTTCGATAAGAGGATTTAATAAATTTATTTCTTTCAATAAGGATATAAATTTATCAGCATCAAATTTATTTTTTTGTGATAAACGCTGATTATACACAAAAGCACCGAACATTGTATTTACCATATAACCAGCATCATTAACATCCTGAATAAATTTAATATCAGAAACAAAAAATTCATTTATAATACGATTTTTAACGGTATTTATTTTCTTATTTCTGGTATTTCCAAAACTTCCACCATAATCGTTTTTAATTTTATCACTGGATAAATAAGCATCGAAAGCCTCTTTATACTTGAAAATATCCAAATGAAAAACTGATTTTAATAATAAAGAAAATCCACGTTCAAGATAAGCACCACCACCATAAAATTTGAAATGATTAAGGTGAATCATAAGAGTTAATATATTTTCACTTGTTAAATTTTTTTCTTGATATATTCGAACTAATACATCATGGTCTGGTGCGTTATACCATAATAATCTACGGAAACCATCTAAAAGAATATATTCTTCTGTTTCTTTTTGTAACAGAAAAAAATTCTGGTATTCATATATTTCTATTGGTGGATTAGATTCAATCTGTTCTTGTTCTTTTTTTTCTGATGAATACATCGAACGAGTCGAATTTTTATCATCATTATAATCATCAATATTAATACCTGCTGATGAATATGATTTTCTAAGATAATCAGATAATTCTTTAGCATTAATTAAAATTAATACATAATCAACACCAACCAGTTTATCTTTGAATTTACCAATTATATTTTTCTGTATCATATTAAGTTTATTATGTTGTACCAAATTAAGTTTATTATGTTGTACTATATTTAGCTTTTTATGCTGTAAAAATATAATTATTTAAGATATAAAAAAAATTAGATATAATAAATATTATTCGTAATAATAAATTTCATTATTATTCATATCAATTAAACCATTAAATCCCTTTGATTTAATAAAAGGTTCTATTGTATTATAAATTTCAGTTTTGGAAATGTTTTCTTTATAATACAAACCAGTATCATCAAACAATTCTGGAAATTGTTCTCGTATTTCATCTGCATATAATCCTTTGGGTGAATCCTTAATTATATCAACATAACACAGTTTTTTACCAGATATATTTTTCGAAACTAATTTTCTATTATGTCCCATATATCCAGAAGCAAATCCTTTATCTAATGTATAATATTTAGCATTGGGTCTGTCAGTATATTCAGCTCTATACATCTTAGTACCAACAGGTGCTATATATTCAACTAATATATTTTCTTTAATATATGTTGTAAACTTTTTAATCATACCCTTATATATTAATTTCTAATCAAATGTTTGATTCATCGAATTAGATATTTCAATCATTCTTTCATATTCAGTTGGTGTTAAATCATTAAAGAAAAAGTTAATTGGATTAATTCTCTGACCATTCTTAAAAACTTCATAGTGTAGATGTGTTCCAGTACTTGTACCCGTATTACCAACTAAACCTATTATATCACCCCTTTTAACTTTCTGATGTATCTTCACATTAAATTTACTTGTATGTCCATACAATGTCTTATAACCATAACCATGATTAATTATAATAACATTACCGTATCCTTTATCACCTTTCTGTAAAAATTCCACTTCACCATCACCAGTGGCAAATATTGGAGTGCCTTCCTTTGCACTAAAATCTAAACCATAATGAAATTTTCTAATTTTATAAATTGGATGAATTCTCCAACCCCACCCACTGGCAGTTCTTCTTAAATCTTTATTAGATATTGGTTGTATAGCTGGAACACACTTTAAAAAATCAACACGTTGTAACGCTAATTTTTCAATTTCTTCATAACTACCATATTCTTCAGTTATTTTATGTTGTATTTTTTTGAGACGTTGATGAGTTTCTTCAATAAATTTAACATAATTTGAATTATATTTTTTACTATTAATTTCTTCGGCAAACGTATTAAAACTTGGTGCAGTTTCAAATAAAGATTTATAAATAACACTATCTTTGGTTTCTATTTCATTAAGAATAGATTCTAATCCATCAATTCTATTAGTTATAATTTGAATATCAGTCCACATTATAAAAATATTATCTTTTAATCTTTTTTCTTCTGGGGATTCAAATGTATATGAAATAATAAAATAAAAGACTATACCAAATGTTAATAAAAATAATATTTTTAGTAGAACTTTTTTATATGTTATTTTTATTTCATCATATGAAAGATTTTTCGAATTATATTTATATGTTTTAATTTTTTTCAATTATAATAAACATTCATTTAAATGTATATATTATTGAATATATAAAAAATATATTTATAGGTTAATATACCGATAAAACACAAATATCGGTTAATATACCGATATTTAAAATTTTAAGAAATCATAATATTCTATCATCATATCCTGAATTTCTTTTCTTTCAGAATCTATTAAATCTCCATGTAAACTTTCAAAATTATCTAATAATTCTTCAATTAATTCATTGGATATTTCACTATCACTTATACTTAAATAAAAATTTTCTTCAGAATCAAAATATTCAATATCATCATCGTTATTATTATTTGAAGATGATAATTTATCATTATAAATTATATTCACTTCATTATAACCATATTCTTCTTTAAAATCTTCAAATGTTTGTTTTAATAAATTGTTCATAATGCTTTTTTTATTTTGATTTATATATTTAAATCAAAAAAGATAAAAAAAAGAAAATTAAATAATATATATAATATAATATATCATTAAGTTGTACCTTTTTGAGAAGTTTGAACATCAAAAAATATAAAACAGTGATAATTAGAATATTATATTTTTAATAAAAATGAATAAAAATGAATAAAAAAGATATTATTTTAAAAATATATACATATATAAAAATAAATTTTTAGAAACATGAAACTAAACAATTTACTTAACTTTAATGATTTTGTGAAGAATTTTCAAACTGACTTTGAAGCTAAGAAAACCAAGAGAACTGAAACATCAAAGGATGTATTAGGTGAGGGTAAAACTGAAGAAACTGTCATAACCGAAGAACAATCAATCACACCTGAAGAAAAGATAGATGAAAAAAAAGGTGAATGTGAATGCAAAGAGGGTGAAGAATGTGAAAAATGTAAAGATTGTAAATGTAAAGACGGTAAATCTGAAGAAGATACTGTTAAAGAATAAATATTTTTATTGAAAAAAAATTATCAATAGTAAAATTTAAACAAAAACTTTTTTTTGTTCTATAATGAACAACAAAACATGTTTAGTTATGAAAAAGATTTTTCTATTGATAATTTTTTTTGTATATAGTATACATATCATCGGACAAGATTGTAGTATTATATCAAAAGCAAATGATATTCTTCCCACCGATTTATGTTCTCCAGTATCTGTTGATTGGACTATAACTTATAGAGGTGTAAATAATAATAGTACACCAGTAATTATTCGTTATGATTGGGATGATGGTACAGTTCAAACCGTTCCAGCCACAAATACCAATCCAGACCCAACTGTACGTGAATGGAGCGCAATTTTAAACCACACTTATAATTCAAATAATCAATGTAATTATCAACCTTCTGCCACTTTAATTGTTAATGGTCAAGTGTGTACATCATCTGAACAACAACAAATTGTAACTGTATGGGATGATGATAATCATAATGGTGGTCGTCTAAGAATAACACCAACTATTTATCCTATTTGTTTTGGTAATAGTGCCAATGTTCGTTTTAGGGATGTTACAAGATTTAACTGTGTTCCACCACAAGAAAATGATGTTCCGAATTTAGAGACAAGGTGGATTCAATGGGTGTATGGTACAGATATTACGATGACTGGTACACCAGTCACTATAAATGGTGTATCACAAACCTTCCCTTATTATGGAAATATTATTACTCTACCAGCACCAGTATCTGGTTCTGGAATTTATAGTCAATGGTTAAATGTTGCTAATGATAAGTTAATAGGACAATATTTTCAAGTTACGTTAAGATATTGGAATTATTGTAATCCATATGATGACCCAAACATACCCGGCCTACCAACCGACTTAATCAATGGGGACAATGACCCTGTTACAACCACTGCTATTATATTAATAGTACCGTATCCAGATGCAACAATAAATAAAACGCCAGATATTTGTCGAACTGCGAGTCCAATAAATCTAACTGCTATTACCAATGGTGGTACGTGGTCAGGAGTTGGTATAATAAATGCAACAAGTGGTTTATTTTCACCGACAGTTGCAGGTTCTGGACAACATGTAATTAGATATGATGTAACTGATGGAAATGGATGTAGTAATTGGGATACTGCAATAGTAAATGTATTATCAACACCCGTTGTTAATATAACTGATTTTGCACCAATATGTTTTACAACAGATACATTTGATTTAGATGTAGATTTTCCTCTTGGTATGTGGTCTGGTGACGGAATAACTGATAATACACTTGGGTATTTTTCACCAACACGAACAGGAGATTATACAATTAGTTTTTCAACACCACCTGATACGAATGGTTGTGTGGGAGTTGACCAAACAACAATTACAGTATATGATTTACCAAATGCTTGGTTTGTAACCAAGGATTCAGCCTTTTGTGATAATAATGTTAATATTATACCAATTGAGATACACATTGAACTTTTCGGTGGTGTGACTAATTTAATATTATCAAGAAATGGTGTATCTCAAACTATAAACAATATTACTACAAATCAAATATCAGTCAATGATACAATTGATACTAATGGTTTATATGATTATAATTTGATTAGTATAACAGAATATCATGATTCATTGGTTTGTTCAGCTTCATTGAGTGATTCAATAGAATTAGATGTTTATCCACTTCCTAATTCGGAATTTACAATAATGACTGATAATTATTGTAGTCCTGTCATAGCTAATTTTACAGCACAAACTGGTTATTTTAGATATGATTGGAATTTTAATGATGGTGCATCAGAAACAAATTCTTTGACATCATTAGTTCATGGATATGTTAATAACACAATAATCGATACCACATTTCACCCAACTTTGACGGTTTACACAAACAATAATTGTGTATCAACAACTACACATGATATTCATATTTATCCAAGGCCAATTGCTGATTTTTTTGTTGCACCGATAGAACAGATATTACCAAGCTCGACTGTTTTGTTGGATAATTTAAGTAATGCAGGTAATTGGATGTATTATTGGAACTTTGGTGATGGAACTTTTAATAATGTGAAAGAACCATCGACCCATACATATATGAATTATGGTGAGTATCGAATTTTTTTAAGAACATACAGTTTATATTGTTCTGATAGTCTTACTAAATCTATTTTAATACTTCCACCACCACCATCAGCTCGTATTGAATCTGATTCATCTGGTTGTCCACCATTAATTATGAGTTTTAAAAATTATACCTCATATGCTGAGAGTTTCATATGGGATTTCGGAGATGGGTTTTATTCAACTGAATATGAACCGACACATACATTTTATGAAAGTGGAACATATAATATCGTTATGACTGCTTATGGTATGAGTGGTATAACAAAAGATTCGGTTAATATTACAATATATTCTCATCCAATTGCAATGTTTAATGTGTATCCTGAAGAAGCGGTTGACTTGAATCAAATATTCAAATTTTATAACACATCAATAGATATGAGTAGATGCTATTGGTTATTTGGTGATGGTAATACATCAACTGATGAACACCCATCATATTCTTATTCAAGCGAAGGCGTGTATGATATAACATTATACGTATGGAGTGAAAATAATTGTACGGATTCAATAATAAAAGATAATTTAATTAGAGTTAATTCAGATAATGGTCAAATAATATTTCCAAATGCTTTTAAATGGAATCTCACTGGCTCTACTGGTGGGTATTGGAATAATAATATAATTGATAATACAGTGTTCAGACCACACCCAACAAACGTTTCTGAATATAGGTTGGAAATTTATAATAGGTGGGGAAACTTAATTTATCAATCTGACCAATTAGAAAAGGGTTGGGATGGGTATCTTAATGATGGAATGCATTTGGCTGAACAGGGTGTATATGTCTGGAAATGTTGGGTGACTTATACATCTGGAAGAAAAGAAATATTAAGCGGTTATGTAACGTTTTTACATTAAAATATTATATAGACCTTATGTGGGATTATATATAATTAAAAATAAAATTTATAGGATGAAAAAATTTATTAAATTGATGGGTGTTATGTTGTTAACATTAACAATGTTTATGTTTGTATCATGTTCTTATGACACAGATGAATTTTATAAAAAGTATGATAATAATTCAAATTATATTATCAAAACTGATATTAGTAATTATCCATATATTACGGATACTATTAATAATATTCAATATAAAAGTATATATATTAGTCGAACCATAGACTTTAAAAACAGTGTTAATTTTTGTAAAAATCTGTCTAATGATTATAAAATAAAATTTAATGGTAAATTTTCGAAAGTGTTTATAAAAATTTATGTTAAACCACTCAATAAATATTATAATGAAATCGTATGTTGGGTTGGTGATGATAAGAACAAGGATAGTGGTGAAACTATTATTACATACTATGGTATTTTTGATGATATATTTGTTGATGAATTTATACGTAATATAGAGTTTATAGAGAAAATTCTTAATTCAACTGAGAAAACAAATAATTCAAAATCAAATAATTTGAATTATAGTAATCAGTCGAATATTTAATATTATTTTTTAAGATATAAGAATAAGTATTATTTTTGTAAAAAAAATAACATGACTAATAATCATAAATATGCTACTTTCTTTGGTAACTCTTTTGAAACAGAAGATTATCCCAATTATCAAGATACAATAAAGATTGGTAAATTATTGGCAGAATCTGGTTATACTGTTAAAAACGGTGGTTATAGTGGGTTAATGACTGCTGTTTCAAAAGGTGCTAAAGAAGCTGGTGGCGAAGTTATAGGATACACATGTCAAATATTTCCTTCTGTTAAGGGTAATGAATACTTAACCCAAACTGTAATTACTACAAATATATTCGAAAGATTGTTCTTATTGATGGATGAGAGTGAATTATTTGTTATTCAGATTGGGTCTTATGGTACATTATCAGAAGCCTTTTTATTAATGGATTTAATAAAAGCCTCGAATATAAAACCAGTTATATTTTTTATAGGAGATATGTGGTCAGAAATATTTGACGTTCTTCGTGAACACTTAATTATGTCTATGAATGATAATAACATTTTCTTTTGTAAAGATTATATAGCCTTTGAGATAAATATTTTGATGTTAAAAAATAAATAATTTATATGGATATTGTTTATGAGTTTTTATATAATAGTTCTTGTTGCGAAAGTGCAGCTCACACAATGAGTATTCATAAAACCCAACGGGGTGCTGAAATAGCTATGGAATTTCATAGAAATGAAAAGAAAAACGAGTATGATGAATTGATGAATGGTTATTATGATGAAGAATATAAAGAAGAATACCCTTATGATTTTGACCAATGGTGGGAAATAAGGGAAACTGAATTACAAGATTAACTAACAAGCTTATAAGCCATTTCAGTGAGTTTAGAACTCAATTTTATTTTATACTTTTCAGCATTATTTGGTTTAATCTCAAATTTTAATTTATCATCTATAACCACAAAATTTATAACCGAATCATCATTTATAGCACCATTTTTTTCGGTTATTATTAAAGTACTACTATTTATTTTAGATAAAATGACTGATAATTCTTTCGTTTTAGAAAAAGGTATAAATAAAATTTGACATTTTGTAATTTCTTCAACACTATCGAAATGTTTAACTATAATTGTTTGTGTTCCGACAGTCTTCTTATTTGAATAAGAATTAATTTCATATTTTTTGAACAGGAAACACCGAAATCTTCAGTTTCGGTGAGGAATGTTCAGCCTATTATTTTTTAAAACTTTTTACAGTTTTTAATATATATATTAAAAATGAACATCACATTAAAAATTAAATTAGAACCCACTGAAGAACAAAAAATTTTTCTTTTACAGACATTGAAAGAAACTAATGATGTTTGTAATCTGATTTCTGATTTTGCATGGGGTGACAAAATATTCAACAAATTCAAATTACACTATCAATTATATCACAAATTGAAAAATTCTACTGATTTGAGTAGTCAAATGTTAGTAAGATGTTTTCAAAAAGTAAGTTCTTCTTACAAAGTAGATAAGAAACGTAAAAGAATATTCAAAGAATATGGTTCTATTGCATATGATTCCAGAATATTAACATATAATTTACATAATAATATTATATCTATTTGGTGTATAGGAGGTAGACAGAAAATTAAATTCGTAACACATAATCAAGAATATTTAAAATATATTAAAGGTGAAGGTGACTTAGTATACAAAAAAGGTAAATTTTACATATATCAAACTATCAATGTACCAGAAAAAAAGCTAATAATTAATAATGATTATTTAGGTATTGATATGGGGATTACTGATATTATTGTTACATCAGATAATTTACATTATTCTTCTGATGTTTTAAATGAATATAGGGAAAAAAGACAAAGAATTCGTAGTTCTTTACAAAGCAAAGGTACTAAGGGGTGTAAAAAACTCTTGAAACAATTAAGTGGTAAGGAAAGAACACATTCAAGTATTATTAATCACACTATTTCTAAACAATTAGTTAATAATGCTATCGAAACTAAAAGAAATATAGTATTAGAAGATTTAAAAGGAATTAGGTTTAACAACAAAAGAAATTCAAAGAAATTTAGAATTAAATTAGGAAAGTGGAATTTTTCACAATTAAGACAGTATATTGAATACAAATCAAAAATAAATGGTGTTCAATGTATGGTAGTACAACCTAATTATACAAGCCAAACTTGTAATTGTTGTAAACATATTGGTAAAAGAAATGGGAAAGAATTCAAATGTGAAAACTGTGGATTAACAATAGATGCTGATTATAATGCAGCATTGAATATTAGTTTACTTGGGGGTGCTATAAATCGCCCTGAACAATCAACTATGTACTGTTGTATATAGTTAGGTTGAAAACCGCTAAATCTTTTAGTTTAGCGGTAGTTTATTATAAGCATCTTTAGACCCATAAACACCAATAACAAAATCATTCGTTTTAGTTTCGGCTGGAAATTCTATTAAACGAGTGAAATTATAGATAAACATAGCTTGTGTTCTTTGAATAGTGTTTTGACTATACAAATTGAATAATATAAAACAAAAAATTATTATACTTATCATCTTTTTCATAATATTATTTTTAAATATATTTTTTATACGCCTTATACTTTATATGGTTACATATTATGAGCAATATGAAAATATAAATCATAATACACATACTTACAAATAGTTAGGATTATTAATTATATCATATTAAAAATAAATCAAACCTTTTAATGATTTATTAATACAATTGTTATAGGTGGTTCTTAATATATAGATTCAAAGAACACATTTATATAAAAGAATGTTTTCATATAAAAAATATGACATCGCAATGAAGAATATAAAACTGACTGCCGACTGGATTCTTTTAAATTTAACAAACACATATTATTGCGAAAATGGTGTAGTCACCATCACACCATTGGATGAATTTTCAGCTTATGAATTTATAATATTAACTTTAAAACAATTAAAAATAAATTTTGAAGAACTTGAAACTTGTGATGAGGATGATGATGACGATATGGACACTGGAGAAACAATTATAACTTTTAATTTTTCTGATGTCTATGAAAAAGATTGTCCAGCTTTTTATAGTATGATGAAATCATTAAATGAAGGTAAAAATAATGTTGTTGATATAAGTGGTGAAAATATAAATTTAATGAAATTAAAAGATATTGATACCAGTTTCATGAAGAATCAAACAGATGATAAAATATTTGATTATTTATATTCACTTGGTTGTAAACCAGAACAAATAAAATTAATAATTAAAAACATCAAAAAGATTGAAAACAAAAAATTTATGATAGATGATTGTGATGTTTTTATAATTGATGAAAGTACTGACGAAATAAAAAAGATAAAAGATTAAAAATAACTTACAATACATGGAACATTTAAAACCGTTTGAATTACATAAATTAAATGAGAATAAAACTACCAATAATTGGGTAGTTACTTGTTATAATAAAAGTAATAAAATAATAAAACAATGGACTATTGAAGATAGGACTGAACATGAAGCTGAAAAAGAAGCCGAACCAAATATACCAAATGATGTATATGATTGGTCATTAATGCCTAAAAAATTCTGGGATGATATTAAAAAATCTGAAAAAAGAATTAAAAATGATAAATAATTATGATACATATTAAACTATTTGAAGAATTTAATGATGACTCTACCGATATTAAAGTAATAGTCTCTAAGAAATATTCCATTGACCAAGCTGAACGTCTAATATCAAATTTAGAAGATATTCACAATATTAGTGGACAATTTATAGATTGGACAGATGATGGTAGAGTTATACTGGAACTGTCTGCCGATGGAACGTGGAATAAAGAGAATTTCTTAGAATTTATAGAGAATTCTGAATATTTTGATAAAATCATTTAATAATTTATATTTTTATTTTAATTGAAGTTTCTCCATCTTCAGTTTTCGAAGTAATAATTTATAATCTTTTAATGTTAATTCAGTAATATCATTTCCATATTCATCTATTATTTGAAATTCATCAAAAGAACAAGTTTCACTATCTTCTCTTGGTAATACACCTATATATCCATCATAAACTTCATTAGTCCAACCATCAAATAAACCACAATTATCATTAAATTTTATATCATCGCTATTATAATCAACAAATGGTGTACCGTCCAGTTTAGCCACACTTCCTTCAACATACCATGTATCTGGTAATGCTATAAACTTACACTTACTTAATATTTTCCTGTATTCTTTTATTGTCATAGGTGATTTTCTTCCAGTATAATTTCTTTTAGTTTTTCTTTTCTTAATCTTGCTTTTTAATTTACTTACACATATTTTTACCCATCTATCATCATACTCACCAAATTTTTTACCATATTTATATTTAGTTAAATCCACCCAATTCTGGTCAACTATAACATGTTCACTAATAGCATTCGTCCGTTTTCTTTCAGTAACATTTCTAAATCCCCATATTCCACTGCTATTAGTGTGGGGTTTTAATAAAAAAAATGTTTTCATTTTGAATTGTAGGTAATACCATTGTATTCTCGCTGTCACTTTGAACAGAATAAATTTCGAAATATATATATTTTATATCTGACATTTTATAAGTGTTTCAAATAGTGCAATTAAGAGGTTTCTCATTTTTAATATATAATAAAAAATATGAAAAGTTTTTATGTTTACAACAAAAACAAAAAAAGATGATAGTAGTTTAGTATTTTCAACTGAAAAAGTTAATGAAATTTTAAGAAAAGAAGATTTAGGACTAAAAAGAACCAGAGATGAACACATTTGGTTAAATAATATACATGGGGTTAGAAAAGCCAATTTAAAATTCGGATACACCCAAGAAGAAATACAGGAATACGCAAAATGTAAATTAAACGTGCAATATTTTGCTGAAAAATATTGTATGGTAAAAAGAGAAGATGGTAGTATTGGTAATATTACATTAAGAGATTATCAAAAGGATATTATCAATTTATATGATAAAAGTAAATACTCAATATTAATGGCCAGTAGGCAAACGGGTAAAACTATTTCTTCGTCAATATTTATTCTTCATTTTTGTTTATTTAATTCAGATAAAAACGTAATGATTGTGGCCAATAAAGGTCAAACCGTAGAAGAAATTGTCTCTAAAATAAAATCAATTTATACACATTTACCATTCTTCTTAAAGTGTGGTGTAATTAGCTGGAATCAAAAGTCATTAACATTCGAAAATGGTTGTAGAATAAAATCGGAAAAAAGAACTAAAGAACCTGCTATCGGTTTCACCATCGATTTATTATATCTGGATGAATTCGCTAAAATACCAAATAATATCATTAGACCATATTATACATCAGTTGTCCCAACTGTTTCTGCTATTAAAAATTCAAAAATTATTGTGACATCTACACCAGATGGTTTTAATTTATTCTGGGAATTACTTAGAGATGGTGAAAAAGACCACGATGATGCAGATTGGAATCAATTCAATGCTATGCGAGTTTATTGGTGGCAAATAGAAGGCCGTAGAAATACTAAATTATATTTCTTAAAGAATAAATTAGAGAAACATGGTTTAAATAAGGAAACTGTTTTAGAATTTTTAGAAACTAAATATGGTTATGAAATAAAAGAAGATTTCGAAGAAGGTGATAAAGTATATTATCATATAAAACATGATGGTGATATTGAGAATACCGAAATAGACTTTATAAGAAGTATAAGAATAAATGAAAGTGTACCACTGGTAGAAGTTTGTACTATAACTAATTGGAAAGAACAGCAAACTAAGTTAATTGGTGGGGATGAAGCATTTAAACAGGAATATGACATTCAATTTCTGGCTGGCAATAAATTATTAATTGATAATGTTATGCTGGAAAAAATGAAAAGAGATGAAACAAATTTTGAATATGTCGATTTTGAAAAGTTATCAAAAAAATTCGTTTTACCCTACACCGAATTGAAATTTATAAAAGACAGACCAGACTTGTTTGATATTAAAAAAATAAAAGATTATTATATCTTATATGGAATAGATTTGGGTGAGGGGTTATCCCAAGATTATAGTATTATAAATATATTTAGATTAATACCGAAAACAATAGAAAACATTGAAAAACATAAACATAAGTTCGCTGATATATATGATTACTTTAAGATTGAACAGATTGGAATGTTTAGAAATAATATTTACTCATTAAACGAAGTGGCACATTTGTTTTATCTAATTGCTTTTGAATTATTCGATTCAGAAAAATCCAAGGCCGTTCTTGAATATAATACATATGGTGGTGAATTTTTAGCTCATCTTCCAAATGTATTTAACCAGATGAATAACTATTCAAACGGTGTATTCATAAGATTTAAACATAAAAAAGAAGATAAAGCACCAAAGGTTGGATTAAAAGTTACTGGTGGTAATGATGGTAAAAAAATATTAGTTAAAGAATTTCAAAATACTATAAAAAAAGGTAATTTAATATTACATAATACTATTTGCATAAATGAATTATCTGTTTTTACGAAAAAAGAAACCCCAAGCGGTGATATTACATACAAATCTGAATCGGGTCATGACGATACTGTCATGAGCGAAGTTAACTTGGCTAATGGATTAAAAACAACAGCTTATAAGAACTTAGTTGATTCTGTTATACAGTTTGAATTATCATCAGATATGAGGTTATTGATAGAAAAATATATTAATTCAAACTCCGAATTAACATCAAACCCGAATTTAGATTCGTTTGGTGCTGGATATAGAAAAATTTATAATAATTCAAACCCAATGTATAAAAAACCAAATATACCAAGAAAAAATTTATTTTTAAATAAAAATAGTAACGGAAATCCATTTTATAAAAAAAATTCATTCAACTAAAAACTTTTTGTTATTTCTGGAATATACACTTTAAAAGGAATATTTTTATGGCAAAGAGAGAAACAAAAAAGTTAGAGTTCGTTGTAACCATCGATAAGTTAGAATTATTAATTAGTAAACTTACTGATTTATCAGCTATTGACGACTTCGTAGTTATGAAACTAAATAATGAAGATACTATATTATACTCTGCTGCTTATACTGGGAGTAATAATGGTAGTAGAACAAAAGAAAATATTTTAGCTTTTAAAAATTTTATATTTAAAACTGAAGATGTTTTCACTATCAATACTAAAATTGATAATGAAATAAATTTCATAATAAGAGAGACTAAAAAAACCATAAAGAATATTAGAAACTTTTTGGATTTAGGGATAGACGAATTAATCAAATGTAGACTTTCATATGATGAATTAAACGGGTTTCAATTTGGTGATTCTTTGATGTTTAAGAATAGTAAACTGAAACTCGATTTCCCGGGTGGTTCACCCATCGACTCCGATATAAACATATCCAAAGACCTCATCGAAAAAGCTGCGACAAAAAGTCCCATTGAAGTCAAATTCATCTTAACCAAAGATGATTATGATAAGGCCAAGAAAATGTCATACATCGAAAAAGATAATGAAATAATTTACTTCACCATTTTTGAAAATGAATTAAGAGTTGGTGAAAATCGGTGGTCACTTAAACTTCAAGATTATCAATACGTTGATGAAATAAAAGATGTGAATGATGCGATTATAGACACTAAGAATCTCGAATTAAGTGCCTCTATTCATAAAAAATATTTCAAAACAATCACATGTGGTGATGAGGGTATAAATGTTGACATCTATGCCACTCACCTTTTACTTAACAACAACGAATCAACATTATTAATATCAAGGCAAATGTAAAAATTATTATTTTAAAGTGAAAGAAAGAAAACCAAAAGGTTATTGGACGTTTGAAAGATGTAAAGAAGAAGCACTTAAATATAATAAAAAAATAAATTTTAGAATAAATAATTGTGGATGTTATACTTACGCTTATCGTAGAGGGTGGTTAGATGATATTTGTCTACATATGATTAAAAATACTTATTGGAATTATGAAAAATGTAAAGAAGAAGCTTTAAAATTTAAAACCAGAGCTGAATTTAGTAAGAAATCAGGTGGTGCTTATAATATGACATTTAAAATGAAATGGTTAGATGAAGTATGTTCTCATATGACTATTGAACATTTACCAAAAGGTTATTGGACTTACGATAAATGTAAAGTAGAAGCATTAAAATATAAAACCAAAAAAGAATTTGAAGAATATAATGCTTCAGCACTCACTATCGCAAGACGTAATGGTTGGTTAAAAGAGATTTGTGAACATATGGTTAGTGTTGGAAATAAATATAAAAGGTGTATTTATTCTTATGAATTTTCAGATAATTATGTATATGTAGGTTTAACATATAATTTAACTGAACGACACAATAATAGATTTTCTAAAAAAATAGATATTGTATATAAACATTATAATAAAACAGGTATTAATCCGATATTAAAACAATTAACAGAATACATAACTGTGAAAGAAGCACGAGTATTAGAAGGTGTTTTTGTTGAGAAATATAAGTCAGATGGTTGGAACATTTTAAATATATATGATACTGGAGGAATTGGTGGTAATATTTTACACTGGTCTAAAGAAAAATGTATAGAAGCTATATTAAAATGTTCATCGAGAACTGAATTTAAAAATAAATATAGAGGCGCACAAAATTCCGCTTTTAAAAATAAATGGTATAAAGAGATAATTGAATTAATACCAAAAAATAAAAATATAAAATATACTAAAACAATTTGTTTAGAAAAAGCCATATTATGTAATACTCGACAAGAATTTAAAAAACGATTTATCCACGAATTTAGCGTATCATATACAAATAAATGGTTAGATGATATATGTATACATATGGTAAGTGGTAGATTAAAATGGACTTACGATAAATGTAAAGAAGTATCATTATTATGTAAAAATAAACATGAATTAGAATTAAAATATAAAGGTGCGTATTGTTCAGCCCTCAGAAACAATTGGATAAATGAATTTTTTAAATGAAAATATATGGATAAATGGAATTTTAGATTTATGGAACTTGCTAAAAATGTGAGTGGATGGTCAAAGGATAAAAGAACCAAAGTTGGTGCAGTTATAGTTTCTGGTAGAAATCCCATATCTTTGGGTTTTAATGGGTTTCCTGTTAGATGTGACGATAATATAGAAGAACGATACGACCCAAAAAATAAGTACTTCTGGACTCTCCATGCTGAATCCAATGCTTTAATCCAAGCTTGCAAGAATGGTCAAAAAACAGACGGATGTGATATATACGTTAATCTATTCCCCTGTGCTAATTGTGCAGGTTTGATTGTAAATGCTGGAATAAAAAGAGTATTTTGTGAAAAAGAACCAGATTTTAATCACGAAAGATGGGGAGAAAGTTGGAAGATAGCGCACACTATTTTTACCGAAGCTAAAGTAGAAATCATTTATTTAGATTAAAATATATAACTTTACAAAAATAAAAATCATTTATTTAGATTAAAATATATAACTTTACAAAAATAAAAATATAAAATTATGACTTCTAAAGAACATCCAGAAATATTCATATGTGAATGCCATTCAACAGAACATCAATTAGTATTTAGACATGACCCAGATGACGAATATCATGAGTTATTTATTGATGTTCATCTAAGAACATATAAAAATGTTTTTAAAAGAATATGGGTATCTTTAAAATATATTTTTGGTTATAAATGTCGTTATGGTCACTGGGACGAATTCATATTCAATAAAGATGATGCTCAACGGTTAATTGGTATTTTAAATAAATTGAAATAATGTACATCTCATTAATATCAATTGGTGTGTGGCTTTTCCTTGGAGTATCGGCTTTATTGATAAATTATAAATATTATTCCAAAAGATTTCCACCAAGAACAGATTGTATAAATGTTATATTATTCGGACTTATAACTTTAATAGTAGTACTGGGAGTTATTTATGAATATAAGATAAGGTATAAAAAACAAAACAATGAATATTAAACAGGAACTTAATCAAAAGGATATTTCCCTTCCATCTCAAAAAATAGTTAGACGAGGATTTATTCAAGCAATGAACGGAAATGAACTATGGGTAAATACTGAAACAGATGAAATGGTAAAGTTTATCGTACATGATGAAAGTCTTTTAATGAAATTATACTGTACTCACGTTAGAATAATTATCGAATCATTAGATGATGAATGAATCTAAATATAAAATAGTCGTTTGGTTAGATGAAAATTATACTAAATCAGAAGATTTTGAATGTTCAATTATATTAACAAAAGAACAAATTACAGAAGAAGTTAATAAAAAATATCCATTGTGGTATTATTATGATATATGGTAAAAATAAAATAATATTATGCCAAGGTTAATAGAAATTCTTAAAGATTGTGAAAAAATAGTTGTTCACAATGATTGTGGAGCAAAAATTGGTTATTACCAAACCGAAGTTAGAAGTTATGTGGCACACGATTACGGTGGTGGGAGTGAAACAATTTATTTTATAATTTGTCCCAATTGTGGAAAACAAGTAGAAGTGAAGGGTTATTAAAAATGAAAATATAAAATATATGATAAAACATATTACAATTATAATGAATGATGAGAATGTATATTATTTCGATGATTGCTTTTCCAATTATAATGAATCACACTATTCTGTAATAATAAATGTAGATGGTAAAACAAAACAAATCGAACGATTCCCATTCATACAAATATATCACATTGTAGAAGAATTTTGATATACTATATCAACAATCTTTATACAATCAGCCAGATATACATTATGTGGAGAATGTTCTTTCCTTCTTAAAAATTTAGCATGACAGGTAATAATCCCCTTAGTTTTTTTATTCTTAAATTTCTGGAGATATTTAATACATTCATCATAGGATAACATAATATGCAATCCAGATAAATAACTTGTTCCATCACCATCATTAACAAATTTCTTGTCAGCAGCTATCCACACATCTTTTTTCAATACCCTTGAATGATTAATACCATGAAATAAAGTCTTTATCTGGTCATTCTCGATTTCAACTATTTTATAATAAATTTCCATTATTTATTTTTTATAGTGTGCTTTTATTTTCCGAATCTTTTCTTCAATTGGGAACTGTGAACTTATTATAGAAGCTAAAACTTCATCTTCAGTAACAGGTTGCACATTATTAATTTCCACTTTGTTTATATCATGGGCTGGAATATCCTTAATTTTATTTTGAAATTCCAGTTTTTTAGCTACCATTTCTTCGTTTTTATTATTTATTGTAGTCATAATCCTCTCATAATTATTTTCATTAATAAGAGGGAAAATGTTAAACGGATTTTTGTGAAATTCTCTCTTTTGATTCTCATTGGTGCATAGAATAACACCATCTTTTGTGTTACCGTCCTCACAAACAAATAAAACTTTACTATCTTCACCTTCCCCCTCAAAAACATAACAAGCATCACCAGCTTTATAAAATTCTGGGTTTGTTATCAATTTTAATTCATCGTTTAATTTCTGAATATTTTTATACCAGTTATAATAGTTTTCTTTTTTATCAAAAAGACAATTGGCAAGATTGGCAGCATTTTTAATACCTTCAATATCACCATCTTTAATAGATATGATAGAGTTTATAAAGTTCAACATTTTTAGTTTTTCTGGAAAATAACCATCGAGATTAAATTTTTTAACAATTTCAAATGATTCGATTATGATAGAAGAAAATTCAGTTAATTTTCCTAAAAATTTGTCAATTTTCTCTATTTCCATATTAGATATATCCATTTCATATTCTTCTTTTGAAAGTTTTTGAGTTTTATTGAAATTTATTTCGTATATCCGAATAAATTTACCATTTGAACCACAAACCTTTATATTAAATCCCCCGTAAACGCCAAATGATTCTATAACACCCACGAATGATTCAAATTTGATATAATCGTTAATATTTATATCTAATTTATTATCATACACAATTATAAAAGAAAATTCTGGTACAACTATTTCATCAAGCGAATTATGAGGCTCTGTTATTATATTATTAACAATAAATTTTTTTCTATCGGATGATATACCAGTTATTCTGTAAATCAACGATTCCTCACCCCAACAACAAGATGGTAAATGAGAATTTTTATGAAATTTACTTCCATGAAAAAAATTATCTTGGAGCATAATAAAATCTCCAACTTTTGCTTTTTCAGTGCTTTCCCTGATTCCGAATGGTTTCATAATTATAATAATTTTAGTTTTTTAATTTTATATTTTCGTTTTTCTATAACAGACATCTCCGAATATAATTTTTCTTTTTTATTTAACCATGCTTTAAATTTCTTACTAAACATTTCTGATATGTAAAGAGTAAACCATATAAATAAAAAGAAAACATATGGTACAATACTTTCAATTTCTCCAATATCAGATTTAAACCAAGCTAAAATATAACCAGAAATTATACCTATAATACTTATAAAGTATATAATAAACCTTCTTTTATATCTTATATTATTTAACATTTTTTTTCTTCTACATATTTCTTTATCCGTTCATGTCTTATCATCCAATCTGGTTTTAAATCCTCTGGAATCTGTGTAGAATGTTCTTCACAATACCAATCCTTATTTATATCATGTGTAAAACATGTGGGAATATTACAAATCTTACAATTGTGAGCAGGTGGGAACACATTACTCTTAAACATACCACAATGCTTACATATACCACCACCATTATCATATCCACGCCTTTCGAACTCATGTTCTTGGCAATTTTTATATTTTTGAAACTGATTCCAAGCTGATTGTTCAGCTTCCTCAACCGATTTACCTTCACCCCTTATAAATGTTGAAGGTTCTTTCGGGAATGCTTCAAAAAAAGCTGTAATATACGATTTCTTATCACTGGCAGCTTCACTCAATGCTTCAAGTGGATTTTCAGCATCAAAAACTTCTTGTAAAGAACCTTTACCAAGAACAATACCCGATTCTCCACATTGTACAAAACAATCTTCGTCCCAATCACATTTACATACATAATCTTCACCAAAACTTTTTCGAGCAGTTTTCATAATCCAAATATTTCTTCAATTTTAAGTTTGCGTATGATATTCTTACTCTGATTTTCTTCTGAAATAGTTAAATCATTTGCAATAGCATAGGAACATATTAAATCTTCAGCGAATTTAAAACTATCAACGTAAAAAATTGTATTATCTATACTCAAAATACATCGGTTTACATCTAATCTAACTTTTGTCCAGTTGTTTTTAAAGTTGATAGTATAATCAACATCATAGTGTGAATATGGGTTTGAGTATATAATTTCCCAATAAAGATTATGACCTTCCACTTTGTCTTTATCTTTATTCATTAATATTTTATCGATAAATCTACTCATCTTCATCAAGATTTTCAGACATCATATCATCAATTTTTTCTTTTCTAACATCATTTATATGTTTGAAAAGAGGTGGAATTTCAGAACCATTAGCGTATATGAAAGCTTTTATTATTTTTTCGGCTTTTACTATATCTGTAAAGTGAAATTTTAATTCTCCTATTTGGAATGTATTGGAATTTGGATAGTAAGTAAAATGTACACTATGACTATCAATATCATCTAACCAAATCATATAAGCTTCAGGTAATAACTGTGAATAATAAATTGGTTCTACTAACCAATTAAAATATTTACCTTGGTATAAAGTTCTACCATTTTTGGATTTAATCATCATTTTTATAAAAAATTAGCGAGCCAGACAGGACTCGAACCTGCGACCAATGAATTTAAAGTCCATTGCTCTACCAACTGAGCTACTGGTTCATAATTGAACAAAAATAAATAAAAGATTAAATATAAAAAAATAATTAAGAATTTATTTGAAAAATTTTATTGTTAATTATAGAAGCAGATTCGTAATCTTCTTCTCTTATGGCCTCTTGAAGACCTTCATTTAGCATATTAATAAAAATATTTTTGACTAAAATATTATTTTTGTAGGTCGTATCCAACATATCATAATATAATTTATTATACAATTCAAATGAATCTGAAATTTCTTTTTCTCCAACATTCGTATCTTCAATATCTTCTATGAATTCATCATACTCATCATCTATATTATCCAATAAACTTGAAGCTATTATAATACATTGTTCTAAAGATATTTTATTATCAATATCAACACTTTTCATTCTAAGGGTTTCGATATTCAATTCATCTTCTGATAAAGGATAATTAAGTTCTTCATTATAACCAAACCTATATGTTAACAATAGTGTTAAAAGTTTAAAATAAATTATTTCAGTGTGTACTGAAATGTAGTTTTCAACATATATAGAATCAATTTGACTCATACATTAAAAATTATTTTTTTGTATAAACATTGGTTAAACTGTCTGTTTTTCTAATAAATGTTTTATAATCTTTATATAAATTTTCTGCTTTTACCTCTTTTTTTTCTGGAACAGGTTCACCATCTAATACACTTTTTAAGTTTTTTTCCACAATCTTCTTATTTCCTTCAGTTCCTCGTTCACCTTCTTTAGTTTTAGCCCTATTTTTATCTTTATGGCCTTCTGTGATACTTTTATGTTCTAATTTCAACTTACTTCTATCAATATCGGATTTACCAGTTAAACCTCTATTTCCAAGTTTAATTATACTTCTATCAATATCAGGTTTACCAGTTAAACTTCTGTCTCCAAGATTTTCTGAGTTGTTATTATCTACTTTACCAGTACTATTAACCACTGCCAAATCTTCCTTTCTATCTTTTGATTTGGATGTGTTATTATTATTAACATCAGTCTTAGCTTTATTTTTACTAAAACGGATATTCAAACTTTCTATCTCCTTTTTTAATTTACCTCTAAATGGATTTGGCATAATAATATTTTTATTTTAAATTGTATTCTATTTTTAATTTATCAATCAATAATTGGGTTATTAAATCCTGTACTAATAACTGGTCTAAATAGTTGAGGTCAACTTTTAACATTCTCGATTTTTTTTCGCTTTCTGAACCATCATTTTTAGGTTTAGTTATTCGATAATCATTATATCTTAATTCCATAAGACAAGGAAAATATTTAGCTGTATTTCCTTTATTAAGAAATAGTCCCTTCCCAACTTCAATTTGATATAGACTACTAAGAACTATACCAGATTCTTCATATAACTCACGTCTAACTGTTTGTTCTGGTGTCTCTCCAGCTTCTATTGTCCCAGATATAATAGTTAAAAAATTGGTATATTTATTCCAATTTGCATTATTTCGATAACGATAAGCATAAGTTGGGATATATTCACTTCTTAAATATATATATCCTTCATCTTTAAAATATGGTAATATTGCAACCATATCTGATTCTCTAACAAAAGTAAAATTGTCATATTCTATAACTTTAATATATTTGCTGTCTAAAAGACATTTTTCTCCAGATTCTTCTTTAACTTTTTGATTTAAATTACTAAATTTGTCCATATGATAAAAATTACTTTTTATTTATATATAAAAAATCTAAAATGAAAGATTTAATAATTAGATGTTCAAAATGTAATGTTGAAGATGCAAGTTACGGTACTGTTGAAGTTGAACTAATTAATATTAAATCTATCGATGGTTTAAATCTAAAAGAATTATTAAAAGATAGATATATCCTCGAAGATGAAATTCTCGAAGAAATGGATAATAGAATTTTATTCGAAAAAATTGATATTGATGAATTTATTGATTATTTTGGAGTTGATAAAATTTTCAAACAAATCGATAATACTGTAATAGAAAGATATATAAGAAAGAAAAAAATTGACGAATTAGAAATAAACTAAACTACTATGGACAGGGATACATTTCTCAAAAGTTTACGTAACATTACGAATATTATAGAGAAGAATGAGATAAGTTATGACATTCCATTTGATTACAGAAATAAAAATAAATTCGATAATATAAAGATATTAGTCAGGGATGATTTGGACTTGAAAGTTTTAGAAAATGAACTTGGTAGTTCTATAATAGAAGAAAGCGGTGTGTTTACCAAAATGTTATATGAAAACGAATCTATAATTTTCATAAAATCACCAGAGTTATATTGGGTGAATAATTTTTATTATTATTCAGGAGAAATCATATCCGAGGCCATAAATAAATTAGCAAGTAAATTTAATCTTATCTATACACCAACTGGTTTATATTATCAAATAAAAGATTTAAAAATTTTAGTTACCAATAAAGTATTCGAGATATTCGGATTTTTTGGTGTTAATACTGAGAAACTATTGGAAGGGTTCAATGACCTTATTGACATATACGATTTTATAATTAAATCGGACTACTTTAATTGCGAGTTATTTAATATGTCAGATATCAGTAGTGATAATTATTTTAAAGATGAAAAAATACCTATTTATGAAGATTTTGTAGATACTTTAACATTATTCAAGGGTCGCAAAAATGTTAATTTCGAATTCGAAGAACCAGAAAAATATTTTCAACTTATAATAGATTATTTCCCTGATGCATTTCTATATGAAAAAGCATCAGAATACTATAATAAAAACAAAAAGATATGAAAGTGAGTTTTAAAAATATATTAAAGAAATCATTTTATGCTTCTTTAATTTGTATGTGTACTTTATTTTTTAGTAGTATAATAGTAATCATATTAATAGCCTTCTATTCTGTTATTAAAAAAATGATATATAATAATATTATATCGGATTCACACACCGTTATTATATCTTCATTAATTATTTTAGGTTTTTTTTTGATTACAATAATATTCTACAATTCTCCAAAAATAATAGCTTGGGCTTTCAAAAAATTCAAAAACATTTAAAACTTTTTTTTCTTCAATTTAATATATAGAAGATAAAAATTTTGAATGAATAGGACTATCAAATTAAAAAGGGGTCAGAAAGAACGTTGGATGTGTCTCGGTATAATATTGGAAAATGGTGAACCGGGTGTTTGTTTTGATGGTGATGATATAATATTTAAAATAGGCAACGGAATCAATAATTGGTGTGATTTACCTACGCTAAGTTTTTCTAAACATGCCGTAAATGATTTAATTTATGAATATTTAAGTGGTAATACCATAGACTCAACTAAAATAATAAGTTTCGGTAATATTTCTGATAGTGGTAATATGGACTACCCAGTTACCGAAAATTCCACAATAGGTGATGGTAAATATCAAAGATATTATCCTGATTTATATAATAATTTTAATTCAGTATACAAAGATTTCTTATGGGATATCGTTTGGTCAGATGGTAGTTCAGGATTAACACAAAGAAAATATAATAACCGAGTTGAATTGGTCGCTGATATAGGTAATAATACTCCCAACAATTCATCTATCAGAACTGCTTATTATAACATAGAATGTTACGCAAAACAATCTAATAGTGTTGGTAGAATAAATAAAGTTTATGGTATGAATAAATTTCTTTCTATGTTAAAGGGGAGAGGTAATTATAAATCCAGAATTGGACATTTGGGTAATGTTTATTCTTCTTTAAGATGGTCAAATAAAGATTCTTTTATAAGTACTATATGGGATTATTTCACATTTAATGGATTTACAAATAGTAATAATTTAGCAAATATCACATCTTCAACTTGGATAGCATCTAATTATCATACTATGTATGGTCTTTTACAAAATGGAAATACTATAACTTTTAATTCTGGGGATGCTAAAAATAGAAAAGTTTTTTCATGGGGGGATTCTGATTTTTATACTCATAATGTAGAAAATATGACGGTAACTGATTCAGTATTTGTGGGTTTAAATCTAAATGCAACATCTTTCACACTATTATCAAATACAACATTAGATAATATTTATTATTCATACGATAGTTTAATAAAAGTTTATAAATTAAATGGTATAAGTCAATATGGTGATAATATATCAGCATTATATATAAAACCAGTTGGAATGGATACATTCCGATTAAATTACATACCAAATTCTACAAGTAAATCATTATATATGTATGTTTATTCTGGTTGGAATGATGACCAACCACTTATAAGAAAATTAAATGATGTTAATGTGTCGGTGGATGAAGGAAGTAAATTATTAGGAGATTTATCATATATGGTTTCTAAATTCCAATGGCAACCAAATATTTTATATAGTAATTCTCGAAATCATATTGGTGAAACAAAACAAAAAAGATTTAGATTTTTCATTGGAGATAATAATGGTAATATTTCTAATTTTAGTTCAGAAATCGCACCTTATGTATACGGTACGGGGACTAAAGTTAGAACTGTTATAAAAGGAGTTTAAAATATTAGTGCTGTATTAATAAAATAATAGCACACCAAATCCATTACTGATAAAATAAATGGATACTAAAGGCTGAATTAATAAAAGGACAGCCCTAAACGGGCAACCATAGAGAAATTTATGGTTGCTTTTTAAAAACAGTTTTATTTATGAGACTTAAAGGTAAACAAATAGCAGATTCAACTATCACACAAAGAAATCTTAATTTAACAACACCATCTGGTAATACCGATGCAGCTACGAAAGAATACGTTGATAGTATGATTTCAGTTGAACATTTATCACTGGCTAATAAAAATATGTCAGCTTTATCCACCTCTGGTATAACAGGAATTACACTGGCTTGTAGTACCCCTATATTAGAACCCCCTATTACTAATTCACAGACTGATGTTTATATAAATAATCTTTTGATTGATAGTGGCCCGAATAAAGCAGCTTTCTTTTCGGGAAATAGTGGTATCACAGCGAGAGGGGTGGGTGAAACACAACTTGGTGATTATTTATATTGGAATATGCTTATAGCAGAATATGAACTCGAAATATCAGATAGTATTGACTTTAGCTATCTTATTCATGGTGCATCTTCTGAGACTGGCGTAATAGATGGTGGAGTTATTTAAATTGAAACAGAATTTTCCATATTATGTAAAAGTTCCTCTGGTGCATAAAAATCGTTCAATACAATAAGCTTTAAGTTTCTTTTTATTCTACTATCCATTAGATTTTTAATGTTAGTCACATTAATAGGGTCAACCTTCTTAAAGGAACAAACAACATCTTTTATTCGTTCAACGATTTCTTTTGAATTGAAATCTATATCCTCTGGGTATATCTCTTTATATAAATCATATAAAGATTTTGCCCCATCAGTTCCAATACCTCTAGGTTTACCAGTAGTGGTCATAGATTCATAAACAGATGTAATATTATCACCTTTATCTCCCGATATTATTTTAATAAACAATTCAGCCTCTTTATTTTTTTCAACAATATGACCCTTATGAGTAATATTTTTCAAAAAATCAACCATCTCAACATCATCTGACATATTGAATAGTGTAGTTGGTTCATCAGAATTATTAACAGCAAAATCCAAAAAGACTTTATAATTCTCTGGAAGATGAATTCTATCATCAGACATCTTATGTCCAAGCATTATATTAATAAACCCTTTATTTATATCATAATCTAACAATTGGTACAAGTCACCATCAACTGATATTATTAGATTACTAAATCCCTTCTCGTTTGATTTTCGTACAACATATGCAATTAAATCATCTCCTTCTGCATTTACAACTTGTAATTGCTTAATACCTCGGAAATTGATAATATTCTTTTTAAAATTTTCATAAGTTTCATATACAAAAGGCCAATCTATTTCACTGTCTTTGCTTCTTTTAGCTTTATAATCAGTATAAAACTTTTTTCTCCAGTTGTTTTTATCATCCGATATGAAATAAATATTATCAAACGCATACATATCAGATAAATTCTTAATTTCTTTGACCATTATAGTTTCAAGCTCCGAATACAATATTTTATTTTTATGAGCTATAAAAGCGTTTTTAGTCAACAAAAAATTACCATCTATTATTAAATTAATTTTATCCATTTTATATTTTTATTTTAAAGACCTGAAATTTCTGGTATTTTCACTTCTTTCGTTGTTCCTTCTTCACCCCTTATCCACGCTTTACCTTCTTTAGTATTAACAATAATCTTTACAACACCAGTGTCTATCATATGCAATAAAGTTATATTCATCTTATCAGATGATTCAAAATAACCATTATTGTAATAAATGAAAAATGCGTTCATATTATAATAATTTATAAGTGACTTTATTAAATTTTATACCCGTCTGTGTTATGATAGTATAATAAACATTTATAATTTCAAGTTTAGATACTTTTTTATTATCTGTTCCGTCTTCATTTAAAGTGTTAGATTCTTCATATTTAAATTCAACTGCTGGTCTTTCACCCAACGCCTGTGCCAGTTCCGATTCAATTTTTTTATAATCAAGTTTTTCTGGGTTTTTTAAATCAACCAATGACATATAATCATTTATAACTTTTTCTTTAAATATTGCTGTACCATCCATATTTATATTTATATTTTTATTATATATTTTTATTTACACGTAGCATATCCACCAATATGATATTCATCTAAAACCATTGGGATTAACCACCGTAAATTAGGAATTACGTCCAATGAAAATAAATTATCAACATCATGAATTTCAACTATTTCATCAGTCAATGACTGAACTCTACTATAATCTTCGGATGAATACCAGAAAAAATGAACATAAGCAAATTCATTTTCAATTGTGAAAAAATCTTCCCAACCATTTAAATAAACTCCAGTTTCTTCAACAAATTCTCTTGACATAGCATCACATGGAAATTCACCAACTTCAACATGACCACCGACTCCGTTTAATTTACCAACCTGCCATTGTGGTCTATTTTTTCTTATAAGAACTACTTTTTTATAGTCTGGAGAAAAAAGAAACCCCACCACATATATTTGTTGTTCCATTTTATATTTTTATTTTTAATTAATACATCTTTTCAAATCCTGAATATAACATATCAAATGAATTATCGGGTCAATAGTATTAGCCAATGTAGCGTTATAATTTTTTTGAATTTCAAATATTTGTGTTGCATTTTTAACAGCTAAATCTAATTTGAACTCCATTATATAATTAAAAAATGGTCGTCCTAATAATTCAAAAGCTTTTTCATAACTATCTTGATAATTACCCATAACATATTTGAATGTTTCTATTGAATCCGAATTTTTATCAAATAAAAAATTATATAAATCAATCTGGTGGGAACTGGCTGATGATGTTTCAAGACGATTACCATTTCTCGATATCTGAATTTCCTGAACCATTTGTACTGCCGAGCGTAAATCTGGGAAAAATTTATTAATAATTTTGGTGATAATTTCACCAGAAACTAATTCTTCTTCTTTAATAGCTTTAACTAAAGCAGTTAAATATTTCCTATAATTACTTTTTAAAAAATCTACTTCTGATTGACTGAGTGGGTCAAAATTTATCTTATTATACCGAGAACCCATCTCAGTTATTTTATTGATGTGATTAGTAGTAATAATAAACCGAGCTTGTTTATGATAAGTCTCAATGAAACCTTTCAACGCATCCTGAAAAGAAGATGATGCTTTATCAAACTCATCTAATATAATTACTTTATGTTCTTCTGGTGAATACTGGAAATTTAATGTGGTTATATGGTCTAAAATTTTAGTTCTAACTATCTCAACACTGGTATCCAGTGATGTATTTATTTCCAATGTATGACGGTCAGCAGCTAAGATTCGAGCTAAACTGGTTTTACCAGTACCAGCACCACCATGAAATATTAAATTAGTCTGGATACCTTTATCAACGAATTCCCGTATACGTGGTAATAATATGATATTGTTCAGATTGTTTGGGCGATATTTCTCCCATAGTAAATAATTCTTGTTCATATTCTCTTTTTTAATTACTATTTATAGTCTGATTAATGATTATAGTTTAATTTTTTTTATATAAACTAAATATTTATTTTTGTTTTAAATAATATAATAAATGATTGATATAAATATATTGTTAAGTAAATTAGATACGTTAGCTGCCAATCCAGTTGATTATAATTTAATGCTGGATGTAACAATACTTATGTATCAAGAAAATTGTGTATGCGATGGAAAAATAGACCTTTGTAAAAAAATTAAAAATGATGCAAACACTAGATTACAATATGCTAAATATTTTATAGATATCTTTATTGAAATAAACGTGTTTTATGTGGACAATAAAAAAAGTACCCATATAAATAATATGAATATGTTTCGTCCATATTATACACGTAAAATAATAAAAGAATATTTTAAAATAAATGATTTATATTATATTATTAATAATAATCTGGATTATTATACCTATCAAAAAATGCATAGGAAAGAAAAATTAGATGAGATATTTGGTAACAGTTTAATAGGGAAAATGATATGATTGATTATGATTATCTGGCTGCAAATCCTAAAGATTACAATTCTGTATTAGATACACTTATTAAAATGCAACAAAATGATTATATCGCATTTGGTAAATTACAATTTGTAAAAGAATTAAAAGAGAGAGCCTTAATTGAATTAAAATATACTAAGCTTACTTTTGATATATTTTGTTTTTTAGAAATAATTTATGAAGTTGTAAATTACCCATCAAATAATGGTTATACAGAATATCATATAAATAAAATTATAAAAAATTATTTTAGATTAAGTGATATATCGTATATGTTAAAAAATGGGATAAAATATTCCACGTATGATAAAATGCACAGGAAAGAAAAATTGGAACAAATATTTGGAAATGAATTGAAATAAAAAAAGTGGACTTTTGAACCACTTTTTTATTTCAATGCTTTATATTTTTTATTCGTTTTTTTTACTTTCATTGACACGTAGGTCAGTCACCAAATCTTGAATTTTAAATTCGAGGTCTGCTGCACCTTCAACAACTGCATTCAAATCTGTTTCTGCTAATTTTATATCACCATCAATCCAATTGAAATTATGATTTTTAAAAGATTTAAGCTTTACATTTTCCAATAATTTCACTCTTTCTTTTAATACAGTAACTTTAATAAGTTTACCAACTAATTTAAGAAATTCATCTTTACCTGCTATTGATATGACATTCTGACTAAGTGATTCAGCTATCTGGCCTTCTACTTTTATTGACAACGTTTCATTAAAGAAACCTTCTAATATTTCTGGAAAAGTTTTAGGTTCGCCATCATTAATATCAATCTTATCTAAATTGCTAAATTTTTTCATGTTCTAATAATTTTTTATTCTATATATTAAATTTTATCTTCGATTTTTGTAAATCCAAGAATTAGAAAAATATTCATTCTTATTTAATTCATTCATATAAACTTTTGCTTCATCCAAGGAATAGAACCCACATATATAAACAAAGTATAGATTATTATCATAAAACATTCCAGCGTTTTCATTTTTCAATTCAGATATATAATTAACAGCATTATTTTCTTCTCTGAATACACCTGTTATCACATAATATGATGTAATATCATCTTTCATTATATTTTGATATTCATATAAACTATCAACAATATATTTATATCTATTAAATAAAGAATCATATTTATAACTGAGACCAAGTTTTTTGCACATATTTCTTGTATAGTTATTAAAATCGGTGAGAGTGGCTAAATAAGTATTATATGATTTTTCATCCAGTGATATACCAACTGATAAAATGCTATCAACTGTCGTATAATAATCTTTAACAAACAAATCAATAGTATTAAGAACAATAGTAGTATCATCCCCTATTAATTGAACTTCAGGTATAATGTTTTCATCGGTGTATGGTATTTCTTCAACTTTACTTACCTGTTCCTGTTTACAAGCCTCTTTAAATTTAGAGAAACTAAATCCAAACTTATCAACAATAACTGGTTTATACAACAACACTATTAAAAGAGCAATAATAGTAAATCCTAAAAATAATTTTGCCCAGAAATTCATTTAATTATATTTTATTTTAAATCAGCAATAAATGGGATAATTTGCTGTTTTATTTCATCTATTGTTATTGACGGATACTTTTCAATTATCAAGTTTTTAAGTTTTAATGAATCTTCGTTCAATTTCTTAATCTTGATATAATACGGTTGAATCTGACTTTCGATTTTATCTACGTTTTTAATCAGCTCATCCATTTTCTCTATATATAATTTTTCTTTTATAGAATTTTTTTCTTCACCCTCATATAGTTCATCTATTTCATCTCTATATCGCTCAATTTCTTTACGATATCTATTGATACTTGGCTGTTTCTTTTTAATATTAGAAAGTGCCAGTAAGTATTCTTCACGAATTCTTCTGGCCTCATTTAAATAAAATAAATCCAATTTTACTTTCATATTATACTATAACGGGTTTTAATTTTTTCTTTTCTGCCGATTCTGGTAACAATTCTACTTCTTTACCATTTTCATCAAAATAGAAAAACTTTTGTTTTCCACTTTTTGTTTGTTTTCCAGCTTTGTGTATACCTTTTTTAGTTTCCACTGCTTTGATAGTTACTTTGTCAGTTTTAAACTTATTAGCCTCATCTTCACCATAAATTTCTTTAATGATTTGATATTCAACCTCACTTTCAACATCAGAAACTTTACTCATAATATTATCCATTATAAGATTTTTATAATAACCAATAATATCACCTTCAATATTTTCTAACATCATTTTAACAAAATCTGGGCTACCGATTTTATCTTTAAACTCGATATTTATGGTTATATCATGATTTCTTTTGAAAGATTTAAAAATCATTTCACTTGGATTGATGGGTTGCTGATAAGTCGGTTGTTGAGTTTGTATTGACTCATTTGGAATAGCACTATTAGTAGGTAATGGTTGTCTTTTCATTCTAATTCTTCTCCTATTGTTAGCTTCAGTTAATCCAAACATGGCTACCTCATCTCTATATAAATCTTCTTCAGCATTAACAGTATTTTTTGTGTTGTCTATTTTGGTAACGACTGGTTCTTGAATAGTACCAATATTCATTTTATCCCCAGTTGTTTTATCAACCACTGAAATACTTGGTTGGTCTGTTATTTTACTGGTATCAACTTTTTTTAAGTTTTCTTCAAATTCACCAGCTAATTTACCATAACTCCCACTTTTTAAAAAAGATTTTGGGTCAACGACATCTGTCATTATTTCTTCATATAGAAAATTAAATCTATCAGCCAAAACATTATCACCATTTGATAACGATATAAAATTATCATTTTCATTTAATATAATGACTGGTTGTGAATTTGGACTATCTTTTTTACGAAATTGTTTCTTTTCCATTTTTATATGGTTTTATTTTTTATATATGAAAATTTTGTTTTTGTTTATTTTAAAATATAAATATATATAGTAAAAAAGATTGGGTTCGTTTTATGTTTAATTACAAAAATTTCATTATTTCTAAAACTAAGCAACTATTTGAGAATGAATTAACAGAATATCTTGGATATGATATTCCAGAGAAGGAAATATCAGGAACATTTTATCATGGGTCTATTATACAAGATTTAGATGATTTAATAAATGAATTTAACCCATCCATATATAGTGATTATACAGCTACTTGGATAACAGACGATGAATATATAGCCAATGAATATTCTACATACAAACAATCTGAAAATGAATTGAGATGTGTTTATAAAGTTGAAATACAGAAACCAATAAAAATTTTAGAATTTAATGGTGAAATTGCCAGAGATATTATAGAATATTTTGGTGAAGATGATTTGCGAAATACCATTGGTTTTTTAGAACGACTTGGGTATAAAGGTTGGCGTACCAACGGCTCAATAAATTATCACGAATATGAAGATATAGCAATTTTTGATAGTAAATTTTTATATATATATAGTGTGAAATTCATCATCGATGATATTGAAACAGATTACATGTCATTGAATGATGCAAAAAATTATATTTTAAAAAACAAATTGATACAAGATGAAAACGAAATTTGAAGATTTTCTAAATGAGTACAAAGAAGCTTTTAATGTAGAAAAAGCACTTAAAGAGGTTATTGGAAAAGCCTTTGGTGAAGAAAAATGTGATTGTAAAACAATTATAAATAAAATTTACAAAGAAAGTGAAAATGGTACATTACCGACTGCCATTAAGAAAGTTGTAAAAGAATATCCAGAACTGAAAGATTTTGAAAAAGAGCTTATTGCAGTACTGGAAGACCAAATCGATTAAATATAGATTTTTATTTCTATAATGAAAAAAGGAGATTATATATAATCTCCTTTTTTAAAATACTACCAATACTTAATGTCTAATTTAACAACAGAAAAATTTATAGAAAAAGCAAAATTGAAACATGGGGACAAATATAATTATAGTTTAGTTAATTATATAGATACTCATACTATAATTAGAATAATATGTTCGATTCATGGTGTTTTTGAACAAAAACCCTGTAATCATTTAGCTGGTTGTGGTTGTCAAATATGTTATAAAAATATACAAAATATTGATAAAAAATATACAAAAAACATTTTTATTGAAAAATCTAATATATTACATAATAATAAGTATGATTATAGTAAAGTTATTTATATCAACAGCAAAACTAAAGTAAAAATAATTTGTAAAGAACACGGGGAATTCGAACAAACACCTAAACATCATTTAAAGGGTTGTGGGTGTAAAAAATGTAGTATATTATATAATAAAGAAATATTTGAAACAAAAGCTAACCTAAAACATAATAATAAATATGATTATTCTTTAGTTAATTATAATAATTGTAGGAATAAAATAAAAATAATTTGTTCTGAACATGGTGTATTTGAACAAATACCATATTATCATTTAGCTGGTAATGGATGTCCAAAATGTTCTAAAAGTTATAATAAAACAACTGAATATTTTATTAATAAAGCTAAAGAAATTCATGGCGATAAATATGATTACTCTTTAGTTGAATATAAAAAAGCTAAAAATAAAGTCGAGATTATCTGTTCAAAACATGGGTCATTTTTTCAAAGACCACAAGACCATTTAAGCGGTAATGGTTGTCCAACATGTAATAATTCAAAAGGTGAGATAGAAATAAGAAAATTATTATCAAAAAATAACATCATATTTAAAGAACAATATATATTTGATAATTGTAAATTTAAAAATAAATTAAAATTTGATTTTTATTTAATAGAGAATGAATTATGTATAGAGTTTGATGGAAAACAACACTATGAAGAAGTTCGGCATTTTGGGGGTAAAAAAACATTAAATGAACAAAAAATTAGAGATGAAATAAAAAATAATTATTGTAAAGAAAATAATATATACTTATTAAGAATAAAATATAGTGAAGATATTGAACATAAATTAAAAGAGTATAATATCATATGAGATATAAAGAATTAAAATATCAGGGAAAAACTTATACGGAAAAATATCAGATAGACGAAATTCTTTCTGAAAATAAATTTCTTTGGGTTTTAGAAGCTGAATTATCAACTCTTCGTATGGAGATTATGAAAAACACATTTATAATTAATGGTGGTATTTGGTATTCTGGAACATTTAAATTTGGGGTAGTGAGAAATGTTGAAATGAGATTTTGTAATTGGGAAAATGGCGTTTGGTATAACGGATATTGGTGGGACGGTATATTTAAGTCTGGACTTATTTATAATGGCACTTTTTATAAAGGTCAATTCTTAAATGGTATAGCAAAAAATATGATGCCAAACTCTGAGTATAAAACCAAACACGATTTTATAGATTGTGATATATCACCAAATTTCAAAATTGAAGAATAAAAAATGGAAACAACACACTTCTTAGAACAACTTGATAATATTATAAACCGATATAACAGAACTTCTTTAAATGAGACTTCTTTTTTTGATAATATTAAAAATATAATAAAAACTTTTTTATCTGATAACAAAGATAGAATTGAATCTATATTACCAAAAGTTATAGATTTTATTAATAAAAAAAATATGAATGCTTTGTATAAAAAATCTATTCTTACATTCATTCTTATGACAGTTATAGGTTTTGGACTTAATATTTCTAAAGCATCAGAAATTTTTCAAGATAAAGGTGTTTATGACAAAGTTGAATGGTCAGAAATTAAAATAGGAAAAAATTTAAATGTTGATGGACTTGATTCACATTTTGAATTAGGACAATATAATATGAAATATCTGCAAATTCAAGAATGGTATGATTCTATCACAAATCAATTACCATCTTATCCTGTATCAATAAAAGCTACATTCGTTGTAACTATAAGTAAAGACCCATCAAACCCAACAAATAAAAATTTCGCAAATGATGATACAGAAGCAGATAAAGCAACTGGTGGTAAATTATTAGAAAAGAGAAAAAAAACAGCCGTTAAATTGTTAACAATGTTGAAAGATAAATTGAAAGCTGATAATATATCTTTTGATTTTGATGTTCTAACTAAAGTTGAAAATGAAAAAATTGGTTATTTTTCAGAAATAGTATACGAAGGAATACCAGTTGTAGCAAGTGGCGATTTAGATGACGAAGCATATTATAACCAAGGTGAAGACCAACAAGACAATGATGGTAATTTTATTAGACCTAATATAACAGGTGGTAGAATGGATATTTCATCTTTAAGTAGAAATTATCAATTTGTTGAACTTTTAAAGCTCGGAGATATAAATTCTAAGCGTTTTAATGGGGATAAGATTGATAGTGGTGATGAGTATTCAAAATGGATAGTAAACACCAGAAAACACATTAAAGAGTTCTTAACGAGACTTCAAAAAGAATACCCTGAAAAAGGAATACAATTTGATAAATCTGCGAAAGCTATAAATCCAATAACTGGTTCTGTTGCTGGTATGTCAAATGTTGGTAAACAGTTTCAATATGTTCAAGAAAATAAATATATTAAATGTTTTGAAAGATTTGAAAAGGAATTAAACCCTTTATATAGTAAATGGAAAAAAATATTAGGTCAATTTTTCCCAAAACTTACCGTTGGTCAAGCCGAAAAACTGGATAGAAACATCGATAGGATTCTTAATTATCTGGAACAAATGTATGGTAGTTCAATTTTAAATTTCACTTATGCTAAAACAATTGATATAAAAGAAAATGTTGATTTCAGTGTAGCAAATGAAATACTTCATCAGATTGGTAAGAGAGCTTTATATATGATGGGAGCGTGTAACTATATGGGTGAAGATAATGGTGTAACTTTTAAAATAAAAGGGAGTAAAAATTACAATTTTATAAAAATACTGTTAAATAATATGGATACATATGATATAACTTTTATAAAATTATCTCTCACTAAAAGAACCGAAAAGAAAATTGATGGTGTGTATAATGATAACTTACACGAAATTATCTCTAAAGAAACAGGTTTAGCACTAAATATATAATATTTAATTATTCTTTTCCTCTGATTTAGAAATTAATCGATTAACTAAAAGATTAAGATTTTTATCATTTAAAATCTCCATCATTATATCTTGGTTGATTTTACTAATAGAACCAGATTTTTCTTTTAATTTTCTATGAGCATCCGAATTGTGATAAATTATCATATCTGCCAATTCACTTTCAGTGAAGTCCATATAAAATTCAAAATGTTTTTTTCTTCTTTTATTAATAAATTTTTTGAAATTATCTTTACAAAATATTTTAACAATGTCTATCGCCTTTGGTTTTAAAACATTTTCTAATTGCATATCTAAAATATGATTAACATTTTTATAGAATTCATCATCAATATTCATAATATCCAATAATTTATTAACTAACTGTTCTTTATCATCATTATGTTCTTTCATAAACAGAATACTCGTTTTGATTATATATTAAAGAATGTGAGTCCAATATTAAATACATTTTTATTTTTAATATATAGAATAAAATAAAATATCTTAATATGAAATATGTAAAAGCATTTGAAAGCTACGGAAAACCTGATAAAGATGTAGAAAATATGTACAATAAATTTGGAAAAGAATTTCCACTGGCTGCTGATTTGATAGCATATTACATATTTAACTATAAAGAAACTGATAATAACATATTGAAAGTTATTAAAAAACATGCACATGAATTAAGTGAATTAGCTATGGGTTATGAAAATAGTTGGGAAGATAATATGGAAAATATTGAAACTGAAATTAAAAAAATTATTTATCCAACAGAATCTAACGAATCTGTGAAAAATAGTGAAAAAAACGTTATAGATATACTTATCGCTATTGGTAAGATTGAAAAAATATTTGATGAAGAATATATACCAAATTTAAAATCTTTAATTGAGAACGGTTTAATAGATAAAAGATTACTTGACCATGCAGAAGTTACTACAAATGATTTTGCAGCATTAAAAAGTTGGGCTAATCAAGATTTTAACAAACAAACTAAATAAGGTAAAATTTTATCAGAATACGGAGAGCGTTTATTATAACCATATTTTTCAACATCCTTGGTCTCATTTTCAGTAACAAATAAATAATGTTTGTTATCGATGGCATCCCACAGGTCATGATTAGATACATCTTCAAATTCTGGTTCACAACCGCCACAAAATTCATCGCAAATAACATCTTTAATAATTTCAAAGTATTCCTGTGGTATAGGATTAATTCTTGGAACACCAGCATTATTAAAAACAGTACCAATGATACCAACAAGTTGTTTAACATAAAAATATTTAATGTTTTTACATTCTTCAATTGTATGATATTTTATTTTTTCTTCGATGTTCATTTTTTACGTTTTGTAGAAGCAATTAAATCTCCTTTATAATACAATTTTCGCTCTTTAATAGTTGTGATTAATATCAAGCCGTCAAAATTATAAGTATAACCAGAATTAATTTTATCATTGAAATTTATTATATCACAACCTTTTTCAATCGGTGGACACGCTATATAAGTTATAATCTTACCATCTTTTCGGATAATAATCATATTTGAATTTTTAATATCAAAAGATATATCGTATTCCATAATTTTTTAATTAAACTGTCATAAATACTCGACAAAATTCCTCTGATATAAATTGACCAGCACCAGCATTTCCACAGTTATTACCATAAATGTTGGTTAAATATTCAACACTAAAACCACCATTAGATGAAACAGCTATAAAATAGTTATCTATGAATTTGTTCCACCAAGAACCTTTAGTTCCTTTTTTTGTTATATGAATTATTTTTTTATTCTTTTTCATGACTTAAAATTTATCAGTTCTGATTCGAAATAATATCTCAATTTCAATGGCACGGGACACATTACTAAATTTATCACTCCATGTATAGAATTCGTGATTTTCAGCATCAAACAACGATTTCATCAATTTTGACTTCTTGAAATATGCTGGAGCTTCCTCTGAAGATATGAGATGACTTTCTTTTAAAATTTTTCTCAGTTCTTCGTTACTCAGCGTTCTTGCTATATCATAACAACTTGGGGTTTTAATATCTTGCATATATTATGATTTTTGATTTGTAATACGAGTAACACACTCATCCAATATTAAATCGGACATTGCATCCAAATTGGTAGAAATACCAGATTCATTTTCAACTACTATACCAAATTTTTTAAAAAGCGATTCTTTGGATAATTCAAGAGTAGTATACAATCCACGAAATTCTAAAAGAAGATTTTTAAAATCTTCGTCTGACATTTTCTGTAAATAATCTTTAGAAGTCTGTAAATTTTTTCTGTAAACCATAATTGTATGTTTTAGTTTGTCTTACAAAAATATACAGAAAAATAATATAAAAAAAATCGTAGTAAATTTACTTATACACTTTTAAATTCGATAAATTCTAAAATATTTTCATATATTAAAGAACTTCCAAATATTCCAACCAACGCAGAAAAAGTATCACATATAATATCATTCTTATCTTCCTCGGATATTTCATCCAAAGTATTTAATACAAATTCTATCTCATCATCATCAATGGAAGTAAAATCGGTAGGTAACTCTACATCTTCTATAATTTCTTCGGTTTCAATCTTACTAAAATATTTATCCAAAAAATAATCATCTATTGTATTTTTTGCTATTTTGACTCTTATCAATACCAAATTGTTATCAACAACATCAGTTTCAATTATACCACCAAAATAATCATCTATAAAATCGGTGATAATTTGATTAGAAAGACAGGAATTTCCAATCCCATTAATTGAATCTGACAATATACTAATTGAATTCTTTTTAAGATAATCGGTATTTAATGTAATCATAATTTAAATATAATTTTTAATAAATCATTTTTATATATAAATTAAATATGAGTTTAAATATGTCATTTATTAAAAATTATAACATTTTTATAAACGAAAATATATCTGATGTTAAATTTATCAAACAATATATAGAAAAAACAAATCCACATACTGGTTCAAGAGATGCGTTTCAGGGAATAGGTCGTTTATCGGATTTTACTTGGAATGTTAAACAAACTTTAATTCAACCAGATGATAAAAAAATAGATTTGGATGATTTATATCCAGCATCTAAATTAGATGTTAAGCGATATAAAAAAGCCTATTTAAAGGGGAGTGAATTTCCACCAATAGTACTGGTTGACAAAGGAAATAAATATACTATTTTAGATGGCGCACATAGATTGAAAGCTGCTATTGAATTGGATGTTCCAATAAGGGCATACATTGGTTATGAAATAAAAAATAAATAATTTACATTTTTTAACATTTTTTGTCATTATGTCAGAAAAAGGTTTTATATTTGTCACGATTTATTAATTAAAACATTTTGGTACGAAATTCGTACACAATAAAAACAAACAAAATTATTGCATTATGAAAGAAACATAAATTTACAACAGACTTTACGTAATCACTCGAAGTGATTTACATCCTTCTACTCAGGCGGTTCAAGCCATACATGCTGGTATTCAATTTCAGCATGAACACCCAGAAATTTCAAAATCATGGAATGAATTATCTAATTATTTAGTCTTTTTGTCAGTTAATGACGAAAGGGAACTCCTATCTATTCATTCTAAAGCAACTCAACAAGGTATTAAAGCGAGTGTTTTTCAAGAACCCGATTTGAATAATCAGGTTACTGCTATTACATTAGAACCAAGTTCTGATACGAGAAAACTATGCTCTAATTTACCCTTGGCATTAAAAAACGTAAGTTTTAACAAAAATTAATTTTAAAGTTATGAAAGACACATAAATTTTCACACGAGGTTCACCAAGTCCATAGTTAAAAATTAGGATTTTGAACAAAAATTATTTAAACAAAAATTATTTAAAAACAAAAAACAAAAATTTAATTATGGAAACATTAGTAAAAAATGACGTAAGATATTCAGTAAGTGCTGAATCTTTAACAGAAAGAATCAAAGAAAATGTTAATACAATCGATAGCTTTGTAAAGAAAAACGGTTATCAGTTAACAAACATAACCGAATACAATAATAAATTAAAAGATAATAATTATCTTTTGGGTATTCAAGTATTAATTTCTAAATTATCTCTGAATCAGAGAAAAAAATTAAGGAATGCTATCAATAGGATTTTCAACAATCCAACTTTAAAAAATGTAAATTACTTTTTACATATTTTATATAGCAGAGTCTTAAAATCTGACCAGAGAGTTAAGATTAAAAAGAGCGAACAAGAATTAGCCATCGAAAAGGCCAGAAAGGATTGGAAACTATATAGAGATGAGGCCGAGAGATTGAGATTAGCTTATAAAGAATTGAAAGGTGATTTCTACAAAAACAAAGTAAAATAAAATATTTATGCGTTGTAGAACCTATAAACACTATTTATCGATTGTAATATCGATAAATAGCGTGATAAATAGAATTATCACCGAAATACGTGATAAAATAAAAAGAGGGTTTTTGACCCTCTTTTTTATTTCACTATTGTAAATTTACTTTTAATAGCTGAATCTATACCATCTAAAGAATTTTCACCACCAATAAGAATAAAAATTTTATTTTTCTTATTTATAATTTCAAGAGCATCATTTCTAACTTCAATATCTGCTTTATCAAATTCTTCGAATACATTAATATCATATTTTTTATAAACTCTTTCCAATTCTCCACCCATCAGCATACTAAGCCTTATGACACTATATTTTTTTCCTAAATCTGATAATTTTTTATCCAACTTTGTTATAAGTCCAGTTCCAATTTTATTATAAACAAAAATAGGACTGGTTTTTTTATCTATCAAATTAATAATATCGTTTATTTTATTATCAGTTTTACTAAAGTCCTCAAAAAGTTTTAAATGTTCCATAATTATTTATTATTTTTTTTTTATATATTAATTATTGAAAAATAAATTTCACATTATAATCTTTAATTGTAGTTGTTATATACATTATATCCTGAATAGTTCCTTCAAAAATTTCTATACTAATATCATATTCCATTTGTGTTAGTTCTGGTATATATATTACTATTTGGTCAGTAATTATTTTTTTAATTTGTTTGGCTGGTACTTTAGTTTTCCATAGATAATATTCTATATCACATCCCATATTCGGGTCACCCAATACCTCACCTTTTCTTGAAAATAATAACATTTCCAACTTTTGAATAATAACATTGATAACATTATCTTCAATTATATATTCTGAATTATATTTAGGATGACCTTCATATATTATATAAATATCTTTGAAATCACGAATAGCCATATGAAACTATATTTTTTTAATATATATTAAAAATTAAATATCTTAATTAAATAAATGACACCCGAAATTTCTATTTCAATTACGGACATAATAGGTAAGATTGAAAACGGACTCGCCCTATTATTATCTTTAGTTATTAAAGAAAAACAATATGATTTGATTTATTGGATAGACAAAAATAATAACTATCGATTAGAAGCTGATATTAATTTTCTGACGGATTTTAAATTAACAAATATATATGACTATAAAAACCTAGATTCATTGGTAGTGTTTATAGAAAAAAATATTCCAAATAAAAGTCAACTTTTAGATGAGTATATTATATAAAAATAAAAAACGAAACAATATGTCTAAAACAAAAAGAAGTAAAGAAAGTAAAAAGAAAGCCAGACATCACGGTTTAATGGTGAAACATGCCAAAAAGAGCAATGATAAAAAACGAATGGAATTCTTTAGACAGTTAATTGAAGAAAAAAGAAAAATAGAAACTCAGTCTGAAAATATTGTAAATGCTGATGAGGTGGGTGTTGATGTGGATATTGATGTAGATGTTGACAGTATTAATCAAATTATGACTGATTCAGTTACGGATGCCGTTGAAGAAACAGAACCAGTGATAGAAAAATTTCCTGAAACTAATTCTTCAATTGAAGAATAAAAACAAATATAAAAATATGTATATATTAAATTTTGATAGAGTTATAGAACTTGAAAAAGCTTATAGAGACTCAGATATAGCATCATCTTCGTTTCATAATATGGTTTCAGTTATGTCTAATAATGAAGACACTCCAGAATCTGGCGTTATTATAAATACACTTATACATTTGGGGGTTTTAATTGGAAAGAAATAAATTTTGGTATAAAAATGTTTATAAGTTATAATAATATGATTAAATATATTCGAATGTATAGTGGATAGTTCATAGTACTTGATACTATGAATAATTTCCATAAATTATGGAAGGTAGTGACTACCAGTAAGACTGGTTCACAAGCCCCTTCATATTTCGTTGAAACGGAATATGTAATCGTAAAATCGAAATCTACCAGCGAAAATAAAGAGGTGGAATATTTGATGGCTTTGGAAGAAGCTAAAAAAAGAAGCCGTTTGGCTGATTTTCCAGATGTCTGGAAAATTGATGTTATAGACACTAAAAAAGTCTATGATTCAAAAAGACACAAATGGTTTTAAAAAAGAAATCCGACTTTAGAAGTCGGATTTTTTTATTTGGACATATATCGGGACATAAATAATGATAAAATGTCCTGATATAATTTTATAAGTTTATTAAATTCCAATTACCGCCATAATCCTCAATAGTGGCTGTTTTATGTCCTACCCAATCACCAGAATTTATATAAAGTAACCCATCTTTATCATCAACAACTGGATAATGTGTATGTCCACATAGTAATATATCACATTTTCTAATTTTCCCATATGTCCTGTAATCTCTATCGTCTTTATCATCACTACCCACAACTACAATTTTTTTATTAAAAATTTTCAAGAATTTCAATATTGGAACATTCCAGTCTCCGTGTGTAGCATGAATTTTAATACCATTAGATTTAAAGTTGTAAAATTTTTTTATTTTTATTTTTAAAAATGGTTGTATAAATTTAAGTAAATAATAATGATAATCATGATTACCTATAATATATATAACTTCGGTTTTTCTATCTCTCATTAATCTTAAAAAATCCTTTATAATATATTTATGTTTCTTATAATTACCTTCTTTTCTCAATAAAGCAAATACATCAAATATATCACCGTTTAAAATTAATTTGTCACATGGGTTATTTTTTAAGAATTCAAAACAATCTTTAAATAATGAATCGTTTCTGAATATGTGTATATCTGATATTGAAATTGTTTTATATTTCATAAATTTATATATCTATTTTTTTATATAATTTTAGAGCTTCTTTTGGTATAGGTTCATATGTCATTATAAATTTATTATAATTTTTATTTGCATATTTGTTTAGATTCAAATCTAAATACCAAAGATTCTTTAAGTTTGTTGTGTCAATTTGCCATACATCTTTACCATATGATGAAAATAATTCATTTTTATCGATAGATGCGAATATTGCAGGTTTATATTTTAAATCAGTTCCCCAATCACCAATTGTAGGCATTAAACCATTTTCTAAAATAGATTCTCGTTTTTGAGGTGATGTAGTGTGATAAATATATTTGGGTGGTTTTATTCGTTCTATTTTTTCTTCTTTTACATAAATATAATAACTATAAGAAAAAGTATTATCTGGTGAATATGCACCTCTTTTTTCTTCATATGTAAATATAAGTCCTTCTTTATCAAATATTTTTTGATATTTTTTTAATATGTTTTCTACTTCTTTAGTTTGAAAAGGTTTTACATAAAAAAAATTCTTACGAAATGTTCTATTTTTATCTAAATCCTCTGTTGCTACTATATGTGGGAAATGTGATAATATTTCATTTGTCATCTTATTAATAAGATATTCGGTGTTTTTAACATTTTTAATATATTCATTTAATTTTAAAAACATTTTAATTATTTTTTTTTGTTTTTTAATTTACCTTGGTTAGGTTCAATACGATTTGTTATTTCGAATGGTAGTTCAAAATCATAATTAGCGTCCATAGACAGTTTAAAACCTCGTTTCCCACTTTTAATATAAATTTCTCTAATCAATGGTTGATAATTTATATCATCTATTCTTATTTTTTCACCCTCATCAGTATACATATCATTGCCAATCATAATTTTTTTCAATAATATTTCCATAATATTAGTTCTAATTTTAGTCATGTTTAATTTTTTTTTAATTTATTTATATTTGTTATATATTCCTTCAACGAATACATTTTTCATTGCATTAATAAAAATTTCCCATGTACCAGCTACTAGGGTATAATTATTTTCTTTCAATCCTTGAACCATAAAGGAATTAGTAGATTCTATATAGTCCATAATACCATCTTTTTTATCACCATAATTAATTCCAAGTCTACCCATATCATTATATGCAAATACTAATGGTTCTACTGTATTTAATAAATCTTCTGAATCTGTGAAATTTAAATACATTGGTACAACTAATTTAGCATAATACCATCTTTGTTTACAAGCTTCTATTAAATTACCATGATGCTTATGCCATTGTTCCAAAATAAAAAATTGAGCTTGTTGTTGAGTATAACCTTTTGTTGTCATTAAATATATGACAGCACTGGTAGCATCTGGATAAGAATAATATTGAATGGCTAAATCTTTTTCTTCATTTGTCAAATTAGACCATCCAATTTCTTCTACTATTTCTTTTATACAATTTTTGTAAACTAAATAATCATTAGCTATTACCCCCCCATATAAATTCCAATTCGTAATAGAACTGATATCAACATAATTTGTCGGTATAGTTTGACCACTATAAATTATTTTAAATGCACTATTCCCACTTAAATCTATATTAGACCAAGAAGTTAAATCAACACCAACAGTTTGTGATATAGTAGACCCACTTATTATTGCGCTTATTTGATATGCTAAAAGATATTTTTTCATTTTAAATAATTTTTTTTAAGAAACTCTAAATATTTCTAAAGAACAATCTCTTATATTTAATGTACCAGTAGCTTCTTGGGAAAACTCTAATGTTATTGTATGTGTAACAGTTGTACTGAAAGTTATAAACATAGTTCTTGTTGTATAAAGCCAAGTAGTAGTATCCGATAATTCATGATTATGAACATTACCCAACATTGTACCATCAACTCGAATTCTTGATAATATATCACTGCTAGTGATATTTTTATTCATACCATAACTTCCAGTTATTTTATATAATCCAATCGGTAATACACCAGTTGTAATAGTTAATTTAGTTGAATATGTTGGTGTTACTGATGTTGTAGTAGTTTGTGTTAAATCTTGTGCATAATTAAATTGACTACCATAAATAGTCGGTTGAATTTTAGTATTTATTATTTTTTTATTATTATCGATTGATAATAAAGTATATCCGCTATATGACGGTGGTACATAAGTACTTGGAGTATTTGATAAATAAATAGCAAATCCACCTGTTTTAGATACAAGAACAAAATCACCACCTATTTTATTAACCCAATAATCACCATTAAAATTTGCAATACCAACACCAGTGAAGGTTAAGGCTGGACTTGTTTGGTTAAATGTTTGTGTTGTATTTGGTAATAAATCAACATAATATGATGGTATACCATCATTTGTATTGAAAGAAAATGTATATAATCCATTATTTGTTAAATTCCAGTTTATAGTCCAATAAGCTAAATTTGTTAAATCTGGGCCGTCTGTCCCTGTTACTGTGATATAATAATATGTAGTGTTTGTTGTTGGTATAGCGGTTGGTGCTGGTGTATTATAAGTGTATGTACTTTGTACTATTCCTGTTATACCACTTAAAAAAGTAGAACCACTTATACCCAGATTATTATATAAATTTGTTGACCCAGTGACTTTTAATGTACCAATTACAGCTTCATTTCCTAAAATATTCGAACTATTAGCCGTTAATGAATTACTTATGATTGTAACACCATTTACTGTTAAAGTATTATATAAGTTTGTAGCACCAGTAACTTTTAATGTACCAGTTACAGTTTCATTACCTGAAACATTTATACTATTAGCTGTTAATGTGTTATTTATTATTGTAGCACCATTTATTGTTAAAGTATTATATAAGTTTGTAGCACCAGTAACTTTTAATGTACCAGTTATAGTTTCATTACCTAAAATACTCGAACTATTAGCTGTTAATGTGTTATTTATAACAGTTGCACCGTTTATAGTTAAAGTGGAATTTAAATTTGTTGCCCCAGTAACTTTTAACGTACCAGTTACAGTTTCATTTCCCAATATATTCGAACTATTAGCTGTTAATGTGTTATTTATTATTGTAGCACCATTTATTGTTAAAGTAGAATTTAAATTTGTTGCCCCAGTGACTTTTAACGTACCAGTTATAGTTTCATTTCCCAATAATGTTATACCACTTAGAGTTAAATTTTTTTGCATTATAATGTTACCAGTAGAATCAATTCGCATTTTTTCATCTGCTGCTGTTGTACCATTTGTAAAAAATTTCAAAATTTTAGTTGGAGTGGAAGTTCCTATTGCTAAATGACCACCATTAGCTATTAAATATGAATCATCACCATCAACAATTGAATAACTTGGGTCATTATAGGTAGAAGAATTTATACCTAAATCTACATACATATCGGTTTCGCTTCCGTTATCTGCTGTTGCTACAATATCAGAAGAAGCATAATTACCATTGCTACTATTATGGATATTTAATTGAATATAGGTATCTGCATCTGCATATGCACTTATTATATTTTTCGATTCAGTATAACTTTGAACAAGAAAACGTTCAGGATTTAATACATCAAATATAGGATTACCAATGGCTACATTACCACCACCAGTTGCTAAGTATACATTATCAGACGAATATGTATTAATTTCAAATGTACCACCAGTGCTATCTAAATATAGAGAATTATTTCCATTATCACCACCAGAAATTATACTTGATGCACCTATTTGTGTGTGTATGATAAGTCTATCTGTTGTTAAATTAATAGAATTTGTATTAATATTACCTACATGATAAATCGTATTATTACCAACTGCATCTAAGTAGGTTTTGTTTGTATGTGTGTGGGTATTTGTATAAGCAGAATCCCAATTAGTTTTATTATAACCACTGATAGATGTTGTACCACTGAAGAAACTATCAATATTTGTTTTTAAATAATAGGATGTAAACCCATTATATGATGTTAAATTTGATATATCAGTTGATGTGTGAGTATGTGCTGAATTAGCTTTTAATAACAAATTATCATCAACATATTTCTTATCTATTAAATCAGTATTTGATGTAAATGTTGGGTGACTATTGTATTTTTGAATACCAGTTATATTTCTTGTTCCGTCAGTTTTAAGATATTGTAAATGGTCATCTGAATCTAAACCACTTAATGAACTGTGTTTAGTAATACTCCCCCCACCAGAACCAGTTTGTCCACCAATACGATAATGAAAAGGTAAAGGTCTAATATCATATATAGAATCTGAAAAAGATGTTGTACCCCCTGAGTAAACTATATAGGCCATGTTTATTGTCGTAGTATCAAATGGTGCTATTTTAGCAGGTAATCCAGCATTAATAGCATCTTCTTTAGATTCATAATAAGCCTGTGCTAAATAAAATGATAACTGACCCTGTGCTGTTCTTAATATCAACGATTTTACCCATTTTCCAGAAGGTATTTTCACCATTGAAAAATTGGCAATACAGGTCAAATCAATTCCACCTGTACCTAAGTACGGAGAATCTAAACTTATTATAGTTTGCGAACCTGTCCATGTAATACCAGTGGCTAAGACCTCATTAATATATGACGTTGTATATCCATCTTCATATGCATAAATTTTAAAGAAATCATCTGATGGAAATTGATTTGTTACATTTGAATCACAAGTTACAATTGTACTATATTGGGTAAAAGTAAAAGTACCACCTGTTATTATTACAAAAGAATTTTTTGTGATATCATTATAGACATTTGTTGGTATACTATAATTGTTCAAATAAACTGCTTTGTTTATATATGAAAAGTCTAACCCAACACCTTGGTCGGGAGTTATATAATTAATCATAGTAGTTAACCCAGTGACATCACTTTCTGTTGTACCAACTTCTTGGAGATTAACTGTGGTCAGACCCATTTGAATTTTACAAGCAGAACTTACAATAAGTGTTGTATCACCACTTAATAATTGAATATTTCCACCATTATCATAAATAAATATTCCCAACCTTTTAAAATATTCCGATGTTCTTGAAAGTGAATTATTTATAACACACCCATCTTGTCTAATTGACCCGATTTGAGCTGCCCAATAAAATGAACCTAATCTAATAAAATGAATGTTATCAGTTTCTGTTGTAGATAAATGGATGATACCATCGGTGTCAATATAAACATAATATGTACCAATATTATCTGGAATTATATAATCGTTTGTGTCTATTGTATCACCAGACCAACTTATCAATTTGTGAAACCCATCATATATAATATATCCACTACCACCAACAATATATAATTCGTTGATGTCGGTTTGAATTAAAACGACTTCTGGTTCTAATCTACCCGAAATTTGAGTATCTTCAATATAATGTGCAACTTTTTGATTAAAATCATCAACATTTGTGCTACTCCATTCTGGTACATTTATATTTATGTCAATTGCATTTCTATTTTCAATATCTGCTAATGTTGAACCACTAAAATTTATATCATTCCATGCGATAGTTTCACCAGTATTCATCTTACCATTCAATAATGAATCAATTAATGTTGATTGATAATAATTAGTCAATCCAGTATATGATGATAAATCCGAAATTTCATTAGCAGTGTGGGTATGACCTGTTATCGTGTACCCGTTAAGTATATTATTTATATTTGTTTTTGTATAATAGTATGTATTTATATCAGTTATACTTGATACAACATGACTATGACCAATTAAAGTGTACCCACTTAATAACGATATTGTTTCACTCTTAGAATAATAATAAGTAGAAATATTATCAATATCACTAACTAAATGAGTATGCCCCGTGTCCGACTTAGAATCCAATGTGGATTGTAAATCATTAATATCACTTATTTCATGTGTATGCCCTGTAAGTGAGAACGAATTTGGGTCAATAGTAGTATCAAATCTAAATGATGTGGCATTCCAAATTGCCAGATTACCATCTGTTGGTGTATCTTCTCTTGTTGCAACTGGTAATAAATCCCCAATTTGTCCTATTTTAAAAGTTTCACCTGTTTCATCAAATAAAAACCGATAATTTGTTGATTGTCCTCTATCTATTTCAATTCCAGCAAATCCTTTAGTTACACCAGTTCCAGTTTCACCACTATTAATATAAATCATATTATCGAATACATTTAAATCCTCTGTGTTTATAAATGTAGTAGTACCAGAAACAGTTAAATCACCTGTTATTATTAAATCATTATTGATGATATTATGAGTGTGTCCACTATCCGATTTTAATGCTAAATTATCATCTGCATATTTTTTTGATATAAGATTTGTATCAGATGTAAATGTTTTATTATTATTATAAGAAATAACATCAGTTATATTTCTTGTTCCATCAGTTTTAAGGTATTGTAAATGGTCATCAGCATTTAAACCAGACAAATTACCATGAACTGTCACACCAGCACCACCGCCACCAGATGTCGTATAAGAAAATGGTAATGGTCTTAAATCTATTAAATTTCCTTGTAGTGTTGTCATATCTGGTGTTACTATAATAGCACAGACTTTAATACTTGATTCAAGTCCGTGTGTATCAGGTAATGAACCTTTTTCTGCATCATCATATGAATCGAATAATTGTGTGCCATATATCATATTAGCTAATCCAATATTAGCATTAAAATCTCTTATGACTAAATGTTTTACATATTTACCATTTGGTATATCTACTAATGATTTATTAACAACTGCTATTCCAGTATCACTTGAACCGAGATAAGTGTTTGATAATGTAATAGTAGTTCCTAAAATAGAATCTACTCTAATCATATTTAAATCCGTGTCACCACTTAAATATACAAAATCCCCAACCTTTACTTCAGCCGAGAAGTCAATAGATGTTGTAACTGATGTACTACCATTAGTAAAGGTAAATGTACCCCCTGTTAATAATGTGTAATTGGGTAAATTTGGGTTGTTATATGATATGTAATTTATTATTCCATTATGATTAAATTGGGAATCAAAATCTCCACCCCAACCACTTGGTGAATAATACCAATTAAAAAATTTAGTTCCAACATCTGTTGATAAAATTTCTTGTAAAGTAACACTATCTAATGTAGACTGAACATTTATTTCTGGTAATTTTAATTGCATAGCTGTTGTTCCACTACCACTGCCAATCGTTGTGGCTAATCCACTATTATCATAAACGAATCCACCAAGACGTGATAAGAAATCATGCACTCTGGTTACAAATGAATCAATTCTTCTCTTAGATGAATTAACAGTTCCTATACCAGCAGCACCTGAATTTAATACGAAAAAACCCAGATAAATATGAGTGTAATTACTTAATAAATCAGTTGTTAATATTATAGTTGAACCAGTTGTAATATAAACGTTCCAAAGATTTGGTTCATATTCTGTTACATCAAAAATAGTATTATCCCATCTTATTTCATCGAAAAAGTTTTCATATGCAATATATCCATTACCAGCAAGTACTGTCAATTCTAATGTTCCAGATTTAGATAATAATAATGGATGTGCATAACCTGTGCCTGTTATTAATTCAACATTATTAGATAATTTATCTAAAAATCCTTTAACGTTTTGTTGTGTTCCAGTCCAACCTGTATTTACATGTGATATCACATTTTCACCATTTTGGACAAATTGATTAATACCATGCTCAGTTATTAGAGCTGATGCGCTATCACCCGATAACACATTTAAAACAGTATCAATATAATTACTATTATCACTACCAATTAATAATGTGTTTGTTAATAATCTATTATTTTCGTAAAACGTTCCATCACCATTAAAAATAGAATAATATGTAAATCCAGAATTACCATCAATTATATAAGTAGTTGGTAATGTGCTACTGAATGAATTAAAAACGGTGTTTAGTACATTAATATTATCGTTTATCGTTATAGCAGCACCAATAAAGATATTTTCATCATCAATATTAGTATTCCATGATATGTTACCTGATAATAATGATATCGATGAATAATCAACAGATTCTTTATTATACACTGTAATAAAATTTAATGTACTTGAATTAAGACTTACACATTCAAATGATGAATTGTTGATTAATGTGGCAGATGTCGAACCACTATGATAAACATTATAAACAAAATTATTCGGGCTTAATCCATTAAAATTATATCTAACAATTGAATTTTCAATTTTAATAATAGTTGCTGTATTCGTATTATTGTTATATAAACATCCCATATAATTACTATCATTATAGGTATAATTTAGAATAGTAGAACCATTAGTTAATATATTAATATCATTCGAACCATGAACATAAAATGTGAAACTGTTATTATTAACACTTAATATTTCAGAATTAACTAAATATAAATATGTTTTCCCTTTTATATCTAATGTTCCATCGCTTATGTCTATAACACATTTTATATCATTATCAATATCCCAGAAACTTTCAAATATAACATCTGAAAAAGATACGTTAGTATTTTTATCTAATATACATGTTGGTCTATTAGTTGTGGTGAATTGGATATCTTTTAATTTTACAAATCCAAGTGTTTCACCACTCATTGTCAAATTACCTATAACTTTAACCACCGATGATGCAATACCTTGTATATAAACATAATTTTTCATGATTATGTCTTCGGTATAAATACCCGAACCAACTGATATAAAATATGGATTTTCACTTGAAGCATCTGTGATTGAATTTATAGCTGATTGTATTGTATCATACGTTGCACCAGATTTAGCAACATACAACTCATTCAACACATTATCATAATAATTAGGGATAGCATTACTATATGCATTTGCATAGTCTACAATATTTCCATCGACTACTCTAACTAATGTATTTCCACTTAAATAATAATCCAGTTCATTTGATAAAATAGCTTTATCAAAGTTTTGTAATTCAATAGTTGACCCAGATGATATTATCAACCCAAAATCTTTTAGTTCAACGTCTGATGCCGTTATATTTTTTATTAAAAAAACTTCTTTATTCATTGTTTAAATTTAATTTCTCCATGCAATCTCTACTAAAGTTGTTATATTACTCAATTCTGGACTTGTGTTATTAGCAATTGCGATAACGTTTATAAAATCATTCGTGTTAAAATCTATATTACCATTTGTTACACTTGCTAATTTATTACCTGATAATATTGTTACAGTTACTTTATTTGTATTACTATCATTAACTCGTACTTCCACATTTCTATTTGCACCCATTATATATGCATTATCCACTGTTGCGCTGAGTATTGTTCCGTTTCTTGACATTAAAATACCAGTTGTACTTGAATGGACAGCATCTGCCACACCTAAATAAGCTGATGTATTTTGATTAATATAACTTCTCCCAAGAGATAGACTTGTGGTTTTGACCGACAACCACTTACTTCTAACAGAATCGTATTGATATACAATATTATCTGTTAAATAATAAAACAAATCACCATTTACAGGGGTTGCTGGAAAAGTTAAACCTTTTTCAATTTGTGGATATTTGTATAAAAAACCACCAGAACCATCTGATATAATTGTTTTCCCACTTAGTTCGCTACCAGAAGTTATTTGTTTTACTTTAACTCTATACATCTATTTACATTATACTTTTTTTTATATATTAAAATCTTAAAAAAAAATACTACTAATAAAAAGTATAGGTTTTAAATGAATTTTTGACTTTTAACCTTTTCTGGTGGTAATTCACCAACCTCTTTCTTTTTATCTTTCTTAGATGTATCTTGGGATTCCTTATCTTTTAATTCTTTATCATCTAAATAAATTCGGCCAGTTGTATCTACTATATTTTTAGTATCAAAGAAATCACTAAAATTTAATAAATTATTTTGTTGAGAAAGATATTCTTTGTTAGCTTGTAATAATATGTCCAAAATTTTATCAATCTTATCCACAAGATTATTAAAAGCTATCAAACTTTCTTCCGAGAATATACCGATTGCTTTTTTCTTCTTTTTATTGAAAGAATTTAATATTATTTTGAAAACATACTCAATCTTAGGATGAGATTTTATATTCTTCAGTGTGGTCTTATTATTTAAAAGATTATAATTTATTTTGAACTTATCTTCTCTAAAAAATGATGGAATCACAAAGTCCCATGCAATAATATCTTCCTTCATGTTTTCAATATAGTCATTAAATAATAATGATATAAAATCCACATATAACTTATCTTTTGTGATATTTGATGGATTATATTTTCGAATATCTTTTAATTGACAGAATTCTAAAAAATTAGTCAGTATTAAAGTATAAATTTGTAAATGTTCAGTTGTATTGTCTTTAACAATTTTTTGATAAAGAGGATTTAAAATTTCAAAGGTGTAATTAGTGTCACCTTCAATTTTCATGATAATCTTTTCAAGATTTTCATTATAATTTCCATTCTTCATAAGAAATGAAGCTCTGGTGAGAGGATTTAAAATTTTATAAAAGAACTGGGCGAAATTAGTTTCACCGAATACAAACTTCAAATCTTCTTCCGATGTGGAAAGAAAAAGAGATATAACTTCTATTTGTTTCGGACTTAACGTACCTTTAAATAGAATAGGTAGTGGCTCAACATCAAATAATTTAGCGTATTCGAATATTTCATCTATATTATAAAAATATCTTGACCCCTTAACTATACAAGTTAATATCATATTATTTTTTGGTAATCTGTTGTATGTTATATGAGCTGGTTGTTTATCGGGAAAATATTCAAAACAGAACCACCAGCTTGGACTTAGTAGATTAGTAACATAGTCTGGGAGTGAGTGTAAATACAGATATGCAAAATTATAATACTTCTGTACAGCCAAATCCACAAAGTTTAAATCTTCATTTTTAATGGACTTGGGTCGTATATTAAATTTTTCACCATTCCAGTTGACGTATATTCTACTACCTTGGACATCCTCGTAAACTATTAAGTTTTTATTGCTAATTTTTTTAAGAAAATGATTCCTTTCCGATTCCTCGTTTAATCTTATTAACTTTGTCATAATTAAATATTTTTGTTTTTATATTTACTTTATATATTTAATTATTAAAGGCTCAATTTTTTTATTTAATTTTTTTAATATATTTTTGACTGTTATAATGTGGAAATTTATAGATTATGATTAACAGAATCATATTACACACTAAAGAATTTGGTAAAATTGAAGTACCTGATGGTAATTGGGCTAATATATCATTAAATGGTATAACGTTACATTCTACTAATGAACCAGCCGTTCAAGAATATTATGATAAACATGTGAGGTGTCTTTGGTATTATAATGGTAAACATCATTCTTGGTTATCACCAGCTATTTATACAGCTCATGATGATTTAGTATTGTTAGAAAGTCAACAGTTTGATGTCTATACAGATTATACTTCATATTTCTTGAATAATCAACATAAGTATACGACTGTTTATTATATGATACATGGCGTAAATATATCATATAATGAATGGTTTAAAAAAAGAATGTGTGATTGGAGAAAAGAAAAAATAGAATCCTTTCTAAATGAAGACTATTAAATCTATATTATTTTATATCTTATTATTTGTTATATCATTTTCATTTATAAATGTTGTAAACGTATTAATATGTATTTATTTGAATGAATATATCAAAAACGCACATGTGGTGTCTACTTTATTCATAGTTATGTACTTTGGGTGTTTTTTATTAGTTTATGGGCCAACGTACAAATCTTTATATTATAATTCTGGTGAAATAAATAAAGAAATGTTAATGCTTATACGTAGAAACTTTTTTTCATTTGATTATACCATAGATGTTATTGATAAGGAAGATGCTTCGAATATTATACAAAAGGTGTTACGTAATAAAAAGTATATAAAAATAGAAACGTCCAATAAACGTCATATTAATTGTATTTATTTCATATATAAGATGAAAAAAATGCCATATCTCTTAAAAAATGAAGATTTCATTAATATTTTGAGAATAATAAGAAGTGATGTTATCTTAGAAAAGTATTTTATATCTGACCTTCGTGCAGAGAAACTTAAAAAATTATTTGATGAGCAAGTTTTATAACATATTGTCATTTATTGGAAATATTATCATATATATAATATTAACTCAGATAAGTAATGTAATAAGTAAAGATATTTCACATAGTTTAGTTGAAAATAGTAACTGGGGACTGGTTTTATATATTATTATTAATTTAACAATATTATTTTTTTTAGCTATTTTTCTATTTAACATTTATGATAAAAATATAAGATATGAACTCGGTGTCGGTAAGGTAGACCTTCTTATAAATTTAAGAAAACAACCATTATCACCGAAAGTTGAAATAACAATTAGAGGTAATATAAATCAATCTTTATTTAATAATCCAACTATTAATCTTTCTTCATTTGAATTACGAACAAGAAAAGTATTTATTAATTCATTTGTTTTTGTCTATAAGATGAAAAAATTACCTATTTTTATAGGTAAGAAGGATTTTGTTAAGTTGCTTATCATAGCAAATGAGGATGAATTGTTAAAAAAATATTTTCCAATAGAATTACGAAAAGAGAAAATAAAGAATATTTTATGATTAAATATTTTTGGTATAGGATAATTTTCACTCCCGCCACATTTGTATTTTTTCACGTTTTGGTTAGTGGTTTGGTATTTGGTATAGGTTTTAGAAATATTTCAACAATCGGATTTATAATAATATTATGCCTGTTTATTATCTGGTCATTGTGTGTTATAAAACCAATTAGAAAGAAAATATTTTATTTATTTTTTCAGAACTTTCATATCAATCATATGATTGGCGAAATGAAGACCAGATATAATAAGATTGTGATTAACAAATTTCCAAACACTTTAGATTTAATAGTTGATATACAAACTAACGTCTATCAAGGGAGTGAATGTAAAAAATTTGATTATTTAAAATATTCAAAAGATATTGATAAAATATGGAAATCAAAAAATAAAGAACGAGACATTCTCTTATTCGTTCAAAAATTAGATATGACAAAAGCCTTGAACCAAGAAGTTATAGATAAAATTAATATTTATAATCGAAAAGAAAAAATAAAAAGTATTCTATAATTTTTAAATTAATTTAAATCAATTATTTTTGCTTAAAATCTATATACTATGATAAAATCAGCAATCGATAACGACCTTTACAAATTCACAATGATGTATGCAATTCTGGTGAATCCAGAACTGATGAATTTGAGAGTTAGGTATGGTTTTTTCAACCGAAATGATATACAATTCCCAGATGGATTTGATAAAATTTTACAAGGTGAAGTGAATAGAATGGGTTCTTTGCGATTAACTCGTCAAGAAAAACGTTTTATTATTAAAAAATTATATTTTTTACCACTTTGGTTTTTCGATTTTCTTGAAGGATATCAATTTGACCCCTCGGAAGTTATTATCAAACAGGAAGGTGGTAATCTAATGATTGACATCGATGGAAGTTGGTTTCATACAATTCCTTGGGAAGTGCCTCTATTAGCATTAGTATCTGAATTATACCATGAAGTCAATACTGATTATGACTTTGATTCACCTGAAAACAGAAAGAAACGTCTGGAAAATAATCGTTGGAAAGCAGACCTGATGGTTAAACATGGTCTTTCAGTTTCTGAGTTCGGTACACGCAGACGTTTTTCATTCGATAATCAAAACGAAGTTATTGAAGATTTAAAAAAATATGCAACATCTTCACTTACAGGTACAAGTAATATGTATTTGGGTTACATTCATGACCTTCCAATACATGGAACAAATGCTCATGAATGGTATATGATTCACGCAGCTTTGTACGGTTATATAATGGCTAACAAGAAAGCTATTGATAATTGGATGTGGGCATTCCGAGGAAGTCTTGGTACAGCATTACCCGATACATTCACTACTGATGTTTTTCTCAGAACTTTCGATTTACAGTCTGCTAAGTTGTATGACAGCACCAGACAAGATAGCGGTGACCCATATAAATTCACGGATAAAATAGTTAATCATTATAATGATTTAAGGATTGACACTGCCTCTAAAGGTATTATTTATAGTGATGGTATTAATATACCATATGCTATTAAACTAAAAGAATACGCTAAAAATAAAAATATAAAAGATGCCGATGGTATTGGCACAGACTTAACCTGTAATTTAGAAGGTGTCAAACCTTTAAATATTGTGATAAAAGTTACACAGGTATATTATCAAGACCATTGGATTGATTGTGTTAAATTATCTGATAATATGGGTAAACATACTGGTAAAGCCGAAGAAATTAAAAGATGTAAAGATACCCTCAATATCGGAGATGTAACATATGATAAACAACCATCTGGTAATGAAGGTGATGTTGCACACGTTAATCTTATAAAATAATGGGGAATATTTATGTGTTTGCAAAATTATCAATAGATAATAAATCTTATACTGGTGCAGCTATCGGTTATTCTAATGACTTAGGACTAACAGAAAGAAATGCAATAAAAAATTTGTTAAGTAAAATGAGAAGAAAGGGAGATAATATATGACAGACAGGATAAAAGGTTTCGTGGTAACTTTGGATAAAGATATCCGAATTGATGATGTTCAACCAATAATGGATGCCATCAAAATGATAAAGGGTGTGATTGATGTATCTCCCAGTGTTGCCGATTCAGACGACCACATGAATCGTGAACGTGTTGCACATGAGTTTCGCTCTAAATTCTGGAATTTTATGAATAATGAATTAAAATAATGAATCCAGAAACAAGATATCTAATTTTCGAGAATGGTATTTATTTCGGGTATCCACTTTGTTGTATAAAAGAATTTATAAAAGATATTGAAGAAGGTGGTGAAGCACCATCTAAAAGAGTTAGAAACATTAAAGGAATTGATGGTTCTTTTTGCCCTTGTAGAAAACACACACAGGAAATAGAAGAAGGTAAGATAACGCAAGAAGATTTAATTGATGGTAGAGTTTGTCCACATCCATTTCCGATAAGAAACGAAAATGATATTATTGAATCAAAATAATTCATGAAAGAAAATAAAAAATATATTTTTGAAGTCGATTTTTCTAATATATTTCCTATATTCCACACTTTCAGACTTATCTATGATATTAAAAATTTTTTAAAATTTTGTCATTTTTTAATATGTTATAAAAATACACCAGTTAAAGGGTTTGAGGGACGGTGCATAAATTGTGCTATTAAGGATACATATTGTGGTAAATTGGATATAGTAAGATGTCCAAATAGGTTTGACCGTCATTATGAATTAAGATACTTATTTAAATGGATAAAAAAATTATCATAAAAAATTATATATTGTATTTATCTGAAATATCTGAATTTTTATCAATCGATAATAAAAAGAAGGTGGCAGATAAAATTAATACTATAAATAATAGTGACTGGACTGTTGAAAAATTGGGTAAACATGATACATTAGTACCAATTAGACTTCAGCTTTTTTTGCTTTATCAAGAAATGGAAGTTATGTTTACAATAGAAAATATTAATGAAAAAATAATATGGTTGAAAGATTATGAAATTCAATATATTAGAAAATTAAAAATTAATGATATTTTATCAGAGTGATAAAGAATATATATTTGTAATTAATTAAACACAGAGGAATCATCGCTCTACGGAGAGGAAATTCTGGACACATGGGGAGAACGCAGAAGGACTAATAAACCGCTATACTGCATAAGAGTGTGCAACGAAAATTGAACTTGGGTCTTGTTTCCCACCTATAAGTTCTGGTTTCGGCCTTTAGACAAATGATGATATAAAACGGAATCCAGATTACGCTCATGTTTAATTCTAATTTTTTTTATATTTAAAATGTTTTTATTTTTGTATAATAAACATTTTTAATCATTATGAATGATAATTTTTTAAAGGCACTTGTAAATATTATCAATACTATGGTTGATATGCGGTCTCATTTATCTAAACCAGAAATAGTTGGTATGTTTTATAAAGACACCAAAGATATTGTCATATATGATGAATTCATGAAAGAATCTAATCTCATTGTAAACCATCTGATGAATATCAAATTGGATATTGAGCTAAATCCACATATGAATGATATGATAAATAATCTTTTATTTTCTAATCAGATTTTAATGGTCAAACCTGATATAATTATACACATTAATGACAGTTTAAAAAGAGACAATAATAAGGAAAAATGGTTGTCTTTTTTCAGATTGATATTAAGTAATAAAAGAACACCAAATAAACAAAAAGAATGACAATAGAAATAGGTAATAAAAGTTTTTCGGATTTAACAGCCGATGATATCAAACAAATTATTTTGATAGAAGGTTGTTCGCCAGTCCCTGAACATTGGAGCGAACCTGTCATAATGGATTTCAACAACACTATGTTCAGTGATACTGTTGTTGCTGATTTTGTGAGTTATAGAAAATCCGATAATATGAAAAGTTGCGAATATACCTTTTTCTTCAATTTTAAGGATTTTCATATTCATTACGTGAGGGATTTGTATGTGAGAGATTTGGAAAAAAACAACCCAGTCTATCGACCGAAGGGGAAGTCCATAAAGTTGGAGACCCTTAAATATCTGATTAAACAAGGCTTTGATGTACCTATTTATTGATTTAAAAATCAAAAAATACAATATGAAAATACAAAGTTTATCAATTCACGTACCAACTGGTAAATGTTTTAATAATTGTAAACCATGTGTGTCTCAAATGCACGATTCCCCATATCTAAATAGAATTGGTAATGCAATAGACGATGACATCGATTTCACATCAGCTACCAGACGTGCAAAAGAAGAATATATCAGAAGGTTACAATTTGCTAAAGATAACGGAGTAAATACCATTATTTTAACTGGCATTGGTGAAGCTATCCAGAATAAAAAATTCCTAAAATGGCTTGGTGAAGTTATGAAACAAATAGGTTTCCATTGGATTGAACTCCAGACAGCAGGGAATCTTTTATTGTATAAAGAAAAGTCAGATGTAAAAACTGGTGATGATTTTGATTTTTATAGCAATATTGCGTTTATGAGAGCCATCGGTGTTTCAACCGTGTCATTATCATTGTTTGATATGTTTTCTTCTGATATTAATGCTGAAATAACCGAAATGCCAAAAGCACATCGTTTTGAAATTGATGAGCTATGCCACAAAATAAAACAGTTTAATTTAAACCTTCGACTTTCTTTGAATATATATCGTGGATATAAAGACCATAGTATATCTGAAATCTTCGAACGAGCAAATGAATTAGAAGCTGACCAGATTACTTTTCGTAAGTTATACGAATCCGATGATAAATCTCTAAAACAAAATCAATGGATACGTTTACAAAATACTGATGGTTTCTTAGACCGTTTCTTTGATGATTTAAATGCTTATATTAAAGAGAATGGTGTATTCTTAGGTAAACTACCATTCGGGGGGATGAAGTACTCTGTAAATGATATATCTGTGGTTATTGATGATAATTGTATGGATAACGCTGAAGAACGTGTTGACCTTGATGTTTATAAATACCTAATACTACGCCCTAATTGTAAACTTTATTCCGATTGGACATACAAAGCCAGTTTAATATTTTGAGTTATGATATTACGAGAATATAATATGCCAAACCCCATGTGGTTGTGTAACGAGCTTGAATGTGAGAAAAGCGGTGTGAAACTCCAAAAACTAACTAAAACTTTAGGTAAGCCTGATGTTATTTACAATATAATTGATGGTGAAAATTCATATAACATCATGGAAGACGTATTTGAAATTGTAAAAAAATTATTAAAATAATATTATGAAAACATTTATTCTTAAACTAAAATTATTTTTCCTTCTTACTATTGTTATTTTTTTTAAAAAAATAAATCGTTCTTATAATAAAAATTTTCAAGTGACTGCACTTGAAGATGGTAAGAAGTATTGGATTTCAAGAAGCGTAGCTGTTGACGCTATGATTTTTATTTATAACCGTCTCGACAGAAAATATTATGTTTTGATGGTTAAACGTGGTAAGGGAGTTAGTTATAGTGGTTATTATTCGTTGCCGTGTGGTTTCATGGATTTTAATGAGAATGGGTTGCAAGCATTGATGAGAGAACTCTGGGAAGAAACCAATCTAAAATTAGCAGACTTACTGAAATTCGAAATCTCAGCTAAGTATATTGATATTCCATATTTCGTAAACACCGAACCATTAAAAATTGATAATCAAAATGTGTCATTATATTATGGTTTGGTTTTGGTTGTAAATTCATTACCATCAGTGTCAAATATTAATTGTGAACCAAATGAAATAGATGAAGTAAAATGGGTCGAGATATTTGAAGAACTTCCAAAGCTGAGTAAGATTGCTTTTAATCACGAAAGACGTGTTGAAGACTTTTGTAAATTAAATAACATTGGGTGAATAAAAAAATTGAAATATTAAGTTTAAATAATGACGATGAAGTCGTTTTTTTAAGATATTTGAATGAAAGATATTTCAAATTCTCTATTGGTGATAGATTTATGTATATACCATCATCTAATGAGTTGTTAATTAACTTAATGAAAGATACAATTAATTTTAACGAAATCGGTTTTGTGAATCATTCTTTAGTTTTATTAAACGGTAAGTTGAATATTATAAAATACGGTAATAAAATAAAAACAATTCTTTCTGAACATGAGGGAAGACTTCTTGATATCAATTTTCCAAATATATTAGTAGTTAAGATTGACGATATACAAGGTGGTTTAAAATCATTTGATAGGTCATATGTGACGTTATCCAACTTTAATATGATACATTTTTATAGTGATGAATTTTTTTATATTCAGAACATTGTATTTAATTTGATGAATAAGTACGATGAATTCATTAGGAAATCTTTATTAATGAATAATTTTGATTTATTTTTAGCTGAAATTAATAAAAAGGGCGATGATAGAGATAGAATAAACGATATATTAAATAGTGATAAATACGCACCCCTGATTAGGCAATATAAATTGAAAAGTCTTGGTTTTGATGAGTAAAGAAAAATTTATAGTAGAAAAATTTCAGGTTAATGAAGATTGCCAATTAATTGTAGATGATAATGGCGAAATCACTATCTGTAATACTTCTAAAACTCTATATTTATTGAACGGTGCATTAATTTTTATGAATGCTACTTATAATAGTGTTTGGTTGCCTGATGATTTATATGAGGATAAATCATTTGAATTGATTTCAAAATATGCCTCAGTTCGTAAAGAGTATAAAGATGAAATGATAAAAAATAATAAAAGAGTCCAGACTAATTATATTAATAATGATGATAATAAGATATTATTTTATTTGTTTAATTGGTATACCAATGATGGTAGATTGTTATCAGTAAAAGAAAATATTAATTTGGAGAATATGTATCTAAGGAGATTGAAAATAAAAAGTATATTATAATGGATGCTCATACAATAAAACATATTGTTAAGTACGAAGTGATAAAGGATGTATATTTGGACACTTATACTGGTTTAATTGAACTGAAAAAAAACGTTATATGTTTTATTTTAAATGATATATTATTTATAGAACAACACTACATAGCATGTATCGTGGATGATACAGAATTAAATAACGGGCGTTTATCTGAATATTTTAAAAAAATAAAAACTTTTGATGATGTTAAAGTTGAGATAACTAAGATAACCGTAAATAAGAATATTCGGGTAGGACATATATATCTTGATAAATATGGTAAACATATTACGGAATATAGTAAATGGTATAAAGACCAATATTATTTAGAAGATTTAGTGGAAATGACTATTGGTGAAATACTATTAGATGACGACCATTATTGTGATTATTTGGAAACCACAAGATTGGAACGTTACCACATTCGCAAAATGAAATTAAAAGAAATTATTACAGGTGAGTAGATTACTATATCATAAGGTATTGGAACATGAAGATAAAGTCGTATTTTTACCATTCCCAAATACGAAAGTATATCAAAAAAAATTTTATACCTTATATTTCAATAAAAATTTTATTTTAGTTAATCCTAAGAGTATTTATTTTAATCTTGTGAGTGACATCATTCGTAGTACTAAAAATAAACTTTTCAGTGGGGGTTATAAGTTTTATTCATTGGTTATTCTAAACGATGAACTTTGTTATATAAATTATGGCACTGTTATTAATAATATCATTGAACAGTGGAAAGATAAAGTATTAGATGATACTAATCCAGCCACATTGTATATAGTCAAAATAAATAAATATGGATTTCCAGATTTTTCTAAATCTCATATCATAGATAAAACAATATGTATCCAAGAGTATTTAAATGAATATAATGTACATAGTCATATGAATAATGTGGTGGATGAGTTAAATTCACTTATTAATATTAATATTATTGATAATACTTTTGAAAATTTTTACAATTGTTTGTTGAATTTAAACGATGGTGATATAAATAGAGTTATTAACAGTTTAAATTATGTGTCACTCATTAGAAGATATAAATTGAACAAACTCGGTTTTAATGATTAAATTATTTTAAAATGAAAAGTATTCATGATGTATGTAATATTACTAAGTTAAAAGCGACTAAAGATATATCATTACCCCATCGCTTTTTTTATAATATTACAATAAATACGGGTACTAATGTTGTATTATTAAATAACGTTTTATTTTCAAAAACATTTTATTTTCCGATATTTGAGAATTCGGCTTTTCAAGAAGACTTAATAAATAGTTCATTTGAAATAATTGAAAAATTTAATAATATACATGCAATAGCCACTAAGATTGCATACGATAAATACGTTCGTGTTAATCATTGTTATTACACAAATGATAATTTATTAATCACAAATTTTAGTAAATGGCATTTTATTGAACAATTAAATAATATAGACGAAAATTCAATTCAAAACAATCTAATAGGCTTTTTTGATGATTTAAATATCTATGAACAAGTTGAATTAGAAACAAATTACATAAGAAAATTAAAAATAGAAGAAATATTATCATAATTTTTTTATATTAATTAAATAAATTATTTTTGGATAATATTTTTATTTATGGATAAATTAAAAGTCATCTTAATTATTGGTCTACCTTGTTCTGGTAAAACAATGTTTGCAAAAAGGTTATTGGAAAAGAATAAAGGCTGGACGCTAATTGATGACCCTAAATATTTTAAAAAAGTAGAAGATGTAATCTGGACTGCTACTGAACCAGTTATTATATCTGACCCTAATTTTTGTTTAAAAGAAATTAGATTATCAGCTATTCGGAAACTTAAAGATATAAGAAATGTTGATATAGACTTTGTTTATTTTGAGAATAATCCTCAGAAATGTTTACGAAATTTCAGATGTAGAGAGCTGAGTGGAGATGATAGAAATGTTTTAAATACAATATTATTATACTCAAAAAAATATACTATTCCTGAAGGAATGGAAATAATGTATATTTGGCAAGATGACAAACGAGGATAAAATATATAAAAAATTTTTAGATTTATTGACTAAGAATAAAATCTATTACAGTATTGATTCTGATTTATTGCCAGATATCGAAACAGTTGTTGATGAATATATCACAGGTGGTGTTGGTGGTAATACCTGTTGGGAAACTGAACAATATACAATATACGGTGAATCACCATCATATGAAAATATTTATAGAGTATTTACTTTATTTTTTGGTCAGTCTGATGAAACTTATAATAAGATATTGGAGAATAAAATGAATTTTATAGGTGAATATGAAGTAAAGGATACTCCAGATTATTATGGAAATTATATTGATAAATGTTATTTATTTTTAAATTTGAAGGAATTTTTTAAAATAATACCTGCACATATATTACGTAAATTAAAAATAGAAGATGTTTTTGAAAACGAAATTTAAAGATTTGAGCGTATCCATTCACCAGATTAACACAGTTACTGGTGATTTAAGAGGTAACACGGCTAAAATAATAAAAGCAATTCTTATTGACCAAGAAAGGGATATAACTATATCTGCATTTCCTGAGACAGCAATAACTGGGTATATGTGTGGTTCATTATGGGACACACCGAAGTTTCTTAAAGACCAAATGGATTGTTTGGAGACAATTAAGAAATCTTGTTTACCATATCAGATTGTTACTTTAGGGTTTATATCTTATCATGGTAAGAAAAGAAATGGTTACCCTAAATTAAAGAATTCAGTGGCAATCATTCATGCTGAAAAAATATTTGTTTATGATAAACAATTACTGGCTGACGCTGACCACCATGAAGATAAAAAATATTTCATTGCTGGTAATGAATCGAAAGTATTTGAAGTAACTATTGGTTCAGCTATGGGTCTTAAAATTGGTTGCCCGATTTGTGAAGACATTTGGTATAAAGACCATAGCAGAAATATAGCACAAGAAATGGTTGAACAGGGTGCTAATATTTTAATTGTACCAAATCAATCATATTTTTACTATGATAAACAAGAATATCGTTACGACTTACTTTCAAGTATTTCAAGTAATACAAACGTTCCTGTTATTTATGTAAATTCGGTTGGAGTTGGTGATATTGTAAAAAATATTTTGATTTTTGACGGTGGTTCTCTTGCATATAATAATGAAGGTAGATTGATTCGTGAAGCTGAAAGATTTAAGGAACAATCTATCAAAGTTAAACCCTTTAGTGATTCACCTATAAAACCCAAAGTAACTGAAAAATACGAAGAAATAACTGATGCGTTATTATTCGAACAAAAAGAGTTTTTCCATTTATGTGGCCTGAATAAAGCCCAAGTTCATTTATCTGGTGGGGTGGATAGTGCATTAACCGCAGTTTTAGTCGCTAAAGCAATGGGTAAAGAAAACACTATTTTCATTACTAATCCATCTGAGTTAAATACTGAAAGTATTAAGTATGCCGAATACACAGCTAATAAATTGGGGGTTAAATTATGGGTGAATCCAATTGTTGATATTGTTAGTAAATTAATTGATGTTGACAAAGAATCCTTCAAAGAAAGTAATTTAAAATTAGAAGGTGCTGGATTGGCTTCGGCTCATGCTGTTTTAAGAACAGTTCAGGGATTAATGGCCTCTCATCGTTTTGGTTCTGGTATCGTGTCAACTGGAAACCACACCGAGAATATACTTTCATGGTTTAGTTTTCATGATATTGGTAGCATTGGTGTACATGCTCTAATCGGTGATTTAACTAAAATGGAAATATTTGCCATGTGTGTTTATCTTAATAAACGATTTGGTGATGTTATACCAGAAGAATTATTGAATGGTATTTTTGTTCCATCGGCTGAACTACCAGATTCAAAAGAAGACCCGTTTGATTATAAAGTTCAGTCAGGTATATGTGCCGAGGTTATTCGTTTCAGGAAGTCTAAAGAAGATTTAATGTACGAATTTGAGAATAAAATATTATCAGTCGATTTATTTCCTCATCAGGAACATGTTTATTCTTATTCAAAAGATGAATTCATGAAGCAAATAAATCTCACATTTAAATTGATGAAACGGTCACCATACAAGACGGGTCAAGCAGCACCCCCAGTCAACATATCTCCGAGAACAAGAGGGTTTAGTACACGGGAAACCCTGATTAATAAATATGATTATTGATTTTCATATCCAAATAAACAAGTCAAAAAGTGGTTAAGAAATTGACCACTTTTTGTTTTATACAAATAGAACCATCTTTTAATAATATATAAAAAGAAAACATTGTATAATGAAAATTGATATTGATAAGTACTTTGACGCATTAGATTATTTAACAGAAGTGAATGGGAAAGATTTTGAAGAATTGGATTTATCAGAATTATTTACCCCGTCTCCAGATAAAGAACTACTTTTAAAGATTAAAGAAAAATATACCAAACTTAATAACTTTAATAGGATATATGTATTGGTAGCATATCAACATGAGCGTGAATATTTTAAAATTGAACTTAATAAAGAAAATAAGAAATAAGGTATGTTTAAGAAATTATCAATAATAAACACAACATTGTTTTTCTATAAACAATATATTTATTTTGATTTTGACGAACTAAATAAAGTAGGTAAACTGGTTGTAACCCCAGCATGGTTTGTTAGAGCAATATTGTTATGGGTGATATTTGTTTTTATTTATCCACTATTTTACTATCGTTACAAGTATGATAAACAAATAACTAAATTTCATAAAATAGCTGGTACAATCAGACATGATTTGTATATGGCCTATTATAAGAATAAAGTATTCTAAAATGTTTTTAATATTATTTATAACTGTTGTTGTTATATCTCTTTTATCTCTTTTATTAGAATCTTTGTGTACAGCCAAGATTAAAGAGTATTTTATTTCTTTGATTAATGGGGGCGAGAAGAAAGAAACTGATAGAAAATATCGATTATTTTTATTTATATACCATTTTAAATTTTTATTTTTATTAGTCACTGGTGTTATGGGTTGTTTTACAACATTTTATATACATTCTATATTTTTATTTTTACTTTTAATATTCGAAAATTTAATTAGAAAAAAAATATATAATAATAAGCGAATAATATTGTTTGGTGTACTTTCAGTGACTTCTTATTCTATACTCTTAATTCTTGGGAGTATCTTATTGCACCAAATTATATAAAAAATACATTGTATGTTATGAAACTTAAAATATATATTCAGGAAGATGATTTAGAAAGTCTAAATAAATTTCTTAAAGATAATAATACAACTACTAAACCTAAATTTGAATACTGGACTGATTATGCCGAGTTTGAAAAATTAACATTCATCGGAAGAATGGTTGAGGTAATCATAGATTATGATGACTATTTAAAAATTCAATACATTTAAAATGAAAGGTGCATTACACAAACTCGTTTATTTAAAACTTAAAGAGAAGGTTGAAAGTGGTGAAATTCAATTTGGGTTTAACACTCCAATAAAAGAATTTACATTAGAGTCTTATGAAGAAAAACATGGAGATGTGATATATTGTATATGTAAATATATTGAAAACGGTGAAGTTTTTCAAAAATATTGTGAATTGGTAATTTAATACTTTTTTAAATAATATATTTAATGTATTTTTGTTCCTATGAAAAAGGAACAGATATATAATTTAATGTACTTCACTTTCATATTCAGTACAGATGGAACTATATTAGAAAAGTGTACACCTGATTATATACTTGAAAAATATAACATCTTTGTTTCATCTCCTTCAACTATGGTGTATGAGAAATCAAAAAAGTTTAATAAATTTTTAAAATCGTATTATAATAAATGGTGTATATACAATTCAAAAAACTATAAAAAAAACTCCAAACTATATTATACTACATGGTGTACTGAATCAGTAGAGTTTATTAATGTATTATATTTTCTTTTCGAAACCACTTATGAGACATATGTATGGGATACTACACCAAATTTTGTATTAGAAAAATTTAAAAAATATATAGGTGACCCAGAAATAATAAAAGACGGTGTAGATTTGTGTAGTACAGTTCATATTTTAATAAGAAGAAAATTCGAAGAATCTTATTTAACTGATGTTATTAACGAAAGGCAGATAAAAATATTAACTATCCTATGAAAAAATTAGCAGATGGAACACAAGTTTCAGCAAGAACGTATTATTATTTGCTTGATTTTAATGATAGATACAACTGGGAGTTTATGTATAACACCTTTAATAAAAAAAGGCTTTGTGACTTAACAATAGAAGAATACAGAGTTTTATTTGAACATGCGACAGAAGTGGATAAATCATCATTAATTTTATAAAACTATGAATATCAAAGAAAAAGCCAGAATATATGACGCTCAACAATTAGTTGATAAATTTAACCAATTATATCCAATAGGGAGTAAAGTTATGGTTAAAAGAAATTCTACAAAAAACTGCCCGTTAGAAGAAGTAACCGTCAAAAGTGAAGCTTTTCTATCTTATAGTAATGCACCAGTATGTTTTTTTAATGAAATATCTGGATATTTTTCGATTGATAAAAAATTTATTAAATATCCAAAAGAATAATTATGGAAACAGAAGAAAAAGATTATAGTAGAATGACCATAATAGCTGGGTACTGTGGTCTTGTACCATATATTGACCGTTACGGGAAAATTAAGGATGGTGTGTATACTATGGTTGGATATCACGCACCAGTTGATTTATCTGCCTGTGCCGAGGATGAAAAGTCTATTTTTAAAACAGCATTGAAACAATTATCCGAACAAATAGATGAATCGTATCATAATGCTATTGAGAGAGATTTGTTAGACTGATGGATATAAATCAATTTAAAAATATTATACAGTTCTACTGGTTGAATACTAATTATTTGGGGTATATATTTGAAAATCCAACGTATACACTTGAAATATATTTTCATTATATTGGTGGAATACCATCTGTACACAAAACCTTAAATGAAAGATATCAAGAGGGATTTGATAGGTATGTATCCAGATATGAATTAACAAACATAGTAGAAAAGGAGATAATAGAATGTATAATTAATTTTACAGTTGACGTTAATTGTTCATATCTTAAACCAATATTAAAGACTTTTAGACCAGCATTTGAAGAAAATATTGGTGATATCAGTATTGTGAAAAACACTGAACTTTGTTATTCTGATGCTGTACTTGATTTTATCAATGATAATGAACGTTTATTTAAATTATTAACTTTAATGTAATTTGATTTTATTTTTCAGATATTTTTTATTAATATTGTAGAAATATTATAAACGGTAATTATTAATTACAATATGACAACAAATCAATTAGCCAATTTATTAGAGTTTTATCTTTTCCTAAAAGATAATATAAGAGATGGTGGAGCAAAAAAAAATTTATCGGCTTATTTCCGTTATATTGGATTAGCTCCTGATGCGAATAAAGCATTAGTGTCAGATTCTGATACCTTGAAATATGTTAAAATGTGTAAGATGGGTACAATTGAAACTGACGTTTACTGCTCAATATTATCTTTTTATAAAGATGTTAAAATTGTTGATATAACCGAAATTGTTGGTTCATTTGTAAAAAATATCGGTAATTTAGAAATGATAAAAAATAACAAATTTGATATGTCGGTTAAAGCCCAAGAATTAATCGATAAAAACCCAAAAATGATTGAACTATTCACTAACCTAAACAATTAATTATGGAAGAATATATTCTTTATAAAGAATCCACTGCGTCTTTGGATGTAGATTCACAAAAAGGGTTCACCCCGCTTTGTCCAAATGAATTACCAGTTCCAGAAGGTGATGAAATTGTTGATGAACAAAACACACAAGCTAAAAAAGCTAAATATCGTCTTGGTTCAAAAGATGCCCACCATAGAAAAGCTATTTGGGTGGCAACTGCAAACGAACCCCAATTAACCCCTATTGTTGGTACAAATGTTGACGTTCGATGGAACTCTCATTGTAATATCGGTGAATATGGATTCGAATTACTTGATGGTCTTCCACCTGTAAGTGAATACGATTTCTTTGTTTACAAAGGAATTGAACTCGATATGCACCCGTATTCTGCTTGTTATCATGACTTAGCAAAAACAAAATCGACTGGACTTATTGAATGGTTACTACAACATGATATATCAGACGTTATTGTCGGTGGACTTGCAACTAATTATTGTGTTTTCGAAACAGTAGTCGATTTGGTAAATGCTGGATTCCAAGTAATATTGAATCTTGGTGCATGTCGTGGTCTCGGTGATATCAATCCATCAATTGAAAAAATGAAAGCTATGGGTGTAATCATCGTCAACAATGCTTCCGAAATTGTTGTACATGACTAATTAATGATAAATATTAGTTTTTGAAGTTTTATAGTATTACAGATTTTGAAATGGCATTGAAAATAATGCCATTTTTTATTGATTTTTTTTATATTTTTATTCTTCATATATTTGTTGTGAAAACCAGAAAATACAACATATGAAAGCAAAGACAATAAAAAAAATAAGGCTTAAAATGAAACCATATTTGGTTCAAAGGAGTTATGCTATATGTGGTAATTTTTATTCTATCAAAAGTATGGAAGACGTTGTTTTAGCACGGAATGAAAAAGAAGCAGTTAAACGTTATTGTAAAAGGACACATGCAACTGCTGATTTAAACGCTTTCGATAAAGAGCCTTATACTATTTGTAAAATGTTTGGTGTATGGATGGTAGTTCCTTTTGATAGACCGTTCGAACGTTTTGTAACATACTGGAAATAAAAAATTATGGTACATAAAATTAAAATACAACTTGCTAATAAAGATTTAAACGGTTGGGAATATTTTTATTTAAATGTCACCCAAGATGATATTAGTGAAGATACAGTTAATGTGTTTTATCATATCACTATACCGAAACACATTTTTGATGCCGTTAAAGATACTCAGGATAAATATATTACTGATTTGAGCGATAAAAAAGATGTTGTTGGTTTTAGTACCCGCAAACCTTTTATAAATAAAATAAAATCCATTTCCCTGAATGATTTAAGGGAGAAACTTTCTACATTATCATCCGATGCACTGGCAACAAAAGAATTAAAAGAATCAATCGGAGATAAAATGATTTGTATTAAATTCAGTCATTCTTATAAGAAAGAGGCCGAGGGGATACATGGTGGATATATGGGGAAAAGTAATTCATCGTATTTCCAATGGTTTGTCGCTTTTAAAAAAGAAATTAAGAAACATTTGCATATGTTTGGGGAATCAAATCCAGAACCATTTGTAACGGTTTATATGACTAATAGAGCTTATAAAAGAGGTTCTATGGCAAAATGGGATACTTCTGATTTACCAGATAATGAAGCTTTTGATTGGCATCCCCTTCACGACCAAGGTAGAGTTAAGGAATTTGAATCCAAATGGCAAATTATAAAATGGTCAGAAGAACGAGAAGTGTTTTTTAAAAGCATTGAAGAAAAGTTCAACCAAATAAATACCGAATTGGATGGTTTTCTTGGAAATATCACTGAAGAAAATGTAGAGGCTTTAATGAGTAAAAGTATATTATCTTTAAAAGAAAAGAATTCTTAGACTTTTTCAAACCAATCATCCAAACTTCCATTATTATAATCTTTTATAAAAGATTCAACTGTTACGCCTGATTTCTTCGCCCACGTTTCGATTGTTGAATTATCACCAATTTTTAAATTGGTGTATGGAGATTTCCATTCTTTTTTCAATTTTAATCGGGTATCAGAATTAATATTTGATTGTGAGTGTTGTTCAAAAGTTTTTATCATATTAATTTATTTTCATTGTAATTTCTAACACTATTTGTTGGCGTTGACCGTTATAATAATCGTGTTTACCTGTTTTTAAAATGGGTTTCAAATTTTCGTGAACCTTCATAAAATCATAAATATAAAAAATATAATCGGATGTTATTTCATTCCAATAAAATTCATATGTGATTTCTGGGTCATCAAATTCTCCGAAATATTGCCAATCAAAGAAACCATTTATTTTATTAGCTTTAAGTTCTCTTTTTAATTTATTACCAATATTCATTATTTCATTGGTTTTATCATTAGAATTGATATTTTCGAACCTTTTTAAATGTTTCATTATTTTCCAAAATATTTTCTGTTTAACATATACTTATCAAAGCTAAAATTATCCATTGTATATTCTTTGTCTATTTTACCATTGTGTATAGAACCAATTTGTTGTTTAAAACCTCTATTATCTTGAAAATAAATATCCATATCATATCCATCGGACATATTTCTTGCCCAAACTAAATTGGTGGTGGATAAAATAACATTTTTCCATTTTCTTTCACCTTCTTTTATAGCCAATGTTTTTTTCTCAATAGCTTTTAATATAACATCTTTTAAATAATCGGTAGCCAGTTCAATACCATCGGATGATAATTCTTCAGGGTCGTATTTTAATTTAACTGATTCATTGTATTTTTCAAAATTTAAAATTTTCATATTTTGAATGTTTATTTTTTATGTATATATTAATTTTTATTTATATATTTGGAGTCCAATAAATATATTTTTATGAAAATAAATGATAATTTAGCCTATGCTATTATAGCTGTCGCTGTTTGTACATTATTCGCTGTAATGCTTATAACTAATTCTAAAGAAACTGCGAATAATTTTGATAAAATTTCAGTAAAATGTGTTGTTAGCGATATTAAAAAAAATAGTGGCAGATATTATCATTATTATAAAATAATAGGTGTATCTTCAACCGATTCTGTTGTAATAAATAATGTGGTTGGAACTAAATCTTATGTCACGTTATCAGAAGAAACATATGAGGTCAATGATACCATTAATCAGATAATTGAAATCCCAAAAATAAAATAAATGGACAAGATGAATCTTACCATAGGGAATTCTTATATTATTGACGAGGGCTTCAGTAATTCTGGTGAAGTTGTATTAATTCAGATATATGGTAAATTCTTTTGTAGAGTTAAAGACCCAGATACTGGTGGAGAATGGGATACTATGATAAATCGTTTATCTGAACTAAAATAAAATAAATTAAAATGAAACGTGAAGATATTAAAGAAAATCAATTGGTATTACACAATGAAAAGGGGGTAAATGGCATTGCATTAATAATAAATGTCAGAAAAGCGAATAGGGGTGATGATAAGGAACTTATGTTCGATTTAAAATATTTGATTAGTAGTAAGGAAAATCATGAAAATATTTGTGAACATAGTGGAATGACCAGTACTTTTCTTGAAGTTATCTCAAAAGAAGATGCTATAAATATGGCATTATCAAAAGAATATGACCTTGATATTAGAATAGGGAAACTAAACAAAAAGAAATTAAATGTGATTAAAGGAAAATCTGTTTTAAATACACTATAAAATGTTTACATCAATAAAACATCCTGTAATATTGTTGCCGTGTAACGCTTCACCACTTGGGTATAATGATGAAAATAAGTTAGATTTATCAACTAATTATGGTTTTGATGCTTTTAACACAAAAAATAATTTTCGCCACAAACCAATCCAAATATTAATTGTAACGAAAACAGACGATGTATTTCCTGATGATTACGTTTTAAACTTTAATAGTATAGAAAAGGTTCAGGGTGTTGATGATGATGATTATTATGTTAATAATAAATCGGTTAAATATTCGAAGAATGATATTCAAAAGATATTAGCCATATACCCTAAATATGAGGATTTACCATCTATATCAATTTCTTTTATTAAAAGATGGATTAAAAATACTTCGACAGAAATTTATGTTAATTATTCCCAATTATATCATCCCATAAATATGAATAATATTAGAGAAATAAAATGGGGTGTGATATTTGACCAGAAAAATGAGATTAGTTGTCGGTTGTTAGATGATGATGAGTATAACCCAATGGTTATTAATATTCGTCCAATCGATGAATTAGTTAGAGATTATTGTTTCAATATACACGAATTTACAGGTACAACTAATTATGATATAGAAGATATGATATCTGCATGTTTAGATTTTGCTATGTCTGATGATGTGAAAGAATATTGGTTCAGAGAATTTAATAAAAGAAAGCAATGTTAAAGAGAGAAGACTTACCGTTGGGTTGTAATTGTCCTGTTTGTTTTGATTTGTCAAGATTACAAAATTTAACACCAAATAGTGTTGTTGTTTCGGCTATGCAAGATATAAATGATAGTATAGAATTATATGATAGTTACATAGCACCGTATAAATGTCCTAAAGGACACATATTTTACATATCATACCAGAAATCATGAAAGAACTTACAAGAATAATAGATATGTTCAAAAAGAGTGTCTATAAAGATGTTGTGGATAATTCAGTGACAGAATATATAGACTACAAAATAAAAAGAAGTCGGATTTGGAAATATGTGTACCTGATATTATTGTTAATTTCATTTGTAGTAATAGTTATAGATTATAAAACATCGCTTGATATTCCATTTTGGAGTGTGCTATTAAGTGTATTAAGTTTTTTAGTTGGAATTACACTATCCATAGTTTTTACTATGAAAGAAATATTCTATATCATTATGAAGAAGGATTATAAGAAATATTTGATGAATAAAAATGAACCAATTAAATCAGAATTTTTATGAGAGACTTCAGAAGATTTTATGGTACTTCAATATTTCCAAATACTAAAAAGAAAAGTAAACTACAATGGTTCTGGGAAGATTTCATGAAATGGTATAATTGCAGACGAAAAAAACATGATTTTATCAGATGTTATATTGATAATATAGAATATAGATATTGTGCTAACTGCCCTCACACAGAAAGAAGTGTAATTGGAGCTTGGATTCGTGTTGAAAGACCACATGTTGAGAATTTGGAAGACTTAAAAATATTATAAACTCAAAACTAAATGTTATGAAAAAGACGAATCGAGAAATTTTTACACTTAGAATTAAATTATTTAGAATAATAGGTATTACATTTTTATGTATTTCATTTCTACTTGCAGTATTTTTTATATTTCTAAAAGAAACAAATGTTATACCTTGGTATATTAACCAAGATACCGTATTTGTTATAATACTTTCAATTTTTGGTATTGCTTATATTACTACACTATTTCTAAGAAAGAACCAAAATTTATTAAACTTGGAAGATTATAACGATGAAAAAAAAGTTGTTAAAACTATTTTGAAACAACTAAAAAATAGGCATTATCCAGATGCTATTAAAACTTATAATGAAAGTATAAAATTCAATAAGAACAGAAAATTTTTAACACCTTTTATACTGAGTGAACTTCTTAATTCTCGAAATATTGTTTATATTGGATATGCTGAAGAAATTATTTCTCAGTATTTTGAATCATCTGGTGAATTTTATTTGAAATCTATAAATCTGTAAACAATAAAATAATATCCAAAACCTTGGAATATTGGACAGACAAATTAATAAATAATATAATTAATATTTTAATAAAAAGACGTGAAAAAGTCTTTGGATATATTATTATATCTAAAAAAAATATTTTAGAAACATTAGAATGGACTATGTTCTTTTTGTATTGGATATCGTTTATATTTATAAATTATTTTTTCATCGATGGTCAATACATAAAAACGTTTATAACTATTGGGTGTACAGTTATTTTTGCTTGTTTATATTTTTTATTTCAAAGACTTAATAAGTAGTGTTCAGATTATTAGATAATATGATAGCCGATTTTAGTCAAAAACGTGAATCTTTTTTTGAATTCCTCTGTGGAGTATATTCTTTTATTAAAGAACATTTTTTTATTCTTCTACAAACATTTTTAACTTTATTTTTATTATTCATTCTTTCAGCTTTAGTGTATGTTCATATACACGGAATAGAAGAATATCATAAACTAATAACATTTACATTAATTATTTCTATTATAATATGGTTGATTGTTGTTATTGTTAATTTTATGAAAGAACTTTAGTATTATAAATAAAAATCATTAAACTATCTTTAATTAAATTAAAACAAATCTATTTTTATCATATATAATATCTAAAATTATGGTATTAGTATGAAATTTAGAGGTAAACCACTCCATTATAATGAATTTGTTTATGGGTTCTATGATAAAAAAATCATTAAAGAAAATATATTAAAATTAGAGTATCATACTATATCTGTACCAGATGAACAAGTAGTTTACGAAATATCTCCTAATATTGTTGATGAATTCACTGGGTTGTATTATGTTGATGGTAAAGAATCTTATGAAAATGATATTTTCAAAGATGACAGAGGGCGTTTATATAGAATTTATAAAGTTAAAGGTGGGTTTTCAATAAGTTTACCTCAATTTCCATCAACCTTCACAGGTGAACAACCATTTCCTTTGCAACCATTAGCTGATGAGCAAACCGTGTCATGGTTTGAAAGTCAGGCTGTTTATGTTGGAAATATACATGATAATAAAGATTTACTAAAAAAAATATTTAAACAATGATGGAAGAACTCGCATTAAGAATGTATTTTTTTGTTCCTTATAATATAAGTCCCATCCAGCAAGCTATACAATCTGGACATGCAGCTTTAGAATATGCTCGCCTATATGGTAATACAAAATTATTTAAAGATTTTGTGGAAAAACATAAAACATGGATTATTTTAAACGGTGGTACAACCAATAATGATATCGATGTAAGACGTGGTTCTTTACAGTTGACGTGGGATTCTATTCGCACGTTTAATAATGAAGAAGGTTATGTTCGAAACAATCCATCTGGTATGATAAAGGCGAGTTATTTTAGTGAACCAGATTTAAATGATGCTATGACAGCGTTTTGTTTTATTTGCGATGAAAGGGTTTGGAATTATAAAGATTACCCAGAATTCGTAGATTATATGATTAATGTAATTGAATGTGATACTAAACATTATCTTGCTAATTATGATTTTATTTCAATTAAAACAAAAAGTAAAGAAGAATTACAACAGATGTACCCAGAACAGTATAACATCTGGCTAAAAAACATAGGTGGTGAATCTAATTTATTTCTTAGAGAATTATTAAAAGGAAAAAAATTAGCCTAATGGAAGTAGCTGGAAAATATGGTTGTTATTTTATTATGTGTAGATGTTGTAATAAAGGAAGGTGGACTATTACATATCTTAATGACGGTGTAGCAACTCTTTTTTGTAATCATATTGGAGATTTTACGACTTATAGTATTGGTGATATATTTGATTTAGACGAAGTAACTAATATGAAGATAATTAGTGAAGCTATGTCACCACCTGAAAATACAAGCGAAATAAGAAAACAAAAATTAGAAAAAATATTCAAAAATAAATTATAAAAATGGCAACATTAAGAAGAATTTCTGATGGTAAAGGTGATTCTGGTGCAAGAGTAGAAGCTATTGCATGGGATGAAGACGGAAAAATTAAAGAAGTTGTATCAAATAGACCAACTGTTGGCTGTTCATTATTAGTTGGTAGTGTAACTGCTCGGTCATACAGTAAACAAGATTATTGGTTAACAACCGAGGTGACTGAAATTTTGGAAGAACGAATTGATGAAAATAAAGTTTTGTATGTTAAATTCAAAACTGGAAATAGTATTTATGAATTTTGGGGTTAGGAAAACATGATTGAAATAAATATTAATATAAATGGTAGGCCAGTTTTACTTGATATAAGGAAATCTATACGTTGGGTACGATGTTTATTCACAAACACATGCCCGAAATGTAATGGGACTAATCATGTATTATGGCATGATAATGGTTTAATAGGTGGAGCTACCTATGGTTATTGTAATAGGTGCTTTGGTGATGGTACTTTTTTCAGAAAAAAAAGAAAACCTACATTATTATTCAAAAATAACCCTAAAATATAATAAAATACTTTTTGTTGATTAAAAAATTAGTTATACTTTTGGTTCTCTCAAATAAAAAAAATAAATCTACATAATATGAAAAAAAATAATTTAGCCTCTACTGGTTTAAGCTTATCACAGGCACAGTCAATTTCCAATTTGTGTAACCAAGCTGCAAAAGAAATTGAAAGAACAATTGATGAAATAAATAATTGTTCTAAAACGATAAAGGTTAATTCAAAAGACCACACACTATTAGAATCACATCCACTACCTGAAAATATTATTGAACTTATTGAAAAGAAAGGTAGACTTCATGCTTGTCAGGCTTTTCTTATGGAAAATATTCGTGCCAAAGATAGTCTTTTAAATGAAGCTAAGATGGAATTACCTGATATTTCAGGTATTGAAAAACCAAAACAACCAGAATATAAAGTAGCCAATATTATACCAAATGTTACTGACGACTGGGGTTGGTCTCAACTTTCTGCAACGGAAGTTAATGAATATACTGAGGCCGAGGCTATGGCTTCTCATATTGGTTTGTTTATCCATAAAGGTTCTAAATTAGATTTACTTCGTAGAGAGTTGTCGGTTATACCTTCTATCGAATGGTTCAATGTTGAAGATGGTAAAAAAACACCTGTCGAGATAAAAAAACACCACAACGCAGAAAAGTTGTTAAAACTACATGAAGAACTGGCTGCAAAACACCGAGATTATGAAAAACGTGTTAACTATTATAAGGCTAAAGTTAAGAACTTAAATACACAGGAGAATGCAGGTATCGCAAAAGTTAATGCAGATGCTCAAACAGAGGTTGAAAAATACAATTCGGAACTTTCAGCAGAATACACCAATTTTCAAAAAATATATAGTGAAAAGGTTAAAACTGTTAAATCTGAGTTTGAAATAAAACGTCAGAATAATATTAAAAATATCGTTTCACTTCGTATTCAGGTTGACCTGCGCTTTCAGAAAACCGTTGATGAATTTCTGAAGAACCTTGGTAAAGAAGAAGAAAAAAACGAAGAAAAAAACGAAGAATAAGACATTGGGTGGTTAACAAAGGAAGTATAAACCTACTTTGTTAATCTTTGTGCTTAGTGAGGGGGTTCTAAAATATATATGCTTTAAAACAGCAATACATTTAAGAATGGTATCTTAAAACAGAAATTATCCGCTTCGGTGGATAAAAACCGCCCCTTCTGCAAATTAAAAATTAAGTTTTTTTGGATTTCTTTTACAAAAAAGACCAAGATGTAAAACAGATTGCACGTATACGTGAGAACTGGTTTACAAAAAAAGACTTAATCTTTGTCATTGCCTTTGAGTGGAAGGGGGTCTTTGATTTTGATATTGTATTTAGCATTAGCTATATACCTTCTTCACTAAGCAACCATTTTTTTTTAATAACTAAACAAACTATATATGCAAGAATCCAGAACATGATGTTTTGGATTCTTTTTTTTAAACAAAACACGTTCTTTTAGATATAATTCTAAAAGGATTTGTTATGTATTCAGACCATATTTTTACTATACTATATACAATGTGTGACATAGCTGATGTAGATTATTATTCAATAGATTTTCAGTCTGATGGGTGGTATTCTAAACATACATGGTCTAAAAATGAAGAATATGATTTTAAAGTGTGGTTTTATGAATACCTCAGAGATAATAAAGAGGCCAGAAAAGAAATAATGAATTACCCGTCTACAAAATCAAAAAATATAGAAGAAGCGGTCAGTTTTTTTGTTAGTATGTATGGGTTTGTAACACGCAAAGATGACGAGAATAAATAATTATCGTTTTATCATAAATTATTTCTATTTTTGTTTATATGATAACTTTTGAAGAAATATTATTATTAACCAGAAACCAAGAACTGGAATTTAATCCTGTTTACGATTTTATGGTAAGTAAAATTATTATTGATGGGTTTTCTGTATGTTTTACCAATATTATTAGTACTGGGGTTGTATCATCAACTAATTCAAATATTCATAGATATAAAATAATATCTAATGATAAGAATATTTTGATTGATGTATCTAAACAAAGACAGTCGGATGTGTTGATGAGATTCTTTTTCCCTACTTCTGATATTTCTCAAAAGATGACTTATAATGTGGAGTTTACATCATTTTTGGCTAATAACGATATAGATTTAATATGTAGTGATTGGTTGTTGAGTCAATTATGTTCTAAAAAATTTCTTAGAAAAAGAAAAATAGAAGAATTAAACATTTTTATGTAACAAGAATATCTGTTTAACTATTTTTTTATTATCTTAGTCAAAACTTTCTAACAAAATCATGGAGTTATTCAATACCGTTCAAAGTGTTCACGATATTATATCGACCTATAAAAAACAATATGTGGTTATAACGTTATATAAGAGTGTGATAAATAATAGATGGGTGATACATTTTGAAGGTAAGTATGTTAATAATTCAATATATATTTATAAAGCTGTCGCAAAGGAACTTCTTAAAAATAAATATTTTATTATATCAGTTCATTCTATTAATAATGATATAGAGTATAATTATAATCCAATAAAGTTGAGACGGGAAAAAATACGGGTTTTACAGTATTAAACATCGAGTTCGATGTTCCACTCCACGTTTAAAGGTTCATCTTCAACTATACCAAAATCTTTTCCAGCTAATATTTCTTCGGCTATTTTTTGACGAACTTCAGGTTTTATTTCATTTTCAGACATTCGACCTTCATGATTAAAACATTCTATTTCGAAACTATGTTCTAAATTCTCGTGATAATCTGCACTGGCTGTTAAATCACCAGCCAGTACAGCATCTGAAATAATTTGTCTTTGTATATCATCCAACGAGTTATGAAATTCTTCAAATAATTTAACGTGTTTCATTCGTAATTTTATATTTTTATTCTAAATAAAGTTTTCCATCATCACCTATTACAACTCTTAATTCTCTGAATTCGTGACATATTTTCGATATTTTATCACCGATTTCATATCCAATTTCTTTTCTATCCCAGAAACCTGCACCGTGATGATTACGTGTTAACCAGAAATCATGGCCAATCATATCATTAGTAACATTGGTCAAATATTGCCCTGCTTTTTCCATAAATTGCTCTATTTCTTCTTTAGCTCTGACTCTTGTTTCATCGCTAAAATCGAATATTGTAAAAGCTTTAGCAGAATCATCTCCAACTTCTTCAGCCATACGGTCTTCATCTGTCCATAATGCAGTTTCAAAATATGAATTTAATATTTCATCAACATCATGTTCTATTGGTGACGGTTCGGATTGTGAAAATTCTTCGAATAATTTAAGATGTATCATTATTTACCTTCTTTTTTTTGTTTCTTTAAAATAGCGTCTTGTAATGCCTTCGGTAATTTTTTCTGACCTGCGGTTAAACCTTCTTTTTTATCATCTTTATCGTCTTTGTCATTATCTTTTTTACCCTTTTCTGTTTTTTCACTCTTTTCCTTTTTATCCTTTTCATCGTCATCATCCTTTTCAGGTTTTAGACCTTGTTTCTTTAGAATAGCATCTCGTAAAGGTTTGGGTAATTTTTTCTGACCTGCGGTTAAACCTTTACCTTCTTTTTTTGACTCGTTAAATTCATTCCATTTTAATATACTCATTGTAGTGGGATTATTTTTTATATTTTTTATATTCTATATATTAGAAAATTATATTATATTTTTATTTTTTAAACAGTCCTTCATCTTCCAACTCTTTAAATATTTTCTTCATTTCTTGGTTCGTTTTATCAGTTTCTTCTTTCCATTTTTCTTCACCTAAATCAAGCATTCGCTTTAATATTTTTTCATCGTATGGGTAAGAACTTCTGTTTAACATTTTTTCTATTTCAATATTATTTTTTCTCCATTCTATATGTTCATCCCAAGTTAATTCTTTATCCGTTCTTTTTTCTGCCGAAGCAATTGCCCAACGATGATATTTTCTATGTAATGTCCAAGTATCGACAATATATTTAATCCATTCATTTAAATCAGGGTAAGAACGAATTTTATCAGCTATTATTTCCAGATAATTTGGGTATAATTGAAAATTCTCTTTCTTATGTTCATCTTCTATATATTGAAGTTCACCTCTTTCTTCCCATATTACTGAAAAATCCCATCTTGTACCATTTAAATCATCTGGTCTCTCATTATATACAATCCAAAATCCCAAGTGTTTGTCATATTCATTAACATCCAAATAATTTAAATAAAATTTTCCAGACGCACATGTTCCTATTTCAAGTGGTTCTTTCATATAAAAATGAAATTTCTCTGTACCACGACATTTCTTAACAATCGATACTATATATTTATAATTTGGGTTACTAAGCATCTGATTATTTTCATTAAGAAAATTTTGAAAATCTTTTAGTTTTGACATATTAAAAAGTTATATTTGTATTATATATAAAAATAAACATTTTTATTTTCAAAATGAAAGAAATAAAAGAAACTTGCTACAAAGGTACACGAATATTAATCGGTAATGAAAAAAGATGTATCGTAAATAAAATGGCTGAATATCTTATTATTAATAATTATGAAGAAATTTCTATACCAATAATTCAAATGCAAAATATTTTTGAAAATAAAGTGGGGGTAGAAAATAGAAATTTAATGTTCACATTTACTGATAGAGGCAGCCGAGAAATATGTTTAGCACCTGAATATACTGCGATAATTCAAAAATTGTCTAAAACTACATATAAATTTCAAAAAGATGTTAAACTATTTTATATACAAGAGTGTTTCCGAGGTGAGAAACCACAACAGGGAAGATTCAGACAGTTCACCCAATTTGGAGTTGAGGTGATAAATCCATCTAAGAATTATATGGAAGAATTAATTAATATTGCATCTGATTTAATAAAATTCTTTAATATCAATTTTTTTGAAGTTAATAAAGATGTAACAAGGGGTTTGGATTATTATAAAGATGGTAAAGGATTTGAAATAACTTATGATAAATTAGGTAGTTCTAAACAAATTTGTGGTGGTGGTGAGTATGATGGTGGTATAGGATTCGCCATTGGTGTTGATAGACTGTTATAATTTTTTATTAAAAATATCTTACTTATTTAATATATAAACAAAAAATATTTTTATTGGATGAAGTTTATCAAATTGTTCGAAGAATTTTCTTTAAATGAGTCTCTAACTGATATTGAATATCATTTCACATTTGTACGTTCACTTTATAATATACTAACAACAAATCAAATAAATTTAACTCCTGTTTTTGGTAATAAATCAGACAACGAAATCAATAAAGAAAAGTTATTTGCTTTGTCATTAACGACTTCAAGAAGTAGTGAATTAGGTTACGGTGCATCTTTACCAAAAACTGAGTTGGTCAGATTAACTTTGGATGGTAGAGAGTTAAACTATGATTTTAAATCAATTCGTGTTGATTATTGGAAACACCCAAAAGACCCAAATGACCCATTGTATACACCACATCCTGATAAAAAAGAATTTACCAGAGATTTTTATAGGAATGTGTCTCGACAAAATGAACTGGAAGACCGAATAATATCAGATAAAAATGTGATAAAACCAGCCAATAAATATATCAAAAAAGTTGAAATTCTTAATGTCGATAAAGAAAAAGCAGAGGTGTTATTATGGCTGGCTAATAAATTAAATATACCACTTTATATCTATGATGAACTAAAATATTTCGATGCAGCTTATAAAGAAAAATCACTTGACATTAATCCAAAAGAAGGTAAACTCGAATACAGTGAGTCTAATGCATTCATGTATATAGACCAAGTATTAGCTATGTTAGTATATAAAGACCCAGAATTGAAAGAGAAAATATACAAAAAACTTGAAGATTTTGATATTGAGTTAAATAAACTTAAAGATAGTGTAGAAGTAATTACTCGTGAAAGATTTAAACCGTATATTTCTTATCCAAATGAGTTTTATGAAAAGGATAGAGCTTTGTCAGTTGAGAGTGATATTTTTAACGCTAAACGTCATTCTAACGAATTATTTAGATATGTAATACATCAATTTGGTTTAGATATGAAAAAACATAATACTAATACAATTAAAGATTATATTCATTATAAAGTTTGGAAAGGTAAGAAAACACAGCAAGAATACAATAAAGAATTCAATGCTAAAATTATAAAATTAATAGATAAAACATATAATAATTATTTAAACGAATGGCCTACATCATACTATGATAAAGATGGTAATTATCATGAAAATATTTTTGAATATAAACCAGTTATGGATTTATTAAATTCTTATATAAATAAAATAAAAAAATATTGTTCTGATTATATATTGAAAAATAATGATAAATACCAATATAGTTATATTTTATCATCAAGAGAAATTAACGAAAATTTGAATTTAAAGGAAAAAGATTTCGAAAATGTTGTTGATGGGTTTGAAAAGGTTGATTCAAAGACCCTATTTCAAGTTATAGAATCGGTAATATGGGGAATAGACAATTTCTATTATAATGAAGTTAAACGACTTCAAGAAGAATTCGATAATCAATGGAATTCTTAATTCTCTGTATAATTCGGTAAACAAACATATGTCTTTATACCAGCTTTCTGTGCAGCGTTTATGAGTTTCCAAATATGTTCAGCTTTTTGTTCAAGGGTCGAGTCTGTATTCTCCGTGATTTGATTAAATGATATTAGTTTCATACTTTTTTATTTTTGATTTAATCAAATGTAGAATATTTATATGAGATAAAAAAATCCTATAATCTTATTATTTTTCCAATTAAATAATAAAATATTTATTTATATTAAACAATTTTATTATATTTTCTGAACTTCTTTCTTCCCGTACCACGCTTCTTCTATTTCAGGTAATAGATAATTCTTCCGACAGATAGCAGGGGTGTGGCCTATTTCTTCGGCAACCTTTCTTAACACGTCATTAAACATTCTTTTAATTTCACCATCGGTTTCTGGCTTTTTTAATTTTCTTAATTTCTCGGACATTAGCTTATTTACTTTGAACCCTCTCAAATCTTTACTGGTAATGTCAAAATTACTCAGATAATTATTTACTTGCACGTTCTTTATCGATAAACCAGATGATGTGACAAATACTTCACCACTATTGTTCGTCATAAATTCCTTTAAATTTCTTGCTACTTTACTATCTGAGAAAGATACCGTATGGTTTACACCAGACTTACCTATATATGATAACTTAATTTCATTACCATCTATTCTAATATGTTTTTTCATAAAATGTGCTACGCCAAAATGCCCATCTGAAGATGAAAATTCATTACCGACTCTTTCACCAGTAATATCTATTATACGGACAATAGTAGCAACCATTTTTATTTTTTCATCTTCCGAATCCATGTCAATGCTAACCTTTCTTCTGAGTTTTTGAATATTATCCTGAAGATTTAAAACAGCAGAACGCTTTTTATCCCAACGTTTTTTTAAATCTGCTTCTGATATTTCTAATTTTTCTTTTATACTATATCTTTTCTTTGGCGGGTCAGGTCTTTCAAAATCATCTGGTGAATTCAATAATTCATCTTCAAAAACATCATATTCAAACCCATCACTAAATCTAACTCTATATGTTCTTGGTTCTCCGTTCTCACCACGTTCTAATGGTGTATCACCACCACCTTCAGTTTCTATTTTAAGTACTAATACTTTTTGATGAGACCGATACCAAACTTCAGCATCGGCAGACGCTGGGCTTTCAAAACAATGATATTCAAACCAAAATTCTTTACCAACTTTATCGTCAATTAATGCAGCTTCAAATAATTTAAATGATAATAAGTGTTTCATTAATTAAAATTTATTTGTAATTCCTTATTTACTTCATCCTCAGTTAACATTTTTGAAAATTTATCTGGTGTGATATTATCATTATATATTAATTGTTCACATAAATACAATGAATGTCTATAATCAAGACTTTCCCATATCATTTTTTGGTTTCCTCGTGTTTCATCAATACCAAAATAATCTAATACATAAGTATATGTATCATCAATTAAATCAAATAACTCATAATCGTCTGGGTACATTTTTTCTATATTTAAATTTTTAAATGGAATTTCAATAATATACCAATCTTTTTTTTCACCATCCAAATAACGATAATTTGAAGCAACATATAAACTATCTGTTAAATAAATACCTTCTATGAAATGGTGACTTTTTGATTTATTAATTAATAAACCATCTGTTTTAACACTTGGATTGTTTGTTAAATGATATAATTTTTCAGGGTCTTTGTAAAAATTAAAATTATCAGGAAATACGGAATTAATACCATTATTTAATCCTTCAAATAATTTAAATGTTAATAAGTGTTTCATTAATAAACTATGTCTTTATATTATATATAAAAAATAAAAATATAAATTGAAAAGGGTCTTTTTTCTATTGATACTAACTATTCTAATCTCGTGTTCTTCAACTAAATATACTTTTTATTATGAAAAAAAAGTGCAGTTGATAGAGAATAAAGGGATGCACTTTATGAAAACTTATATTAATGGTAAACCATTTTATTTATTAATTGACACTGGTGCAAGTAAATCCCTTTTAGATATTACACAAAATAAAGATGTTGGTTTTGGGTATATGTTATTAGCCAAAAACAAGTATGTTGGGATTGGTGGGGTCACTGATATTTATGTAATATTCGATTATAAAATGGATGATTTATTTATAACCTTCATGGGTTGTGACTTATCAGAAGTTATCTCTTATTTTGATAAAGATGGAATGCATATTGTTGGTGTTTTAGGTGCGGATTTCTTCGATACATATAAAGCTAAAATAGATTTCACTACGAATATTTTGTATTATTAATATGAACTAAAAATATATTTTATATTTTCGAATTAGTATAAACTTTATCATCGTGTAGTTCAAGCCAATTCTTAACATCTACTTTAGTTGAAGCAGACCACGACCCTTTACCAGTTGCATAATTATAATTACTAAATGAAACATCAGTTGGATATCTCAACTGTTTTTCAGTGCGTTTGATATTATACTTTTTCTCAATTTCATCATTTATTTCAATATTTTTTTTAGAAAGATTATCACCTAATGACATCCATTCATCATGACTTATTGAATTTAATGCTGTGATTGTATAATATTTACCAGTCCAAGATAGTTTTATTTCCACTTCACATTTATTTCCTGAAGATTCGAATATTTTAAAATTTAGAATATGTTTCATAATTTTTTATTTAAGTGTTCCAGATATTTCAACTTCTTCGCCATCAATGGTCACTTTAAATGAATATCTGCCGTATCCTCTATTAAAAGATTTAATTGTACCACCAACGGCTCTAACCAAATTTTCGAGTTCATTGGTACTTATCAAATCATCAAAATACATATTAAGTAATGTATTTAGTTTTTTATAATTCTTATTTTCCTTTTTATTTTCCTCGAATAAATTAAAGGATAAAAATGTGTTCATATTTATTCACCAATTTCTATTTTCCACCAACCACGAGATTCTTCATCACTATCAGCTTTTGCTATTACTAATTCTCCCTCGGTCATTCCATTTTCTACCTGAGATGCTACATAATCATAGTCAGCATCACCCATTTCAAAACCATCTTCAAATATTTCATAATTTATAGTCCAATATGGGTGATATCCAGATGTATATTCTTGTCTGATTAAAGAAGCAATATGAGCTAATTTATCTTCTTCATTTACATCTTCCTGTGATTGAATATCGTCATTATTATCATCTGGTTGGGTTTGACCCTGTAATTCATCTTGTATTTCATCTTCTTGTGAATATGATTCGAATGTTTTTAAGTATTTCATTTTTATATTTTTATTTTTTAATAAACTATTTTTCTAATAGCGTCTTTTACTTGTTCTGCTGTTGTAATTTTATCCCAATCTTTTAATATTTTACCTTGAATATTTTTGATATATCATATTCTTCAAAGGTTCTAACGAATTTCATCTTTTCTATTAGTTATTTTTTCATAATATTCCCTTTCATAACGGGATTTATCATCTTTATGTATAATTTCATTACCATCTAAATCGAAATAATTTTTGTATTTATTCTTAGTACCAGAGTAAGTCATATATCTAACATCCATTATAGCTGAACCATCTTTCATAACATATAATTTACCTTTATACAATTGTGAATTTGGCTTATTGGTTACTTCATATTTTTCTTTAACGTATTCTTTATACTTATCTTCAATTTCCACTTTTTCAGCAATAAATGAAGATGTCGAAGATAAATATTTAATTTTGAAATTATTCCCAATACGTATATCTTTCGGCATTTCATTTTTATTTTCTAATAAAAAGATATCAAAATTATTAATGTGTATCATTTTAAATTATTTAATTTTATATTATATATTAAAAAAATATATTAAATTTACACCTTACATAAATATTTTGTCATGAAACCTATTTTGATTGATGATTTGATTAAGGACAATCTACCACAGTCCGAACACACCGTTATTGTAAAAGGTATAAAAATGAAAGGATGGCAAGTTGCCAAACCTCTTAATTATGAACTTCAACATATATCATTAAGAAACAGAATTGTTATGGCTTTTTACGTATTAATAGGAAAAGCTATCGCTGTTAGATATTTTTGTGATATGAGTGATTCTGAACAATCAAAATACGTTGAAAACAAAATTAAAAATAAATAATTTGTTTTATGAAAGCCACAAATCTACATCACTTTTGTAGTAGCCCTGCACCTGCTGAATGGCGTGAAATCCCAGAGATAAAAGCACAATATCCAAAACAAATCAACTGTGAAAAATCTTTACAAAAAATAGATAAATTGAATATCTGTGTGTGGATGATTGGTTGGGGTGGTGTCTGGAAACCAGCCAGTGATTTTTTTCATGTAACAAAATAATAATGGAAGCAAGAATATTAGACCTATTAAAGTCCATAGAATCTTTGGTCGAAAAAAGTATTCATACTACTATGACAGAAGAAAAGGCTACGGATATATACGCCATTACTAATGAACTCATGTGTTTGTTAATAGGGAAAAATGATACCGAGACAATAGAGTTTGAATTGAAAAGTAAATCATTACATGAAATAATACAAAAATGTCAATCGTTGGATATTGACCCCAAAAAGACTAAAATTACATATAAAATTTTTGAAGATATTTCATACCCTGATGAATATTATGCTAAACTTTATTTAAAATATAAAAAGTAATGTCAACTGATGATTTAAAACAAATATATTTAGTTGTATTTAATCAATATACGAATATAGTCACAGTCACATCAAACTTTGAAAAAAGACTTCATTATTTTATTGGATTATTCAGTTTATATCTTTCAACTGTTACTATTATTTCAATACAAATATTTTTGAATACTGACCGTTTCGTATCTTATTATAAAACCAGTTGGCTTACTTATGTTTCTATTATTGGTTTTATATCATTCATCATTATCGACCTTATTATATTCACATATTTTTATAAATCTAAAAGAAGATATACAACGAATTTAGGTGATGTCATTGAAATATGTGAATCGCAGAATTTAGATAATGCTCTTACATTACATATAGATGAAATGAAATTTTGTATTGAACAAAATTTTAAAAAATATGATATACGCTCAAATCTTTTTAATTTATCTAAAAAGCTATTTTTTATTTTGATTAATTTTATAGTTTTGGGATTAATAATATTAATAATTTTCACTTAAATGGTATATAGTCCATGCTAAAAGAAGTCAATTATAAAGAGTTGTGTCATATTTTTAAAAAGCTTGAAATATCAAGTCCATTATGTCAAAATTGTGAAAATTACATAAACCATAAACTTATTAAAGACGAACATGGTAGAATTCATTCACTACTAATTGAATGTAAATCTTTTAATTTTGTCTAACTAAAAATATATTTATGATACAAATAGGTAATTATATTTATGAATTATGTATAACTGGTGATTGGGTTCGCTGTGGTAAAATTATAAATGGGGTTGATACGGATTATATAGAATGGTTTGTTTAATAAAATAAACAAATTATCTATAATATACTATAAAAAATAAAAATTAAATGGAAACTGAAAACCCAAAGATTAATACCTGCTCTACATGTAAACATTGGGGTGGTCAGGGTGTAATTGGTGTAGTACAAGTATTCTCTGGTGATAATAGAACTTGTATGGCTTATCTGTTTGGTGACATGGATAATGATGATTTTCGACCTATGCCAGATTGGGTTGTAACATTTGGGACTCTGGGTGGTGCAAAAGGTGTTCTCAAAGTTCATAAAGACTTTGGATGTATAAACCACAATAACAAATTCGAAATATAGATATTTTGGACAGGTTAATTTTATGAATATAATATTTGTAAATCGGAAATATATTGTTGGTGGTAAATGGTTGCGATTCGAGAAAATGAAAGGTATAAAATTAATAGGTTTTAAAATTGCAATCGGAAAATTTGAAGTTAGAATATATTTAATTAGAATAGGTTTAAATAATGATTAATGATTATGTGAATTTAAAACGAGAATGGATGATTCGAACATTTGAAACAATATGGGGGGTGTTTAAGCTATCTGTTAATTATTAACATTATTATTTTGAAAATAAACAAAAATTCAATATCATACTATAAGAATAATTGGAAATTATTTCTTCATTTATTATTAAGAACCAAACGATTTGGTGTCAATAATAAATGGTGGAATGATTTTGATTCATTATTTGGATTGCCATTTGTGATAATAATATGGAGAATACTAATTGTCAAACCATTAATTATTGAGTGGTCAAAGATTAAGTTTAGAATAGTTGCATGTCATTTTATTTCAGATAAAGAAAAAAATATAATTGGTATTACTAAAATGTAAATTATGTCGAAATATAAATTTAATCCATTAAAACATGGATATGAACCTATCTCAACACACCCAGAATTGAGTTATCGATTTCCATTAATGGATGATGTTTGGTTTATAAAAATAATTGCATATGATGATTTAAGTGGTTTGGTTTATTGGTATTCTGCTTTATCTGTTTCAGTTGGATTACCACCTGATGATAGAGTACATATAGTATCTGGTACACATGATTTCAGAAGACCAGCCAAATATGAAAAACAAAGTAAAATACATACTAATTATACTGGTTTAATTTCATCGGACGAATTTGCCAAGGAACTTCTGAAACATTTGTTTGGCACTACTAAGAATGAAAGTGTTGAAAAGGAAGGTATCGAAAGATATAGTACCAATATAGGTAAGGAAATGCGTTTAAAATTTAATCACTTGATATCATGAAAATGTCAGTTCAATTGAGTAAAGGTTTTAAAACCGATATGACTGGATTAGAGGTGAAAGTCGATGATAAGGTTGTCGGAGAAGTACTCGATTATGATTCGGAAACAGGAATGGCAAATATAAAATTGGATAAAGAAAAGTGTGATGCAATAGGTTTTAACCCTCTTGCTGGTAGAAATATAGGATTAATTTTATAGATTATAATCATGATTGAAATAAATGGTAAACAATTTCCTTTATGGAGTCAATTTATCGAAAGAAAGAGTGAATGGATGGGTGGTACACTACAAGACATGGGTGATGATATGGATGTTTTACTTGGTTTGGGGTCTATGACAACAAAAATAACAGATATTGATTTAAGAGCTAATGGCGATGATTCTGCATATTTTAGTGTAGATGGGGAAAACTTCGGGTGTGGATTTGATGTTCAATATGGTGGTATAATAGCTGGTGCTGCGGGGTGGATAACATTCAGTGGTTACGGTGGTCATACTTGGAGAATAAAAATGAAAAATGAAAAATGAAAACTAAAATTATTAGTATTAGAACTGTTCTTGGAAATGAACGAGTGTTCACGGTTAATGGGGCTTGTCCTGTTACAAATAAAGTTATATCAAGTATAATATTTTATGATAGGTGGGCGTATAGAATGTACGATGCTGATGATAACTTGATTTCCGAAGTTGTTAATACACCATGTATTATTGTTTATGGACATGAATAATTCTGATAACATACCAATTAATTTCTGGGATGATTTTTACGATGATGATTTTGTACCAGAAGGTAAAATTCAAGAAACATATGCATATATTGAAGAACGCAATTATCCCCTCGAAAAACAAAAAGACTGTTTATATTTACTTCTTAGTTATATTAATGAAAATATAAAATTAGAAGGTGTTAAAATATGGATTGAATTTTACGATTCAAAGAAGGAATATCCAGACCTCATCGGAACTGAGAATGAGTGGTGTTTATTTGAAAGGTGGGAAATAAAAATTGAAAATATAACACATGTTCAACTTGAATATTTGATTGAAGAACTAAATAGTGTCACTTTGATGTTTGATAATTTACAACTTAATATATATTCTGAATCATGAAAAAGCCAACACACAAAAGAGAAAATGGGTTACAGTTTACTCATGTTAAAATAAAACCAATAGTTAAAAACAGACATTATATATCTTTATTTTCTTATAGTTTTAACGATATTGAACCAATGATGGATACCACAATTGGTGGTGAATCTGCTGAAGAATGCCTTAAAAAGACCGAAAAGTTTTTACAAACTAATTTAAAACCATCTGAATATACATTTTTTTAATGAAATCAATCAATAAAAATGTTGAATAATTTACCATCAATATTATTAGGCATTAATCGGAGTTTTATTAGTTGTGGACATAGAAGTATATTATTTGACTTTGCTTGGTACTTTCGATTATTTGACTATATACGTGTGTTTGTTAAAAAATATATTCTAACTAAATTAAGATTAAGAGATAAACAAAGTTGTAGACATTGTGGTAGAGACCAGAGTGTAGTATGGTCTTGTGAAGATGTTTTATGGCTTAGATTACCAAAACGATGGCACAATACCGCATTATGTTTAGAATGTTTCGTAGCTTTACACCCAGATAAATTAAATACAGAAGATATTAAAATATTGGGTTATATAGAGTCAAGATAATATTTCTTCTAATTTATGTTTTCTTAATTTAGCTATACTTTCATTTAATGTTTTTCTATAATGTTTTACCTCTGATTCCATCAAAGTGTTAAACACCCGTTTATCTTTTAATAATAATTCAAAAATATTTTTATGGCCAAACTCAGCCGATTTTTTAATCGCTTTATTAAATGTGAAAGTAGGGTCAACATTTTTATCTTGTAATAATCTTTCTACTACTTTGTAATTCCCTATTCGTGAGGATTCTATAATAGCTTGATGATTGTCGAATGCTGGATGAAATCTATCTTGGGGGTCTTTCAATAAAAAATCAACCATATCCAATCTTCCTTCACTGGCAGAAACAGTTAATAAAGAACGATTTTCATAATCATACCCAATCCAATTATTATCAACCAAAAATTTTAAAATATTAAATTTATTATACATGATTGCTGTTATACCAGCTCTAACACCAACATGGGGTTTACTAATTTTATCGTGGTTTAATGTGAATATAACTGATAACAGATTACCAGACTTTATAGCATAATCCAATATAATATCAGGACTCATCCCTAAATTCAAAGCTAATTTAATTTTCTTTAATGAACCGTTTTTTATATAATCGAATAATATTGCATCGGATTTCCATTTAGGTAATCTTCTCAATTCATTTTTGTTTAATGATTTATGAATAGTCATATTATTCTTTGTTCTAAATGTCTTTTTTAATGTCTATAATTTCATCAGATTGTTGATTCATTATTTGGTTAAAAAGTTCTTCTCTTATTTTATAATTATAACCAAATATATTCATATCACTTCTATCAGCTATTCTCAATGACCCTTCCAATACACGAATCATAATAATGAGTTGTTTTTCGGTAACTTTCATATTTAAATTATTAATTTATACACAAAAATAATATTAAATAATTAATTAATTGGAATAAATTAATAAATTTGTAAGGCTTAAATAAAATACCATGAAAGTGAAAATAATACTATTATTATCCATATTTTTTATTTTTCTTTCTTCTTGTTCTAAATGTAGAGAATGTAAAAAAGAAGAATGGGTAGTTAAAAAAATTGAGGTGGAATTAATAACTGGAACAAAAAAAATTGTTTATTTCAAAATTCCACCGTATTCCGATGTAACTATATCCAGTACTAACGGTTCATATCGAATGAGTGCATGGGTATATGATGCGATTTGTATAAAAAATGAGATAACACTAATGTACGGAGTAGTGTATTGTAAAGTATTAAACTGATGATAAAAAAAATTAAAAATCCAGTTAAAGTAATACTTACTAAAGAGATATCAAAAGTAACTGGGTTACAAAAATGCACTAAATGTGATAGCCCAAAGAATGGTTGGAGTTCGCATTGTAAATTTTGTGGTATGCCCATTGTTTATTAAATTAATAACATGAAAGTAGGTGATATAGTAAAACCAACAAAAGAAAGCGGATTCATATTATGTTGTGGTTCAGGATGGTATGAAGACGCAGTGGTTGTTTCTATGTCACCATTTATGCTTAAATCAAGAGAAGCTGATATGACGTGGATTAGTACTATTAAAGAAGAATATTTTTATGTGGTCGGTGAAATAGACCATGAAACGTATATAAATTATTATTGTCGATGAATATGAAAATGGTCGATATCATAGAAGAAGATGTAACTGCTGTTATAAAAAAATTCACAACCAGAGATGGTTCTGTATTTATATCAGAAGGTCATCAAGATTGGCAGATAAAAAAGGCTAAAGAAGCTGCTGAATTTCGTAATCTCGAATATGATTTCTTACATTTCAAAGTAGATGAAAATCTCTTAAAAACTTATAAAAGTGAAAATTGGCTACATTTTAAATGGTTTATCTACCAACGTGGCTTGATATGTAATAAGATTAATAGACAATTTGGTGATGATATTTACGAGCCATACCGTAATATCAAAGAATTTAATAATATAACAGAACAAGAATTTCGTTTTTTTGTGAAAAAAATGTTATTTAAGAAAACATCACAAAATGTTGTAGTTATAAAACCAAGCTTTCTGAAAGATAAAACATTTTTTGACCTTATATTTTTCTCTGGTCTTATAGATTTTAATGATAATAAAGGTATCATTAAAATGTATATGTTAAATGACGGTGTGAAAGAAGAAAATTTTGATGATGTTTATCCAGAGGTTGAAAAATATTATCTCGATAGAATGAACGATGCTATATTTGGGGTTGTAGCATTAACTGAAAATACTAATTATTTAGAAGAAGTTATTAAAGCTGGTATACTAAAACCAACATTAGAACATTTGTCTCGTATTGGATACTATCGTTTTAATGGAAAAAATAAAATATTAAAGGGTACAAAATTAAACGTAGTAAAATATGATATAACATATAAATTTGAATTTCCCTCTGATGATAAATCAGAAGAATATTTCAAAAAATATATGAGTTTATGTCCAAACACACAAAAAGAAATTTTATATAAAATATTATTTAATCACAATTATTATTTATTCATTCAGTCTAATTATGGAATGTTGTGTATGTATTATCAGTACTTTCATAATATGACTGAATTAGAGTCATTTAAAAAAGCTGAAGAAATTCATTCAGCATTTCTACTAATTGCACATAATAAAAATTATTCTTGCTTACAACCTTATGCTAAATTCGATGAAGATTTATATGATATTATAATTAATGTTCCATTTTTTACGATGGACGCTTATAGCTATAATAAAACATTTATTCCAATCGCTTATAGATATTTAATTGATAATTTTCCAGATAGAAAAGCAGAAATAGACATTTATGCTGTCTGGTCTTCTGAGGGTAGTTTTATTCCAGAAATTTATAAATCAAATAAAACGTTTGTAGATATTAAGTTTTATATTAAATTGGAAAAATTAGTAATAGATAAATCCAAAACAAAATATAATATTAGATATACTTTCAGTGAATTTAAGAAAAAAATATCTAACATGGCTATTGATTTTGTAATTTAACTAAAAATGAACGAAATAGATTTTTTAACACATTATCTAAAGACCACTGATTTAACAATTATTGAATTGGTAGATAGAAATGCACTTAGCGCAATTTGTCAGGCTATGAGAGCATATAAGATGGAAGACGCTCCAGAAGAAATGTTAACTGTAACTGAAAAATTGAAACGTTTGCATAAGAAAGCTAACGATATATACAATCATACTTTTTTAACATGGGAAGAAAAATATGGTCAGATTTTTTCGGAAGATGTTTCTAAAAAAGTGTTTGAACTCATACATCTGGATTATTATGACCCAGACACTGATTACGATGAAGATGTTAAAGCTTTTATGGATGCCTTTAACGAACGAATGAAAGAAATAATATGAAAAACAAATAGTATGAAAAAAATAAAAACATTTTTAATTTTATTATCAATTGTTTTATTATCATCTTGTGTAATACATGATAATATACAAGACTCTGATTATCAGTATGTCATAACATTAAAGTCTGGTGAGAAAATAAAAGTATGGACTACTAATGTGTGTGATGCTGGATTGGTAGTTTATGAAACCCACACATCGAATTATTACATATTATCAACGGACGCTTTTATAAAATGTGAATATGTTGGATTAAAACATAGAAATGAATAATATGCTAAACCTACTGATAAAAACAGGGAGTGCTATTTTAATAGGAATTATTTGGTTATTGGTAATTCCAAATTTTGTTTTAATTTTCCCGTTTACTGGAAGATTTTTACATGAGTATGATTTTACTGATTTTCCATATGAGTGGTACTGTAACACAAAAAATAAAATATTATAATGGAACACGAAAATTTTGATGTTGTAAAAAAGACCGAGGAACTATATGAACACCTTGGTGATGATTTAAGTCTTGAAAAATTAATTTCATACAAACTGGATATTAACATAATATCCAACGAGTGTAAGAAACATACTATATTTATTGATTCTAAAGATAAATATGATAAATTTGTAACTGAATTAGAAGATGAAGTAACGGATAACAATAAAAAATTGATAGCAGCTTGGAATCATATGGATAATAGACTATCGGAATCCCCAACCAGTCTTCATTTTATGGGGTCTGTAATATTGACAATACCAGTTATTGATTACGTTCTTCAAAAATATTTTTAATATGTACGCAGATTTAGCTGGTGCTTTAGAAAAAATAAATAAAAGTTACAAGGTTTTCGAACATAGAGGTAAGTCTTTGTCCAAAGACCAAGTAAGAAAAATCCTTAAATATGGTCTCTCAAAAGGATATAAAACAACTAACGATTTCACTGATGAAGAAGTTGATGAAATCTTAAATAATTAATTTACATGATTGTAAAAGTAGTTGACCCAACAAGCCTATTAGACGGTGGTGAATATGAAGTTATTGAAGAATTTGATAATGGTTATTTCATCCGTTGTCACAGTGAAAATTGTAGAGAATTTGTTTTAAAAGAACATACAATTATACAATAATTATGGGATTATATACAATAGAAGAAGAACAAAGACGTAAAGATTATATACCTATAATCAGAAAAAGAATACTTGAACGCATTGAGGATTTAAAATCCAAAATAGAAAATAATGAGAATTTTCCTCATGGTGAACAAGATATAGACGCTTTAATGCAAATTGATGATAACATAGAAGCATGTCTAAACAACTGGTATTATTGAAATTATTAAAAACTTTAAAACTTTAAATATATGACAACAGCATTAATAATTTTAGGAGTTATTGTTTATCTTTTTATTGGTAGAGTGATAATATATCTATGTGCAATAAATTATACCTTCGGTATTGATGCAAACGATGTAGAATATCTTTTATGGATATTTTCAATATTATTTCCATTGGTTATTTTTTGGGGATTACTTACATTAGCAGCCGATACTCTTGCAGTAAAAATTAATAAAATAATATAATCAATATATAATATGGAAAAAGATTTTTATAAAGTCGAAATTAAAATCAATAAATCAATGGATTCTGAAAAGGCCAGAGATGCTTTACAAAGAGCAGTTTATGATGCTACGGTTGTTTTTTATGAAACTATTGGTGAAGGTGGAAGGTTAACAGACGGAAAAAGACTCATTGGTAATGGTCATCATATGGCTCAAAATATGGCTGAACAAGCTTGTAAATTGTGGGATGAACGTTTAAAATAATAATATTATGTCACACACAACTAAATGTAAAAATAACACGGTATTTATCCACAATTCGGATATGTCTGGAGATGTTACTATTGTAACTGGAAAAGGGGAACTTGATGTGAATGGTCATGATATTATCGAGTTTGTCCTACAACGTCTCCCTGAGAATAAAATTGAAGATTTCAAAAATAAGATGGTTGATGAAATGATGAGTTGGTTTTCAAAGGATTGATATGGAAGAATTAATGATTGGACTTGTTCTATTAGTAATCGCATTATTTATATTTGCTAAAGTTAAAGATTGTGGTAGTAACCCAGAATATGAAGCTTGGGTCACACAAGATAAGGCCAAATATCCTGAATTTTATACTGATTAACATGAACGAAACTTTAAAATCCGCAGCAAAAGAAATCTTAAAGGGTTTATTAGCTGAATGTACCGAAGGTCAACAGATGATGTTTAAAAGGATGTATTCCCATAATAATTTGGAACTTCCTATAAATGAAGTTGTTGATAAATTACCTGATAGTAAAATAGACTGGGCAATTTCCCAGTGTGAAAACACAGTCAACAAAAATAAAATTAAAAACAATGAAAGTCTTTAATTTTTTTAAATCTATATACACAAATTTTAAAAAGAATCGTGAGACCAAAAAAACAAGGCCACCAAAGCACCGTCATAAAAAAGAATGGAAACGGGTTGAATATTTGGTTGGAACTAACCATTATATCGATGGAAAAGAAATTCAGAAAAAGGTATATCGGTATGATATAGTTTGTACCGAGTGTCACAAGACTATTGACATTGGAGATGTGTATGATTTGGAATCTTGGATGAGATAAATATGAAATGGGTAAAGGCGACTGAACGTTTACCACTATTAGGTGGTATAGAAAATAAAGTTATTATTCGAGGTAAAGATTTTGTAACCTACGGGTTTAAAAATTTTAACAGAGAAAACCCTCAAATGTATTTTGTTCTTCGTAACGAATCATTTTTAACAAATGATGTTGAATGGTTGGATGAATCAGAACATTTGTTCGAGAATGAAAAAATAGTAGGGAAATATTTTATAATAGAAAATATTTCATTTAATGATTATATGAAAGATGAACATGGTAAAATAAAATTATACGATACGTTAGAAGAAGCTGCTGAAGTATGTGGTATTTATGAATTTCCAAATGTATTGGTTTGTAAAATAAAATATAATCATGTAGAATAATGGAAAAAATAACAAAAGAACAAATACGAAAAATACTCTGGAATACAGCTCATAAAAATGTTTCTGAAAAAAGATTAAAAAAAGAAACAATTTTTGATGGCGAAGCGGAAGCTATTTTCAGTTTTATTAGAGGTTTACACACTAATGACCTTATTCAACCAATAATAGAACACCATAAAAAAAGAGAAGGAATACAATTGAATGAGCCTATAACTCAAAGAGAAGCTAATCTTATTGTTTTATGTCTGGAACAGTTTGATACAATGCTTGGGAAATAATATGAGTATAATTATTAAAGAAATAAATATGGAATTTTGTTGCGAACAAATGAGAATTAACGTGGAACATAAATGTAAAACACATAAAAACCCGTTTGACTGTCCAGATAACCTTATCTATTATTCACCAAATAAAGTATATGGTTTAATTGTACATGATGGTAGCTCATCATATGTTATTATTGATTATTGTCCATTTTGTGGTAAAAAATTATAATTATGAATCTTAGAAAATATTTTAACAAACCGAATGCTAATCAAAAGGCGATAATAGCCAAACAATTAGATGAAATATTTCAAATGGCTGAAAAAGATAAAGACAGCCACAATCATAAAGAATATAATTCCCAACATATTTCAGATTCAACTTGTCCAAGATGTAAAGGCACTCAGGTTGTTGATAGAATAGCCCAAGTAATTGGTAAAGGTAGTGTTAGCGGTTCGTTTTCTTTGGGGTATGGCAGTGTTTATGGTAGTTCTAAAATAGACACAAATGAAATTAATCATTGTTCAATTTGTGGACATGAATGGAAAAAATATAAAAATAATTATAAATGGGCATCTGATATTATTACAGATTATTTAAATAACTTAAAATCACATTTCGAAGGAAAATATGATTTTTATGAGCATATATACAATAAATTAAAACCGTATTATGCAGAAACTATTTACAAACTCCTATTGGAAAAAGGTGGCGATTGTTATTTCACAACACAACGAGAATTAACATTGGAGTTATTAAGAAATAAATTCGATTCAGTATTTGATGAAAAATCTAATAAATGAGACCATTTATAGAATTGCATATAGAAAGACCAACCAACGATAGTTTGTTTTTTAACGAACCGTCTGATACCAATTTAATAAATGTTTTGAAAACTGTTTGTTTTGACCTGAACACTTACATAGGGGATTTATCAATGCAAAGAGAAAGAGTTCTCGCATTAAATTACGCTATAAAAACCACATTAAAACATTATTGTTATAACAATCCAAATTATACTATAAATAGTTTTAAATATTTTATTCGAATTGTGGATACAAGCATGTCCAATTTTAATATCCAAGTCCAGTTATTGTTAAATAACAAACTAACTACATTCACTTTAATAAAGTGAAATTTCAAATATGATTTTTTATTTTTAATATATAAAAAGAAAAAATCATCCATGAAAATCAATAAAAGTTATTCTGAGTTTGTCGAAGGTTTGAATGGTAGAAGCCTTTTTGAAAGTATGACAGAAGAAGAATATAAAAAATTCGGAACTATAAAATATGTTAAAAAAGATGCCGATGGTCTTGGTATGTTTAGAGACATAGCTAAAAAGGTAAAAAATCCAGAAGAATTTATTTCTAAATCCAGAGAAATAAAAGATGTTCCAACCAAAATTGCCAACCTGTTTTCTAAAAAATATGGTAAAAACAATACATTAAACATGGAACAAACAGCTCAAAACTTTTTAGATGCTGTTAAAACCGAAACGGTTAAAGAATCAATAAATGAATCTAATAAAAAGTCTGATAAAAAAGGATACCACGTCAATATAGAAAAAGCCACTATCGATAATGAAGATTTTAGAAAAGTCTTATACACAGGCGAGCATACACAACTTGTACTGATGTCTTTAAAACCAGACGAAGAAATAGGTTTTGAAACGCACCCAGATATTGACCAATTTTTTAGAGTTGACGCTGGTAATGGAAAAGCAATTATCAATGGTAATGAATACACTTTAAAAAATGGTGACTGTGTTATTGTCCCTTCTGGTTCTAAACATAATATCATAAATACTGGTAAAGAACCATTAAAACTTTACACTCTTTATTCTCCACCTCATCACAAAGATGGAATCATATTTAAAACTAAAAAAGATGCCGAATCGAGTAAAGAAAAATTTGATGGAAAACCAACCGAAGAATAAAATATAAATATTTTTAAAACAAAAGGTTTCTTGATGTATATAATTCAAGAAACCTTTTTTAATAACTATGATTTTGTTTTTTATAAAACAATTTATACAAATTGTTATGTTTGTAATCATGATTGAAATTCTGTGCTGGATTATATGGCACGTATTAAATTCTGATTCTTCATTTGAAATTATCACCATAAAGGAAATTAAAAAAACATTATATTATCTATTCTTTAAATATTTTCCTATATTATTTTTCATCAACTTGATATTATATTTACATTTTGGTGAATCATTTTTGAAATAATCTAAAAATTTAAAATTCTCAATATTTTTAAAACAAAAGGTTTCTTGAAGTATATAAACAAAGAAACTTTTTGTTTTATGAAGTACATAGATAAAATTGCATCAAAAACTGATAATGCATTAAAATATATCTTTAAAACCGAAGATAATAAAATTATTGAGTTTACCTATATAAACAAAGACGATGGTAAAGATATTATTTGCACTCCATCACAGACAATGTGTAACCTCGGATGTAAATTTTGCCACACTACTGAATATATTGGTAAAATAAAGTGTCGAAACTTAAATACGTTCGAATTATACCACCCACTGGAATATATTGTTAAAGATTTAAATCTTTCTGAAAATCAAAGAACATTATTAATATCTGTAATGGGTTGCGGTGAGCCAGTTTTCAATGTTGACCATATTATAGAAATGATGGTTGACTTTAAAAAAACTGCTGAAAGTGACTGGAATATTCCTTTTGTTAGGTATGCAATCGCAACCAGTATACCCAAAAGTAAATGGGAAGAATTCTTCCATTTAACATCTAAAATAAAAGAACATAATTTACCTGTTAAATTACATTTATCACTACACTATACTTTTGATTTGATTCGAAAAGAGTGGATGCCAGCATCTCTGGATATCATACCTTCTATTTCAGCCGTTGATTTTTATAAAAAAATAACTGGTAACGCAGTTGAAATACATTACACTTTAATCGAAGGTGTGAATGATACTGAACAGGACGCTATTCTTTTGAGTTCATTCTTGAAAGGTAAAGACATTAATGTGAAGTTTTTACATTATAATGAAAAAGAATCAATGAATTATCATGCGTCAAATAAAGATAAATTAAAAATATTCAGAAAACATTTGGATGTGAATAATATATCACATGAATATTATACACCACCCGCAAGTGATATCGGTTCGAGCTGTGGTGCGTTTTTATTAGAAACATATTTGAAATATCAAGATTAAAAAATAAAAATATAAAATTATGGAATTCGTAGAACACATTGGTGATAGAATGAAAGCTGGTGAGATTGCTGAAAGTTGTCTAACAATTACAGACGATGATATACCAACTTATATTAACGCAGCATTTAATACATTTATTAAAGAATATGAAATATCATTTTCTAAATTAGCAGATAGGTTTAGAGCATATTGGTTATTGACTCATATTAAAAAAGAAGCTTCATCATTTGATTCAAATTCTAAAATGTTGATGTTGAATGATAGAAACATTCAGAAAGTGAAAATAATTCAAGAATATATCGAATATGTTATTTTGAAATATCAGAAGACTGGACTTATATTAGATGAGGAAACACAACACATATAAGTTCATAATTATGGAATTATATCGTTCAAATTACTATAAAGATGAAGTATCTGAAGCCGACTTAAATATAATTGTTAATAAAATTGAAGAATTATTTTCCGAGTTGAAAAATAGAATTTTGAATGCTGATGAATTGAAAAATATAATAGAATCTGATAAGTATTCTTTTACTTACACAATTTCATCCAGATTCATTTTAAATATTTTCTTTTATAACAATTATAAAATAGATAAAACCATCAGGTATACCATTGAGGTGTGGGCTAAAGATTATAAGAAACTAACGTATTTTGGGGGTTCATCAGAAACGATAAATATACCGTACCAGTTAAGAAAGAAAAAAATTGAAGAAATATTTTTAGATTAAATGGGAAAGACACGATTAAAATTTTTAAGAAAATTTGGTTGGAAAGGCACTGAAAAAGAGTGGGATGAGATAATAACACTCGAATATGTATTGACTTGGGGGTATGAAAATGAAGGTGATGAAGAAAGATATAAATTTCTTCGATTAAGAGGCGATGGTGTATTATAAAAATAATAAATTTGAATAAAAATTATTTTATATGGATACAAATTATATTTTAAACGGTGGAAAATCATTTCCAGTGTTGGTTTTTTGTGAAGAAAACAATATAAAATGTACTTGGGACTTCTCTAAATCTGACGGAGCAGAATGGACTGAAATTTTTATTGATGACACATTGGTTATGCAATTTCAAAGTACAACCACAGTTAAACAATTCATAGAAGCTATTCAACGAACTGAAAAGGATTTTAATGATAAATGTAGTGATACAGAAGGTGATGATTTCTGGTTTGTTATTGATAAGAAAAAATATTTTGATGCATTTATTAAAAAACATGGACATCTATTTAAATCATTATGAGTACAAGAACAACACACCGATGTGAAGAACTTTCAGGTCTTGGGTTAATATTCTCTTTTAAAGAGAATGCATACATTGGGAAGGATGATAATTCAAAAGATTTCTATATTCCCTCTATCGATATACAATTCATCGAGGATGACGCTTGGAATGTCCTTATTGAAAAATTAAAAACTGAAATTAGTAATAGACATGAGTCGTTTTAATACATCACTTATTATATTTGGAGCTGTCGAAATAATGAAAACTTCTTTCGGTGGAACTGATGTTAAAATAATAAGTCAAGAAATGTATCGGAATCAATCTGATAATACAACACTAATTGGTATACTTGGAGTTGATATCGAAATAGAAGGATATAAAGTGTTTTTATCATATTCTATCGCTGAAGATATGTGTTTATACGGACAACATGTAGCAGATAATTTTGTGTTTAATATACTTAAAGGTGATTATAAAAGAAAAATTAGGAAAGAAAAAATAAAGGAAATTCACCCAGATATAAAATGAAAAATATTTTATGAAAAATAAAAATATAAAAGATGTCGCAATGGATTGGTGGAATAGTTTACCAATCCAAAATTTAGTAGACATGGATGATAGTTGGGTTGGATATGTTCATAAGTATTTACCAAACAGAGGTGGTATTTATGCATTATCTGATGCCGAGATTTTATATATCTGGAAAAAAGAACATAGTACATCTTTTGTAGAAATAATGATTAAAAAAATCTTTTGTTAATATGAGTGAACAAATTCAAGAAATGTTTGAAACATTTAGAACGTATGACGACATATATATACAACTTTTAACAGAAGGTGTTGAAACATGTCAATACTTATTAGATTCGGATTGTATCTGGAAGCGGTTAGAACTACAATGGATGTCTGAATACTTTTTACAAAAAGAAGAATATGAAAAATGTGCAGTATTAAAAGAATATATTAATAACTATTTTATTGCACCAAATGAGAAACAGGTTGAATTTAACAGTAAATTACAATTTATAAAACAATGAATTTTTACCGATACGAAACAGTTGAATATGCGTCTATTGGTTGGGACGGTGAATACACCCGTTCGAAATATCCTAACCCTAAATTGGAACTAAGAACCTTTGATTTGATTAGTGAAACACTAAAAGGTTATTGGATTGGTTATAGTGGACTTAGGCCACTTAAATTTAAATGGATATCTAAGACATCTAAAAAACGATATGCTTATCCAACTAAAGAAGAAGCTTTAAATGGTTACATTTCAAGAACAAAAAGACGATTGGATATATTAAATTATCAACTTTCTTCTTGTAAAATAGGTATAGATTTAGCCGAAATGGAAAAAAAGAAAGTGTTAACATGAAAAAAGAATTGGAACTATTAAAAGAAGCCAATGAAATTATAAAGTCTTTTAATAGTGTTATTGAAAGAAGGGGTGAAGAAACAAACTGGGACGCTCTTGAACAAAGAGTAAAAGAAATTTTAATTAAACAAAAGGTGTTTTTTAAATTAACTAAGTGTCTCCCGTTGGTAAATATAATTATTATTATATTTGCCTTATAATTTTAGACTATGCATATTGTTAGTGAAGAATTAAAAAATATCTACGAAGATACGGTCGCTCAATTAGATAAAACACCTACAAAAAGCGAAACTAAACTTTATTCTTATAATCATTTACCATTCACAGTAAATATTGGTAATTATGACACCCAAATAGTATCTGTGATACCTAAAGACACAATTTCATGTGCATTGGACTTCAGAGGAAACGGTAAAACCGCTATCCTTAATATGGCTTCTAACCGTAGAGCTGGTGGTGGTGTTATAAATGGTGCTAAAGCACAGGAAGAATGTTTGTTCCGTTGCACCGACTTATATAAAACTATGACAATGGATTTTTATCCATTAAAACTTGCACATGGTTTATATACAACAGATACTTTGATATTTAAAGATGCTCGTTATAATATATTGGAAGAACCAATGTATGTCGATACTATTTCCGTACCAGCGATTAATCTTAATAAATTGAGTATGGAAAGAGATGTTTATGAAATAATTACCGAAGATAAAATAAATTTCATCTATAATCTCGCAGCAGCACACCATGTTGATAACCTGATACTGGGTTCTTGGGGCTGTGGTGTGTATAAAAATGACCCAGACTTCATATCCAAATTGTTTCTTAAAGTGTTACAAGAAAAGGGATACAAATTCAAAAAAGTGGTATTTGGTGTCATCAATGACCATAATTCTGTTGGAAATAATTATGAGATATTTAAGAAAAATATTGATGTATCCATACCACAATAAAATAAAACAAAGAATTAAATCTGGAGAATTGATAAGATTTGAATACGTAAAAAGATATAAAAATATATCACCTTGTCTATTATTACATTTTGAAACTGAACCTAAAGTCAGGCCAATAAGAGAACATCGGTTTAAAGAATATGATGATATACTTATTCGATAAATTTTTTAATTACTGCTGGTACATCTTTCCCATTCTTCACATGTAATATAACAAATTCATCATGATACCCACCAAACACACCCAGATAATCCATTTTTAAATTATTCAATGACCAAAATTCATTCGTGGTATCAGCATCAGGTACACAAGCATAAAACAACATCTTATACTTCTCAGGTAAATCCGAGGGGGATTCTATAAACTCTGACAAATCAATATCTTTATATTTCACTTCACCAACTATATCTGGTACATCTTTAGCTGTCTTCTCATAAAAAAACTTCTGTATTTCCCTGTACTGTTTTATATCCAATGCCTCTATCCATTCACCCAAATTAAAATCTTCTCCATATTTTTCTCCATTAATAACAGGACACCTATCTAACATTTCTTTTAAATTAACAGTTTCTATATCATCAGAAGAATCATTTTTTAAATCAACCCCATATAAATATAGTTCTTCCCCACCGTCTTCTGGTAAAGCATGTAAACACATTTTTATAGATGGTGCAATTGATACCCTCGGTGTAAAATCATCTTCTATGATATTCATATCATCATCAGTAAATGGTCGATTTGGTATTCTTGTAGTAAAAGTGAACGTTTTGTTATTATCACCTTCTATTAAATAATCCTCAGATATATGAAAATATTTATACATATTCTCTAAATCTACCATCGGTATTTTATAAATTGTAGTATTACCAGCCTTTTTGATGCTAAACTTTTCAAAAGTTTTTAAATATCTCATTTTAAAAATAATATTATTTCTTATTTAACAGATTTATCATATAATCCTGTTCTTTTCTATATTGAGGATATGGTTTATTATATTTTTTCGCTCTTTTTGCTAATGTTTCTTCTGAAGGAGTTTGACTACTTTTTATATCTTCCAATTCATCTTGTTTCTTCCAATATTCTATCGTGAATTCATAAAGTTCTTCATCAGTGAGGTCTTTCTTCTCCCTGTGCTTATCTAACTGATATTGTAATTTATGAACTTCTCTTTCTAATTTTTCAATATCTTTTGTTAATTTCAAAGCATTTGGACTTTTAATATAATCTATTATTTCAGGTAATTTATCCTGTGGTAATTCCTGTATGTAACAATAAGTAAAATCTGGTATATATGGATTCAATTCTTTTTCTTTATTAAGAAGTTTTTCAAATTCATCATCAATAGCGTCAGTCCACTGGTCATTCGGTATGTTTTTAAATTCATCCATCTTCTTTTTTATTTCTAAATATTCTTCTAATCGGGGATTCTCAACTTCAAATTTTAACCAAAATGCTAATTCTTCACTCGAATTAACATCAACCCTATCCAAATAGACGTTTGAATATTTTAACACATCACCTAAAAATATAGTTGGCCTAACATATACATCATATCCTACACCCAGTCCTTGTGGATAATTAGTTTTTATAAAAGAAACCATTTCTTTATACATAGGATGTTTTGTCGATTCATCAAACCGCTTCATTGAGTCTTCAAATGACCTTTCTTTTGCCATAGAATGTTTAGCATTAAATTGCTTCCAATTTAACATACTTTCTTGATTGTTCTCTTTTATAAATCTCATTATAATATAATAATTTTTTATTTTAATAAATGTCTCCAATAAACCAAAGGTGACCCGTGATAAAATATTGGTTCTTCGTCTTCATCCTCATCATAATCACTACCACCAACAATTTCCTTTATCAACTCACCGTCCTCATATATTTCAACTTTAATAATATCATTAAATTCAATCGACTTGACCCCTATCTCCGAATAACCCATATCATTTTCCTGTATGTAAGACCAATCATCTGGTGACATCATCGATAAATCATTCTTTTCAAATAGATTTAAAACATATTCAATTTGACTAATATCTATGTCATTAACACCAATTCCACAAGCTTCCAATATTTCTCTCACAGAACTACTCACATCATATTCTTTATCATTCTTTAAATTAGTAAGTTCTTCAATAACTTCATCCCGATAGCCACTTAACCAAACATCACCACCATAATGAGATGTGTTATCTTTTAAATGAACATAAAATAAAACACCATCTTTTATTGGAAATTTATAAGCATGTGCTGACGAGGTTTGGCCATTGGCATATGCTATTGCATATGATTTATCTACACTCAAATAAACTAAAGGTGTGGATAAACCAGTACTTCTGGATTTATTAGGAAGTACCTGTAATAATGAATTATATTCTTCAAAAAGTTTTAGATGTTTCATTTAGTTTTAATAGAATTTTTATCGAAAATAACATATGAATTTTTATCCCCCAACCCAACATCTTCTAAATCTTCTATCTCAGTAGTCGAATATTTTAATCCAACATAACCCATTTTGTTTAAAGCCATGTTGATTACCGAACATACATTTGCATATGAATTAAAATTATTATAAATTAAATCATTCTTTTTAAGAACATCATAAAATTCTGACCTTGAATCTAATGCCCAACTAAGACGAATATAATCAATATCAGTGTCCTTTGGTAGCTTTCCATCATTATAATCAATAACCTCTTGTAAATACTTAGAACATATGTTTGTTTTTAAAATATTATCTATATTAAAAAGAATTTTTCTGAATTCAGATGAGGTAAACGGTTTAGTCGTGTCGTATATTTTCCCTTCAATAACATATTCTCTTATCGTATCTCCGTAAAATTTAGCCACACCTAAATCATCAGTTAAATATAAACCCTTCCCAAATAAATCAACGTTACCACTATTATTTTTACCTTCACCCCTTATAAGAGTTAATGGACTATTATATTCTTCAAAAAGTTTAATATATTTCATACCTGATATATATTAAAAATATAAAACTTTTTTAGATTTTAAAAATATATTAATAAAAGTATACCGATGTCGTTTGATATAAAAAAATATATTTATAAAACTAAACCTGTGTTTAATAAACACCTTTTATTTCATCACACATATAATTACGCCTTACAAAAAATATTAAATACAGATACTTTACTGGTCAAACGTACATGTGATAAAGTCACTTCAATTTCTTTCACGAGATGTTCATATTATTCAGATGAAAATGATGAAAGAATTGTATTAGATTATAATTTATTGAAAATAGATGGGTATAATACAACACCATATGATGAAGTCGCCATTAATTGCAGACGATTTTTGAATAAAGATTCTTTTGAATCTAAAATGAAAGGATATTCTAAAGCTAACCCAGCAACAATCGGAAGATATATAAATAATAAATTAAACACAAAAGTACCTAATAAAATGAAATCTGACCCATTGGAGTGGGAATACGAAGAACGCATTTTTAAAGACATAAAAAACCTTGGCAAATATATAATCAGTATCGATATAAATATTAATGATTTAAAAGATTCCTCACATTTTATTAAAGATTACATTGATAAATATCCACACATTGAAATCACTATATTCGATGAATCAAAACCTTACGATAGAAGATATAAAGTGGATTTTAATGAAATGTATAGTGATTATATTGAATATAGGAACTATATTAAAAAAATGGTAAGTGAAGATTTGTTCATACGGTTAATTGTTGATGGTTCATAAAAGGGCTATGTTATAGGTAATTGTTTGTCCAGTTTTTATTATTAAAAACTGGACATTTTTATTTTAAAAATACCAACTTTTCAATCACACCAGAATATATTGAGAAATAGAATTTTCAAATGGCTATACTCAATTACACCACTTCAATAAAATGTGAAAAGACATTAATGGAAATACAACAATGTCTGGTTAAACACGGTGCAACTAAAATTGTAACCGATTATAATAATCAAATACCAATAGCTGTCACGTTTTGTCTTACAATAAATGATAAACTGATAGCTTATTCACTACCAGCTAATTATAAAGGTGTCCTGAATTCTATGAAAAAAGACCATAAAGTCCCTCGGAAATTAGTAACAGATGAACAAGCTCTCCGAGTTAGCTGGAGAATTATAAAGGATTGGGTAGAAGCTCAATGTGCAATAGTAGATGCTCAACTGGCTGACGTGGCCGAAGTATTCCTACCATACGCTGTTGCAAAAAGTGGTAAAACTCTTTATAATGAGATTAAAGATGGTGGAATGAAAATGTTGATGGAAGGGTAGATTTTTTTATTTAATATTTTTTATTTACTTTCGTATATTATTTTTTATTTAATTTTATATGAAGAACAACCCAATTTATGTTATAGATTTCAACGGGCAACCATTAATGCCAACATTCAGATATGGTAAGGTTCGTCATATGCTTAAAAATAACCAAGCAAAAATAATAAAAAGAGACCCATTCTTTACTATTCAATTATTAACAAACACATCGTCATATATACAGTATATTATTGGTGGTATAGATATTGGTGAAACCGTTGGAATATCGGTAATAAACCCAAAAAATAATACTGAAATATTGTCTGCCGAATTAAAAACACGTAGTAAAGATATTCCAGATAAACTTAAAGAAAAAACTCAATATAGAAGAACCCGAAGAAATCATTTAAGATATAGAACAAAAAGATTTGAGAATAGGAAATCTTCATTAGGTAAATGTAAAGTGTGTGGTGGTAATACTAAAAGTGGAAAAGAATTTTGCTCAACATGCTTAGATACAGTTAATGGTAATCATAATGCTTATAAAGATATTTCTAAAACTACATCACAAAAAAGACTTGCACCAAGCGTAAATCATTTAATTGATGCCAATCATAAAATTATAAATAAAATAAATGAAATATTACCTATTAAAGAAGAAAATTGGATATACGAAAAAGTTAAATTCGATATACAGAAAATAGAAAATATTGATATATCAGGTGTTGGATATCAGCAAGGTGATATGTTTGGTTTTTCAAGTTTGAGAGAATATATATTAGAAAGAGATGAACATACATGTCAAAACCCCAACTGTAAACATAAGAATATTAAAAACCTAAAAAAAGGTGAAAATGTTTATTTGAAAAATAATATTACATTAGTAACACATCATATAATATTCAGACATCTTGGTGGCACAGATAAACCAAGTAATTATATTACGTTGTGTACTGATTGTCATATACCAACAAATCATCTAAAGGGTTATTTTTTATATGATTGGTGTATAAAAAAGAAAAAAGTTAAAAGTGATTATAAAGCTGCTACTAAAATGAATGTGGTCGCTTCTTCTTTTGATGAAAAAAAGAATTTTATACCCACGTTTGGTTCTGAAACAAAAAGAAAAAGACAATTGATTGGTTTAGATAAAACCCATTCGAATGATGCCCTTTCTATTTGTATAGATAAAAATAATTTTGATTTGATTGATGATTCTGGAAAAAAGAAAGTTGTTTTAAAACGAGATTTCAATTTAAAAAAAATAGAACATCCTGATTATCTTATTCAAACAAATGGTCGTTCTAATGGTAGACGAGCATTAAGTACATTTCAGGATTCTAAATATATTGATATCAGAGATGGAAAAGAAAAATCAGGAAAAGAGTTATCAAAAGAAATGGATAAACGAACACTTATAAATAATAATAGAATTTATAGGGGAAAGAAAACAAGTAAAGGTTCTTTTGTTAAAAGAACTGGTATAAGTGAATTTCCAAATAATTCAATTATCGAATTTACATATAATGGTAAACATTTTATTAAAGTGTGTGGTGGTGTAACTGGATATAATGTATATGTTAAAGATTTCGAGAAAAAAACAGTTGCAATAAAAAAATGTAATGTAAAAATAATCTGTAAAAGAAAAGGTGTTATTAAAAAATAATTTTTTTATATCATTATTTTTTTTATTTTTACATTTAAGTTCTTTGAAATTTTGTTAAATATCGATTAAGCAGTCACACCTTAAAAATGCGACTTTGTAACTTGTTGTGTATTGCTTTCAATTAATTAAGTAATTCAGTTATATAGTTGTGTATTGCTTTCAATTGATTGGGTAACTCAGTGGAGCAATATTTATATTAAATCAAAGCAGGGTTGTGTATTGCTTTCAATTGATTGGGTAACTCAGTATAAAATAATAGAATTAGAAAAGCGGTTAAGTTGTGTATTGCTTTCAATTGATTGGGTAACTCAGTGGTTGCTATTGATGGCATCGTGTTAGCTTTGTTGTGTATTGCTTTCAATTGATTGGGTAACTCAGTTTCTTCTTAGCAAGTTTAGTCGCATTCAGTGTTGTGTATTGCTTTCAATTGATTGGGTAACTCAGTTTATATCAGGTTTTACAAATGTGGCAACGTTGTGTATTGCTTTCAATTGATTGGGTAACTCAGTAAGATATCTATGGTGATGAACCTTGGGATAGTTGTGTATTGCTTTCAATTGATTGGGTAACTCAGTATAGCAATAAACAAATCGTTGTTAATCAATCATTTGAAACTAAAATCCGATGTAAAAAATCGAATTTTTTGAACACATTTAGACTAAGAGAAAGGATTTTTCCAATCCTAATATCTACGTTATGTTAGAATGTGGATTAAACCACAAATAGGTACGTTAGTGTGATTCCCAAGCACTATCTTCTACGGTTGTTTTTTAAACATCTCTGTGCAATAGGAGAAGTGAAAACAACAATAAACCTAACAATAACTTTGTCAAAGGGAACTAACAGGATTTATTCCTGATTTATTGATATTTAACAATTTCAAAGAAATAATAAAAGCAGATGATTTATTTATCTGCTTTTATTTTTTAAAAATAATTGCAACAAAAATTTGTTTATATCGTAATAAGTATTACATTTGCAAAGTCAAAATGGAAAAAAGTGACCTTTTTGACTTAATATATAAGAAAACAAAAACAAATTTAAAATAACGCAAAATGCTACTTTGTAATTTATATAATATGTATCTTAATAACTTAGAGAATGATAAAACTCTGGGCAGGGATATACTATGTATAAGTTAAAAGCGGTAAAGCATTAAAATATACAACGGAAACCCTGCCAGATTTGGCAGGGTTTTTTTGTTTTATACGGCTTCATGGTGGAATGGCAGACACGTTAGTCTTAGGAACTAATACCGAAAGGCGTGAGGGTTCAAGTCCCTCTGAAGTCACTAAAAAAAGAGTTCTTTGAAGAAATAAGGTTAGTAATCTGGACGCTTAACCAGCAGAAGGGTGAAGTTTCCTTGGAAGAAATTGATACAAACAGGCTTTGGTGGTTCTTAGCAATGTGTTGATAAAGTGACCGAAAACATAAATGGAGCGTGTGGCGTAATTGGTAACGTGTATCCCTGTCACGGATAAGTTCGGGGTTCGAGTCCCCCACGCTCCGCTTAATTTGGTGCATTGGGCTTCGAGAAGGAGAACATGGTTGTCACCCATGTAAAATTAACGGATTGTCACCGTTATGCACCGCTTAAAATTCACAAAATGTGATTTACAAATTGTGAATTCTCGATTTGCTAATTGCGAATCGATGTTCTTTGACGTATTGGGAAAAGGTATTTAAAATACGCCAGTGTGGATAGGTTCACACTGGTAAATGGGGGTGTAGCGTAGTTGGTTAGCGCAACTGACTGTTAATCAGTAGGTCGTAGGTTCAAGTCCTACCACCCCCGCATAAAATTTCGTTGTGGCAGAGTGGTCAATTGCAACAGGCTCATATCCTGTGGTTAGAAATAACTTCGTGGGTTCGAATCCCACTGACGAGACAATAATGGACATGTAGCTCAGAGGCAGAGCGACACCCTGTTAAGGTGAGGGTCGGGATTTCGATATTCTCCTTGTCCGCTTTTTAAAATATATGCGAGGTGGTGTAACTGTTAACACGCTTGGCTCATAACCAAGAGACATCAAATGCTTGTGTGGGTTAGAATCCCACCTTCGCTCCCATTAACAATTTTTGTCGTAGTGGACGACAACCATTCAGGTAAGCTGGGTATCAAAATTTAACCATCAAGAAAGTGAGAGGCTTTCATTAAAAATATATCGCAGGGTAGAGCAGTTGGTAGCTCGTCAGACTCATAATCTGAAGGTCGTGGCGTTCAAATCCCACCCCTGCAACTAAATGCTCGGTTCGTATAGTGGTTAGTACACAACACCTTCAATGTTGTTACAGGGGTTCAATTCCCCTACCGAGTACAAAATTTGGATAGGTAGCGAAGTGGTCAAACGCAATTGACTGTAAATCAATCACTTACGAGTTTCGCAGGTTCGAATCCTGCCCTGTCCACTTACTTAAATGTTCGGTTCGTCTAACGGTCAAGGACGGCAGGTTTTCATCCTGTTAATAGGGGGGTTCGATTCCCCTACCGAATACTATTATCTCTCAGTATTAATCCAATAAGATTTGATATTTTCCTTGGCATCTTCGTCATATTCGATATATACTTCGCCTAAAGTTCTACCGTATTTTGCTAACCAAATACGTTTTTCATCGGCTAAACGATACCTGTTTTTCTTATCATATTCGACCGTTTCTATTCTATCGAGTTTACTATATAATTGTTTCTCGAATTCTTCTTTGGATATATGTTTAAATTGATTGTCTTTATGTTGTTCAACATAGGTTAAATATATAGCACGGTCAAAACGTTGTTGGTGTGTTTCACCGAAATCTTCATTTAAGAATTGGGAAAAGGATTGAACATTTTTCATGATAAATAAAAATATTTTTTATTATATATTAAACATCTTACCATAATTTGACTATTTATAGAAAAATATTTTAATTAATATGATGGATGTTTCAGAATATAAAAGAAGAAGAAGACGTGCTTTAAAAGCAGTAAAGGCTCATACAAAATATAACAAACAAGAAGTGAAAGAATATTATGCTACTTGTAAATCCTATAAACAAACAATGGAACATTTTGGGATGACAAGTAAAGGCACACTTCATTGGAATTTAAATAATTAGCCCTCATGTCGAAAGTTTGGTAGCCGAAGCAGTTTCAAACACTGTTGCTGAAAGGCGTGTAGGTTCGAGTCCTACTGGGGGTACATACTATATTGATAAAAAATAATAATTTTATGTGATTAAAAAATGTGAGAATTATGATAAAGAAACATTAGATAAAATAATACAAAAATGTTTTTCAATAGCTGGAGTTTGTAGAGAATTAAATATAAAAGCAATTGGTGGTAATTATAAAACTATAAAATATTATATCAATGCTTATAATCTTGATATATCACATTTTACTGGTAAAGGCTGGAATATAGGTGAAAGATATAATAACGTTAAAAATAAAATCCCTTTAAGTGAAATATTAGTTGAGAATTCCACATATACAAATACACATTTATTAAAGAAAAGACTTGTTAAAGAAGGTTATTTTGAATATAAATGTAATGAATGTGGATTAACTGAATGGTGTAATAAACCAATTTCCTTGCATTTAGACCATATTAATGGCGATAATTTAGACCATAGAATAGAGAACCTAAGATTATTATGTCCGAATTGTCATAGTCAAACAGAAACTTACTGTTCTAAAAATAAAAAAAGTTCAAAAAATACATTAAGAATACATAATTTTATTGAAAATAAAGATTTCTTAATCAATAGAGAATCAAAGAAACAAAAACATTATTGTGAATGTGGTAAAGAAATAGAAAAAAGGGCTAAAAAATGCAGAGAATGTTATAAAAAAGATAGAACTGAAAGTGTTAAACAAAAAAATCATTGTGCATGTGGTAAAGTGATTAAAAATGAATCAGTGATGTGTTTGGATTGTTTACATAAACATAACAGAAAAGTGGAAAGACCATCATATGAACAATTAATTTTAGAAATTAATGAATCTTCTTATACCTCAGTGGGTAAAAAATATAATGTTGCAGCTAAAACCATTAAAAAATGGAAATTAGCTTATGAAAGAATTTAAAAACGCTCCTATGGTGGAATGGCAGACACGATGGACTTATACAATTTGAGTGCTTATAGAGAAATCTGTAAAGTAGAACTTGTCAAATTCGATGAAACCTATAAAATGGTAATATCGAGCCAACCCATCTTTTTTTAGATGGAAGTGTGTAGAGAGTAGACGGCAAGCACCTAAGTCGAAAGATATGGTGAAGGTGTATTCCAGACCACAAAATCAATTTGATGCGATGAAAGTCGTAGTGGTAAGAAAATCCATTGGGCAGTAATGTTCGTATCGGTTCAAGTCCGATTAGGAGTACCAAAAAACAGGATAACAAATGGGTTATCCTGTTTTAAAACAAAACATTTTATTTTCACTATATTAATAATGCAAAACATTGATGTTTTAATTTTCATAAAAAGTATAAGAGAATCCTTTAGTAGTTCAGTAACTGTTTATACATATGGTAATTGCTACCAATTTTATGAAATATTAAAAACAATATATCCAGAAGCCGAAGCTTATTATGATGGCAGTCATGTCTGGACAAAAATAGGTGATAAATATTATGATATAACAGGTGAATTAAAGCTTGAAGGTAAGTTTGAAAACATAAATTTAAGACCAATTGTAGATAATGAACAAATTGCATCATTATCTAAGAATAAATGGTCAGATGAAAGAAGAAAAGATTATTGTCAAGAATACAAAAACAAATTATTAAATAAATGAAAAGAGGTACGATAGAGCAACAAGAAAGATTTTCTAAATTAGATATACAGAAAATGTATCCAAATGAATGTGAAAATTATGATATTGTAGCACTTATGGAAATGTGGCATTTATATAATAGTGAACCGAAACGTGGTGATTGGATTGATGGTAAAATAATTGAAGAAGTGACGAATGATGGGACAGCATACTTCATCTTATTAAAGAAATAGACAATATTTATAAAATATACTTGCAAGTCAAAGTGAAATACCCCAACCGAAAGACAAGTAGGTTACTGGTGCAGAGGTGGTTCGAGTCCCCGAACAGACCAAGGTCGTGCTTGGCTTGTGCAGGTTCGCAAAAAACAGTTTGGGGGTATTTTTAATAGTGCGTTAGTTCAGTGGTAGAATACAAGTTTGTCACACTTGGGGTCAGGGGTTCAAATCCCCTACGCACTGCCAATGAAAGCTGATAATAAAAACAACCCTTGAATAGGTTGTAAAGGTTGCTAAATAATGGATGAATTGCAATCTAAAACAAGAATCGACTATTTCCATTATTATTTTCAGCTTTTATTTAAAACAAAATATTTATTTTTGTATATAAATAATAAATTTTTTTAGTTTAATTAATTAAGTAATAATTTATGGCACAAATACCAAATGAAGTAATTGATGTTGTTAGAAAAAAACACAACGCTCAGATAACAACAATTGAAAATGAATTTGATAATTATATATGGAGATTATCAGCAATAATTACAGGGAGTGCTAACAGAGCTGATAGTTCAAAAATAGCCACCGAAGTATCTAAATATTTGCAATTAGTTAAAAAAGAGTTTATTCTTAATTGGTGCAATGTTGAATTCTTAGAAGCTGTTTCTCAGCATCAAAGTGATTTTTTAGATAAAAATGGGTTTGACTCTGAAGAAGTTGTTAAAGAATTTAAATATTAAAATTTATAACGGACTTTTGTTATTTCATTTTATAAATAAAAACGTTCTTTCAAATAATCATTTCTAAAAAGTAGATTGGCCATACGAGTTAGTCGTGTCCCTTGGAGTTTCTTAGGTAAACAAAAAACACGAAACTTATGGAAACAAACTATTTATTTTTAAATGATTACGCAGGGTTCACTTATGAAGCGGTTGTTGAGGACATAGTTGCCAACTATCAGGTGTCACAATCTTTTGTTGATAACTATCGTATCTTGGTGGCACATCTTTCTGGTGATGGTGGGTACGAAGAATCTTCTTATTTCTTATTGGTTGAGAAATCTACTGGTAATTTATTTGAAGTTTCTGGTGGTCACTGTTCCTGTTATGGTTTCGAAGGCCAGTTTGAGCCAGAGATTACTTCGATAGAGTATCTTATTTCAGAACAGTCCTACTTCGGTAGAGACCCTGAAGTAAAGAAACAAATCGAGATTTGTTTGGTGAAATGGATTCGTTACTTGAAATTGAAAGAAATATTCGAGTTCTAAATGAAAGTTTAGGACTCGATTTTTTATATATAAAAAGAAAACAACATATTAAATGATTTTTAGTTATATATCATTTATCAAAGAAAACATAAAACATCAATATAAATTTTATAAAAATATTGATAATATTGTTGATGGTGAACCATTAGTTTATTATAATGTTCCATTTGAATTAGGCGAAAAAGGTATAGGTTTTAGTGATACAGAAGATTGGAAACATTATTTAGGTAACCAATATGTTTATGATTATATTAAAGACATTGATATAAAAGAAGCTTTAAAAGAAGACTTATCTAATATAAATATATCTGTTGATTGGACTTCTATAAAAGAAGATGATATAATAAACAATATATCAGCATATCAAAATAAAAATAAACATTCTTTAAGAATTGCCAAATTAGTTAAAGAGATGTTAGATAACAAACCAATAAGACCAGTTTCAATGTTTTTTGATGCGATGTCGTATAATTACGATATAAAGAATAACATTGAAGATGGAAATCATAGAATAAGAGCATTACAATATTTAAAATATGATGGGTTTCCAGCTTACATATATGGTGGACATTCAAAATATCTTATTGAATATTTAAATCAAAATATTTAGATGGGTTTTTTATCAATCTAAGCATCTATATTTATTATAGAATTTTTTTTATAATATTTTTCATATTATTTTTGGTTCATTATTTTTACTACAAACCAAAAATTTACTACTATGTTTGAGAACGTGATACTTGCAGAAATAGAAGGTGTTAAATATATACTTTCTGAAGATATAAAATATGGTGATAAAGTTGTTGGGTATTTTGAAGTTGGTAAATATTGGTTAACTGATTGTATAGCGAAGAACAACTTTGATGAAGGTGACATCAAAAACCAGTTTTTGATTTTCAAAGATGGTATTAGTTGTGGTGTAGCCAACAATCCATTCAAACACCAAAGATGGTTCAAGGTAATAGGAACTCTTAAAGAAGTATGATGGTACTAATAAAATATTAGACTTCTTTTTATATATAGAAATAAAAATATTTTTTATGGGGTATATTAAAAAATACGATGAAGTGGTTAATGAGCATAAATCCTCATTCAAGGTTTGTATAAAATGGGCGCATGGTGATGATGATTTCTTCACCGATAAAATATATTATTTTTCTACTGAAGAAATGATGAGGAAGTATTTGGATTTTATTTTTGATGTTCGAAAATTTATACCAAACAGAGGTTATAAAAATCTTGGTTATTTTGAAGATGGATACCACGAAGGAAAAGGAGAATGGGTTCGAAAAATAGCTGAAAAACACAATCCAGAATTTATTGATTATATGGAGATTGACGGGTCTGGCCCAAGTGACCATTATGCAAATATTGAAGACATTTATGTTAAAATAGGTAATAAAAGAAAATTTATCGTCTGGTCAGAAGCATTAAATACTAACATTATAAGTTTACCAGAAAAAGGTTCTATAATAGATACCAATTCTGGACAAATATGTGGACATGGTAAATACACATTTGGTGGTAAAACCAGTGACTATTTATACCATTGGGATTTGAAAAAAATATATGATGAGAAAAAAGAAGGTAAATATACCCCAATGAAACTTGAAATATTAGATATTAAGATAGCTAATTATAGCAATTATATTAAAGATTATGACGCTTTTAAATACGAGGTGTTGTGTAAGATACCAGAAGGATTAGTAACAACCGAAATTGATGGATACGACCCAGATTTTGAGAAAAAGTATAATAAAGAAAAGTGGGATGGTATGTCACTATATTTAGTTTAGCGCATATTTTTGATTATATCATATTCAGCGCATATTTTTATCATAGGATTTTTTTTACAGAACATTTCTTAATATTTTTGGTATGTTAATTTTATTACAAACCAAAAAGTTCTGATATGAAAAGGATTAGAAAATTTAAAGTTACTTCGACCTTAAAAAGTGGTAAGACAGTAAGTCAGCCGTCTTTTGGTAGAAAAGATTTAAATGTTGTAATTTCAGCTTTAATATCAGATGTGGATGTAGAATCAGTGAACATTTCCAAGGAAGGTTTTGCCGATGCATCAGATATTAAGATTTGGAATTTATAATTTAAAAATATACTGATATGAAAACACCGTTGAAATTCTACATTGGTGAAAGGAGTAATCCACAGTTAAAAAAGTCTTATTTTGTTACCTATGGCAGGTTAACAAAAAAGGATGCTCAGAAAAAGGAAGATTGTCTTTACGGCAGTATGTCTTTAACCCCGTATGAAACCGAGGAAGAATATAACACTGCAATATCAAAACTGGAAGAAGAAGGGTTTAATATTAAAAATAGTGTTTGAGTCATGAAAAAAGTAAGACTAATGAAACGGGTTATGAAATGTTTGATGATTTTTGTAGTATTGTCAATAGTTTCTATGATGTACATTGCTTTTAACTTCGAAGCGTATAGAGGTATTACGTTTTTACTATCGAGTTTATCGATTTTAACTACTGCTGTTATATTTTACACTTTTTATCTGGTTGTAAAATATGTCTTGAATCTTGACCAAGATACAGAAAAATCGGAAGATGTTGGTAATATATTAATGTCTTTTGTTTACAACGGGAAGAAACATATTAAAATTGTTTAACTATGAATATATTTAATTTTTTCAAAAGAAATTCATCATTTGAAATAGGTGAATATGTTCGCTTAGATAAAGGAAAAAGTAGTGACCAATTGGTTAAATTGACTGAAATATATGATGGTGGTAAGGTTTGTTATATTGAAGGACACTATTGGTCTGGTACAGTGGATATGAAACGAATAAGTAAAGAGGTATGAAAAAATTAAAAGATATCAAGTACGAAATACTTAATGATATACTTATTGTAGTATTCATTTTAAGCCAAGTAATACCCATTGTGTGGATGGGTGTATATTTGTATAAGAATAGTGATAGGGTAGAGGAATATTACACAGTTACAGTCTCCAATATTGATGCTGACCATGTTATAATGAATAAGAGATTAGATGGTTATGAATTAATAGGTCGGGATTATTGTCAAAATGGTGAGCCAAATGAATTATATTCTGGTGATAATATGGTTACTATTTCGATGATTAAATTGAAAAACCCATAACAAAAACGGTGGAATGCCTGAGTGGTTGAAGGGGGCGGTCTGCAAAACCGCTACGAAAGTCTCGTGGGTTCGAATCCCACTTCCACCTCAAAACAAAAATTATCAATATGACACCAGAAGATGTTCTAAAAAATTGCATTAAATTCGAGGTTAAAGATTTTGAACGAATCTTTATAGAATCTGGATATAAAAGTTCTGATAGTGTAATAAGTTTAGAGGATGCTATGTCAGCTATAAAAGAATATATGGAATATGCTGATAATGTTGCTCTACATTGTATCCAGTTGGCGACAAATTTAAACTATGGTAGTAGATGCTCACTGGAATATTTGCAGAAAGCAAAAGATAAAATGAAAAAGTAAAAAGAAAGGAGAATACAAATTATGATTGATTTTAGTTAGATACTCACCTACGTGGTGAGTTTTTTATTACGTATTATTAAAAAATTAAATACTAAAAAATGAAACAATATCCACACATAGAGTATTGGAATCAATGTAAGTTTGGTTCTACCATCTGGGGATTTGATAAATTAGATGGCTCTAATATCCGAGCCGAGTGGAGAAAAAAAAGAGGGTTTTATAAATTCGGGACTAAACAACAAATGATTGATACCCGACACCCACAATTCGGTGAAGCTGTCACACTATTTCTAAACAAGTATAATGAAGGGTTATCTAAAATATTCACTGATGATAAGTATTACAGAAACGTTCAAAACTTTGTAGTATTTTCAGAATATTTTGGTGAAAATTCATTTGCTGGATATCATATACCAGAAGATAAAAAAGACATTTTACTTTTCGATATCAGCCTTTATAAAAAAGGTTGGGTTAAACCAAAAGACTTTATAAACGATTTTGAGCATCTTGGGATACCAAGACTAATATATCATGGTAATTATAATAAAAAGCTTATACGTGATGTAAAAGAAGGTATTTTTGATGTAAAAGAAGGTATAGTCGTTAAAGGTTTAAGACAAACAAAAGGTGACGAACTGGTTTGGTTAACTAAAATAAAGACCAATGAATGGTTAAAAAGATTGAAGAACAAATTCGGTGAGAAGTATCTTTTGAAAGAAGTAAATTACGATAAAGAATTGTTAGATTAATATGGGTGGGCTTTATGCCCACTCAAATATGGATAGGTAGCAAAGTGGTTAAATGCGCTTGACTGTAAATCAAGTCCCTTCGGGGTTCGTAGGTTCGAATCCTACCCTGTCCACCAATATGAGTAGGTATGCAAATGGCGAAGCAAGCGGTCTGTAAAACCGTGACGTAAGAGACACTGGGGGTTCAAATCCCTCTCTACTCACTTTTAAATATCCTTTTACCCATACATGTCAATTATATCCCATAAAAATATTATTTCTTAATATATTTTTTCATATTTTTGTTTAATAAAACATGATATGGAATATATTACTATTACTGAGTATAGGGATGAAAAAATAGACAGGACTATCAGTAAGTCTTTGAATGATTATGTAGACTCATCAATAAAAAAATTAAAAGATGAGCTTATAGCCAATGAGTTCTCGATAAAATGTAAAAGAATAAATTCAAATTTATATCATTCTATTGGTGTTTGGGGTGTTTGGGGTGTATATGGTGATTTGAATTACAAAATAAAAAATTCAAAAATTTATTATGTTCAAATATCGTGGCGGGTATCGCATCAAATGAAATTGTATGTATTTACACAATATAAAAAATTTGACACATATATAAATTCACTGGAAAGAGAGAGGGTTTTGAAAATAGAAGAATTAGAAATACTATGACAAATATTGATTATATAGATGATGTTGATATAAGAAATCATATAATAGTTTATATTGAGGTTACTTGTAAAATAATACAAAAATTTATCAGTGAACCGAGTTCTAAAGATGTAATAGAAATGATGAAATTTATAGATGGTATTGAAACTTATAAATACAAAAATTATCGAGTAGTCTTGGTGTTAAATGATTATAGGGATACACCTAAAATATATAAAGTGGGATTAGAATTCAGTATAATTAAAGATGGTGATTGGAAAGATTGGAAGAATAGTGATGTAATACATATAATAAATCGTAAAGTGTATACCATATCAAAAGAAAGAATGATAAAGATTGAAAGATTGAAATTGTTATGATTAAAATAGATTTATATAGTGCCACGACTAATAAGCGTATAGAGAATATTTTGAATTACAAATTCAAAAGCTATTTATATACTTTGCATAAAAAATTATTAGATTGTAATTTTACGAGAGCTGGTATGATTACTGCGTTAGTATCAGATGATATAGATTATCAGTATGATGGATATAATATTGTAATAAAAAAGAAATTTAATTCTTATGGTGAAAGTATTGATAGTGTTCAGGTTTTTTGTATTTTATATAAAATTGAAAATGATAATTTAAAATATAAAAGATTACAATCTTTTAGTGTTGAAATACTCTCTCCGACCAGAGAAAGAAAGTTAAAAATTGAAAAACTTGGATTGGTATGATTAAAATAACTGAATACAGTAAAAAGGTAAATTCTTTTATTGAAAACGAGTTCAATAATGCTATTGAAAAACAAGTAGATATTTTAGAACAATATTTCAAGAAAAATAATTATTCAAGTAAGGTTATATCAGCAAGGGCTAATTATATTGTAAATTTTTCATTATATGATTATCATCTTAGGGAAAGTATGCTTATAAATTCAACAGAAGAATATCTGGAAGTAATCCATGTATCTTTTTCTTTGTATAGAAATAATTTTGATGGTATGGGTGAGACTATGGTGGATAGAATTACGTATGATTTTTTATCTACAACCAAGAAACGGAAATTAAAAATTGAAAAATTAGGATTGGTATGACAGTTCACGATTACGATAAAGAGATTAAAATTCATATTTGTGGTTATGAATATGAAAAAAATAAAATAATAGAAAATGCTTTTGTTTATCATATTAAAAAAGAAATTTATAATTTCAGGCTTCGTCTTATAAAAACAAATTACGCTGTTAAAACAGTTACAGATTATAATAAAAATCGATTTAATTATGATGAATATTATTTAGATATGTTTGCAACGGCCATTTGTGGTTATGAATTATCACTGGAATATGTGTTATTTAGCTTTGAACTGCATAAAAGGACTCGAATCCATATACCAGTTGATATACGTGTGACTGATTTCTCCATTAAAATATATCCACCGAATATGGAGCGAAAATTGAAGATAAAACAATTAGGGTTGATATGATTACAATTTATAATCGGGTACGAATTTCGGTTGAGGACGAGTCAAAAATAAACAATAAAATAAAAAATATTGTTGAAGAATTAAAATCATTTCTCATCAGAAACAAATTTTACACAGAATCGTTAAAAGATGTTATAATAAATAGTGTGATTGATAATGATGATTTACAATTAAAAGTCGATATATATTACAAAAATGAAGATTTTGTAGATGAAGTGGGGTTGATTTTTAGTTTATTTTGGATGAAAAATTTTTGGTTAAATGATGATGGTGTTAAACAATTGATAGGTAAAGAAGAAGTAATTATTTACACCAAAAAGAAAGAAAGAATGGTTAAGATTGAGAAACTTGGTTTGGTTTAATATGGAATATATTACAGCAAATATTCACAGAAAAGATTTGGAACTTATTAACAATCAAATTGATGGTTGGATTAAAGAAATATCAAAAATGCTTGTTGAAGGTAAAATTGACAAAATAAATAATAAATATTGTACTTTTCAATATGGGAGATATGTTTTAGAGGGTTGGTCTCGTGGTTTTTTATTTTCTATACAAGAAAGATTTGAAAGAAAAAGAATAACCTCACGGTTTGGTTACTGCTTCAAATTAAAACATTATCCAGAATATATGAAAAGTAGGTATGAAGGTGTGTATGTTATTATTGCTGAATATAAACATGTATTTAATCTGATACACGAAGAACGAAAATATAAATTGGAACATCTCGGTATTATATAATGATTTTATTATAATATATTTTTTTATATTTTTATTTTGTTTATTTTTGAAAAAACTAAAGACATGGAAAAGAAAGAAACTGAAAGTAATTTATTAGCTTTAGCAGTTTTTATATTTGGGTATATTGGTGTGATTTTTTCTTTATGTCTCGGTTACGAGGTTGATATTAAAGTTGTTAAAAAGAATATGAATACAACTTCCAAATGATATATTTCGAATACAATATTGAACCAACGAGTGCAATAACCATAAACCAATGGATTGAAGATTATATCGAAAAAACCATTATTAATATCATTGGTGATAAGAAGCATGTGTTTATGCCTGTTCAGGAAATCTTTGAATTATTAGATTTTTATAAAGTAAACGCACATCGTATGTTTGATATAAATAGTGAATATTTGTTTATATATTTTGATTTGTTCATCATGGAAGGAAAAACTGCTATATATGTAGATAGGTATATTCATGAATTAAATGTTCTTCATGAGCGCAGAAAATTGAAAATTAGAGATTTAGAATAGAATTAATGATGGAAAATGATTATAGGATAAAGTTATATTTGTTGCCACATTTAATGGATAAGGTTTCGTACATTAAAAAAGTATTGAAACAATCAAAATGTACTTCTAAATTTATTGAAAACATTGAACTACCAAATTATGATGAATTAAATATTTTTAGGATACGATATGATTTAATATATTCTTCAACAAATGAAAAATTAACAGAAGCTAATTTAATTTGTCATGTTGAAGTTCGAACAAATTGTCATATATGTGAATCGGTTACATATAAACATTTAGAAAATTTCAAATACAACATATATTCTATTCGTGAAGAAAGAAAACAAAAAATTAAGAAATTGAATTTAATATAAATATATGAGCTGGTTTGCATACGGTAAAGATTTGAATAATTCTTCATCTTTTCACAGAAAACGAAAAGGTGTTTGGTTAAGATATCATAGTAATCCAGATATTGTAAAGGCGGTCAAGAAAAATGGTAACAAACGACTGTTTGAAACTGTTGTCAGAGTTGTTGTGGATGAGTATGATAAGAAAGAAGATAAAATCTGGTTAGAGGTCTGGTGTCAAAATATATTTGACCCGATTCGAAGGAAACACAGATATAATGTTTTTTATATCTTTGTATCTCCAGATGAAAGCTGGGTATGTGAAGGTGACTTGGGAAAAGGTTTAGAAAATTATAAAGATAATAAAGTGTTATGAAATATTTCGATGAGAAATTCACAAGAGCTGAGTATCGAGAGATTCATCAAATATTACAGCAAAATTTCAAATACATTGAAAATAAAATTATCAAGGGGTATAATTTTAACAATTATCAAAAAAGTATTAGATTCTCAAATAAGAAATATATCATTTTGATTCTTAATGCTTTTGATGAATACAATATTGATAATGATAATTATTTTACTCTTGAATTACAATTGTTTACTATTAACTATGAAAGTAAAAGAATAGAAGATTTTTGGAAATTTATAGAAAATGATTACTATGATATACCTTTAATACCAATACGTAGAAGAATGAAAATTAAGAAATTGGGTTTATTAAAAGATAATTGATATAATATGAAAGTTTTAGATGTCATCGATTTGTCGGTGTACAGAGGCAACAATAAAATTTTAAAATATGTTTCACTTGAAGTATATTCAAATGAAATAGTTGCTATTGTTGGTGCTAATGGTTGTGGGAAAACTACATTATTTAATTCGATATCTGGTTTTTTAAGACCTGCCACTGGTAAAATTTTCATCAATGGAGTTGATACAACTTATTTAAAACCTCATCAAATAGCAAAACTCGGTGTTAGTAGAACTTTCCAAGATAGGGGCATATTTGAAAATATGTCTATTATGGACGCAACTGAAATAACAGAAACAAGAAATAATAATTTATTAAAAGATATTTTTAATTTTAAATTAAGAAAAATAGTTAAAAGTAAAGCACTACATAAGTTGAACAAGTTTCTCCCCAATGTTGATTATTCAAAAAATTGTGATGAGTTATCGACTGGGCAACAGGCCAAATTAAAATTAGCATCTTTATACACAGAATCCAAACTATTGTTATTAGATGAACCAACGGCTGGTGTTGATAAAAATAGTAAGAAAGTTTTATTACAACACATTCAAGATATTTCAAAAAATTGTGCTGTATTGTTGATAGAACATGATATGAATTTTGTTAAAAAATGTGCTGACAGAATTCTTTATATGGACGATGGTAAATTTATTAGAGAAGTAAAACAGGTGAATAATATAAGAAAAAGGAAAATCGAGAATATGGGGGTTTTATGAATTTTTTTAATATTGATATTGACAAAAATGTTTTAGATTGGGTAAATAATATTGTCAGACATTATATTGTTGAAATAACAAATGATGTTCGGGAAAATAATTTTGAGGCTATGTCAATACAATCTTGTGGTTATAATGATAAATTTCTTGGTTATGAAATAATGGTTGACTTTTATATACCAGAGGCAATAAGCCCAGATGGTACGTATTTTATAACATTCATTTTATATAAGATTAATGAATTTAATGAAACTTATGTTCATCCAATTATACCATTAAGCGAAGAAAGAAAACAAAAAATTGAAAAATTAGGAATAGATGTTAGTTAAAATTGTAAAAACCTCAATAATATTAAATGATGAAAAAGAGGGTAAAAAGTATTTATGGGCTTTTGTTGATGAATATGATAGGACTATGGTTCAAATCTATTCCGAGAAATATCCAAAGGAATTGGAAGAATTTTTAAAACGTTAATTTATGAAAACATTTTATTCAAGAATAGAAGTCAAAAAAAGAAAAGGTAAAACATATTACCAACCACAACTAAAGAGAAAGGGTTTCTGGTTTATTCTTAATCAATGGGGTGGTTTAAGTATGTTAATTGTTAAACAAAATTCGTATGATTTAAAGATTTGGACTCTTAAAAAAGAGGAAGCTGAAGAAGAATTGAAACGTTTTGAATACTTACATAAAGTCACTCTTATACCAATCGAATAAATGAATGTAAAGGATAGACAGGTTATTTTAAGAGAATATGCTAAATATTTATGTGAAAAAATACTCATTATTAACTCTGAGTATGAGAACGGGTCAATATATTTAGAATTAAAACATTTTTATGAAACTGGTGAAATGTCTTGTTTATTAAGCATACACCAATTCATTTCAGCTCATATATCGAATATTCATGTTTTTTATAACGATATTAAAAAACTTCAGAAAGATTTTAACAAAGATTTGTACATTCAGTCTTATGATATATTCGAAAAAAATTACATTCGAATACTAAAACTAAAACAATTAGAAATAAATAAACTATTATGACAATACAAGAACAAATTCGTGGTGATATGATATCAGCCATGAAAAGCAAAGAAACAGAAAAATTAACTCTATTAAGAGTTATAATTGGAGAATTCAGTAGAATCGGTAAGGATTTAAGTGATACCGAAGCCAGTAAGATTATTCGAAAAATGTATGATAATGCCAAGGAACTTTCCAATACGTATGAAATGGGCGTACTTGATACGTATTTACCCAAAATGTTGAATACGGAACAGACACGGAAAATTGTTTCTGATTTGATACAGACTGGTGGTTATAGTGGTATGAAAGATATGGGTAAAGTAATGGGGGATATTAAAAATAATCCACAATTTTCTCAAATAGATGGCAAAATATCCAGTCAGATAGTAAAAGAATTACTAAGTGTGTAAAAATATATTTTTATTTTTTATATATAATAAAAAATAAATTATTGTTATGAATCACTTAAAAGATTATGATAGTTTTCACCTAAATGAAAATGCTGGCGGTAATGTTGAACATTACAGATATTTAGATATAGAAAAAGTTGAGGACGGGTTGAAGATTTCCTTAAATGAAGCTGGTAAACAGAACGTTGAGGATGAAGGTGGAATAGAAGAAAGTAAATTCTATGACTATTTCGAAGATGTTCGTGGTAATTCTGAATATATTTACTTCGAAGATATGGGTGATGCTGGTTTTGGTTTGACTTCAGCACCAGGTATTACGGATGGCTACGAATATAATGATGATGGTGAATTAACAGATGAAGGTCATACTGATAGTGAAGTATATTGGTTTCCAAATTATATGATTAGAGACTTCACCCAAGATATGTTGGAAGATGGATATGTGATTTTCACAAAAGCATAAAAAATAAAACACATGATATGGATTTTATAAAAACATTTGAGGATTTCGATAACATAATAAACGAAAAGAAAGAAACCATGAGTCTTGAAGATATAAAAAAACTGGATGGTGAAGAAGTGTCTGCAAAGCAATGGGAAGAAATAAGACATCATAAGAATACTAAAAAAGTTAGTATGTTGGGAAAATCTAATAAAAACAAAAAAACAGAACATAGTGTTATCTTTGATGACAAAAGTTCAATCACGGTTTATGTGTAATAACTTTTGATTAATAAAATAATGAATCCGATGAAATATTTTATCGGATTTTTTATTTATATTTGTTCTAAATATTTTATTATGAAATTAGATAATCTTGGAGACTGGTGTAAGTGGCTGGAACGAAATTTTTCCCCTGAAATTATGATACCAACTTTACCTGTTATTATTCGTCTGGATGGTCAGAATTTTAGCACTTGGACTAATGGTTTGGTTAAACCCTTTGATGAGAATCTGACTGATTTAATGGTGGAATTAACAAAATTTTTGGTTAAAGAAACAAATGCTATTATCGGATACACTCAAAGTGATGAAATTACATTGATTCTATACACTGACGATAGAGATATACCATTATACAATGATGGTAAGAAACATAAGATATTATCAAAGTTAACTGGTAAATGTGTTACTTTTTTTAATACTAAGCGTGAGAAATACTTACCAAATCACAATAAATTTGCAAATTTTGATTGTAGGGTTTTTCAGACACCCACTTTAAATGACGCATGTCTCCAGTTATTATGGAGAGAAAATGATGCAGCTCGAAACAGTATTTCAATGCTTAGTTATAGTTTATTTTCTCACAATTCATTGCAAAATATGAACAGTGATGAGAAACAAGAAAAGATGATGACTGAAAGAGGTATCAACTGGAATGATTTACCAATTAAATTTAAACGGGGTACATATGTAAGACGTATTAAAACGTCAAAACCATTTACTCCAGAAGAATTGAGTAAACTCCCACCAAAACACAATGCTCACAAAAACCCAAACTTAATCATAGAAAGAAATGATATTTCGGTTCTGGAATTACCCATATTTAATAAAATAAAAAATAAAGTGGGTGTTGTATTTAACGGGGAAGATGTGATTATTTAAAAAATAGGATGATTATCGGATTATTATCAAAAGAAATATAAAACTTTCGGTAGATTATCGGATAAATAATAAAAAAGAAAATGTTATGACAGGGATTTTAATTTCATCAATAATAGTTTCAGTTTTGGTAGTATTAATAAAAACACCCATTCTTATTAAATATATCAAAGAGAGTACACCAGACCCTAATGGATGGGAAAAACCAACTATAACTGGCATATTATTAATAATAGGGTTTTCGATATTATTAGGTGCTTCCACTACTATGCTCTTACTTTTATGATAACTGGCATTGATAGAGCCGAACTATTAAGAGGTTGTATATTAAGCATGACTAATATGGGTGCTGAGTATGTGAAGTGTGACGGATTTGATATATGTTTTAATATCCCCATACACAGGGAGATAAATGACATTGAAAAGTTAAGACGGTTAAGAGATTTATTCTTCAAGGAATTTGGCCTCACATTAAAAGTAAAAAGAATTAAAATAACTTCATTTTAGAATTATAAATTAAATATGAAAAAAGAGAATATACCAGATGATAGATTTAGCAATAAAATACGATTGAAATTCAAAGCTATTATTGATATTATTAAAAGTAAAAAATTTTATCTAATTACATTTACAGATAATGATGAAGTAAACTGGCGAACTCAATATAATATTAATGCTGATGATATTCATGATAAAATTTAATATTAAAATAGCATGAATTACTCATCACCTGAAATACAATATAAAAGATATATTGCCGAGGTCAATAGACAACTAAAACTTGCTAAACGTCAAGTTGAAAGAATACCAGAACTGAAAAAAATGAGTCAAATGTCATTTGATGATTGGTTAACACAAAACAACAAAAAATAATATACAATGGAAGTACAGAAGTCAGACCTTAAATGGTTAATGGATAAAGTAGATTCATGTTCTCAGAGATATGTTGAATCTGAAAATTTCTTATTGGATATACTCGAAATGAATTTTTTCCAACGATTGTTCGTAAGAAGAAAAGCTTTAAGGTTTTTGAGGGAAAGAAAAAAATATAATTTCTAAAATGATAGTAATAGTTGAGTTTAATCCGTTTGAATTTAGTATAGAACCAGATAAAAAACTCTGGGATGAAGCAAATTCTGAATCAAGAGAAATTTACATTAAAAACCAATTAACTGAATATTTAGAAAATAATATTGATGAATTGGTTAATTATTCGATTAAACGAATTACTATATAAATCATGAAATTATATTACGAAAAGCACTAAAAATATAAAATGAAAAAATTCGGAATAAAAATTCTAAATGAAAATATAGATAATTTTCATTCAGTTATTGTTGGTTTAAAAAAATTGGAGATTCGATTTCATGTTGATGGAGAATTTATATGGGTTTTTGAAAACGAATTAGATAAATTATCTACCGATAAAACTAATTATTTTTTATCTATGGATGATGGCTCAGTGTTCAGTTTCCATCAAATAGAAAATGATGATTTGAAATTATAACCAGTTATTCATTAAATGATAATGGTTTAAAAAATTATTCACATAATATGACAGAGCATGAAAAGTATTTATACTGTTTAGATTATATTAAAAAATACGAAGAAAAACATATTAGAAAACTTATACGAAATGAAAATCACACAAAGCAACTTATATCATTTGAAGGTTTAAATGTTGGTGATATGTACCCAACTGATATAGACGGGGCTTTAGAGTATGATGATATATATTTAATCCTTTTTGAAGTTAAACATAATAATAAAGAAATACCAACTGGGCAAAAAAAATTATTAAAAAGAATTGCTGATAGTTGGGTTGAATCTGGTTTATATACTGGTATTGAAAAAAAATCGATTATTTTTAAAGTTTCACACAATACACCACTTGGTGAGTCAATAAAGTTAGCCGAAGGAATGGTGATTGATTATTATTATGATGGAAATTGGTTAAAAAAAGACAAACCAATAACTGCATTACAGGCTATCTATGATATAGCCAAAGAATGGAAAATTAACAAATTAAAATCTTGGTATTTACTTAATACCATTTGACTTATTATAAAAACGTATTAAATTAATATTAATATTGTAATAGAGATGGATACAGGAGAATACATGGCTGGTCAAATGGATAGATTAATTGAAGCAAGCCAATATCAAATGGAACAAGAATATGATGAAATGTGTGAATGCATCGAATCGTATATAAAGGAATGTAATTATACTTGGACGGTTGAAAAAATAATTGAACAATATCATAAACGTATGCATGGTGAATATATAAGTCACACAGCTAAAGATGTGGTAATCAAGTTTGAAAATGAGCTTAATAAATTTTATAATAGAAAATATTATATATCATCCAATGAACAAACAACAACCACACCTGTTATAATAAAAAATAAAGTATAAAGAATATTATATGAGAAATCTCCGTGAAATGATTATTATGCAGATTGATGTCACTAATCATTGCAATAAAGAATGTTCTAATTGTACAAGACTTATAGGACATTATAGGAAAGACCAGTTGTATTTCATGGATGTTGATTATTTCGAAAAAGCTGTTATTTCATTAAAATCTTTTAATGGTGTAATTGGTGTAATGGGTGGACAGCCTACTTTACATCCACAATTTCCAGAATTATGTAGAATTATAAAAAAACACATAACCCCTCAATCTCGTAGAGGATTGTGGTCAAATTATTTTAAACATGAAGAATATGCTGATATTATCAGGGAAACCTTTGGATATTTTTGTCTAAATGACCACATTTCAAGTATTTATCATACTCCTATGTTAGTGTCCAGTAAGTCAATTATTGAAGACGAGGATAAACGTCAAAAATATATTGATAATTGTTGGGTTCAAAATACATGGTCTGGTACAATTAATCCCAAAGGTGGGTTCTTTTGCGAGGTAGCTGGGCATTATCAATGTTATTAGATGGTATAAAAGGATTTGATATAGAAAATGAACCACACTGGTGGAAAAGGCCGATTGGTGATTTTTCCGACCAGAGAAAATGGGCTTGCGATAAATGTGGTGCTGCAATACCTTTAAAACCAAGACGTTCAAATCTTGAAATAGATGACATCTCACTTGATAATTATGAATTACTGAAAGAGCAGTCTGGTAAAATAAAGAGAGAAAAATATAAAATATTCACAGGGGATATCGACACCAAACAAGAAAGAAATGCATGTTGGTATAGATATTATGGTCAGAATGCAGTTGTTAAAGTTAAGCCTTAACCACTAATGGTTTTTTAAGTGTTATACCTTCATCACTACCATATTTTACAATCTTATATATAAGAACTGGCGCACTATGTTCGACTTCAATCTCTTTTTCATAGTTTAAATTCCAAGCTGATTTATAAACAGTTGCATTCCAATTTATATCTTCGGGTTTAACTTTTCCGTATAATATATAACAATCTTCTCTTGAACCGCTATGTGGTTCTGCACCTTCTTCTTCATAAGACCAAAATAACCCTACACCGTTGAAAGTTTTAAACTGTGTATATGCGTCTACGAAACTACCTTTACTATATGATACAGCTCTGTAAATAGGTATTAATCCATTTTCATCCTGTTCATCAATTAGAATATCCAAGACGTTGTTTTCATGTAATTTTTCATAAAAAATATCATTCTTTATATCATTATCAATTTTTTCTAAATCTGGATTATCTTTAATAAGAAAATCTTGTAAGTCGTATAATAATTTAAATTCTTCTGTAATGTCACGAAGTGAACAATTCGGATTTTCTTTTATATAATTTTTTATTTCGTCATTATAATATTCTGGTTTATTTAGTGGACTATATCTATCTAAGAATACTGAATTAAATTGATATTGGATTGATTCACTGTCTATATCGCCATCTTTAAAAGATGTGAAAGCGTTATTTTCTTCATTTTCCCAAGCTTTTATTATATCCTGTCTATCCCAATCAGAGGTGAAAGTTTCTGATTTAATTTTCAACTCATTAGATAATTCTTCCAATCTGTCTATAATGTGTACATGAGTTGGTTTATCATGTATAGGATGTTGACCTTTTAAAAAAGGTATTTCAAGTTGATTTCTAAATTCATTTAATGACAAAATATGTCTCATTAGTCTTATAAATATATTTTAATGTATATATAATTTTTTTCTGTGGAAAACCTTTTATATTTTTGTTAATTAAATTTATTATATGAACCCTGACATTATTGGCACATTGGTGGAATTTAAAATGGGTAATATCTCAATAGAAGAAGCCCATGATAGAATAAATAATAATAATTCTCTAAAATTAACAATTGATAAATTTTTAAATACTGATATAAGTTCAATATACTTACTGGGAAAAAGGTCGATTCGTGATTATAAAAAACTTTTTTCTATAATACTAAGATTGGAAGATGACATGCCTGAATTGAGAATAGAACCAATAGAATACCAAATTTTTGCATACGAATTTCAACGAATGTTAATACCAAACCCAGCTTATCGGGAAATGATTAACAATGGTGACTCTTTTTTTAAATTAGGGTTTAAGGATTACGATGATGATACAATTATAAAAATATGTGAAAATTATGTTAAACTGACATTAAAAGAATATGAGAAGGTTGATACTAATGAAATCTCGCATATGTCAGTATTAATGAATATACTCGGATTCATTTTTGATGACGGTGATGGGTTTGAAAATGCTTTCCTTTATTTAATTAAAAAAATAAATTCTTTTCAATTTGGAACACAGTTTAATATATCTGATATTCTTTCATTTGATTTAAATTGGAAACACTTATTTCACAACTATATGGTAGATTTCACTAAGATTGGGTTTATGGTTAATAACCCGATTGGTATTTATACAAAACAGTATAATATACCAGAAAATTTATATTTTACAGATTTAGATACAGATGAAAAAATAATAAAATTACGGAGAAAACTTAAACTTGAAGAAATATTAGAATACTAATAACTTTTTTATGAACTTATTACACAACATAGATGAAGATTTAAACAAACTTTTGAGTAAATTATATGAATACATAATTTGTAGTAGTAGATATACATCTGGTCAATTTACAGTTTCATATGAAGCTAATGTCAAAAAAAAGATGAACCTGTATTTTTTTGGAAAAGGTTATAATACTAAACAATTAGTATTTGATATGTTTAATGATTGTAGAATAGGTGGTAAAATAATACCACAAAAAATAATACCATCAATTGTTTATGATATAAATAAGACATCCATAACTGGTTATCTTTCTTTTTTAGTTCGCTGTGGTTATATAACAAAATGTGACAATAAAACAGGAGAATATAAATTAAATTGTCGCATACCTGCCAATTTGAAATTAACAGATATTAAAGATAAAGACAATTTGAAAAAAATACAAAGGTCTGTAAAAATTAAAACACTTGGTATAAAATAATATTAAAATGAATCATGATTTTGAAATGCCATTAAATTATTCTTTAAGATTCGAACAGAATTTAAAAGAATACAAATCGTTGAATGAATTTATAACTTCAATGGAAAATTCTATGATGTCTATCGGTTCACTGATAGAATCTATACGGGTGGTGTGTGGTGGTTTTAAAACTGATGAAAGAATATATGTTATTATAAGGAATTTAAAAGAAGGAAAAGTTATAGATTTTGAAGGGAATGTAGAAGATGTTGATAGGAATCAATCAGTGCTTATTTACCCATCAACCAGTTTGAAACGCTTGGTTAAACTTGATGAAATATTTGGAGATGGACTTAAATGAAAAATAGTTCCAGAAATATTAATACATTGGCTAATATTTTAGCCATCTATTCAGATGATAATGGAATCATTAGCTTCTCTAAACTACATGAGGTTATATCCAATACCATTAAAATATCCGAATCTGAAATACAATCATTCATACAACTATTAGAAGAAAAGAACATAATAACTCTTATAACTAATAATATGGTTGTTGGTGATATAAATTTTAAAGTCAAAACAATAAAAGAAATAAGACAACTAAAGATAAACGAAATTTTTGATATTAATGAGTGATATTCAATATATAACCAGAGATGAATTTAGAGAAAGTGTCTTAAAAAGAGATTCATATAAATGTGTTGTCTGTGGACAACCAGCAAAAGACGCACATCACATTTTAGAACGAAAGCTTTTCGGTGAATCGGGTGGATATTTTCTTGATAACGGAGCATCACTTTGTGGAAAACATCATATTGAAGCCGAACAAACTATTATCACTTGTGATTTTTTGAGGGAAAAATGTCAAATTAAAAATATTATTTTACCAGAACATTTCGAAAACGAATATAAATATGATAAGTGGGGTAATGTCTTACTACCTAATGGTAATAGATTAAAAGGTGAATTATTTTTTGATGAATCTGTTCAAAAGATACTTGGAGAAGCTGGTATTCTTAACACTTTTCAGAAGTATATAAAATATCCTCGGACATATCATGTTCACTGGAGTAATTTATCATCAGACGACAAAATGCTTAAAGATGATAGTATTTTTATTGATAAAAATGTAGTATGCAGTCTTAAAATGGATGGGGAGAACACTACATGTTATAACGATTATATTCATGCTCGTTCTTTAGATTCAAATAATCATGAAAGCCGTAATTGGGTGAAAGGAATGTTGGCTAAAGTGTCTTATCTACTGGATGATAATATGCGAATATGTGGAGAAAACTTATATGCAGTTCATACAGTTCGATATAATATTCTTAAAAGCTATTTCTACATGTTTTCTTTCTGGATTGATAATAAGTGCTTGTCATGGGAAGAAACTGTTCAATACGCTTCTATTTTAGATTTAGAAACAGTTCCTGTGTTTTATGATGGTATATATGATAAAGAAAAGATTATAGCTGCCTTTTCTCCATATGAAAAAGAAAATGAGGGATATGTTATAAGACTTTCGGATGAATTTGATTATATCAATTTCCGAAAATCTGTCGCCAAATATGTTCGGCCAGAATTCCGAAACACATTGAATGAAAAGGATGAACATTGGATAACCAAAAAAGTAGAAAAGAATAATTTAATTATAATATGAGACCGAATTGGAAAGATGGTGATAAATGTTTAGTTTTCGATTATAAAACTTGGCAAAAAACTGGTGATATAGGAAACAACGAACAGTTCTTTAAAGAGGCCACTATTGAAAAGGTATATTTTTTAAAAGGTGAATATGTAGCAGATATATTCTGGACTCATGCCAATGAGATGAGCAAAGGACATTTTTTAAAATGTATAAAACCTTTCTAAATAATTAAAACTTTTTTATTTTTTCATTCTATAAGAATAAAAATAATGGAGTTTTTATGAAAACATTAAAGAAAAACGATGAAATTATCAGAGTTACAGAAGAAAAAGTTAAGAATTATTTAAACATGGGTTACAACTACTGCCCGAAAGACGAATGGAAAAAGAACGTTCGTGATGTGGATAGAAAACCCAAAAATGACAACCCTAAAACGGGAAATAAAAAATAATAATCATAAAGTGAAAAGAAAGCATATATTTTTTGGATTATTAATTTTAGTATTTAGCATTGCATTAATATTAATAAATAGTTTTCTCCCTGCTTATACTGAAGCCTGTGCATATGTTTTTTCATTTACAGCCTTATTTTTAGGATTTATTAAATGGCTTCCAAGATTGAACACTTGGTTTGAACATATGGTATTATAAATTATGAAATTAATATTATTTGGATTTTTATTTGGCTTATTTTCAGCACTATACTTCAGTTATCTGACGTATAGTGCTATTTTTTTTACTATTAAAAAATTTTTCATAATGTTATTTAGTATTAGATATCTTTTTAAAATATTTAAAAAGAAAAATAATAAAAAAATCGCAAAGGTCGGTGATTGTATACAATGGACGATGCCTGATAATTGTGGCAGACTATCAAATAAGGTATATGAAAGTGAAGTTGTGATGGTTGATTTAAAAGAACAACATTATGGGGTATACGCAGAATATGGTCAGGATTTAATACCATTTGAGTCTGCGGTGAATATTGATGTTATTCACCGCAAATTTTGCGGTTAATAAGTGAAGAAGTTGGGTTTAAAATAAAAATATATATAATAAAAATATTATTATGAGATATAAAACCCCACTTCAAAAAGAATATAATACTAAGGATTATCATTTTATCCGAAATAATATGATGTTAGGTCATAGTTATATATGGGATAACTCTGGTGGTTGTGGTGAAGGTGATGCATTGTGGAGAACTGGTTGGGCATACATTACATATGGTGATAAGTGTTTTAAAGACGGTATACTTTCTTGTTTTACTGATGAGGTTGATAATAAAGGAAAGAAATACATTCAAGCCCATAGATATCCAAATTATGGTGAAGAAGATGTCAGTCGAGACCAAATAACTGGAGCATTATGTGGATTAAAAGTTAATGGAGATATTGATGATTTGAAACGAATCATAAAGGGATTAAAATGGAGAATATCCAAAAAATTCCAACTCACACCAGATACATGGATGTGGATGCAAGCTTTAAAAGGTAGTTTATTCTGGTCAATCATGTTTTGTTTCATCGATATGATATTTGTAGCACCTTGGTCAGTATTATATGATAAATTTTTATATAAATGGGCTGGTTTAATACAAGTGTCACCTGAAGAAAAGGTTGGTGAGATAAACGTAGAAACTAATAAAAAAAAGAAATTTGCTACGGATGTTCATTATCCAATGTATGCACGACATCTATTCGCATGGCAATTACACACTGTAAGAAATAATCCCTTTAAATGGGTATGTCAAAAATGTTTGTTGATTGGATTACACGATTCTAACATTTTAATGAAACTATTAGCAGGGAAAAAGGTTAAATTATCAGACGTTTATCATTATAAAGCAATGACTGGTTTTCCTTGGCAAAATATTTTTTTTAAATATAATTATAGTGCATGTGAAATAATTGAATTACATAAAGGGTATAAAGAACTTTATAATAATTCAGCTAATGTTTTGGATAATGATGTTCTTTGGTATATGTATGAAAAATATCCAGAATTATTTATAAATGATATTGATTAAAAATGAAAATAAAATTTTTTAATAATTTTATTAATGAGAATAACCAGAGTCCAATTATATCTGATGCTGTTAAGCTGATGACAAAAAAATATAACGATGAATACGGTGTTTCATGTGATATAATAAATCAGGGTGATTGTTCAAATTTTGCTGAAGAACTATATGATTATTTAAAAGAAACAGGTATTAATGGTGAGATATTAAGTGATGGTTTATTTTATGACCCATTTAATGATGTAGAACCAGAGATGTTATTAGACGTGAATGAGTATGGGAATAAACCAATTGATTTTGAAAAAATTGGTCTACCTTCGCATTATTGGTATTATTACGATAGAAAACATTATGACAGTGATACACCTGAAGGTGTAACAGATATGTTTGAATTACCAATTATTAAAAAATTCTATTTAAAATATAGAAAATAATAAAATGTCTAAAAAGTCTAAAAATAAAAAAACTTTTAGCTTCGAAGATTATATAAAAGCTAATAGACGTGGTTCAAGAGAAGCAGAGCTTGAAGATTCTACGGGGTGGAATAGTGTACATAAAGCACACGCCACGCCAAAGGATTATAAAAGAAAGGGTAAACATAATAAACCGCTTCTGGATGAAGAAGATGAAGATTAATTTTATATTTATATTTTTTAAATTTTATATTATGAAAAAGTTAGGTTATATTATTTTTACGTTGATATCATTATCATTTATGGTATCATGTGGGTTTTTTCAACAAAATATCCATGAAATTTCAACTATTGATTCTAATAATTTTTATCAGGTTTTTGATAGTGCAAAATATCGTACACCAAAACCAGTGGCGTGTTCCGATTCTATTTATATATCTAAAGGGTCATTATACACAATTACCAAATTAAAAGCTGCTAATTTGGATTCTAACAATATGTCAGAATTATCTTTTAAATTATTTGTTACTTATTCAAATTTAATAGAATCTATTATGATGAACAGTAAAGATTCAACTATTATTTTAGTTCACCATAAATATTGCTTAACTAACTATGAAATAATGGAGAATCTTGTTATGAACGGTGCAATTTTAGTAAGAAAATAAATTTTTACTGAATGTGTATTTAATATAGAATAAATAATTATATTTGTTGAGTGATATTTTAAATATCCGCATATTGTATATTTTTGGTTTGTAAACCAGCTTTCGAAATGGAGCTGGTTTATTTAATTAAAGTTGCGATGCTTCTTAAAAACTTCGTAGGCAGCATTTAACTTCTGAAAATTTCTTTTGGATATTTCTTGATTTTCTACTGTATCGATTGACCATTTATCTGGATGCCAAATGGTAGCAAATTTTCTATAAGTTTTTTTAATATCTTCAATAGTACATTCAGGTTTTAATTTAAATAATTGATATGCTTCGGCTAAGTTATCTCTTGTACGAGGTGTTAATATTTGTTGTTGATAATGATATTTATATTTATTCTCCATATCATTAAACATATCTTTAATAAACTTCTGGTAATACTCTTTATTGTATTGATACTGTTTATTATTTCTAAGTTCTTGTAATCTTTTATTGGAGTAATATTCGACAATATTGCCAATTAAAGAAGCCAACTGTATGAAAAAAAATACAAATAAACATATTGTAGTAAAATGATTACTACTATAATAAAAAGATATTAAAAATATAACAGACCATATAGAATTTTTAATTATTTTCCTTCTTATTGTAAGTAGTGTGTTTTTATCCATAGTATTTTTAATTATTAGACAAATATATCTAAAAAATAAAAATATAAAAAATTAAATATAATATTAACTTAAAATATCGTTAATTTTAAGGTCTCTTATTAAGATAGATAATTCTTTCTGTATTTCTTTATCATGTATTGACCTTATTATTTCATATAATTTATTTACTTCATATGAATGACCATGTTTTGAATACAAATATTCAGATACTTTCTTAACGAGTAAACCTCGTTCGGTATAATTGTTTTTTGATTCGATAGTTTTTATAACATGACAAGTCCTATCTTCATCATCATTCACATACAATGAAATAGTAGCATTAATCAAAACATTTGTACTTAATTTGTAATCATCGTGTACAATAACCTTATCAATAAATTTATAATCAACAAGTGTTGCTGGTATTGCTAAGACTGATGTAGTATTATAAAAAGTTGACGGCTTATGTGAGAAGTTAGATGATACAAATGGATAATATACACCTTTTAAGAATGATGAATTTATGCGTTTTTTATAATATATAATATCACAACCAAAATGATAACTTTTAACCATTTGTAAATCGTTATCTTCGTCTGAATTTTTAACGTACAAATATTTATAATCATTATTAAAAATTATTTCACCAGTAACTGGGTCAAATATTATAATGGTATAAAATCGGTATTTATCGTTTAGTTTATTGAATTTGATAATCACATTTAATCATGAGGGGGCATTACATTTAGCATTGGGGTCTTTTCGACCATGACCATATTTACATTCTTCACAGGTTAAAATAGATTCGTATTCACAATCGAATTCGTATCCCCATGATGTCCAATATTTATATCCTTTACAATTTGGATTTGTACTGGTAAATTCTGGTGAAAATATACTCATATCAAAAGCTTTGTGATATGTATAGTTTAAAAAAGTGAAAAGGTCGAATTATTTTTCGTCTTTTTCTTTAATATTTTGAATAGTTTTTAATGCTGAGTCTAATACATTGTCAGACTTATCTATATTGGCTGCAAACGCTAACATACTTGTAGCTTCTTTTCTATCCCCCACCTTTTTTAATAAATCGGATGCTAATTTTTTACCAGACGTATAAACATCAGTTATCTTTTTATCTTCTGGGATACCAAGAATTTTATGCATTTTACCTTTTTTAGGTTCAACATCTGCTGTCCATTTTTCTTCATTAATAAATAAATCAAATGTTTTAACAATTCTGTTCATTTTATATTTTTATTTTAGGTATATATTAAATATCAATTTTTCTATATTATTTAAACCATTTTTTCCTTATATCATATTTACCAGTATCATTCTTCTTTAAATTATATTTGATAACAGCATTTTCACTATTCAATTCAGAAAGAGATTTTTTACTACCGTCTTCTTTCAAATCAAAATTATAACCCATTTCCCACCATTTTTTCATCATAACTGGGTCAAAAACAACTGTACCAGCACCCACATTAAAATTATCTGGAAGATAATAATAATTTATATTTATATTTTTAAGTTCTCCTTCTATTTTTCCTAAGTGTACATCATCTCGTGTAACACCCAATGATAATATATCTAAAATTCTAAACATAACATTAAAAATATTTTTAGATTTCCATTTAGACATATCCTTATTTTTTTCAGATAAAATAACAACATCTATTTCTTCAGCTCCCAAATCTATGGCTCTTTGTATGGGGACATTATCAAAAATTCCACCGTCTAAATATTCAAAACCATTTTTTTTAAATACTTCAAATGCAATAGGTACAGAACAAGAAGCTAACATCCAATCGCAGAAATCTTCATAATTACATTCTTTTTGAGATTTATATTCTGAATTAGCGGTGGTCACGTTACCAACTGTAATATTGATTAGTTTATTCATTTCAATAGATTTATTATAATCTTCTTTGGTGAAAATATTTTCAATATTTTTTCTTAAATTTTTTCCTTGCCCTATTGAGGTTTTCCCTGTAATTACACGCATTAAAAGATTAAATATTCTAACTTTTCCATTTTGTTTAAATGGCCTGATATTAAAAATATCTTTATTTGAAACATTTGTATATTTTTCTTTTAATTTGTCAATTGATTTAATAGAGATAAGTGGGACTAATAAACTACCAGTAGATGTTCCAATAAAAATTTCCCATTCTTTGTTTTTTAGTTTCATTAAATTTTCGACCAAACCACCACCAAATGCTCCACGACTACCGCCCCCCGACACTACTAATGCCTTTTTCATAAATAAGAATTAATTTTTATTTGTGTTAATTATAACAGTATTACAAACATTACATATCATACAGTCACAAGTATCTGGCATATATAATACTTCACCGCAAGAACAAACAACCGTGTTTTTCATAATAAATTTTTAATTTTATATATAAATAAACATAAAATGAAAAAGAGGCTTTTGGCCTCTTTTTTCAATAAAATTATTTTTATTTTTATTCCACAGCTAATCGAGTAGTCCAACAAAGTTTTTGATTATCCAAAATCATAATGTTTTGTACCACTATATATAAAAATATTTTTTTATTTTCATTTTCTTCAACAAGTTTATTTATATATTCAGCAGTAATCGAGCAGATATATTTTTCTATTCCATCTAAATCCTCTAAAGAAAAATTAGTATTTTTGTCTTTAAACGATTCGTCTGGGTCTCTTAATATTTCTGATAATTGTCGGGTAAAGTAAATATTACCAGCTCTAATATTCTTATCATAGTATGAGTATAATGGAGCATTGACTATAATTATATTTTTAAAATTATTTATTTCTTTAAGAATTTTCAATGACACTGGAAGTGTTGTTGAATTTAGTCTACTCTCATCTGATAGTTGGTCAAACGTGGTCATACCACCACCTACACTTTCTGATATATCATGATAGTGTGCGTATAAACACATTTTTTCTTTTTTTGTTAATTTTTCAACATCTATCTCTGGGTCACTATTCAATTCATCGATTATAGGTGACCATTTTTTAAAAACATTTAGTAATTCAGATATTTTCATTTTCATTATTTTATTTTATAATACGCCCTTAACATTTTTTTAGCTGTATCAAGATTCATTGCCAGTAAACGTTTATTACCTCTACGCTCAATAATTTTTAAGTAAGTAGTCATTTTAAAGAAACGTTCCAAATCATAATTAGAAGATTTTAAATCACTCAATTTTGCAATTTCTTGAATCGCTGCTGCTGTTGGAAGTTCATCGTTAATATCCATCCCCTCAAAAAATATATCCATCATTTTATCATACATCATCCATTTCTTAAATGTTGGTGTATCCATCACTTCAGTTCGATATTCTGCCAGTATCTTACAATTAAAGAACTGTGTGAAATATATACCAAATAATATAAACGATTCAATAATAAATGATAACAATATAAAAATTAAAACATTATATTTATTTTCCGATTTAAAAGAGTCTAATTTTGTTTGTTCAGCTTGTGTTATACCAGCAATTTTAACATCTCGCTGGTCTTCATAATACCTTATATTTTCTAAATTTTTATCAATTTTTATATTATTTTGTTTAATAAGGTCACCATACATTCGAGCATACTTTTCTTTTGAAATTTCAGCATACTGATTATTTTGGTCAGTCAACTTTTTATTTTCTTCCTGAAGTGCATTAATATAAGTTGTCATATAATAAGCATTAATAGAGTCAGCCTTATTGTTGACAACGACTTCGGTTTGTGTTGTCACGGTTTTTTCTCTATTTATAAATTCTTGCGCCCCATTTAGTGATAAATAAAAAGAAATAATAATTACAGCAAATACTCCAACTACTAATATAGAACTTGTTTTTTTCTCATCATCAGTTCGTGATTGAATTAAATCGATTGAAAACTGTCTGAATATATATCTTTTTAATAATTCAAAAAATGATAGAAATACAACAACTAAAAAACTCATTAATAACATTCCACTTCCAGCCGTAACAATACCCATGAATAACTCACGTACAAAAAAGTAAGCTAAAAACACGGATATACTATTACCAAACCATGAAAAATAATACAACAATTTTTGAGCAGCACCAAATCTCTCACCATAACTTTGGCGCAGTGTATTTTTTTCAAGTCTTAAAAACTCATCATGTGATAAAAATCCCCTTTTTGTTGACATTTTATATTTTTATTTTTTACAGTATGTTTTTAATTTTAGCCATTCGAGACAAATTCTTTATACTCTTTTCATCTGAAATATTTATTCGTCTAAACCCTTTATAAGAAACACTCCCATTGTCTATTATCATATATCTATTTTCATCCACAAACAAAGCATCAATATCCATATCAATATTAAATTTGAAGAAACTGCCTATATTTGTTTCGAAATATTTTTCGATACTAATTGATTCAAATTCTCTTTTTTTAACATTTGCGAATATCAGACAATCAGTTTTATAAAAAACCAAAAAATCGCCAAAATATTCTATTAAAGCTTTATAAATGTATTGGTTATAAAGATTTAACACATTTAAACCATTAAAGTCACACTGGTATATATTAATTTTCTTATTATAATAAAGAACAAATAGATAGTTTATAAAATCTTTGATTAATTTGAAATTATCCGACTTTTGTAAATAATCAATATGTTCTAATATATTGTGTATTATAATACCAAAACATTCATCATCAAAAATTATTTTATCATTTAACCAAAATGTATTTAATATGTTTGGATATAATAAATCAATATCCATTTTATTAGAATTAACTATTCTATTCTCATAAACCTTATTTAAGTAAACAATATTTTTTTTATCATTCACAACTTCCATATTGGATATAGTCTGTAAAAATTTATCATAAATGAAATCAAAATATTTTGTTTTTCGAGTTTCTTTATAATCAGAAATCTGATATGATGACACCGACACATGGGCTAATAATTCCTTACGAATATTATACCATGTATCGTAATCTATTTTTATATCATCTTCCAAGTGTTCAAAAACCGATAATATAACATCTATTATGTGCTTTTTACTGTCCATTACTCTTTTTAAATCCAATAGGTTCGATGCTACTTTTGTTTAATTCGTTGGCTTCAACTAAATCAGTTGATTCCGAATTGAATATTTCAGCAAGAGAAACATCTTTTTTAAATTCCATAATTATATTATTTTTTTCAGCTACTAAACTGGCTTCCTTGGGTGTTAATTTTCTAAACATATGATTTACTCTTAATCTTCCTTTTCTTGTTAAAGCCTCATCTATAATTTTTTTAGCCACATTGAAGGTTGCTATTATTTGAATATCTATGGCATCATTAAGTAAACCATCACTCATATTAAGTATATTAGAAACGGCCTGATTTCTATCCTGTTGACTTAATCCAAGAACATTTTCAGCATCTTCCAGAATTAATATAGAATCTTTAAATTGAGATATAAATGAAATTAAATCTGGGTTTGCTAATTCGTACATAAGATATGAAGGTATATAAATGAATGTTTTATCTTCACTTAATTCTGATATTATTCTACGAATATATGTAGTCTTACCAACACCTGAATCACCATGAAATAAATAAAGACCTTTAGAAGATTTTCTCATATCATCAACTATCTTCTTGTGTTTCTTAGAAAATCCTTCACCATAATTTAAATCCAAATCAACATCTATTTTTCTAATATATGAACCTCTCAGTTCATATCCACCCATACTGTTTATTGATATAATAAAAAATTGATTCTTAATACTTGGGAAGTGAATCAATTTTTTAATTTCGGGTATTAAAGTTTCAGTTACAAATTTTGTATTTGTATTAGTATAATAAATTTTTAATGAATTTATTTTATTACTTTTTTCCGATTCTGCTACTAATTCTAAGAAATCGTTATCATCTAAATTTTTTTCTTCATCAAAGAATGATAAATACACACCTTCAGTTTCCAGATATATTAAATATCTGTGTGTCTTCTGTTCTCTGTTTTTTAAATCGACTGTGAAATCTGTTGATATATGAACATTTTCATTTGTTATTTTATATGTCTCATTTAAATACGCCCAGAAATTTGCTGAATAAATTTCGTGAAGTATATTATAACAATTTGGTAGACGATTGAAATCCATAGCAATTAATGTATATTCATTATCTACACTGGTTTGTGATACATTAAAAATGTTAATCTTAGTACGTAAATCGAAATTTTTTAATAAACCCATAAAATTATTCTTTGTTTTTATTTATATATTTTTAGTATCGGGTTCTAAGTAAAGAAATAATATCCCATGCATCAGAAAGTGCATTATGTTTTACTTCACCTTCAATTTTAGCTCTTTCTTTACATCTCGATAAAGATGGGACTTCCATATCATTCTTCCAATCAATAAAATATAACGCTGGGTCTATTGCTCTATGTGAAATATTCATAAATTTATTCCACTGTGGTAATTTCTTTAATAATGGAATATCTTTTGAGAATAAATTCTTACCAGCCAATATTAAATTGAAAGGTGGTATTCCTTTTTGGTTTATATCGGGAATCATTTTATCCTCAACTCTTTTAATATACTGTAAATTAAGCAATTCCATATTTTTAGATAATGGGTAATTGTTTAAAAACAAAAATTCCCACATTTTCCCTGCTATTTCATAATCGTTTAAGATATCGTGTTCTTTACGATAATCATTTACATTTTCTGCTCGTTCTAAACCAGCTAAAACTTTTAGTATATTAGCATTCATACTTAATGCTGCTGGTGACCCAATAATTGTTTTGTAGTTAATTAAACAATGAAACTTTGGACATTCTTCATAAGATAATTTTTTAGTTGTATCTTCTAAGATGATTCCAATTTCTAATAATTGAGCTTCCTCTAATTCCAAAGAAGTAAACTCAGTGTCTATTGATAAATATTTCATATAAAATGTTTTCTTTTTATATTAAAAATAAATGTCTTTGTTTTAATATATAGATACATGAAATACCTAAATAATTATATAGATTTTGTGTCTGAATCAGTTGAAGAATTTGTAGAATTGGCTGCTGATGTGAATATATTAGAATCAATTGTAACTGATTCAGAATCGTTATTAAAATCTATTCAAGCTAAAGAAGAAGATTTATATAGTACATTTGAGTTGAATCCAGAAAAATTCCCTCGTAATATGATAATTGAAAAATTATATAATTCACCGACATTCAATAAAAAGTTAGTTTCTAAGAAATTGAAAAAGTCAACAATGGAAGAAACTGAGGATATGGAAACTTTTTTGGAAAACATTTTAGATGTCAAATTTTTTTTGATACACGAACAAGATAAAAGTAATTTGGATAAACCAGAATTTATTGTTTTCCAATCTAAAAAAAGAGAAAGTTCAACATGGACTGAAATAAAATTATATTCAGTTCATGATGACATTAGAAATTTTTATGATAGATTAACTAATAAAACAGTGGAGTTGAAAAAGGGTGATAAGACCTATATTTATTTTACCAGTAATTCAGGTAACAACTGGCAGCTTCAGAATCTTGAAGTTGCTGATAATATATTTAAAGATTTACTGGATAATGAAGAAATAAAAATGATTTTAAGAGATAAAGATATTACTATTACAATTATATCATAAAAAATAAATAAATAAACATGAAACATTTAAAAACATTTGAATCCTATCAAGATACGAACGAAAGTACGGACTTAGAAGTTTGGTTCGCACAATTACCATTAAAACAACAATTAGAAATAACTGGGATTAAAAATACAGGTAAAACAGAAGCACTCTGGCATGAAGCTGAATCAGAATGGTATGCAATGCCAGAAGATAAAAAGAAAGAATGGTACGATAAATTAAATTAATCATTTATTCCTACATAACCCTTTACAATCACATCTGGTTACAGTATCAGAATAACACCAATCAAGGCCATCTTTTTCATCGAAGACGGCCTGAATTTTTTTAATAGGTATTTGTACTCGTTGACCTTTTTTATATCGTTCGAAATCCCATTCACAACGTTCCAGTTCACCAATGAATAGGTTTTTATTAAAATCTATTGATTTAATTCTGAACCACACATTTCGTTTACCATCACTGTGAGACAATCTAACAGACACCAATTGGTCACATAGAAACTCCACCACCATGTCCACCAGTCCCCATTTTTTCTTTGGTTTTTTGTTTATCTTTTGGATATTTACTATTAAAATAATACTTGAATATTCTTTCTATTCCAGAAACAATTATACCAACTAATACTAATATAAACACCCCATACCAAAAAAGAGTAGAACTATCTTGGCTTTTTAAAAATTCGTATAAATTATTCATATATTTATTTTTATTAATTACCAAATTCACCAGATACAGCATTATACAGACTTTGAAATATTTCTTTTATCTCGTCAGCCGATAACCCTTTAGATAATAATGTCTCAGATGCTTCATGAAATGCATCAGCATTTGAATCATCCCACCATTGACCATCATTTGGAAGGTCACTGTTTATAAACTCTTTTAATTTTTTGTTTGTCATAATTCAATTATTTTATTACAATTCATTTATTTCACCAAGGTCATTTGGTTCTTCAGTAACTTTTCTAAATGATTCAATCCAACCACCATTACAACATGCCATAATATGGATAGCTCCAGTACTATGACAAGAACAATTACAAGGGTAATAATCAACAATATATTCAACCCCATTTATCACCCTGCGTTCTGGGTCTGGCTTTAATATTGGATAGAAATTTTTCATTTTCTTGATTTCTTTTTATAATTATTAATATCAATCGGATGTTTATCTAAAAACAATGATTTAAATGCTCGTTTAATATTTTTAAATCCACTTTCCAGTGGTAATTTTCTGGATACCTTGGCACACTGACGTTTATCTTTCAGATTTCCCTTTCTTCCAGCGAAATGGGACACACTTACTTCATTTGTATACCTGCTCCGTGACATTATAAATCATCAAAAATAGATTCCAAAATATTTTTCCTATATAATTTAGTAAAATCTTTTATTGGTAAACTAACGATATCTGCGTTATTAAAATAATTTTTCTTAAATCTTGAAAAATAATATTTATCATTAATTTTTAAAATAAAGAAAAAAAGTATTGAATTTAATGCCGTATTATATATGTTGAAATATTCTCTCGTTTCAGCATCTAAAGCATTAACATCATATTTAATTTTTAAATCATCAACTTTAACAAGATGGTATTCTATTTTTTCTTCAAATTCAACAAGTGATATACCTTTTATTTCGATAATGGGTAAATCCAATAAAGAATTTAAAATATTATCATTAATACCAACAAAAGAAAATAAATCGATTTCTTGGTCTGAATATTCATACATTTTATATATGGATAAAAAAAACATTTCTTTATCAATCTTCGAATGAATATTAGTAAACACCTTTTTAATCAAAATATCCATACTATTCATTTGATAAATATAGATAATTATTATTTATTTTATAAGTAAGAACAGACATTTCATTCATACCAGAAAAAACAATAACATCATAATTATAATTATTTATATTTGAATAAATTTTATCAGATGATTCATATTTTTTAGCTGAATCATCTTCATATTTATTTCTACTATCCATATAATGAACCAAGGGTTTAATACTATTTTCCCATGTAGATAATGATAGATTTAAAGCTTCTTTTTCTGATAAATGTCCTGAAAGATTATCATGATATAATTTATTAAAAACAATAGGGGTTCTTATTCTAAGATATAACAAATTATAAAGTTCTTGAACTGTATAACCACCCGTTTTATAATCATTCGTTAAAGCCAATCGTTTACGAGCATTCTCTGATAACGTAAAGTATAATTCACAGAATCTATCACACGCAATATATTTATTATTATAAGAACCACCCACAAATGTGATTATAGTATAGTAATCAATTGCTGGTAATCCCATATAATCAAAAAAAGATGATATTTTATCTATTTCTGATTTAGATGATAACGCAACATTAGAAACATTCGAAGATAATTTACATGATTTAGATGTTTGTATAGAAACTCTAAGTTTATTAATTTTAATAAAACTCCCCAACCCCCTAAGTTTTCTTTTAATAATAAAAGATTTTGGTAAGTCATTTATATTAAAATCAATATTAACTGGGAAAAAATCGAATGGTAACGAATAGTTATATATACCATGATACATATTCCATTCGAACACTTTAAGCAGAACATTTATATTATTATTTATAACACTGTAAACTAAATCTAAACCGTGTTTTTCGAATTGTTTATTGGTAATTTTTTTAAATTTGAAATCCTTGCGAAATAAAGTCAGGTTTTCACCCTCATAACCAATAAAAAAGTGTTGTTCCATTTTGAACTATTTATTTTTGAAGAATACATCTAAATCGAAGGACACCATTTATTCTATTATATTACCTGCTTTTTTTGAACATCTTCAATCACTCTTTTTTATCTATATCTATATCTATATTTGTGACTGAATAATGTTCGCAGAATAATATATATTCTCCTAAATCGTAACGAATTTTTTGTCTGATTTCGCACAGCAAATATCTAATATCTTCGGTTTTACGATTTAAATGTATTCATTAATCATATATACAAAATTACTAAAAAGTTTTAATTAAATATATGTTCAAATATACTAAAAGTTTTAATAATCAAATATTTCTTTTAATTTTTTCTTTCGTTCTTCAACTAAATAATATCGTTTCAATTTATTTTTCAAAACACCATCTTTGGTGTATTCTAATATATTTGTAGTGTTAATAAATGGTGGTATATCATGAATCTTCCTGTATTCACCTCGTATTACATCTTCCAGAACACCCAATAATGTTAAGCTCCGTCTATACACATCTAAACTTGGTGAAGGAAAATAATTTACCAAATCTTTTCTCAAAATTAATACACCAACTTCTAATTTATTGATGTATTCTACAATTTCAGAAAAATAACTATAATCACTTAATTTATTCTTTGCCATGTTTGAATAGTAAAGGGTATTTCATCAAGAATAATTTCTGAATTAATAAGCTCGAATTCTTTTTCATTTATCTCTGGGAAAAAAACATCACCATCTAATATATCTATATCGATTAAACTACGATAAATTCTTGTCACGTATGGCATGGCTTGTTTATATATCTCACCCCCACCAATTACAAAAATATCACGGGTAGCCTTTTCAAAAGCCTTTTCTAACGAATTGACTACAATAACATCACCATGTATGCTATCTGAGTTTCTTGTTATAACTATGTTTTCTCTATTTTTAAGAGGTTTTCCTAACGTATCCCAAGTTTTTCTACCCATAAGAATACTATTTTCAGTTGTCATTCGTCTGAAAAACTTCATATCTTCTGAACAATGCCAAGGAATCGTTCCATTTTTAGCAATCACGTTATTCTTCGATGTTGCTACTATTAGTGAAATTGTTTTCATGTCTATAATGATAATTATGTGTTTTTGTTTTTATTACATTGTAATTATATCGGGATAATAATTCCTCAATTGCCTTAACTTCTTCATCCAAGCTTCTAATATTTTCGAAAATTATAATTTTTGGGATTGGGTTACAACGAACGACCTGAGATAAAATTATTCTATTATAACCCTCGGTGTTTAAATATAAAATATCATATTTATTAATAAAATATTTTTTTATAATATGTTCATATGGTACACATTCAACTGGTGTCGATACAATATTATCTTCAGATATTCTATGTCTTATTAAATTAATCTTATCTAATGATGAAATGTGTTTGGTTATTTCTTTAGTGACAGTTGAAACTTTAAACAATTCCTGTGTACCATAATTCTTAGAAATGGCAACATTCTCAAAATATAATTTATAATAACCAGTATAGTTGTCAATAAGCTTTAAAAACATATCCTGATTTGGTTCTATTAATACACCTTCCCAATCATGTTTTGTTATGTATGGGTATAAAATATCATTATATATACCATCACTTGCACCTATTTCAACAAAAAATACACTATGGTACAAGATATTCATCTTGCTTAATATCAATTCTATCGTCTTCATTTGTTTTAATATCGGAAAATTGTGTGTTTATTACTTTAATAACTCGGTCAAAATTGTTAGTATCAACATCTAAAATACCGTGATGCATAGTTATGACATTCGTATTAAGGTCTATCGATAACTTTTTCAGTAATTTAATAAGCATTGATATGTATTCAGTGTCAATAGATACAAATATTTCGTCTAAGAACAAAATGTTAATAGATTTCATACTTCTTATCATCTTAATATAAGAAAATGCTATTATAATATTTATAATTTTCATTTCACCATTCGATAATACTTCTGGATTGATTTTAGTGATGCCAAACTCATAAACAGTGGCGTTGAAATCGTCATTCAATACTGCCCTGTATTTAAAATCAATTTCATTTAAAAATTCATCAATATATTGATTTATAGGTTTGACCAAACTTCTAATAATACTTTTCCTTATTCCAGTATCATCGAATAGATTTATTAATTTTTCATAATCATCTTTTTTCTTATTGGACTTGTCCAATTCAGTAGTTAAAATAATATTTTTATTTTTTAGTTCTGTGATTTTATTCTGTAAACTGTCGGCTGTGATATTATTAGTATCAGATTTTTCTGCTGACAGATATTCTTTTTTTATATTTTCAAGTTCCAACTTTAATTTATTATTCAATTCCGCATAATTATTACGTTTTCTGATAACAACATTATAAGAAACCTCAGTTTCTCTACCTTCACGGTTAACCTTATTTATTTCTTCGTTGAGGTATTCAACTCTTTTATTGTTTGATTCTTTAGTTTTATAATAAACAGTTAATTGTTCTATGTGTGAATGGTCTTTTAACTTAGTATTACATAAAGGACAATTTCCAGATTCAAATACTTTTATTTTTTCATCAAGAAGTGAATTATCATTTGTTAAGGCCGATATTTCTTCTTTTAATATTTTTATTTTATTTTTTAGTTCTTGTAATTTTTCACTTATCGTGGAATATTCGATATCAATTTTTCTAACTTCTTCTTTTATATGTTTACGTTTTTCCGATTTTTCCTGACCATCTTTAATCAATGCAACCATTTTTTCCTGTTTAGAAGTGGACACTTGTGCATAAATTATTTCAATAGTGGATGAATATTCTTCTATTAGATTATTATTGTTTAATATTTCATCTGTTAGAGCTTCAATTTTTTTCAATAAATTTTTAAGTAAATCCTTTGTAATAGATAAATATGAATCTAATTTTTCAAGATTGAATATTTTATTCAATAGATTTTTCTTATCAACTGATTGTAATTGAATAAAATTTAAGAAATCATTTATACTCATCGATATAAATGATTTAAACGTATCGTAGTTGAACCCTATAAGTTTATCTCTATCATCATCAGTTAGGGTCTTAAATCGTTCTGTATATGGCTTGTCGTTTAATTTAACATCAAATGCATTGGGGTTGACATTTCGTTGGATATTTATTTTCTGTTCGTTGTTGTTAATAAAATCAACAATAACTTCAAGATTCTTATTTCTTCTGTTTGGTAAATCGATAAGAGGAATTGACTTTTTATTTTTCCCTCTTACTTTGGAATAAATAGCCAAATCTATCGATTCTAAAATAGACGACTTACCAGCACCAGTTCTACCTTGTAATAGAATTAGTTCTGGCTTCTCAGAAAACTTAACAACCTGTTGTTTATTTCCGTAAGACTTAAAATTTTTGAATCTTATTTCTTTTATAATCATTGTATGTTATAGTCTAATATGAGAAAAATGTTTATAAAAAAGGGGCTTCCTGAGAAGCCCCCGTTCGAAATGGAAATGTATAACATGCGTGGGGAAATGTCATACTTAACTATATATTAATTTTTTCAAAAAATAATTACATTATTCGACCATTGGAAATTAATTTCCCCTTTTCATTAGTATATTTATATCTAATATCGTCCTCGGTTTTTAAAATAACAAATGAGTTACCTTTCCATATCTTTTTTTGGTCTGGTTTATTTAAGTATTTTTCAGCATCGGTGGAGTTTTTAATTTCTTCACCCGTTACTGTAATAGTAATAGTTTTCTCACCTGTCCAACCAGATTTTGTCTTTTCTATTTTATTTTTTTCATTCAAAAAATTTCCAAATTTAGTTTCCATCTTTATTATTTTTTTTTTAATTTCTTAATTTAAATCCAAGTTGTTCTCTTTCCTTGGGTGAAAGTACAATTTCATTCTGGTCTAATTCTACATATTGACCATCATTTCCTTCCCACACATCAAAAACAGTGTCTAAAGACTTCACACCATCATCACCCATAAAAGTGACTTTATCACCAACTTTATATTTGTATTCACTTTCTGAGTTGGTTTCATTGATAAAATTAATAAAATTCAATAATTGTTTCATATTTATTTCTTTTATTTTGTTATTTCAGTTTCTTTAAAATAATCGTCAGGACTATTTTCATTTACTTTCCATTCATCGTGAGACATCAATTTAGTAGTGAAAAAATCTAATTCTTCTATTTTAATAATTTTGAACTTCTGTGGATGTAAATAATAAATATTTAATAGTCTGTCAAATGCGAATTGCAATCTCTTATAAGTTCTTGGGGATATCATACCACTTGGATATGGTAGTACTACTATATTATTAATTTCATCAATATTATCGAAAAAATTTGTATGCTGTTCCTGTATATTATATACAACTGGATTATCAAAATAAATATTAATGAGTTCTATTGATTGTTCTTCAGTCCTACTACCATATGTTAATTTAGGATGGAAAAAATAAATATGTATTTTTTCGGTAATATCTTCTTTTAAAAAATTTATAAAATTATTAACCTTTTTCATCATGTAGTATTTTATTTTAAAATCGTACTGGTAGCAATTAAATCTACATAATCATAAAATTCTTCAACTTGGGATATGTTTCTTATACCACCACTTACAACAATTTTAATATGTTCTGGAAGAATTTCTCTCATATATTTCACTTTAGTTAAATCAGCACCTTTCATATTACCAGTAGATGTCATTACGCATTCTGCACCACCTACATCACATAATTCACAAGCCTTTTTTAACTCATCTGTTGTTAATTCACCAGCCTCAACAATAACTCTTAAAACTACACCGTTTTTAGTACAAATTTCAGCGACATCTTTTATCTTAATTTCAATCTTATCATACATACTTTGAATAGTTTCCTGTTCATCTTTTATTTCTTCTTTTGTCAATTCGTTTTTCTTGATATTTGAACTTAAAATATTTTCCAGAACTTTTGCTTCTTTTAAAACTTTATAATCTATCACAAAATTAACTATATCAGCACCTTCGGATATAGTATCCAAAGCCTCTTTTATATTTTTTTCTGAATTATTTTCACCAGTTGGATAATTAACCACCGTTGATATTTTAACATCATCTTCTTCAAGAAAAGCATAAGCTTCTGGTACATAGTATGGTAGAATACAAATAGAATAATAACCTTTATCTTGGGCTATCTGACATAATTCTTTTATCTTATCCAAATTGATATCTTCTTTAAGATAAGTATATTCTATCATATCATTATATTTATTCAATTTTTCTTCTTCTTTTTCGGAAACTTTTTTTGCAGGTGTTTCTACTTCTGGTTCTTCTGATTGAGTTTGACCAGTTACACCGCTTGTCTGAATGTTTTCTACTAAAAATTGTAAATAATTCTTAATCATAATAAAAAATTATGTTTTTCTCTATATATAAAATATAGACTATGAAAAAAATATTTTTATATATAACAATAAATTATTAATAGATATATTTTTATGAAATATTTATTCGAATTTAAAGAATATTTAAATAAGAATTTCTGGGTGTGGTTTGAGAATTCAAAAGTAGTTGATAAAAAAGGTAACCCCCTAATTGTTTATCATGGAAGTTCTGTAAATAAACTTTTTAATAAATTTAATGAAAATAGTCCCATATGGTTTTCTACATATAAAGGATACGCAGATGCATTCACTGACTATAAAGGTAAACTGTTTAGCGTATATTTAAAATTAGAAAATCCAATATATGTTGGTTTTATAGATGGTATTGCAAATGACAATAGTATAAAGCACTTATCTGAATTAACAAATATAGATTTCGACACCTTAAAAGAAATATTAAAAAAATCAAATGGTGTTAATTTATTTAAAATTACAAACAGTTTAGAATTTAAAGAGCTGGTACAAGAAATGGGTTATGATGGCATTGAAGCAAAAGAAGGTGGTGGTCTAACCTCATTTGCTGTTTTTTCTTCAAAGCAAATAAAATCTGCAACAAATAACAATGGTAATTTTGATTTAAAAAGTCAGAACATTAATGAAAACACCAATAAAAAATTACAAAATATAAATCAGAATATGAAACATTTAAAAATATTTGAAGGATTTAATTATGATAAATCACGGTATGTTGAAATTCTTAACAAAATAAATAGTGCTAAAGTCGGTGATATTTTACCAGAAGATATAGTGTATCAATATGTTGAATATTTAGTTGTTTCTGGGTCTTTGACACAAGATTATGGAAGCTCTTTTGTAGATGGTGATTTAGGTGAAAGAATAGAAAAATATCCAAGTTATAAATTAATGGAATTACCGATTGGTGAGATAGATTTAGATGAATTTGAATTAGATGAAGAAATTGCTGATGAATATGCTGAAAAATTTGAAAAGACAAAATACTATCCACCTCTTGTAGTTGGAGCAAAAAACCCAAAATTTGGAACATACAGAATAATAGATGGTAACCATAGAGGAAATGGTTTAAAAATAGCTGGTGAAGAATTTGTACTTGCATTTGTTGGAATTAAAAATTAATATATAAATAAAAAACAATTTCTGATAATGGAATATCTAAAGACATTTGAATCTTTTTTATCTAAAGACATTAGAAAAGAGTTGGATAAATTGATAAAGAAAAGAAAAAATTTATTAAAATCAGATAAATCTGATAAAAGTATTAATAAATTGAATTCTGAAATTAAAGAATTAAAAGAAGATTTATTTTATCAGAATGATGATAAATACTATAAAAAATTTATATCTCTTTCAAAAGAAAAAATTGAAGATTTGAAAAAGGAATACCGAGAATTAAAAAAAGAAGGTATCAAAAAGCTAAATGATGAATTGAAAGAAGAAGGTCATGAAGGTAGTATAACTGCAATAGACCTATCCGATAGTGAAATATTTTATTATTTAGATAAAGCGGAATCAGAAAAGTTTAATGAATATGCCAGAATACTTGATTTTGTAGATGGTTATAAACCTAAAAAATCTAAAAAGGTGAATGAAAATGTTGAAACTTCTGACAAATTAATCAAAACAACATATCAAACAGTAACACCAGAAAGTGCAGCTAAAGGTGGTTTTGAAGACCAAGGTTGGGAAGATGAAGAAGGTAAATCTATGTCACCTGATGAATATGATATAGAAGAAGGTGTAACTGCTATTGATAAAGCAGTTGAATTTTTAAAAGATAATGGTGCTAATGAACCATCATCATCACAGTTTAATACTGGTGTATGGTATTCAACTCCTGATGGTGAAAAAAATTATACAACGGGAGAAGAAAAATTTCATAGTTTTCATTTAAAAGGTTTTACACCAGAGGAAGAAGAAGAAATTTACAATAGAATGAAACTAAGATAAAATACCAAAACAAATTTTTTTATAAATATATTTTAAAAATCCATCAAATTTTGGTGGATTTTTTATTTTAATTAAAAACAAAGCATCAATAACTAAATATAATATGAAATTAAAATAATAAATCCGTATGACAGAATTTAAAAGTTTCTATAAAAAAGTTGGTGGTAATGAAGGAAGTAAGTGTGTGTATAACGAACGTCTTGATACTTATGGTTGTGGGTGTCAGCATGATTGTTCTTATTGTTACGCAAAAAGTTTATTAGAATTTCGCAATTTATGGAATGCTGAAACACCTAAAGTTGCAGATATAAATAAAATAAAGAAAATTATACCAAAGTTGACAAAAACTATTCGGTTGGGTGGTATGACTGATTGTTTTCAGCCTTTAGAACAAAAAGAAAAGGTAACATACAATACAATAAAATTATTAAATGCTGCTGATAAAAGTTATCTTATTGTAACCAAATCAGACTTAGTGGCGACTGATGAATATGTTGAAATTTTAGATAAAAAATTGGCACACATACAAATATCAGTCACTTCTACTGGTGCAGAATTGTCCAGAAAAATGGAAAAGGCTGTGTTACCAGAACGAAGATTAAAAGCTGTCGAAAAATTATCCGAGTTGGGATTTGATGTGACTATGAGATTGTCTCCATTTATACCAGAAATACAGGATGTGGATATTCTTAATAATGTTAAATGTGATAAAGTCTTAGTTGAATTTTTACGAGTTAATCACTGGATTAAAAAATGGTTTGATATTAATTATGATTTATACACACTCAAAGAAGGTGGGTATAATCATTTACCACTGAATATAAAATTAGAATATTTGAAAATGTTAACTCATAAAAACATCTCAATATGTGAAGATGTTACTGAACATTACGAATATTTTAAGAATAATATTAATCCAAATAAAACCGATTGTTGTAATTTAAATCAATATTAATATGTTTGTAAATTGTTTCGATTGTAACTGGAGTCAAGATGATTTCTGGGATTATCATATAAAATGGAAAAAGATTTTAAAATGGAGAAGTAGGCCGTTTGGTTATAATCCATTATCTATCTTATTGGAAGATATAGCCACTTATTGGTTTCCAAGAAAAATAAATATGGATTCATATTGGGCAAGAGAAAAAGGATTTAAAACAAATCGTGTCCATTCTTGGTGGTTTTTTAGAGAGGGGTTTAGACGATATAAAAAGGTTAAAAAAAGTATGGTATATAAAACATATGATGAATATGAAAAAGCAAGGAAATTGGGTAAAACTAAATGCCCAAAATGTGGAAGTTACCATTTAGATGTTGATTAAAAAATATTTTTATTTTAATATATAATAGAAAATATTTTTTCTTATGAAACATCTCGAAACTAACATAAATGAGTATTTGAATCTTTTTCAAAATAAACCACAAACTATTTCTGAATTATCTAAGGAAATAGAGATAAAGGTTTATAAGAATAATATTTCCAAATTATTTTCATTTGTTGGGGATGGTATTTGGGATGTTAAATTTATATCCCATAAAGATAAACATGATAAATATAAGAATGAAATAACTGTCAAATTTCACTCAGATTCTGGTATATCAAGTTCGGTGTGGGATAAAGTAAGAATGATATTAGATAAACTTAAAGGTGAAGGTGGTTTTGAAGATTATAATATTAATCAGGGTATTGATAGTATAGTATTAATATTTAATTCTGACTTCCCAATGATAGAACATTAAATGTTTTAATTTTATGATTATAAATAATAAATTAACTTACCAAGAAGCAACCGACTTAATCAATATTTATATTACAAAAACTTTAAATGAAAAGGAACAAATTGATGATAAAGTTTTTAATCAATATATAGCTGACAAGTTCAAAAACATTTTAAAGTATTTAGAACTCGAATTGAACCATCCAGAAGAATTTGAAAAATACGGCTTTAAAATATTACCAATTATTCATGAATATTTTAATATTACATGGTTAGAAAAAAATGAATATTACGAAATATATCGTTTATATCATTTGTTGATAAACAATCATGATGATTATTTAAATTGTACATTAAAACTTATAAATATTAAACTTAAATATTTAATTCAAAAATAAAAATATAGTTATGGATATATACGGAGATTATGAACAGACAAAAAAGATTAAATATAAATGTCCAGTTTGTCTAAGTGAAGATATAAAAGACATTAGCACATATAAAAGTAATGGTATTATAGGTTCGGGTTCTTCATCGTGGAAAACATCTGATTTAAGGGGTTGTAATAATTGTGGGGTTATATTTATGCCAACCAAAGGAAACACAATCGAATAAAATAATATATAATATCAAAATAAAAATCATAACATGAATTTTTTAAGTTGGATACCAAATGAATATTTCAATCAAAATAACAATTCAAGTCTTGAATATTTTTATTACTATGAATTAATTGAAGAATATACACCTGAACATCCAGATTTTAATACGTGTCCTCTTAAATTAAGAAAAATATTAAAATGGGCGAAAATTTCAAACGGTGAACACACAGTAATTGTGGCTTGTAATGAACGGACTGATAGTACTATAATAATTATGAAAAAAATATTAATATAATAGTTTAGCCTTTTATGGTCTCGGAATTTTTTGTAAAGCCTCTTGCATGATGCAACGTAACAAATGCCAAGGTGAAGACGTTCACTATACTATTTTTAACTCATACTATCAAGTATGAGTTTTTTATTTTAAACAAAAAATATATTTTTATCTATAATAAATATTCAAATTAATAAATATCTTTGATTAATTTTTTATAAACTAAATCTATGAAATCAATTAAAAATTATTTTCATGAAGTAATATTCAATACATCTTGGGTATTCGTTGGATTAATTGTATTCTGGGTTAATATTATTTCATTATTTTCCCACTCATTTTTTAATTATAAATTAAACTTGGGGATTTTATTATTGGTTTTATTATTTCATCTTTACAAAAAGATTTAATTATTCTAAAATCATTTATTATAAAATGAAAAATTTTTAATGATAAGTAAGTTTACGCCATATGAATTTGAGTGTGAATTATATAAACATAATAATAAGTTAACTATTATAGGTGACTATAAATCGACTCATAAAAAATTATTTGTAAAAGATGAAGATGATATTATCTATTATATATCTCCTAAAGAATTATTAAAGATAAAACACCCAACTATACGAACAGCTATAAATAAAACTAAAGCTTTTAATATTAAATTAAGTAAAATTTTACACGGTTATAAATTAATTGAATATACAGTTGGGAGTGTTAAATCTTTAGTAGTAGACGAGTTAGGAATAAAATATCTTGTAAAACCAGAAAGTTTATTAACAGGTTCTAAACCAACTTTAATCACCGCAATAGATAAAAATGACGCATTTAAAAAATTAGCTAAATGTATACACGGTGAAAAATATAATTATGATTTAGTTAATTATATAGGCAATAAAGTTGATGTTTTTATAATCTGTAAAAAATGTAACACAACATTTAAACAAAGACCTAATAATCATTTATGTGGACAGGGGTGTCCGAATTGCGTAAAATCAAGAGGTTGGTCTAAGAAAGAATGGTGTAAACACTCAAAAGATAAACAATGTACGTTTTATATAATAAAATGCTACAATAATGAAGAAGAATTTATAAAATTTGGAATAACAACAAAAACAATTAAACATCGTTTCTTTTATAAGAAATATATGCCATATAATTATGATATAATATATAATGTTAATGGTTCACCCGAAGATGTTTGGGATATGGAAAAGAAATTTGACAAGGAATTTAAGAAGTATAAATATACACCAAAATTTTATTTTAAAGGTTACACTGAATGTTATAATATAAATGTTCAAAAATTTTTTGAAACATGACACCTACACAATTGAGAGAGATAGGTACTATCGAATTACTGGAAATATTAAAAGTCAAAGGTAGGTGTATACATAGTGAGATTATTGCTAAGAAAGTTTTAAAAGAACTTAAAAGAAGATTGGGTGGTGAGATAGTATGGCATATTGAACTCGAAATGAATCATGTGTTATTAGGTGAAAGAGATGCTGAATTCAATGATAGTTGTGATGAATTAATTAATGCAATAAAAAATTTAAAACATGGAAACTAATAATATAGAATTTTATATTATTCTTCAGGAATTTAACAGTCCATTACTTAGTGATAACAGAAAAGTTATATCATCTGTTAAAAAGGATAAAGTTGTTATCATTAACAATGATGTTTGGATTGAAGACAAAAGTCAGGGTGACGATGTATTTGTAAAACCCATATATAGTGTTGCTTTTGTTAGAATCAATAAAAAAATTTTCAAAAAACAGTAATGTAATTCAAAAAAAAATTATTTTATGTTCAGGGAAATAAACAATATTTATCTTTTAAATTTAGAAAAACGAGCTGACCGTTTAAATGATTGTATAATGCAATCATTAAAATACGATTTCACACTTGATATAGTAAAGGGTGTGGACGGGGATGAACTGAATTTAAAAGAACTGTTGAAAAATAAAACTATTAATGATGAATTTTTTTCACCAGATGGTCACCATCTTTCTATGGGTGTATACGGATGTGCGCTGTCACACTATAATGCATATTTGAAGATGATTCAAGATGATGTTGAAATGGCTTTAATATTCGAAGACGATTTTGTAATAAATACAATATTCAATGCCCAAAGGTATTATGAGAATATAAAGGAAGAAATATTTGCATCAGATTGGGATATATTATTCTTAGGTAAAAATAAAACCCACGTTGTAGGTGAACATATAACTGAGCATTTAATAAAGACCGATGAAAGTTGGGTTCATAAACCAGTCGATGAACGGGAAATGGCAACAGCACCATTTCAACTTTGGGGCGCACATGCTTATATTGTAAGACGAAAAGCTGCTGAATATTTAATGGAAAACACATTACCCATCAGAATGCCAGCCGATGTGTGGTTACAATATCTTTCATACAAAAGTGACCTTAAAATATATTGCACTGACCATTCTATTGTTATGCAGAATTCTGAACACGAAGTAGAAAAAAGGGAATTGGAAGGATATGAATTTTCTTATCAGGAAGAAAAATTGATGATTGATTCAGATACCATCTGGAACAGAAATAAACGTGGTGATTTATATTGGTTACAAATGCCAGACTTTACTGAGTCAATAAGAAAAGATAAAGAATTTTTTGTATTTAAATTAAAGAAATAATTATGGATATTGCAGGTAAATATGGTGAAAATGGTATTATAATTAACAAATTAGTACAACGAATTTTGTCTATTGTAGTAGTGCGTTATTTAATCAGCAAATTCACAATGAAAAATACAGGTAAATGCTTATTTGTGGATAAAGTGAACGGTAGAGAAGTTTGGTTATACATCGACTGTTTCAAAAAAGAATATATGGCTCAATCAAAATGGGAAATGCGTTGTGAACGTGCTTAATACCCCATAAATACTCATAAAAATGGAGAACTATATATTGTGAATACTTAAATATTGTATATCCAACTAAATAATTTTTTTAGTATTTTTTTTTCTATTATATTTGTAAAAAAAAATTATCTATATGTCTGAAAACGTACAAAAAATAAAAGAAGAAAATGCTGAGATAATGGAAATGCCTCTATTTAAAGATATGTATAGTAGATTGGTAGATGGTTATAAATACAAATCTCGGACAGATGATGAGTTAAAAGAAATAGCAAAATGTTTATATCATGGTAGTATCTTTAGTGATAGACATTTAGGTACACATAATCAACATATGCTTCCAAGCATCTTTATGCCCTTGGCTTTAGGTGCATTTCCAGATATAACATGGGACATGGAAAGCCGAGAAGGTAAAATTATTAATTTAATTTTATGTGATTTAGAACCAGAATATAATAAACGCAGGGATAAATATAAAAAGGATATAGGATTTATTTACGAATACGTTAAAAACGCTGGCCCGATGGCTATCAACGGGTTTCCCATCTTCACATCCTTTAATATGTTATCAAAAAAAGATACAGATAGAATGTTCTTATATTACGATAAATATAAAGAACTTCAAGAAAAAATAAATGACCAACTATGAGTAATACCGACAATGAACTCATATTTAAAAGTATTCAAAAAAGTCATTTAAGTGGTTGGTATTACGAATCACCCTATAAAACATTAGGTTGTATATTACACTGGTTGTGTGTATTTGGTTTAATTGAATTAAAAGAACAGACCATTATTACAAATGATGAAATAATTTGTGACGGTGATATCATTCTTAAATATACATGGGACGACCAATTTCTCATGCCTGTTTTTCAAACAATAAATGCAGAATATTTTTTTATTGAAGAAAAGCAAATGATATTTATAGAACAAGCCAAATTAAAAGCTAATGTCGTATTGGAGCATTTGACGTTACCAGACAGGGGATTTAGGTTTTGGTCTCAGAATACTGATAATAATACAAAATTATATACAGGTGAAATAGTATATAGTCCAATATTATATACAGATGATAATGATGAAGCTATTCAATTTTCCAGATATACCAACTCTAAAGAAGTAGCATCATTTAGTGAAATGATGAAGTATTACAAAAATCTATATAAAAATTATTACGATGAAGAAGAAACAACGGATGATATACTCGATTAATAATATATCTGAGGAACAAATAATGGTCATTGCAAAAGCATTGGATACTTATTGTAGACTTGGCCTGTTACAATTAGACCATGCAATCATTGATGATATACGTTTTGGTGAAAATTTTGATTTTACAAAAAATCTAACAGCTATTGATAATCATATAACTGAAATAAAAAGATTAATTATACAAAACAATTCCAAGGAATCAATAAAAGAAGCATCGTTGTTAGGTGATTTGAGAGGCTGGAGTTTGGGTATAACCAGTGATGGTGTACCTGAAAATGCTCTTAGAGCATATGAAATGAGTAAAGCTATTTATCATAAACGGTGGAAAGAAAATCCACCAAAACATTATTCTGTTGATGGTAATGAAGGTTTAAAGTTGACATCTGATATGAGTATAGTTGTTGAAAGTGAGTCTGAAAGACAAGTTAAAATAAAAAATATATTAAATGATGCTGTTTAATTTTTTTTTATAATAAATTATGAATATTTTTGGTGAATTAATTGAAAGATTAAAACAATTGAAAAAAGATAAAAATGGCTGAAGAACTTAACAATACGGGAGAACATCTATCACCAATAGAGATAGAAGATATATCATCTAAGGCACAAGTAGCTAAAGTGGTATCTGATATCATTCTTACTATTACAGGTCAACAAAAAGTTATTAAACGTAACATAATTCACCCAAAATTTGAGGCTGCAAATATTGAAATGCTTTCAACTGGTAATTTACCTTATTATGGTGAATTTAATTTGTTTGTTAATTTTCATGAAGCTAATATTGGCACATGTGGTGTAAATGTTACCAGTACTGGTATGCACTTTTATTGGGATAGAGGGTTTGTAGATTCGTTAGAACCTAAAGAAGCCAACTTTTTACTTATTCACGAAGATTGTCATTTACTATTTGACCACATTAAAAGAACTGTTGGTTATGACCAAAAATTAGCAAACATAGCCCAAGATATGATTATCAATCAAATCATACATGATGATATCATGCAGTCATCTTCTCTGAAAGGTTTCATAACAATACCAGTAAGCCATGATGAATTCATTAAACGACCAGATGGAACATTTGTATTTGATAAAAAAGGAAACACAATAAAGAATCCAAATTTTGGTCGTAATACTGCAATGTTTGTACCTAAGAAATATAAAGGTGTATTAATATTTGAAGAATTATATGAGTGGTTAGTTGAAGAACTTCAAAAATATAAAGACCGTCAAAGGGGCGGTCAAAATAAAAAACAAAACCAGAATCAACAAAGTAACGGTAACCAAAATGGTGACAAAAAAGGTAACCAAGATGGTCAAGGGGGTCAACAACAAGACCCCAATGGTAAAGGTAAACCTAACGGTGATGGTCAAGGTGGCAGTGACCAGCAAGATGACCAAAGTAATGACGGTAATGGAAACGATGGTCAACAAGATAAGCAAAATGGTAAAGGTAATAAACCTAATAATTGTGGTGAAGGTGGTAATGAACCAGATTATGGCAATTACGGACAGAACGACCTTGATATGTGTCATCTTGACAAGATTTTTGAAGACCTCGACACATCTAAAGGTGAAACCTTAGATAGACATTTAACTGATGAAGTTCCAGAAGAACTTAGAAAGGAAATCATTCGGGATATAATGGAAAACCTAAAGAGTCGTGGTTTGGAATCTGGTGAAATGGAATCTATTCTTCAAAAATTGAGAAAATCAAGAAAAGATTATCTCAAAAAAATTAAGAGAGTTATCACCAACGAAATTTTTGGTTCGATTAAAGAAAAAACCATAACTCGACCAAACAGACGTACTATTCAAGGATTAAAAGGTAAGAAAAAATATCAGAACTGTATTAATGCAATTCTTGATACATCTGGTTCTATGAGTGGTGAGTTTGAAAAGGTTTTGGCGTACATATTCCAGAATGATGTCAATATTAATTTGATTCAAATTGATACCCGTATTCAAGATGTTGTAAAAATAAAGAATAAAAAAGAACTTGAAAAAATGAGAATTAAAGGTCATGGGGGTACGACTATTCAACCATCTATTGACTATATTGTTGATAAAAAGAATGGACTTAATAAATACAATACTATCATTCTGACTGATGGTTGCACTGATAGTTTGAATTTTAAGGGTGTAAAAGGTAAATCTTTAATATTATCAACATCCACAGAATGCCCCATTGATTATAATAATGGTCGTTTGAAACAAATTATAATTGAAAAGAATAGTTGATATTTAAAAATCTAATTTATTCAATATGAAAGCATTATATCTTTTAATTAAATTTTATTTTCGGACACATTTTCCGAGTATGTTTTCACCATATGTTAGTTTAAAACTAATATTAAGAGAAAATATAAATAACACAATCAATGTTATTATTGATACATCTGGTTCTTGTATTATGCCAGAGTATAAAATTAGAAATGATTTTTTTAATATTTTATTTTATATTTTAAATAAAAAATATTCAATCAATCTTATTCAAATAGATACCCAGATAAATTCTATATCGACCTTAAAAGGATTTGAAGATTTATTAAATCTTAAATTAAGTGGTGGTTGTGGTACAAAATTACAACCTGCCATAGATTATATTGTTGATTCACGAAACAGATTGAATACAAATTCGACTGTATTATTAACTGATTCATTATTCGATACTTTAAATTTCAAACATTATCACAATAATGTCTTGATTGTCGTGGATGAAATAATCGAGAACCGTATAATTGGTAACTCAAAATTTGTTAAACAGGTTTTAAGTAAATAAACCTCATTAATAAAAAATATTAAAATCCGAATTTTTATAAGCTCGGATTTTTTTTATTCATGTATACCTTGTATTTTTGATATGAATTAAAAATATGTGATATGGAAAATATAGAAAATATTTTAAGAAAGATAATCTTTACTGTAATGATTATAGTTGCATCGATATTGATATTTAATCAGTATGATATATCCCACAATCAGAAAAAAGGAACTACTACCAGTATGTTCAGCCAGATAATATTTAAAGGTGTTCCTAAAATATTCAAAGAAATTTTTAATAGTGGTATTAAGCAAGAAATAAAAGAAGGATATCAAATAATAAAAACTGATATTAAAGAGGGGAATAATGGTATCTACAATGATGTTGATTCCACTAAAATTAATTTGAAAAAAATAAATAATGAAAAAAATATTGAAAGTGAAGACGGTCTTGTAAGTGTTGAACCTGCTACTGAAAAAGAATTGAGAGAATATAATATATACATTGAAAAAAATTAAAAACTTTCTTTAATTTTTACGGTAATAAAATATTATTTACTTTATATTTGTATAGATGAAACACTTTTTAATTATACAATTTTTTTTCCTTAATTATAATACTTAATTTTATTGCTAATTAAAATAATTAAAATATAACTTCAAATATTAATACTTATGGTTATTAAAGATGCACTAACAATGTTCACGGGGGTCACGAAACCCGAACTTTTGAAAAAGATGAACACTCTTAATAAAAAAGAGTTGACTTATTTCAAAATAATGCTTGCTAAGTCTGGTGTGCTGGAAATCCGTTCGAAACCCGGTATTGCTAAATCTGCTATCATGAAAGAGGTTGCAGATAAAATGGGATTCAGATTTTTTGATATACGTTTGTCAATGGTCGATGAAACTGATGTTGGTTTATATCCCATTGTCACTACAAAAACGGAAAATGATGTAGAAATGAAATTCATTGAACACGTACCACCATTGTGGGCTTATGAAGCAAATCAAAACCCATCTATAATTTTCTTCGAGGAAATGAATAGGGCTAATTTAGCTGTTCGTAACGCTGCCCTTCAAATCCTTCTGGAACGTACCATAGGTTATAATTTCAAGTTTAACAATAATGTTTTGATGTGTGCCTCTGGTAATCTTGGTGAAGAAGATGGTACAGATGTTGAAGAATATGACTCAGCATTGAACAACCGTCTTATTCATATGAGACACGACCTTAATATTAAGGAATGGAAAAGTGGTTTTGCTGATGATTTTGTTCTACCAACCATCGTAAGTTTCTTAACAAGTCACGGTGAACATTATTACAAAACAAAAGGTGATAAAGAAAATGATGCTATGGCTGCTTATGCAACCCCACGTTCATGGACATTCTTGTCAGATTATATTTTGACTAATTATCCACCAACTATTGATACTGATGCACACGGTAATTCATTATTTATCAATGATAAAGAAGAAATCGTTGAAGGTGGAACTAAAGGTGCAATGCCAAAATTGGTTTATCCACCTATTAGAGATTGGTTACCTGATATCAAAGAAATTTCGATTAGTTACGTAGGTGCTTCTGCACACAGATTTATTCGCTATTGCGAAGAATCACTCAGGATTGGTGTTGATGATGTTATAAATCGTTACCCTGAAATCGCAGAAGACCTTAAACGATTCAACAGGGATAAAAATAGCGAACTTTTGAACGGTCTTAAAAAGTACAAAATTCCTGATTGGGATAAAAAACAGAGTGAGAATGTTAAAAACTTCCTACTCACCGTTTCTAAGGACGAATTAACTGGTTACCTGATATATGTATTGGATGACCATTACCGTCTAAATGATGATAGCAATGACAAGAACACTAAGATTGTCAAAGAATTCATCAAAGACCCAAGGTTCAAAGAGGAATTCAGGACTATTTACAAACATTGCGACCATAACAATGAGACTAAATAGATAGATATTCATACATTCATTATAAAAAAATCTGAATTATTTTTAGTTCGGATTTTTTTATTTTATACATTTGGAGAATAAAAATTTATTTATGGAAAATAATTTATTAAAAAATGTTAATGATGTAATTCTAAAACAAATCATTTTCATATCAGAAAATTATAAACCTGCTTATTTTTGTGGTAGTATAGCACTTAACACTTTTGGAATAATAAATAGACCAGTCAAGGATATTGATGTGTGTGTTCACCATTCGGAAGCCGAATCAGCTAAGAGTTATTTTAAATCACTTGAAGATAATAAATGGGATATAATGAAAATTAGGAAACCTCGTAGAAACAATTCTCATATAAGATTTGTGATAAATAATATAGAACATTGTTTATTTCTTAATAATGATATGTATTGTATCGAGGTGGAGATAAAAAAAGATTTAAAAATAAAAATATCTTTACCACAAGAAACAATAGCTGCAAAACGACAATACATAAAAGATAATTCAGGTGGATATGCCATTGATTATTCTGTAAGTAAACATGAAAAAGATGTTGAAATGTATGATAAGATTGAGAAATCTATATTAAGACAAATAAAAATAAAAACCTTAACAGAAGAATTCAGATTAGTGTCTACTATCACCCACAAATACATAGAAAGTGATTTAATATATAATGAAAAAGGAGAACTTTAATTATGACACATGTTAAAACATTTGAAAACCATTCTGGGGAATCTTCCAATAGTATAAAATGGGAAACTATAAAAAAACATGTAGCAAATCAATTACGTAATTTGTTACAACCAAGGGATATCATCATAAAAGAAGCTGGCAAAATATTAACATATCTTGTTAAAAGAAGAATTAATAACGAAAAAGAATTGACATTCACTCAGACATGGGATGTATTCAAAGAAGTTAAAAATGATTTAATCAGTATTGTGGATAATTGGGATATTAGAATGTGTGACAAATTGATAGAACTATATCCAAAAGGTGTTCCTTCTTTCGTTAAAAATAAAAAATATAAAGCCGAATTAACTGATGATGGATGGATTTTAGTGAAAACTTAATCGATTAATATTTTGGTAGTTATTTAAAATATGCGTACCTTTGCACCCTTATTTTAAATAACATAACAATGCGTACCAAAAGAGATGATATTAAAAGAAAATATAATAGTATTTTCAAGGATTTCGCCACTAATTTTAATACAGAAATTGAGACATCAGATAAACCATTAATTTCCATGTTCAATGGATATAATGATGAAATATTTCACAATTTTCATTTTCAATTTAAAAATGGTATTAAATTTTATACTATAATAAGTGATGATACTAAAAAAATCACTTATCTAAGTGTTAGGATTCCAGACCCGTCTACAAGAAAAAAGTTACCAGAATATCTAAAATACATAAATCAAAAGATGAATGTACCAATAGTGGAAGGCTTTGTAGAAAATGATGTATCCAACCCTATTAAATTAGAACCAGTCGATGCTGAATAAATAAAATTCAATCCCACAAAATAGTGGGATTTTTTATTTAATATAATAATTAAAAATATTACATTTGTTAGTAATAAAAATAATACCTATGAATGGTCAGAAATTAATAGATTATATCGAAAAACATAACATGAAGGATAAAGAAGTTATGGTTGTAGTTCCCATCAATGGTTGGTGTAGAGCTTACGATATAAAAGACATTGGTAACGAAGCCGATGATAATACGGTTTTTATTTCAATTGAAAATATAATATATAAAAATGAAGAAATATGAAAATTAGAAAATTGATTTTTAAGTGGTTGACAGGATGTACTGTTGAAGAATTAAATTCTGGTCGAAGACCAGTTACATATGAAAACGGGCGTATTCATATAGCACCATCAAGTGGTAATTCTGAGTTACAGGATAATTATCTATTTGATTTCAAAAATTATGCGAGTCAATATAACTCTTTTGGTGGTGGTAATATTTCTGTTCCAACTGAAGGAAATATTGTAAGTGGTGGAGAAACTTATAAACCCACTCAGAAAATAAAAATTAAACCCATCGAGGTTTTAGAAGAACTTGAAAAAGTCCCAACCCCCTTTTCGATTACTCTTTTAGATGAAAAAATTGAAATGTTAAAAGATAAAGAAAAATTGATTGCTCAGTCATATGCCAAACGGGAAATATCTGCTCTGTTAGAACGATTAGAAAATAGAAAATATTACGTAGATAATAAAAATTTCTTCGATAGTTTTCAAAATACGACTGATGAAAAAATTCAGATTTTATTGGATAAATATGAATTGGTTATGAAAACGTCAGACATATTTGTTCCAGAGTTCCCCAAGGAAGCTATTGAGATTATGAAAAATTATACCAAACTGGTTGGAAAGATTTGTAATAAGAAACCCTATTATTATGTGATTGCCACATCTGATAATTTCAATGAAGTTGATAAAAAAAGAGACCCGATTTTATTGGTTCAAAGTCCGTTCGGTTTCTTCTGGCAAATTTTGGGAGCTTGGGATAAAGAAATGTTAATATTATCCGAATTATAATGAAAAAAATATTTTCACTTACTCAATTAGTTGATATAATAGAACATAAAGAAAATGTTTATCAGGAAATTGGTGGTAAAATGTATGAGATAAATTTCATACTTATTTTACAAAAACCATTAATCGAGTTGATAACATCTGTGAGAGACGGCATCTTATATTACAACTCTGAATACTAAATTATAATGACTACTGAAGATATAAAATTAAAAGCGTTCGAATTACATCATATGGCTAATAAGTTATATGCTGGGCAACCATATTCATTTCATTTGGAAATGGTATATGATTTTTATAAAAAATATGAACGTTATTTAACTACCGAACAACGAATAATAGTAGAAAATGCTTTGTGGTTTCATGATGTTGAAGAAGATTGTGGAATGAGTTATCATGAGATTTCTAAAATAATTGGGGAAGAATCTGCTGACATCGTTTTTAATGTTACTAATGAACAAGGTAAATCCAGAAAAGAAAAAATTCTTAAAACGTTATATAAAACATCCACAGCATATGAATCTATATTTTTAAAATTGTGTGATAGGCTGGCGAATATGACTTTTTCTTTCACAGAAAAACTTAAAAATGAACAATCTGATATGTATGATACATATGTGAATGAATATTATGTTTTAAGATATACATTAAATCGCAACGGTTGGTTCAAAGATATGTGGGTAGAATTGGATAGTTTAGCTGGATACTATAAAGGTATTATTTATCCAAACAAAAATTATATTGAGCATCTTGTCAAAGAAAGAAGTGAATTATGGGATATGTATCAGAAATCTTTCGACCCATCAATAGGCGAATATGGTGATTATGCTATACCTGAACCAAAAGAAATTGATATACTTGGTGATAGGATTTATAAAATGGTTAAAGCAAAATCTGACCAATTACCTTTTGATTTCATCATAGAGACTTTAACCAGCCTTGGACAAGCACCTAATTTATTATATGATGATAATGGTCATTTCTGTTTAACAAGTGAAAGCTTCCAGAGTGTGTCAGCAGGTGATGAACCTTCGGACACTGAAATTAATATATTTGTATCCAAACATCAATGGAAAAATAATATTAAAGATGCCCTGAAAGAATATTTAAAAGATTAAACCGTATGAAATTTTATATGTGGCAGATTTTAATATTTAAAATTTTATATAAAAAATATTGTAAATTAATATGTCATTGGAGTGGTCATATATATACCGCATTCTGTAATAACGGTATTATTTTCAACGATGAGGTTTATCCATCAATTTTTTATGTTTGTTCAAGATGTAATAATTCATTATCACCAGAAGAATATAAACAGTATGAACGTAAACAAAAAATAAAAACAATCCTATAATATTTATGTTCAATGTTCCCCCACATAAAGAATTTTCACATAAGTTCACTTTTAAAATTATATGTGACTGGTTAAAATATAATTTCGTTATCCTTAGAATAAAATATAATTGTTCTATTCATGGACATAAATATAAATTACTTTATGAAAAAGGTAATTTTGGAAAAATATCATTGAAAGACGACATATATCAATGTTCAGTTTGTCAAAAAAGAATAATGGGAAATGACCTTTTAATGGAAGAACGAAAAAGAAAAATAAAAAGCATACTATGATAGTAATATACAAAGAAAATGATTACCCTATTAAGTCATTAAAAAATGAACAGAAATATTTAATTAAAACTATCACTGATGATAATGTTGAATTGTTTAACATCCGAGGGATATTTAATAAATCTAATTTTTTAGATGAAGACGGGAATGAGATAAAGAGCGAAAAATATACCAATAAATATATCATCACTAAAAAAAATACAGAACGTGGTGACAGGGTATTGTGTGTTGATAATTTTGGTGATATGCGATTAGGTGTAGGTAGTGTTTATAAAGTAGAAGATGTTGTACATTACATGGATAAATCATTTAAATTAGATTTAGTACATGATACAGATTTTATACCACAGTCAGGCTGGATATATACTACCATGAGAGGTGCTGAATTTAATCCAAATGCATTTATTAAGTTCAATAAAGAAACAGAACGATATATAAAATGTTTGAAAATTTTTGATGATATAAACGTTTTAAAATTGGAATAATATGAATGAACTGGAAGAAATGAAATCAGCTAAAGCTGAATATGACCGTATATGTCAAATTCATGAAGATTTCATAAAAGAACATACAAACCAAACACATTCCGATGTCGATGCTGTTTCTAATATGATGTCACGTTCTTCCATTGAAAATATGTCAACCATTGAAATTAAAACCATTGAAGATGTTATTCAATGGAAAGAGATAGAAAATAAACGTTTAGAATATCATAAGAAATATGTAGATTTGTATATCAAAGCTAAACAAAAAGGGTTAATACAATGAGTATATTTTTTGATGTTGAGAAAGGTAGCATTCTTCATAAAAAAATGCTAATATGGAGTTCTTTTTCAGTATTATTTGCATTAATTGTTAATACTATTATATTGTGGTGTTTGACTTTTCATAATGGTATGGATAAAAAACCATCTTCTACAAACAGCACAATAGTCGGAATATACTGTATATGGTTTTTTTATAGTTTATTCACAATAAAAGAGATAAATAAAAAATCATTATTAACACATGCGCCATTGACTATACCAATTTATACTTTCTTATTCTTTATTTACAGATACCTACGTAATAAATATCCATGTGTAGGTGATATAAACATTAAACGTAAAATATTAATAAAAAGATGGGGATTAAAATAAAACAAATAAAAGAGGGAAGTGAACTATTTCATAAGATAAATAGTTATACCGTAAAAACATTCTACCTATCAATTTTAATTCAATTTATAGGCATTATTGTCTCTTTATTAATAATACACAACGTATATTATTTTATCGCAAGTGTATCGTATTTTATATGGATAATAATGTCACTGGTTTTAATAAATAAAGTAGTGGCAAATTTTTCTTTTATAAATTTAAAATTTTTTCCCGTAATAATAATAGTTATACCAATTTTATATTTTTATTATTTTTTATTTAGAAATAAATACCCAGCATCAAAAGATGCTGATTATTTAAAGAATTTTTATAGGATGAGAAAGATAAAAGATATCTTATGATATGAGTACAAAAATATATGATGGTATGATTTTCGAATCAGATAATCTATCAAAATTTCACAAAGTCATAAAACAATTGCATTCTGAAGCATCAATTATCAAAGATGAGTTAGCCCTTAAACTTATAGCCTATAAATATCAAACATATTTCGATAATAAAACCAGAAAAGAAGAAATAGCAAATGATTTTAAAAGAAAATTAGATGAAAAGACTGTCAATTTTATTTTAAACAACAATTATGTATTTATTAATATCCTAACAGAATTAATAAATAAACGCTGCAAATCTGTATTAAATTCAATTGAAAGAGATATATCATATGATTTAGATTTAGTGGTAAACTTTGCGCCAGTAAATAAAAGAATATTAATATATCCATATTATGAACAAAAGGAATATGGCATTTTATTGAATAAATATTTTAAACAATTCGGGTATTGGAACAACACAGATAAACCAGATAATGTATTGGGTCGGGATTGGACTATTAGAAAAAAAATGTGGGATAAAGTAGTGGATGAGAAGATGTTAAAATACACACTCATTAACTCTAATGATATTATAATATCTTATCCGTATTCATTCGATAATTTTAATGATTTCTCAACTAAATTAATATCATATTTCTCACCCTTACCAGAGAGAGCTTCTGAATACGCTAAAAAGAAATATATCGAAGAATTTATAAAGAATAATCAAGACTCAGAAACAACAGGTTTCGAAAGCGTTTTTAGTGCCATAGATTCTTTGAAAGAAGAAAAGGTGAAAGTCACCATCAAGAGATACACAGAAGAAATATTAGCTACTCTACAAGAAATAGATGTTGATATATTAAACCATTATCGGCTGGAAAAATAATTAGATGAAACATAATATTCCCAACCCACATAGAGATTATCTAAATGATTATTTAATATATTTCAAAACAGAAAAAGGTTTCGAATTATATTACGAAGCTTATGCTTTATATTTTGAACAAAGTCCTAATCAATTTAGATGGACATTTCCAACATTTATTAGAAACCCCACTGGTTCTGAACGTGATAAGTATCTGAATTTAGTTAAATTAAAACATAGAAAAGAAAAAATTGAAGATATATTAGATGAAACCCCCACAACTTGATTATTATGATAGTAAAGGCACTCTTATTGACTATGACCTTTATTGGATGGCGTACCATAATTATATTTACGAATGTAAAATGGGTGAGCATGTTTATTCTTTTACATATTTTATTAATAATGGTGTAAGTGATAAATATATTATAAATACCAAACAAACTCACAGGAAATTAAAAATAAAAGAAATATTTAGTGATATAGAATAATCAATTATAATTTTTTTCTTATTTAATTATTGATTATTTTTGTTTAAAATATTATAAAAATGTTACAATTAGAAGGTAAAATAAATAAGGACTGTCAAATATTTATAGATGATGTTTAGCCACAAGCCATATCGACTATAATGAATATTTTGAACAACTCATTGACAGAAAATGTTCCGATTCGTATTATGCCTGATTGCCATGAAGGTAAAGGTATTGTAATAGGATTTACTATGCCACTCAATAAAGGTGTCATACCCAATTGGATTGGGGTTGATATTGGATGTGGTGTGCTTGTATCAAGTTTTCCCAAATCTACAAAAATGAGTTTGGAAAAAGTAAATGCTAAAATAATCGAAACTGTCCCAACAGGTGTAAATATTCATCAGGAAAACATTTTTGGTGATATACCGTTCAATATACCACAACGCATTGCTGATTTATTCACTGTTGAATTCAATAAAAAATTTGGAACTACTTATAAAGCACCAGTATACAATCAGGATTGGTTAGACCAAAAAATGAATGATATTGGTATATCTGATTTGATTTTTTACAATTCCATTGGAACGCTCGGTGGTGGAAATCATTTCATTGAAATTGGTGCTGGTTCTAAAGATTATTGGGTGACAATTCACTCAGGAAGTCGTAATTTTGGTTTAAAGATTGCTAATTACTGGACAAAAGTTGCTGAAGACTCGATATCCAAACCAACAAAAGATTATAATAAGAAATTGGATGATATCATTCAAAATACAAACGATAAAAAGTTGATACCAGAAAAAATAAAAGAATTAAAAAAATCTTTCAACATGGGTATCAATAGAAATGATGCATTCTTATCTGGAGATAATATGATGGGGTATTTATATGATATGATATTCGCCCAATTATACGCTTCATGGAGTCGTAAAACTATGTTGGGTATTATTCAAAAGATTCTTAAAGTAAAGCAGTTTTCAGAATCATTCGAAACAATACACAATTATATTGATTTTAATGACTTCATTATGCGTAAGGGTGCAATATCCTCATATGAAGGTAAAAAGATGATTATACCTCTTAATATGCGTGATGGTGTCCTTTTATGTGAAGGTAAGTCCAATGCCGACTGGAATTTTTCTGCACCGCATGGTGCAGGTAGAATAATGTCAAGAGGTGAAGCCAAACAAAAGGTTGATTTGAAAAAATTCCAAGAAACAATGAAAGGGGTTTACTCGACCACAGTATGTAAGGAAACATTGGATGAATCACCATTTGCTTACAAGAAATCATCGGTGATAGAAGCTGCTATTGAGCCGACTGCTATCATATTGGATAAAATTAAGCCAATACTGAACATAAAAGATGCAGGTAAACAAATGTCTTGGAAAGAAATACGAGAAGAAAAAAAACATCGTAAAGCTACTCAATATGAAAGAAAACGTAGATAATATCACCGTAGAAATTAATGAGAGAGCCATAGTTGAAGTTATCAACTTTGATGAAAATACATCTTGGATTAGATGGTATCTACCAGATTTTTCAGATAATGGTAATATAGATTTACCTAAAGGTGGTAATTATCAACTGAAAGAGAGAATAGGCAACATAGTTACTGTTGAATATTTGGTAAAATAATACGAATGTGATTAAAGTAGACTGGGATAATCTAAACAAAGATGATAAGGAATTGATGTTAAAATTCCGTTATATTATTGATGCGTATGATGATGAATCGATTGATTCCACTAAAATAACTGAAGAAAAACGTGAATTTGTTACAGCCATTCACGATTTTTTAAATTATATACAAAGTTTCGAAAAGGCTCATGATGATGTTATTGGTCACATTTTAAAGTATCAAAGGCATATTATTGAAAATTTTGTTGTAAAATTCTATACAACTATTGATTTGAAAATATTCCGAAAGAAAAAACTTGATAATATATTCAATGAAGAATTTGATATTATTAAATAAATTTGTTAAATTGTTTAATGATAAATTCAAAGTCGTTATAGATATGAATTTTGATTTTAAAAATGAATATCATAAAGATAATACGACTTTTTATATTACATATGGACTTGATTATAACTATAACCCAGTTGCTGTTAATAAGATAAATGAATATGAAAGATATATTGATAAGCATCTTATGAATTTCAATATTGATGAAACAGAAAATCAACCGCTTCAAGATGAAATAAATGAGGTTTATAAAAAAATACATTCAATATTAATTGAATATGGTTATCTTTCATTTCAAAAAACTCTTGATACATACCAATTAGTACAAAGAAACTGGTTTAGAATATTAAAAGAATATGATTCATATGGTTCTTCATTAATTTATGATGAAGAATTTAAAATTGCATATTCTATTTATAATAATTATGATGATATAGCATGTATTAACCGAGATAAATTAACTATCTACACTTTATTCATCATTCGGGAAGATTGGGTGTGTGAAGTTGGAGACGTTTGCTATAATATAGATAAGCAACAATTTTATTTGAATAATTATAACACATTTTATTTCCCAGAAGAATTAAGAAAAATTCCTTTAGATGTTTTTTCTGGAAAAGCTGCATTTTATTACCATCCTGAAATAAATACTGTTGTATTAAAATGTGATGATTTTACAGTCACAAAAATACCGTCTTCAATTATTCATTCCAATGGTTATATTAACTTGGTGTATGATAAATCTTTATTGAGAAAAATAAAAATAGAAAATATTAATATTTAATTGGTGTTTTATAAAAAAAGGTATACCTTTCCATTAATTTAAATTTCATATTTAAATTCAAAAATAATGTATAAAAGATATGGAATGTTTAACAGTAGATAAATATGATTATAAAATCAATTGGTATAATTCTGAGTTAAAAACCTTAAAAAATAAAATAATAGATACTCGCACAGATAATATTATTAAAGAATATTTATACAAGCCACTTTATTTAACTTTAAATATTTATCCAAAACATTTAATAGACGTAATTCATAAGACTTGTATAGAAAATAATAATACTGATGTTTCTATTTCTGAATACAAGAAACTATATCAACCTTTTAAAATAAAAATAAAAGATGATTCTAAATATGTAATTAAGAGAACCTATTTAGTTAATGAAAGATTTAGAGTAGAAGAATATAACACCAATGTTTTATTTATCATCGAAGATGTAATAAAAGAAATTACTTCGATGTTCGTTAACAGTGAACAAATAATAAAAGTCGTAAAACCACAACTTTATCTTCGTATGGCTACTTTGAATTAGTTATTTTAACTTAAAAAAATATTATTTATTTTTTAATATATAAAGAAAAATAATATTTTATATGAGCCATATATTAAACTTTAACAATTTCCGTATACATGAATCTAAATTCGATAAATCTGAATTTGATTCAGTAACAGAAGATATTAAAAATATCCTTAATATGAACTTTTCTCCAGCTAAAAATATCTTTTATAAAGTTGGTGAAGAATTTTTAGATTACCCCAAATACTTAGCAACCAAAATTATTCCAACAGCCGTGCGTTTCAATGTGACTGACCAAGATTTTAAATATACAGACCCAGATGATGAATTACGGAACGAATATACGGAAGGGGTTCTTTCAAAAAGAGCCAATGATATTGGGTTAATGCCTGTTGATAAATATGAAGAAAATGGTAAATTTTTTATGGAATATGAGGTTATTCTACATGATGTAGATTTAAACCGAGCTGTTAAATATGGGGATGATGATGACGAAGAATCTTTTGATGGTAAATACTCTGACGATAATGAAGATGATGGAGAAGGTTTAAAAGGAGTTTTTTAATATATTTTTTTCCAATCTTATTTTTCCCAAGTTGTATATAACGACTTGGGTTTTTTTATTATATTTGTAATAAAAAATGTTAGACAAGAAAGTAAAGTCCATATTAAAATTCTACTCTGAACAACAAGATTTAAAAAAATCTTACGAAAGTTATATCGAAACTCTCAAAAGACGGGTTAAACAGGAAGAAGATATTAATAAGATTACAGATGACCACAATAAACTTCTTAAAGCTAAAATAGAACGTTTAGAAGCTACAATTAATAATTTGAATACCCAATTAAAGATGAAAAGTAATCGTGGTTTTTTTTCAAGATTATTAAACCTATAAAAATTATAAATGTTTCATACACCACCTAATAATTTACCCCTATCTCTGCGTGTAGCTGCCCAAACAATTGAATTGGATTATATACAAATTACACCAACAACCGTTAAACAAAAATTATACTGGTTTATTATATTCAGACCAATAATATATAAAAAAGAACACAATTTAGTTATTGATTTTACACCATCGCAACATTTTGAAGAATTCTCAGTTAATAAAACCTCGGATATATTAAACAAAAAAATAAGATTAGCATTACAAAAAAATAAGAACGCTGTTTTTTATGTATATTTAATATTTGATATTCAACATTATCCATTTTTTTCCATTATAAAAATGGATTACCAAATTAAATAAACGACACTTTTTTTATATATAAGTAAAAAATATGTTGGTTTAAATGGGTAAATATGTAAAAGGAAAACAATTCGAGAATAATTCCATAACTTCAAATTTATTTAATTTAACTACTCCGAACTCTGGAGAGACTTTATCTGGGGCAACTAAAGAATATGCTGATGCGTATGGTTCGGGTAGTATTTTTACTCACAATATAGCAAATTTTGATATGTCATCTACTACTACAACGGAAGATGGTCAATTAGCATGTGATATACCTTTATTATCTGCGCCAAAAAGTCTTGTAAGAGTTATTATTAATGGATTAGAAATTCAGGTAGGTGTAGGTAAAGAATGTTATTTTTCTGGTGATAATGGTGTTACAGCCCGTGAAAATGGAGAAGAAACTATTGGAGATTATTTATACTGGAATGGTAGTATTGCAGGTTATGAATTAAGTGTTTCTGATGATGATGAAATAGATTTTGTATATTTGATAGATAAATAAAAAATAATTTATATTTGTGTTTAAGGGTAAACAATTAGAAAACGAGAGTATAACGCAAAACAAGTTGAATCTTGAAACAGTATCAACATCGACTGCGTTGGCTACTGTTGAATATGTAAATATAAGTGGTGGTACAAAAAGTTCTTGGTCACTTAAAAATTATAATATGTCAGCATCGGTAACACATTATGATAGTGATTTAGCATGTAATACGGAAATTGCTGATGTACCAATATCAACAGTAATTGTCACCTTAAATGGTTTAGTATTAAATGTTGATAGTGGTGCAACGGCAGATGCATATTTCTCAGGTAATAGTGGTGCAACGGCAAGGGGGAAAGGTGAAGAACAACAAGGTGATTTATTATATTGGAAATATAATAACACTGGTTATCATTTAGAAAATACCGATATCATAGATTTTATTTATTTAACAAAATATAATCAACAAACGAGTTTAAGTCTGGTTTTCCAGACTGACCAATCAACGAATAAAACAGTGACGTTGACATTAAAATAATTTAACATGGATGGCTATTAATATTAACTGGGGTGATTCGACTAATACTGGTACAACATTAAATGGTACAAATTATTTTTATTTATCAAAAACTTATTCTGGTAATTCAACTTATAGCATAACATTAACTGGGAGTGATTTAACTATGATTAAAGAACTCTCTCTTAGTGGTTCAAACTTAATATCTTGTCCCGATTTTTCAGATATTAGATATGATATAGTTATATTAAATTTAGATAATAATTTATTAACTACATTTCCAACGGTTAATTCTAAATTAAGAAATATATATTTGAATAACAATATATTATCTACATCAGCCATTTTAAAATTGACTTCTTCAAACTTAGAAATAATAGAAATGACGGAGAATTCTCTTACAGGGAATATACCAGCACCATCGGCATATATAATAGCCTATAATATGTCTGTAAATTCATTCACTGGTTATACACAAAGGGGGTCAAACTTTAGTGCTTATATACAGGCTTTCAATGATAATAATTTATCATCAACTGAAGTGAATAAAGTTTTATCTGATAATCAGAATTATAATATATCTGAATCAGGTGTTATAGATTTAACTGGAGCAAACATGGGTGCGCCAAATGGTCAAGGAATAACAGATAAAGCCAGTTTAATTGCGAGGGGATTTACAATAGTATCAAATTAATAATATATAGAATATGATAACAATAAAAAATATATTAGTACATCAACTGTGGACATTAGTTTATGAAGAAAAAACTAAGATAATACATTTAAAAGAATATTTTGAATATAATAATTTAGGTACTAAACATAAGGTTATGTTTTTTGATAATGAAGAAGAAATGAATGAGAAAATAAAAGAATTAAATCTTATCACATTAAATGAATATTTAAAATTAAACAGATACAATGTCTAAAATTAAAGCTAAACAGGTTGAAAATAATTCAATAACACAAAATAAAATATTTTTATCTATTCCAATTTCATCAACTTCACCAGCATCTGTTGATTATGTTAAGTCAATTAGTGGTAATACACTTAAATATTCAATTGTAAATTTGGATATGGTTGCTTTAATAACAGACACAGATGGTGACTTAGCTTGTGACACCGCCATTTTAAATGTTCCTATAAGTGTTGTAACAGTGAATGTTAATGGATTATTGGTAAATGTTGGTAGTGGAACAACGGCTTCTTGTTTTTTTTCAGGTGATAATGGTTCTACTAAACGTAACATAGGAGATGAACAACAAGGTGATAAATTATATTGGGTCGGGTCAGTATCTGGATATGAATTAGCCAGTGATGATATAATAGATTTTATTTATTTAAAATAAAATGTCACTTATATTTACTTTTTTATTCTTTGCTCCAAATACCTTTTTGAATTGCAACCTCTTTTAATGTAGTTTTGAACTCATATCCTCGGATAGGTTTTCTAACATGCTCATCAAATATACTATTACCATCCAAATCTTTTACACTTAATGCTGATAAAGCTATAATAACACTATCTGGTTTTTCTTCTCTAATTTTTTTTGTTGCTTTCCAACCATCTACATCTGGCATCATAATATCCATAATTATAATATCATAATCTTTTTCTAATGCCATATCAATTCCTTCTTGTCCAGATTTTGCACAAACAATAGTAAAGTCGTTATTATATTTAAAAATGTCACATACTAATCCTCGAAATACTGCATCGTCATCAACGTATAATACATTAATCATTTTATATTTTTATTTTTATACCCACTATTTATAACGGTGCAAAAAGCATTCCATTGTACGCCTATATATTAATTTTATTTTAGTAAATCATTCATAGTATTTATACACTCAATCTTAGTTTTAAACCAAAATATTTTATTACTATCATCAACTAAAACAAAACCACTTTTTCTAATGGTGTATTCGGAAGTTACTGCAAAATACTTATTAATATTTAAATAAATTCCATTCTTAACGTCCTCATTAAATTTCTTAGTTTGAACTTCATTAAATTTTACAACCGACATTATTTTCATGATTCTTTAAATATTTTTTTCAATTTTTCTTTTCTTATTAACCTTTTAATTTCATTTAAATAAATATCAATATCGCTTGTGTGGAGTGTCAAAAACCCATAAAAAGTTAAACTGGGAATATCCTCATTTTCATTTATATACATAATATAAGCTTTTATATATAAATATATATCACCATCTATACCAGAATTTATGAAAGAATTTTTATAGTAATTCATTAATTCATCGGAAATGCTCTTTAAATATAATAAGTTTGTTATTGGGTCTCGGAGAATTTCCATATCTCAGTTATTTTTTTCTTCCTCTCATAATTTTTAAACTTCTGAATGTATATATTTAGTTTTTCAGATATTAAAAAACCGTAAAAGGTATAATTAAGTTGTTCAAATGCATTTTTCCATTTATAATATTGGTAAGCTTCAACTGATAATACAAAATCTGATTCACTATCAATTAATGAGGTCGTATTATTTTGTTCAATAAAATCAATGAATTCATAACGATATTTAGCATATTCTATATAATCCAGATTCATAATTCATTATTAAATATTTCTTTTAATTTCGATTTACGTAATGACATATTAGCTTTATTGATATCATCTTGTGACATAATAGACTCCACATACTTGCTAAATGATGCTGCATCAACTGAACATCTATCTAAATAGATAAAATATGCAGTTTTATAAAGTTCAAAATTATTATAATATTTTTTTAAATCAAGATTATCCATCTAAAATTTGTTCTATTTTAGCTTTTCGAATTAAAAGGTTAGCCTGTTGTAAATAAGGAGACTTGTTTTTTGATGTAATAAATCCATAAAAAGAATATCGTCCTGTATCTTTTGCTTTTTCAAAATAAATATCATAAGCAATACGATATATATGATATTGGTCTTTATCATCACTGATTCTATCAAAAAAATACTGACGTTCCTCTTTTACAACAACCGCCTTAGAATTTATATATTCGTTTGAATTTTCATCTTTTAAATATCGATAACTAAAAAGACTATATTGGACACCATTAGTCAATTTCATAATTTTTCCAATTTTTCATTTAACATTTTAATAAATTCTTTTCGATTAATATTAAAAATTGGTTCATCATTTATCGTGAAAACGTATCCAATTTTCCTTGGAGTTAAATTTTTTGTTAACATCACATATTTATCCATCATGACATGTTTTCTTCTTTTATCTAAACGATGTTTATGATACAACTCTATGTTTCCATTATTAAATTCGGAAACATGTGCGATTGTTATGTTTAATATTTTAGGTTTTCTTTTTGACATTGTTATTGTCAATTTTTTTATTTAAAAATTTAATCTATCATCATTTTTTCTAATTTTAACTTCCGAAGGATTTTCTTCGCTTCATCAAAAATATCTTTAAAATGAACTTTCATAGTATTAAAATAATCAGGTTTTAATGCAGTTGAGAAAAAAACTAAACTATTATTATATCTAATGAGATATTTTTTATAAGCATACTGGTTTATAAATGATTCATCATCATAATAAAAAATATCAACCAATATACCATCGATATATAAAGCAATATTTTTATTTTCTTTTGCCAAGGACTTCAGTTTTTACTCTAATCATTTCTTGGCGATTATGTTCATCTATTAAAGCTTGTTCTTGCATGTGGATTTCAAATTGTGTGTCGGACATATTTAATAAATCTAATATATCTTTACTATAATTTTTTAAACATTCCATATAACCAATTTGGTGTTGATAATTTGTAAGGGCATCTAATTTATAATCTTTGTTTTCACAAATAGTATCGTCTGAAAATTTAACCCCTGTACAATCATTTGGAAGCTTAACATAATAACCCATTTCCTTTTGACAATTTGCTATATGTTTTTCAGCATATGAGATATTATTTTTTAATTCTTTCTTTAGATGAATAATACTTTTTGACATAATATTATAATTTATTTTTTACGTGATGCACGGTGATAATTTATCCCACATCCCCTTTAAAGCAAAAACATCACCTTCACAATATTTAACTATTTTTTGAATATTGTCCTCAATCCAATATGTATAGTGAACTTTATCTCCTGATAATTCACCCTTTGGTGATGGTAAATCAAGTTCATAAGTTACTTCATCCAATGAACTCCAATATCGACCAGTGGTTTTCCACGCATCAGATAAGTCTAAAACACCAGTTGTCCAAGGTTTTTTATCAAACAATTGAATATTATATGGAATTCTTAAACCATATTTAATCATTTTTTTATTTATCCAAGGTAAATCGAATAATATAATATTGTAACCACATGGTACAAAACCAGCTTTACCAGATTTTAGAAATATCTTCTGAACATTTTCTAATATTATCTTTTCGTCCCCAGTGTATGATTGTACTACCCATTTATCGGTTTCGTCAGTATACCCCAAACTTACACACACTATCTTACCATATTCTGGTATAAGTGGTGACATTCTAAGATATAAATCCTCAATTGTTTCACTACCCCAGCGTTCTTTATCACCAGAATTTTTAAACTTTTTTTCCAATAATTTAAAAAGTCTTTCATCAGATTTTTTCAACTCATCCGCATCCTGAAATTTTCCGACTGTTTCAATATCGAAGAAAAGTAGTTTATTATAATTCATGATGATATAATCTTTTAAATATAGATAGTTAAAACCATATAAAAAGTTTAAAAATAGTATGGGTGAGAATTAGTTTCTTTAACCTTTTCCAATTTTCCAATTTTAGAATCAATTTCTTCCAATTGCTTTTTATAGAAATTGAATTTATCACGATTTCCAAATTTAAGAGAATATTCCAAATTTTTAAGAATCGAAGCTCGTCTTTCTGTTAATAAATTTAAATCTTTCATTTTTAATCGTTTAGAATTTCTTGGATTTTTAATCTCCTTAATTTAACATTATTCATTGTAAAAACCAATGCGTTGTATGAAAAATGTTGACTTGGTTTTGTTATTTGTATAAGTTTATCTATTTCTTCTCTGTATACAATTTCATCATTATTATTAAAACCATGAGTATATCTCATACCTGATTTTTCATCAATAAATATAAATGGTATTAAACAATCAATAATTTCTGATGAAAAAACTTTTTCATTAATATAAATAAGATGGTCTTTCATTCTTTCCATTAATAATGTTATATTATCACCCCATGAAAATTTATTATGATGAAAAGAATAAAATGTGAAATTATTTATTTTAGTTTCTTTTAAATATATCGGAATACCGTAATATTCCATAATTGCTGTTCTTCTTTGTGAGTCAGTTGCATAGAAACCCAATTTTTTATAAACATAGTTATCTAAACCATATTCAAATAGTGTTTTTTTAATAGTACTCATAAATCAAGAATTTCTTTAATTTTTTCCAGCCGTGCTAAATTAATAGGTAATGAATTCAAAAAATCTTCATTAGCTTTTTTATTTGCATCAAGATATTTTTGTTTTTTAATATCACTGAAATACTTTTTGAGAATGATATAATAACCAGTTCGTAAATCTTTATTAAACCAAAAATTGAATATGGATAAAAAATGAAATTGTACCCCGATATTTTTACTTACAACTTGTACCTTTCCAAAAATATTTCTTTTATGAATCTTAATGACAACCATCGGATATTCAACCATAAGATAATTATAATAAAAAGAATATCCATCACCACTTTGGTATTTATGTTCATATTGAGAAAAATCCTTATATAAGGATGCTATTAGAATTTTTCGATAAGTACTTTTAGTCTCTTTAGATGGTTTCATATGTTTACTTAATAAAAAGCAAATATATGAAATTCCACCCAAAAATGACAATAATTTTTTAAGATAATAACAGTGGTATTCTATAACCTTTTTGGGTTTTTATTTCATTTAATTGTTCATCAGTTAAATTATCAACATCCCACCCCTTTTTTATTGCATATTGAGATGCAAAGGTTTCTCTTAAAGCTTGTAAGTCTTCAGTTGTAAGACCCGTTTCTTTTATTAATTGTTCTTCCATAAAAAAAAAATTATTTTTTACATTCGCATGTTTAATACTTACTTATATATTTATAAAAAGAATTCAACTTTTTCTTTTTTCAATGATATAAGGATAAAACATAAAATTGATGGACGAATTAAAAACCTATACTCTCGATAAAAGTTATGTGAAAAATAAAATATCTAACATAATTGATAAAGCCCATCGAAATCCGCAGAAAAAAAATGTCAGGGAACACCACGACAGATTGAATTTTGCTTGTCCTGTTTGTGGGGATTCGGAAAAAATTGCATCCAAGAAAAGAGGAAATCTTTATTTCAAGAATTTAATGTACAAATGTTTTAACTGCGGTTATCATGCATCTTTCGTGAAATTATGTGAAACATTCGATATAGAAATTGATATAGAAAAACGTCTGGAAATGTATGATTATATAGATAATAATACATTTTATAGAAAGGATGATGATTTTGTTCTCACCAAACTTGATAAATTGCTCCCTTTAACTGACGTGGTAGATTTTTACAACACACATCCAGAACACAAATTAACAAATGTTAGTCCAATTCAACAAGGTGGAGCAGTGTATCAATATCTTTTATTAAATAGAAACATCAAAAATGACCCAAATCTATATGAAGGAGTTTATCACTTTACTGAAAAATGGAAAGAGCCTGTTGTAATAATCCTTAATAAACACGAGAATTTATTACTTGGGATGCAGTTAAGAAATTTAAAAGAAGAAAAAAATAAACGTTTTTATCACATCATCGAATTCAGTGAGATATACAATCTTTTACATCCTGATAATATATTAGATGAATTTGAATCAATAGCTTATAATAAATTATCACATTTTATCAATGTATTAAACATTGATTTCAATGAGATAGTTACAATATTTGAGGGTTACTTCGATTCAATATTTTTTCCAAATAGTATTGGGGTGGTTGGTGTTAATACTGATATTTCTTTTTTATTAAAAGATGAAAATGTGAAAGTGAGAATGTTTTATGATAATGATGATGATGGATATAAAAATTCCATTGTGATGTTAAAAGATGGTTATCAGGTATTTTTATGGAAACTATTATTCAAAACTATTTTAAAGAACAAACCCAATAAATATGAAGCTCAGAAACGTTTAAATAAAATAAAAGATTTGAATAAGTTGGCTATCGAAACTAAAAAATCACCATATGATTTACTCAAACTTGAAAATTATTTTTCAAAAGATGTATTTGATATGATATATTTGGATGGAAAGAAAGAAATAATTAATTATTTATAATAAACAATGGAAAATCAACATGACATCGCACTATCAGTAGTAAAACATCATCTATTAAATAAGAATAGTTTTACATATTCCGAAATTCAACAAGAGGTATTAGAATGTGGCGGTATATTACGAATTGGGATTAATTTCACTCTCGGTGAATATATCACAGAACTTGAAGAAGATAATTTAATTAAGTTTAATCCAGTGACCACAAAGTATGATGTTTATTAAAAAATAACAATTGGTTATAAAATTAATACAAAAAATGAAAGAATCGGTTATAAATATTGAAACAGTAATAACTGATGAAACAATCAAAGTTCATACTGTATTATGCGCTGCCTTTTGTGGTACTGGTAAAACATACATTTGTGAAAAAACAGTTATTAATGCTGTTGAAATTGAATATTGGAAATATAAAGACGAAGGAAGACAAAAAGAATATGTTGAGGATATAAAAAAACACTTTGGTAAAGTTGATTATATTTTTATTGCTACTGACCCAGAAGGATTGAAACTTCTACATGATGAAGGATTTGATATAACTATTATTTATCCTGAAAATGAATTAAGAAACGAATATCTCGACAGGTATATAGAAAGAGATAGTCCACATGATTTTATTGGAGTGTTTATGAAATATTGGAATCCTTGGATTAATGAACTAAAAGAACAAACATACTGTAAACATATTATTCTAAAAAGTGGTCAACACTTATGTGATGTTCTTTAAAAATAAAATAATTATTATGTTTAAAACCAGAGTTAAATTTCGTGTCAGAGGTAAAGATGTATTACAAATAGGATATCTAATTAAGGATAAATCATACGGTGGTTTCAAGGTTAAATCTTCTGACAATCTGACTGAATATGGAATTTGCATACTTGATATATTAGAAAGAATATAATGGGGGAAAAATACGACAAAATTCTACAAAAAAAGAATAACGAATTAATTTATTATATTTTAGATTGGGATGATAATGTATTATACATGCCTACTAAAGTATTACTTGACAAAAAAGTCAACAATGAATGGATACCCAGAGATGTTTCAACATTTAAATTCCGAAATATAAAAGACCATGTTGATGCATGGCAATATAAAGAATACGGTGATGATGATACTCTTTATAAATGGAGATTCAGGGACGATGATATTGACATGGCCTTATCATATTTCAGAGATTATGGAAAAAGAGGTAGTTTACAGTTTTTATATGATGTAAAAAATGCAATCAAGAAAAAAGGATTTGCACCATCTTGGAGCATATTTATAGAAACATTGATTAATGGTCGTATATTTTTAATTTGTACAGCACGAGGCCATGAACCAGATAGTATACGAAGTGGTGTAGAATACATAATATTTAATTTTCTATCTGAGATGCAGAAAGAAAAGATGTTAGAAAATTTAATGGAGTGGGAAGATACTGACTGTAATTGTTTTAAAACATTAGTAAAAAATTATTTAGACCACTGTCTATTCATCGGTGTACAATCTGAATATTTTAAAGAAAAATACTCAGTTGATGGAAGAAATATTAAAGTAGAAGAATCCAAAAAAATAGCTATTATAAGTTTCATAGAATATCTCACAAAAGAATATTTACCTATGTACAATAATCCGAAAGCTAAAGTTGGATTTTCAGATGATACAATATCGACACTCCTTAATATAGAAAAATTAATGAGGAACGAATTGTCCCTCATTTACCCTTTAGATTTTTATGTTATTGATACGTCCGACCCAATGGTCGATGGTGGTATTAAACGTAAAGTTTAATATTTTTCAGTTGCAACCAGAGCTTCTGATATTTCATGGATATTTCCTTGGAATCCAGCTCGTTTATTATCTTCGGATGTGTTATCTAACTTATAATCTTCAATCCACAATTCATCAATACCTTCACCAGCATCCCACACTTTATAATTTCTATCATTTATTTTAACAGTTGCATATGCACCTTGATAATTATCAAATCCCTCAACATTTATTAGTTCAAATGGAAATCCTTCAGGTAAAATTTCTTTTAAATCTTCCATTTGGTCAGCCATATATTTGATACGACTGGTATATTCGTCTACATCATCGGGATTATCCTTAACATATTGCCAATCCAAATCAGAAGGCCACTCACCAGTTTCATTTATTTTACCTGTTGTAACATTCTCGTTGAATTTATTGAATTCTTTTAAATATTTCATAATTAATTTTTTATTTTTAGTGTATATATTTTTAATTTTTAATCGGCATTTCCATTTTATTATTTTTAAGTCCTATTGATTTGTCAAATGCATCTCTTTGTTTTGACCATTCATGTTTATCATATGGGGTTTTATATGGTAATAAATTTAAAGCTTCTTTTTCTTTGCCTTTAAGTTGAGATAACACAAAATCAACAATTTGTCTTTCATCTCTTTCACCATTGTATGGTGATTCAATTAAACCATTTTTTTCTAATTTATCAATGGCACTTTTATTTAAAGACATAGCAGAAGTAGGTTCATCTCTTTTCCATAATACATCTTCTATTTCTTTTCTTAAAAAATCTTCATTATAATTTTCAAAAGTTTTTATAAACTTCATATACCTACATTAATTTTTATATTAATTATATATTAACATTTTAAAATGAATTTCTTATTAAAAAATTATTCAAAAAAAAATCATTTATAATTCAACAAAATTGTTAAATTATAAATGATTCTTCTATTAATTAAACTATTACAATATATCCAGATGGATATAATTATCATATTGAAACGCTTATACTAACTAAATTTAAACAAACGCTTGTTTCTTTTCACTTAAAATTAAGTGATACTTTTTTATAAAGTTTTCCTTAAACGTTTTTTCTTCAATAGTTTTATCAATACTCTTTTCTGAATCAATTTTAGATTTCTCTGTTGAGCTGTCTAATAACATCGTTGTTCAAAAAATTATTTTTTACTTCTTTTTAGCAAGAATAGCTTTTAACTTTTCCATAAAATTCGAAAAATTAGTATCTAATTCTCCAGCATCTTTACTTATATCAGCAAGTAATTCTTTCACCATTGGTGTTAATTCTTCAATTTTAGCAAGAATAGCAGCCTTTTCGGTTTCATCTAATTTTTTATCTGATAACGCATCTAAGATTACTTTAGAGAATTCTTTGAACTTTTGAGAGATGGCTTTAAATTTATTATAATACATAACTGCGCCAGCAAAACCGCCTAATAAAGCTATCCCAAAAACCACGATTAAAACAATTGTTAAAATTTCCATATTCTAATTTTATTTTTCTCTATATATTAAAATTTTAAGACCTATTTTTTCTTTTTTATAAAAAAAGATGATTTTTTACCTAAAAAAACATAAAAAAATAATATATACCAGCTAAAGATATGGTACAAGATAGTTCACAAAGCTAAGTGAAACTAACGTTGTACCAAATTTCTTTTCAGGAATGAAACTATTAGATATCATATTTATATCTTTCATTTCAAAATCCTGAAATCCATTGATATATAATTCATTAAGACTTTTATGTAATAAATTTTCAATTTCTTCTACTTCATAATTACCATTATGTTCACACACTAATCCACCATATTTATGATTACCTTTATCATATAACCAGCCATAAATTATTCCAGCACTTATTATATCTCCACTATTTCCAGTTGAAACCGCCATAATAGATTCTAAAACAGAACCAAAAATCATATTTGTTGGCTGTTTTATTAATGTAGCTTCTTTTGGTAATATTGAAGAATAAGTCATAATATTAAATTTTTCAATATTGGCTTCTTTCAAAGCCAAGTGATATGACCCAGCATGAACTGTTATATCACTTTCACCCGAACCCTTAGTGATAAAAAAATCCTTTGGTATTCGATTTCCAACAAGAAAGCTTTTATTCATTATTTTAATATTGTTTATTTTTTGTTAAAAAAGGTATATATTAATTATTGTATCATTTTTTTACTTAATCTGGTTAGTTTTTTAAATTAATTCGACCTTCTGGAAAATTACTAAGTATATTATATTTTTTTAAAATATCCCGACCATATTTTTTTAAATATCCACACTTAACCACTTCAAAATACCATTTTACTGATTTTAATAATGTGAATATTCTTGGTTCGAGTGTTCTTATTCTATTTGTAGCATTTATTTCATTAGACCAAGGATTTTCACCTTTACACATACATTTTTTGTAAAATTCACGTTTCCAGAAGCCCGGGTGATGACTAACCAAAAACCTACTTCTTGTATTATCCAACTGAATATAATTTTCTCCTTCCACATTTGATGTTACACAATAGAACGTATTATGATTTCTTAGTAATCTTAATGCATCAAAATCATATTTTACAAAATCATAGTAATAACTTTGAATATCTATGGGTTTAATCATCCATATATCTTCTTGAAGATATAGTAAATTGTTTTCTTTTATTTTATCCAATATAAATAACAACCTGTCCGAAAATTCGTTCTCACCAGTCTTTAACTGTATTATTTTTTCATGTTTAAATGGTAAATCAATAACCTCGTTACAAAAATATATTTTATATGGTAAATTAAAATCCCAAAATTCATTAAAACTGTGATACCAACCTTCCCAAAACAATTCATATTTATCACAAGTTTGAATAACTATCGCTAAATCTTCATCCATATTTAATTTTTTATTTTTTTTGTTATATATTTCAATTTCTGCATTCCTGAAATTAATATATAAATAAAAATATTATTAGAAAAGTATGTCTAATTTTTCATCAAAGTATTTAAATGACTTCAATATACTTAAAAATGCTTTTATAGGATTTGAATTTGAATTTTTTACCAAAGATAATATATCTTATTATAAATTATTAGAAAAATTAAACAATTCATTCAGAGAATTAAACATACAAGTTCAAGGGTTCAGAAAATACCACCCAGAAACAAAACCTACTAATAATAATTATTTAATAACACCAGACTTCTCAGGTGGTAGTTCAATGGTTGAATTTATCACAAGTAAAATAAAATATAGTTTTGCCAGAATTGTTTTATTAAAATCTTTAGAATTTATTAGAGAAAATGGTTATACTAATGAAAAGTGTTCATTACATATAAATATTTCATTTGACGATAACCCAGATGGAAAAACCATTGATAAAGTGAATAGACTAAAATTAATACTTAATGTTGATGAAGAACTCATTTATAAATATTTTCCAGAAAGAAAAGATAACTATTACGCCAAATCAATTAAAAGAATTATACCATTCAAACAGTTTAATTATGCAACTGACGGCTTGAATATCTTACAATCGAGTTTAGAATTACCAGACAATGATAGATATTACGGTATTAATTTTATGGTTCTTTCTGATGGAAGATTAGAATATAGGTATATTGGTCATAATGATTATGAAAAAAAAACAAATGAGATATTACAGTTAATGGATTATTTCATAGTATTAACATGGAATTGTATAAATGAACCTCTTACTGATGATGATTTAGATGAATTGGAAGAATATTTAGGTAAAAATATAAATGTTTATAAAAATTTCAATAGTTTGGATAATTTCATAGGTAGTTTTCCAACTATAAATTTAGAAGTTGATAGAAGCTCATCTATGACTACAATAACTGTTCATTATGGTGACATTTATAACGAATTATACGACTTAATATCAAATACTTTCAATTTGAATAATTGTACAATAAATTATAACACAGACACAAAAGAATTAGAGTTGGTCGATTCGACTATGACTGGTATTTTTGATATCAGTAACTGGACTATCATAGACAGTACAATAAATGGCGGTGTTTTTGACCACTGTAAATTTATAAATTGTACCATTAATAATTCTATGATTAAGAATTCAGAAATATGTATAACAGATGTATTTAATTGTAAAGTGAGTACTTCTACTGCTGATAGTGAAACTCTAATATCAATGTCATTTTTTTATGGTGGTATTATGAACGGTGAAATGCCAGATGGCATCCTTAGAATGTCTAAAGTTGGTGAAACTGGAGTAATTGGAGATGAAGTTAAAGTCGTAAGTGATAATGATGACTTCTTTGGTATTACAAGTCAAAACAACTATGATGAAAAAGATAAGGGGGCTAAAAAAGGTATATTAATAGATACTACCAAAAAAGGTAAAACATGGTAATCCTTTAAATAAGCACAATACAAAAAAATAATTGAAAAAAATATTCTTTTTTCTTGTATTATTATAAATCTTTTACATAATTTTACATAAAACAATTTAAAAATAGGCGATTACATGAAACAACTACTTTTTACCATCCTTTTTTTGGGGTTAACATTAACTACATTTGGACAGCAATTATTAAACAGTTCTACGAAACAAACAGAAGAATATGCTTACTTAACTATTGAAAGCGAGACAATTATAGTGTCTGGTGATGCAGAAAACACACAGTCTAAAACATCCGATATCATATTTAAAGTATATATCACCAATGGCGTTAATACAGAATTTATTACAATAAATAAAAAATTTAATAGTGAACTTTATTATATAAATCAACTTGCTAAGTTAGGTTGGTTATATGTAGAAAATGTAAATAGGATACAGTTAGAAGAAAGTATAACCTTTGCCACTACGGATAAATATACAATTTGTAAAACCTTTTTGTTCAAAAGACACACTGATTAAATTCACCTTTAGCATCTATACATAATTTAAAAGTGAAAATTCGAAAGGATTTTCACTTTTTCTTTTTTATATATAATAAAAAATAATTTTTATATATGTTAATTAAGAATTTCAATTCATTCATAGTTAATGAAAGTGCTGAATCTGTCGTTGAGTTTCTAACAAAAGTTAGAGAAGACTTAGATATAATGGGCGAAGTTAAACCTATTCTAAATTCATCTTTCGAACGTCTTAGTAGTAAGAAAATTAATACAGTCGATGATTTCAGAGAAGCAATGGAAGATGCAACGGGGGCTGATGCAACTAATTTAAGTGGTTTCGACCTTGATAAGCAACTTGACCTGTGTATATATGCAGAAGAAGAAGAAGATGGTAATGATAAAGGATGTCCAGCTTGTTCTTTTGATGATTTAGCTGGTATAATAAATGATAATGCTGTAAATGGTTTGAATTATATAGTAAATAGTTATTTACATCCACTTTTAGATAGAATTGAATCTTTCATGAATAATAATAATTTATCATATAGTAATATTCATCGTTTTGAACAATATGATATGTTAGCACCATTATCACAAAAAACAATAGTAAATGGTTCTTATTCAATATATCAAGAAGCTAAAGAAGACCCCAAATTCGCAGAATATAACTATATAGATGAAGAACTTGGGACTGAATTCTATATTACAAAAATGAATATTAAATAATGTCAATAAAATCGTATAATTATTTTCTGACCAATGATAATAAATCAATTATAGAAAATTATAATAAATTAATATCAGAGGGTGTAGAAGTTGATGATGCTTTATTAGAAACTGCCCAGAAATTTAATAAAGATAAAAAGTCTATCAATAAAATCGTTATTGGTGTATTATACGAAAACACATATGCGAAGAAATTTGAAGATTATATAGGTAGTACTCCACACATTAATAGAGAAGATATAGGTTTAAAACCTGAAGGTGGGGAAGAAAATGAGGAAGAAGAAACACAAACATCTACTGATAAACAAGACCAAGATATTATACACTTCGGAGAATATAGAAAAGGGTCTGATAAATGGGGTTCAATGATAACTAAGATTATGGAATGGTTACGCCTTAAAAAAGATGAAATGAAAAAAGAGTTGGATAATATTCAAATAAATGTTGATGATTTTCAAAGTGAAACAAATATACCATTAACTGAACTTGAAGATTTCGTTAAAGATAAAATTTCAAAAGGTTTATATAATTTTGAAATAGTCATTGATTATGATAATAACTCAATTAAGTTTTATAACTTATCTGATAGAAACACATTACAAATTGAACAAAATAAGTAAAAATATGAAAAAACATATATCAACTTTTAATAATTTTTCAAATGAGTCTCTAACAAATATTGGGAACTTGAAAAATACAGTACAAGTATTCAATTGGATTGATATTGATGCGAATAATAAATTAAGAGAACTTATATTAAATTTTTATAGGAGTGATTTAAATGGAAGTGATACTTATATAAGATATTACCCAAATGATAATGATTATGACTATATGAACCAAGAACTACAAACACTCTTAAATGAATATCTTATTAATGATGGATATTACATTGATAAAAATGATGAATACTTTTATATTCTATTAAGAATCGATTGGTAAATAACCATATTTACATTTAATATTTTATTTTTTAATATATAGAATTATAAAATAAAATCTTAAATTATGGCAAGAATTCCATTGGAACAATTAATTGATATCGTTCAAGCTGATTTAACCTTTTCAGGTGCAATACCAAAAGTTCTTCCTGATAAAGAAGTAAAACGTGTAATAAAAGAACATTGTATAGAATATTTTTATAAGAATTATCAATTTGCCTTATTAAAAACCTATTATAAGTTAAATAGAAGCTGTTTAACTCAACTTCAATGTACAGGTGAACAATTCATTCAATTACCAGAAGAAGTCGAAGGACTTGTTCGTATTATGAATATTGATGACCCATCATTGTTCCGAATTGGGATTCAAGCCCCAAACCTATCTATAAACTTTGGTGTAACAAACCAACCGTTTTTAACATCATTTGTTACTAATGTTGGCGAGTTAGCTACATATCGTCAAATATTAAGTGCATTTTCAGATGAGGTGAATAAATTAGCAAGAAACTTCACAAAGTTCCATTATAACCACGTTAATAAAAGATTAACTATACTGGATGACCTTAGAAATGATTTAATGTTAGAACTGTGGGTGAGAATTGAACAGGAAGCATTATTCGACAATCAATTATTTAAAGATTATGTTATTGCATCTTCACAAAAAAGAATGGGTGAATTATTAGGAAGATACACATTCAACATGCCAGGTTCGTTTCAATACAACGCTTCTGATATTATATCTAACGCTGATGCAAAAATAACAGAGATTAAGGAAAAAATAGATAAAGAATCTAAGGTTACATGGTTCTACATGAGTAAATAATAAGATTAAATATGATTCTTAAATATAATAAATTCTTAAATGAATCCTTAGACTTTAAATTGAATAATCCTGAATTTTGGGAAGATTATAAAAATTTATTAAAAAAACTAAATAATCAAGATAACTTTTCATCTTACTGGGAATTTAAAGAAAAGTGGGTAGGTGTTGTATTAGAAGAAAAACAACTTGAAAATGCTTATAATAAATTATATGTTGATTTACACAATAAAAATATAATTCCTGTCGGAATAACATTCAGTGAAAATATTTACATGTACGCATATGGATGGCGAGATATTACTAAATTCTTAAAAAAAGAATATAATATTAATATAGATGACCCCTTTGATTTTATTAAAAATAAATCAGTTAAAATCTTCAGAGGTGTACCAAAAACTCAATATGAAAATCTTGAATACTTATCTGAAAATAAATTTAAATCTTTTACATTAGACAAAGAATTGGCAATTCGATTTACACAATTAGGTTATGTTAGTGGGAGCTGGAAAGATGAATCGCAAAAAAACGGGTTTATTATAGAAACAGATATAACATTAAATGATATTTATATATACAACCCAGAAGGTCACGAACACGAATGTATAGTTCGAGGTGAGTTAAATTATAAAAAAATCCATATTGTTGAAAATGGCAAAATTACAGAAGTTGCAAAAATTACAGAATTATAAAAGTTTTATTAATGAAGATTTAGGATTAATGGAACATGATGGCATATTAATTATAGTCGATGTTCAAAAAGAATTTGGTGATTACATCCCCGATGATATGGTTAAAGAATTGTTTGAATATTGTAAAGAATTTCATGATGTATATCAAATTTGGGATGCTCATGATGCTGCTACTCCGACTTTTAAATTTCCCAATCAGAAGTTATCTATAAAAAAGCAATTCGGTAAAAAATTCTTAGAAAAAGATATTCAAAGTAAATTGGAAAAATTAAAAAATGGTAGTATTGAAGGTCAACAAATACAAATCGATTCGGATGACATTTTCGTTCGAGTTAAAAATAACCACGATTGGTTTTTTATAAACGAAGAATTATTAAAACTATTTAATGAATTAAAAGGTAAAAAGGTTATAATGGTAGGTGGTGCTGACTTTGAATGTTTAAAAGATGTGTTTATTGCATGTAAATCTATGGGTGTTAAGGCCATGTTAAATCATAAATATATTTACAGTGCCGAAACTAAAAAGGAAGAAATATCCGAAAGTGTTGTATTTAAAGTTAACAATAACACTCCTGAAATTTTTCAAAGAACCATTTATAGATTACCAACTACAAAAGAATTAGAAAATGTAAATAAATTCAAGTTATCAGAAGAAAAAATTTTAAATGGATTTGTTTATACCATTATTGGTAGAGGTATTAAAGATTCTAAAAATAAACAAATAATAATAGAATCCATATCAATATTATGTGAATTATATCCAGATAATGAAACATATAAAAAAGCACTCATTTTAGCTAAAAATCTGTCATTAAAAAGATTTTAAAAATTAATATATAAAAATAAAAACATCAATATGAAATACTTGAAAATATATGAGTCATATAGCAGTAATAAGTCTGAAAATTTTTATGCCAAATTTTGGATAACTGCATTATCGAATGCATTTAATAGTATTGCTGAAGTTGATAAAAGTCAGAAAATAAAACCATTATATGGTGGGGGTGATTATATATTTGTCGGATACAAAATACCAATCCCAGATATAGAAAAAATATCTTATATTATAATAGAAGGTGTTCAAATTAATGGTGTTATAGTTAATCCGTCAATAATAGTTTTCGATGAACAAAATATGGGAATGAGTCATGGTGCATTGCATACTACATATACATTCAAAAAGTTACATAATGAAAATATAATTGAGGTTATAGAAGCAGCTAAAGATTATATAAAAAAATATTCATCAAATTAAATACATTAAAATTAAAAATTAATATATAATGTTATGACCGATGTACTGATGAATATTAGTGAAGAACATAAAAAAATATTAATAACTAAAATAGAATCAATATTTGAAAATGACCCATTGGTTAGGAAGGCCAAATTAAAAAAAATATTTAACGAAGATGGCATTAGACTTATCGACTGAAAAAAGAGAAATCCTAATATACATAACAGTTATCTTGTGGATAGTGTTTGGTGTAGCAACAGCATTTTATACTGTTACTTATGCTCAAATGGCTGTATACTTCTTATCTCTAACTGGATTTGTTTCGGCTTACATATGGGGAGAAAGTGTTAGAAAATCTACATCAACATCAATTTTCTTCAAAGGTAGAACGTCTTCAAGAGAAAAGATGATTTATGTAACTGTATTTTTATGGACTGTATTGGGTGTTACTGGTTTATTGACAAACGCTGATTTTATAAATCTTTCAGCATACTTTGGGGCTTTAACACCATTTGTGTCTGCTTATATTTTGGGTAAGGCATATATGCCTAATGGTGATGAAACACCAGATTCCGAAACACCAAATTCTGGTTCTACTTCAGGTATAGTTGTAACACCAGTTGTTCCGACTGTAAATAAACCAGATAGTGAATTAGGTTAATACTATTCATCCATGAAAACTGACATTGCTTCATAAACAGATTTTCCAGCAATTTCTGTTATAACAACTTGCATGTCTAATGTGAATGTTTCTCTCCAATTCCAAAATAATAACGAGTAAAACAAACTCACTAAGAATAATACAATAAATAGTATCCACCCCATTATAAATTTTAAAATAAACACAAACAAAGCCATATTATATTTTTTTTAGTAAAGATATTAATTCTTCGTCTAATATAGTATTATGTTTTTTATATTTTTCATATGGAATATCTACTGAGAATGATTTATCCAGTCTGAAATCCCAAAGAAATGACTCTCTATTTCCCCAGAAAACAACATTATAAGAACTATCTGAATCCATACGTATTGTGATATCTGTATAATATGGCAACCCAATACACGTATCTATTTTAAAACCGTGTTCATTTTTATATATCAAAGATACGTGTTCTATGATATATTTCTTACACTTTTTAGTTGAAATTTCGGTCGTTAATACCAATGATATTATAAACATTGTAAAACCAGTTAAGGCAGCCAATAAACTAAAAATGTTAAATTTAGATAACTTTTTCATGTTTTTCATTTTTCATTTTTATAAATTCATCGTATGATGTATTATCCTTTTCAATATTACATTTGTTACAACACTCAATAAAATTCTTACTATCTGTAATATCGTCACATTTATCTTTTGGAACTTTGTGGTCAACTGTTATAAGTTCATTTCTGTTATCTTGATACAATTTATTTCTAACTTGAATCTTATATATTTTTTTTCCACAATAATGGCAAACCCAGTGTCCACCGTGTTCTTTTCTTTTCCTTCTTAAAAAAGTTCTTCGAGCAATAAAATAATATCGCCAATCAACATCATTATAATCGATATCAATATTTTTATAATAGTTATTTAATAATAATAGTGAAGAATATGTTCTTGGATTTGAAGGTGAACCTTCAAATATTATATGCCTTATTTTCTGACATTTAGATATTTTTTCTTCTACAATCATTTAACAAAAATATTAAAATGTATTCAAATAAAAAACTTTTGGTTATAAAAAATATATAATTTAAAATATTAATTTATGAAATATATTAAAAGGTTCGATGAGCAACATGTTTTATCAGTTAAAAATCCTTGGGCATTTCTTATAGTATCGGGATTAAAAGATGTAGAAAATAGAAGTTGGAAAACTAATTACCGAGGAAAATTATTAATACATTCCACACAAACACCTATTAAATTCAATAATTATAATGAATTATTTACGCCAGACCAAATAAAAGAATTACAGGATAATAATACAAATTTTAATAATTTATCAAATTCGGCTATTATAGGTGAAGTAGACCTTATAAATTGTATTCAAAATAGTGATTCCATATGGGCTGAATATGGTCAATGGCACTGGATAATATCTAATCCAAATATTTATATCAACCCCGTTTTAAATGTAAAAGGTTCTCTTTCAATCTGGAAATATTAATATATAAAAAAACTTATTGCAATGAATAAAGGAATAAAAAAGAAGTATAAAGGCTGAATTCTATAACAAAACGGGTTAAAATAGCTAATAAATTAATTGATAAGTTAGATGAAAATGGTGAACCATTTTTTGATAAACAGTGGGTATTAAATAATATAATTCGCACATAAAAATATAAAATATATAATATATAATGAAAAAATTCACTGAAATAATAAACGAACAATTAACATACGATTATGGGTGTGTTATGATTAATTTCGATATTCCAAATTGGAATGACATAATAAAAGAGATTGAAAAAGATGATATTTATGATGAAGATGGGTTTGGTCTCGAAAAAGAATCACATATAACACTACTTTTTGGTTACCCTAAAGAAATAGCTGTAAAAGATATAAAAAATATCATCGGTAATTTGGATAGTTTTTATATTGAAATGCAAGAAACGTCATTATTCCAAAATGATAATTATGATGTTCTCAAATTTGATGTGAATCATGACACACTACATGCATTAAATGACTCATTAAAACAATTACCCAACACTTCCACCTTCCCAGATTATCATCCGCATATGACTATCTCATACATCAAAAAAGGTAGGGGAATTAAATATATAAAAAAATATGATAATTTGATAGTAGCAAAACCGTTAGAAATTGTGTATAGTTTACCTACTGGAACAAAGGAGAAAAAACAAGTCACCCTTCTTAAATTTAAATAAAAATAATGTCTTATAAAATAAAAACATATAATCGATATGTAAATGAAGATAATTACATATATCACGGAACTGGTAAAGGTCAGGCTTTAAATATTCAACGAGACGGTTTTATGAAACCAAATAATACTGGTGAAGAATTACCATCAATATCATTTACTAATGATTTAGATTATGCTAAATATTACGCCAAATCAAAAGGAGGAATAGATAAAATGATAATTTTAAGAACAAAATTAAATAATGATTTTAAACTTTCTCCGAGAATAAGAAAAAATAAAGGAGATGAATATATTACATTTAATGAAATTCCATCATCTAAATTAGAAATATTGACGGGTTCTGAATGGTGTCTTTTAAATAAATGGAATGTGATATTTGATGAACCTTTGTAATGAAATAATTTATACATTTGTGGTATGCCAAATAAGAATAAAATAATAATAACATTTAATCCAGTAGATTCTTCTATATATGATTACATGGATAGCTGGAGAAATTATATAAATGATGAAAATAAAAAACGGCTTGAAAAATTAAGAGCTGAAAGAAAAGCTAAAATAAAAGAAATTTTTAAAAATATATAAACCTAAAAGGTTTATGTATTTGTGGAAGAAGAATATTTAAAAACATATAATAAAAGAACCAGTAAAATATTTTCTAATTTAAAAGAATATTATCGTTCAGATGAAAAATCCTTCAAAATAATTATTTTATTAGAACGATATTTAAAGTTAAAAAGTATTTTCAAAAATTTTGATTAATTTTTATGCCAGCATTAATAAGACTTTCAGATTTACAATCTGTCCAACCATTATCAAAACCGAGTGGACATTTACATTATATAGATTTTTTTTATGAAACTATATCAGAAAAAAGGAAGAAGAAATTAAACGAAATATTTCCAGAATTTAAAAATGAAAACAAAAAGTAAATCTAAATTACAACAAATAAATAATTCAATTAATACAACAGTGTCAATACCAACTGAACATTTTAATGTTACAGTTAGAGCAATTTATCCTTATGATTATCCAGATTTTAATTATTTTAAAAGAAAAGAAAAACGTGAACAACGATTAAAAAAATTAAGTGGATTATTCCCAGATTTTAAAGAAAATGTTTAGTCACGAATTATATAATTCAGTTATATCACAGATTGGGGACACTCCGATTGACGGAGGTGTATATTTACCACTTGATACTTTTTCAGATGTTGATTTTAATAGTATAATTTTTCCAGTGGCGATGAAAATTGCTGCTCAAACAATAGGTCTGAATTTAATATCAGTTCAGCCTATGGAACATGGGGTTGATTATGAAAAAATAAAACGAGAAAGAGTACGTGAACAACGAAAGAAAAAAATAGAAGAAATATTTCCTGAAATGAAAAAACATGAAAAGTAATTTCACTCTTAATATAATACAAAAAGCTATCCGAGATGGATTTACAACTTTAACAATTGATTGTGAATTAAATTATGACCAACTATGGTTAAAAGTAAAACGGGAAATTATTCAGGAACATAGAAAACAAAAAATAGAAGAACTATTTCCAGATATAAAAAATAATAATAAACTATGAAAACATTGAGAAAATTAATTATTAAATTCTTCGCTGGTTACTATCAAATCGGTAAAGGAACTATTCCAAGAGCATCAGCCATCATTTTTCCGTCATTAATGATACCTATAATACTCGAAATAATTTTCGCACCAACCCCAGTGTTGTGGCATTTTATTCCATTTTTCATATTTGTGTTGATAAGTTTTGGGTATCTACAATTCTATCCAGCTAAACCAGAAGAATTGGATGCAGCTCAGAAAAAACAATATGATGATTTAACAAAAAACAAATAATTGATATGGAAGCATCGAAAGTTAATTTTATTCAATTGGATACAGAAAAATTGGTATATCTATTAGATTATTTAGGATTTGAAAATTTTCTCAGAGTAGCAGGTAGTCATAAGAAAATTATGAATGATGACTGTGTTACCGAAATTAAATATTCGGATGGTTATGATATATTAATTGTCAAACCTAATACTATTTCGTTTATTAATGACCCATATCCAGAGAAGGTGTTTTTCACGGCTGAAAATTATGCAAAACTTTGGAAAGTTTTTAATTAATTTTTTAATTATATCAGCAATGTACATTTTTTAATTAATTTTGGACATACTTATAATTTATGTACAGTTTTAAAATAAATAGTGATGTTATCAAATATGACTGGTGAAAAAAAACTGGTAGATAAAATAGCCAATATATTATCTATTAGACCATCTGAATATGAACGGGAGTTTATTGACGTTGTAATATACGGTGGAAAAAGTGACCCAAGTGAAAAGGCAAGTGTAATATGTTGTTTTTTCGAAAAGGATAATGAAGAAAATAGAAAAGCTATATATGATATATTAACCTCACACTGGGAAAAATAATATTATGAAAAAATTTATCGATTTTACAGTAAATTTAGAAGACAAAAGCAAAGACCAAGGACGATTTTTCTGGAAGAAAAGGTGGATTTCGTTTTGCAGTAGACATAAGAAGTATCAAAGATATTGTGATATTTGTAATTCTGGTAGATGGGAAAATGTGTGGGTTATGTGGTTTAGTGGAAAAGTTTATGATTACTTTCCTAAATTCTGGATATGGTGGGTTAATTTTCCAAAATATATAATAAATTTCAAAAAAATAAAAGATTTACATGAGAATTTTTAAATGCAGACCATTCGGGGATTTTGATGTTGATTTAGACGACCCAAAGACTTACGAATATCTACCAGATACAACTAAAGAATTAAGACAAATCATGCTTAGTGAAATAGGATATAGTCATTGTTATTTAAACTACTGGCATAAAGATGATGGTTTTGGTAATCGTAAAACTAACGGAAACCAAATAAGAAGAATTGAATCTTTAATTAAAAATTTCACTGAAAATGAACGTGATAATTACAATAATGTGATGTGGTATAAAGAACAGATATTCTTATTCCAAGATGAAATAGAAAATATGTGTTAATCATGAGAGGTAATATGAGTTTACAAACTAAGATTGAAAATAATAAAAACCAATTAATTAAAGAAAACATCACTGAAACTTATATCGATGATAGATATTTTTGTGGAACTTGTGGTAACATAGGCAAATGTCATCCAATAACAGGTATGTGTTTCATATGTGGTGATGACAACTGGAAAACCGTTGAAGGTAAAGAAAATGAAATCGGATATTAAAACATTATATTCATGAAAGACATTTATAAATTAGCCAAGGAAGCCCATATCGAAGAAGAATTCAAAGCATATTCTATTAGATGGGTATGTCAAAAAGGTCACACCAATCACCAAACTATATTATGGAAAGATTCCACCCAACATGATGTGTGTCTCAAATGTGGTGAGCATTACGAATATAAAGTTGAATAATAACGTTCAATAAAATAACGATGTTCAAGTTCGCTGAACATTCAAATATATTGAACAAAAAACCACAACAAGTAGCGAATTTGTTGTGGTGAGCCGAAACGATAACAGTCCTTTTATTACGGCAATATCATAAATATAACAATTTCTTGTATTATATATTAATTTTTTTATTATTTTTGATGCACATTTAAAATAAAAAAAAATGAAATTCAATTTAATTAATAAAATAACATTGGGAATTCTTATAGCATCGATAGTATTTGTGTTTATATTTTTCCCAATACAATATAAAAATTTAGTACATAAAAACTATCTGAAAATAGAAAAACATACAGATACGATATCTATCAATCAGAATACATATGTGTGTTATAAATTAGATGATGGTAAAACCTATCTATTAAACATTGAAGATAAAGAAACTAACAGGATTCAAATACTTAAAGATGTTTTGTTTGAAACTTATCTTCAAAAAGATGAGATAGAAATAAAAAACATAACCATCAAAAGTGCTATACAAAGAGCCGAAACTAACGAAAAGCCCGACCAATTAAATAATGATGATGAATATATTAAATTAAAATATTTAAATATATACAACGAAGCCCAAGCAGATACATTAAGAGCTTTTATTGGGAGTCTAAAAAAAGAATTACTAAAATGACAAAACGTTGTATAGTTTGTGGTAAGGAACTTGAAGTGTTATATCCAGATGATGGTAACAATAATCGCTTAATAAAAGATGGGTTAACTGAAATAATTAGTGCATCCTATGGTAGTAAATTTGATGGGGTGATGCTTGAAATAACTATCTGTGATGATTGTATACAAGAAAAAATAGATAACAAAATCATTTAGGAATTTTAAAGAAAAAATCATCGTTCTTATCACGCATTTCTTTTTTAAATATATGTTCAATCTTAGCCTTTCGAGAATACGTTTTAGATTCATGTTCGGTTAGTACTCTGAATGGTGAAGATGTTGTTTCGTGATAAATTCCGTCTATATAAATATCAATTTTTCTATCATCTATTTTATTTAAAAAATAGAAAGGTTTAGCTTCATAAAGCGTACCAGCTTTTATTTTATCACCAACATCGACTAAAGCCAATACAGTTTTATATTTAAGTAAGTCATCACTATCAAAACGATTGAACCGATATCGATTTGGATATGTTTTATATTCTTTATTTTCTAAAGGTGAAAACCATTGCTGCTTAAAATACCCCGATTTACCAATAAATGATATTTTTTTATTTAAATTATCAATATATGCAACCGTATGTGTAGAGAAATATTCTATTTCTTTATATTTACGAACTAAACACTTGACTTTAAATATAAATTCCATAATTTTAATTAAAAAGAATCTTCTAAACTCATTATAAGTTTCTGCATATTAGCTCTGTAAAACCCAGCACAATTTATACATCCACATTCAACTATTTTATATTCACCGTTCACCAGACACAAATCCATAACAAAAGCATCATTTAATTGGAAAATATTCACCATTTTCTTACAGAAATCATAAGCTGGTTGGTCAATATTTTCATTTAAACAATATCTTCCACCTAATCTATATTGACTGGCTGTAACGACTTCACCTTTCACAATCCAGAACCGTATTTCTTGCTGTATGTTTTTAATAGAAGAAATTTGTATTTCAGTATCAACATTTAATAAATTTGATATTTGAATAGTAGTACCATCGTCAAAAGTGACAGTTGAATTATCATTATTCAAAACACTTTCTTTAAAGTTTCTCCACTGTTCCATATCAAAGATTTTACCCGTAAACACTTTAGTATCCTTGGTTGGCCTTGCAAAAAATATTTCTTTACTGAAAAACTCATCACCAAACCGATATACTTTAGAATCCCAGTTTAATAGCTTTTCTCTATAATATTCACGGTATACTAAATAATCATGATTGTCGTTCATCTGCGACCCAGGTCTCCATCCGAGACCCTTTGATACCCTCGCCAGTTTCATAGAGCCAAACGGAAATATATCTTTTCTTTTAGTTTTAATCTTTATATCATCAATAAATGGTAAAACTTTAACAACTTCATAGGGTAATTTCAACCTGTCTAAAGCTATTATTAAATTATTATAATTTTCTTCTTTAAACGTATTCTCTTGAACAATATAATACATAATATTTATTTTATACCTGTTGAACCAAATCCACTTTCACCACGTTCTGTTTCATTAACATCAAAACTATCAACTTCGTCCCATTCAAAATGGACAATATGTTTCGGTATTATTTGAACTAATTTCATCGGTAAAACTAAGTCTGGTGCAGATTCATCAATTTTAATCAATGCTACCATGATATTACCTAAATATGTTCTATCTATAATACCAATTGAATTTGCCAGCATATAACCTGTTTTACTTATTGAACTTCTTGGTACTAATTCAAAATAATATCCAAATTTAGGTTTAACTTTTATACCAGTATCATAAAATTCTACCTTACCAACTGTTTTTATTTTTTCTAATAAAACTAAATCATACCCAGAATCAGATGCCCGTACTTTTGATGGCGGTATTGCATCTTTTCTTGTTTTAGACCATTGACAATGTTCATTTTTATAGTATTTACTGTATGATACAGATGGTATCCAAGTTGATATATCTAAATAAATTTCATATTTTCTAATTAATCTATATTTAGATTGACTGCTATATAATTTATTTAAAAAATCAAGAGCATTATTACCATACCAACTTAAATCTATACCGTTTTCAGAACAGGGAATTTTACAGAAATCAATTATAGCTTTTCGCATTTCAATCGAACTGGATGTAATTTTACATTCTGGGTTACAATGTTCATCATCGATGTTATGAATTGAACCATCACCATCAAATAAACCTCTTAAAAAAACCCACTTTAATTCATCATTTTCTAAATCAGGAAAGCATACAACATGTGACTTTTTTTCTGGTTTAATATTTAAAAGTTTACATACATCATTTGAAATTGTTTTTGAATTAATTGAAAATGAAACCAAATCTTCCTTTGGATTACTTATTGGTAGTTCACAACAAATAATATCTCTTAATATTTCCAGACATTTCACATCTTTTTTATGGATAGCTATTGTTATAGTACTTGGTGTAATTGAACCATCACTTGCAATCCAACCTAACAAATAAGCTTTTTCTTCATTATTGACTTCTTTAAAAAAATTATCATCTAAATTATATTTAGAATTCGGATTATTTCTTCCCATATACATTTTTTCTTTTATTTTATTTGAACAAATTTTTGAACATGTAATACCATATTCATTTTTAATTCTTTTTAATCTTTTAGGTTTAACATGAAAATCTTTTCCACATACATAGCATTTTGCATTATTTTCAGCCGATTTATATTTTCCTAAACATTCTTTTGAACAAGTTTTATATCTTTTTACTCTACTAAGAAAAATAAACTCTTTTTTTCCACAAACTTCACATTGAACTTCTATTTTCATATATACCATTTTTATAGTATATATAAAAATCTATCGTTCCCGTATAATTTATTTTAGAATATCTTCTATCTTTGCTTTTCTTGTTGCATTTTTATCCAAAATAAAACGTTCGGCTATGAAAATTTTATCTGGGAATTCTTTTAAACTTATGATTTGAGGTGTATCAAGATGTTTATTATTGGATAATATTCTTATTTCAAATGCTTTTAATATTTCATCATCACAAGAACAATCTCGTAATACTGTATAATTATCACACCATGACAAACACTTATAATCATCATATATTACATAGAAACGATTTTCAGCATAACCAGCCATAGTAGAAAATGTTATTATATCACCAACTTTAAATTCTTGCATTATAATATATCTAAACTATTAATTTTTTTCTTTCTTGTTTCAGTCACATTTAATACAAATCTATCAGCTTTGAATATATGTTTTGTAAAGAATGCGTTAATATCTACAACAAGTAATTCTTCTAAAGTGATAATTTCAAAAATAGCTACATCATGTATTTGTTTATGAATTGACAATACTGTATAATTTTCACCCAAGGTTAATAAAACATAATTATCAGGTATTGGAATTTTATATTGATGTGTTACAGGATTATAAAAACCATGTTCTTCAGCACAATCTATACATGTTACAACATCACCAATCTGAAACATAAAATTAAATTTTAATAACAAGCCAACCAATCACATACTCAGTGATAATTTCACCATCATCAGTTCGCCAGTCATGTCCATCAAATACTGCAATAACATATCCCAGATAGCAATAATCGGGACACTGAACAATACACGGGTCAGTCACGGGTTTTTTCGGATTTAATAATTTAAATTTCATAATTTTAATGCTTTATAATTTCATTTGCGTAAAATTCACAAACATATCTTTGATATTTTGGACGAACATAAATATAAAAACCGTCAATACTAATTATTCTTCCGAGTATTGGACTTGGATTATTTTTTAAATCGAATGGAATATTTCCTATAATTTCTATTATATCACCAACTCTAAATCGAGGTCGGTATGGAATTATATTGACTAAATAAGAATCAATCTCCATACAAAATTTCTTTTATTTTAAGCATTCTCTGATGTTGTAATTGTAATTTTTTAGAATTGTTAATCAAAAAGTCTGTTTCTTTTTTCATTATATCATATAAACAATAATGACAGACGTATTCTCCACGTCTTTTGACTAAATTATATTCTGTCCCACAATTACAGCAAGTTTTCATATCATCGTTCTGTTTTACTCCCACATCTTTCACAAAAATTTATTTCAATTAAATCACCTTCCCACGTTTCTTCCAAACCCCATTCATCATCATATTCGTGATATCCTAACCAAGATAATATATTACCTATTTTTCTTTTCATATTATTGATAAGTTACAGAAACATACTTTACTGATTGTCCTTTATAATCGAATTCCCAGCGATTAATTACATATTCATGTTCGGCCTTAGATTTACCATAATACATCTCATATTTCTGTTCCCAGAAACCGTCTGGTTTTTGAAACCAAAATTTAACCTCATATGATTCTGAGTAGAGAACATGTTCGTTCTTCTTTATCTCATCGTATTTAAGTATTTTTCCCATAGACTTGTGTTTATATCAAAGGAATATATATTATTCCAAAATACCAAGACTCTTTATCTTTTTTTTCCTAAGATTTGGTATAAGTTGTTTATGACAATCTGGACAAAAAACACCTGATTCTATTTCAACATATTGCATGAGTTCAAAATGATTTAGTGGTGTGTCACAGTATTTACATCTCCAATTTCTATCCAATGACGATAATGTCATATTCTTACCGTAATCTGGTAATTCATTAACTCGCCAACTATGGTCACCAAGTCTACTCATCAAAAAGTTCTTTAAGTTTTAAATATCTTTCGTGTAATTTTGTGAGTGTTGCACTAAAAATTGTCCAACCATTATTATAATAAATAAACATGGTTTGTGTATGCAATTCATAATACACATCATATTCTTGTGGAAAATCTGGTTTATGATGATGCCATTTAAAGCCACCATTATCAAGAAGTGAATCAATATGATTTTTATTACCCATTAAATCCAGTTATCCTTGTGTATTTCTGTTGATACCTGATAGAAATTGCCTTATATTTTATGTAGTCCGTACCACTCTCATATTCCCAATAAGCACCACCAGCATTTTTTATTTTACCAATACAAGCTTCGTAGATTAAATGATAGCTGGTGTTAACAATCTGTTCAGCTTCAATTATAGTGTTAAACCTTATAGACTTGTCCTTAAAATGTGCTATTACAGGCACATTATATTTTCGCTGTTTTTTAACTGCGACAGTTTTTGAATTAATAACTTTACTTTTCATATAATATTCATTTACTCTATATATTACAAATCATCAAAAATGTTTAATAATTTTTGTTTGCGAAATTTGACTAATGAAATAAAATGTTTTTTACTATGAAAATTACTGGTTTCTTCTAACATAACTATATTTTCTAACGCATTATATGTTACATCGGGATTATCTTCTTCACTAAAATCAACTCTAATTGTGTATATTTCATGTAATTTAATATATTTATTAGGTTTATCTTTGTCCCGTTCTTCTTCTTCTTTTATACAAACTACTTTATCACCAACTTTATATTTCATTTTAGAATTTCATTTATTTTCAATTTCCTAAATTCTTCCATAGTAATAAATCGTTCTTTAGAACAAATATCATTTACACCATGAAGAAACAATCCAGTAATCTCAATATCACGAAAATTAAACAATATATTTGTATCTACTGTGTAAATTTTATACAATTCCAACGACATTTCACCATAAAATTTTGGTTCAATACAAACTATTTTATCCCCCTCATTAAAAATCATTTAATATATTCTTTATTTTCTGCATTCTGAATTCATTAATTGAAATAAAATGTTCTTTACACCATAAACTACTTTGATATCTTATCGAATTATTATGTGTATATTTCGCTTTTATGGTTAAACATCCAGCTATAACACCTTCAACTATATAAATCTTATTTAATTCCAATTCTATTTCTGGTATAGAATCAGATAATTTACAAGCATCAACAGAAACTACTTTATCACCTTTTTTAAAAATCATATAAACAATCTTTTCCACCAAGGTAATAAAAACTTATCACCCAGTTTATTGTTTATTCGAATGATAGAACTCCTATAATCACAGTTTATATCTAAACAATCAAAAGAATGTTCATCCGCTATGTGTAACATACATCCCAAACTTTCTCTCATGATTCTACCCCTTGGAGTTTTAATCAAACTTTCTTTCTTACATTTCGGACATTTTTCTAAACTCATAATTATTACTTTTTAAAATCTTCTTTATCAACACTCACATGCCACACTTTAAAATACTTTTCATAAATATCGAATATATCATCATATTTAATATTATCAATATAATTTTCAACATTCCAGTTTTCAGGCATATAACAATGTTCTACATTCTTATATCTTTCTATTTTTTCCCTTTTAAACTTAGTCATCAGAGAATCTTTAACAACATCAAAACGTTCTGTTGTTAAATATTTTTTTGGATTGTTTAATATCTCATCTAATGTTTCCGTTAATTCTTTAACATTATTATTAGAGGTTAATGTATGAATATACATGAACCCACAAGAATCCGTCATTTTTTCTATATCACTCTGAACAAAATAAACCAATCCACGTTTCTCTCGTAATTCAGAATATAATGGAGATTGTAGTCCAAACCCAAGCATTTTTAAAATGAATGTTACTTGGTAAAAATCATCCAATAAAACATTTGAAAAATAAATAATAGATGTTTTTTCTTTAAATGTGTTAGATTTCTGACGAATAAAACTTTTATTATTCAATATTAAATCATAATAAGTATAATACTTATCAGCATCTTCAGCAAATTTTATATTTTTATTTTCATATTTCTTACTTTTGGAAACATTGATTATTAAACTTGGATACTTAAATTGTATTTCAAAATAATTCTTACAATCTTCATACGTAAGTTTCTTTAAATCAGATAAATCACCAATCGGGCCATAATTATCAAAATATTTTCTGGTTAAATTATAAAAATGGGCAACTGGTTGTTCATTGAAGGTATCTCGATATTCTTCAATAACTATTTTCTTTTCATTCTCATATTCTTCTTTAGTAATATTAAACACTGATAAACGGTCAATTATTTTATCTCTATATTTATCAAGTTTTTCTTCGAGACCTTGGAATTCAAATGTTATAATATCATTAGTAGTAAATGCATTCCATTCGATATCATCCCTACTAAAATCGTCAAAAAACTCATCAACACCTTTACAAACTAAATGTTCCATTAGATGACTTATACCCCGTATACCTTGTTTCTCATTTAAGGTTGAGCCACGATGTACTATATAAAAACCTGATAAATCCGTTTCATTTGGCAAATTAATAATTTGATTTTTCATTAAAAATATCTTTATTTTTTAAACATTATTAATGTTTAGATTTTCATCAACAGTACCATTATCATTGAGCCTAATTATTTCATTGACTATTTGCATGTTTACACCATGATGACCTTTATATTCCTCTCTTAACTCATTTATATCATCACAATAAACTGGATAATCGTCATAATCAAACGTATCACATACTGAAATTATGAATTTAGAACCGTGAGCTTTAGCGGTTTCAATCCATCTGTCCACATCTTCTCTTGTTGCTGCCATTTTTTGTATTTTTATTTTAATATATCTCCGAAAATTTCTATTATTTTTTCTTTTCTGAGAATTCCTTTCATATTCACGAAATCATTTAATGTTAAATAATGTAATATTAAATTTTTATTATTTAATATATTATTATATATTCTCTTAATTTCAATGAATTTTTTATCTTCCTTTGTTTCTAAAAAAACACATTTAACATTATTATCATATAATGGTTTAATATCATCTGGGAATTTATATTTAGAAGAAAAATTATCGAATATAAATATTGATATCCCTAAATTTTTATATCCATATAATATTTCATTATATTTATCTGTTATATAAATGGTATTACCATTATTCCTGATAACATTTTTTCTATAAGTTACCCAGCCATACCAATCAATATATCTTTTACATAAAATTTCATCACTCTGTCTTCCATCAGGTGTGAGATATACGCCATTGGTTTTATTATCACTACAAAATTTAAGTATATAATTTATACCACAGGTAGTCATACCAACTTGTCTTGGTGTGAAGAACCAATGATTCCCATTTGTTACAACGTTTATAAAATATTGGTAAAAATCTGTATATGATATGTTTATATCGTCCATATTAAAACAAAAAGGTTCTCTTTTTAAGGGAGAACCTTTTCATATTATTTCTTTTTCCCCTTTTTAGAAGCTAATTTTCCCTTTAAGTTATTAGCTTTTTTAGGATTGGTTTTTTCAAACTCTTTGATGTTGTGTTCCAACTTCTTAATCTGTTTTTCTTTTTTGTCTTTTCCCATTTTAATGAATTTTTATTGTATATATTTAAAATTAATGATTTCCTAATACTTTCTTAATTAGTTCCTCCCTTGTGTGAAATACAAACTCGGCATCAATCTCAATTTTTCTTCCAAATTCTCCAGCAGTTTCAACAATATCATATGATGTTATAAATACACCACCGAATTGACCATGACAAGAAAATCCACTTATTTTACCATTGTGTATAGTATTATTATCCATAAAATATACTTCATCACCCCAACTATATGGTAAAGTTATTACAATAGGTTCTTTTTTTAATTCATTTACATTTGGTGTTTTTATATCTTCTTCCATATAATATATTTATTTTTTATGTTCATAATTATCTATTACCTTTCTTATTGTAATGGTATACCCAAACATACTTAAAACTTCTAATAATTTATTTAAAATTATATTAGATTTACCTTGTTCTATCTTTCTTAATACAATAAATGCAATCCCTGTTTTATTTGCGAAAACTTCTTGGGTAAGACCAGTTAATTTTCTTCTTTCAGAAATAAATCGACCAATTTCAAAATATCCGTTTGAATTGTCAACCTTTATTAAATCATCTAAATCTGGTCGTATAGTTGCAGGGAGTATTAAATTTTCATTTAAAAGAATGCACCCTTCTTCAATACATTTGCTAATCCAAAATTTTTCACGAATACCAATATCCAAGTAATCTTGAACTACTTCTAAGATTTCAATAACTGGTTTATGATTTAATATTTTTAAATCATTCACCCACTCTTTAATTTTATTAGAATGAGAATTTGATAAATGTTCCATTGGTCTTAACATCCCCCGTGTTGATTTACCAATATAATGTATTCTATTAGTGACAGGACATTTTAAGCAATATATTATTTTTTCCATAAAAATATTTAGGTCTTCTGACTCCCTGAATTTTTTGATTATGTCTAATGTATCATTCAATATTTTTTTCATTGAATAATTTTTCCAATTTAAGAAGTCTTTCACCTTGAATACCGATGTCAGATATCATCTCGTCAAACGCTTGTTTTTTTAATTTTTTATACACATCCTCAGAACTATAATCAAAATGAGACCTAACTACGGCCTCTAATGCAACAGATAATACTTCTGATTTTACTATTTTAATTTCTTCACCCAACTCATTATACCAAAATATACCATTTTCTTTAATAACTAATTTCACATTATCTTTTATACTGAAAATTATTTGATTTTTTTCACATAAAATAGGTGCGCCAATATTTATTTGGTCGTCTACATATGACTTAGTGACGGGTGATGAAAATAAAGCGTTTGATGCTAATAATCCTGAAATTCCACCCCAGTCTTCCACACATTCATTATACCAATTTTCAAATGAATTTTCACTCATATTTCGAAAGTAATTATAATTACTATAATGTATAAAATTAATAAAGAAAAGTTTTAATTTTTATGAAAAATTTATTCCTTTGTAATGTGATACATATTACTGACAAAAGGATTTATTTCTCTATTCATCCAAACTGTTCGTTCAGGATATATTTTTATTATACTATTATTAAAACATTCTCTAACTACTTCTTTTATTAATGCACGGCTTTCATATTCATTGAGATTATATTTTTTTTCTATAACATGTTGTAAGTTTTCTAAACTATACATCAAATAATTTTCTTCTTTGACATAATTGAAATAAACTTTATCATCTATTTTAAAAATAGATATGTTTTTATCATATTTAGATTCGCTTATTTTTAATTTTTTAATAATATTCCAGATAAAAGTTCTCGGACTTCTGGCTTCCTGAATCTTATAAATAATATCAAGTATATCTTCTTCCATTACACAAGAGTCAAAGTGGATACACCTTCTTCATCCTTTGCAACTTCTATTAATGCATCATAAGGTATTGGATGATTATGTTCAATAATAATCAACTTACCTATATTCTTTGAAATATCAGTTAAAAATTCAATAAACTGGTCTACTGAATTATTTAACAGTTTACCCATGATTTCATCAAAAATAATAAAATCGCATTTGCTATTAGTATTAATTTTTCGCAGTGCAATCTTTAATGCAACGGCAATAAAAGTTCTTTCCTTACCAGAAGATTCAATCGCATTCTGGGAAACATCCAAACGATTTTTTGTGGATAATCTAAGTTTTAATTCATCATCGAAAAATACAGTGAAATCAACATTGGTTAATAAATTATTTAAATCGGTATTTAACAATTCAATAGATTTCTTTAATAAGAACGTTGGTATACCATCACGATGAACAGCTTTTAAATATGCATTACTTATTTCATCTTTACGAATCTGTTCTTTATATTTTTCTATATTTTTCTCAATATTACTAATATTAAGTTCAACCAAAGGTATGTCTTTTATTACATCATCTCTCTGTGTATTGAAACTTTCAATAATAACATCATCAGCAGCCATTTTTTCTTCGATAGCATCTATTAACAATTGAATAGATTCATTTTCAAGTATATTACCTTTCTGGCTGTTATATTTATCAATTAACATCTTATCATTTTTTGTTTTTAATGATAAATTGTCATTTTCTAATGCCAGTTTTTCTTTGGTATTTACTTTATCTTTTCGGCTTTCAAAGTTTTCCTTTGTTATTTTTAATTTTTCAACTTCTTCTTTTAGTGTATTAGATTCAGTGGTCAACTTTACACCTTCTTCAGTTTTTGTATTTTTAGAGGCGGTTAATTCGGTTAATTTAGTACGATAAGTGTTTTCGTTATCTTTGATTGATTTAATTTTCTGTTGAATATCATCAAACGACTCCAGTAAATTCTGGTTTAATAATTCGATGTCAGTATTATGTTTTTTAATTATTTCTTCATTTTTATTTATAAACAATAATGCATTATCATATTCAACTTTCAATACTTCATCATCTTCGAAGTTCTTGTTCTTTATTTTTTCTGATTTTTCAAGGATATATTTACTCTTATCACGATAAGGTTTTTTATTTGTTTCCAGAAGATTATATTGGTCTTGTAATTTAGTTAAATCTTCTTTGATTTTATTAACACGTTCCCTAATATGCTCAATATGTTCAGGTTCAAGACTATCTAATGGTCTACCACAGGTAATACAATTTTTGGAATTTTCCAAATCAGATATTTCATCTTTTAATTTGGTAGCGTTTTCTTTAAGTGAATCCTGTTTAGTAGTAAGGTTTTGAATCTCATTACCACAAGTTTGTAATTCAGCTTTCAAATCAGCCATGTTATCTTTTACTAACTGTATAACATCTTTTTTCTTATTTTCGATGTTGTTAGTAATTTTTGCAATCTCTGTATTTATTTCAGTTACCTTTTCCTTAACAATATTTGAAATTTTCTCATCAATTTGTGAAAGATTAGTTTCATATGTTTTTATAGAAGAACCCAATTCTGTCACCTCTATTCGAAGTGTAGTTATTTTATTTTTTTTATCATCATAATCAGCCGATTTTTTATTGAAAGACTCGTGGTCAAATGTGGACGGTAAACCAGTTATTTCAGTATCTATTTTAATTATAGAATCTTTGTTTTCCTGAATTTTGGTATTGTTGAAAACAATATTTTTATTTAATGTTTCAATATTGATGCCCTGAAGGTCTTCATCAACTTTATGAAGTTCCTTAATTTTAGATTCTTTTTCTTTATTACGCTGGTCTTTAAATCCTTTAACTTCTATTATTTTAGAATCAATTTCATCTTTAGACTTAGTTAATTCTGCTATCTGGTTATTATATGTTTCAATCTTAGTTTCTTCTTCAAGAACATTGATAGTAACACGTTCATCTTTTTCTTCTTTCTGAATACTCTTGTATTCACTCATTTTCGTTTCGAAAATATCATATCCAGCATCTTTTATTAAACTATCTACAAAAATACTTCTATCAACAGACAATAAATCATTTAAATTATCGGCAGTTGTTAAAGCCAAACGGATGAAATCTTTAAAATTACCCAGAGCATCATTTATTAACTTTTGGGTATCCTTATCTTGTTCACCATTAATTAAATTTTCGGGTTTCATTTCAGTACCTCTATAAAATTCTAATATAGAATTTATAGAACCTATACCATCTGCTTTATTTCTTTTCCACTTTCTTTCGGTTTTTCTAAACATAGTGTATTTTTCACCATTTATATTTAAAACCGAACCACCCTTACAATAATCCAAATCCCTTTTATTATTTATAAATCTATTGTCTCCAAATTTTTCCTCTTTAGTGGTAGATGTAGTTATACCATATAAAATATATGTTATTGCATCCAATATAGTTGTTTTTCCTTGTTGATTTTCACCATGAATCTGAATAATACCATTTATATAATTCCAGTCAATAATATTACCATCGCCATACGATTTGAAATTATCAAACCAAAAACTTTCAATTCTCCATTCAATTTGAACACGCTCACTATTAACATCCAGTCTCGAATTAACTAAATCGTCAATTTTTAAAACTTCTTTTATAAAATCAACATCATATCCATTCGCTTTAAGATATTCTTCAAATATGGCTCTTTGTACAGATAAATCGTTTACATTTATACCTTCATTTACCATCTGAATATCGGAAATGTTAGTATAAATAGGAAAACGTTCCACTACTAATTTATCCAGACCATATTTTTCCTTAATATACTTCCGAATCTTTATTTCATTATCACGATTAACATTAGCTTTTATATCTCGCCACTTAACTTTGATTTCTGGCTCAGATTTGATATATTTTGAGCTTAAATTGAGGTTGTCGTAATCCGTATTTTCACTTAATTCAAAATTAATATAGGTATGTTCATTCGTTATCTCAATGAAATCGTGTGTTTTCGACACAATATCCCACATTACATAACCATGACCATAAGGATGTTCACCAAAATTTTGTTGAATCAAAGAAGACGGATAAACTACATTATCCAATTTCCCAAACTTTTGATAAAGGTGAATATCTCCCATCATTGTAAAATCACCTTTAAAATCACTAACACTGAAATAATTCAGGTCTTTCATAGGTTCACCATTATGCGATAAACAACCTGATATCGGGTCGTGAAATAAATCTATATATATTTGATTCTTATCCTTAATATGTGTTTTATCTTCCCAAGGATTTCTTAATTCTCTATCCCTATGATTCCACACTGCAAATGTAATATTGTCATATTGATAAAATCCAGTCTTATTATAATAAGTTATTTTTGGATTATTAATCATTTGTGTCACTGTCTGTATGACATCAACACGAGAAAGATTCTTTTTTTGTAAATCGTGATTACCTCTGGTGATTACAACTGGTGCAATTCGAGTAAGATTATTAAGAAAACTCGCCATTAATAATTGGGCTTCTCCTGATAAATCTATATAATCATGGTATAAATCACCAGCTATTGTAATTAAGTCTGGTTTATTTTTTCTTAAATCATCATACAACAAATTGAATTGTCTGACATACATTTCATGTAATACAGGAGATTTTCTAATATGAATATCAGCAAGGTGAGCTATTTTACGAATCATGTTATTAAATTATTTTTAAATAATATATTCATTAAAACGATTTTTGTTTATAATAGTTAATAAATTAATCACCAAAACCCAACAATCGTAATTTAATATATCGATTACCTTTTCTGACTAACTCATCACCATCACAATCCAAAAAATAATAAGTGTCAGATTTTAACTGGAACAACAATTTTTCCAAGTCCTCATCATTCTTTAGTGCAACGGCAGTCTTTCCACATTTATAACATCTTTTGAATTCTTTGATATTATTTTGTTTTAAAAGGTCTTTAATAAAAAAATCATCTTTAATTTCTTTATAATCCCAATAATCATCCTCACCTTTATTTTTTAACATGATATATTCTTCATTCATATAAACGATGATGTAATTATATTCTTTGGTCTCCAGATAATCTTTGAATAATTTTCTGGCAGATTCTCCGAATTTATATGTAATACCTTTCAATAACATAGATTGTTTATAGTATTCATTAACATTAAAATCCAGTTTTATTGGATTCTTTTTATCCTTATTGATGTATTTCATAACAAACATTTCCTTAGTATCTTCCTCATTAACATGAATATCAGTATATCCAATATATTCACTTCGGTGTTCAATCTCAGGATTTTCATCTTTATATTTTTTATATGTATCCCAATTATCATCAAAATATGGAAACATAATCAATAAAGAAGATTTTACTTTACCCATATCGGCAAAATATTTCATTTTAATGGGTTTGTCACCTTTAAATATTTTATATTGAATAATATCAGGGTGTGTCATTATTTCACCGTATTCTTTAGTGCAACATCTTAAACTTGTAATGCTTGAACTGAATTTACTACCATTATAAACTGTTCTTATCTTTTGAAATTTATCATCAAATATATCAGTATTATTATTAAATTTCAAAACAACAGTACCGTTGTCCTTTTTATCTACAACTGTTAAAATAACATCTTTTTCCAAATATTCACCCCATTTAATATTTAAAGCAAATTTAGTTTCATAATAACTAACACTTTTGTCAACAAGGGTTATCAATTGTTGTCCGACTTGTAGTTCTTTTAATGAAAGTTTCATAATGAATAGTTTAATGTAATAGAGTGTAAAAATAAGAAAAAAAAATATAATATATAATATATAATATATCATTAAGTTGTACCTTTCGAACATATGTTGATATTTAAAAATGTTATTTGGAAATTTACTTTTTAATATATAAACAATATAGAAAAAATTAATTGTTTTTAAATGACCCAAAAGATAAAGAATAAACAAATAAATATTGCGACACCTTTTGATTTTAATAATCAAAGATTATATAATTTAGCATCACCTACTGGTTCAACTGATGCTACTAATAAAGAATATGTTGATAGTAATGCAATAAATTATTCTCTTGGTACAGGTTTATATTCAGGGGGAATCGTAACAATTGATGATAATACACATTTTTCGATAACATCTGGTGTTGGATATATTGTTGATTCGATTACTAAATATGCAATCATTGTTAAATTTACAGCTAAAAGCGGTGTTACATTAATGGATATTGGTGAAACAGATATCACAGTCTCAATAGCAATTGATATAAATGGTGATGTATTTCAACAAGTTCCAGTATTTACACCAATACAAAGAAGAAATTATATTGTATTAGGTGAATTATTTGTAAACCCATTAACACAAAATTTATCAGCCGTTTGGTATAGACCTGTTTTTAGTTGGGATACATCAACAATTGTTGACTGTGAATATTTAGCAAAATGTAAATCAATAATTGGTAATTCAATATCACCTAATGGTTCAAATTTATTATTGGATGTTTCTTCTGGGGAAATGCAAGGATATTCTATTAATGCTATAAATTCATTTACGAACCCAAATTATATGACATTTACTGGTGAAACCGCATTTAGTTTTATAACTTCATTTCATAATGGAACAGAATGGGTATTTCAAACTGAAATTAATCAAATAGAACCCCAATATTATTCTAATGGTAGCACATCTTTACAGTCAGTTGCAAATAATAAATGGAGTATTAGATTATTAATGAGGGGTGCTATCACAGGAAAATTGTATTTATCTTATCCAACTCATCCAAGTGTATATAACGATTCCTCAACAGCCAAGGCTGATTTAATTAATTTAATTTATTTAATACCAGATGAATTATCAACTGTTGTTGTACCATGTATGTTTTTAATTGTAAGAGGTGCTGCAATTGATTTATCAATAACTACTGATGCGGTATTTGTTCCAGTGCAAGCTATTAATTTTACGGCTGGAGCTTCGGCATCAGTGTTAGCATATGATGTTGTTTTTGATAATTCTGGTTCAACAAATTTAGTTTCAGTTGATGCCCAAAATGTTATTAATGAAATAAATAATAAAATAGAAAATTTAAATTATTCATCTGATGTAAACATGGTTGCTAATTCTGGTGTATCTGGGATATATTTGGCTTGTAATACGGGTATTACTGCTGAACCAGCTACAAGAGTCGGGGTGTTTCTAAATTCAATTGAAGTGCCTGTTGGTAACGGGACTACATCGGAAGTATGTTATTTTAGTTCGGATAGTGGTGTTACAGCTAAAGCATGGAATAATATAACACTTGGTGACCATTTATACTGGAATGGTAGTATTGCACCGTTTCAATTAGAAACCACAGATGGTTTATCATTTGAATATTTAATAATATAATTATATAATATCTTTAGGTTCAGATGGTTCAGCAGAGTCTGGTTCACCCTCAACATCGTTATCATCATCTAACATTTTATGACGTTCTTCGATAGACTGTGTAATCATATCTTCAAACCACTTCCAAGCTGCCTTTTTATCATCATCTGTGATTTTGATGTTTTTTCCTTCATCACCCGTTATATCTTCATCTGTATATGCTCTCCAACCCTTTTCATATTTTACCAGTTTGTTACCAGCCTCAACAGGTGGTATAGCTATATAACATTTAGATAAACTTTTATCTTCCTGATTTAAATCCCATATATATTTGGGATTACTTTCATAATCACTTCTTACTAACCCATAATCTGAAGTAAGTTCAAATTTAATATACATGACAGGATGTTCCCAGTCACCACCAGCCATCCATAAATCAGCATTTATCTCATATTTCACAGGTTGGTCTTTTCGTAAATTTTTTGTTATATAAAAAGTTTTCTTTTGCCCTGTTGAATCATCATTCTCCAAATCAAAATGTGTTTTATAATAATTCTGACCGAATTTAACAATTTTATGCCATGCATTACTCACAATTGTTTTATAATTAAAAATTTCATCATTCTTTTTTCTATTGATGACTGATTCGTTAAATGTGTATAAGTATTTCATTTTTATTTATAGGTTTTTAATATATTAATGATTTTTCCAATAGTTTCTTTATCTAATTGAGACAATCTTACCCATTCAAATAAGTTTTTATATGTAGCTCTATCTTTCCATGCACCATAATCAAGTAATAACTCAATAACATCCAATTTACCTTTAACAACAGCAATATACAATGCGGTATAACCGAATTTATTTTTACTAAAAATGTTTATACCTGCATCAAGAAGTATATCTATTATAGGTAATTGGTCTTCTGATGGTTTAATAAATGAGTGTCCTATTGCAATCAATAATGCATTATTTTTCTTTTTATCATTTATGTTAAGGTCAGCACCTTTTTCAACTAAATATTCAACTAATGCCTTATTGCTACTCAAAACAGCATACATTAATGGTGTATATCCTTCAGAACTGCTTCTAACATTAATATCAGCACCTCTATCCAATGCAAGTTCAATGCCCCTTATATAACCATTATCAGCACATTTTAATATCATATCATCTGGTGTTAAATCTTTTAATGAATCCAAGATTTCATCTTCCGTTTTAGGAATCATTTTATCTTTTAAAGATTCGTTGAATGATTTTAAGTGTTTCATTATTTTAATTCTGAGTTTACATAATTTTTAAATTCTTCAATAATTTCATCCATATATAAAGAATAATTATAGAATTTCTTAGCTATCACTTCATTTTGATATCTTTCTTTCCCGTGTATTTCAGTCTTCTGAGCTTTTAATTCAAGGTGAACAGTATATGTTCTACCATATTCACCTTCTACTTTCACTCCAACTGGATTTATACCAGTTTCTATCCACACCATAGCATTACCATTTATAGTATCATATTGTTCTTCATTATCAATTTTAATTTCATCCTTACTCACTCTGTAAATAGAAGTTGCTCCATATCCTAAATAGTCTTGAAATTTGTTCTTTTCGAATTCTTGTAAATGTAATAACGAACCAATTTCTGATTCAAATTTTTCAGAAAAGTCTGATATCAATCTCATATCATCTATTTTATCTTGTTTAGTGTGAATATAATTTTCGTTTAAAAAATTACTAAAGTCTTTTAATATTTTCATTTCTATAAGTTATTTTTTGTTTATATATTAAATAATTAAAATTATTTCGAAATTTTATCCAGATATCGGATAAATGAGAATACGGGTTTATGAGTTTGACTTATAATATCACCTTTTATATAGGGTAAAATCTTAACTGTATATTTTTCTTTCAGTCTATCTATATATTTTTTAAGTATTTCATCTTGATTTCTGTATGTGTACGACTCAGGATGATTTTCTTTAATGAAAATAAATGTATCATCTGGAATGATGAATCTATTATTTTTAATTAAAATTTCCCCCTCATTCTTAAATACTGAAGCAAATGCTAATATGATAAATTGAAACATGATGTCCAATTCATCTCGTTTATATTTTGGTTTTTCTTTATTTAATATTTGAAGGGATTTATCTAATAATTCTTGGTAATTTTTGATTTTTAAATCACCGATTTTATGTATATCTCTTTCATCTAATTCACGAAACAAATCATACATTTGTCCATTAATTTGTCTATATAATTTTAATAAATTATTATCGATATTTTTTTTATAATTTTCAAAATATTCGGTCTTTCTGATGCCCTGATATAGTAAACTCCCAGTCGAATAATCATCATCAACTTGATATAACCTTCTTAAAACTTTCATATTATCCTTAGTTAAATATACTAAATCATCATAACGAACCTTTTCTATTTCATTTAATGTTTGAACAGATTCTTTTTTCATAACCAATAAAATATCCCGAATATCGAAATACCCATTAATTATATTGATATTATCAGATATACCAATAAGATTTTTTAGTTCTCCAGATAATAAATTTTTTATAGTTTCCTCATTAAATTTTAACACGAGATAATAATACTTGTCATAGTTTTCAGTAGACAAATTATATTCGTTTATCTCACTATATGTGTTTAAATATTTCATAATTTATGGTTCTATGTAATCTTTTATTGGAACATCTCCCAATATTCTAATTTCATGTGTATCCGTTCCTGTTATAACAGGTGTATTTTTATTTATGTCATTTTTATTTATTACAAATATTATTACATTATTAATATCAACTGTTTTTAATCTTTCAATACCGCCAATTATAACGGGGTCGTTCAATCTCACATCAATATTAGCACCCGTATAACACATCATTCTTCTGGCATTTTCAACCGATTCAATGAATGGTTCATTGTGTGATAATTTTTGTCTTGAATCAAAATCATCAAAGAAAACGAGTTTCATTTTATCAATATTCTTACCAACTCGTTTTTCTTGTATTTTTAACCATTCATCAATTAGTTTTTCTAAATCCTCTCTTGTTTTAGCTTTAGATAATAGAACAGCCAAATATATACCCCAATAATATGTATAAGCAAGTTCTATATCAGATGTGACACTTATACCCTCTATTCTTCCCCCACCAAAACCAGCACCCCATTTTTGTGCTTTTAAAAAACCGTCAGATAATATTTTATTTTTAAATATGGATACATGATATAATTTATCTGGTAAATTTTCATGTTCAATAACTTTACTATTAACATATTCACCATTAATTTCTAATCCACCCGATTCGCCACCCCAACCTTTAAGAACTTTTATATCACTATGTTCATATTCCAATATAAGGTTTTCAAATGTTTTCAAATATTTCATATTTATACTTTAATTTATAATACTTTTTGTATCAAATAAAACATAGTTTCTTGCATCAGTAGTCCATTTATCCATGAAGGTATTCCCGATATAACCAAGGTTTTTTAAAAACAAAGAAGCTTCTTTTTCTCCACCCAGTACATAGGCCAACCAATCATATGCTTGTTTATTAGAAACATCACCATAATCGAGAAAATCAGATTGAAATTCTTCTATCACATCTTCATCTATATCCTGTCTATTCAAAGCACTTTTTATTCTTTCACCGTCTTCAATGACTGCATCTAAATCGAAATAATTTCCGTTTTTAATTTCATGTTCTCGAACAAAACCATGTGTAGTATAATATCTTTGGCTGACTTCTTCTTTGTCACTAAAATATATCCCCCAACCACCCATACTTTTACCATCACCAGTACCAACTTTTGTCATATCGAATTCATCAAACTTTCTATCACTGCCATGATAAACTTGAATTCCCTCAAATATTAAACTTTCAAATGTTTTTAAATATTTCATATTAAAAATTATTGTATTTCTTCTTCATCTCTTTCTATTGCTGGACTCGATGGATTAGACTCATCATATGGGAATACATATTTCATATAAATATCATCATATTCTTTTTCAGAAACATTCTCAATTTTATAGAAAAAACGTTTTGCTATAAAATACATATCATTAACTGGTTCGTCTGAAATAGTTGTGTTACCACCAGTTGGATGTAATGATATAGATGCTTCATTAAAATCGAAATTATCTATAATCCATTGTGGCTTTCTGTCTGGAGAACCACCCATATACGGTGTTAATGGATAAATAAAAGAACCTTTTATATCATTCATAAATTCTATAAACTTTTCTTTACTTATTATATAAGCATCTGCGTATGTTAATACTGCTTCGTTTGTAAAAGATTTAAAGGTTTTCATTGTTTTGTATTATTTTTAATTATCATTTATATATTTTATACTAATGATTTTAACATATCAATTAATTCAGTTTGTGGGTGACAATCGCTCTTATCAGTACGATAAGATATATGACTATAAATACCAGATTTGCCAGATAAAGCATTCTTTGATACATCCCACATATCTTCATTGTATACTTTAGATATATTAAATTTATCACACCAATATACTAATAATTTTCTTACAGATTCAATCTGAGCATCTGTATATTTTTCAAATCCATAAAATCCTCGGTAACCATTTGGATATTCTTGTACATTTATAACTTGACCAGCTCTAATATTTGCTACGAATTTTCCTGTTGTTTCATCTGTTTTTGCTGGATACCACAAACCCTTACTTTTTATTAAACCACCCCATGCATCTATTTCAATACCAATAGATTGTTCATTTAACATTTTATTTCTGGTTGCATAATCACTGAAACCTTTTGATTTCAAAAAATCTGATTTACATCCGATATGGTGACCCCAATATTTTGTTGAAAAACATTGATATATACCCCCTTTGAAATCGACAATAACTGCTGTTGCGATTCGGTCGGCTGTACTACGCCAATAATTAATATCACCGTTTACACCCTGACCAGATACAGTATGGTGCAACACTATTTGTTTTTTAATTGTTTCTAATTTATAATATTGGTTATCAGGAAAATCTACCTGTATTAAATCTTTTTGAAGGTCTAACGCTGCATATTGTTTTAACTCAGTGTCTTTATGTACTGCTGCTGTCGATTTGGTATCTTGTATAGTTCCAAATGTCCATTTTGATAGTGGGAATGTAAATGCCATAATATTTTCCTTTGTTTTTATTATATATTAAAATAAAAAAATAATATATACAGATGTAAAAAACTAATATATACAAATACAAAAAATAAAAATTGACATATGAAATATGTAAAGACTTTCGAAACGTATAACCAAGAAATAATCCAAGAAAAAACTGGATATAAAAAAACATATTATCAACAAGATAATATTGGAAAAGCAAAATATACTATCAGCTATCATGATGGTGTTGATACACATAAAGACGGAAGTCCATTTTTTGGTATTAGAACTTTCAAGAATAAAGAGAAAATGAATAAATTTGTTGATGAATTAAAGAAAAAAGGATATATCGAATCTCTTAATCCTATAAAAGAAAGTAAAACTGAATATAAATCTATAAAAAAAGAAGCTGATTTTTTTAAATTAGCTGGTGAAATAGATAAAAAATATTTCCCTGATGTGAAGTATTACAGGGATGATAAAGATGATACGGCTGTGCATTATGCAATCGAAATATTTAATAATGGTATATCTGGTTATGACACCCTGATAAATAAATTAGCAAAACATTGTAAAGATACTAAAGAAAATATTCACAATATTGTGAAAAAACACATTGAGGATTTTGGTGATTATGAATATGAAGTAAAATAAAATATTATTTTTTCTCTATTGTTTTATTTTCTATATTATATATAATATAATGAGTATTCATTGGTGCGTGTGCAGCAGCATTAGTTACAAATTTTAAATCAACGCCTATATTTTTTGCCTTTTTCACAACTTCAGAAGATAGTGGATTTTCAATAATTCTATTAGCTTTATTATATCTCCAACTGTCAACTACAATTATAACATCCCAATACTGTGGTTTATCATAATATTCAACTATTATTTTTTTCAATTTTTCCGATTTATCACCAAATTTGTTTTCAACCCATCTACTTAAATCATTATATTTTTTAATTACAAATGGTATTAATTCGCTTATAATTAATTCATAATCTCTGTCTGCGTTGAATTCTTCATATAATTTAACCATAAATAATTACGTCTATATTTTTATTTATATATTAAAAAAGTAGCTGTAATTTTTTTATCCTATTATTTTTTATTTATATTTGTTCTATTATTTTTAATAAAAATGGGACACGACATTACATTACAAACGACCAACGGAAAGAAATTTCTTTATTGGATAAGATTCGGATGTGATGTATATCCAGACCTTTATAAAATAATGGGTGTTGAAAGAGAATGTGGTGAAGTTGATTTTACCAGAGAACAGATAGAATCTTTCATAAACGTTTTTAAAAAGGATGAAGAAAAATACTGGCAAGAACTTGAAATGCTGTCTAAAGCTGAAGGGTTCTATAACAAAGAAGGAATAATAACAATAATATTTGAATAATGGGAAAACTGAAAAATATAAATCATTGGATTGCTGAACTTAGGTCGATAGCTTATAAAACTGAATTGTATGACATTGATGATGACGAAGTTCACATAATACCAGATTTTAGCAAGAAAATATTGTTCTCTAAAGAACGATTTAAAGATGCTTTTGAACGTGGTCTTATACCCCAAGAAGCTTTCGATGAAGAAATGGAAGCTTGGGCTGATGCACAATTAACTTAATAGGGTATATATGGAAACATTTATAAGAAGATTTTTTACTATATTAGTATTCATTGTAGTTTTAATTAGCCCGATTATAGCTATTGAATCGATTTTATATTTTTTTAGATTTACTTTCACTGGTGTAAGTTTTCCTAAAGACCCGTATAGTTTTGTTTTATTAAAAAGAATGTGGAAATAATATATTGATGTTTGGTAACCAATAAATATAAAAAAATATATGGACAGATTTAATGAATTATTACAGAAACGCAAAAACATGACCGCCAATATTTTTGAGGAAGAAGAACTCATTGAGTTGGCTAAGTCCATGAGTGAAGAACAACTAAAAGATGTTGATAAGAAATTGTTAACGTATTCCAATGATGAACGTCTCGATTCATTGAATGCATCGTTTGACAAATTATTGGCTGCTTTAGATAAAAAATGATATTATGAAAATAACCGAATTTTTAAGAGCAGCCCAGTACAGCAGGTTAACTGTTGGGTATAGGTGGTTATTTGCGGATGGTAAAGACACATACACTGTCTGTGAAAGATTACCAAGAAAAAGAACTACAACCATACTTATTTCAAAAGCAGCAGAAGATGATGCTGTTAAATTATTAATAGAAGGTGAAGAATTATATTCAGACCTTTTAGATTAAACTTAATTTTAATTCAAATAAACAACATAATTTTTAAATTTTAAACAATACAAAAATGAGAACAAAAGATGTTTTTATGTTTATAGTCATGGGATTCTTTCTATGGCTTGTATTTTTCTTTGGTATGCCCATTCTAAGTTACGGGTGGGTTGGTTGGCCTATTACATTAATAATTATTGGAATCCTATTTTTAGTTTTTGATGTCCGAAATGAACAATCAGAAGGGAGTTGGAGAATGTACGCAGGTATATTTTCACTTGTTATTGGGTTATTATTTTTTGTTATTCTTCCAATTGGTTCGATGCATATTTTTAATGCCGATAATTATCGAAATCTTATTGGCGAAGTTGAACAAAAAACATATTCCAATGATATCAGCCCTATTGACCCGACACGTATAGTTTTAATTGACTATGATGTCGCTGCCAAACTCGGTGATAAAAAACTTTCCGATGTTGAAAATATGGCTCTCGGTAGCCAAACATCAGTTGGAAAATATACCCATCAGAAAATAGGTACTGACCTTTACTATGCTGCACCTTTGAATCATTCTGGTTTTTTGAAATGGCGAAAACATAAACAAGGTACATGTGGATATATTCTTGTTAATGCACATAACCAAAAAGATGTTCGTCTTGTAAAAGATGTTAATGGTAAAGAATTACATTTAAAATATCAAGAAGGTGGTTGTTTTGATGATTATCTTCCACGACATATTTATAGAGCATATAGGAAATATGACCAAGGAGATATAGAATTCGAAATTGATGATGATTTAAATCCTTGGTATGTTGTAGCATTATATGATAAAGTAATAGGTTATGGTGGTAAGCAGGTTGTGAAATGTCTTGTTATTAATCCAGAAACTGGTAAAATTGATGAATATAAACCCGAAGATGTACCAGCATGGGTAGACAGAGTTTATCCAAAAACTCTTATGAATAAACAATTTGATTTGTGGGGTGACCTTGTACATGGTTGGTGGAATTTTAGTAATCAGGATAAAGTTAAATTAAGTCAGGAAACCCAACTTGTTTATGGTACAGATGGTAAATGTTATTTATTCAGTGGTGTGACTTCAGTTGGGTCTGATGATGCAAGTGTTGGATTTATAATGGTGGATGCAAGAACAAAACATACTATATTTTATCACGCCAGTGGTGCTATTGAAACAGCAGCCCAAGCATCAGCAGAAGGTAGGGTACAGGAAAAGGAATATAAATCATCACAACCTCGTCCCTATAATATTAATGGTGTATGGACATATGTAATGGCACTTAAAGATAAAGAAGGACTTATTAAAAGTATCGCTATGGTTTCTTATGCTAATTATGAAATTGTTGGTATAGGTGAAACTATACAAGATGCTATTCGAAATTATAAAGCTGCCCTTAATAATAAAGGTGATATAATGGTCGCATCAAATGAACATTCAAAATCAACTTTAGTAGGACAGTTAGTTCGGGTAGGTTCTGATAATAAAGATGGTCAGACATATTATTATTTGGTTTTTAAAGAGTCAGCTAATATTTTATTCGTAGGTACATCAGCACTATCAAATGAACTTCCATTGACCCAAATAGGTGATGAAATTAAAATAACATTTGAAGCTGGGGAAGAAGGTGAAGTGTTTATTGAAACCTTTGATAATCACAACCTCAACTTTGTTAAAAGTACAGAACAAGTAAAGGCTGATTCTGTTTCTGCTACCGTAGAGAAAAGAATAAATTCTGATAACCTTGACCTGAGATTGAAATCTAAAATGGAAACAATGACTCCAGAGGAAAAGGAAAAATTATTGGAAAAATAAAAATATAAAAATTTGATATTGTAAAAGCCACTCGTTTTGGGTGGCTTTTTTATTTGTTAAAATTAATATATACTGGAAAATAAAAATATTTTTCATGAAACAAATATTCAAATTCCACGAATTTCTTTATGAGAATATGGAAGCTATTTCAAGAGATGATATCAATATATTTGATACAATCGATTATTATTACAATAATATTGATACAACTAATTTCAATGAACTTTTACAGGATTTGCAGATTTATAAAGAAGATATGACCCAAGAAGAACTTGATGGTTATCTTGAAAAATATAAACAATTACTTGCCGATGTTGTAGGTGGTAAAATTGAAAATAAAGTTACATTCGCTAAAGGATATGGTTATTGGGATGTTACTAAATATCCATATGGGGGCGATTTTAAAAGGTTTGTGGACAATGAATCGGGTAAAGTAATAGCTGGTACTGTAAAATACCCATACGAGACAAGAGTTGCATTAGATGATGGTAGAACTATCGTTGTTAAAAATGATGCGATTACTAATATGTATAATTTTATGATGAAAGCTCTCAATAAAAAAATAGGGGTTAAACCAGTTTAATTCTTAAATACTTTCCCAATCGGATGCACCACACCAACGGCTGGAACTCTTAAAAAATAAGTACCACCTTTTGGTGGGTGAACTTCAACGATTGTATAACGGGTTCTAAAAACCACAGAATAATAAGTATATAAAGCTTCTGCCCAGTATCCTTTTGGCATCGGTATCTCATCATATTCAGCTAATATAGAATCATGAACATAATTAACCATAGAATCTGATTTATTATCTTTGAATAATTCTTTAAGAAGTATTTGTCGTTCGGCTTCTAATTGATTCATTTTTTTACTTCCACGTTCGGCTCTTTCCATATTCTGTAAATCAGAAAATTCATCAAGTGCTACCACTAACTCAGCAGTCATTTCAATAAACCGTTTTTTTATTTCTTCGATGCTCATATTATTCGTTATTTTGTGCGAAGTTAAACAATTCTATCAATTTCATTTCCCTAACCACATCAATAGTTACTAAATTATTGTCGATATCTTCCATCAACCTTCTATCACTTTCTAATTTAAATTCTTCCGTTTCACCCACTAATCTATAATATTGTACTAAGTCGGTTTTACCATTTACCATTAAACCTTTAATATTTTTCTTGTATATATTAGAAAAATATATTCCCGTCCCGATTAATATATAAATAAAAATATAAACATTAAAAAAATGACTGCTGAACTCTCTAATATTCTTTCAACTGCTAAAATATATGACTTGATGTTTAATACCGAGACAAAAACTGACAATGGCTGGAAGTTATCCATCCAAGGTAAATCATTGGATGATGTTATATTTTTATATGATAGATTAAGCGATTATTTATTTGATAATAAAATACCTTTTAAAATAGCGACCAATAAGCGAATAATTTCCAGTAATAAAGAACAGTCACAAAAGGTGATGACTATTTATGTACCAGATTACATTGATGTTTATGAATTTGCCGAAACAATATATTCTAAAATTATAGATTACAAAGGCTGGTACAATATTAAAACACCCACTAATTATGAATTTTACGCTGGCGGTGTTTATATCCGAAATGATAGGGATGAATATGGAGATTACATCCCTGCTAAATAAACTTTTTAATTATTTCATTATATAAACATTCAAAGATTATAGTTATAAAATGTTTACATCATATCACTTTGGGCATAAAATTTATTCTAAATCAATAAAAATAAATGAGAACACAATCAAAAATTCTCCTTGGAGATTTGTCGATACAAATGAACTTATTGTTGAAAGTAAACGAAAATGTCCTAAATGTGATAAAGAACCTACATCTGAAGGACACGACCCGTGTATTGCTAATTTACCTGATGTGAAATATGCATGTTGTGGACACGGCATTCCAAATGATGCATACATTTATTTTGAATCTGGAGAAATATACAGATTTCCGACATCGGAAGAATTTCACAATTTTATAGACAAATACGAAATAAAAAAATATGGCATACTTCGACTTCCTAATAGGGGAAAATAAAGGAATCCCAAAACCAGACATGGAATATATTTACATGATGGATATGGTATGGACACCTAATGTACTTGGTGACAAGCCAATTAAGATTGGTACTATCATGGTAGATGTTATTCAACTTGAAAATCGAAGTTACGAATTTACTTGTAAAGAAACTGGTGAACGATTAAGAAGCAATTATGCTTGGTCTTTAGCTGAGAACACTCCTGAAAATGTAAAAAGAATTAAATTTTATAACAAAGAATATATTAAATTCAAAAAACACGAAAAGAAAATAAAATATTTACGTAACGATATATTTACATTAGAACCTCATTAAAAATTCTGTTCTTCTTTCTTTCTTTTAAATTCTTTAAGATATTCTTCTCTACTTAATCTTTGGTCAACAAAATATGATTTACCAGAATTTTTTTCATCATCGGCTGTCCATCGATTGGATTCTTGGGTTTTAAGTTTTTCCAATTCTTCAGCGTATTGAATTTCATGTTCTTCAATCTTTTTTAGAAGACCAGATAAATAAGATTTAAATGGTGTACCGTCATCTTTATACTCGACATTATACTCTTTATTATTGTAATAAATAATTAACATATCATCTTTTATAACCACATCAGTATAAAACATAAGAGAGCCGATATTACCTACTTTGTGTATAAGTCTATTTTTTTGAAGATGATATCTTTTTACAAACTCATCGTGAATTTCGAGTGTAGAACTCTTTTTATTTAGAACTGAACTACCTAAATCTAATTTAAATATATCAATAGTTCTAATTTTCCTTAACATAGTGTTATTAGAAATAATACTAAACATAATAAATTATTTGTTTTTAATATTACGCAGCAGGGGTTGTTTCTTCAGCAGGTTTTTCTTCCTCTGCTGGCGGTGTTTCTTCTGCTGGAGCTTCTTCGGCTGTTGGTTCTTCTGCAAATTCAGATGATGCAGTTTCTTCACTCGTAGCTGGTTCAGCTTTAAATTTTCCTATTTCATCAATATTTGTAATCTTATCAACTATAAAATCTTCTGTTATGTCAGTTATTGGAACTTCTTCTTCATAATTTTCTATAAGATTATTATCGGCATCATATTTTTTTAGAGTTAATACCAATTTTGTAAGTTTATCATCTTGAAACATTCCTTGGTCGATAAAGAAAATAAGTTGAAACCTATTATCATCATCTTCGAAATCTACAATTATATCTCTTGATGTTCCCTGAGATAAATTGGATTCTTCAATTTCTAATAGATTAGTGTTTTGTGATAATGAACCTTCCGAAAACCAACTTCTAAGATTTATCAATAAATCATCAAAATATCTTCTTATTATATTGTTACGTGATTGTGCAAAATCTTCAAAAAGTTTAATCATAGAATGTTTTTAGTTTTAATCTATATATTAAATACTGTTTTTAATTTTTAATTATTTGGTAGTATCAGTTTTCAGTTCGGATAATATATCATATTTTCCTTTTTTATACAAAGCTTCCCACCCAACATTTATATTCTCAATTGAATAAATAAATGTACATTTAGAACAAAAAACATTTCTCGGATGAGATATTTTTTTAAATGAATTATAATTTTTAGAATTTATACAAACATCTTCAAAAGAATCATTTAATAAATTCCCATAAATAACTGGGTTAACATAACAACAAGGATGAACATCACCCTTATAAGTAATAAACAAATCTTTTTCTACTGAAGGACATTGTGTCAAATTATTTACTGTTGTTGCATTAGCATCAGGTATACAAATTCCACCCACAACATCTGGTATTACAATATACAATCCAGTATTTTCATAGAGTTTTTTAATTTTATTAACTTCTTCTAAAAAATAATCATTTATAGAATCAAGCTCTTGATGTAATTCTGCATTGTATTTATCATCTCCTTGGGCGTAATTTAAAATCATATTCATATTATTTTCTTTAAAATATGTCGCAATTTCAAATATTCGGTGTATATTTTTTGTTTGTAATGTGAATATGCCAGTTGGTCTTCTTTTTATACTTGATAAATCTTTTACATTATTATTTATTATTGATAAATTAGCACCTCTTATCTCTTTCATTTCTTGAAAATCTGGTGAATCTATTGAAACCCATAATTGTACATCATATTCTATGAACTTTTTTATAATCGCATTATTCACAAATGATAAATTTGTAGCAAGCGATATTTCTAATTGTGGGTAACTGATTTTTGTATATTCTAATATTTCAACGAAATCTGGGTGTATAGTACTCTCGCCTCTTGAATTAAGTCGTATAACTTTTGTATAAGGGGCTACTTTATCTAATATAGTCGCATAATCTTCACACGAAATAAATTTGGTTTTATCGACTTTACCACCGAAACTACATATACCACATGAAAGGTTACATGTGTTGGATAATTCTATACCAATGAATTCTTTTAACATAAAAAATTATTTTAAAGTTGCGTTTTCTTTTCTAACACTATGACTTATACCACATGGTTTTGTACATAAAGACATTTCTTGTCTTAAATCATTGTTATTATTCCAGAAATCAGTTAAATCACCATATTTCCTAATATAAGTTCCTATATAGGGTATTGAAAAACAAAGCCTTGCAGCACCATGCATATCAATCATTATATTTCTATCATAAGAATTACATATAGGCATTTTCGTTTTATTATCACACCACCCTTTAGTATTATTTGATTCGTTTACACTGCTATGGTACGTTTCTACAACATTCAACCATTTCGGGTTTAAATTAAGATTATATTTTTCGTTGCATTGCTTAATTATCATAAGAAGTTCGTTATAATTTTTAATAATGTTTTCCTTATAGAATATATCATTATCTCTAATTGAATCAGTTGGAGCGAAAGTGGGTTGTAAAAAATTTAATTTTAACTTATCTGCACCAAGTTCATTCAATACTAAATCATACATAGCATCCAACTCACGATAATTGAGTTCACAAACAACAGCCATTACATAAATAGGATTTGTTTTATCTAATTTTTTTCTGGCAGCAACTAAAAGTTTTATCGCATTAATAACTAAATCATAAGAACCTATAAACCCTCTGGAGTAATCGTGTATTTCTGGTATATGACTATTTAATGATAATGTTATTTGTGTTGCTCCATCCAAAATCATTCTTTCGGCAGACTTTTCATCTGTAATTTTTGTTCCGTTTATAACGGAAAAACATTCAAGGCCAAGTTTTCTACATTGTATTGTAATTGGAAAATATCGTTCTGGATTTAATAAAGATTCACCGCCACAAATCACCACTGTTCCATTTGGATTGAGATTTGAAAATTCTTTTATAATTAAACTTCTCTGTTCGATAGTAATGTGTGTTGGTAATATTGTTTCTTTTCTAACCCAATATTTACAATGTTTACATTTTAAATTACATTGATAATTAATATCTAAAAAAAGAAATTGTGGTGGTTTGTACATATTTTAATTATTAAAATTTTATTGATATACATCTATATATTCAACAAGTTTGGTTCAATAGTTAAAATGTAATAAATTTTATAAAAAATAGTTTCAATTATTTTATATATATGTAAAAAGAATATTAAAAATATGTCTATTATAAGCTTTTCAGAATTCAACCTTAATGAAGGTCTTACCAAAATAAAAGTTGGTGACACAATTGTGGTAACTAAAGATGATACATCGGATGAACCAAAACGTACATTAAAAGTTGGTTCTGAATATGTTGTTAAAGCACTTGATTATTTAAGTGGGTGGTTAAGACTTGAAGGTGAAAAATATCTTCACAATCCAGACAATTTCAAAAAAGTTAAATCAGAAAAAAAAGTGAATGAAGATTCATCAACAACAGGAACTGTTGGTTCTGGAACAGCCGTTGGTGGTGGTGCAACTGGGTCATTTACATCTGCTGCTGGTGTATCAGTAAGTGGTGGTGATTCTGGTACTGCATATGCAACTAATTCTATGAAAGGTATGGGTGCTATAAAAAGCGCACAACCATCCAAAACACCGGGCGATGTTGCTGGTTCAACCGAAGGTAGTGGTGATATTGGTTCTGTTTTAGGAACATTCACCAAACAACCTGCTGGTGGTGGATATAAAAAAAGAAAGAAAAAAGGAGAAAAAGTGGAAAATCAAATAAAAAATATGTATGTCGTTAAATTCAGTGAATTTGATGGTGTTAAAAACATAAAAGAAAATGCTTATATTCCACCTAAAAAAGTGAAATGTCAAGAATGTGGTGAAGAAGTAGAAGATGATTTTGTTACTATGTTGGGTCATGTACAGAATAAACATTGGGCGCAACCTAATGCAAGATTCGTTGATGCTGAACCAAGAGAAATGGTGAAACAATTTTTTCATGAAATACCCGAAAAAAAATAGATTCTATGAAATATTTAATTCTATTTAATGAATCTAACGGTATTACTCAGACAAATACTACCTCATATACAGCAAGTAAGCTTATTGACAAACTAAAACGTCTTAATTATATTAATGGTAGTTTGACCCCAGAACATGGCGATAAAGGTGGATTATATACAGGGATTAAAACAGGGTACAATATAAGAATAATATTATCTGGTGATAAAAGTGCATTGGACAGGACATTTGATATTAATGTTTCAAATAAAGATGCTTTATCAACCAAAGGGTTTAATTCTTTCGATGAAGATAGTGATGCAGTTGATATATCTTTTAAGGATATTGGGGTGATAATTAAAGATTTAAACAAATAATGAAAAATATGAAAAACTGGCAAACCTTTATTAAAGAATTTGTAAATTATAATGAAAGAGAAACTGATTTAAGTTGGATTATAGAAATATTACCCAATTTAAAAGAAGAACAAATTTATAAAATTCGAGAATTTATGATGAACGACCTAAATTTAGAAGGAGAAGAATAAAAATAAAAATATAAAAATGATAACAACTTTTAATACCTATACAAACGAGAATAAGTCGTTCTCTGATTATCCATATCAAATGTTTTATTCAAAAGATAATATAGCTTCAGCTAAAGGTGCAAAATCTGAAAGAGAATTAATTAGTATGGCTAAGAATTTAAATTTAAAAGAATTTGCTATTTATAAAACATATGCTAATGGTAGAACTTTTTATTCAACTGCTGATGAAAATTTCTTAGTATCTTGGTATGACAAGGGTGGTCGTGATTATTGGTCAAATAGGTCTAAAAAAGAACCAGAATTATTAAAGAAGAAAATTGAAAAACTTGATGAAGGTTTAATGGATGATTTAATAGCTGATAGTGATGCTGGTGTTAAACAGACCAATGAATACAGTGATAAACCAATTTTTGTTTTATGGGCTGAAAAAGCAACAAAAGATTTTCCCAGTATAATTAAAAAAGCTATGTATAAAGGAAAAAGCAATAAATTGTGGAACAGAGAATATATTACAAATGCACATAATGGATATGGTACGGTTTTCTTTATTGATGCTAACAACGTACCAGAGGCTAAATCCGAATTAATAAAAGCATTACGACACGGCTCTGCTGATAATATTTATTATTTTGGTGTAAATTCTAAAGCCATGTTAGATGGGATAGATTGGAACTATATTATAAATAAATAAGAAAACATTAACTTTTTATTAATTGAAGGATATAATAGATAAATTTTATATCCTTTTTTATGTCGTATATAGGAAAAAATGTTTTTATTCAAACTAAAAAAACATCAGGTGTTTATCGAGTTATAAAAGAAACTAAGTCTAAGAAAACATTAACCCTTCAGGAAAATGAATTGATAGAAAAAGATGAAATTCCAGTTAAGATACATAATATTTTCTTTTCAATAAAAAATTCACATAGACTTGAATATAGAGAAAACTCAAATGGTAATATAATAAGAATTCGCCTTAATAAGAACGATGTGTGGTACATTTTAAATCATTATGAACCCATTGATATGAAATTTATTTAGGAAACGTTGATTAGGTAATATATAATAAAATAAAAAATGAAATTTAATGGATTATAATAAAAACTACTATACGATTTTAGGTCTCACCAAGGATGCTGATAAGGATTTGATTAAGAAAACCTATAAAAAACTGGCCTTAAAATATCATCCTGATAAAAACAATCAAGATAAAAAATCAGAAGAAAAATTCAAAGAAATAAATGAAGCGTATCAAATCATTGGTGATGATGTTAAAAGAAATGATTATGATGTAAGAAGTCCACATGGTAAGAGTTATAATCCGAATCCATTTGGTAGTGGATTTAATCCATTTACTGGTAGAGGGGGTGGTGGTGGAGATTTTAATGATATTTTTGAAGTATTTAAAAATTTCGGACACACACAAGGTTTTAATTTTAATTATAAAGAACAATTTCATGAAAATTTAGATATTAGTGTTTCAGTAAATGTCTCAATAGAAGATATTTATAACAATAATCCAATAAAGGTTGTATATGATAGAAATATACATTGTAGTGAATGTAATGGAACAGGTTTCAACCCACACAGCGAATCATTTGTTTGTGAAGTATGTGGCGGTTCAGGTCATGGTATGTATGGTAATAAATGTGAGAGTTGCCAAGGTTCTGGTAGAATATATTCAGCTACTTGTCCGAAATGTAAAGGGGAAAAACTTCAAAATAAAAAAGAAGAATTTAATTTCTTAAATTCTTATCAGGTTCGCAACTCTTTTAAAACCAGAAAAGGTAGATATGGACATCAATCGAAATATTATCGTGGTACAAGTGGGGATTTAATAGTAACACTTATTTTCATTAATAATACAAATTTTGTTATTCGCCCAGATAATAATTTAGATTATAAATTGAATATCCATTATGAAGATGCCATCAACGGTTTAGATTATCAAATAAAGACCCCAGATAAAAAATCGTATAATGTTAAAATACCAGCTAATACAAAAGATGGTGATGTGTTAAAATTAAATGGAATAGGAATGTTAAATTTAGATGGGAAGACACGTTCGGGGATATATATAGTTATAAATATTATTATAGATTATGAAAGACTTGGAAAAAATAGCATTTAATCTTTAATATATATTTATATAAAATAATTAAATTTTAATGTATCAAACAATTGACCAGTCATTGGATTTCATAAATGATTTGTATAAAATACTTTCTACAAATGAAAAAGTATTATACAATGATTCTAAAATGTCTAAGGATAAGTATTATAAGAATGTTATTGGTAAATTACTTTTAAAGTATTTAAGTTTGCCTGAAGATTATATGACTGTTTCAAAAGAAGGATTTGTTGTTGAAAAATCACATATTTTATTACATAGGGCATTGACTGATATTTTCTGTAAATTACAAAAGAAATATTATGGAAACGAAGATTTATTCGGAATAGAAAAAAAATCAAATTATATAACCTCATTTTATGAAGATACTTCATATATTTGTGAGACATATATTTATTCCAATTTTAATACTAAATTTTTAGATTGGATAAAGGCATATAATGAAGATTTAGTTTATGTTGAAACCGAAACGTACAAATATTATGGATTTTTAAATAAAAAACTGGAATTAAATTCTGGTTCTTATGCTTCTAAAACTTTTAAATTTTAAATTTTATTTATCATGAAAAAAAGTATTTTTTTGTTTGTTACAATGCTATTCTTAATGGCATGTAGTTCATCTATTAAAACAACCACCGAAAACGAGGAAGGTTATGTTGGTAAAATTGAAAGTATAACATATCTCGGAAAAATGAATACCAAAGTAACTTATGTTGTAACTACTAAAACTGAAGTTCAGTTAGTTGGTAAAGTTAAAAAACTAAAAAATGGTAAAAAATGTTTCATTGTTAAAAAATCAGATGGACATGATTATCTTTTAGTTGAAAAAATTGGTGAATTTGAAATAGCAAGATAAATTATATGAATAAAAAATTAACTGTTGTAAACCTATTCTGTGGGCCGGGTGCTGGGAAAACCACATCTCGTTCTCAAATATTTTCTTATCTAAAATGGCACAATATTAATTGTGAAGAAGTTGCCGAGTATGCCAAGAAATTAACTTTTCAAAAAAACTTCAAACAATTAAAAAATCAAACATATGTTTTCGCAAAACAACACAATAATATATTCATGGTAGAAGATGATGTTGATGTTGTGATTACTGATTCACCACTATTGTTATCTATTATTTATGATAAGAGAAATGATGAACTTTTTAAAAAGTATGTTATACAAACTCACAACGAATATAATAACATAAACATTTTTATAAATAGGGTTAAGCCATATCATAAAGTGGGGAGAAGTCAAAGTGAGGCTGAATCTAAATTAATCGATGAACAAGTTTTATCATTGTTAAATGAACTTAATGAACCATATCAAATAGTCAATGGTACATACGAAGATATGTTGGAATACTCGAAAGAGCTTGTATTGGAATTAAAAAAATAAAATGTTTTTTTATATATACATTTATTAAATATCTAAAAAATAATTTATATAAATGAAAAACATTTTTAATTTTAAAAAATTCATTTCTAATAAGTTAAATGAATATAAGAATGCAAGTAAAGTTGAAGTTTTACCCCTGAAAAGTGTAATAGACCAGTTTAAATCACTTGAAAAAGGTATAAATTCGCTTGGTTATAAAGTCGAATTCTCAGAAAAGGATATTAACCGAGTAGCTGAAAATCATTCAACTTGTAAATTTATTATTGATGGTAAACAAAAGACTTTTTTAATATTCAAAAATGGAACAGTTTATCTTTCTAAAGAAAATGAAGATGGATATATTGGAATTTTGATATACTACGATGAATTCTTAAAAGGTCTTAAAAAAATACTTAAAGAAGCGTTATAAAATAAATGGACGGTCTTGAAAAAATACACACTATTAACTCTATTATTATTTTTTGTACACCTAAATGTGGTTGTATCTCAAAGTAATTTAGTGTTTACGGATTCTGTTAAGATAACCAAGACTAACACTAATATTCGCTCAAATATAGAACACTGGTATAGTAATGAAAATAATATACACATATCAGTTCTTCGAACTGATGGTAAAAGTTATATAGGGGTTGCCAGTTTATATTATCCAAATCACTCTAAATACATAGAAGGATATGTCAATTTTAAATTCACTATAACTATAAAAGAAAATTATTTATATATTCGGTATTATAATCTTATACACACCTCAGACAATATATCATTTGGTTTATTATTGAAAAATCAACCCAACTTATCTAACAACTGTTATTTACATGCTGATATATGTAAAGTTTTATGGAATGACCTCATAGAATATTTAACAAATCACTTAATGATAACAACAGCCGATTTGAAATATTATTTTAAGTAATTTTTTTTATAATAAACAAATCTATATTTTTGTTTTATAATAAAAATAAAGTGAAATGCTTAAAACTAAAAATGACGAATATTATGTGTTGTGTTTCAAAAACGAATATAATGAAACTCAATATATTAAATCGTATAATTATAAGAACATTAACAGACCCATTTCAAATCATAAGTTACAATATAAAACTTATGTATATTTGACTAAGAGTTTGGAAGAAGCAAAAATTTGGAAGAAAAAGAATGGTGCTTTTAGAATGTGTAAAAATGTAATAGCACCAACACTGAATATTCCATTTGAATCTATAAGTATAAGTAGTGTATCAAAACAAAAGATTCGAAGGGCTAAGATTCTTGAACTTGGATTATTGGATTAAATATTAGAAATATGGCAGAGCGTAGAGGAAGTATAAGAACCGTAAAAGGCATCGAATTAGAAAATAAACACCAGCTTACTTATGAAAAATGGTGGCTTGGAAAACACATAGAAACTAATTTATTTAAAGATTATCCTATTAGTGAGGACATGATTAACGGAATAGTTGAAAATGTTAAATATGTCGGTAACTCGGTGTCTGGGGTTGTAGAATTAACGTTAGATAATGGTTTTGTTTATTTAGTTGGTTCACGAACTTCATACAGACCAACAAAGGCCGATGTTAAAATATTAAATTAATTACCTAATTTTTATATAATGGATAACCAGCTATCTTTAAATGAAGACGAAATGAGAGCCATAGTCTCGGTGATGAGGGGTATGAGACATTTTTCTAAACATGATACTGTTGAATCTCTATTGGATTATATTGTTAAAGAAGAAATAGCAAACAGAACCAATGGGAAAATCAAATGGGAAACCCCCATGTTAAATTTGTTTAAATCTATCGAGGAAAAATTCAAAAAGCGTCTTTCAGAACATGGTTTATAATTTAATAATAGATGACTCCAGAACCATACAAATGGTTTATAACGTAACTGGTAATTCAATTTACATTAATTTGAAATGGATTATAGTCAAATCTTTTGATGAATTTGTAAAAACTATAATAGATAAAGGAATACCAGAAAATATCAGTTTCGACCACGATTTAGGTGATTTTATTTTAGAAGATGGTGAATTGAAAGAACGTACTGGGTATGACTGTATTAAATGGTTAGTTGACTATTGTCAAGATAATAATCTGAAATTACCAAATTGTTTAGTTCACACTTCTAATACGGTTGGGTCGGAAAACATTAAAAGGTATATTGGAAATAGTAAAAAACATCTGGGTATATAAATGGACGAAATTGATAAACTAAAAGAATTACGGCTCATACAGTATTTAGATTCATTAACCATTACATTTATTGAAGAAAGTAACGAATCTTACTTTGATAAAAAAACAATATCTACTATCAAAGATACCATATTTCAATTGATATCAACTATTAATACATCACCTTATTTATTTTTTAAACAGTGGTCACCTTTTGGATTTGTAATTCATTATACTGTTTATTATAAATCAAAAAAGATATTTGATATTACTGAAAAATACTTACCTAAAAATTACAATAGGGATAAAATGAATCTATTGATAATGGGGGAAATAAATTCGTCAAAACATTATCATTTTATTAATGAAAAACCTCAAAAACTGTCTGATATAGACTACTAAAATATTTCTTCTGTAATTTTTTTCTTTATTATTTTGTGATTATATTTGTTGTGTAAAATTATACAATATGTTTGAACTTGATTTAACACAACCGATAGAAATATCTCACTCAGCCTCGACTGACCCATTCGATAAACACGAAGGTGAAAGAAGAACTGAATTGAAAAAATATAAACGGGTTTTACACTATCGTGGGTTTGAATATAAAGAAAATATAAATGTACCAGTTGGTGGTGATGGTCTTTGGGAAATACCTGAATTACCATGTTTTGGTATTGGTGCTAACACTAAAGGTAAATTAGTTGTTTCTCAGACACAGGCAAAAGAAGCTATTGATAATTATTACAACAACTGTGCGTTGAATGGAAATAACCCAAAAAACAAAAACTAAAACAAAAATTATGAATACAGATATCGATAATATTTTTTCACATTCTATTTTTATTTCAAAACTTAAAGATTTGGGGTTTGATATTGAAGTGAAAAGTAATAAAGATGGAGATTATACTTATGACCTTTTTGTGAATGGTATTAGAATTTCAACTACTGATTATCGAATATTTGGTTATTACTGCGGTGGTGCTTATGCTTCATGTGCAAGAACAGATAAAGAAGAATATTCAATAGAAGACATTGAAATTGCGATAACGAAATGTTCCGAAGTATTAATGAGTGAAATTATTTCGATAAGTAAAGTTCCATCTTACTTTGATTGTAGAGATTTTCTAAATTTAAAATTTGGAAAATCAAAAGTGGAGAAAGATGCTATTAAAAGAGTCTTATCCCTTTTAAAAGAAAATTATCAAGATTTAATTAAATCGGTAGTTGGTTTTCAACGTTACCGATAATATGAATATAATTTTAAATAAAAACATATGATAGAATATTTGTACACAGAAGGTAAAATTGGTGATAGGAATACACCAATACCTGTAAGATTAAATGGTCAAAGAGTTGGAACAATTAAACCAGTAGAAGGTGGGTGGCAGTATTTTCCTCTTAACCACAAACAAGGTGGTGAAATTTTTGATACTATTGATAAAGTTCAAAAATCTCTCGAATTTTGTGAAGAAGAATAAAGAATAAATTATAACATGAAAACAATAAAATTCACAGTAGCATATTATCATGGCATCGGAGAAAACCCAATGGTTATCCTTTTGGATAGGGAAGTTGGTTATATGAAAAGACAATATAACACCATCGAAGAACTAAAGGCCGACATCACCGAAGATGCTATTATTTATTTTGTTGCCGATAAATATGACAATCGATTTAGTGATTTGGATAACTGGCATGGTGGTAATTTTGATTTTGATAAATTATCCGAAGTAGTATTTAAAAACTAATAATATGTCAAAAATTAAAAAAGTTGATGAAGAATTCATCCCAATGTGGAAAAAAGAACTTGAAAAAGTTAAACGTTGTCCACAACGTCAGGATTCTATGACCGACCAGTTAAAAGATTTGTGGCAGATTGCTAATAAATTTGGTTTTTATGATGCAGCCGACCATATCAGAACCATTTGTAATTTTTAATTATATGAAAGATATATTTAACAAAGAAATGGAAATTGGACATATAGTTGCAGTTAGATATGTCTGGAATAGTTATGTTGGTGTGCTTAGAACAAATGGCTTATCTATGCGAGAATTAGCACAAAAACACTGGGCAATGGCAGATTGTCACCCAATTGAATCAAAGAATACACATCAGATTTTAGGACATATTGATGTAAATCATTCAGATTTTAATAAAGATGTAAATGAGTGGGCATATTCAGAAGATGAAAATGTCAAATGTCCTGTTGATATCCATATTTACAAAACAAAAGAAGAAATCAGAAAACTTAAAATAGAATCTCTATGGTAAAGCCGAAAATAAAACTCAAATGGAGTAAGAAAGAAAATGATTGGATTTTTGATTACCCAGATAATAAAGGTAAATCTTTAATGGGAGTTTTCTTCGATATGATGAAAACATCTGGAAATAGAACCGACTGGGAAGATGACTTAAAAACCATGCTGACTAATGCTGGATATGACTATACAACATTAAAAATAACAGTGTCTAAAAAAGAAAAATAATATGACAATTCAAGAACTTAAAGATAATAACCTCATTATATTTGAAGCCCTCACAGGCTCTCATGCTTATGGTTTAAATGAAGCTAATTCGGATATTGATTATAAAGGAGTGTTTGTACTTCCTTTAGACGATTTGTTATCAGATGATTATATTACTGAGGTATCTGATGAAAAAAACGATATAACTTATTTTGAAATTGGTAGGTTTATTGAACTTCTCAATAAATCAAATCCAACAGCAATCGAATTATTATTTTCACCCGTAGAAAATATTCGTATTAAACATGAATGTTTTGATTTTTTATTGGAAAATAAAGAAAAATATATTTCCAAAAAACTAAAAGAAACTTTTGGTAAATATGCCGAACAGCAAATAAAAAAAGCCAGAGGTTTAAATAAAAAAATTGTTAAACCAGTTGCCAAGGAAAAAAAGAGTCCATTGGATTTTTGTTTTGTTATTGATGGTTATAAAACATATTCATTAAAACGTTTTTTAAGCAAGAATGGACTTAATCAAAAGTTTTGCGGTATAGTCAATGTCCCGAATGCAAGAGACGTTTTTTCGCTATTCTATGATGAATTTTCCCATGCTTGTTTTGATGAGAGGATACCCGAAGAAAATAGGTTAGATGCTCAATCAAAATTTAAAAATTCTTTTAAAGCATACAAGGGTATTGTTAAAGAAAGTGAAAGTGGTGAATTGCTTTCAAATGAATTAAGGTACAGTTCTGTAAGAGAGACAGAGACCCCCAGATGTATATTTTCTTATAATAAAGATGGTTATACCTCTTATTGCAAAGATTATTCCGAATATTGGTCATGGGTTGCAAAAAGGAATCCTGTTCGTTATGATACTAATATGAAGCATGGTAAGAACTATGACTCGAAAAATCTTTTACATCTAACAAGATTATTAACAATGTGTCTTGAAATTGGACAAGGAAAGGGGGTAATTGTTAAACGACCAGACAGAGATTTATTATTAGATATAAAGCATGGTAACAGGGAATATGATGATATCATAAAAGATTCTGATGATAAAACCATAGAGATTGAGAAAGTGTATAAAGAATCTAATTTGAAAAATGATGTTGATGAAAAAAGTTCTAAAAATATCTTGAAACAAATACGCAAACAGTTTTATAATATAAAATAATTTAATATGAATTCAATTCAATCAGTATCAGTTCAAACACCAAAAGGTGTTTTTTATAAAGTTGGGTTAATATGCCCAAATAAAGACATACCAGTTTCACGCATTGAACAACGACAAGTTGAAAGTCAGACTGGAGATGTTTACACCGCTTATGATATCTATGACTTTGAGGACGAAGTTATGGTTACTATTGAAAACTGTCCAGTTATTGTTACATTTGAAACAATAACAACTTTCTGACATGTTAAAAATATTAAAAAACAAAACTAATAAATTTTCGAAGAAGTCAAAAAGTGGATAAAAAAATATAGGAAAAAATATTCTAACAAAAAACCCAGCTAAATGCTGGGTCTTTTTTTATCTCATTCTTATCTTTTTTAAATCGGTTTCGTCTTTTATCACATAACAATTTATGGTTTTAATACCTAATTTTTTAGCTTTGTATATTCTTTTCCATCCGTCAATTAACATATGAAAATCACCATCCATTACAAAAATAACAGGGTCTTTTAATTCTTCTTCAGTTATATTATTTGCTATTTTTCTATCAACGGATATCCCGATTTTTGTTTTATAGCTTTTACCATCTTCTCTTTCATCATTCTGAACTTGAACACCATTTTCATCAAATGTTCTTGATACTAATTCATAAAAATCATCCACAGGTAGTTCATAATATGAACCATCTTCCTGAAGATATTTCTCAGGATTATTTCTAATTAAATCCCAAGCCATTTCAACATCATATCCTTTTGTTAAAAAATGAAAATATTCACCTTTTGTTGTTTCTGCTGGTTTATATCTTTCAAAAATTTCATATTTTTTTAAATATATCATGATTTAATTTTTTTGATTTTTAATATATATTAAAAAGAAAAAATATAAAATGCCCAACCTCAATGCCGAAATTTTATTGAAAGCTGTTGAATTTTCACCTGCAAGTATAATTATTACAGATAAAGAAGGCTTGGTAGAATTTGTGAATAATAAATTTACAGAAGTTTCAGGATATTCAAGAAAGGAAGTTTTAGGAAAAAATCCAAACATATTAAAATCTGGTGTTCAATCTGATGATTTCTATAAAGAATTATGGGAAACCATATCCAGTGGAAAAGAGTGGAGAGGTGAGTTTCACAATAAAAGAAAAAATGGTACTCTTTATTGGGAGTCTGCTTCTATATCATCATTTAAAGATGACGAGGGTAACATATTAAAATACGTAGCTGTTAAAGAAGATATAACCAATAAAAAAGAGCTTGAAAAAGTGTTGAAGATGAAAGAATTTTCAATAGAAAACACTAAAGAGGGTATGATGTGGTTGGATTTAAAGGGTGAAGTTACTTATTGTAATAAATCTTACCATGAGATGTTAGGTTATGATGAGAATGAAATAAATAAAAAATTAGATTGGTATGACTTAGTACCAAAAGAATATAAAAGTTTGTGGAAAGAATATTTTAATATTTTAAAAAAGAAAAAAAATATTACACTGGAACATTTTCATCTCACTAAAAATAGTGAAACATTTCCAATGGAAGCTTCTTTGAATTATTTCAAAATTGATGATGAAGAATATATTTTTATTTTTACACGAGATACAACCATTCGTAGAGAAATGGAAAATATAATAAAAATGAGTGAAGATAAATTCACTAAAATATTTATGTTCATACCTGATTCAGTTCTGGTAACCGACTTAGAAACATCAGAATATTTAGAGGTTAATATAGCATTTGAAAAATCATCTGGTTGGAATAGGTCTGAATGTATCGGTAAAACCATATACGAATTAAATATATGGAAGTATCCAGAAAAAAGGGTGGAAATGATAGAATTATTAAAACAAAATGATGGTGAATATTATAATTATGAAGTGGAATTCATATTAAAGAATGGGGAAGAAAGAACTGGTTTAATGGCTGGAAAAATTATAAATTACGATGGAAAAAATAGGTTATTAACTATAATACGAGACATATCAGAAAGAAAATTATATGAACTGGAGTTAGAAAAAGCTAAAGAAAAAGCCGAAAAATCTGATAGATTAAAATCATCTTTTTTGGCTAACTTATCACATGAAATACGAACACCTATGAATGCCATCATTGGGTTTTCCGATTTATTAAAAGATAATAATCTTCCTTTGAATGAAAAAACGGAATATGTTAAAATAATAAATGAAAGTGGAGATGAATTATTAAAATTAATTGATGATATAATTGATATAGCCAGAATAGAATCAGGTGAATTAAATATAGAAGAAATGAAATATCATGTTGAAAATATCATGATGGATTTATATAATACTTATAAAAATAAAATTAAATTTTATAATAAGAATTTAAATCTTGTTTGTGAATCGTGTCCATCATCACACATGACATTGGCTTATATTGACCCATACCGTGTTAAACAAGTTCTTTCAAATCTTCTAAGTAATGCTATTAAGTTCACTGAAGACGGTATTGTTGAATTTGGTTTTGTAATTAAAAATAATTTTATTGAATTTTTTGTTAAAGATTCTGGTATTGGTATCCATGAAAAATATAAGAATTTAATATTTGAAAGATTTCGTCAGATAGATGAAAGTAAGACAAGAAAATATGGTGGTACTGGACTTGGTTTAAATATTTGTTTAAATCTTGTTAAAATGATGGGTGGTGATATATGGTTAGAATCTAAACCAAAAGAAGGTAGTATATTTTATTTTAATGTACCATATAAACCAGCCATTGAATATAAAAATATGGTAACTTCTACATTTAACAAAGATAATTATGATTGGACTGGTAAAAAAATATTAATTGCAGAAGATATTCCTACAAATTTTGAGTATCTAAATGAAGTTCTTAAATGTACTGGGTGTGAAATAATTCATGCTGAGAACGGTAAATTAGCTATTGAATATTATACCAAATATAAACCAGATATAGTGTTAATGGATATACAAATGCACATTATGAATGGTATTGAAGCTAAAGAAAAAATAAGATTGTTATATCCCGATTCTATTATTATAGCTCAGACTGCATATGCAATGAAAAATGATAAAAAAGATTGTTTAAATATGGGGTTTAATGATTATATATCTAAACCGATTAATAAAGTAGAACTGTTTAATATAATTAATAAGCATCTGAAAATTAATATATAAATTATTATGAATTTTATGTATTTTGATAAATATCAAATGGTCTTAGAAAATGCAGATTGGAGTCTGACGTTTAATGTTGCAGATATATGGCATAAATATTCATCTGGAAACCTTTCATTAACAGACTTTTGTAAATTATACAGGGATTATATTTTAAAGAAAAAAAATGAGATAGTTAAGCTGTATGGTAATGATGCATGGGTTAAATTGGATGGTGTTATACAAAAATTAGGTAGTGTCACTGATGAAAAAGAATCACATAATATTTTTGATTCTATATATGATTGGGCTGATGCACATGAAGTTTTAATACAGACAAATACAGAACAAGAAGAATTTTAAAAATAAAAATATAAAAATGAGACATATACAAGATTTCAGAACATTCGAAGATAATAATCATAGTGATTACATAGAACAGGAAATAGTTTTAATCCGCTTTGAAGTAACTGAAGATAACCCTATTATAACACCCGTTAAAATAATAAAAAAGTATTCTAATAATGCATATCTTGTTTCTCATAATATTGAAGATAGTAATATAAGAAATTTCCCAGACCTTAAAATAAAAGGTAGTGATATAATTTCACCTTATCAACAGATGGATTCACCTATGGATAGTACTTGGGTTACAACAAATCCGAGAATTAATCCAAATGTTTCAGGTCAAATTGCAGGTGGAAATGGTGCGCCAGTTTCGGATATTACTTTACCACCAGCTAATCAACGTCCATCAAACGATATTTCTATTTAATTTCTTTTGTTCCATATGGATGAATTCTTCTTTATTGATAGAATCATCTAAAATGATATCACGGGGAGTTAGAATTATTATTTGACTTTTTAGTTCACGTTTATTATAAATAGTCATTTTTATAAGTTTGTTTCTTGTATTAAATTATCACCCTTCGCTAAATAACCACTTCCAGTATACCATGAAACATTATTAATAGTTGCTCTTGATGTCGTATTATAAGCACCATTCCAGATAACACGAGTTCTAACATCTACTGTGGCATTATAAACAAAATTACTAATAGTAAAAGAAGTATTTGTAGTTCCAGCAGTCGTTCTCGATGCTATTGTAATCCATGAACCATTATTTATTCTATAATAAACATACGCTGATGATGAACTAATGGTATACAAATATATAGTCAATGTAACACTCATTGTATTTGGGGAATCGTGGGAACTTCTAAGTATTGATGCATATCTATCCTGTTCCGTAGAATAATTAGTAATAATATATTCACCACCATATTCAACCGCACACACATTTTTACTATAAAATTCTGATATATTATGGGGTGCGGTTAATCCGATATCTGTGCTAAGATTAGTTAGACTTGCATCCATATCAGATACAGAACTACGCCAATATTCTGTATTTATAGTACTAATACCAATTTGTCCTGATGCTGGTAATGTCATTTTTAATTATTATTTTTAAATATCAGATATAGTAATTTCTGATGTTGCACAATATGGACTATGTATAGTTAGTTCTTCAAATACTTCATTACCTAGTCCGTCAAGTAATATATCACCTGTTCTATGTTCATAAATAACATCACCGTTTTCATCTAATACTATATCACCGTTTTCATCTATTTTTAAAATATCTTGATGATAATAACTATATTTTTTTTCAGTTAAACCACTAACAAATATAGACTGTACTTTATTGTGTATAAATGATAAGATATCAGAGCCGTCAGTTGTTCTATTATATGGTAAATCATACACTGGTCTGAACATAAATCCATTAATATCTAAAGAATTTTTTTCTAAATCTTCAATATACTTTGATTTTGATGCATATACAACACCTATAACTCGTATATTATCTGATTTAAGATTCATATTATATAGCAATCTAAGGTATATTTGTTCTAAAGTAATACCTTTATAATTCATTTGTTTTGTTATTATTAACCCCATATTTATTTTTTATTTTTTAAAATATCTATTTCTTCTTTCAATTCTTTTATACTTTTTATCAAAAATGGTATAATTTGTTCATAATTAACAGTTTTATACATTTCATCTTCAGGTTTTCCCAACAAATTATGTTCTTTAACTATTTCTGGTAAAACTTTTTCAACATCTTGTGCTATTAAACCATAAACAGTTCCTATTGATGATTTCTTAGGGTCTTTCCATGTAAAAGATACTGGATTTAATTGGTCAATAATTGATAAACCACTGTCAATATTTTTAACATTTTCTTTTAATCTATTATCTGAAGGAACAGTACTTGAATATGCAATAATATCACTTTCAGCGTGGAATACCCCTGCACTTGTAAATCTAAAATAATCAGTACTGGATGCAAAAGTTATACCTATATATCCAGATGCTGCAAATAAACCATATCCAGTATAACTGGCAAATGAAAAAGATGGTGCTGATGAAGAACCATTAGCCCCTATAAATTTAGTGCTATATGTATTCGAAAATAATCTTGTACTACTACCCAATGCATATGTATTTGTGCTTTCTGGTGTAATAGTACCGCCTAATGATATTGCATCTAAAGTAGATGTGCCATTTACTGTTAAGCCAGCAAATGTTGGTGAACTTGATGTTAAAACCGCTTGGTTTAAATAAGTCGCAAATTGATTACCATCCCATAAATCAGCGTCCAGACCAGAACTGCTACCATCATTAGCTTCTGTCCATATTTTGTACCAAGAACTTGCTGATGGTGAAGCACCACCACTTATAGTTCTCGTATACAAATACCCAGCATTTGTGTAATCAGAAATTATCTGTGTACTATAATTATATGTTGATGTGTTAGAAGTATGTGCCATTGTTAAACACCAAAACCAGTTAGCATTGGGTGTCCAAGCAGCCCCATTAACTTCCCAAAACCCAGATTTATATTGAGGTAATTCTAATAAGTTTTGAGTAGCATTTGCAGTATTACTACCACTACCATTACTACCATATATAAATTTAGATGGTGCAACTGATAAGTTATTTATAGAAGTTGATAATGAACTATCGGCTGAACTTACAGTTGAATTAGTTGTAGAAATAGCCGTTGATAATGATGTGTCTGCACTGCTTCTTGTTGAGTTTGCAGTAGAAATAGCCGTTGATAGTGATGTATCGACAGAGCCTCTTGTTGAAATTTCACTTGATAAAGCTGTTGATAGTGAGGTTACACCAGTGACATTGATATTAGCGATAGCAGTACTTAGTGATGTATCACCAGTATCGACATAATTTCTATGAACAATATCATTACTACCTGTTATAGCATAAGTAGAATTATATGTCATTTTACCATAAACCGTTCCACCAGATATATTTAAGTAGTAGCCATCTGCGTTCAAGGTTGTCTGATTTTTCCAAGTACCACCAGTATACACTAATATGTCACCTGCTGATAATGATGTTATCGTGACATCTGTTAATCCAGACAAATAACCACCACTATTAACATTAATTGCAGTTGCTAAAGATGAATCTGCCGAACTTCTTGTCGAGTTTGCAGTGGAAATGGCTGTTGATAAAGATGTGTCTGCACCACTCCTTGTTGAGTTTGCAGTAGATATAGCTGTTGAGAGTGATGTATCAGAAGATGACCTTACTGATTCCTCAGTTGATATTGTAGTTGACAATGTTAATCCAACATAAGATACAACCGCACCCTCAGTAGTTAATGCTGTACTATATGTACCAGACCCCTGTGTATCTATTTCACCTTCAAGTCTTATTAAGTCAATCGTTGGGGAAGTATATGTATCACCTGATAATTGTATGCTATTGGTTATTAAACCCATTTTACATTATTTAATTTTTAGTATATATTAAAATATAAATTTTGTTAATCTACATCTCCATCGGAATAAAGTCTAATTATACCACCACTGGAATTCCCATTATAGTGATTATATGCACCAAGAATTATTATTTTATTATCACTTTGTATCGACATACCAGTGGTTTGACCATCAAATCCACTTCCAACATTAAATGTACTATCATATGTACCATCATTATTTAGCCTTGCTATATTATTAATAGGTGTTACATCATAATATGATAAAAATCCAGATATAATATATTTGTCGTCATTTTGTTTTACAATATTCCACGCAGTACCATCAAAACTATAACCACTATTAAAACTACTATCAATACTACCATCACTGTTTAATCTTTTAATATAATAATTATTATAAATCACCACAATTTTATCATCATTTTGAACCACCATATCTAAAGCTCCATATGTAGAACCTGTATAAAATGAAGTATCAAAAGTACCATTTGTGTTTAGTCGGGCTAATCCATAACAAGTATATCCACTGTATGTGGAAAATGTGCCACCAACTAATATTTTACCTGTTGATTGTAGTCCGATTGAAAATACTGTACCATCAAACCCAGTTCCAATAGTAAAACCACTATCGAGACTACCGTCTGTATTTAATCTTACAAATCTATTTCGTGTAGTACCACTATATGAGGTAAATTCTCCACCAACTAATATTTTATTATCTGTTTGTAGTTTTATTTCTTCTACTATTGGAAAAGAACCCCCTGAAAAACCACTATCAATAGTAAAACCACTATCAATACTACCATTTGAATTTAATCTAATTATTCTGTTTCGAGTAGTACCACTATATGAGGTAAATTCTCCACCAACTAATATCTTACCATCACTTTGAATTTCTAACGCATATGCTGATGGATATGTACCACCTATACCACTACCTATTACAAATGTATCATCTATACCACCATTTGAATTCAATCTTATAATACCATTATAGGTGACACCACTATATTGTGTAAATCCACCAGAAACTATTATTTTATTGTCAGTTTGTAACATAACTTTATACGGTGAACCAGTAAATCCATCACCTGAGAAAAATGTGTGGTCTTTTATTTGGATGTATTTTGATAATATTCTTTTATTACTACCACTTAATAATCTATTATTATGACTTAATAATATATTACCCATTATTAAACCATTTTATTTTTATAGGTATACACGCCACTATTACATCTTTGAAATTCTAACTCACCATTTATATTTATAAACCATCTCCAAGAATTTTCAGTAAATGGTGTTCCTAAATAATAATAACTTGAAGCGTCTATGATTGTTGAACCTGTTACACTCAGATTTGCACCATCAAATTTCAAGTTTGATTCTCCAATTATACCATTTACTGTACCATTAGATGTTAATAATCTATCATCACCATAATTAGTAATATTTGTCCCGCCAGATATATTATTTATAGCAGTACTCAACGAGGTGTCAGTAGATGTTCGGACAGAAGTTTCTGATGATATAGCTGTTGATAATGAGGTGTCGGCTGAACTTCTTGTCGAATTCGATGTCGAAATAGCAGTAGATAATGAAGTGTCAGCAGAGCCTCTTGTTGATAATTCAGTAGAAATCCCAGTACTTAATGATGTATCAAATGATGTTCTTGATGAAATTTCAGATGATAAAGCACTTGATATTCCAGTCACTGTTATGTAATCAATATTAGTTAAATGGTAATATTGCCCAGATGTACCACCTTGTAATCCAGATAATGTGTTGTGGTCAGTACCAGAACCACTCCCAACAGTTGTTGTAGTAGAAATGTTTATTCTAATTGGTGTGGCAGACAAACGACATTTACCTTTAGAACCATATGAGTTTGAAGTTTCCCATGTGAGTTGATATGCTATTATAGATTCAGCAATCGGTAAACCAGTCCAGTCAAAAGTTAATGGATTTTCAGCTTGTGCCAGTGCTAACGATGAGAACTGGCCTCGACCTGATACTATTGAAAATCTTGCTGTTAAATTCTGGTCTGTGAATAATAAATAAGTATTATAAAAATTATTTGCTGAACCAGCCGTCATTGTACCATTATTATCATATTCAACAAAACCAATAGTCGTATATTTAAACGGAACTTCAGAAGGTTGCCATGTCCAACCAGTAGTACTGGTTCTATAATATATATTGTACGCATTTGTTGTACCATTAGGTCTTGTAAGACCAGAAAGAACTTGTATTAAATCTTCATCTGCTATTGTTGTTTCACTTACACCTAATGTATTATCTGCGTCAGTAGCTGATTGTACAGTCGGGCCAGTTAATACACCACCACTAACGAATCGTGTTCCAGATGTTTCATGTAAATACTTATGCATTCTTCTATCTATAAGAACTGAATGTCGTTCTTCAGCCATGTGGTATTTTGGAGTATTTGAATTATTCCATCTTATAGTAGCAACTGGTAATTTCAAATCAGTTAAAGTCCACCCTGTTGTTGATTGTATTATAGTTCCATCAGTTGAATCTAATGTAATAAAATATGTACCTGTTGCTGGCGGTGTACCTGGTAGCGTGACCGTTTTATTACCACTAATTGTATACTTTAACCCACCTCTATAATATGACCAACCACTACCCGTATCAGCTAATGTGAATGTGTATGTTGTATCATTAAATGATATTGAAGTTTCATTATTATTTAAAAATCCACAACGATTAATATCAACCCAAGGTTGTAAAGTAGCTGTTGATAATGATGTATCGGCTGAACCTCTTGTTGATATTTCAGTTGAAATTGTTGTTGTTAAAGATGTGTCGGCTGAACCTCTTGTTGATATTTCAGTTGAAATTGTTGTTGTTAAAGATGTATCAGCAGAACTTCTTGTAGAGGCTTCACCAGAAATTGCAGTTGATAATGATGTATCGGCTGAACCTCTCGTAGAAGCTTCAGTTGAAATAGCAGTTGATAACGATGTATCAGCAGTCCCCCTTGTAGAAGTCTCAGTTGAAATTGTTGTTGAAAGCGAAGTTTCAGTAGATATCCTTGATGATAATGAAGTTGATAATGATGTGTCGGCTGAACCTCTCGTAGAAGCCTCAGTTGAAACGGCTGTTGATAATGAAGTATCTGTTGATATTCTTGTTGAAATAGCAGTTGATAATGATGTATCGGCTGAACCTCTTGTTGATATTTCAGTTGAAACGGCTGTTGAAAGAGAGGTTTCAGTAGATATCCTTGATGATAATGAAGTTGATAATGAAGTGTCGGCTAAACCTCTTGTTGATATTTCAGTTGAAACGGCTGTCGATAATGATGTGTCAGCAGTTGCTCTCGTAGAAGTCTCAGTTGAAATTGTTGTTGATAATGAAGTATCTGAACTTCCTCTTACAGAAATTTCAGATGAAATTGCTGTTGATAATGATGTGATGCCAGTTACAATCATCCCTTCAACATAAGCTGCCTCATTTATATATATTGATTTAGGCATTTAAAACATATTATTTTTTATTTATATATTAATAATCTTTTTTAAATTAGTTAATACGTTATAATATAATTTATGTATCTTTTAGCGTTATTAGTTGAACTAATTTTTGCATTTTCCATCCAATATATTTTCTCTTTTTGATTCCAAGGGGTATTAGACCCAGAGCCTGTATAATCCAGACCATTTGATAAGAAATTGACCTGTGCTTCAGTTAAGTCCCACGCATTACCACCATATGTACCCAAACTACCAAGTTGTTCTGTTGTACCCGATACAGTGTCACCTATACCTGAAATATTAATAGAAAAATTAACATAAGTGAAATATTTTTTATTAACAAACAAATAATCTATAAAGGCATTAGAACCAGTCACACCAGTATTACCATTTATATAAAAATTGCTAATACCACTATATAAAGTGACACCCGACAAAGTTCCTTGTATATTACAATTATCTACTCTAAAATCGAAAGCTCTGTTTATTAAATTAAAATCCGTATTAATATTCGATGATATTTCTGAATTTGAAGCAATTAAAGTATAAACATTATAATGTTTTAATGCACCTGATAAGCCAGTATTATCTAAAAATAAATTTGTTGTACCACTAATAATCCATGATGTAGTATCACCAGATAAATTTGGGTTGTTCCTTATATCTAAGGATGTAGTAACCCCTGTCCCACCGTACCATGAAGAAATATCACAATTGAGAGAACAATTGCGAATTGCGAAACTCTGAATTTTATGAGCTGGAAAATTTCCCATATCACTTGATATGGGTGTATATGCTAAATCTAAAGCTTGCATATTTTTATTTATAATGAAATTATCAATATTACCCGTCATACCACTTAAATAACCTAATGTTAAATAAATTAAATTATTTGTATTGAATACACCTTCATCAAAATCTATATAAATATCATTCATACTTAAATAAAAGTATATTAGAGATGTTGGTAAAACCGTACCTGTAATATTACCATATAAATTATTATTATATAACTGCAAATTAGTTATTGCTGAATTAAAAGTTAAACCAGATATATAACCAGTGATATTTAAATTCCCATAAAGAAATAGTGAGGTGGTAGCCGATGGTATTGTAAAGTCATGTATATTACCTGTTAATTTATTGCTTGATAAATTGATGGAGAAACTATTTGGTAATGTTATATTATTAATGTCATCTATTAAATTACCATTATTTGTTAATGAAAAGTATGTAACACCAGTTGGAAATGTGATTCCAGTCACTGATGTTAAAGAGGTCATATTATTAATATTGAATGAATTTAGATTTGTATTTGAATAATTAAGTGGCACTCGTGTAACTTGATATAAACCTGATATTTGGATATCTTTTAATGTATCTGGTAAGACCCAATTAGATAAATCACCACTTATTATACCATTTGATGAATTAGAATCATGTATTAATATTGATGTACATTTTGTATCACTAAAATCCCAGTTTGTAAGGTCTCCTGTTATATAATAACCACTTATAAATGTAAAAAGAGTTAACCCAGTACTAAATATCCAGTTTGTCACATCACCAGTTATTAGATTGGAAGTAATTGGTTTGTTATAATAGAAATAATTCAATTTTGATACATCAATTGTAGATAAATTACCTGTTACCAAACTACTTCCATTCAAAAAAAACGATTCAAGATTTACATTATTAAATAAGTTGTTTATGTTACAGTTCAAAGTATTAACATTATTGAGTGATATTTTTCTTAAATTGCTAAATGGTATATTAGATACATTACCTGTAACTGGACAAGAATTCAGCGATAAATCTTCTAAATTTACTATATTGTTTATAGTATTTATATTCCCAGTTATTGTACTATCATATATGTGAAAATATTTTAATCTACTTGGAAATGTTTTATAACTTATATTATTACTAAATGAACTATGTTGGAATTCTAATGTTTCCAAGTTCGGGAATTGATTCATAAAATCAAACAAATCACCAGTATCGTAATTACTATCTGATGTTGTTTTAAATGTTATTACAGAATTTAAATTACCAAATGTGTAAACTTTTTTTGAACTGCTTTCACTGGTAGGTGATATCAATTGGTCAAAGTTTGTAACATTTGATGTATAAACTATTTTCACCATCCCAGTAGGTTTTTCAAAATAAAATTTAAATGGATTAGTAGCTGTAACACCACTTAGCGTGATTGTATACCTGTAATAATATGATTGGGTTGAAGCCAAATAAGAATTTATTACAGTTGATTTAAGTATATACCCATCCTTATTTTTTAATATAGTATCATCCTTATTCTTAATCATAATAATTTATATATTTTTAAAAGATATATCCCTCTACTAATAAATGCGCTGATAATGGATTTACATTCGTAGATGCCGAGGACACCCTAAAATATACAACACTACCAGATGACTGTGTTACTGCATTTTGAGTTACTTCTAACTCATATGTTTCATTCGTTAACACATCGTTAATAACCAATGAAGGTGATAAATTATTATAAGAAGAATTATTATTACCAACACTTATAGTAAATGCTGTTGGTGAAGCGTCATTCAATATTATTAATTTAAATCTATTAAACAATACTCTTTTACCTGTTGGAATAGTTAATATAGCAGTATTACCAATAGATTTTAGATTAATATTTTGAACGAATATAAAATTTTGCAAAGTTGTAAATACATCAAAATCCGTTTTAAATACAGTATGAGTTGGGTAAGCATATTTTTGACCAATATAAGTTATTCCACTTTCGGTACTAACCCATTCATCAACTACATCTATTTCTTGTACAATGTTATTTGTCGAACCAATCCATGTTTTACCACTTGTTAATGGTCTATTGTATGATTCTTTAACCCAATAATTACCAGTTTTATTATATCTAAGAAATACATCTTCAAGACTTAAATTAACATTTATAGCAATACTTCCACTATCGTAGAAATTATCAAAAGTATAGTTAAATGTTCCATCATTTTGTGGTTCGGGTCTATACCACTGGCTATCTGCTAAACCACTTGGAACTGACGAATTTTTAGTAATATTACCCAAAAATCCCCCACCAGCACCAGTTAACCCAGAGTTAACCCATTGCGAACCATTATAAACTAAATATTGTCCACCTGACAAAGATGATAACGTAACATCAGTTAAACTATCAAGATTAGTAGAAATAGATATACCAGAATTAACCCATTGTGAACCATTATAAGTCAATATTTGAGTTGAAGACGGTGTTGTTATTGTAACGTCTGATAATCCATCTAAATTCAAGTTTGTTGATAAAACACCACTACCATTAATAGACAATCCAGTGCCAACCATTATAGCACCTAATGAAACTGCACTGGCCATCGGTAAGTCACCTGGGCTGATGGTTGTTGAAGCGTTTTTATATGTGATATTAGCCCACTGAACAGTTAAATTAACATTTGTCCACGTTGCAGAATTAATATAAATTGTTGTATTTACAGTGTTTGATAATCTCATATTTACCGTAACCGATACTGTTTCACCAGAGGTCACTGAAATAGTTTTATATGGTGTTATTTCATTTCCAGTCACAGTTGTACCTAAATTAACTTCGGCTGTTGTAGTACCAGTATTAGTGATATATACCATACCAAGTGTCTGTCCTGATACTAATATACCTAAATCTCTGTTTGAAGTGACACCAGTGTAAGAATATAGGTTAGCTAATGTAGAATTTGTAATATAATTGTTATCAATAATAAATTGGCCATTACCGTTTATTAAAATACCATCCGAACCCGTAATATAAGACGCAGAATTAAAAATGTGTGTGTGCGAATTAGTTGACACAGAATTTGTAGAACCAGTATTTATATCAGATGGTGTACCAAGAGTTACTGAACCAGATGATGTAATAGTTGAAAAATTCATACCATTACCTGCTGAAATAGAAGTCACTGAACCAGTAGACGCAGTACCATATGTTATTTGACCTGTTGATGTGTTATAAAATAAAACATTTGATTGGCTCGATGATGGTAATCCAGATATGTAAGTATTACCTGTAACAGCCAACGAACCATTCACATTTAAACGTGAATTAACAAAAGTCAAATTAGAGCTTGTGTATATTTGTTTTGTATCGTTATTCCAAAATGTGATACCACTTGAAATAGGTGAGTCTTCTCTTGTAGCAACAGCTTGTAACGAACCTATTTCACCAACCCTGAATGTATCATAAGTTTCATTGAATATAAATTGGTAATTTGTTAATGAACCTCTTTCAACTTCGATACCAGCTATAATCGAAGTGACACCAGAGCCAGTTTCACCGCTATTTATCAAAATCAAATTATCAGAAACCTGCATATTTTGGGTGTTAATAGTAACAGTAGTACCAGAAACATATAAATTACCCAGAATATTTAGATTACCATTTAATAACATTTGACTCCCGTCAAAAGTTAAATTAGATTCAGCAACCATCCCTTTTTGTGTACCATCAGATGTTAGTAACCTATCATCACCATAATTTGAAATGACCGTTCCACCAGAAGCACTAACTAAACTGTCAATATAATATTTATTTACAATATCATTAGTATTAGTGAATGACAACCCAGTAGCTGAATACCTCATAATATCACCGATAGATATTTTAGCACCAGAATCAACAGTTGTGTAAATATAAACTGAACCTAATTGTTTATCCTCTATGTATGTAGCACCTGGTATAGAATCCACGTATGAACCACTGTTTATTTTAACATTACCAGCTATTACCCCACCCACTCGTGATAGTCCACCTTCAAGTATTAAATCACCGCCTGAATTATCGCTCACACCACCTGATATAATTGTAGTACCACCTGATAAAACACCATCACCAGCTCTGAATACAGCAGCACCACCAATACTATTACCGCCACCAGCAATAATATTAATCCATCCCCCATCACCAGTTGTATTCTCAGCTCTCATCATAATACTATCACCATGATTAGCTGTCCTTGGCGTGTCATCCCCAAATAATGATATAAATGGGCCAATTAATAATGCTCCATAATTTTCAACATCAAAATTATAATATGATTGCAATGCTTGTATACTTCTACTATCTGGTGTATCATAAAATTTTATTTTACTTGAACCACTTAAACTAACAATAGAATTATTAAATGATAACGTATTTGTAGTTGAATTAAATGTCATACCAGTGTTGGCATTTATGCCATTTGCCGTACCATCAGATGTTAATATTCTATTAAGTCCATAATTTGTTATAGGAGTACCACCGCTAACAACCGATATAGCTGTGCTTAAAGATGTATCAGCAGAACTTCTTGTAGAAATTTCAGATGAAATAGCAGATGATAGTGAGGTGTCTGCACTTTCTCTTATTGATATCTCTGACGAAATAGCTGTCGATAGTGAAGTATTAGCAGATGTCATACCAGAAGTATACCCAGTCACAAAACCTTTATCCACTAAAGACCTATTTGTATAATTGTTTGAAAAATCAGTAATATATGTTAAACCTGAGAAACCAGTAACACCACTTACAGTAATGTCTGATGTGTTTGACAATATAGTATTACTATTATAACCATTTATATAAATGCTTATGTTTTTTGCTGAATCAAACAAACCATTTGATAATATTGCTGATGCTACATAGGTAGTAGGCACACCAGTTATAGACTGAACTAATACTTTATAGTTTCCATATAATGTTTCAGTGCCGACACCCAAAAATGTAGTTACATTATTTAAATAAATAACAGAAGACGGGGTGAATGTAACGTAACTATTATTTCTAATAGTGATAGCTGTTGTACAGTTATCAAAAACAACAGAACTATTTGCTTGGTTAAATTCGAAATTACCTTGAAAACATTCGATACCAGTTGCCCAATTGTACAAATATAAACCAAATGCTGATGTGGGTGGTATATAAAAACCTTGTGCTGATAAAGACATTGCGATACCAGTTTTAGTACCACTCTTTCTTATCGTTGTATTCCTAAATTGAACTTTAGTATTAGCAGGTGTAAAAGATGATGATGACAATACAAAAGCACAGTTTGTGAAATTATTCCTATAACTTGATTGTACAATACTACCTTGTGTAGCAGTAATTTTAGAATTTTGAAAATCTAATATACCATTATTAATAAATCTAATAGCACCAGAAGGGTTAGTAATATCAATATTGTTGAATATTAAATTCTGGACATATGGAGATGCTATATTTAATGTAAAATTACCATTCGCAATATTAAACGTTGTAGTATTATGAATTATAGATGTACATGAAGTCGCACCGACAACTGAATTAATCGTAGTAGCACTATTATATGCAATTGGAAAAGCTGTTGTCCCATTATACATGAAATAATCTTGGTATTGGTTCACAGTGAACGTTGAACCAGTCACGTTATAAATATAAGGGGTTGAACTGGCTGTTATCGTTAATCCTGAAACATCAGTCACATATTTACCACTGACAGTTATACCAGCATTTCGACCCAAATACATTCTTTTCGTGTATTTATCGGTTTCTATCATATCAACTGTATATGTTCCAGCAGCTACATCAATAGTAATAGTTACACCAGAATTTATTATCGGTCTAATAGATTTGATAGCTTTCAAATAAGTAGCATATGTATTACCAGATGAACCATCACCAGTTGTATCAGAACCTGCGGTTGAAATATAAATAGTTCTTGAAACTGTTTCTTCGGCTGTTAACCCAGAAACAATTGTTTCTAAAGAGGAATCCCCCGAAATTCTATTTGAAATTTCTGAGGATATTGCAGTTGATAATGATGTATCAGCAGAACCTCTTGTTGATATTTCAGTTGAAATTGCTGTTGATAATGATGTGACTCCAGTTGTTGAACCAGTTAATAAACTATCAACATATATTTTAGTAGCAGCATCACCCGAATTAATAGGGGTAGTTAAACTCAAATGTGCTTGCAATATTGTACTATCCTTTATTTGTTTACCATGAAGCTTTTTAGCCATTTTTAAAGATTACTTTTTTACCATTTGTATATATTAAATTATTTATCTTAAATATGAATCTTAACTAAATAAAAATATTTAGTATATATATTTAAAATATAATCCTAATATACCATTAAATAAAAAGAGATGTAAGAATGGATTTATAATTGAAAAATATTATAAGTTGAGTAAATTATTTATGTGAGGGTTTTCTTAACAGAATTGTATATAAATTTTTCCACTTTAATCATCCATCTTTTAAATCGATTTATATGGTAAATAGTGGTAACCCCATTTTTATCATAAATGATAGTAGATTCTATAATTATTTTATATGGAGCTAATATATATCCATCTTTAAAATTTTTAAATTCATTAGGATTAAACGATTTCATTACTTAGCTTCTTTTCTAAATTTTAACATTTGGACTCTTATTCTTTCAATCATAATTTTCTTTAGACTTTCATTTTGGGTGTGATACCAAATCCAACTGTTTGTATATTCAATACTATTTAAATGTAAAGATAAATTATTTATTTCTCTATTTATATATTCAGTATAATTTTCTACAACATCAATTTCTAATCCTAATTTATACCCTATCAAGAGTATAGCTGCTATATTATTTTTATTAGCAGCCGTTGTTGCTTCAAGATACATTTTTAATTTTTCAGTTTTCAGTGAATCACTATCTTCTAATTTATCTGGGTGTGTTAATGTAGTAATCTTTCTATACAATTTTTTGATATCTGGTGGTAATTCAATTTTATTTTTAACTGATTCGAGAACTTCATTAACTACTTCTTCCTTTGACTGTTCGGACGAATCGGAATTAACTTCTTCATTTATTTTATTTTCTTCAACTGGTATATTTTCTTCCACTATTGGTTCATCTTCAATTATTGGTTCATCATTTACTGTAATTTCCTTCATGAATAAATCATTAACATATTCTAACTTTTCATTTTTAAATTCCATTTCTTTTTTAATAGAATCTAATTTATGAATCAACATCTTAACTTCTAATGATTGAATATTAGCCATCTTTATAAAATACAATTTGTTTTTATATATAAAAAAGGAAAGGTTACATATAATGTAACCTTAAATATTTGTGCATCCATCCGTCATTTAAATGTACTATTTAATACAAACCTAACGTTTTAATTTTCATCAATCTAATTTGACGCTTGAATTCTGGGTTATTAACATCTATATCATCACCGTATAATTTAAAATTCTTTTTAAAAGTTTTAAATTTAACATACTGCTCACTCGAAGAACGGAAATTAATAAGTGTCATTTTATTTTCACTTTCATTATAATAATAATAAGAAACTAATGCATATTTTTCTTTATTTTCTTTTACAACTTCCCTGTTTCTCCGAGGGTCAAAGTAACTAACAGAGTTGAAATCTAATGGTGTATCTATATCCCTTAAATAACAAAAAATCAAACCATATTTTTTTCTTATACTATTAGCATAACCTATCATAGAGCCAGTGTATGTATAATATAAACCACTTTGTACACCGTTTACTTTACTATTATTCGAATATGTATATATGAACGAACTATCTGTCGAGTACATTGTAGTCTTTTAATTCTTTTAGTTGTTCCAATAAATCTGGAATTTTAAAATAACTAACCTCATCGTAAACTGAGGTTAAATCTCTGTAACAATTATCAGTAGTTTCCTTTGGATTTACAGTGATTTTAAGCTTGTAAACATCTGAAATCATATTCACCAACTCACTTTTATTAACGGTTCTTGGTGAATATATATGTCTTACACCACACCAATACAAATTATCATATATAATCTGTTTTATTATCTTAGACAATTGGAGACAAGTAACGCCATTCCATTTATGATTTGTAAAACCGAAAACCGATTTCCCTTTATTAGATTTCACCCATTCCAATAACGACCTTTTATTATGTAATTCTTCACCTATAATAGAAGTTCTTATAACAGATGCTTCAACTGGTTCGCCAAGAGATTTAGATTTACCATATAAATCATCTGCATTATGTTTTGATTTCTCATCATAAGAACCTGTAAGACCATCATAAACACAATCAGTACTAATGTGTATAAAATATGCTTCGTGTAGTTTACAAAGTTGAGCCAGATAATGAGGAAATAATGAATTAACCATTATAAAATCGGTATCAGGACTGTCATTCCTTTGTTTAATCATACCAGCACAATTAACTATCACATCATTTTTAGATAAACCAAGAAATAAAAATTTTCTTCTTAAATCTTCATAAGATAGTTTCGTTATATCCATTTCCACCCGTGTTATAGGTGAAACTTTATAATCCGTGAGAGATTCTTTCAAATAAGTATAGACATATTTACCTAACATGCCATTACTACCAAAAACGAACACTTTATTCATGTATAATAATTATTTTTTAATCACCATTAACGATGTGTCAAGAACCCACCCAAAGCCAAAAATTCTTTTAATACGTCTTTCCCTTTTAAATTATCTTGTGAAGTGAATTCTTTAAAATTTACTTTTTTAATATTTTTAAATTTGTAATAATTTTCAATAGCTTCCTGAGTATCAATTTTTATAGTGGGTAAAATAGAGTAATAATCTTCATCAAATTTGTAGGTATTTGGTGATTCATGTTCAGATACTAACATTTCATGTAATTTTTCACCTTCTCTTATTCCAATTTCTTCTATCTCAGTGGTATCATTTCCATAATAATCAATTAATACTTCTGCTAAATCTTGAATATAAAATGATGGCATATTCATAACGAATGTTTCACCCCCATGAGAAAATTCAGATGCTTTAAATAGAAGATGTATGGCTTCAGATAGTGTAAGAAAATATCTGGTCATCCGACTATCAGTGATAGTAACCTTATTGAATTTTTTAATTTGGTCAATAAAAAATGGAACGACTGAACCATTTGAACCAAGGACATTACCACCTCGGACACATACAAATTTGGTGTTAGAATTTAAATTGTTGGCCTGAATGATAAGTTTTTCACCGACAGCCTTGGTCATACCATATAGATTACATGGATTAACAGCTTTATCGGTAGATACATCAATAACTTTCTCAATCCCGTTCTCAATGGCAGCATTTATTAAATTCGTAGTGCCATCTATATTTGTTTTTATAGCTTCTTGTGGTTGATTCTCACAAACAGGTACATGTTTTAATGCTGCCAGATGATACACATAATCAACATTTTTTAAAGTTCTCCTTAACGTTTCATAATCCCTGACATCACCAATAACAAATTTTAATTTTGGATTACGAAATTTACGTTCCATATTTACTTGTGCGAGTTCACCTCTGGAATATATAATAATTTCTTTAGGGTCTTTTTCTAATAATTGTTTTGTTAATTCATTCCCCCAGCTTCCCGAACCCCCAGTGATAAGGACTCTTTTATCTTTAAATAATTCTTCATTAACCATTTCATATTATTATTTTTTATGTTATTTAGTTATTTCATCACCAAATATTTCATCTAATTTTAATTTTCTCAACCCTTTTATATCAAGTTCTTCTATTTTAGAATTTATTTCACATATTAATTCTGGTTGATTATTATATACCCCCAGTTTTTTAAGTGTTTCATTTATGGAATTAATTTTACTTACTAATCCATTATTAAAATCTTGTTTATTCAATTTTTTAAATATATCATTGAATTCTTTTTGAAGTTTCATGAGAGGACTTTCATTAATTTCTTTTTGAAGTTTCATGAGAGGACTTTCATTAAAAATGTTGTTTAATTTGCTATAAATTTCATTTATATTTATAACACTTAAATCTTTTTTATTCATTTTTATTTAATTATTTTTCAATCTCTTTAGAGAATTTATCTAAACATCTTTTACAAATAACTATTACACATTTATTCATCCAATCAATATGAGCGCAATGTTCTTTTTTATCACAAAAATCACATTCATATTTATCACTATCAACAAATAATAATTCATTCATATTCTATATAGTTATTTTAATAAGTTCTGTTTAAAAAATTTTGAGACTTTTTATTTTTTCAGCCCGTTCTATACTATTAATTTTTCTTTTAATGTAAAATATAATTTCTTGGTCATTCATATCATAACCCACACCATATACATTAATTTTAGAACCTGATTGTATATAATACTCAAAAAAATTCAAATGCTTTTTCAATTCTTCCTTATCATTACAATTTATAAAATCAAAATCATTCATAAATTCTCATTTTCAAATATATTTTTTAATTTCTTTTTTCGTTCCAATCTCAATATTTTAATTTTAATATACCTAATACATTCTCCACAATCTAAAGTAATGTTATCTGAAACTGCGAAACTATCCACATTAATCCGTTTCATCATTTCGTATAAATTAAGTTGCTTTTTTAATAATTCAACGTTATCAGTTTCAAAAAAATTTAAATCTATATTATCATCTACATACATTTAATCTAAAAAAATTTTTTCTATTTTTCTTTTTCTAATTTCATTTAATTGTTTAGATTCATTTTCTAATTGCAGAATACGTTCTTCTAATTCGGCAATTTTAGCTCTTAAATTCTCAACATATTCAATAGAATTTGGTTTAGTGTACTGATTTGTATAATCAGATGAATATTCTTCGTTCATATTTAGTCTTCTGTAAATATTTGTTCTATTTTATCTTTTCTAACTTTAGAAATTGCAGGGTTTTCGAGTAAATTTATTCTTTCTTTTAATAAAGCAACTTGACCCATTAAATATTTAAGCTCAGTTTCTAATTGTGAAACGTATTCATAATTAGTATAAGTAGTATTAGAATCACGAACGTAAACACCCGGGCTGATAAACAATTTACCATTCTCTCCATCGAGGTGATTAATAATTAAATTTGAAGACTCCATAAATAATATTTTTATTTTAATTTTTCTTATGAAAAATTCCATTCTCATCTGGTTGTTCACTCCAGTTTCTTTTATCCACTTTGTCTAATTTATTTAAAGCAAAATGTAATAGTTTGTTAAATGAAACATCATCACCATAACGAACTCGGAAAGCGTCTAAAAGAAGAAGTACACAATCTGCCCATTCTTCTTCTTCATTGTCTTTTCCAATGGCTTCTGATAATTCTTGAACTTCCAATTTTAAATGATTAAGCATTCCAGACGGGTCAGTCCGTTTAAAATGTTTTTCAGAAACTCTTATAATTTCTTCTTTTAAATAATCTAACATGTTTGTATTATATTTTTTTTCAAACCCAAAAATTTCTTCCAGTTTAGCTTTTCTTAATTTTGAAGGAGATTCTAATAATTCGATTCGTTTTTCTAAATCATCTATGGCATCTTGTAAATTATTTTTAATATGAGTAATACCATTACCAGCATTTACACTACCACAATTTGCATTAACTAAAACTTTACTAATTAATTTCCCCATATTATTTTTTTATATTTTCACCGAAAATATCATCAAGTTTCTTTTTCCTGATATATTTTTTATCATTAATAAGAAGTATATCTTCGATAGTATTATTTATTTGTGTTATCGTTTCAAACATCTCATTTAAGTTTTTATGCAAACATTTGTGGGATTCACGTTTATTCTTTCTTCTCAGAATCCATTTTGATAGTATTCCCAAAAATTTCTTCAATTTTTTCTTTTCTATTATTATTCAATTCTAAAATTTTTTTATATGGATATTCTTGTGCAGCCCAACCATTTTGAGAATCCTCTACACCATACCAAACCACACAAGTTGCCCTATCTGGTTCATAATATAATCCATTAAATGGACAATTTATATTTATTATAATACCATTTCCATCAGGAGTTTTAACTTTCTGGTATATGTGTAAATGCGACATTTAATCTAAACAATAAGCCTGTTTCATCCAACAACCCTGACAACTCATTTCTTCAGGTTTTGTTATACCTATATATCTATGCATAAGTAATTCTTCTTTTGACAGTTTTTTACCACATTCGCAACAAACCACCCCAAATACAAATAGATTTTCATATATTTCTACGGCTGGTAAATCATCGTCATTTCTATGTATTAAATCATTCATATTATTTTTTATTTTTGAGTTCTGAACATTTTTCATAGTTTTCATTTTTTGTATAATATTCTATCAAATTTTGTCGAAAGGATTCATCATTGAAAAAAGGATGTTCTTCATTATATGATATTACATCAGTAATTGTTAATTTAAAATACTTGTCTCTGTTGTATTTTAATTCTTCATTTTCAGCTAAAAAATTAATAAGGTCGATATCACTAATAATTATATCCCGTAACTGATTTATAAAAGAAAAAATTTTATTATGTAAATCGATATAACCAACGCTTATTTTAGTTAATTCGTTATTCTTTCTAAAAATATTTGACATTTCTCTCTTTTTAGTTTCATAATCATAACTATTAAGCAAATCCAAATTTGATTTTATTTTCTTGGCATTTTCAAGAGTGAAATATTGTAATAATTTCAATAATTCATGAAGTCTTAAATTCACAATACTCTTGTAATCCATAGTAAACTATTTTAACATTTTTTTTAAAATGTAATCGGTCATCTGGTTTTTTTGTGTCGGTGTAATAATTTGTTCTACCAACATCTCATCCAATGAACGACAAAATAGAGTTACATACCATTGTTGGTCTTCTGTTAACTCTGAAAAAACACTTTTAACATCCATGTCTACTAAATAATATTTTTATAACTTTATCAGAAACATTATCAACATTATAATCTTCAATGTCAGTCCAGTCTCTTTTCATAAACTTAATTGTATTATATGCGTCCATCATATTTCTATAATTCATACCAGTTAAAATAGTAGAACCATTTTCGATAGTTTCTTGTCTTTCAGTGGTATTTCTTATTGTGATGGACGGTACTTTAAATATTTGTGTTTCCTCTTGAACAGTACCAGAGTCAGTTACAACACAATATGCATTCTTTTCCAATTTAACGAAATCAAAAAATCCAAAAGGTTCAGAAAGTATTACATTATTATCAAAATTTAAATCTAAATGATTTAATTTTGATTTAGTTCTTGGATGAACCGAGAAAACAACTTTTCTATCCTTGGTTATTTCATTTAAAAAATTATAAAGCTCAACTAAATTCTCATTATTATCAACATTTTCACTTCTATGAGCAGTGACCAACACGTATTCTTTATATTTTAATTTTAATTTTTCAATAATCATACTATCTCGTATTCCATCTTGATATTCATCTAAAACTTCATAGATTGGGTTGCCTATTTTAAAAATAAAATTTTTATGATACCCTTCAGATAAAAGATTTTGTTTACTATTTTCTGTATAAGGAAGATTAACTTTTGAAAAAGAATCGATGATTCTTCTATTAGTTTCTTCTGGGACACGGCTGTCAAAACATCTGTTACCAGCTTCCATATGATATACTGGTATCCCCCGTTTAGCTGCCAACATCGCAAGCAAACCCGTATTAGTATCACCGAGAATTAATACTTTATCTGGATTTTCTTGATTAAGAACGTTTTCGAATTTTTCAATTCCTTTAGATAAAAATTCACCAACTGATTTAGCTTCTAAATCACTAAAATAATAACTTGGTGAAAACATATCCAATTCTCCAAAGAAAACCTTACTTAATTGGTAATCAAAATTTTGATTTGAATATACAACAACATGATTTTTACCAAGTATATGATTAAGTTTTTTAATTATTACAGAAAGTCTTATAATTTCTGGTCGAGTCCCAAGGAGTGTTAATATTTTCATCCGAATAAAGTCTTTCTATTTATAGAAAAGTTCGAATGAAAAGTTTAATTTATTAATAATGATATTTTATATTGTTTTTAATAAGAAAAAATAATAATTATTCACCAGCTTTTACTTGTAACATTTTCTTTTCGTATTCATCAATATTTTCTTTTGATATCCATTCTGGTTTTATTTCAAGTTCATTCCAGAGTTTTCTCATTTCAGATATTTGACCTTCAACTGAACCAGCCCATAAATGTTTTTCAGCACCATTACCATGACCAAGGAAATAATCACAGTCTTGTTGAAGCCTACTAAGCATCATATATGTATATCTGGTTGAATCTTCAGATTCATTAAATTTAGTATAAGATAATATTTTCATAATATTAATATTGATTTTATTTTATATATTAAATATTATAATATATTTTTCATAATCAATGTCAATGTTTTTAACACATTAAAAAATTCTTCTTTTGTCATTTTTATAACGTATTTATATCTTCTATCTCATCTATACGATTAATAATTCTTATATCTGGAAAAGGTATGATATAAGTAAAATCATAATTATTTATAAGTTTAGAAATTATCATTTTTGAATAGTTCCACGCAAATATGACTATATAATCTGTATTAATATTTAATTTATCGCTACTAAGTATGGGGATATTATTTATATACCTACCATATCTTTCAGGTGATTCATCAATTATATAATCAATAAGAGTATTGTCAATATTATTGAAATTACATAACATATTTGCACGACCAGATGCTCCATATCCAGCAATGTTATAACCTTTATTTTTAATACCAATCAAACATTTATATAATTCGTGTTGGTGAATTAGCACTCTATTTTTAAAATCATCGTAATATTTTGGTGTATCAACACCCAATAATTTTTCTTTTTCTAAAACTTGAACTATTTTTTCATTTACAGGCTCAACTTTATTAAATACAATAACCCTGATACTACCAGAATGTAATGGTATTTCATCAACATTAACAATAGTCATATTATTCATATCAAATAAATATTTCAGAGCTGTCACTGTATAATAATAAATATGTTCATGATAAACATTATCATATTGTAATTCCTCAATTATATTTTTACCATAATGAACTTCAAAAATAAAACATCCATCTTCTTTCAATGCATAATGAATACCTTTAACAACTGATTGTATATCATCAACATGAGCGAAAGTATTTGAAGCTGTAATTAAATCAAAACTATTTTTTACACAATATTTTTGAGCATTTTCAAAATTGAAATAGTCATGTATTATATCACACCCTCTGTCTATTGCTATCTTAGAAACATTGTCTGATGGTTCAAATCCTTTAGCAAGTATTCCAGAATCATTAAGTGGTTTTAATAAAACACCATCATTAGAACCTATTTCCAATACTTTGGAATTAGAGTTTAAATTAAAATATTCTATTAAATATTTAGAATATTCATTAAAATGTTTCTGTAAAGAAACTGATGATAAATACCTATAATCTTTAAACAAATAATCAGCTTCGACAATACTATTAGATTGAAGTAAATGACAAGTAGGACAATATAATAAACTAAGCTCATAGGTTTTTATATTATTTAATTGGTCTTCTTTAGGAAAAAAACCTGCTAATGAAACTTCACCATAATTTAATACCGTAACAAATTCTTCTCCACCACAAATTGCACATTTAGTTCTTTTCTTGTATTCACTCATCCTATATTTATTATTTTTTAACGAACAGTAAATCGTTGTGTGTACCATCCCAATATGGAAAATCTGTAATATTATAACCTGTTATATTATCTACATAATCATAATTATTTTTAGTCATGAAAGAAAAAATTTCATTTTTATTATTTTCATACACTTCTATTAAAATATATTGAGGACTATAAATATTAAAATTCAGTCCTTTTAAGACTTCCATCTCATACCCTTCCACATCTAAACTAAATAAATCTATGTTACTTATATTTAACTCTTTCAATATAGATGTCAATGTTCTACATTCCACTTTTGTCTGGGGCTGTCTTTTTAATCTGTCACCATTAACACTTGACATACATGAACCATCAAAATCTCCGTATATTTCTTTAATATTATCAGAAGAAACTAAAGCACAATTATAAAAAAAATTATTTTTAGAACGATTCTTAATACATTCATCAAAAGCTTTTATTGATGGTTCTATTAATATTCCATTCCAATTTAATTTTTCCAATTCATATGTATAACTATAAAATACACCATCATTTGCACCACATTCTATATAGAATCCGTCTCTGTGGTTTATGTATTTAAATAAATTTTTTATAAAATGCTCCATAATTATCAAATTGTTTTTGGATACTTTAACATAATATAATCACTACATTTCAAATTATACCTTTCCCAATAATCGTAGTAATGGGTTTCATCATCTTTTATTTTTATTTGTTTCCAAATTTTTTTAATACAATTAAAATATATATTTAATACCCCCTGTTCGTTTGTTTTTGAATTGATATATTTATAAGATAATTCTATCAAATCTGTTTTAGTATTGTCAGTTATTATATTAGTATCATATAATAAGATACCAGATTGGAAATAATCTATATTTAAATCATATTCTTCATTTAATTCATTATATAAATCTTTAAAATAAAAATAATCAAATTGCACATTTAATTTCCAATCATACATAGGATACGCATCAGAATGTGCCAATAAAACATTTGTACAATCTAATGATATTATTTTATCAATAGGTTTAAAAATTTTCATACCACTATCTACATATAAACATTTTTTCCACTGTTTAAAATATACGTCAAAACAATGAATTTTATGCCATTGAAATATTTTATTTACCTCTCTACCATCAAGGCTTATGGGTTTATATCTTAATTCTTTGATTATATCACTTCTATCAAATTCTGGAAAATATTTTATAATTGTATTATAATTTTCTACATTCTTAATATTATTATCATCTTTCAAATCATCACCAATTAATAATACCACATCTTTTTCATACAGTCCTATTTTCCTGATTTGATTTATCGTATCTAAAGCTTTTTCTAAATACGGCTTATTAGTCATTAATATAATACAATAATCACTCATGTGTGTGTTTTCTTTTTATCATTTCATGAAGTTTTTTCATTATTCTAATATCATCCATTCTATCATGACAACGGCATCTATAATAAAATTGTGTAAAATCTATTTTATCTTCTGTTAAATTAAAAAAATCAATATTATCCCAAGTACCCAATGTTTCTTTTGTCATTTCAAATAAGGATATTTTTAAATCGTGCATTAAAAAACCTAATGCAACATCGTCAGGTAATTCATGATGTATATTTTGTTTATATTTTGAAACCATTTCAACAACGTCTTTTGATAAAAAATATACCCCAGCACCTACCCACAACCCATTAACAAATATGGGGTTGGCACAATAAAAATTAGTTCTCGGTTTATTTTCTATAAACTTTTTCAGATTATATAAATCAATATATGACGACTCATTTGTTCTAAATATATAATCAAATGTTTTATTATTCAACACCCATTCAAACACAGAAACTGTTTTCCTCCCAATATTAGATACAGTTTCTTCAACAGGACAATATATATTTTCATTTTCTTGATATAATTTATCAGAATTTCCGTAATAATAAAATATTTCAATGTCGTTATCATTTTCAGAAAAACAAGTTTTTTTTATCGTTTCATTTAAAATATTATATTTGGTATTATTAGAAGATAAAACTAATACTATTATTTTCATTCAAATTATTTATTTTTTATAGCTAAACACCAAGTTATAATAGGGCATTTCACGTCATTATATCCAGCACGAGTAGAATAAGTATAATCTGACCATAATTTATCGTGCATTTGTCTAAAATACTCCTTATTACCCCATTGTCCAATTTTAAGTATATCAAATCCAGCCAATTTAACCATTGCGCCTAAACCAACAGGTGTAATACCAGTATAAAAATGAAATGGTGTTGAATGTGGCACATTGTCTGCTGGAACATTTGTATAAAAAATTCCACCAATTTTCAAATGATTATAAATATTTTTTATGGCTAAAATAGGATTATATAAATGTTCAATTGTTTGATTCGTCATTGCAAAATCAAAATCTTTTTTGTCTAAATCAATTTTATGTAAATCATATTTTTCATTTTCTTCATAATTAAAATTATGAAGATTATTATATTTCATATATTCATATTCTGGGTCGCTATCTCCGTTGAATGATAAAACATCATTAAAAGTTTTATTATATTCTAACATATATTCTCTAAATTCGAGCAAAGCTATGATTCGGGGAAAATCTTTCCCTTCCCATTTCCATTGTTTATTATTATATTGAAGTGGTAGAGGAACGTATTTATTAGTATATTCTATTGTGTAATTTATTTTAACATAGTTGTTATAAATATCATTAATATCATTATTACTTAACATAATTTATTTAATTTATTTATTATTTGATTTGAACACCCAGCGAAACTAAAGTATTCTTTATATATTATTTCACCATTGGTTCTATATTTTTTTATATCATTTTCTGTTTTAGAACAAAGTATTGTTTTAATATTTTCGATTTCATTTTCAGAAATTAATATTCCAATATCATTAAAATCGAATTCACCAATCCAAGGTATCCAAGGTTTATCATATACATAAACTGGAATTGAACCATGTTGTAGTGATTCACAAATTCTAAATGATGTTGCACCATACCCCCTCGGACATAATGAAAAAACACTTCTTTCTAATATATCAATGAAAACATTATATCCGACCCTTTCTTTTAATATGAATTCATTTTCATATAAAAATTTTATTTTTTCCCGAATAAAATGTCTACCATTAATCACTCCGACAAAACTGCAAAAAATATCACGCTCTCTATTTTTATTTATATGAGGATTGACATTACAATTCAACGGTATTGGATAACCAATGTTTTTTTCTGGTACGACTTTTTTACCACCACCGCCCTGACCAAATACAAATAAATCCACATGTTCTATATTTTGAAGAATACCATCATCATATTGAACAATGGTAAAATATTTTTTAGATGTATCAAGACTATTTAAAAACAATTGAATATCGTTCATATCAGTATTACCATAATCCCGACTGATATACAAATTCGTCCAAAGAATCGGTAAATAAAAATATTCAGTTTCTATTTTGTTTTTTATAAAATAATCTAAAAAATATTCTTCAAATACCTTTTTATTATATGGTGGATATTCATGATTTGTTTTAACTATAAACTTTGATGGAACATCAACTATATTCATTACATATTTCTTATTTTTTCAAATATTTTTGTTGTTGATAATTGACATTCATTAGTGTGAGTTATATACCAACTATTATTGTGGACACGATGAATATATGATAAATCGGGTACTACCTCAATTTTAAATCCCTCCATTAACCACAGATATGAAAAATATAAAGCATCATTAATGCTCAGTTCATTATCGATTTCTTTATTTTTTAAAATTTTTAAATAATTATTTCTATTGACAAAATAATTTCCAGTATTTAAAAGTGCATCGAATAATTCTATATGTATAAAATTCTTCAAGGTATTTTTATTTATATCTAATCCAGTGAAGTTTTTATAATTAAGAGAAATTGTATTTTTAGCTGTGTTTTGATATAAGATTTCTGGACAATATAATATATCATCTTTCGCATCTATTCTTTTAATAATATTAATATAAGAATCATCAATAATGTTATCTGAATCCAATAAAATGACCCAATCATTTTTACAATGTTCTACTGTTATTGTTTTATTTAATAATGGCTTAAAATTTCTTTCGTTTCGAAATATTTTAATTTTCGTATTGTTTAATTTATCAATTTCATTTTTAAGAGTATCATAATAAGTTTGAATAGAATTATCATCTATAATTACAATTTCTTCAATAAAATCGTTATCTAACACTTGGTTAAAAGATTCTAATGTTAATAAATGTCTATTATATGTTGGTATTGCTAATGATATCATAATCTTTTATTTATTTTTAATATAAAGTGCATCACCCCAAGTACCACCAGCCCAAAATGTTTCAACTCTTTTGAAGTTGTAATGTTTTAATAGAAATTCATCCAATTCATCTTCTAATACACAATCTTTATATAAGTTAGCTCTATTTATTTCAGTCATTATAATATCTATTGTATTCAATGATTTTATAGCACCTTTAAAAACTTCTAATTCATATCCTTGAACATCAATATTAATAAAATTAAAATCATTTCGATTGTATGGTATATTATCCAGTTTATCAATTTCAACTTCAATTTTATCATTAAATTTAATATTTGGGTATTGTGTTACATGTAACATGGGTTCTAATAAAGATGATGATTGGCTTTCATTATCATATTCAACATACATATCAGCTTTTCCAATTTTATTACCAAGTGCTTTATTGACAAATATTGCATTATTTTCACCAACATATTGTTTTAATTTTTCAAATGTATGAGGTAAAGGCTCAAAAAACATAACATTTTTAATATTAGCTTTTTTATAAGCATCCATTTCCCTACCAAAGTGTGCGCCAATATGAAGAACACCTTTTAAATTCAGATTATATTTTTTTATTAAATTTTCAAGATTAAGTAACATTTTTTTTATTTTTATTTTTAAAAATCAAATCTATTTCCTGATGACATGCATTATTTTTTAAACCATCAATATTTTCTAAACTAATAATAAATCCGTCTAAAAACTTTTTATTAAGTTCTCTCACATCAATAATACCATGATAGTTTGGATTATTTGTTTGAACTTTATTACAAGGGTTATTTATAATTATCGATTTATCATAACAAATCATTTTTGGTAAATTTATTGGTCTAATAGCCATATTACCTTCAAATGAATTAGGGTTTGTATAAGGTAAATTTAATACATAGGGAAATATCTGATTCGTTCTGAAAATATGTCCATCTACGGACATTGGATAACCATAATCTCCACTTTCACCTTTCCACAAATAAATATTATTATCTAAGAACATTGGATTAACCATATTTGTTTTAGATGCATATGAATGTGTTAAATCTGGTTGTAATCTTAAACTTCTACATAATATTTCATTATCTTGTTCAAATATTTCTTTTTGTTTATCATCAAAATCTATCGTGTTTTTAAATATTATATCATCAACAAAAAATACAGTGAATGCATCATATTGATTTATTAAATTTATTAAATCTGATTTGAAATTTTCTTCTTTTTTCCACAATATATCTCCGTTTGATTCACTTATTAATTTTTCGTAACCGTTTTTAAATTTATCATCAGAATATGTGTATAAAATTTTTATCCAATATTTATCTGGATTTTTAACATATATATTGAAGCTTCTAATGAATAACTCCAATTGCATTGCTCTATCTTTACTAAAAACTATAATATTCATTATATTTTATTTATTTCAGTGTACGGAGTCTTACTTCTTATTTCTGCTGCAATTTCTAATTGTAAATTAGTATTTACATGCATCTCATTTAAAATATTCATGTCATTATACACATACAACACTTTATCAATAAATAAAAGATGATTCTTACCAGCCATTTCAATTATAGGATACATATATGCAGCATCACCAGCCATCTTATAATATTCTCCATTAAAATCCCTTAAATCATCTTTGTTTATTAAATCGAATAATTTCTTTTTAACTGTTCGAAGATGGGATGCATACCAAGCACCACTTCTTCTATATGTTTGTGTATCTGGTATCGGTTTACAAAATTTACCGTATGTTCCACTGAAAGGAATAAAATTTCCATATGTCATATAAATATTTTCATTTTGGTAAGAGTTATTCAGATATTCGAAAACTGAATTATCATACAAAAAATCGTCCCCATCGACAGTAACTAAAATATCTTCTTTATTAAAAGAAAAGAATTCAATACCTTTTATAAAAGTTGCCAGAGGTGAACCGACTCTGATATGATTCTGACATACATTAAAAGAATTACCAAATTCAGCATGAACTTTATTAATTACTTCATAGGTTTTATCAGTTGAACAATCATCTATTACAACCAATTCAAAATTTTTGTAAGTTTGATTTAGTATAGATTTTAAACATTTTTCAATGAATGGTTCAGCATTATAAACAGGTACTATTACAATAAATTTATTTTTCATTTTATTTTAAAATATTTTTACACAACTTACAAAACGTTGTATTATAATCCACATAATTTTTTTCATTCAGAGTATTATTAAACATCTGTGACATTGGATGCCCACCAAACCAATGATACCCGATAGATTCTTTTGAAAATTTATTGATATCAACCCCATATTGATTATTATATTCTATCATCGTCCAGTCGAAATTGTAGACAGTTTCATTTTTTAAATTGAAAATATTTAATTCTGGATGTTTTTGTAGTATTTTATCTATGATGTATGGGTTCTGACGATTAGTTCCGTATATACTATAAATTAAATCAACACCAAATGATTGATAGTTATCATACTTTTCTATGTCTAAAGCATGGTCTAATATATCCTTATAAAAAGAATTACCACTTTCCGCACCCAAGAATCCGATAGTAATAAACCCTGTGTCTTGATGAATTAGTGTATCAGTATTATTTTCTATTAATTGTTTATAAAATTTATCAATTGGCCTAAAGAATAAAATGTCCATATCGGCATATATTCCACCATTAGAAAATAATTCATAATATCTGAATATATCACTCTCATGTACAGGTGATAAATCCTTAACCTTGTTTTTAACATCATCTGGTAAATTTATTTTTTGAACTTTTATGTTTAATTCTTCAACCTGTGATAAATAGTTTACCCCTTTATAATTAGAGAAATCTTGTTCTTCTCTACCGTACCACTTATTCTTATTCTTATTGTCGGAAATATAAAGAGTTATGTCCCAATCTGGGTTAAATTGTCTAAATGAAAACAGTGTCATATATCTCATCCAAGATAAATCAGAACCCGACCAATAAAAAAAAATTCTTTTAGGTATCATTATAAATCCTGTATTTTAATTTTATTTTCTTTCAATGTATAGTTGATAAAAATATCTCGATTTTTATTGAATAAATTTATCTTAGAACTATAATTAGTATTACCATGATATTGATGAATGACGAATGGTTCATCAACCATTTTTATATTCATTTTTTTTCTTTTTATTCGAACCAAAAATTCATTATCATCGAAAGCTATTCCATTTGCAAATCGTTCATCAAATCCACCCAAATCAAATAAATCTTTTTTAGTTATAGCTGAACAAAAATGCAACTGATGAGGTCTATACTTTGAATGATTATACCACGCTGTTTCTCCGTCTCTATTTATACCTCTATTAATCATAGGTTCAATATAATATTTTATTTTAAGTATATTAAATTCATTTTTAGAAACATAACTAATTTTAGAAGTTAGTTTTTCATCAACAGAATAACACCCGAAATTTAAATAAACATTATCTTTAATATTTTCAGTAATATTTTTTAATAGGTCACCCATGTGGACACATTCTGGATTCTGTATGATAACAACTTCACCAGTAACCAATTTAAATCCTTTATTAAATGGAAGACTTGGATTTGTCCACCATTTATCTTTTTTTTCTATCCTTAATAATTTTATATCTAAATCAAATTTATCGATAAAATCTTCAATCCTTTGGTCATCTGTTGATGCATCATCAACTACTATAAGTTCTAAATCCTTCTTCAATGATGATTTTTCAATAGATTTTAATGTGTTGAAGAATAATTGTTTCCTATTATAATAAGCAGTAACTAATGATATTTTCATTATTGAACTTAAATTTTTATTATTTATTCACACAACCGAGTTCTGTGATAAAATATATAGTTAATATGATAATTTTTGTTTAATAATCGAATAAAATTTTTTATAGTTTTAAATTAAATTTATCAATATCATAATTAGCTGGTATACCAATCATTTTAACTTTTACATTATCCTCGTGGACGTTCAGCAACACTTTTAAATCGTCAATAACCACACCACTATAAACTTCACCAAGTTTTGAGTGATTATATTTATATGGTATACAAATGAAATCCTCTTTTTTCTCCATAACAGAAATAAATCCACTGGTTTTAGAAACATTCCAAATTCTTTTTTCATTAGTCAGTAAATTAAATATATTCATTTTTTTAATATCATAATAATATGGTGCTTCTTCTATAATATTTTTTTGAAGTATATCAACAAAATCATCACTTAAACAATTATCACTATCTATTCTTGTAACTAAAACATAATCTTCATCGATTAATTTATATAATTCAGGTACAATATCATTGAAAATATTTTCTAATCCAACTTCTTCAGTCTTTATAGTATATTCATTTTCAATCATACCTTCGGGTTCATAACCCCAGAGAGTTACAAATTTAAAATTCTTATTTGTTTGAGCCTGAATTGATGCTCTTAATGTATTATTAAGAATGGTTTTACGGTTATTTAACCATTTTTCATCTTTAGAATGTTCAGTCCATCGGATATTTATTCTGCTTACTATTAAATGTGTAAAATTCATATTAAAAAATTCTTTTTTAAAATTCGATATATGAGTTTGTTTCTATATCAATTTTTATATTTTCATTTGTATTATAAACTCTAATTTGAGATTTATAATTGTTTCTTAATTCACTATTAAAATTGGTTTCTTTTCTTTTTGTTAGACTATTATTATGAATTCTTCTATAAAATAAATAAGTTCCAGTTTCTTTTATTCTAACAAAATTCTGTATTCTTTTTAAGAGTTCTGTATCGGCTGCACACTTCCAACCTTTATATCCACCAGCTATATTAAATACTTTTTTTCTATAAAAAACCACACCATCTGGATATTTCAATTTATCAACATTACTAATCTTTTCATTAATATTCGTTGTGAAATTGTAACATGAGAATCTTAACAAATCACAATCATTAGATTTTTCGACAATCTCTTTTATCATATTCGGCATCATAACATCATCACTATCAAATCGAATAATATTATCAAATTTTGCCATACGTATTAAAGTATTTGAAGTAATATATGTACCCATATTACTATTCATCATAAATATTCTCAAATTTCTATAATATGGCCTAATATCTATTAATTTTTTCAAAGTTGCATGACAATCATCAAACCCAACTAAAATTTCATAATTATTATGGTCATTAAAATATGTTTGGTTTTCAATAGAATCCAAACATTCTTCAATATAATCTTGTGTTTGGTATGCTGTTATAATAATTGATAATGGTTTTTTAGAATTTATATTGAAAAAATTATTGAAAATCTTTTTTGATTTAGTTAAAAAATTTTCTTCTTTTACTAATATATCATCTTTATAATTTATATTTTCTTCAACATTTTCTTCAACATTTTTAACTACATTATTTATTTCAACTCTATAATTATTTTCAGTTGTGTCTTTTATAATTCCTTCACCAAATGTATTTGTAGAATTTATTTTATCTATTAACTTTTCTTTTGTAAATTGTCGATAGTTGTTAGCCATCATTCTATTTGTTTTAACGTGGTCATAATAATCTGGAGATGATAGTGGGTGATATAAATGAATGCAATATTGGTTATCCATTCTTATTGTGTTATATCCCAGTATTTTTATTTTACTATCTAAAATATCATCTTCATGTCCATACCCAAAACATTCCTCATCATAGCCTTTAATTTCAATAAATTTGTCACGTTTCATTAAAAATACACCACCAGTTACAACATATGATTGAACTTCTTTTTCAATATTATCACTCAACCGTTCGAAACCTTCTTCTATCATTCTGTCGGTTTCCATTTCATCATAATAATAAATCTTTTTATATGGGTCAATTACATCAAAATCTTTAACGTTTAATGCGTTTAAAAAGAAATCTTTTGGTAAGATGATGTCAGCATCACAAAAAACCAAAACTTCATATTTAGCATTTAAAGCTCCGATATTATAACCAAGTCCTTTATTGAAAACTCCATCATTATAAAGAAATAATTTCTTTATATTTTTATTTTTTTTAATTTTAACACGTTCCTCTATATCTTGTTCTATTAATATTATTTCAAATTTTTCAAAACCAAAATTTAAAACATAATCAATAACTGCTTCTAAGTCTTTTTTTCTATATCCATCATTTTCTCTATATGATATTATATAAGAAAATCCTACTTCATTAGATATTTTAGTTAATTTTTTATCCATTATTTAACATATATTTTATTTTCTAAGTCGTCAAATAATATTTTAACCAATATGTCTTCACGACCTTCTCTATTATAAATTTGATATACACTCTTACCACGTTCGAAGTTATTATCAACTAATTTTCTTAAAATTAACTCAACTATATCTTTTCGTGTTGATAAAATAAAACCATCTTTTTGTTCAAAGGCAAAATAATCTGCTTTGCCATATAACCACCCAGAATAACCTTTAATACCTTTTAATTCAATCCATGTTATTTCAAATGAAGGTTTAGCATCATTTCTATCATCTTTCTTGGCAGCTTTTACCTCAATTTTTTTAATATCACCATCTTTTTCGACAGTATAATCGAAATGATTATATTTATCATCTTTATAATCAGTCTTATTTACCGTAAAACCATTATTTTTAAATAATTGTACAAATTTTTCTTCTGCTAATTCACCAGCTCGTTTTTCTGCTTCAAACATTTTTGTTTTTGTTTATATTTATCTTCTGCAATTTTAATGAGGTCATCATGTATAATTTCATGTTTTAAAGTTTTTATATCTTCAATTGGAACTAATACAATAACATCTATTCTACCACGTCTTCGATACCATTTATATATTCTTTCTAAAGCTGTTTTATTTTTAATTATATCATATTCACTGTCACTAAAACCATAAAAATCATTTATATCCACATCATTATCTTTAATCATATCTTCTACAAGTTTTTTAACATCAGCTCTACCAACCATTAAAAAACCATCTATTATTTCAAATGCAATCTTATCAGATTTTCCATTAATCCAGCCTATATTACCATTCACATTATAAAATTCAATCCATGTATAATCAAATGATATCCCACCCTTTCTTGTTATACCTTTTATCGATTTTACTTCAATTTTTTCAATTCTTTTACTTCCATTTATTAGTTGCCCAATTCTAAAATCAAAATGGTCTTCTATATCTTCCTTAATAGATGATTTATTTATTTTTAAGTCGGTTTTAAACAACTTAAACAACCTAAAAAATCTCTTTTGTACAATAAATCCATTTTTTTTAGATTTTGGATATTTTTTAAATGTATTCATAATAATCTTTTTTGATAACCTAAGAATTCTTCCAATTCCCAGTTAATGTTTTCATTTATAAATTTCAATGATTCATCATCAATTTGTTTTTCAAATTTTGGAATAGAACTATAAGAGGTTCTTCTATTAGTTTTGTATATTAAATATTCTTCTGATATAGTGTTCATCACCTCAATTAAATCTGAACATATATCTTCATATCTAATATATTTAATATTGGGAACAATGTTTTTTAAATTAATAAAATATTGATTCTTTAAATTTCTCAATTCAATTACATTGGATATGTTTAATAATGTATGAGGATTCCTTTCAAAAAACATTTCTTTTTTTTGATATAATCCGTTTTCTTTATTTAAGATTTTATCATGCATACTTACCCAAGGCAATTTAATAAATTCATTTAAAGATTTATTCATTAATGAAATGTGAGCATGATGTGGGTTTTCTTGCATAGACTTAACCCAGTCATACGGATTCCTACTTAATACAATAAAAAGATATTCATTTAAATTAGCTGTATCAATACTATAAATGTTCGGGAAAAAATGTTTCCAACCTAATGTAAACACATACTGATTAATGACTAAATATTGTTTAATCGATTCTTCGAACCATTTTGAACCAGTGTGTCGCTCGGCATAAAGTTGAATATATTTTATTTTTTGCTTATTCATGTTTTAAAGTAAAAATTATTATAGACTTTATAATCTGACACACCTCTGTCAAAAATAGCTTGATTTTTATAAAATAACTCTAAAGTGTGTTTTTTTTCATCTTCGGGTGTTAATGCATTAAAATGATAAACACTATCGTGCCACTGGTGAATAACATATGGTGAATTTATAATTATTATATTTAAATCCAATAATCTGATTCTTCTTAATATTTCATTATCATCGAACGCAACCCCATCTTTATATTCTTCATCAAATCCACCAATTTTATATAAATTATTGGTAGTTATTGCAGCAGCAAAGTGATACCCTTTTGGATTTATTACAGAATGATTATACCAACCATTAGAACATGCATGTGGTGGCTGACAATTATTATACACTAATTTGTTATAATTATTAACATTATATTCTTTTTCTCCAATAGAATAACATGCATATGGTATATAATTTTCATCAGTTAAATTTATATCAACATCGGATAATACATCACCCATGTGATAACATTCTGGATTCTGGAAAAGAATTTTATTATATTGCACATGATTAAATCCTATATTATATGGGACACATGAACAAGTCCATTTCTTCTGTTCTTTTTTAATATTAAAAATACGAAACTTCAGTTTATTAAATAAAGATGGTAAATCGTCTATTGAATGTTGTTCTAAACTATTATCATTAATGATAACAATTTCTAATTTCGACCTATCATATTTAGTTTCGTTAATAGAATTTAAAGTTCTAATTAATTGCTCTCTCCTGTTATGATATGCCATAACTATTGATATACCATCAATATTTTTCATTTCTAATATTTTTTTATTAGTGTTTTTAACAAATTATTATATATGCTTATATTTATTTCATTATCAGCATCATAAGAGAAAATTGTTTTTTTATTTCTTTCATTATATTCTTCCAGATTCTTGTCGTGATTTTCCAAAATCCATATTAATTTATCAGTAGCATTTTTACCATTAAACCCCTCATAATAATATCCAACATTTTTACACATGTGGGCGTTATGTAATATAGCGTGTCCAAGGTAAGCCACATCCAAATAAAAATAATTCAAAGGATTATCCCATTGGTGACTGACGACTATATCAGCATAATCGGCTAAAAATTCAACGGTTGAAAATCTATCCTCGAATGTTGCCTTATGGTCTTTAACAATACTTAAATGATTCATGTATTCCACAAAAACTTTATGTTTTCGAATATTAAATGTATTAGTAACAAATAATTTCTCTATTAATTCTGGTCTTTGTTCATATACATCATCAACAATCAAAATCGGATACATAGCATACTTCAAAACATCTTGATTAGGTTCAAGTATTGCTATGGATTTAGGTGTGTTTTTTGGTGTGTAACGAGGGTTATTTTTTAATGATGATGCTAATTCATCAATTAAAAAAGAATCCCATATAAACGGAACAGATTTTACATTTTTATTTTTATGAAATCTATTGAAATAATATTTATTTTGTTCAAAAACCTGTGGTACACACCATATTTCATCGTAATCTGGATTACACCATATTATAGAACTTCCAACATCTTGATTAAATAAAACATTTTCCATTCTAATAACATATTCATTACCACATTTGTACGAAACTATTTTTGTTTTTCTTTTCTTTAAGTATGTAGTCATAGATTGGTCAATCTGTCCACCGAGAGATATTAATATATCAATATCATCTTTTACATCCGAAATATGATGTACTGGAAATTCTTTTGTATCAAATGCGAATTGAGTAAATTCTTTACTTGTTGTATTAGCGAAAAATACGTTATATTTCCCAATGTTTTTAAGAAGTTTAGCTAAATATAAACCATTTAGTTTGATGCCATTTATCCATAAACCTTCATTATTACTTCTAACACCTAATGTGATAGCAATATTCTTCATTGTTGCAGTTGCCATTCAAATAATATTTTTATTTTTTAAAATAAACACCAATAGTATTATTGCTCCAATTTTTTTGTAAATTCGGATACCTTCTAACCATTATTTCTTCTGTTAAATCATCTTGAATGTGGTCTTCGTTTTTATTTTCGAGACCGAATTGTTTCATAAGAAATGGTACACTAATTATTAGTTGTTTACATTTATCATATAATTTGTTTATGAGATTTTGTGCATCTTCAATAGTCAAATGTTCTAAAATATCACCCATTATGATTATATCATAATAATCGAAATTAAAATCTATTATATTTGTTGTATAAACTTTTCTATATTTTGTTTTTAATTTATATTTTTTTATGTATGGTTCATAAATTTCAACAGCATCGATATTTTCATATTCACTAAGAATATTAGAATACGTCCCACAACCAGCACCAACATCTAATATGGTAACACCAGTGTTAAAATTACTTAATATATAATCCTTTATTTCTGACTTAAAAGCACCAAAACTTGTAGGAACAAAATTCGATGCTATGGATTTAGTATTAACCAGATTACATATTAGTTCATCATATTTTTTTATAACATCAATATTATCGGTAGAATATCTATCTAATACTTTTTGATTTTTTTCATCATATTCTTCAAGATGATTATCGTGTTCGGTTAAAGCATATAATAATTGTTTTTTTCCTTCTGTCACATTAAACCCTTCATAGTAATATCCACAATCTTTACATAAATGAGCATTATGTACTAATGGATAACCTAAATATATAGCATCCAGATAGGCATAATTTAAAGCATTTTCCCATTGATGAGATACCACTACATCAGTATGTTCAGTTAAAAACCATGTAATTGGGAATCTATTTTCAAATGTGGTCTTTTTATCTTGAACTATTGTCAAATGATTCATAATAGAAGTTAATTCTTTAGTCAATCTAACTTTTTGGGTGTTTGTTACTTTAACACTATGAAATAGTTCTGGGTGTTCCCTATATGCATCTTCTATAATTAACATCGGATACATTAAAAATTTATAAACATTTATATTGGGTTCGAATATTGAAATTTTTTTACTTAGTTTACTCGGTATGTAATAAGGATTTTTTCCCTGTTTTTTTAATTCATCTATATGGCTATTTAAAAATAAAGGATTCCACACAAAAGGTATAGTGATTGTCTCAGCATTGTGTAAAACTCTCCAGTAATGATGGTTTGTATTTTCCATTTGAGGTATATTCCATATTTGGTCTACCTCTGGGTAATCTTTTACAATATCTTGGCGATTAAATATGATATTTTCCATACTAATCACATATTCGTTACCACATTTATATGGAACTACTTTACATCCTCTATTTCTTAAATATTCTGTTGTTGGTTTATCGATTGAACCACCTAAAGGAAATATAATATCTAATTTATCTTTTATATCATTAAATTGGACTGTTTTATATTCTATCAAATCCCACCCCAATATATTTGTAATATTAATATTACTCGTGTTGACAAGATATACGTTATAATTTTGAGTAGAATTTTGAAACGTTTTTGCCAAAAAAATCGCATTCTGTAATATACCATTAGTCCATACACTTTGATTTTCTTCATGTAAAAAAATTGTTATCCCAATATTTAATTTTGAATTCATAAATAAAAAACTATATTTTTAGATATATATCAAAATGAATTGGGTTTCTTCTAATATTTAAACAAAAAAAGAGTGTCCTTTCGAACACTCTTTTTTTATTGACCTAACTTAATATTATGTAGTTACTACATATTTAATTTTAACGTCATCAGTTGTTTCGATTGCGAATCCAGCTTCTACACCATCAAAATATAATGGTGTACCAGCAGATGTTGGAGTAACACCGTTTGTATGGAATACAGCAGGTGAACCTTGTGCATATTCGAATGTATATTCGATACCGTTTAAAAATACTATAACAGTAGATTCATCAATTACACCCCCAGTTACACCATGTGCAAAAGCAGTACCAATATTTACAGCAGTTGTAGAACCACTAATTGCTGGTGATAATAACTGTTCAAAATAACTTGGAGCTTGAATATTACTGATTGCAGTTTCTAAAGATGTGTCAGCAGTACCTCTTGTTGATGCTTCAGTTGAAACAGCAGTTGAAATACCAGTTGCTAATGAAGTGTCAGCACTGCCTCTTGTTGATGCCTCAGTTGAAATAGCTGTTGATAATGATGTGTCAGCAGTACCTCTTGTTGATGCTTCAGTTGAAACAGCAGTTGAAATACCAGTTGCTAATGAAGTGTCAGCACTGCCTCTTGAAGAAATTTCACCTGATAAAGCGGTTGATAATGAATCTACGCCAGCAGTTGAACCAGATGTCAAAGAAGCTATTTGTGTACTTAACGATGTGTCGGCTGAACTTCTTATTGAAGCTTCACCAGAAATAGCAGTTGTTATTGATGTGTCAGCAGACCCTCTTGTTGATGCTTCAGTTGAAATAGCTGTTGATAATGATGTGTCAGCAGACCCTCTTGTAGATGTTTCAGATGATAAGGCAGTTGATAACGATGTATCTGATGAGTTATTAGCTGAAATAGCAGTTGATAATGACGTGTCAGCACTACCTCTTGTTGATGTTTCAGTTGAAACAGCAGTTGATAATGATGTATCAGCAGTACCTCTTGTTGATGTTTCAGTTGAAATAGCTGTTGATAATGAAGTGTCAGCAGTACCTCTTGTTGATGCTTCGGTTGAAACAGCAGTACTTAATGAAGTAGCAGCAGATGTATTACCAGAAATAGCAGTTGCTAATGATGTATCAGCACTGCCTCTTGTAGATGTTTCGGTTGAAACAGCAGTACTTAATGAAGTAGTAGCAGATGCGTTACCAGAAATAGCTGTTGATAATGATGTGTCAGCAGTACCTCTTGTTGATGCTTCAGTTGAAATAGCTGTTGATAATGATGTATCTGATGAATTATTTGATGATATTTCAGATGATAACGCAGTTGACAATGATGTTACATTACCCTGATTATTTGATATTTGAGTGATAACAGATGAAGCAACCCTTACACCAGAAGAAGTTTTACTTAGAGTACCACCATCTAATTCAAGTGAGAAAACAGTACCAGTAAGGTCTAATCCTTCACCGTCTGTACTATATGTACCAGGCGAAGAAATCTTTACCCATCCTTGTGTATCAACGTTAACTACAATTTCTGTTTCTGGTACAGCATCAGTAGTAGCTAAAACCCAACCAGTTTTTCCATTAACTGTTCCATTTTCAACAAATACAAAGTCACCAGTAGAAACTTCGTTAGTTGGAGTACCATCAAAATCAAATGGTCTTATCCAAGCACCAGCCTTAACCTGCCATACACCATTAGATGGGTTTTGGTCAGTTGCACCTGCACCACCTTGATTTGTTAAAAGTACTCTATCATCTACTGATAATAAAAAATCATCAATAGTTGTTGTACCAGTTAATACTGTTGTACCAGTAGCCACAGCATGAACTGGTAAATGGGGTACTAATCCACCTGCAACTGCATCAACGTAAGCTTTGTTAACAGCTTGATTGTCAGCCGTTGGTGAACCAGATATTATCACATTATATGTTGACATATCCAAATCACCTTGAACTACAACATTACCAGTTGCACCTTTTATAGTAACTGTTTGTTGTGCGATTTGTTTTCCTTTTAATAATTGAGCCATATTAAAATCATATTATTTTTTGTATTATTTATTACATAATTTGATATTATATATTAAATAAAAAAATAGATTTTTTTTTTATAAAATGTGTATAAAAAATAATATTCAGAAATATGATTATAAAGGAGTAAAAACTGATAATTTGGGTGGTCGGATTATGAAATCACTGAAAGCTACAATATCATAAAATTTTAAATCAATTTCGTCTAAATCATCAACCCACACATCTTCAGGTTTCATATTATTTGGTTTATTAGCATAAGCTATCACGTCACCCTTAACATGGAGTATATTTTTTTCTACTAAAGAAGGATATATTCTAACATCACTTTTTGCATAAAGATTACCTTCTATTAAATATGTATTATCAGATATTTTTTTCATGTTTTTAGGATTTAATTATATTAAATATACACTTTTCATATTCTTCAATAATGTTTTCATTATCAATAGAGTAAATATTTAATATGTTATCACATTGGTCATTGTATTTATTGACAAAACTTTGATGTTTTGTTATGGCCTGTAATAATTTATTACTTCCCTCAGATAAATTAAATTCTGGATAATAATATAAAGTGTTTATTTTAGGAGAATTATGTACTAACGGGAATTTAGTATATAAACAATCAAAATATGTATTACTTAAATCATTTTCAAATTGATTAGATACAACTATATCTGTATAATTACTCAGAATAAATGGTGTTGTATATCTTTCTTCAAATGTTATTTTATTATCCTGTTTTAATTTTAATGTGTTAACAAATGATAAAAATCTTGGATTTTTATAAAATTTATAAGAATTTAATACTCTGACCTTATCTATAAGTTCGGGTCTTAAATTGTATAACTTCTCAACCAATAATATAGAATGAAGTGAATTTTTTAAAATAGTATTATTTTCTTCGAATATGGTTATATCGACACCCCCTCTATTTTTCCTATTATATTTGACATCACTATATTGTAGTTTGACATCATTATCAATCATACTTTCTTCATATTTCTTAATGAAAAAATTATCCCATATATAAGGCAAGAATTTAACTTCCTTTTTATAAAGATTTTCTAAATAATATTTATTTAATTTTTCATTATTAGAGAACGACCATATTTCGTCATAATCATCGTATGCTATAATACTTTTTTTATTCTCAAAAAGAATGTCTTCCGAATCAGAAATAAAAGCATTTTCAATTTTAAATAATACAATTTTTGTTTTACATAATTTTAATACGGTAAAATACTCATTAGATAATTTTTTACCCATTTCTATGAACAAATCAAAATGTATATCATTTACTGGGTCTACAAACTCAACATTTTTAAATAAATCTGGAATGTCAGTATCCAAAGTATCAATTGGCACACCAAAATTTACAATATATGTATTTACATCTGGTATTTTTTTTAATAGAAAATAGAGAAAAAAAATTTTTTGAATTTCACCATCTGACCATATATTAAATTTATTATCATTGACTCCGAAAGAAATACCGATATTCATATTTAAATATTTTTTCTTCTATATATTTTATTACATCGGTTTCCTATAAAAAATAAAACAATTTTATATTTATCAACTATAATCAATAAAAAAGGTTTGAATAATGGACACAATTACTCTCGATATTCAGAATAAGAATGAAGCATTAGATTTTCTAATACAAGAAATACGAATTATAAAAATTCAAAATCCACAAATAAATAATATAGTAACTAATAACAAGGTGGTATCTGGATTTGAAAATCTATCACATGAAAGTATTAAAACACATTTTATACCTTCAGATACCACTGATAATAAAACGATAATTCGTAAATTTTTATTAGATGATATCGAAATATCACTTGATACACAAATGGTATATGAAGATGTCAGATTAATATTTAACGAATGTGATAATATTATATTGGAAATGAATATTAACGATATGTATAATAATTTGGGGAGTAAGGGTTAATTTTTAATTATGTTAAGTGTAAGCTTTAAATGAAAAAAGAGGGAAATAATCCCTCTTTTTTTATGTGTATTGAGCTTAACTTGGTCTAAACCAATGAGATATATGAGTATTTAATTACAATTAAATCAATACCCGATTCTATTCCAAACCCACCTTCCGTTGCATCATAAAATAAGGTTGAACCTTGGACGGCAGGGAAAGCATTAAAATAAAATGGCATGTTAGTTTGGCTTGAAGTTGACATACTTATTAAATATTCAACACCGTTAATACTTGCTTGTACTGGAGTTATTGGTTCGTATGTTAAAACTAAACCAGTTGAGCCAGTTGTACCAGTAACTATTGTTGCTGAATATGTTGATTGAATCCAGATTTGTGAACCTCTCAACTCATCATTAACTATTTTTAATGTATAGTTATCAACATTTACGTTTAATTCCTGATTGCCATTATCATTATATGTTAAACCAGAACCAGCAGTCTGAGCAGTAACACCACTTAAATTGTTAATTACAGTTTCTAATGATGTATCACCAGATAATCTATTTGATATTTCAGTTGAAATAGCAGTAGATAAAGAAGTATCATCATAAGTATTACCTGTTATTACATTTGATAATGCAGTAGATAACGAAGTAGTTTCACTACTTAATACCGTAATAGTCGAACTATTTGTTGATATTACAGTTTCTAAAGATGTTAATCCTGTTACAGCGTTCCCAATTGATGTTTCTAATGATGTTGTATAACCAGTTGTAATTTGTAAAGTGTTAGTCGAAATTTCGATAGTCACACCATCAACACTAACGTTTAATTCCTGATTACCATTATCATTATAAGTTAAACCAGAACCAGCAGTCTGAGCAGTAACACCACTTAGATTGTTAATTACTGTTTCTAACGATGTATCACCACCAGCTCTTGTTGATGATTCAGTTGAAATTGCAGTAGACAAAGAAGTATCATCATAGGTATTACCTGTAATGAAATTTGATAATTCTGTTTCTAATGATGTTAAACCTGTTATAGAATTGCTTATAGCAGTTGTTAATGAAGAAACACCAGTACTAATTTCAGTTTCTAAAGATGAAATACTACTTGTTAAGGATTCAGTTGTAGCACTCAACGCAAAAATATCTGTAACCACTGGTGTTGCAAGTCTTAAACCATCAACACTCTGATATAAACCAGAATTATAATTATGAAAAGTAGTACCACTAAATTCAGTTTCATTTAATTCAACAGAAAAAATATCACCATTTAATTTAAGTGCATTTCCATCAGCAGTATAAGCTTTACTTGTAGCAAAAATTGTCCAAACCTGACTATCAACACCAACAGTAATATAACCTTGTGAATTTAATGAACTTGAATTACTAATAACCCAAGATGTCGCAACATTAGTTTCACCCGATGTTACAAAAACATAATCGTTCAATGATACTTCACCAAATGGTTGTCCATTAGAATCTTCAGCCCTTACAAGTGTAGTACCACTTACTACATAAACACCGTTTTCATATTCTACGGCTTGATTTTTTATTAATAATCTATCACCTTCGTTAAATGATATTGCACCATCTACATCTGATGGTAAAGTTGTAAATCCAGACGTTGCAGTTGAATATGTTGCATCAGTTTGACCTGTTGTAGCAAATTTAACAGCTTCATGGACATTTAACCCTGCCGTTGAGCCAGATGGTAAACCCAATGCACCAACATATTTATAAAAGGTTATTTGTGGAGGTAAAACGTCTGTAACAGCCGATGGTAATGTACCATAAAACGTTAGAACGCCAGCTTCATTATCTACTAACCAATCACCTTGCCCAAATGGAATAACAGTTGTACCATCACTTTTATATAAAGAATAGTTATATGTACCACCTGTATCAAAATTGAAGGTTATACTATCTTTTAATGATGCGTGATAAAACGCTTTACCAGCAGAACCTGATACATGTGATAGTGCGAGTTTTTCAAAATATTGAACAACACCGTCTATCTGTGCGTTGGTAAGTGTAGGGGCAGGTATTGGTATTTGACTCGCTTCTGCCCATATTTGAGTTGGTAATATTGATGATTTCCCTAATCTGGGTTCTTCAAAAAAGTCCCTCGTTGTTAATGTTTCTGATGCACCCAACGACTTTTTAAAGAGCCTACTTGATTTTTGGTCGGTTGTTAAAGCCATTTTTAATCTATATTATTTTTTGTTTTATCTTTATAATAAATTTTTATACTAAGCTTGTTGCTGTTAAACCAGTAAAAGTTACTCCTGAACCAGTTAAACCTATTCTAACTATAATTGCTCCAGAATATGTTATTGAACCAAAGGTTATTCTTCTTTCAGTAGCAGTTGAAGTACCAACTACGACAGCAGCTACACCATCAGCACCTGAACCCGGGTTGCCACTACCACTATAAGCAGCATCACCATCAACCCAAGATGTAGCACCTGATATTTTTACTTCAACTAATAAGTTAGCTTGACCATAAATAACTGAAATACCAGTTGACCCAATAAAGTTCAATGTAAATGCAGCATTGTTTGTGAATGTACCAAGATTGAAAGTTACCCAACGTGTTCCAGTAGCAGTATCATAATTCGGGCCACCGAATGCAGTATAATCCACAGAAGGATATTGATAAATATTATTTTTCAACATCAATTCATCGAGATATGTATCAACCAATGATTGAGTAGAATCAAAAGTACCACCCCATCCACCAGCAGGGTAAGAACCCGAACCAGAAATTTTACGAGCAGTTTCAACTGAAACTGTATCAACTCTATATGCACTATTTGAATATGTAGTAGTACCACCATAAGTACCAGCAAAGTTTCTACCTCTTACAGTAAAACTGAAAGATGTATCGCTATATTGAGAAGTTAAAACTGTTGCAGTTTTGTTCGTTACAACTCCTGTTTCACCATTTGTTGTTGGTGTAGAATCTGGGTCACCAGTTGAACCACCAACTATCCCAGCATTTAATTGCCATACTGAAGTTGCAGCATAAAAATAACTTGCAACGTTATTGATATCAAAACCGATATCTGTAACAACATCACCAGTTGCTAAAGATGGAACACCACTAATATATCTTGTCATAGTAGGAATAGTAGCAGAAATAGTTCCAATAGTAACAGTTGCAGGTGTATCATAATAATAATTAAATGTTTCGGGTGAATCCGAGCCCGGGTGTGTATAAGTTAATGTGTGTTGTGTAGCACTTGTTGATAAAGCTGGAGTATTATCACCAGCAACTGAAAATGCTGTCACACCAGTCCAGAATCCTTGTTTTCCAGATTGACCATCATATGGGTCAGCAACTGTATATTGTATATATCCAGATGCATTACCTGTACTACCAGAATTTATAACTTCTGTTTCAAGTGTTCCATTTACACTATCACTTAATATGAAAGTTAAAGTGTTTATACCAGTTGGTAATGCTTTAGCAGCATCAGATATACCAACATTGTTTGTTAAACTAATTGTTGGTGTTGATACCACTGTAATATTGGAAACCGCACTACCTGTTGTTAAAGCCCTTGCTGAATATAAAGTTCCACTTAATGTTAAACTTGAAAAAACATTATCCCAGCTATTAGAAGGTGGAGTTGGTGCTAATAGTAATAACACTTCGTTAAATCTATCAACAGCAGTTCCAACAGGAGTATTGGGAGTGAAGTCTGTGAATATACCATCAGTATAAGCACCGTCTTCAGCTTGACCAATAACAGTAGAACCACTCACAGATGTTAGTGCGTTATTAACATATTCCACTGTTGCACCAGATAGTGTGTCACCAGATAATGGAGTAGATAAATTCAATAAATCTTGTGTTATCGTACTTTCAGCTAATTGTTTTCCTTGAATTTTAGGCATTTTTATATTTTTATTTTTTATACTTTATAAAATTTACATTCTTGACTGTATATATTAAACTAAATTTTTATTTTTTTTACCATTTTTATTTTTTCAAATCAAAATATCATATTTATAATTTACGTAATGACTGAAGTCTTTTAAATTGTTTTTTATAGTTGGTAACAATTTTAAAAAATTTCCTAACGTTAAATTATCTTTATTAATTTCAAACTTTTTAATAAATTCCATATCTTCTTTATCTGGTTTACCATACAGTTTTTTTTGTAATTTATTTATGAAATTATCCATACCATTATCAGATTCTATTTCACCTAAATCGTTATTTTTATCATTTTTATATAAAGGGTAAGAAGTTCTTGTAACTGTTATATCTGGTACAAATAACACAAGAATTTTATCTTCTTCATATGAGAAAATATCATCATTTTTAGTGTGATATTTAATCCATAAATTTATTTTTATTGAATATTCATCATCCAACTTGGATTTTTTTATAGGAATTTCTTTTTTAAGATTCAAAAAGAAATTATTATCTTCAAAATGTTCTTTTTCTATTTTATATGTTCTAAATTCTGGAATTTCTTTTAATAATAATTTGTATATTTCTTCAATCATACCAGTGGTATCTATTTTTCCGTGCATGGCATTGTAAATTAAATCATTTAAATACCCAGAATCCTTACCATGATATGAACCATAATTAAATTTATTTTTATATGGTTCTAATTTAACCAAATCTTTTAAAGCATCTTTATTGAAAGTATCGCCAATCTTTCCTCTCAATTCTTCGCTATCATATTGTTCAAATGTTTTGAGATATTTCAATGAGAATATTTTTCTTTTTATATATTAATTAAAAAAATAAAAAAAGGGATGCTGTTTCCAGCACCCCTTTAAGATTTTTATTTATGTTATATTTATTTTATTCTTTCCACATCATTCAAATTCCACATAACATATGCTTTATGTTTTATTGGTGAATTTAAATGTTCTCCACCATCGTATACAATACCTTTATATCCTAAATTTTTCATTTCAGAAATGAAATAATTCCAATCTTTTGGTTCAAAATGAGTATCTTTATTTCTAAAAACACTATTTTCATATAAAAAATTAGCCAGAGTTATATTATTTTTATTTTGATGGTCAGTAATATATGACATAAAATATTTAAAATTATATTTATAGTAATAATGTTTTTTTAAATAATTTTTCATTTTTTCACTTTTCAAATAACGATTAACCATTTTTCTTAAAATGCTAATTATTTCATCTGACATAGGTGTGTTTGCATTGTAACAATTATTTATTACTTCTGGATTAACCGAGAACTCACTAATATGTCCAACGTTTTTTTCTTTACTGACCACTCTCCAGCCTTCATTACCATCATATAAGAAATCGTAATTTTTTCTAACTGTTTTATAATAAGTCAACGCTTTATTTATTAAAATATCATATTTTTTATGAACATCTTCTAATTTTTTAATTCGTTCTTCCATATTGGAATTTGAAATATAACCACCATCCTTAATTTTTTCTTCACGTTCTTCAGGTGTTAATTTATCAGCAAGGTCTTTTCTCATCCAAAATAATTTATCACCCTGTTTATATCTTTCTATTAATTCTTTTCCATAACCAAATTCATAAATACTTAATGTCTTAAAAATATCATATAATTCATCATCGGATATATTTGTACCATTGACTTCATTTAGAAGTTTTTCTATGACAAAACATAATTCAGCATCCCTTTGTTTTTCCGAACTTGGAAAAACCTCTGTGACAACCGAAGAATTATCACCTTTTAATGTATAGGTATATGCTACTCGCTTATTATCTGTTAGATATAAACCAAGACCATAGATAGCAGTAGCTTCAAATTTTTCATAGTTAAAATTATCGATATAGGTGGAATCACCTCGATATAATATAATTTTATTATCGACAGCCTCATTTATAAAAGTGTGAAATTTAGTTATCATTATTTATAAATATTTTACTGGTTGTAATATCTGACTACTTTCAAAAATAACAACATCAATTATTTGTTCATCGTGTAAATCAATCACACCATCACATAAAATATCCTTTGCTATTAATACTGCGCCATTTGTTTCAATAAATTGAATAATACTGTTTTCAACTTTTATAGCATTATTTAGATTCCTCTTTTCACAAGAATCTTTTATTTCTTTTGTCATTTTAAAACCTAAATGTGCTATATTACCAGAAAAAAGTGGGTTTTTTATTACTATATAAGCGGAAGTTATATTCCCAAAATTTTGTTTAGCATAATATTTAGCATCATTTTTACTTCTTGTAAACCAACCAGTTCCTTTAAAATCACCATTACTATATGAACCACCATGATGCATTAATATTGGGTTTCCAAGTGTATCAACAACTTTACTCCCTTCAAAATCTTTTATAAATTGCTGATTTAAAAAAACTTTTTTAGTTTTATTCTCAGTTAAATAATTGATGTATTGATTGAAGTTTTTCATTATAATGTCAAATATATAAAAGTTATTTTATCAGTAAGTGCATTTAAATCGAAACCTGAAACAGGACTATTACCAATATAACTCCAATATAATGAATCTCCAATTGTAACGTTATCAGATGGTTTAGCTGTTGTGCCACCATCAGAACTAAAATAACAATCTTTCGTTTTGACACTATCACCAACCGTAACTTGTATACCATTTACATAAACTGATACATATGAATTGGTTATGGAATTATTTAATAATGTTACACCACAAGCTAAAGTAGAACCAGAATCTGTGGTATTGGCTGGCATATCAATATTAAAATTGGATAACAAACTGGTTAATCCAGTAATACTTTTTAAACTTGTTAAATCAACTATCTGTTGGTTAGTTCCACCAGAATTAAAAATCAAATAATTACTACCAGAATTGAATTCAACTGATGTAAATCCACTATTATCTTTTAACCAACTTAAATCAACAATAGTTTGGTTAGTTCCACCAGAATTAAAAATTAAATGATTTGTTAAATTATCAAATATTGCAGTTGTAAACCCACTTAAATTACTCAGCGAACTTAAATCTAATATTGTCTGAGTTGTTTCACCTGAATTAAAAACCAATTGACTTGTTCCAGAATTAAATTGTGCTGATGTAAATGCATCAGTAGAAGCACCATAATTCCCTGAATATTGGAAAAATGTAGCCTTTATAGCACCCCATCCCATATCAGATGGTGTATATCCTTGTGCAAAGTGAATAACACCTGCATAATAATCAACCGCCCATGCACCTTCTGTCAAGTATATTTCAGTACTGTTACCCCTAAAAAGTCGAACAGTATAACCATTACTTGGGTCATTTGTAGTTGGGTTTGGTATATCAGTTGGTGCAATCCAAGGTCTTATATAGGTAGCACCTGATGTTAATTGTCCACGTTCTAATAAAGGATAAGATGAATCTTTGTATGTACCACCTGAAATATAAGAATAAGCTTGACCATTTGAACCGTAAATCATATCCATTTCTACTTGTTCAAATAGTGTTACTGCTGAATTAACCAATGATTCTGCAACAGCAGTAGAATAATCAGCAGCAAAATATATATTATCTGCCCATACTTCATTTAATGTAACATTGTGAGATGACTTATAGCGAGTTTCATACACTTCTTGTGTACCCTCAGTCATTGTTTTACTTAATGCATGAAAATATGCCAGTTTTCTTTGTTCGTTTGTTGATAATGAACCCATTTAAATTTTTTAATTTTTATTCAGCATTGCTGAAAATGTCACGCAACTTCATATACAATTTATAAAGTTCATTCTTATCAAATGACAATCCATTCGAAGAAATATCCCCATCAACATCCTTAATTAAATTTAAGTAGTATTTATTCTCTGATATTTTTTTTATTTCAAAATCTGACATGATTTATAATATTATTTTTTAAATCCAATTAGCATCTGTTATATCTATCCCACCTATATATTTATTAATTGCAGATGAATTATATATTATTCTCAAATAAATAAATGTTGATGTACCACCAAGTCCTAATGAAAATCTCAATGCACTGTTGTTTGTTGTTCCAACACCAAGTCCAAATTCAGTAACATCAATTCTACATCCAGAACCATTCGACAATACTCCACCTATATATTGAGAATTTAAACTAAACCAACTTGACCCATTATCAATTGAAATATCAAAACGTATAGTCCCCCCTGATAAATCGGATTCAACTAAATTATGGTCTGAGAAAACAATGATACCATTAGACACATTTGCACCATTTGTATCAAATCTTCTGTAATAATATTTATCACCAGATGCAGCAATATAATTCGGTTGTGAACTCATATTTGGATTATAAGCAGTAAAATTATACTTTGGATATACCAATCTATCACCTAATAATTGTAAACCATTTCCACTATCTTGCGATAATAAACTAATAGTACTATCCCAAGATGTTGTTAAATCAGATTGCAATCTTGGATATCCGACAGTGGTTTCACTTCTGAACATTTCTGAATTTCTATCTGAACCATCTACTAATGTATCAATCAAATAATTATATCCTGATGATGTTGCAGTATCAGATAAACCCCAGTCATATACACTTGCTATAATTGTATTTGAATTTAATGAACCCGTACCATTGTTCCAGTTTGTTTGATTAGTTTGGTTAGTCACCCAATTCAATTTATCATAAGTAGCACCTGTATTAGAATGTAAATTAGTCCATGTAGTACCAGAAAATGTATCATAAGAACCACCTAAACCGTGTATGTTTAAATCAGTTGAAATAAATAAATTACTTTCACTTAATACCATTTGTTGGGTAATCGGAAACGATATACTGTTTAAATTATTCACATCAGTAACATGAACATGCCATTGTGTATTTAAAGTGTAGAATTCCACCCCACTAATATGTTTAGTAACAACACTTGTTCCTTCTGCTATTGTTAATACTGATGTATCAAGGTTAGCATTCAGTGTTTCAGAGTCTTTGAATATATTATTTTGAGTAAAAGTATAAGTTCCATCAGCACCATTATCATGTATTATTTCAATACTACGTCTTCCACCAGTAGGTATTTGTATACTAATAGAAACAGTAGCCTTAAATCTATCAGCATCTGGACTCCATCCCGTAACTGTATACATTATACCACCAGTTGAAAACACACCGTCAGCATTTAATGTAATAAGATTTTCAGCTAAAACTGATGTCCCATCAGCATCATATAATCTTGTTCTTAAAGTTGTTGCACTATTAAAAATAGAAAAAGTTTGTGGGGTAGAATATGATGGTGAAACAGAATTTCTTATTGTAGGATGTGTTGAACCAGCAACCCAACTTCCAATTTTAAAAGGGTTACCCTCAGTTGTTGGATTGGAGATATAACGATTTGTTGTTGATATACTTGTTAAAACGGCATCCGTAGTTCCGTCACTTGTATTAAAATGTGAAGAATATGTTGGTGCTGGTATAAAAATATCAACTCTACCTATTCCTTGTTGAGCTAAAACCGATGTACCTATAAAATTTAATACGGTTGCCCCAGAACTAACAAGTACACCTTCATCTTGAATTGATATCGCACCCGTACCACCTGATATAACTAATCCATCAGCATATGCTTTATTTACCACATCATTAGGATTTACAGGTAAAGTATCAGCGTTTATTTGCTTTCCACGTATTTTAGGCATATTATTTTGAAAATTACTTTTGTTTTATATATTAATTTTTAAAACAAAATAATTTTATACGCATATTAAATTAATAATTATTTTTCTTATTTTTGTTTAAAATGATTTAGATGAACGAAGAAATGAATATATTGAGAAATCAAGCTCGTTTAAATTCAAAAGATTTAAACGAATTAGAAAAAAATTATATTCGCAATATAAAGTTGATACATGGTGGTATTGTTGAATTTGAAAATTGGGATAATTTTACTTTTCAATATATAAATAATTCTCATGATAACCCATTAAACGGCATTAGAAATGATTGGAGAGCAAAAGAGACAAATAAAAATTATTTAGGCTTCAGAGGTTGGATTAAAGGTAAATGGACAAAACTTCCAAAAAAGAATTTAAATAATAATTTTTTTAGTGAAACCGATTGCTTTAGTACTCAACTTGGGTTTAATACTGGAACTTTTAATGGTGGTGAAAATTTTTCAGGTGAATTCAGATTATATATGGAAGACTTCCCATTGATTAAAGCTAATATTCTCAATATAGTATCTGAAGATATATTAAAAAAAATATTTAAAACTGATAGAGAATTGAAATTATTTGTTAGGAAAGCTAAATTAGAAACAATATTTGATTTTTAAATTATGTCAAATTTACCAAAAAGTAAAGAAGAAATAGACTGGAAAATATGTCAACGGTGTTGTATGCCAGTTCCAAAAGGTTATAAATTTTGTAGTTGGCAATGTGAATCATTATTTAAGAAAAGAAAATAATATTATTCGAAAAACATAGTTTCTTGTACTATATCACTGTTATCCAATAACTTATTATATAATTCTTCTGATATTTGATATCCACCTTCATACCGTTTAACATTTCGTTTAACTGGATATTTTTTTAATATAGCATCTTTTGATTTTATAAATGTGATATAATATTTTTTATGAGTATATTTTGCATCACCTTTATATGTATTCATTATTTTTTCTTTAAATTCATCAGTAATAGCATTTTCATTATAACACGATACTGAAAATCTGGTTTCATTAGAACGTTCAGAACGTATTAATACAACAAATAATGCTTTTGATAAATCATTTTCATCTGACATTTTTATTTCGGTTACATCATCTTTTACTGTAATATTGAAACCCATTTTATTAAGTTTTCTCATCCATTCATTAAAATGTATACCGTGTGAACCACCATAATCTTTTCCGTGTGTTTGCATAACATAAACATGAATCATTTCATGTGCCAGAATATTTCTAAATCTTTCATAATCCAGTTCATAAAAATATGAAATTTCAACTTTCTCAATTTCAACTTTTCTCGTATCACGATAATATTTACCAATAGTTCTACCGCCTGTTGATTTGGTTTTAACCCATAATAATGGGACATTTATCAATTCATTATTGAAACATCTTTTGTTTATATCATCATATTCTTTTTGTAAATCGATATCATTTCTAATATCTATTTTTTCAAGAATAAAATTATTGAATTTAACAATCATTATTTTTAATCTTTTTTAATTAAATAAATAAAATCTATTTCATCAATAGTATCTAATTGAAACCCGATGTAATCTCCGTTCCAATGTAAAAAATCACCACTTATAGCTTCAGCAGGGTTTCTTTTTGTTGTACCACCGTCTGGTGAAAAGAAACAATCTAAATCTGCCCCAACCTGAACTTCTACACCGTTTATAAAAACTCTCACATTTGAAAGTGGCTCATCACCAATAGGTTGGTCACATGCTAAATCACCATCAGCTATGGTAACTTGACCATCCATGTGTAGATTAGCCATAGAAAATGTCACAGTAGAAGTAACAATGACGGGAGATTTAGAAACTTCTTTCTTAGCCCAGTTTAATTTAGATAATGCTTGAACAGCTATCGGAGTAGTTTCAAAATTTAAAATAATATCATTAGTATTTTCTACTTTGATGATAACTAAATTGTTTTTAACGAAGAAAGATGATAAGTCTGGATTCAGAGTATATTTTAATACTCGGTTTTTATCATAAACACGCAGTTGGGTGTCGCCCGGGGCTGGGGTAGCCAAAAAAGTATCCAATGTATAATTAAAAGCTGCCATATTTTAGTTTTAATATTTTTCTTTATATATTAAAATTCTAACCAAATAAAAAACCCAACTCAAAAATATTAAGTTGGGAATTCAAAAATGTGATTAACAGAAATTAGGATTTAATCTTCAATTATTTCTTTGATGCTATCCAGTTGTGTTGCTGATATATCATCTGGCACATATGTGATTTTAACTTTAGCAAGTTTATCTAACAAATCAGATTCTTCTTTCAATAATTTATCATAATCTCTTAATTGTTCTTCTCTTTCTGATACACATTCAAGATACTGATTTTTTAGTCCAGCTACCTCTGCTTCAAATTCTTCTCTGTTAGGTATACTATATGCATTATTAGTAATAATAGGTGAACCATCTTTATTCTTATCAGAGAATTGTTCACAAAGACTGATTCTTTTTCTTTCGAATTCTTGAAATTCGGATGACATTTCAATAGACTTTTGGAGTGTTTCTATTTCTTCCTCTATGAGTTTTTTATTCTTTAACACAACATATGCAAATTTAACACCTTTTAAATTTGACACGTCATTTAATCCTTCTCTTAATCTAAATAAATCAACATTTTTCATATTATATACTAATTTTTTTAACTATATATTTAGATTAATCGGGTCTAAATGAAAAAAAATGATTTAATTAAAAAAATTATCAATTTAAATAAAAAATCACCTATAAATTAGGTGATTTTTTATCAATATTCGTAGGGTTTATATTATTAAATAAATGGGTTTACCACATTCATTGTTAACATTATAGAATTTATATTTCCTTGTTGGTCTATAACTTCACCACTCACATATAGTGTACAAGTTGGAAAATCACCACGCATTTGCAAATCTATCGTATCAAGACAACCGTCAATCATAGGTTCTACTGTACCACCACTCACATTAAAGAATGGTTGTAAACCATTAGCCATATTAACATAATAATCCAATGTAGTACCCGTTTCAAAATTCATTAAGAAATATGAGTCTAAACTTGGATATGTACTACCAGATGGTAAATCGAAACTAACAATAGTAAATGGATAATATTGTCCAACTACTAAATCTTTATCTTTTGTTATTCCAGATACAAATTGTAAATTATAAGTTGTACCAGAACCACCGTCAACATAAAATATATATTCATTTTCAAAATCTCCAGTTATACCAGTTGGTGTAGAATACATCAGACCCTCGGTTAAAACTGGTGGTATATCATCAGTAACGCTTAATGTTTTTCCAGTAATCAATGTAACATTAGAAGCAAAATCGTGAGCTGAAAAAGTTATAGGAATTAACCCACCAACAGTTATTGGAAATGTTGTTCCTGTAATTTCCAGTGTAACTGCACTTATCGGAATATTACCATCAATATTATCTACAACAGTACTAATACATTTACGAATAACATCCATTTCGGTCAACCCTTCAGAAATTACTAATTGACTATCACTTGAAATAATCATCGGTATAATACTTCCAGATGCAGCAGGGGTCATTGTAATAACTGGGGGTGTTGCATCAAACAATACCGTTCTCATCAAGGTTGAAGCGTTTCCAGCTATATCAGCTATTGTGAATAAAATGTCAAATCTTCCTTCATATGGGATGTTATCTAACGTTGAAATAGAATTATGTTCTCTTATTATAATCCCGACATCATTCACTTCAATCTCACCATCCCTATCATCATTTACTGATTCTACATAATAATTTCTTAGTAAATCACTTGTTGCTCCAGTAATATTAAATATACCATCTACATAAGGATTCATTGTAATAACTGGTGCTAACAAATCTGGTGTTGGGGAATCTTTTGTTAAAAACCTATGAACAGGATTTTCTAATATCCAAGCAAATCTACTGTGAGCTTGATTAGCATCCCACACAGATAAGAATTTAAGAATAGTTTTTTCTATATTTTGAGTAGTGATAGTTAACACACTTCCTGTTTGTTCAATATTATGAATATTTGCATCCGTGTCAAACAACTCTATTGGAAGAACTAATACGGTTGCATTATTTTCATTTATAACTTCAAATTGAGTACAACCACTTAAAAGAACATCGGTGATTATAGAATTATAATACAAACCATCTATTACAGCTTGTGTTATATTATTATCAATATTCACTCCTTCCATAACATCAATTGATGCCACCATAATCTCAACTATAACATTATACTTATGTGGATTATTTAAAAACACCTGTGGTATTCTATGTGATTGAGTACCAGTTAAAATCATTAATTGACTCACTGGTCTTATAATACTTGGTTGGTCTGCAAAATAATATTCAATATAATTTTCATCATCATCTGTGGCACAGCATCTTGGGTCTACACCATTATTATAAATAACTTTAATTATCAAAACAGTAATATCATTTCCTAAGAACCCATATAAAACAGGTTTATTAGTTACACCTGAATTTAGAGTCATTTTAGAAACAAAAAATGAATCATAAGGAATTTCGAGACCTTGTAAAGTTATTTTACCTGCTGTATCCACACCATCAATTGCGACCAAAGAACAATCATATGGTCTAATGACTTTGTATGTCGGTGATAAGAATGAACTATTTTGAATATACATTAATCGATATTTATTTTTCTTTATATATTAATTTATAAAAACAAAAAACCCGAATTTGAATTATTCGGGTTTACATATTTTAAATTAGTATTATCCAGTTATTGGAATGAGAATTTCTTTTTTAACCCACGTTGCCGATTTTGGAGATTTCTTAATAGCAGCCAAACAAATTTCGGGTGTTTGATGTTTAACAAATTCTAATGCTTCACCATCTTTTTTAACAGCAGCTAAACAAATTTTTTCACTCTGTTTTTTTATAAATTGAATCGAAGACGGCATATCAGTAACAGCAGCAATACAAACATTCTCAGAAGGGTTTTTAATATATTTAATATTATCACCATTTTCTTTAACAGCCATTAAACACATTTGTTCAGATGGATTTTTAATATAAGTTATTATATAAGGACTCTTTTTCAATGCTAAAAAACATATTTCTTCAGATGGATTTAAAATAAATCTAAAAGAATCAGAATCAGTTTTTATAGCTGCCACACATATTTCTGTGGTTTGTTCTGTTACAAATTCAAGAAAAAGACCTTCTATTTGAACTGCTCTTAAACAAACATCAGGTGTTCTTAATTCTACTGGTATTGTATTTAAATCACATTCACCAGCTTCTAATGCTTCCATGCAACCTTCAATATAAAGGTCTTTTAACTGTTTTAATTCATTTTTATCCATAATTGTACATTTTTAGTTTATGGACAAATTTATCAATTAAAATATTATAAAAAAAATCACAACAAAACCCGAATGATTTACATTCGGGTTTACATATTTTAAATTAGTATTTTTAAATAATAAATTTTTTAAATTCGTTCAAATAATATCACTTTCTTATTATCATTAAAAGCTCTTTCAAGTGGTTCTTTATGTTTCTTGATTATTATTACATAATATGGAATGATTGCCTTTAGTTCAAAATATAATTCGTTCAATATTTCAGAATAATTGTTACAATTTTTATCAAATGGTTTTTCAATCGTTATTCTCTTGTTCAAATTAAATACAACCCCATTCAGTAGGCTACCAAGTTCTTTAAAATTGTATTCTAAAAAACATCTTTTTATATCATCGGTGTTATGTTGTATTCTATTCAATGAATCGACTGATAAAAGGTTTTCATCCAAATTCACATTTTTTAATTCAACTAAGTGTAATAATCTTGAAATCAGATTACCTAAACCATTTACAATATCATTGTTCCATTTTTGAATCAATTCTGTTTCTGAATATTTACTATCTACTAAAGTATTAAGGCCAAAAATCAAATAATATCTTACTGCATCTAAGCCATATTTTTTAACTTGTTCAATCGGGTCTATAATATATCCAGATGTTTTACTTAGTTTATTTCCATCAGCATCTAATATATTCCCATGAACAAGAACTTCTTTTGTTTGTGGTACATTGTTTGAAAGTAAAATTGCTTGTAAGATATAGGCTTGGAATTTTAAATTATCCTTCCCACATATAATTAAAGAATTACTCCAAAAATTATTGAAATACTCTTTATCTTCATAGTATTTAATTGCAAAAATATAATTCAATAACGCCTCAAACCAAACGTAAAATACATCTCCATCACCAGTATCAATTCCCCAATTTACATTTTGTCTTGTTATTGATAAATCAAACTTATCCTGAATGATGTTTTTTAGTTCTGCCGACTTATTTTTATCAACCAAAACATCTTTAATCAAATTCGAAAATTCTGATAAATCAAAAAATTTATTAGTTTCTTTAGTGAGTATTAAATCTGTTTTATGTATTGGACATTTACCATCAACAATTTCTTTTTCTGTGATAAATGATTCGCAACCTACACAATATTTTCCCTCATAATTTTTTGTAAAAACAAATTTCTCGATTTCATTATAAAATCTCAAAACATTTTCTTTATGTTTACTATCTGTTGTTCGGTAAAAATTATCATAATTTATTTTCAATAAAGAACAAAACTCTTTCCATTTTCCAGCAAACACATCACAATAATCTTGTGTATTTAAATAATTTTCATCTATTGATTTTTGATAAACTTTTTGTCCATGTTCATCAATACCAACATTAAAAAACACTTTACTATTTAATCTATGATACTCAGCAATAACATCACCCAACACAAATTCAAAACAATGCCCGATATGGGGAGTTGAATTTATATAAGGTAATGTTGTAGTTATATATTTGTAATTGTTCATGTTTTATTTTTAGTATAAAAAACTTATTTGACAACAAATATAATATGAATAAAAATTATAAAAAAATTATAAAAAAATTATAAAAAAATTATACACTTTGTAATTTTAACAGACCTGTTTTTGTTCCGTCTGTACCTTGCCATTTTTTAAATTTAGCTATTTTATCAGGACTCGTTAAATCAACATTTGCTATAAGGTTATGGAATTCCACTAAAGATTCAAACCCATATTCTTTTACAATTTCTTCCATAATAAAAAAATTAAACTTTATTAATGACAAATAATCCTAACTTATCACATCCAAAAATCAAATCAGATAACATCCCCTCGAAAAATTTTTTGTTTTTAAGACTATCTTTTATTGTTAATATTGAATAAAACGAATTTATATCTTTACAGTGTTCAACCAAAGCTTCAAATAAAACATTAGGCTTCAAATTGATTTTGGATTTTAAAAAAGCAAATTCTAAACTTTTAGAATAAAAATTCTCATAAAGTAAATATTCACACCCAGCACTTTTCAACCGAGCCATAGTATAACTTAAATAAAGTCCTGATGAGTTTTTAGGATTACTTATCAATTCTAAATTTATATTTTTATCAACGTCAGGATTTGATTTTAAAATAAACCCTGCGAACACATTATAAATTAGTTGTATATCATTATTGAAAGATTCCTTTACTTGATTGATAAAATCTTCAATGAAAATAACATTACCCAAACGACTTGACATTTTTGTTCCAACCTTCACCAACCCAAGACCAACATGGTCTATATGTGGAAACATCTTCTTCAATAAATTAAAGTGATTGGATTGTTCATTACCTGTTAGGTAAAGTGTCGGAGCATTTAATTTTTCAGCCAATGCTACATCTTGATAAAAATATGATGTTTGACCATTACTTTTTATACCAACAATTTTTTCATCTCCAATTTCAAACACCATTGTTCCTTCATAATCACCCATGCCATCTTTAAGTAAATCACCGTTATATTTTACCTTAGATGCCATCGTAACTTTATCTGAAAAGAAATTAAAATTTTTTTGATATTTATCCAGATATGTTAACGCATCTTCTTTTGATACATCACCTTCTAATGTATCACCATAAATACTAATGGTTTTTTCACACACCCCAAGTGATTTAAAAGCTTTAGCTAATACCAAATTTGAAAAATGACCAATATGCAAGTTTTTATTTAAATTAGGACTGAAACCATCCATCCAGTCATATTTTACAGCATCGAAAAATATATCAGATAAAATAACATCATCTGGTATAATTATATTGGTAAATTTATCTGACATCATCAATCTAAAATTATTCTCATGTATCCACTGAGAAACCTCTTGGTCAGGTGAACCATAAACGCAAATTCCAAATTTTTTACTAATTGAATTAGGAATAACTTTTATTTTATTAATGTCAATTTTCATTTACGTATTTTTTATTTTAAAAAATTCGTGTTTTTCATACGGAAACACAATCCAATCACACACTTCTTCGACAAAATAATCTGGTACAAAAACAGTCAAGGGTTTTTTGTATATAGTAGCAGTTGTTATTTCTTTTATATTTTTATTTTGTAAAAGCTGTTCTTTCACCAATTTCATAGTATATCCACCATCAACCAAATCGTCAACTAATAAAATATTATCTTTTATTTCGAATGTGGTAGATATAGTTCCTATTATAACATCCGAATCAGTTCTATCAGTTTCACCATTCTTATATGATTTTGCTGATATAATTGATAGAGGAAGTGAAAGTTGGTCACTCACCAATTTTCCAAGAACCAATCCACCAGAACTGATACACATGATAGAATTATATGTTTTTTCAGTTACTTTTTTAAGAAGTGCATCAGTTAATCTGATAAGTTCAGGCCAAGAAACATAAATTACATCAGCTTCCATAATTTTTTTATAAAATAATGGTAAAGATATTATTTATTTTTAATAAAAAAAGTGGAGAACCACCTTTTTATTATCTTCTTCCAGTACTTCTTGTACCTGAATTTGAACCCGACCTTGATTGTGTTCCAGAATATGTTCTGGTAGATTGCCCACTTGAACTGCTTCTACCTGTTGTTGAATAAGAACTTCTGGTTTGTGTATTTGTTCTGGTAGGTTGAGTATAAGTTCTTGTATTAGTATTCGGTCTTGTTGTTTGAACAGTAGATTGTCTTTGCGTAGGCTGAGTCCTATATTGAGTGTTTCTGTTATTAGTTGTTTGTCTATAATTTTGAACATCCTGTCTATAAGAATTAACATAAGGTCTTCTTGTAGTCGTATATGTTCTACTTTGTGTAATACTCGGACTTGTTTGAGTAACAGAATTTCTATGTACTGGTTGATAATACTCACGTTGATGAGTATAATGATGGTGTTTATAATCGTGGTAATTATAATATGGATGATACCAAGTATAATTCCAATTATTATAAACATAAGGTCTATACCAATAATAAGGATAAGGATTCCAATAATTATAAGAGTATGTGAAATAAAAATCAGGGTAATAAGTTGGGTAATAAAATATTAAACGTCTGGTATAAGAACAAACATAATTATCATTACTATAATAATTATTTATAATAATATTTTCCTTTTCAGTAGTCTGTTTCTGTTTTATATCCTTTTTAGGATTGTAATAAATATCATCATTTTCCTGATACGTGTTTGTAACAACAGTAGTATCTTTTTTATTTTCCTGTGCTTCTCTATATTTTTCATAATCACTTTTCTGTGAGAATGATAAAGTTGAAATTAAAATTGCTATTAAAATAAAAATATATTTTTTCATAATAAATACTTTTTTTATTAATTATAGGCAATATCTATGCCATTGTTTTTCACACTAAAAAATTAATATATAAATAAAATCTAAAATTATTTTTAATGCAATACATACTTAATAAAAGATATAATGGAACAGCTTCGATAAACTTCATAGGTTCGGAAGTGTTGGATTCAACCAATCGAATATTAATATTAGAAACACCAGAACCAATAACAGGTGTCACAAAGATAACGGGTATAGATTTCGAATATACTCCATCGGCTGAATTCATTCAGGTTAAATTTAAAATAAAAATATGTGAATTCTGGTCTGATTTATTAGATATTTCAGAATTAACAACTATCGAGCTAAATGAAAAATGCACATTAGAATTAAAAATATATTTTTATTTTGTTGATGAGGGAAATTCATCTGCACCAGCGACTACTATTTCAAACGTAATAGTCGAAACCGATTATAATATTTTAACAACTGATGGTATCATAACACTAACAACGATTGGTGAAGAAGTAATATTAGAACCAAAAGATATTTATAAAATATTTGACTTGGAAGATTTTATAGTTACTCAGGCTGGATTAATCGATGAAGCCGATTTAGATATTAAATTTAGAATTACCCAAGATGGTGGTTATACATACACTAAATGGTTTCCTTTAACAAAAGAAAATCTTCAGGCCATAAGAAAAGATATTAATGAATTGAGATTCGCCAAGATTCAGTATTTAATTAAAAAAACAAATAATAGTTCTTCAGCGATAAGAATATTTGATATCATTTTAATTGGAGATTTCCAAAATGTTTCAGCAAATGGTTTGAAAATAAATAAATATGGTTTAAAAGAAGATTGCATTTCAGCTATATCAAGTGGTGAAACAATAAGTGCTGAAATTGAAAAGCAGTTAACTTATAACGGTGAAACAAATGGGCTGAGTTGTTATTCTGATGTTCTTGCAACATCTAATACTTTAACACCTACCCAAGACACAAGTTCGACAACGTGGAATCCATATGATGCATCAGCGATATCACAGATTACGAATCTTTTCAATACACTGGCTAATCAAACAAATTCAATATTTGGATGGGGTGTTGATTATTATAGAGTTGACCCAGATAAGAACGGTATAGATTACCATTTACATGAATATGCTTTATATAATGTAGTTTCATTAAAACAAATAAAAGTAATTGTACCAGAAAATAAATTTCCAGATAACACAATTAAAATTAATAATTTTAATTTGGATTTATTTGATACATTCGAAATTCACATATTAAAAGATATTTTTAAAAACGCTTTTGGTATAGAAGAACGACCAGCCGAAAATGATATTATTTATTTCTGTATTCCAAACAGATTATATTATGTAAAACATGCACAATTATATAAAGATATTATGGCTGCTGGTATTTATTATAAAGTTATTCTTGAAAAATATGAAGAAAGAGCCAATATTATACATAAACAAGATACTACTAAAAAGGCTATCGAAGCTCTTACAAATAATACCACTATTGATGCATTATTTGGTTTTGAAAAAGATAAAGATGAAAATAAAATTGCAAATAAAGACCAAACCGTGCCAAAATCTATGGATAAAATAAGACATGCTATTTCTTCCAAAGTTAGTATTTCAAACGAAGTGGTATACAATGGTGAGGTAGATTATATCAGAAATTATTATGTATTAACCAATATGCTAAATAAAAAAGCTGTTGAATATAAAAATGTGGATAATATTTTAAATAAAAATGACGACCGAGCATTCATATCTTGGTTTAAATTTAATTCAATGTATGATGAAGGTAGGTCTTTAACTAAAAAAACTTTTGTATCTTATAACATTGACATAAGTAGCACATTTCATTTATTAAATAATTACGATTCTACTAATTATCTTGGATATAAATATTATTATAAAAATAAAAAAATATATTTTCACCTGAATCAAAAAACGTACACATTGGATGTCCCAGATGTATCAACTAATATTTGGTATGGTTTGATTATAAACTTAAATCAACGACAACAAACTATTAACATGAAATTGGTTAAAAGATTGACCGATGTTGATATAACATATTTCCAAATGGATAGTTATGAAAAAATGAATATTAATTACGATAATTTAACTGGAAGAACTGAGGCCGAATCAAATGGATACAGACCAGTATTAAATTCTGAATATGTTCAACCAGCAATTTCCGAATTTATAGTGTTATATGACAAAACATTTGAAAACGTAGAACCACAAGATTTTTCTCATGCAGAAACAGTTAAATTATATGGTTCAGATATATGTTATTCAAATTTGAGGATATTTGATAATATAATTGAGGAAAATCATCTGAATAACATTTTGAACCAAAACGTAATAAAAGATGCTGGTCATCTTATCATAGCTGATAATGCTAATAGGAAGATATACGCTCAGAATATTGAAACAAAGAATTTTAAATAACCATGAGATTTATACAGTTATTTGAACATTTTAACCAAGAAACATTGAAAGGTTTAAAAACTTTCAAACAAAGAAAAGATGTAGTTCAACGAGAAATACCAGATAAAAAGTTTGGAACAGCCAGAGCTGTATATGTTTTGGATGAAAACAGAGTATTAAAATTAGCTAAAAACCTCAAAGGTATAGCTCAAAATATAACCGAAATAAAAGCAGGGACAGATAAAGAATTTTCTGATGTCCTCGCTATTGTTTTAGAGTATAGTGAAAAAGGGGAGTGGTTAATTCAAGAAAAAGCTAAAATGATTTCAGTAGAAAGATTTGAAGAATTAACAACATTTCAATTCAATGGGTTTATGCATTGGTTAAAAGGTTGGGGTGGTGATGAAATGGAAAGATTTTATATCGAAAAACCATTTGCTGTTAAATTGGGAAATTTGGTAAATAAATACAATTTGGATGCTAATGACTTAGCATCCATATCATCTTGGGGTGAGATAAATGATAAAGCAGTTTTAATAGATTACGGATTAGATTTACACACCAGCCGAAAATTATACAAAGTCGGTTATTAAAAATAAAAATATAAAAATGAAACATCTTAAACTTTTCGAAACCTTCAGTCGTGGTGGTTCTATAATAGATAAAATAAAAATTGCTGATATTAATGATATAACAGATGAAGATGTCGAAGCGTTCTTAGAAAAAATAGGTACTTCTGGTGATAGTATTTTTGATGATGATGAAATTTTAGAACATTTGATAGAACATGTTCACTATATACAAAAACAACCCAACCCCATAACTTTATTTCGGGTTCTTGCTTCTGAAAATATAGAAGAAGTTAATACATTTGATTTGGGTGACCATTATACAACAGACCCTATGTATATAGATGACCACTTTATAGCTGATATAGGTATTGATGATGATTCGCCTATGTTTCTATATGAGATAGAAACAGATAAATCAAATATAGACCTTGAAAGAACACTATTAACTAATAGTGTGTGGGTAAATGAAAACGAAATAACATTATTCCCAGATTCAGAAGTCAAAATAATTTCAGTTACTCCTTATAATGAATAATTATAAAGATAATAACTTCTTTATTTCATTTGAGCTTAAACACTCATAAGTTTTCTCGTTATTAACAATATATTTAATATTTAAACCGTCCATTTTTTCTTTTAAAGCATCGATATACTCAACCACATCTTGTATAGCAGTGATATAATTTTTTTCGGCTTTATAAGCTTCTGGAAAACGGTATTTAAAACTAACTACATCTTTAATAATAACATTCTTATTAATATAAAGATTATCATCATAAAGATTGCTTTTTATTTGTAAGTTTTCTAATAAATATAAGTTAAATCGGTGTACTAAATTATCTGTTTCAATATATTTTAATAATCCTATAACAAAAGCTATTTCTTCTGATATTACAGTTGGTTCATTTTTTTCAATTATTTCGGCAATTTCTTCTTCAGATAGATTTTTCAAAGCAAACCTTCTATAATCTGACCACAAACATCTTTTTATAATATCCTCTGGTTTAATAGTTATTATCATAGTTTTTTTATTAGTTTTTTTATATTTTTTTAAAAAAATAATTATTTGATTCTTCTAATGTTCTTAACCCACTCTCAATAATATCACACACTTTTTTAAAATTAATAACATCTTCGAATGATAATCTAAACCATTCATTAGTAACGTTTAAATGAGAATATCTCCTATGTAATGTTTTTTCAAGTTTAGTACCATATCTGGTTGAATAATATCCAACTAATTTTAATACTCTCCCATTCCCTGTTTGTAATTGGCGCAATCTTTTAATTGGGTCATTTTTAGTATGACCTATTTTATATATAGGTTCATCATATTCATTTATACATTCTATTAAGTAAATTGTTGTCAAAATAAATAAATAAATTTATTCTTATATATTTTGTTGGTGTGGGTTTCTTTGGAATTTTTTTCATTTTTTTCATTTAATATATATCATCAATAGAAAAAATGATTTTTTTATTTAATATATATCATCAATAGAAAAAATGATTTTTTTATTTAATATATAATTAAAAAATTAACAAACTAAAATGAAAGATTTAAAACATTTAAAGACATTCGAACAATATTCATTAGATGTGGATACATCTGAAACCAATGAAGGGTTATTCGGCATGAATAAAGAACAGAAACAACTTATAACTGATTTAGCTGCTAAAGGAAAGTTAGAAGATGCTGATATTGATAATCTAATACAGAATAAATTAATTGGAAGTATCGTAAATTCTTTCAATTTATCTAATCCTAATACAAAATCAGGTGATATAGCAATAGCTAAAAAGAACGAATTTATTAAAAATCCTAAAAGTCAACCAGATGTTTTATTTAGTTTTATAAAAGCCTATAATGATGCCTTGGTTAATGCTAAATTATCTAAAATTTATAGTGTAGACCCTAAAAGTGGTAAACTTTATGCCAAAACTGGAAATATGTCAAATCCTACTGGATTGATGTCTGCCGTTGGTGGAAGCTAAAAATATTTTTAAAAATAAAATTTTTAACCCGTGTAATTTTTTTTATACGGGTTTATTTATTTCATTTGTATCATAATTATTAGATGACACGTATAAATAATTAATTACAACTAAAAATATTAAAAATATGGATAACTTTCTCAACGACAAAGAAATTAGCCTTAACAGCGACTATGTGTTTAAAGGCTTGGTTTTCGGTAAAAATAAAGAAAACATCTGGAATCAGTATAAAGGCTGGGGTTATTTCAACGAATTGATAAAAAAAGGTGGTAATAAAGAATTATTTTTAGAGAAAATCGAAGAAATGGTTCTCGAACTAACTCACATCTACATATCATATTCGGTTCTTTTCCTATATCTAACTTATACAATGTTAGGTGTCACGTTCTTATCAATACTTGGTGGTAACACAATAATAACATTTCCAATATTGACCCTGTTGTGTTATCTTCTGAAAATATTTTTCTATCGCAAGGCCATCAGAGAATACCACACACTCTATGATGAAAATTTAAAAGACCTTATGGGTTTCGTATACCGAGATAAAACACTAATCATTCTTCCATTCAGGGATAAACTAAAAAAAGCTATCGGATTTATTTTTATTTGGTAATCCAAACAATAACTAAAAGAAAAAATTAAAATATTTTTAGTTTGTAATGTAATAGCCTCTGTCTTTGTTTTTTTCAAAGATAGAGGTTATTTGATTTTTATAGGATGAAAAATTGATATCAACTAAATCCATAAATAAATGTTCTATAAATTCTCTTTCTGAGGTATTAATATCAAATATTTTCTTTCGACCCCATATATGTAGTAATTTTTCACTTATTATTTCTCTGTTTTCACCTCTACCACAATCATACCACGACTGTTCATCATATTTATCATCACCCCTTGGATTATAAGATTCTTTTATTAATGTTGTGTAGGGTATGTTATTACTGAAAACATATTCACCTAATAATCTTTGTTCAGCAAATATAATTCTACTGTAATATTCATCTATATCAACTTTTTTGGGGTTAGAGGTTTCCATATATCCCAGTGCTAAATCGAGGTAATCTTTTTTTATTTTATCATCACCCCAATATAATAATGATACATTAAATGCCCGTTTATCCCACTTAAAACTCTCTGGAAATTCATAATTGGTATGAAACAGTACTTTATCCATCGGTGGGTAATAAGGTGGATAAGTATCCTCTAAATGCGTAGAACTGATAGGAGTTGAATAATAATTAACATCATTTAAATCCATTTCAAGATATAAATCAGTATCGAGCATAACAAAAGGACACAGTAAATGTTTTTCTACATGCAATTTACCAGCAGCCCAGAATACTTCTGGATTAACATTTTCATATTTTTCCAATAAATCAATATTAACATAATCATAAAACTTATGTATACCAAGCTTCTGATAATAATTAAATCCTTCTCTATCTGTATATAAATGTACTTCACCATTATATTTTTTCCAAAAAAGGGCTGATAATATCTGACATAATAGAAGATAATTAGATATTTTATACGGCCTAATATCTCGTTTACCATCAACGAGAAGCGTACCATTCACTCTTTTTTCTCTATTAAAGTGTGGTTTAGTCCAATTAACATGTACACCTATCATCGGAAAATATTTCTTCTATTTTAATTTTTCTATCTTTTTGTTTTTTCAACTGGTCAAAATCAAAATTATAAAAAACATTTGTTGCAAGTTTATCCATATCGTATATAAATAAAAAGTAATCATCATTACCAATAAAATCAACTTTTACAACAAACCCGTAAATAAGTTCATTTGTTAAAAATCTAATATGTTGTAATATGCGAACTTTAATATAATCTTCTTTAGACTTTAGTGATAATGAGGATTTACTCGATTCGCTATAAAGATTCACCACCTCTTTTCTAAAAAATTCAATCAAATAAAAAATATTTTTATTAAAGTAATTCATTGTGAGAATATTTTTTCGAGTTTCTTCTTCCTATCTTTTACCTTTTTCAGATAAATTAAATCAGTATTATTAAAAAGAGTAATTGATATATTATCAACAGGATAAATTCTAATATTAAATGTGCTATCGCTTAAATAAAAAATCATAGTACAATGTTTTATATAAATATTAGTTAAACTATATACAAAATTTGTAATTAATTTGTATAACATTCTTCGTTCTGGGTTTTCAATAGGATACCAAGTATTATTTCTACGTGGCGATATATTAATAATTTCACTGTAAAGTTCCGACTTTATAAATTCTACATTAGACTCATGATAATTCATCGTTGATAATTTCTTCAATTTTCAGTTTTCTTGATAAAATGTGAAAATTCTTTGTTTTAAATATCATATTCGCATATGGGTGTAATGGGTGTAAGTTTATCTTTAATTGGAATATATCAGCCATACTTTCATAATCTACATTTAATTCAACATCAAAACGAAAATCTTCTTCTCTAAAATCACTAACCATACCAGACACCATATAGATTATTCTTTCTTTAATAATTTCTTTAATATTCAAAATATCAACAGACTCAAAATCAAAACATATAATATGTCGTTTAAAAATATCATTAACATTCTGATGAATGAATTGACAATTTGAATCAGAAAAATCAATATTAGATGTCATCTTCAAATATATTTTTTAGTTTTGATAATCGTTCAATTTCAATCTTTTTCTTGTGAAATAAATTAATAGTTTTATTATCAGCCAATATTCTTAATGTACCCAGAGTGAAATCGTACCTAAGAACTATATCAAAATTAAACTTAACATCTTTGAAATTAATACCTATTATTTTTAAATCTTCCAACACATAAGTTTTTATATCTTGTTCTAAATATCTTTTAAATTCTTTTCTGGAACAATTCTTATTGAATTTAGATTGAAAAACTATATATTTTTCTCTCACATATCTGGTATATACATCATCTATATAATTCATCGCCTAATATGTCTTTAATTTTCAATTTCCTACTAAACTTATTAAAATAAACTTTCATAATATATTTTGTGTAATCATTCTGTGGTTGAATACTTAAATAAATACTGGCTGGGTCATCTGCGTTATAATCACAAGAGAATGATATTTGTTTCATATCAAAATATCCAATATTTTCTAATTCTTTTACAATTTCTTTTGAAAAAGAATTAATTGGTTCATTTAAATTTTTTTTAAATCTATCTAAAACAACAGTTACAATATCATAAAAATTATTAATTTTTCCCATATTAGATATTTTATCAAAATTATAAATAATATTTAACTTTTCATTATAAAACTATTTTCAATTCATCAAAAGGAAAATCTTGTTTTTTATAAATTGTTTCCCGTCTGGATTCATAATGACGATACAATGCATTTTTATAAGATTTAGAAAACATATCAACTATGTCAAATACCACCAGTTTTTGTTTTAAAGCATGAAGACGAAGACCACGCCCAATACTCTGTCTAATCATTTTATCGCTTTTAAAACTATCCAAAAATATAATATTACAAATAGCTTTAATATTAACCCCAGTTGAAAGTGTACCAAATGATGCTATAAGAATCTGTGGTCTACCAGTAACAATCTCCATATTTTTCTTGATAACATTTCGTTTCGCTCCGGGCGTTGTACCATCAATATAATAAAAATCTTTATCCGTTATATTATTACTCATATATTCAAACAAATCCTTACCATATTCAATGGTATGAAACAATAATAGTGAATTCTGGTTAAGTTTTCCAATCAGTTTTCTTATAAATTCTTTTCTTTTATGTGATTTCTGAACATACTCCTTTTCTAAAAGATATGCCCGTTTACCATCTCCAGCACGTTTTATTACAGATAAATTATCGGCAAATGTCGGGTCATTATGATTAATAATAATAGATTTTATTTTAACCTCAGATATAATATTTTGTTCCATCAATTTTCTTGCCCCAATGGTCAGTAACCTTGGCCCAAGTAAGGATGTAATGGTCATGAAGTCTGCACTTTCTTCATCAGGATATGTTCCACTCATACCTAATCTATAATTTGCAGCACCAAAAGTTCTCGATAATATAGCTTCTAAACTCGGTGCTTTTGATTGATGAGCTTCATCACAAACTACTAAATCAAATTGTCTAAACCACTGTTCTGGATATTTTTCAAGTGATTGATATGTACCAATACTTACATTTGGTTCTTCACCAGCTCTAAGTTTTCTTGGTTTATCTGACATGAATTCCTGAATCCTTAAATTGAATGGTTTCTTTTGTTCTTTATGATAACCAATATTATAATCAATTATATCATCATGGAATTGTGTTACCAAAGATATCGAAGGAACAATCAATAATAGATTAGCATTAGGATTTATATACTTTAAATAGTAAAATAAAAATAATCCTAATATCAAAGATTTACCACCAGCAGTGGCAACTTCTATTGCACCAAATTTATATTTTAACATTCTATAAACAGAATCTATTTGATGGTCGTAAGGCATAAAATCCGTACCATCCATCTGTTTATAACCATCAAAATATTCCTTGGCGAACTTATCTATATCATCATAAGTTATTTTATTATCGAAAGGAAAATCATCTTTATCTGGAAATTTTAATTTGAAATCATATTGTTTACAAACTTTTACAATTTCATGCCATAATCCAAAACGAAAGTAACCATCTGTATAATTATCTATTTTACCATCCCAGACCCCAAGTTTAAATTTTGTCATAAACCTATAATCTTTGGCATATCTAACAAACCATAATTTCAACTGGTGAATCTCTATCTGAGTAGCTTCGGTGAGTATTAATTTTGATTTATCCGCATTGAATTTAAACTTCATCCATTGTTTTTATTTTTTAGAATATATTGTATATATTCAAAATTGATGGTAAAGTTTATTTTAAAGGTGTAATTTATCTCGAATCATACTGATATCCCTGTTCATCAATCCAATTATTTCGTTCTTCTATTGTATCAAAAACTTTTGTTAATTTAGTATTCTTCGTTAATGCAAGTTTATGAACACCATAACCTTGGGTGTGTACTATATAATAATTTTCACTTTCTTCGATTATTTCTCCTTTACAATCCAAATAACCTATTCCGAATGCACAAAATTTTTTCATAATTGAATAATTTGGTTTAAATAAATCAGGTCAATTATCTGGACATTGTGTCCAGATTTTATATTTTTAAAATTCCCATTAAATCGATACGATTCTTTATATGATAATTTATTTGTTCAATGTTCTTTGCAGTTTCTCTTAAATGTTCTATATGAATTTCATAAATGTTTATTTGTCTAATATGTACACTCATTTCAGCTTCGACCATTTTATTTAATCTCGAATCGGTCATTTTAATCTGATTAGTAGTAGAATAAATTTGGGATATTTGTTCACTCAATTCCCTCTTTCTTTTCACACATTTACTTAATTTATCAGCAACTTGACGAATGTCTTCCAGAACCATTTGTTTTTCATTTAAAACATCTGCCATGAATTCCACAATCTCATTACCATCTTTTGTTTTAAATCTAAATGATAATTCTTTAATTTTTAAATTCCAGTGTTTATCTAATTCTTCACATTTCTCACTAAGTTCTATTAAAGATGTTTCAAATTTCTTTATATCTTCATCTTTAAATATTCCGCTTTTTTTCTCGCTCATTTAACAACAAATATTTTTTATTAACCACCGAGATTAATATTCATTATATAAAGTAAAAATAAAAATGTTTATATTTTCTTATATACAATATCAAAGTAATAATCAAATTTATATTCAGTAGACTTTTTAGTTTGATTATAATACACTTCTAAATTATCCAGATATAAAATATTATCAACCTCTCCAATGTTAGCATTTTTTATGATATATTCACTTGAATTAGCTGTACGAGTAAATATTGGGTCATATTTCAATTTAACTGAAGAAAAAATATCACTATCAACAAGTAAATCAATATATTTTACATACAACCTAATACTATCAAACTGATATCGGTTTAAAACGTTTTCATCAACATATTTTTTAATATATGTATTAACATCATAGCCATACAAATCTTCATAATAAATACATCTGAATGTACGACTCTCTTTTAATTTATAAAATAAGTATTCCTGTAAAATTTTTTTCGCATTTATCTTCAATACCCACTTAGTATTATTAATCTTATCTAAATCAGTTTGAGATTGTAAATAAATATTAGAATGGTCGTCCTTTAAAGCATACAAATCCATAATTTGAATCTGTTCATTTGTATCGTATTGGTAATTTTGGAAACCATTATTATTATCATCGGTAACTATATCAGAATATTGTATAGAAGAATCATTAATAATGACAGTATCTTCTATATCTAACATTTTACCACCAAAAACATGTCTCATTTCTTTTTCGCTGGCAGTTCCAGATACATAAGTTCCAGTAAATTTTTTTAACATTAAATCACTTTTCATAATAAAAAATTATATTATTGGATAATCAGTTTCGATAAATATCTCATCATCCCAACCCGATTTAAATATAAAACCATCACGATATTGATACCCAAATTCATCAACCATTGGATAAATAGATTTATCATTCGCAGCATTTCTAAGCATTAAAATATTTCCCCTTCTATTTACTTTAGAATACATAACCTCATCGACCATACCAAATCGAGTATAACTATCATTAAAATAATAACCACATGGTCTATAATATGTCGTGCCAGAAACTATTACATAAGGATTAAACAATTCAATAGTTTTAAATATGGGTTCATACGAACCACTGTATCTATAAATAGAATAATTATAAATTAATTCTTCTTGATGAACTTGTGGTCTTGGTTTAATTTCGACCTCGTTTATTAATATTCTTCTTGCCAAATAATCGTCAATTTGACTACTTCTTTTAACGGCCAAAGCTGGATTCGCACTATTGTAACTATTATATATATTGTGGTCTGGGCCAAAATATCCAACATATTTATAAGAATCCTTTTTCAAAACTAATTCAGTTGGAAATTCAACATTTATAATAACAGGTGGTACTTTTTTCAGCCATCCAGTGACACTACTTAATGTAGAATTATTATAATCGGTAATCATGGTTTTACCAGACATACCATCACTATTTATATAATAATAATTTATATAATTCTCAAATTGACATTTATCATTCATATTATTTAAGGCCGAACTAAAATTATTAGCCGTTAACATTGTTGGTTGATAACGATTAGTAAGAGATGCTGAAAAATTATCTATCCTATAACCATTAATTTGTTTTGCATAATACAATCCATATTTTTCATTTAATAAATAATTTAAATTATTGAAATCTCCAATAGTATTAAGTATCGGAACAACAATATTTATTATAATTAAAATGTTTTTATGTTTATCGTTCACAAAAATATGAATACCATTCTTAGTAACATCGATAACACTATTATTTTGTAACCCCCTTGTTTCTTCTTGAATTAAATTACCAGCACTGGAAAATCTTCTATAATACTCTGATAATAAAATGGAAAATTTGTAATCATTATATTTTTTTGTTTCATCGATTAAAACTTCTTGTATTAAATTATTATCACTCAATTGAAAATCTGTAACACCAAAAATATTAAACTTCAAACCTTTAAATAATACGCTTGAATTCTGATACCTATCACCACTATTTATTATGGAATATTTTTCATACATTCTTTCATATGTTTTACCAAAATCGTAATATCTCTCTTTATTTTTAAAGAAATACATAAAGTAGTCCATATCAGAATTTAAATATAAATCCAGATTAAATTTAGAACTAAATGTTTGGTCTAATAAATCTGTTGTTATATTAGTAGTTTGTTTATAATAATAAACAGGTGTTACAGAACTTGTATATGTAGATGACGAGTTAAAATTACCTACTCTATAAAAATAATCGTGTGTTTTATTAACCTCATCAGGTTCAAATTTAAAGGGATTAACTGTTCTATTAAAAACAGAACCTGTCCTTAAAGAGTTATTTAATTTATAAGGATAATCACAATGACTATTAGAACCTTCATAACCCCATTTACATACAGATTGATTTTTTCTCCATATATCACCTAATTCTTTATGATTTGCTGATATTACAAATAATTCATCTGTCGCAATATATTCAGATGACACATTTTTTATTTGATATTGACCATCTTCCCCATACTCATGTAATTTATATTCTTTAGGGTCAATTATATCTCTATATTCAGTTGCATAGAGTTTGATTTCATTTGTTTTATGATAAAAAGATTTTTCATAATCAAAATCAGAAAAGTGTGTATGAACCCTATCAAAATCAAAGTCTTTTATATCCGAAAACCTAATTCTATATATTTGATATGTTAAAGGTGAGGTATCTGGGTTTGAATCCATGATATTCATTCTCTTATAATATTCACTGGTTTTACCACCAATCCAATATTCTAAAAATAATTTTGATGAATTAATAGCATAATCTGTTTGAATGTAATAGTTGTTTACATATGTACTACCAACTAATGTTTGTATATTTTTTAATACATGAAATTTTCCATTAATTTCAATTAAAAATAAATCACCATCCATACTATTAGTGCGACCACTACCATCAATATAAGAATTTATTATTAAATTACCTGATGTACTATTGATATAACTTCTCCCGTCAATATCATTATAATTTATAGTAATAGTGTTGATGTTAACTTGTAATGTATCAAAAATATCGTCCAGTTTTACATCACTTATAACCTTATAAACATAAACACTATTTTCTAATGTTCTTTTAACTCTATGTAAATCATTATTAACGTAAATATAATATGATAATTTTTCGTCCCAATCGTCAAATGGATTCACACTAATAATTGTGTCATTTTTAATAAAAATATTATTTATTAATTTAACATCAGTTCTAATAGTTGGTGTTACATATGATGTTAATTTTTCCATTTTCTCCATACTTTCAAGGTAGAAACCATAATATCTATTCATTGACCACTTTTTAATAGTATCTGGTGTGGCTGGGGTATCATCAAATAAAAATTTTAAATTTAAAATGTGTGGATAAATTAAATTATTATTTTTAAAACCATTTGTAATAAAGCTTTCTAATTTAAAATCTGGTGTTTCAAAATATAATTTATCATCAAGTATTAATTCCTTTTCTGTGAAAATACCAGTATCATAATCATATCCGAACCACCTCGAAAAGTTAAACTTCTTTATATCTAATTCAAATGATTTGATTGGAAATCTTGGGTTTTCGGTTATATTATTTGCTAAAAACACACCCAAGTCTGACGTTTTTTGCATATCAAATATTGATATACATTTCCACTTATCAAGTATTTCAGTTCTGAAATTTTCTTTAGTTAATCCTTGAATACGATATTTATCATTTTCTAATTTATAAACGGCAGGTTCATCAACTCTCATTATAATGAAATTATCAGGCAAATCAGTTTTTCTTACAAATAATGGAGCGAAATACTCGAATTCTTCATTATACCATTGGTCTTCAATATTTTTTGCACCAGATAGATAAGTATCATCGATTTGATTTCCAAAATCATTATACATAATATCTTCATCATTATCAAACTTAACTTCAAAAGCTAAATTCGATGATAACCCATCATAAAACTCATTTATCTTATCTTCAATCAAAGAATTCTTTGACAAACCAAAATGTTTATACTTTGTTGCACCCAATTCCTTATTCGAATTTATAGACTCAAAATAAAGTCTATAATCGGATGTAACAACTACCTTAACATTTGATGTTAATGCTGGATTAGTCTTTAATAATTGGAAACTTTTATTTATCAATTTAACATATCTTTATTTTTAGATAACATTATATATTAAAATTTTTAACCATCAATTATTTTAATGTCTTGTGGTCGTATATTATTATAAATATAATACCCACCTTTCATGTTTGGGTCTTTATAAATTTTCATGTCTTTATAAAATTTATCTGTAATATTTATTTCTAAAAATTTATAATATTTAGTTATGCCTAATAAATTATCATTAAATGATAAATTTTTTATAAAATTTTCTGCACCCCCTTTATTTAAAGTTATATATATTCTCTCTAAATGAAATGATTTTTTGTTCTTAGATTTCGGTATTATACCAACTTTTTTAATATTATCTAAATTCGCCTCATCTGTTACATGATAAACAATATCTGGTTTATAACCTAATATTTTATCGAACTTAGCTTCAAATATAAAATCTATTTTTTTACAGTTTTTTGATTTTAAAATATAATCCTCAATATTAATAAATGGATATCCCCTGTTAATATTTGTTTTATAATATTTTATAAATGAGCAATAATAACCAAGTAAATTGTTGACCAAATCAAAAATACTTTCTATTTGGTTTATATTTAAAACACCTACCACTGTTAGGAGAAATACACTATCATTATCTTTTTTAATATTATACCAAAATGGTAAATACATTAATTTATTATTTAACGTATCAATAGCTTTATCTATTGGATATGTTGTTATTAAACCTTCGTTCTGTCTTAACAGGAAATTTTCAAATGATAACATTTTATTTTATAGATATTTCAATTATATATTATAAATAACAAATCCCCTAAAAAATTAGAGGATTTGTTATTTTTTGTTATTTATCACTATATACCAGATGTTACATTAACCTTTTTAAATGGTCTTAATTTAAACATTATTGTAAATTCAAATGGTCTGTTAGAATTTGTGGGTTCAATGAACACTCTTAATTTCTTGGTGTGTGTCAACAAATCATTAGTTACTGTTGGGTTTGAAAAATCTCCAGTTGTAGTTCCAGTACCTTGAAATTTGAAATAAATATTAATAGGTATTGTAATAGATTCACTTGGTGCTAAATATTTAGTTTTTTCTTGACCAGTCTCCTGTAAATCACTTATATTTGTCACTAAAGGATGAACCGTTGATAAAAAGAATCCAGTATAAGATGAATGCGCCCAATTTATTCCATCTATAATATCCCATGTTCCGTTTGTATACCCTGTTGGAGACGCTTTTAATCCAACATTGTGAGATGGGTCTGACAACGCAGGTGGAACGAGGGGTAACATAAATGCACCAACTAAAGAATTTGTATTATTATAAATTCTTATACCAGTATCTGTATCTGAAAACCATATAAATTGATTACTCTGTTGTTTATAAAAGATATTATTTTTATCAACTATTCCAACAGCATGGTCTGTTTGGTAAAATGAATTACCATTTGTTGAACTCAATATCGAAAAAGTTCTATCTGATAATAATCCTAATGAATTTTCATTCGCTATATTATCTATTCTGATATAATAACTTGATATTAAATAAATATCATTTTTATAAATTCTACCTGTTGTACCACTCTTTGTACCATAATCTTCACACTCAACAACTTGATTTATAGTAGCACCATTACTAATGGCTATTTCATCTGTATTTCTGAAAAGTAATACCTGAAGTTCACCTTTAGAACGTTTAACAAGTTCTTCAAGAGAATTAATTTTATTAGTAAGGATTGCCAAATATTCTTTTAGCGACAATGAATTTCCTGTACTATCCGCATAAGAAGTTTGAATTGTGTCATCTGTATGAGCATAATATTTTTCATTAACATAAAAAGATTCACTTATATGTTTTGTATAACCTTTGGCATCCAGTGATGTTTCAAAATTAATTTTAAGTTCGTCATCAGATGCTTGTTTTAAAATAAATTCATTATCCGAAACTATTGATAATTCATCTGGAAAATCATAAGCTAAAATTTCTGACCAATCACTTTCAAGTGGTGCATTAGGCCAACCAACTTCGGATATAGATTTTATTCTTATTTCTACTTTTTCACCAGCAGTAACAGAAATATCCAATTGATTAATATTAGGTGTATCAGCATCTGAAACATCTTCTATTTTCCATTTCCATTCTTGTGTTGTTTCATCATAATAACGTTTTCTTGCATCCGTTGTTAATGAATTCCAGTTAGAAAAATATCCAGTTTTTGCTGCATTTGAAACTAAGCTATATCCCTCGGTTGTATTTTCTTTACCAGATTTAGATGAATATCTATATTCTAATTTGAATTGAACTACTTCTTGGTCACGATATCCTTCAACTTGTCTTGCTTCTGGTATATCCCAAAATCCACGTAAACGATATTTAGGTTCTACTTTAGCGTTTGTTGCATTACTACTTGTAATTTGTGTTGTTATAGAATTTAAAGTCTTTGTTTCACTATCTAATTGTTTATTTAACTTGTTTAATTCATTTTCACTCTGTGACCTTTCAGCAACAGATTTGAATTGTTTAGTTTTCAATTCCGTGTTTTTTAATATTATAGCATCACTTAATTGATTTACCCTTGCTTTAGATTTATTCTTTTGAGAATGTAAATCTTTTATTTTTTTAATATCTTCTGTTTCAGTTAAGTGTTTATTTATCTGAACAACCTTGAAGTTATTAGAATTTAATTCTGGTACATTAGGAACTAATCCAACATCTGAAGGTATATTTTTTTTAACAAGGTCTTTTAATAAAGTACCATAATCGAATACAGTATCCAAATAATACTCAGAAAGAGTTATATTAGAGTCTGTACTTAATTTTAATTCATTTGAATAGAAACACGAACCTTTTGACCATAACGATGAAATAACGTTATTAGAACCGTTAATAGGTTTAAGGAATATGACGTTATACTCATCAAAACCGATTGTCACTTTAGTTTTTTTATCAAGAAGCACACCACTATAATATTTAAGTGTGTTTATACCAGTTACAACTGGGTCGTATCCTTCCACCCTTTCTAAAATTACTCTATAATTCGAAGCAGCTATATTAACTTCATGCACTTTATAACGAGTAGTTGAAGATTCTTTATTTAAAATAAGTTCATCACCTATTGCCAGTGTTTTAGGATTACCGTCTGTATCATAATAAGTCAATGTATTCAAATGATACCATAATTTATTATTAAGAGTATCTTTTTCTTGTTTAAGTACAGAAAATAAACCAAAACTTGTTAATGTATTATAATCGAACTCAAATATTTCTTCATCATAATCATTAATATCATTCATATCATTATTCAATACACCAGTATTAGTTGGATTATTATACCAATCTAAAAATTCATGTATATCAATATCATTTCTTCCAAGAAAAATGGAACGTAAATCATCCAATGATGCTTGACCTTTAGCTGTTAATGCACCATCAGCATCTTTTGTAAATCTAACAATATATCTTCTTGATAATACCTTTGAAACATCTGGCTCAACCAACTCCGTTAAATCTATTTCCACACTTAATAGAGGACTCATTAATGATTCAAAGAACCAGTTATTAACTGGAACAAACTGACTAACCACATTTAATTTAGATATCGAATTTGGTTCTCTATTTAAATCAACTTGATATACTTTCTTGGTTGATTCGCCATCAATCATATAAGTGGTCTTATCTTGAAATTGAGAAAGACGTTTAATATTATTATTTGCTATATCAATTTCCTTTTTTAGGAAACCAACAGTGGGCATATTGAATGTTGATTCTATACCAGCTTCGTTTGTAAGATTAACTTCCACAGCCGAGGCTTCTGATGATACTACATCTTGTATTTTTGTTATTATCTCAACTGAATTTTTATTAAGTAGAGAAACCTGTTCCAGGAAACTAACCAGAGAATTTTTCTGAAAGTTACTCATAATATAAAATTATAATTTTTTAATCACTAAATTTGTGTTTAGATATATATTAAAATTATAGGTATATATTAAAAATAAAAATTTTTATTTTAAATATGAAAAATAAAAATGGATATTGGACTTTTGAGAGGTGTAAAGAAGTTGCATTATTATGTGATTCAAGAACAGAATTATGTAGTAAACATGTTGGTGCATATTATAAAGCAATAAATAAGAATTGGTTAGATATTATATGTATTCATATGTTTAAGATACATAAACCAAAGAATTTCTGGAATTATGATAAATGTCAAGAAGTGTCATTATTATGTTATTCAAGAAGTGATTTTTATATAAAATATAACAGTGCGTATCATGCAGCATATAGAAAGGGGTGGCTAAATACGATATGTTCCCATATGAAAAATATTGGTAATAAATATTTTAGATGTATATATGTGTGGGAATTTGAAGATAATTCGGCATATATAGGATTAACTGGGAATTTAGAAGAAAGAACAAATTATCATAACTATAATAAGAATAGTCCAGTACTAAAATATAAAAAAATGATTATTAATCCCATATGTAAACAATTATCAGATTACGTGGTTAAAGAAGAAGCACAAATATTAGAAGAATATTTTATTAATAAATATAAACAGGCTGGTTGGAATATTTTAAATAAAGCAAAAGCTGGTTCATTAGGAGGCTCTAATAAATATTGGACAAAAGAAAGATGTCAAAAGGTTGCTTCAACCTGTTCATCAAGAAAAGCTTTTCACATTAAATATAGTAGTGCTTACAATTCTGCTCGTTTTAATAAATGGATGAATGAAATATGTTTACACATGAATACCAAAAGTAGACCATATGGTTATTGGACATATGAACAGTGTGAAAAAAGTGTGTTATTGTGTAAATCGAAAAAAGAATTTAGTAAAAATTTTTACACTGCTTATAAGTTGTGTCGAAAAAATAAATGGTTAGATAATTTATGTTCACACATGAATATTTTAAGAAACCCGAACGGTTATTGGACAAAAGAAAAATGTAAAGAAATTGCATTGTTATGTAAATCGAGAAGTGATTTTATTAATAATTATAGTGGTGCTTATAATTCAGCAATTAAAAACAATTTTTATTCTGAAATCGTTGATTTAATTGAAAAACATTAAAAATTGAGAAACGGGTTTAATGAATATCAATATTTATCAAACCACAACAACAACCATTCAAAAACTCAATCAAAACAAGGATTATATTAACAATATTATAATAGTTTATCATAAACAAAAGAATAGCTGATAAATACTCCAAAATAAAAATCCCACCGATTTCTCGATGGGATTTCCTTTATAATATTTTCTTCTTTTTTAGAAGTTGATAACATCACCAGCAGGTGTAGTAGTTCCAGTTGTCATATGACCATCTTCATATATGAAGTAGTTAGTAGTACCGTTTGTCAGGATGAAGTAACCATTTTCAGTAGTCGAAATCGATTCGATAGCTGTGGTTATGATTTTTGAACCAGCCGATACAACATTAAGCTGACTTGTTGTATTGATAGTACTAATCTGAATTTTAGTCACATAATTAGAACCATCTTCTTCAGTTATATAATAAATGTAGTCACCGAATAAAATCATCTTAGAAGTAAGTTTATGGTTGTTATAACCATCACTGATAGTGTTTGATGGGTTTGTAAAAGCGTTCAAGTTTTTTGTTGATAAATCATACATAGTGAATGATGGAGCAAACATATAACCTTTCATCCAAACATAACTATCAAGTGTACCAGTGTTAATCTGAGAAATGACTTTATTACCTTTTATCAAAGAACGCATATCAGGTGTATAACCATATTCACTTAAAGCCGTGTTATCATTAATCAAAAGATTAAAAGAATTATTGAAATCAGAATAATTAGCAGATGTTTTTACATAACTTAGTGAGAAAGAACCGCTACTTATAATTTTAACGACTGTTACAAAAGTCCAAGATGTTGCACCCAAATTACTATTAGGTATGAATGTTATATAACCATACACATCACCGTTTGATAACTTAATAGTTTTAGTACAAGCGAAATTGGAAGGACTTGATATTTCATAACCAGTTGTATTAAAGAAGTCGGTATAATTATCAGCTAACATTGTAGCAAATTCAGCATTATTAATATTAATAACCGAACCAGTTTTAGAAGATGATTCGTCACTAAAAGTAACAGTAAGACCAGCGTTATTAACCCAAGTCCAATCGTTATTAGGTAATACAACATATGCACCATCAGTAACAGGAGTTTCTTCAATAGTTTCAATAGTACCATCTTCTTTATTAACCATTACTGTTGACATTTCGGCAATAGTAGCAGACTTCATTGTGTATTCCTGAATACCAGTTGTATTATTAGAAGAAGGATAATATGTACTAACTACAAAATCGGCAGTCATTTTAAGAAAGTTGCTAACAAGCTCCATGTTTTCAATAGTCGAAAAGGCATAATTTAAATTTGCATCGTGCATTTCGATTTTGTTGCTCATAGGTACAACAAAAGTAGTATCACCATAAACATCATATACCCAAATTGAATCAACGAAACCATCAGGTTGCGAAAAAACTTTCAACTTAGATACATTGGCTAAATCGAATTGATTAACATATTCACGATGATAACCAACAGTGGTATCAGTGACATTATTACTATCACCATTAACAAGTGTATCACCGTTTTGGCTGATAACAATATTAGTATCAGCAATTTTAGGTTCAGGATTAAGAAATTCTTCGTCTTTCTCACATGATGTTAAGGTCAGAACGAAAGCAGTCAGAACTGCGAGTGCTAAGAAATAAATTTTTGTTGTTTTCATATCCGTATAATTTTTAGTTTGTAATTATGTGTCAAAAATAATAGGTTTATTTTTATAAAAAAAATCCTACGAAAAAAATATTCAAAATAATCAAAAAATATTCAATGAAATATTCAAATTATATTTGAATCGTAGATTTTACGAGAGTAATGTGGGGAAGGTTACATTTAAATAATATTTTTATTTTTAAAATACTTACTGATACCCACAATGCTATAATATATAAAAATAAAAAGTATTATGTTACTGGTTAAAACTTATATAGATAAAAGTGAGATTGATAACCTTGGAGTGTTTGCTGTTGAAGATATTTTAGAAGGTACGGTAATATGGAAATATAATTCATATATAGATATAACCTTGGATGAAGAAACAGTTGAAAGGTTGAATGATGTTGAAAAGGAATTTATAAAGAAATATGCTTTTTTAGATGCACAGACTGATATATTTTTATTATCTGCTGTTAATGATAGATTTACAAACCATAGTAACAACCCAAATTCTAATCCGAACATAGAGGGTGATATGATAGCAAATAATAATATTAAAAAAGGAGAAGAAATTACTGCTAATTATTTTGAAATAGATAAATTTGCTGGAGAAAAATTTTCATAAAATGGTTTATAAAATTTTAGATTGGTTATATTTTTTATTCTGGATGATAGGAATATTTTTCATTTCTTGTCTAAAATTAAATTTTAAGGAAGCCATAGAATCAACCTATTGGATACGGATACATTTTAAATATAAAGGTCAGTGTGTAGAATATGCAAAAAGAACATTTTGGCAGAAAATAAAAAATGATTTAATAGTAATTTTCGGTGTTATAATTATGTTTGGAACTATATATTTACTAATATATAATATTTAAAAAAAATATAACAGTGTTAGATATCGATAAAATATCAAAAGATATTAAAGCGATATTCGATAAACACACTTATAAAAGGGGTAGAAAACCTATTAATTTAAATAATTTAATAGATAAAGATATAAGTAATTATATACGTGTAATACATAATGAAATAAAAGATTTAGCCTTTCCAGAAAGATGTTTAGAAATAAACAAAATCTATAAAGTAATAAATGATTTAAAGAAGGACAAAATAAAATAGCACCATTTTTTAGTGGTGCTATTTATAATCATATAATGAGCGACATTACTATTTTATTTCATCATTGTATAATTTAACCAACCCATCCTGTAAGGTGTAAAAATGGTTGAACATTAGTTTTTCTAATGTAGTTTCTTTCATGATACTAGCCAGTGAAATAATACCACTATTATAATCAGAAGTATCGGTTTTAGATTCGGTATCATCGCTTAATCTATGGTAAACATCATACAATTTTAATGTTTCAACACGTAAAGCAACATCAATTATACTTTTTATCCGTCCTTGCTCATCATCACTAACAATAGCACCACTATCTAAAACACGAACAAAGTTTGGGTTGTTCATATTAAAATAAATGTCAATATTATTTTCACCACCCAACACTGGAATAGCCACGATATCTTTTTGCAATTTAAAGGAATTAGTAAGTACACTGTCTGCTAATTCTTCATATTTCTGAAATATGACATTAATCTTATCATTCACCTTTGCAAATCTATTATTCGTGACTTGTGGTTTATCAGTTTCTTCTCTTTTTTCGAACATTATAATATTATAAGTAACTTCTTTCTCTATAATATTACCTCCATTATCAATATAGAACTTGATAGTCACTTCAGAATTTTTATTAACTCTAAATCCATTATCACTCGAATAATTGATATAGATAATAGAATTACCCGGGAATTCTGAATTAGTAGACGTTTCTATGGCAGCTCCGTCCACATAAACTTCTATTTCTACTGATTTATCTGAATATAGAAGATTTCTTGAATTTTCATCTTTATATCCAACTTTAGGATTATCAAAATCATATTTCGAATACTTCAATATGAAATCATCAATAGTGGGATAATTAGTTGTACGTGGTACACCTTTATGTTTACCATTAAAATATTTACCGTTTTTATCTTTAGGTAAACCATTCTCTTTACCAGTATAATATGGTGTAAGAACACCGTTAGAATCGGTGGCGATAGGTGTTTCTTTTAAATTAAAGAGTTTGTGAACACATTTTAAAGCTACTTTTTTAGCTTCATCTTGGTTATAATCATTAGAAGAATTTAATCTAAATCTTCTAATTTCTTCTTCAATCGCATTTATATGAGGGTTATCACGTAACTCATCTTCGATGATTTTAAAAATTTCTTCATTAATAACTGAATTAGTATTCAATCCAGAACGGTCGGTTTTAATATGTTTACCGAGTTCGTGTGGTTCAATACTGGAATAATCAATAAACATAACAATGTTTTTCAGAATATAACTATATATATGTTTTATTCTCCAGTTGGATTTTGTAGCTTGGGTTTGTCCATTAACAGTGAAAAAATAACACATGTCACCACGTTTTTTTCGGTCTGTGTTTTTTTTCGTTCTTTTTTCACCTTCACCCCTCGCTGTGGTTGTCGGGTTCTCAATATATATAGTATAAGGTATTTTATATTTACCTACTGTTGCAATTTTATCAACATGATATAATATGGCTTCTTTACCCTCTTTAATGTTATGTTCGAACTCGAAAACAATACCATTCAATTTTGCTTTTTCAGAACCTTTAGATTCATACTCCCGTTCTTCTATCATAGACACTGGAAAGGGTATATTTGGATAATACCAACCTAAACGATATTTCAATTCGGATGTTATCAACGAATTGAACCCCTTAGTGTCACATTCATATAATTGAATAAGTGTTCCATGTTCAAGATAACCTCTATTCTTTTTATCATCATTTATAGGTATTACCCTTATACCTGCTTTGGATTCAAAGTGTGGTAATTCACCATTCGGACAAAGAAATTTAAATTCTTTTAATTTTGTTCCTTTTTTTGGTTCAAAAATACGTAACAGTGAATATGTCCAAACATCTTTATTTTTATTATCTTTTATTAAAGATGCTGGTTTTTTACTTATAATTAATTGATAATTAGGTTCTTTTAAATGTCTGACGATACTAAATGACCCAGTATTATATGCTCCATTCAAACAAAATTTTGTAATTTTATTAGAATTGGTCATTGTTAAAAAAGTCGATTCAAAGGTTGTTATATCTTGCCCTATACCCCTATCGATAATATTCAAAGTTGGAATAGTTGTACCCAATCTCGAAACTATATAAATATTTGGGTCGCTGTTAAATAAATGGGGTTGTTTATTAAAAGAGTTTTCTACTTTCAGATGTTTGCAATTATTATTTATTACATCTTTATATTTTTTTGGATAAACAGAATTATTATGTAATTCTATTTCCCTTTCAATAAGGGCATCAACTGAATTTGTTAATTTTTCTGTTAACGCAGGTACACAATCAGCATTACTATTCTGAATTATTCCATCGGTGTTAACGACACCATTAATATTTTTCCACAAGTCCCTATTTAAAAGACCGTTAACACTCAAATAATCTTCAACATTATTTGATTTAACGATGTTTAATAAATCATAAAACACTTTTTCATAATCGATTTTTTTCATAATATTTAATTTAAGTTAAGTTATTAATATTCAGTTGATTATAGAAATTATATATTTATTTAATAAAATAATCACATGCAAAAATAATAAAAAAAAATTAAAAAAAAATAAATTCAACTAAATATAACCACAAATTTATAATATATACTTTTATTATTAAAAAAATGTGAATGTAAATTTATGATTATCAATAGATTATGGTCTATGCCAAATAAAAATACTTTTTCTATAAAACCTATTAAAAATTTAATCGAAAAATATAACAGCTCCGATTTTTTAAGTATTGACCCATTTGCTAATAATAGTAAAATTGCTAAAATAACAAATGATTTAGATACAACATATAACACGGATTATAATTTAGATGCGTTAGATTTTTTAAATTTATTTGAAAACAATTCCATAGATTTCATTTTAAACGACCCACCCTATAACTTTTATCAATTAAATCAATGTTATAAAATATTCAACGATTCTAATCATCTTAATAATAATGAGGCATATTGGTTAAAATTGTTTGATTTGTATCAAAAAAAATTAAAAATAAATGGAAAAATTATAACTTTTAGTTGGAATTCATCGGGTGTTAATATATTTAACAATTTAGAAATAGAAGAAATATTAATAGTACCGCATGGTGGAATTCATTATGATACAGTTTGTGTAGTTGAAAATAAATTATTTTAAATGAAAATAACAAGATATAAAGACGATAATAGATATGATGATTATACCAATCATCCTGAAATTTTAGAAAAAATTTCATTTTTTCTAAAAAAAACAGAAAATATAATATCAGTGAATCCATTTTCAGGAGATAATAAATTGGCAAGTATAAACAATGACATAAACAGTGTATATAATGTTGATTATCACTTAGATGCATTAGATTTTTTGAAAGAATTGAAAGATAAAAGTGTTGATATAATAATATATGACCCACCGTATAGTGCAACACAAATGATGAAATATTTTGACGATTTAAACATAAAACGTAAATTACACCATACACGAACACAGTATTGGACTTTTCTGAAAAAAGAAATAACAAGAATTATTAAAACTAATGGTCATGTTATATCAATCGGATTTAATAGTGGTGGTATAGGGAAAACAAATGGGTTTGAAATAGAAGAATTAATAATAATCAATAATAAAACAAATAATGATATATATTGTGTTATAGAAAATAAAATATAATTTTTAATATATAACCTAAAAATAACACATTTAATATGGAAGATATTATGAAGTTTGAAAATTATACAGAAGAAGAACGTGATAATGGACTTGATTCTAAAGGTAAACCTATATCAGGTGCTGACAGATATCCAGAATTAGCTTATGTTGCACGACAAATATCTAAAGATGTAATTGCTAAAATAAACACTGAAGCTGATAAAGTTGAATCTAAAATGCCATATAAATCACAATTTATATTGGAAGAATTAATAAAAATATTAGAAGAACTGGTGTAAATCATTTTAATTTTTTGAATATAAAGCTGTAATTTTCAACTCTACACCATCACTAATTCTTGTTGAATAAAGAATCATAGTAGTTCCCCATAGATGAACAGTATATACCATTGAATCACCAATGGCTTCGGAAATAGGATGACTACTAATATATTCAACATAAATAGTATCACATTCAAATTTATATTTCCCACTAAATGTTATTATATTACCGTTTGCATTAGATATATTCTCAAATGTAGTGTCTGTGATAATCTTTTGTATTTCATCTATATTTTTTGGTATATATGAACTTGTTTCAGTAGGCGAGACTGCCAATAATTTTAAAAGATGCCAATTTCCTTTGATTGTTGAAACTGTTTCGATATAATCAGGTGTTTCATGATGGGGTGCTGGTTTAAAATGAAACCACACCAATAAAGAAATACAAATAACACTAAATACAATCAGAAAGGTTTTCATCGTAATAAAATTTTAAGTTACAGATTTAATATGACAAATATAAGAAATTTATTTAAATAAAAAGCTGTCAGAATATATCTGACAGCTTTCTACATTTACATATTAAACTAAAACTATTTAGATTCCTTTTTTGAAGGTTTGGCATCATCAGCTTTAGTTACATCAGTTTTAGGTGTATCAACAGTTATACTCTTACCTACATATTTAGCAACTTCTAAACCAAGAAGTGCATCAATAGCACTACCACCACCATTTTGACCACCACCAACAATAACATCAGGTGTAATCTTAATATTTCCAGAAGATATGGCTTCAATAACTTTCAATTTAGCAAAGTTATCAGCCCCCATAGCATCAACTGTTAATTGATAAGCTTCAGCAGTCGCTTTACCGATAGATAATGTTACTTCAGCTTTTGCGTTACCTTCTTGGGTAATTTTTTTAGCTGTTGCAGTAGCAGTTCTTTCGATAGCTTGTGCTTCACCTTCGGCCTGTAATATTTTAGACTGTTTTGTACCTTCAGCTTCTTTTACTTTCTGAGAAGCCACGTTTTGAGATATTACAACATTTTGGTCGGCTTCGACTAATCTTTCTTGCATATCGGCAACGGCTTTAGCTTTTTCAAATTCCTGACGAGTGGCCTGTGCATCTTTCTGAGTAATGAAAGTTGTTTTCTGTTCTTGTGCAATTTTTCTATCAGTCAATGTTGCCATAAGTTCTTTTGGTGGAACGATGTCACCAATAAGTGTATCAACAGCAGTAACATTATATTCATTCAACACTTTTGAAATATGTCCTTTGGCTTCAGTTTGACGTTCTCTACGTTCACCAAGGAATTGAATTACATCGCTATCTTGTGCTGAGTTACGGAAATAATTACCGATAGTTGGTTCAAGAACCTGAGAAATAAGATTCAACATATTTCCAAATCGGGCAATAACTTTTGAAGCCTCTTTTGATGGTACATGGATAATCTGACTTATATCCAGATTAAATGTAAAACCATCTTTTGAACGAACTGTAATAGTTGAAAGGTTTTTATCAAGTTCATGACTTTCATTCTTGCCAGTAGCCCAATTTAATACTAAGTTTGTTGTTGGTACTATTTCAACCTTTGTTGTAAGAGGATTGATTGGGTACTTTCCCGGGTCGAGTGGTTCATTCCACACACCTTTTTGTCCCCTTGTTACAATATTACCATGTTTAAAACCATCACCAGTTAGGTCTTTTCCTTCTTCTCCAACATATGATATAACAACACCAACGTGTCCAATAGGAATAACTGTCATATCAAATTTTTGGACTCTTACAAACCAAGGATTCAGATAATACATACCAGATTGAATAACCTGTGATTGTAAACCTTTAAACCCACCATTTTTCAAAAATATATCAGCATTTTGAAATGACTCATGACTAAAAGTCATTTCACTACTTGCAATTTCAGATGCTGGAAGTGGTTTACCAGCAAGAGTTGTTACAACACCAATTTTATTTTGTTCAATAATCTCTGCATCAACAGCTTTAGCGATAAAAAGGAATGTATTAATTTTATAAGTACCTGCTGGTAAAATTTTAGTTTGTTTTCCTTTAAACCCACCACCTTCTAAGAATGCTGTTGCATCTTGGAAATTTTCACATTCAACATAGGTTGCTAAAATAGAACCTTCTGGAAGTGGTTTACCATCGATGGCTTCAATCAAACCCACCTGATGTTGGTCTACTTTAAAAAAACCAATCTCAGAAATTTTATATTTCCAAGGCCACAACCAAAAATGGACACCTGAAGATAAGTAAGGTGCTTGCATACCTGCTTCACCTTTAATTGCAACAATACCGTTCTCGATTTGAAGTGCGCCACCCCATAAACGGAATACTTTATTGACAAGACCAATCTTATCATCTGGTATAACAACTATACCGAACAATCTCATTAATGGTTTATAGGCTAAACCCATTAACAGAACAACAAACCCCACTACAAAGTAGGATAAATAATTCATAAAAAAATTCATAGCTTTAAAATTTAGTTAATATGAAAAGTTAATAATAAAAATCAATAATATAATTATTGGAATTTTCAATTAGAAAATATGTAATTTATCATTCAATAACCAGAGTAAAAACACAACACCTTCTATTCCAAGAATAAATCTTGAAAATCCATTCCACTCTGATACACTTAAATTCCAATTACATAATGATAAAAACAGGTAGGTGATTATAATCACCATCGCCCATGACATGATTTCACGAATTTTCATTTTGATATGTTTTATACAATGTTTAGTTACCACCAAATGTATAAATAAATATATTCACCAAGAATAAAACTGTAATATTTTTGTAAAATATTTTTGTAAATAAAAAAGACCGCCAAAAAGGCGGTCAAAAAATAAACAAATATGAAAATACAAATTAACCTTTATAATATTAGAAGTATATATTAATTTTTTTATTAAAATAAATTGTATTTACTTAGCATCTTAAATATTAATTTATGCAAGGAAAAATATTCGAATATATTATAAGTTACCAAACTTCTGGTTCAGGTGGAATGGTAATAGTCTTACAAGTCGAAAAAGAGTTGTCGTATTTTCCTGTGATAAAATCTAAACAATTACACACCTCTATTAATACTGGTGGTGGGTTTTCAAACCGAATTACTATTAATAAAGAATATTTGAATAAAGTTGAAGAATTCTTAAAAACTCAAAATATTGATAATTTTGATTTATTAATCGAATCATCAGATAGGTTAGCTATGATAACATCAGAAATCATGGCTAAACAATTACCTATTCAACCTATAACATTATCGTTGAAACCATTGAATAATTATACTCATGTTAAATTTATTTCAAACCCTAAAAGGTATGAGATAAAAGGGGATGATATAGGCTCAAATTATTTTACTTCTTGTAAAATAACAAATAAACAAGTGAAAGTTGAAAAGGATTATTCAACTGGTTATCAAAATAAAGAATTGTATTATATTACATTCACTAATATAAATTCTAATTCCAGTTATGATAATGGTTACGCTTATCTAAATCCAGATTTAACCTTAAAATATGGTACATTTAGTATAAACAGTTTGGACTCATCACCAATAAACAATGACCCCAAAGACGTATATTGTAAATTTCAATTATTCGGAAACGAACGGTTGTTAAAGATTGAAGAAATATTAAAAGATGATGAATAATATCATTCCCATCTAAGACATCTTACAAAACCATCATCATGAATTTCATATAAACCGAGACTATCCATAGTGGCATTATATACTGCACCAATATTACAAATTTGTTTAAATATTTTCATTAAAGTAAAATAATCACAATAATCTCCACCGAATTTTTTATACATTCCATTATCTATATGGTATTTATAAAGATAATTATCTTCCAGAATGAAATCTTCTATATCATCAAAATCAGAATAAATAATTTTAGAAAATATAGCACCATAGATATAATCCTTAAATGTTGGGTGTGTGTGACCTAATATTATTTCACATTTATGTTGTAAGGCATAAACAATAGATTTATATAGAAAATCATTTTGAAAAAAAGAACAATATGATTCAGTCCCAATAGAACCAACATCCATGTGAACAATTTTATAATTCTTTTTATAAAGAATAAATGGTATTTCTTTTTGTGTGTTAAGCGGTGAAAAGTCTATTTTTTTATCAATCTCATAAACACTGGCTGAAGTAGATATTTCATATGTTAACGTAGTATCACCATTATATTTCTCCAGTGTTTCATTTAAATTGTCAGTATTTAATAAAATATCATAAAAGTTATTCATGATTTTTGTTTTATAATTATAGATTATTATTCATAAAAAGTTTTAAACAAAAAAGACCAACATTAATGCTGGTCTTCTGGATATATAGAAAAGGTTAGGGTTAATGTATTATTTAAAATGAGTACTAAGTTAACTATAAAAATTATTTTCCAAAAATTTTAAGAAAATCTTTAAAATATATTATCAATATCTTATTTGTATAATAAATAGATGTATATATACCCACAGATACCATCAATAAATATACGATAAGAAAAGAGAATACAAATAATTCTGTTCCGATTCCATTACAACTCGGACTCAAATATGAACCAAAAAACCATAAAGCTTTTGTTAAACTACTATGTGGAAAATAAACGTTGAATAATATAAAAAACAGAACTCCAACTAATAAATAGTTGTATATTCTACGTTTAAAAATATACATGATTATTCCTTTATTAAATTTCGGTCTGTACCTAATGTTTCAGCATTAGCATCCTGAATGACATCCAAAAATGAATAAGTGTTACCAGAAAAAGCATACCCTAACATTATATTACTCAGGCTCGAATTCATATTATAACTGAAACCTTGCATTTGGATAAATTCATTAACACCTGCTGGATTAAATTTAACCATTTTTGATACAATAACTTTGGCCTCAGATGGGATTGTGACTTTTACAGGTAAGGTGGAAACATAGGCAACTTTAACTAATACACCTGTGCGATACCAGCCCGGTTTATCTTGAACTTTTATTTCTCCGTTATAAGAATTGTATGCCACCCCTATTTGATTAACACTGGTATGATTCAAACAAAATATCCAGAAAAAGAATAAAAATACGATGGTCACTGCTATTAATACCAAGAAGATGTTTAAAGATATTCTAATTTTGTCACCCATAGCTTTAAGTATTTATTTAAAAATTTATACCACAAATATATAATTTTTTATTAATACAATATATAAATTGATAAAAAATATTTATATTTACCATCGATTATAATATATTTTTTATATATTTTTAATAGAAATGAGTAGAACAAAAGGTAGCGGTTGGGGAGCTGGTGTAATATTATATCAGAAATGCCCTAAATGTGAAAAGAAGAAAGCATATTATGACCCTGTTAATTATGGCGGTCATAGTTTTAAATGTACATGGTGTGGAAATTTATTTTACTCAGATATACTTTTAAGTTATAAATACGCTGAACAGATAGATAGGTTGAAAAAAATAAAATAACATGGGAAAAAATAAAAAACCTCATTTCAGACAAGTTAAATTGAATCAGATATTCGAATGTGAATATAAATTATATGCAATTGCAATACAATTAACTGCAAATGGAAATTCTAATTTATCTGGTGGTCGAAGCATATTTGAATTTATAAAACTTTACAGTGATGAATGAATATTCAAAAAGTAGTACCAATGGGTATATCAATACTATGATAGAAGATAATGTTAATAAACTTTGTTTTCTTTATTTAGATAGTAAAGCCTTTAAAGAAAAAGTGATAACACATTTATCATTTCGATGGATTGAAATGTGTCAAGAAGAAATTATCAATGACCTTCTATTAACTGAAGAATATGATATTTATTTGTTAAAGCCAACAAATGGGTTCACTACATTATATAGTATATGTGAATCAGGTAATATCGAAATTGTACCGTTTGATATTATTAAAGTTATTCCAATTTCAGCTTGGGATGAAAAAATTCTGGATAATAAAAACAGTACAGATATGACCAAATATGAAATAAAAACCTTGAAAGAATTTCTTCTAAGCAAAAGAAAAACTCCCAAGTATGTTAAAGAATATCTATTATCTATTTAGTATTATCAGTCAAATAAACAACTTCTAATTGGGTTGAAATGTCACCAACTTTAATGAAATCACAAAAGTTAGAACTTTCATCATAACAAAATAAAAGGTTAGTGATATCTGTCGTATTATTTCTTCGATATAAATAAACTCGGTCTTTCAATGATTCCACTATAATAAATTCTGTATTTAATATTTTTTCTTTTAATATTTCAGATATTTTAGAATTCGTAAATATAACATTCGCTAACCCAATCCGACCATTAACAGCGATATTATTACCAGCAAGTAATACAGTAGTTGTAAGCTTTCTTACCGTTTCAATGTTTGATAAATCTGAAATATTAACTGAAAAGTTTATTTCCCGTTTTTTATTAAACATCAAACCATCAAATATATCTATGACTAAATTGACTACATCATCATAATCATATTTAGATAATGTTTTTTGCATATTTATTTGTAAGTTGTTTAAAGTCATTTCAAGTTTATTAGATTTAAGTTCAACTTCTTTCATTTCCAAGAATTTTATTTGTTGACCATTTTTTGCTTCGGTGGTTTTTAAGAATTTATCCACCCTGATTATGTCCGTTTTATTCATGATATTTATTTGTTTTTTATTTAGTAAATTGATAAATTTTTTCAATATCTTCATCAGTCATATAAACTAATAATTCCCCCAGTTTTTTACAATCTATGTTACCACCAAATTTATCTTCACCATTACTATATACATATTGTTTACCTCCATAATGTGGTAACCCCCTACTTTTAACCTATTTGTCTTAACAAAATAATCAATTAATTTATTCGACTTCATGATATGTTTTTTTTATATATTTTTCCCATTCTTTCAACATCCTTGGAAAACTTTTTCCGTCACTGTATAATTCATTCTTTACTACAACAATCGGTTTTTTTAGAATAAAGGCCATACCCAAATCGAAATGTAATCCTTTGGATTGATTATTATAAAAAATATGTATTTCATCAGCCTTTTTAATATATTTCATGTTTTGTTTACATATTTCATAACCACTTTTACTCTGATTATCATCCTGATGAGGTAATTGAACCTTATAACCTTTATTTTTAAGTTCAATTACATATTCTTCCAGTTGTTGTCTAACCTCATCACTCATCACTCTCATATTACATAAAATGTATATTTTCTTCATTCATAAAAAGTTTATTTTTATAATTTCATCGATTTTATTAAAATCATAATAAAGTATTCTTATCAATCTAATATTTTTACTCTTACAAAAAAGGTTCTATTAATTTATAATTTTTCTCTTTACACCTATCTAATACTTTTTTAATATTTTCATTTTTATTTATTTTCACTAATAATATTTAATTTTTAAATGCTTAACTGCATCAACTACATATTTTGGTAAAAAATCACTAACAAGTACATCTGAGAAACTGGAATCTAAAACAATTGTATGCGCCCAGTCGTCCTCAGAACGGATGCTTCTACCATATTGCTGAACTAAATCAACAATAGTTTTCCATCGATACCAATCTGGATTTGTCTGTTGTCTTTTCTTTACTAACTTAGATTTTATATTTGGATATGGGATTTTCATTATTATTTGAAAACGACTTAATTCATCTTTTAAATCAATCCCCATCATCATACTGGGAGATATTAAAACCGTAGGATAACTACTATTCACATGTTGATTCAACTTATCATTTCTATTGGCTGTATCATGTACAATAATTCTATCTTTAAACTCAGTTTTACTCAAATCATTATTTAACCATGTCGCTAATTCATAATTAAATGTATGAATAATACCTTTATCAGTACTATACTTATTTAAAGTTTTCTTTATATATTCTAAATGATACTGGTAACTTGATTCCTTTTCCTTGTAAGTCATTTTACCAGCCTTTATATAATAAATAGGTCTGTTTTGAACTGGAAATGGTGATGGTATTTCATAATACTTGGTTATTTTTTCATCCAACCCATTTATAGAACAAAATAATTTTTTATTTAAAATAGTAGCAGACATGAATATAACATGGTCGTATTGTTCCAATGCATATTTTGGAATATAATCACTACCCCATACTGGTTGAATAACTAAGGATTTGTACTCACCTTCTTCTTTTTTCCTTTTATCTTTTTTGTAAACAGTTTCTAATATCCAATTTTCTGGATTGTTATTGAATTCAGTAACAAATAAATCCAAGGAATTAAATTTAGACGTAGTTTCTCTTGCCTGTGCAGCCCATTTTTTATAAGTATCAGTTGGTATCGACTTACCATGTGCCTCTGCATCAGTCATTTCACTCTTTAAAAATTTTAATCTTTTATCTAAGTCTGGGAGAAATACCCTATTAATTGTATCTACCAAGGATAAAATATCATTTGTTGAAGCAATTATATTTCTATACTCATTTATTTTTGTTTGTTCAAACCCACATTTTATAAATACATTTATATTTAATTCAGTGGTCATATAGTCGCAAAACACTTGGTCAAAGTCGGATGCTTCATCAACAATTAAAACATTACTTTCCCGTGACTGTTTAAAAGAAGTATTAAAAATACTGGCAATATCAAACATATGAAAGTTGGTCATAGATACTCGGCTACCTATAAAATTTGATAATGCTATCATGTAAGGGCAATTATCGCATCTTTTTTTCTTGGCAGAACAAATTTCCATACCTTCATCACAAGTTGTATTATACAAATCACATGGATAATTAACTCGGCCTTTAAGATTTCGTATGTATGGAAATTCCTTAATATATTGTTCTTGCAGTAATTTAGAATTTGTCAGAACATCAAATTTAGCATTTTCATTAACATGATTTAAATACCAGTTTATGAACATAGTAGCTAAAAAACTTTTGCCAACACCTGTCGGCAAATTCAGTAACATATATTTATTACCAGTTAATATAGCTTTTTTAATAAAATTGACCCCATCTATCTGCTGTTGTCTGGGTTCATATTTTAAATCATAATAAAGCTGATATTTACCATCTTCGAATTCAACCATTAAAAATTTTGATTATTATTTAAATTGTATATGCAAAATTAAGGTTATTGTTTTAATTTTTTGTTTTTAATATATAAATAAAAAATTGTGTCATCTATGAAGATTACTAAATTCTCTAATTTTTATTAAATGATGTTATTTACCCCGATTCTAATGATATAAAAGAATCGAAAAAATTAAAGAATAATAATCTACCTGAATTCAAGAAAGTAAAATAATAAAATTTAAAACATATGCCAGAGAATCTTAATAATAGAAAGAATTTACGAAATATGAGACCCATATTTGACCCAATGTATCAATATTACTTTGACGGGGTTCAGAATGAATTAAAAGTTATCATCACTGGTGAACCATATAACATATCACAAGATGAAGTTGATAATTTTAATGATGGATTTTTTACGAATGAATATAATAATTTCGCTGATATCAAAGATACTATCGAAGAATGTTGTGTCGGTAAAAAATCAGCAGCCGATTGTGTAAAAATTTTATTAGATAAATATTTTAAAAAATTTATGAATAATTTTTATACTGTTGATACTATATCAGACGTTGAAGTACAAATGGAAAGAAAAATTATTCTTTTCTCTACCCTGTTAAAAGAAAACAAAATGTTGTTTGACGGTGAAAGGGCATTTGTCATCTTATTAAAAATACTTTCCGAATTTGATATTAAGTTCATCAAACCAAAAGATAAATTATATTTGAATACAGGAAATTATAATTTATTTTTCAATACATTCAATATTTCTGATTATACATTATTAATTAATGAACTAAAAGATAAAGAATCTTTGATTACTACATTTAATGCAATATCTTCAAATAATAATATACCAAATCTCGCATTCTACTTTTCAGTAGAATCTTTTGTTTTGAAATATGGCCTTTATATAAATCATGAACATAAACTAATTCAAACAGGTCAATTCAAAACTACATCGAAATTTTTAAAAAATCTGAGTATGAATTCTACCATGTCGATTTATGGTATATTACAAACTATAAATCTAAATAATCTTACATTTTTAGGTAAAGTTAGAACCGAATTCAAAAAATTCTTGAAGGAAAAACCAGTTTACATCTCAAATAATAAAATTGTTTATAAAAAATTCGAATATGGTGATTTCACTAATCCAAACACTCCACATTTTCAATTCTTAACCGCTTTGGAAAATTGGATTCTGAAATATAATTGGAATTATCGTGTGGATTATTACGTGGATGTTAATCAAAAAGAAATAGTTTTTTATATTAAATTGAAAGAAGATGTTACCCAAAACAACTCACGTTTTTAGCATAAATAAATCCTAATTATAATCAATTGATTAACAACAATATATAAAATAACATTTTTGAATTTCTTCAAAAGGTACAACTTAATGATATATACTATATATAATATATATTTTCTCTTTTTTTTATTATTTTTACTACTTATTTATAAATAATGAATGTAAATGTTATAGAAATTAAATTCGTACTTTATAATAGACGAGGATATGAATCTTTATTAAAGTTAAATAGTATAGAAATAAAAGTTACTACTGAATTTAAAAAGACATATATATGTTTAATATATTCAGAATTTATTAATTTATTTAAGAATATAGGATTTAATACCGACCTTATTAAATTTCATAATATAAAAGAATCCGAATCAGTATATTTTAGAATAAATAATAAATATAAAATAGATTATTTAAGAATAATTAATGCCATACCGACAATTACCAGTAATAAACATCATATAACTATTATTTATGGTATAAGTAAGATATATGATGGTAAAATATTTGATTATGATATTAGATATGGATATAATAATGGTTATTTTGAACATAATCTAAATGGTTTTTCTTTTATGCAATTATTTCCAAGTGATTATAAGTCAGTAAAAAAAGATGTATATTATCGTATGTTTAAAATATTTGATATTGAATATTCATTAATTAATTATCACTATTGTATGGTATACAGAGATATCAAGCGTTCAAAATATTTAACATTGATGTATGAACGTATATTACATAATAAAAGACAGACATATTTTCAATGTACTGGTATTGAATATATTAAAATAATAAGGAAATTAAAAATTAATAATTTATTGGATGGTGATGTGTATTAGTGTATTTTATCTAAAGATAATATTTTAATATTTGTATCGTCTTTCAAAACAATTTCATTTTCTACCCAGACCATATCTCGTTGAAATAAACTTCTTGGAACATCAATTTTACTTTCAGTAATTTCTGCTGTTATTAAATATAAATTGGGTTCTTTTAAATGCCACATTTGTTGTTTAAAATAAGGATTCGTTATTCTTTCAGGATTAGAAAACCATGAATATCCTAAATGTTCTGTGTTTAATTCTTCTGGGGATTTTAATATAATAAATCTATATACTTTAATAATATTAGGTATTTCATTAAAACCATCGGGAAATTTATCTTTGAGTAATAATTTAAAACCATCAACAATATTTTTTATAGCTTCTTCTAAATTATCAGCACCATCCCATGCACCACTTGTTGAAAAATCGTTTTCTAACCCCCATTTACCAATATCATATAAATCTTTTTCTGTAAGTTCTGAGAATGATTCATATTTATGTGGGTTGAATTGTTCATTCAACCACTCGTTTAAAGAAAATATAAATTTTCTGGATTTCATTATCAAAAATATTTTTAATTTATATATATATATATTTTTGAAAAAATTTCAAGATAATATTAAAAAAAAACAAATGTTTTTAATATATAAAAAAAATAATAATATATTATGGCTCTAAAAATAAAAGGAAAACAATTAGCTGACGGAACAATAACACAAATTAATTTAGGTGTAACAACAGAAAGTATTATTAGTGCTACAAGTGTAACAACTAAAGAATATGTGGATACATATGTTGATGGTCAAATTACTGGTATAACATATGCAACGACTAACTTAAATATGGCAGCATTAATAACCACATCAGGTTCTGGTTCACAATTAGCATGTAGCACCCCTATTTCAAGTATTACTAATTCTAATGTTAAGGTTATGATAAATGGTATTGAAATTAATGTGGGTGGTTCAGGTGGAACTTATATGGGTTTCTTTTCTCCAAATGGTATAATTATTCGATTGCCAGATGACGAACAAGTTGGTGATTATTTTTATTGGAATACTGATACAGCATTATACCAATTGGATACTAATGATGAAATAGATTTTATTTATTTAACGAGAATTTAAGAAAAAATTTTTCTTAAATTATCGATATATTTATTATTCCACAATTTATATTTAGGATTAATATATTAAGATATTTTTCAGAAATATTATTGGAATTATTATATTAAATTTAATTTATAACCAGTGAAATATTTTAAATAATTATAACAAGAAACACCATTACCATCTTTATCATTTATTTTACCATTTGATGATAAAAAATTTTTAACTGCTTTTTGACCTACTAAATGAGATGCTGCTAACATTCCAGATTCGGTTATTTTAATACCACCAATAGTTTGACCGATATATTTGTAATAATTTCTTAAATAATATTTATTATTTTTTAATAATTTTATTACATCTCTATTTTGTTCGTCTTCTGGATACAAGTTAGGATTATTAACGAATGTTGCTGAATCAATTTGATTTTTTTTTATATCTTTAAAAGCATGTTTTCCGAATTGATATTTACCAACGTATCCTTTTTTAGCAGATAACCAATTATTTCTTGATTCTCTATATGCTAATTTATCGAGAAATTCTAATGTTTCATCTGAAGATGCATCCATATATGATATGTCTTTGTATGGAGTTAATCCAAAATCTATTAATTTATTTACATAATCCTTAATTTCGTTTTCGATGAAATCTATTCTTTTTAAATCAGATGAGGCTATTTTAGATGTTGAAATTGATATTAAGAATATTAATAAAATTCTTTTATAAGGTAATTTAGATTTAAAAATTTTAGTGACAACCTGTTTAAAAAATTCTTTTATTTGTGACTTTGTTTTTAATTTATCAAACATATTTTTAATTTTTTCTTTCATAAATTCTAAGGTATTATTACCTTCTAATATATAATCAAAATCGTTTAAATTGTTTAATAAATTTATATTCTCGTTAAATGAATTCCAATTATGAATATAAGTCATTAAAAATATTTTTATTTATATATATTATTTTTAAGATTCGTGAATTAAATATATACCTATACAAAATAAAAATAAAATATGAAAATAAAAGGAAAACTGATAGCTGATTCAACAATAGAACAAAATTCAGAAATAACTGGGTCTTATAACTCTATTATTAAAAATTATGTTGTTGGGTTTAGTTATAAAAAAATAATAGTGCTTGCTAAAATTTCATAAATATGAAAGCCCTCTAAAATGAGGGCTTTTTTCATTTTAATAAATTTTAATAAAACAAAGTGATAAAATGATTATATAAAATCATATCGTATAAAAATAAAATATTTTGAATGGTTAAGAAAAAGAAGATTGAAGAACAATATAAGAAACTCTCCCAGAGAGAACACGTTTTACAGCGTAGTGATACTTATATTGGTTCAATTAATTCTGAAAGAAGAATGGTATTCACTGTTGATAATATAGATAATTTTGAAAATTTAAAAATAGTTAAGAAAGAAATTAATTATAATGCTGGATTAATAAAAATATTTGATGAAATTATTACTAATGCTTCTGACCACAGTGTAAAGACAGGTAGAGTTAAATCTATTAAAATTGAAATTGATAATAATAAAATATCTGTTTGGAATGATGGTGATGGTATACCTGTTGTTATTCATAAAGATGAAAAAGTATATGTACCAGAATTAATTTTTGGACATTTACTTACGGGTGAAAATTATGATGATACAGAACAACGAATAGGGGGTGGTCGAAATGGTATAGGTGCAAAAGCTTGTAATATATTTTCTAAAGAGTTTATAGTTGAAACTGCTGATGGTAAAAATTATTACAAACAAGTATTTACTGATAATTTATCATCGGATAAAAAAGGTAAATTACCAAAACCACACATTAGAGTATCTTCAAAAAAATTTACTAAAATATCTTTTCTCCCAGATTACGAAAGGTTCGGATTTATAGAATTAATTGATGATATTAAATCAGTTATGATTAAGAGAACTATTGATATAGCTGCATATAATCCAAATGTGAAAGTATATTTCAACAATAATCTGATTAGTATAAAATCATTTAAAGATTATATGAAATTATTCATGCTCGATAACCATGAAATTATTTATGAAAAAATAAACGATTTATGGGAAATAGGTGTTATGAAAACTTTTTCTGATTCATTTGAACAAATTTCATTGGTTAATGGTCTGGCTACATTACAAGGTGGAACTCATGTAAATCATGCTATAAATCAAATAACAAGTAAACTAAAATCATCCCTTTCACGAGGAAATAAATTCGAGATTAATCCGAATGATATTAAATCAAAAATATTTTTATTTTTAAATACTAAAGTGTTTAATCCAGAATTTGACAGTCAGGTTAAAGAAATATTAAATACCAAAATATCATCATTTAAAGATATTGAAATATCAGATAATTTTATTAAGAAAATATTAAAATCAGATATTACTCAGGAAATTATTGATTATATTGAACTCAAAGAACAATTAGCTTTACAGAAAGCTGTTAAAAATAAGAATGGTAGAACTGTTAAAGTGAGAAAATTAGATGATGCTAATAGAGCTGGTACTAAAGATAGTAGAATGTGTTTATTATTTTTAACTGAAGGGGATTCAGCACTTTCTTCTTGTTTAAGAGGATTTTCAGTGACTGGTAGAGATTATTATGGTGCATTTCCATTGAAAGGAAAACCTTTAAATGTTAGAGATATAGCAGTTAAAAAAATATTAGAAGATGAAGAAATTAAGGGTATTATATCAGCTTTAGGTTTAGAAATTGGTAAAAAATATACAAATACTTCTGAATTAAGATATGGTAAAGTTGTTCTTTTTACCGATGCAGACCATGATGGTTCACATATTAAAGGGTTGTTGATTAATTTGTTTGAAACATTTTTCCCATATTTACTTGAAGCTGACTTTATATACGAATTTGTTACACCAATTGTTAAAGTAAAAAAAGGTGCTGTTGTTAAATATTTTTATAAATTAAATGAATACAGGAGATGGAAAGAAACTGTAAATGTTGATAATTGGTTTGTAAAATATTATAAAGGACTTGGTACAATAGAACCACATGAATCAAAAGAATTCTTTAAAGAAATTGATAAACATCTAATACGTTTTAATTATCGAAATCCAGAAATAACCAAGGATTTAATTGATATGGCTTTTCGTAAAAATAGGGCTGAAGATAGAAAAAATTGGTTGTTGAAATATAAACCAAACAATGAAGTAGATAAATTTGGTAAAAAAACATATTATGATTCATTTATAAATGATGAACTTATTGAATTTAGTATGGCCGATAATATTAGGTCAATACCAAGTGTTATTGATGGATTTAAACCAACTCATAGAAAAATACTTTATACTTTAAATAAAAAGAATTATAAAGATGAAGTTAAAGTGGGTTTATTATCAGGTGCTATTATTGAAGCCACCTCTTATCATCATGGCCCACAGTCACTTGAACAAACAATTATCAATATGGCTCAGAATTTTGTTGGTTCAAATAATATAAATTTGCTTATACCATCTGGAGAATTTGGAACTCGTTCAATGGGTGGTAAAGATTCATCTGCTTCGAGATATATTTTTACAAATAAAGTTCCTATAACAGATTATATTTTCAGGAAAGAAGATAATGCAGTTTTAGAATATTTAGATGATGATGGATATGTGATTGAACCTAAATTTTATATACCTATTATTCCAATGGTATTAGTGAATGGGGCAGAAGGTATTGGAACTGGTTGGTCAACATTAGTTCCAAAATATAATATTGTTGATTTGGTTGATTATATTGAAAAAAAAATAAAAGGTTCAGCTAATCCAAGAAAAAATATTAATCCATATTATAATAAATTTAAAGGTAAAATATATCTGGATAAAGACCGATATGTTACAGAGGGTACATTTGAGTTACATAATGATAGGTTAAAAATAACTGAATTACCGATTGGATTGTGGTATGATAAATTTTATTTCAAATTAAATGAATTGATTGATACTAAAGTTATATTGAATTATACTAAGCATAGTACAGATGAGAACGTCAATATTATAATACAATTACCTAAAGAATCTTTAAAATTATTTACCCCTAATTATATTTTGAAAATATTTGATTTAACATCGTATATCAATAATTCGAACATGAATTTGTTTGATAAGAATGATAAAATCAAATTATACGGGGACATTTATGAAGTAATAGATGATTTCATGGAAATCAGATTAGATTATTATGATAAAAGAAAAAATTCTGTAATTGATAAATTCAAAAGAGATATACAGATACTTAATAACAGGTGTAATTTTATAGATTTAATAATTAAAAATAAAATCGTTATATCCAATAAAAATAAAGAATTTATTGAACAGGAATGTATAAAAAATAATTTGGATAAAATAGATGATTCGTATGATTATCTATTAAATATGGTGATATATTCTCTTTCCAAAGAAAAATATGATAATTTAAAAAATCAATTAGCTGAAAAAATTAAAGAATTGGAAGAATATTCTAAAAAAACTTTACATGAACTTTGGCTGGATGATTTATCGGAGTTAAAAAGAGAACTTAAAAAATTAAATTAATATATAACATAAAAATATTTTTATTTTAATGATAAAAGGGTTTTATGAATTTATTAATGAAGGTAAGAATTACCAATTATTTAGAGGTGTTAGTGGTATTAAACATATATTAGAAAATGAATTCATAGAGAATAGTGGTGTATTCGATTCTCCACTTAGAAAGGATGTTACAGGCGTAAAATATGGTATATCTGCTACCAGAAACTTTCATACGGCAGTCGAATATTCTCATGATTGTGTTATTGAATTTGATGTTCCTAAATTAACGGATAAATACAGATTATTACCTTTTTCTGAGAATCCAGACTATTTTTTATATTATATAAAAAAATATGGACGTGGTGAAGCTTTTAAAAAAATGAGAGTTGGTAAAAACAAAAAAGATTCAGAAAATTTTTGGAAAGTTAAAACCGATAAGGGTGCTATGGATTTTGATATAGCTGAAGAAATAATAGTTACCAATAAAATATCAATAAAATATATCAAAAAATTATATTTAAATAAAGAAACTTATAATAAAATAAAGAATTTAACTGATAAATTGGGTATAGAATGTGTAGTTATATCTGATATGATAAATAAAAAATATATTCATACTACCGATAAATATAGGGAATTAATGAAAAAAAGAGAACTTACGAAACAGAACTAATTTGTTTTACATTATTATTTTCAAATAACACTTCACAACCTTTACAATATAAAGCATCCACGTCATAGTTATTATTTAATGTTACGATGGCATCTGTCAATAAAGAAAGGTCAAAGTTTTCTTTTCTGAGAACCTTTTTTATTTTCAACTGCAATATTTCATCTAAATCTGTGAATTTCATAATATATAATTTTGAAACAAAAATAGTATATACTAAGGTAATAAAAAAATTACACTGTTAGATTTTCGTTAAAAACTTTAAAATATTAGGTTATTAACTTTATTTTATCTATTTTTATAGTCAAATATTAACATAAGTTAATATTAACTGGGTATTACTACCCTTAAAAAGTAAACAATTATGAACGAAAGAACAAATCTGTTCACACTTCGCTCGTATCTGAGCGAAAATGGTTATTCAGAAATTGCAATAACCAAGTTACTAACCTTTCTTCTTGCTCTTATGGAAAAACAATACTATCAGTTTGGGGAGGGTGTGGTTTTATCAGTATTTGGTGTTAATCCTTATGTTAAAATTAATCCAAAATCTGTAAGAGTAAGATTATACACTAATGGTGTTCGGGATGAGGTCATCATCGAGCATCCATCTAATACCTTTGCTATAAAAAATGGTGACGTTATTAGAGTTGGTTCACATAATTTATTCAAAACTCCGATTGGAGACCAGAAAGGTAAATCTAAATTTACCGATTTAGAAAAATATACTATTTGTTTCTAATAAAAAATGGATTAAAAAAAGAAAAGACGTGAATTTCACGCCTTTTTTTATAAATTTTCTTCTTGAACATCATCTAAATATTGTTGGTATTTAGGATTAATTGTAATATTTAATTTCTTAGCTATATTTGGGTAATGTAATAAATCGCCATTATTTTCAGCATAATATAATCTATCAGCTTCTATTAATTCTTCTATTTCATCTTCTCTGGTCGGTATAATATCTCCATTATAACCTCTATAATATACATCATATATGGACATTTCGTCTTCATCTTTCGTTGGATTTGACATTACTAATCCGACCAAACCATGATTTCCCATGTCTTTCGCCCACACTAAATCACCAATATCATATTTTTTAGGAGCAACATCAATATTTTCAGTATTCTCAATTTCAATATTCTCAACTATACTAAATTCTTCAAACATTCTTATATGTTTCATATACATAAATAATTTTCTATTATATATTAAATATTAATTTAAAAATATTTATATTTGACTTTTGATTTTTATGAGAATGGAAAGTATAGATTTATTAAAAAAACAAGAAAAATTATATTGGAATTCTCCAAGAGTTAATAAAAAATGGTATCGTAGTATATACGGTGGGTCGTGGAGATGTTTAAAATTAGAAGGCAAAATGCCACCAGCTCGAACTATTTCAGTTTGGACAAAAATGGGGGATGAAAGATGGGGTGGTCAGAAAGAAGTATTAGATGTTGAAAATCATCCAATCACAAATGTAGATTCTCGAAAAAAATTATATTCACAATTATTTAAAAATATTCTACATATAAAATCTAAAATTTAAACGTATGTCAGATTATAACATCAGAACACACGGAGATTTTAAAAAGTACTATGATACTAACTCAAAAAGTAACATTTGGGTATTAGGGTATTTTGGTGGTGGTGCTGTTAATATTATTGATGCGTATAAAATGGCTGTAAAATATACCAAATCGGTAAATGTGCCATTGGAGTCTATTCAAATAGATGAAATTCTTAGTTCAAGAAGATATAAAGGTTTTAAATTTATATATTCAAGTGTATCAGACCAAATACCAGAATCCGATTCATATAAGATGGAAGGTGTTTATGCTTGGTTAAGGGATTAATGAATTAATAAATTATGTACTATGATTGAAAAAATTAAACGCAAGAAAGAGCTGACTAAAGCATTACAGGATTTTAGAAAACATTATCCATCTATAACAAGTGCTGATATCCAGACATTTATATTAGGGTGGGAAGCTGCTGAAAAAAGCATTTAATTAAAATAAAATAATATTATGGAAGAAAAAATAATAGGCAGTATTAAGACTGCTAAAATTCAGGAAAAATTTGGTTGTGTTATAATATTCATAACTGATGATAATGTAATTAAAGAAGATAATGTTATGATTAATTTTGAAGAACATTATCATTATTTCGAAGTTAAAGACATTGAAATAACTGATGATAATAAACTTTTAGTTGAAGCTTATGAAGTTGGTTATTGGGCAACTAAGTTTGATAAAAATGAAGAATTCGATTTACGGTCATTAACTGATATTAGTGTTGCGTTAATTAAAGATAGGGTTACACTTTCTAAAATTAATGATATGTCTTGCTGGTGTTAAATTATTGCGGTATCCGAAAAGCATAAAGAGTAGGTATATTAGAATCTTTTTATTAAAATATGTTAAATATTTTTTTTATAATAATAATTTGATTATTTTTGAAACTTTATTAGTTTATAAAACGTAAATAATAACAGGTTCTTTAACATTTTTAATCGGGCGATAGCTCAGTTGGTTCAGAGCGCATACATCAGTCTTCGGATTGGACAGATGAAATTACCTAATTATATAATTAAGAGTGGAGTGAGTGAGTAATTGACACACATGAATCTCAGAACATGTAAGGTGGTAATTTCAAATGTTACTTGTGTGAGGTCGGGGGTTCGAATCCTTCTCGCTTGACTATTTAAAATAAAAAAGTCATGAAAGATTTCATGTATAAAAAAAGTAAAACTGCTGATGAGTTAAAAAAAATGATTGAAAAATCTTTTGAAACTCACACAATATCCAGAGACAATTATGATAAAATAATGCATCATGCATTGGAAGATTCTCATTTAGATAGAGAAGAAGCTGCTTTACTTGCACAATTTCATGAAATGATTGACCAAAAAGATATACGGTTTATTGTGGATAAATCTTAAATAAATGGAAAAAACTATCAGAAAAACAAACATCGGTGTTGTAAAGCAAATCCTCAACGAATGTAGATTTTCTGAAGGTTTTGATAATATTTCTATTTTAGAACCCTCTGCTGGTTCTGGTGATTTAATCGATGGTATATTAAAATTTCATTCTGGGACAGACCTCAACTTCGATTGTATCGAATTAAATCAGGAATTAAGAAATCAATTAAAACAAAAAGGTTATAATGTTGTCGGTGAAGATTTTTTCAAATTTGATACCGAAAAACGTTATGATTATATTATTGCTTGTCCAAATTTCAAAGATAATATTGATGTTGAACACATCATGCATATGTATAATTTTTTGAATTATTGTGGTAGCATAGTTTCTTTAACACATCCAGCATGGACTTTTCAAAATTCAGAACGCCAAGTTAAATTTAGGAAATGGCTGGAAGATAAAAAATATTATCTTAAAATGTTGCCAGATAATTCATTTATGGAAGAATATAAAACTCAACCATCAATGATTATTAAGATTGATAAGACAGTATAATGAAAAAAATAATAGTATATAAAGACCACGACAAACATCTATTTGGAAAAATATTCCAAATTAGATTAAAAGAGCCTTTGGGTCGTCCCGAATGCCCTTATCTCTATCGTTGGAGTTTAGTATTTTTTGGTTATACTATTCGTTTACACCACTGGATTAAATCGGATGACCGTAGATTTTTTCATGACCATTCCTGTGATTTGATTTCAATCATTATAAAAGGTTATTACTATAATGTGATGCCCGATGAAAATGATAATCCCGTTGAATATTTAGCCAAGGCTTGGAAACCCAGAAGAATGAAAGCTGAACAAAGACATTACCTTGATATACCAAAAGGTGGGGCTTGGACATTATTACTTTGTAGCCGACCCTATCTAAAATGGGGGTTTTTTGTTAACAATAAAAAAACTGGTGAATTAGTTAAATGGCGACCCCTAAGATATTTCAGTAAATATGGAATTATCCAAGACGAAAACTATCAATAATTGGTAGTTTTTTGTTTTTAATTATATTTATTCAATATCCTAATATTTTATTTAATATATTTGTGGTAATAATAAGTATATAAAAAATATGATATCTTATTTATCCACCTCTCAACAAGTAGAAGCTGTTAATTTATGGCAGAAATTTGACAGTGTTCAAAAATTTCACTGTAAAAATGATATTAATCATGGTAAATTATCGGTTGGTAATAACAAGGGTGTTATATTTTTATATTGTCAACATTGTAATTATGTGGAAGTAAATATACCAGAAATGATTTTTCAGAAATATTACTTATTAAAAGATTTGTAATGAATTTAAAAAAAGATATAGAAATTGATATCATTACTTATCTAAAAGATTATGGTTTTGAAAATTTTGAAATATCAAATATAAGAGAATGTGTATATAAATATTTAACAAAAACATATACTGTTTACGATTTTAATTTACGTTTAGCTGGAAACTCGCATACATATAGAATTAAAACTAATAAAATTAACGATTATTATTTGAGAAGAACCAGAAAATTAAAAATAGAAGAATTATTTGATATTGAATTAGAGGTTTTAGAATGATAAACTTTATTCATTATTTTGAATATATTAAATAAAAATTATTATGGATTTTCCTTCTTCTAAAAATAATTTTGATAAAGATTTAATAGATGCTAAGAAATATGAACTTTTTGCATTAGAATATTTTCATAAAATTAAACATTATAATATCGTTGAAAATCGTAAAAATGAAGATTTAAAATTTTTCGATTTAATAGTATATGATGATAATAATAACGTCCTATGTTTTATTGAGGTTAAGCACGATAAATATGTAGCAATGAATAATCACTTTGCCGTTGAATATGAGTCATGGAAAAAACCATCTGGTATAGTAATAACTAAAGCTGAATATTTTATTTTTATTAGCTCCCTTCCTAAAAGTACACAGCATATAATGTATATTTTTAAAACTAAAGAATTACGTAAATTTATAAAAAATAATAGGGGTAAACTGGATGCTAAAACTTGTCTTATTATTCAACCATGTATAGTTCAAAATGAAACTAACGCAAAATTTTTTAGAATTCATTTGGATTATCTTGTTGGTTTATATCAGAAAATAGATGTTACTAAATATGTTGATAATGGTTTATTAACAAACCCTGATTTATAAAGTTAGATATGAAAATATATAACACATCATTACATTTAAAAGCAAAAGAATTTCTTTTAGATGAAGGTTTAAGTGGGGTTAAAATAATATATGTTAAACAGAACATATATAGTAAGACAGAAATTTTCACACAAAAAAATAAAAATATAAAAAACCTTGAATATTTGATTTATGAGATTGGGTATGTTTGTTCTAATTTTAATAGATTTCATATTTACAAAATAAAATGTGAAAAACTTGAACAATATATTACACAAAGAATGAAAAAATTAAAAGAGTTGTTTGAATATGACCCAGATTTTACAATTTAGAGGTGAATATAGATTTTTATCTAATTTTCATCCAGTTAATATAGAGTACGAAGGAATAGAATACCCTTCAACAGAACATGCATATCAGGCTTGTAAATCAACTGATGAAAATACCCGAATATTGGTTTCTAAAATGTCAACCAAGGATGCTAAAGATTTCGGAAAAAACGTGAAATATAGAGATGATTGGGTTGATGTTAAAGTCCCATTGATGAAAAATTTATTGATGTTAAAATTTCAGAATGAAGAATTAAAACAAAAACTACTCGCCACTGGAGATGATTATATTGTAGAAGGTAACGATTGGGGTGATACATTCTGGGGAGTTTGTAATGGTCGAGGTCATAATATGCTTGGAGTTTTATTAATGTATGTCAGATGGCACTATAAAACTTTATAATATGTTTAATATAGAAAGATACAAAGAATACGAAATTAAATTGATGCCTAATTTTTTTGAAATTCAGACACCAATACTACAATTAAATAAAAAATATAATGATAAACCATATAAATTATTTGTCACATACTTTTTAAATGACCAAGGAAAAATTGATATTGTTAAAATATCTTCCTCGTTAATAAATTATATTAGTTCATGTAAACGAGGTTTCTATGGTACAAGTGAAGGATATTTTTTATCTTATTTAGATGATGAAGTAAAATTTTATTATGCGAATTCCGATAAATCAGATATACAATTTGACCCATATATTATGGGTAATGACACAAAAGTGAATGAAGAAGTAGCAGAGAAATATAAAAGATATAATGATGTAGTATTTTATGACCGTTTTATGTTACATGATGTAAAGTGTGGGTATAATCTCACATTTAAAACAACGGACGTACAAGGATTTATGAAATTTTATAATATTGGTTTGAAAAAATGTGAGTCACTTTATAAAGAGGGTGATGATAAAAATAAAATATTATCTTTGTATGATGGTGTTTATCAATTAAAAGATTATGATAAATATGTTTTGAATGAAGAACGAAAAGCTAAAATAAAATCTATAATTCCTGAGATATGAAAGAATTAGTATTGGAAGTTTTTAAGAAGTTTAATATCAATCCAAATGAACTTCTTCGATATGATGAACCTCACCGATTTTATCATAACTGGAATCATATTGAATATATGTTATTAAAAGCCCAAGAACAAGGTATATTATCAGATGAATTATTATTAGCTATTATATTTCATGATATAATTTATAATCCTAAAAACAAGGATAATGAAGAAAAATCAGCCGAATTATTTAGGCTATATGTAGAGAATGATGAAATAAAATATGCTATTTTGGATACTAAAGACCATGTTCCAAATAGTTATTTGTCTACGTTACTATGTAGATTGGACTTGGATGTATTATATTCAGATATTGAAACATTCATTAAATTTGAAGATGCAATATTCAAAGAATATCAATTTATCGATTACAAAAAATATAAAGAACACCGACTTAAAATTCTTGAAAATTATAATTTGAAACCAGAGTTTTTAGATTATATTAAATATAAAAAGCCAAATATTGCTGTTTATGCAGGTACGTTTTCGCCTTTTCACCGAGGACATTTGAATATTTTAGAAAAAGCGGAAAAAATATTTGATAAAGTAATTATTGCAAGGGGTATTAACACTGAAAAAAATAATGTTTTAATTGAATTACCAGAAATAATAAAATCCAGACAAGTAGAATTTTATGATGGGTTGTTGACGGATTTTCTTGACACCCTTGAATATGATGTTACTTTAATCAGGGGATTGCGAAACATTACAGACCTGCAATATGAATTAACACAGTATAGGTTTCTTCAGGATTTAAAACCTAATATCAAGGTTGTTTCTATATTTTGTGATAAAGAATATGAACATATTAGTAGTTCTGCAATAAGGTTATTGGAAAAATATAATAAATCAGATAAATATTTATTATGAAAAAGAAATTCAGAGAAATAACGATAAATAACAAAAAATATGGTTGGACTCTTAGAAATAATTGTGATGGTGATGGTGGGGACTGTGTTGAAATTTGGTGTGATAAAAAAGTCATACATCGTGAAATTATATCAGGTCATCTTAATGTTACACCTAAAATGATTTCTAATTTTATCATTGATTCAACAAATCAAACATATTTAAAAAAATATGCAAAATATCTGGCAAATGAACTGAAAAGTATTAATGATATTTACGGTGACATATATAAAAAATTAAACGGTGACATATATAAAAAATTAATTGAATTATCTATCAATGGCTCTGATAAACTAAAATCAGAGTTTGAAAAATCGTTAATGTCAATTAGAACTATAATAATTATATATGCAAAAACAGATAATTATAATTTGACTTTAAAAACTTATGAAGAATTTGAAAAAATTTCTTCTCGGAAAGAAAAAATAGATAGTTTATATGATTAACCAATCAGTTTATTTTTTAATAGATTCTAATAAAATTATATATGATACACATACAGAAAGAGAATATTATGTTTTATCTATAAATAAACATCAGGCAACTTTAAGACCAGTTGGGACAAGTAAGAAAAAATATTTCAGTGTTCCAAATTTTTATGAGAGATTCACAGCAGATAAAAATGAAATACGGAGATTGAAAATAAAACAGATTTTGGGTGATGATGAGTAATTATAATATATTTTATAATAGACATACATACAAACAATATCACTATGTTAAATGCGATGGAAATGATGTTTATTTAGTCGAAGATGGTTGTAAAAATGTCATACAAATAGCTATTGTTGAATTTCTCACATGTTACACAAATAGTATAAATGAAATTCGGAAAATTAAAATTGAAAAAATTTTAAAATAAAACATTTTATTTTCAAATATTTTTTAAACAAAAATTGTATTAAGGAATATAAGAAAATAAAAACATTATGACAGATTTGTCTTGTTTAAGTATTGAATACTGTAAAAGGTTTTATGTTAGTGTTTTACCGTCCAGCTTAAATCTAAATGTTTTCCCCTTTAAAAAATATATGCTTGCTTTCCTAAATAAGGAAAGTGATAGTCTTGAAACGTATGCCGAGTGTGTTGATGAAACAGATTTTTCATTGAATATTAAAGATATTGGTACTATAAAAAGGAATCAAATAAGAATAAACATATCTCAGAGTGAATTTGAGGTTATGTATGCGGTTTCAAAACCCAAAGTGATACATTATACCCAATATACCTTAAATGACTCTAAAAACAATCTTATCTCGTTAATTAAGTATGAAAATCTTTATGAAGATATAATGGTCGTGGAATATCGTAGTGATATGATATCAATTCAAAGTTATATACCTGACCCTTGGTTTAAAAATGATATAACCAATGATTATAGGTATAATCCAATTTTCTTATCAGTGAATAAGAAAATTATTGGAGAAAAAATGATTAAATAAAAATGTTAATAGGTGTGAGTGGTAAAATTAGTGTGAAAACAGTATATATTTACACTCTCAGTGACCCTCGTAATAATTTAGTTAGGTATGTGGGTAAGACAAATAATCCAAATATGAGATTAAAAAATCATATGAATCGTAAACACAATGAAAAAACACATAAAACAAATTGGATAGAATTATTAAAAAGGGAAAAAATAAAACCATTATTTGAAATAATTGATGAAGTATCTGTTTTAGAATGGAAATTCTGGGAAAAATTTTGGATTCAATTAATGAATAGTTGGGGTTTTGATTTAGTTAATCATACTTGTGGTGGTGATGGTTTAACATATGGTAATCAAACATCATTTAAAAAAGGTAATATACCTTGGAATTATGATAAAGCTAATGAATTTATCTGTGAAATGTGTGGAAAAAAATTTACTGCATCACCCAACACGAATAGAAAATTTTGTAGTCAAAAATGTACTTCAAAATATAAAAGTAATAAACCTAATTCAGGAACATTTAAAAAAGGTAATATACCTTGGAATAAAGGTTTAAATATTGATATTAGTAATAGAAGTAAATGTGTAGCACAATATGATATTGATGGTAATTTTATTGATAAATATCAAAATTGTAGAGTTGCATCTGAAAAATATAATTGTGATTCTGAAACTATAAGAAATTGTTGCAATAATAAAACAAAAACAGCAAAAGGTTATATATGGAAATATTATTAATAATTAAAATTTATATCATTTATAATATTTATTAAATATTAAAAAATAAAATAAAATAAAATGAATAAAACAATTAAAAAACGACCCTATCTAATCGGGATTTCTGGTAAGATAGGGTCGGGTTAAATGGAAAAGATGCATTTTCTGAAAGAATTATTCAGTATTACGAAAAACAAGGGATTAAATTTGAAAACAAAAAATTTGCATACGATTTAAAATATATCGTATCTTATTTAACTGGTATATCTATGGAAGAAGCTATGTCCAGAGAAGGTAAACTAAAATTTTTACCTGAGTGGGGGATGACAGTTGGTGAAATGCAGCAAAAAATAGGCACTGAAGCTATTAGAAATAATCTTCATCATGATGCGTGGGTTTTATCATTGTTTTCAAAGTATCACCCTGAAGTTGATAATTGGGTTGTTTCGGATGTTAGATTTAAAAACGAGGCTGATTATATCAAAAAAATGGGTGGTTTATTAATCAGGTTGAATGGTGACCCAACATCTCTAAGAGAAAATGACCAGAGAGATATGAATCATGCATCAGAAATTGAACTCGATAATTATGATGGATTTGATTTAATATTTGAAAATAAACCACCAATTGAAAATTTAGACCGAATTATAGATGAGGTTGTTTTAAACATGAACCGTTTATATGTTGCTTTATGATAAATATTGAAACTGAAAAAATGTTCCTGAAAAAACTTAGAAATTTACAGGAAGAATTTGATAATAGAATTCTGGATTTGAAGAAAGAATTTTATAATTCACAAAAAGTAGAAACAGAAGTTAATACAGTTTCACTTACGAATTTGATTGTAGAAAAATCATCGACTAATTTGAAAATTGATACACTTAAAAAAAATAAGAAATCAAATGATGAATTATTATTTAAAATAGTAGATGATGAATTATACAAAGAACAAAAAATGATGTTCAATCGAGAAGAAGATTTTATGTCTTATAATCATATTATCGGATATTATACAGTTGAACGGGATTTTAGAGATTATTGGTTTAGAAAAATAATATTTGACCATTTTAATAGATTAAAAGAATTTTTTGATAATAATGATTTATCTTTTCTCGATTATAAGTCTATACTTGGTGGTGTTGGTATAAAAATCATAAAAACTAAGTCAAAAAGAAAGGAATACGCATATAAATCTTTTTCTTTTGAAGAATTAGAAAGTAAACTACAATATTATTACAGCACAAATAATAAAAAATGGTTTAGAAGATTTTGGAATCAAATATCTGAATACAATCCAGATAAGGTAATATTATTGAAAATAAAATATAAACCCATATTATCAGCTTTAAATATAGTATAAATGAAAGATTGTCTTCACTATAAAGAATTAATTAAACATATAAATCACGAATCTCCGTATAGACCTGTTGTAGTTCATATTATTAATGAGTATTATATTATTGATATGATGGTTTTTGAACCAATAATATCATTTAAATTATTTAAAATTGATATGGATAAATTTGAATTAATAGAAAATTCTGGTGTTATTTTCGAATTAGTAGGAAATAAAAACCCTAAATATATTACATTACATGAACTATATAAAATTTTTATTCAAAATAAGAGAAAAAATAAAATAGATTCGCTCTATGAATAAAAAATTAGTTATATTAAAGTGTACATATCCCGTAGGTATTTCTGCGAGTCAAACCCAAGAAGTTCTAAAGTATTATTTAGAAAAAATACTGGTCGATTTAAATGATAATACTGATAATACTGAATTTAAAATGATTGTTATACCATCTGAAAAATATGAAGTAACTGTAATATATCCAAATGTTGCTATAACAAAAAAAGAATTAAACAAAATATTAGATGAGCAAAATAAGAATGTTAAATTATTAAACAATTTGGATAATATAACAAGGGATAAACCTGAAATCAATCGAAATATAAAACAGATTTTGAGAAGATTAAAAATATTAGAGATTTCTGATTTTTAATGCTCTGACTTCATTTTTGATAAAAGGTATTAAATCTTCTATTTTTTCTACCTTTTTAATCATTCTATATTGGCCTTGTGACATTCTAACCCACAATGAATTGAAACGAGTGTTTGTTTCAACAAACATTTCCCTTTCGCCATTAACTTTTAAAACAAAAGAAACTGGACTTTCACAAGTAAAGTCCAGTTTATATAATTCGTCTATATATTTATCCATTATATTTTTTTCTGAAGATTATATTTTTTCAGAATTTTATCCAGATTATATTTAGCTTTATCTATTGGTACATTTAAATCAAAATTTGATAATGCTAAATAATTTGCTGATTCCGTATCAAACCCATCTTTTGGTACTGTTTTACAACCAGAATCTAAAAACTCAACCACTGTTGAAATACCAATATTGTGAGCCATTGCAACAAGTCCGCTATTTGTTATATAATGAGTTCTTATAACTTTATTAGAATATTCGTTAAAAATATTCCTAATTCTGGTTACGGTATCTTCCTTCTCCATATAGTGTTCAAATCGACTATTAAGAATAGCAATGTAATAAATCATTGCAGCATCTTGAAGTTCTGGATTATTTTTAAAATCTTCCCATGATATGTGGTCGATATCTAAACACATTCTACAAGCTTCACCAAACTGGTATCTACCCCAATATTGAGACCACAGAGTATCACCATCTATTATAAAATTTGGTCGTCTTGCAGCGTAATTTGTAGCTGATTCAAATAAACTCAATTCGTGAATAAATTTTTGAGCATTTAAAATATTCACTTCAACAGGTACAGGTCTATCGACTGGTACTTCTACTTTAATGTATTGTACATCATTCGATATAGAACTAAGGAAAATGAACCCTATAAATATTACTAAACCAGTAATAAATGAATTCATTAAACCTCTGTTTTTTTGGAAAATTTTCATACGAGTTTTAAATTAGTTTGGTTACAAAAATAATTATTTTATTTAATATAAAAAATAATATATACATTAAAATCAATTTGTGCTTTATGGCAATATTATTAAAAGAAACGAAATTCAGTCAATTATCTATTCCAGAAGCAGGTTATATTCTGTTTGGTATTGATAGTGAAACTGGAAATATTAAATATGTTGATTCAACGGGTGAAAGTAAAACTATATCTATTGATGTAGGTGGTGATATTACTGGTGATTCTATTGTTGTGGGTACTATTGTTGGTACGCCCGGCACGTATTATTTAGCAAATGGATTAAATGTTCAACCATTATCCGATTATGCTCATGCCGAAGGTAGGGAAACAATTGTAACATCATCTGCCGATTATGCTCATGCCGAAGGATATAAAACAACTGCAAGTGCTGAATATGCACATTCCCAAGGTGAATATACTACGGCTGCTGGTGAAGCCAGTATGACTGGTGGTATAGGTTCAGCTTCATATCTTGTTATTGCAAGTGCCTCTGCATCTGTTAATATTTCATCGACAAGTACCAGAACATCTGATATTGCAGGTTCTAACAGTGTAATAATTGGCGGTGTTGATAATCTTATTGGTATTAGTACAGCTTCAGCTATCATAGGTGGTAGATTAAATACTATTAACGGTGTTAGTAATAATGGTATATTTGTTGGTATTTCTAATACAATAAATAATACTTCACAAAATAGTGTAATAATTGGTGGTAATACTAACACTATTAATACTGCTGGTATATGTGATTCGATAATAGCATCTTATAATTCATCAATCGCATCCAGTTTATCTTATGTATCTATTATAGGTATGTCTGGATATGCAGCAACAACATATAACAACGTTGTGTATATGCCAGCAATTGCATTAGTTAATAGTAGTACAACTCCAACTGTTAATGGTGCTATTAGATATAATGGTGCAAATTTTCAGGGTTATAGTGGTGGTTGGATTTCATTAGAAAGACCCACTGATTATGTAACAACTGGTTCAACCCAATCTATAACAGGTACTAAATCTTTTACCACAATGAATTCTACAACATCAAATATCACCACATTAAATTGTACAACTTCAAATTTTACTGGTGTTATGACATTTCCAGTCAATACAAATGTTGTAAAAAATCAAGTAATATATTCTTTCACCACTGGAGCTGATGTTACTACTGAACAAATAATAAGTAGAACATATTATTATATTTGTGCAAACATTGAGATACAAAATTCTCATGTAGATGTTATATATAATGTTGAGTTAGACAGTTTTGAGTCTTCAACAACTACTTTATCTTCAATATTATTGGTTAATATAAACTCAAATGGTTGGTCAAGTGATAGTCTTACTATTAATTTTAGAAATACAGCAAATACTGTTTTAAAAACATATAATATACCAGGTTTTACAGGAGGTGTTAAATCTGCTGAATTTACAATTGGATATGTATATGGTGGCACATTGTCAAACAGGTTCATTATAATAGGTAACGTTTAAAATAAAAATATAAATTATGAATGCATTTAATTACTTCGATAAAATTTATTGTATAAATCTTGTGGATGATACCCAAAGAAAAGAAAATATGACTACTCTTTTTACTGAATTAAATATTTTGAATTTAGTGCAGTTTGTAAGCGGTGTTACTAATGAAAATTCATATATAGGTTGTAATAAATCAAGTGTTAATATATTTTTAGATGCAAAATCTAATAATTATAATAAAATATTGATATTAGAAGATGATATTGAACCAGATGGTGATGTTTTAACTAAGATGGAAAATTGTGTTAATGAAATAGACCCAGAATGGGATATGTTTTATCTGGGCGGTATACCTCATAGAGTTGAATGGTTTAAAAATGATGAAGAAATTACAACAGTGGAAGAATATATGAATAAAAATCATTATATAAAATATAGTAATAATTTGGTCAAATTGAATGGTGGTAGAATTACATTAAGACATGCCGTAGCTTATAAAAATACAACTTTTGATACATTTATAGATAGATTTTCAAATATTGAAGTCATAGAAAATCATATTATGGATGATATGGATAAATGGTCATGTAATTATTATCAACAACAACCAAATATAAAGACCTTTTTTGCTTGCCCAATGTTATTTAATCAAACGTATGGTTATAGTAATAACCTTAAAGCTTATGTAGATATGAGTATTTTTAATAAAGACTTATATAGTTTACTTTTGAATATGAAACCATAATAAATAATGAAAAGTGATTGTATATATCACCGTTCTTTAGACTGTGTTGAAATCGATATTACTTATAAATGTAATTTGAAATGTCATAATTGTAATCGTTCCTGTGATATTATAAATTCAGATGATGTTTTCGAAATAAATCAAATTAGAAAATTTTTAGAAAACAGTGTAATAAATAATAAAATTTGGAGAAGAATTAGGTTGTTAGGTGGTGAACCAACACTCCATCCAGATTTCTTAGAAATACTGAAATTAATTTATCAATATAAGATAAAACATAATAAAGAATTGTTAATTGAAATAACTACTAATAATATTTCAATAGAAACAAAAGAATTATTGAAAATATATTTCATAAAATCGAACGTTGTTGTTAATATTAGTTATAAAACAGATTTTTATTTAGATGAATTTGTTAATATTTATAATGCACCTATTGATAATTCATATTTTAAAGAAGATAACTTCGAAGCTGGTTGTGTAATTAGTCAGAATTGTGGAATAGGATTAAATTTATACGGTTTTTATCCTTGTGCTATTTCTGCGAACATAGATAGAATACTTGGATTAAATATTGGACGAAAAGTCATACCAAGTGATGATGATACTATGTTAGATTTGTTAAAAATCTTTTGTAAATCGTGCGGTTATTATAAATATTATAGAGATGATATAATTAAGAATGAAGTTAGTCATTCATGGAAAAAAGTATTTGAAAAATATTTTGATAATAAACCTGTTTTAACAAAAATATATATACAATAAAATAAAAATATTAATTTATGACTCTATTAGCAAGTGGTAGTTTAAGTTTATTGGGGACAGCAGGTATAAATAGAAATATATCTCAGGAAGTTGATAGAAACTCAGTATCACCCAAACAATTTACTACTGTATCATCACATGCTATCCCTTCATATTTACCAGTGAGTATGAGTAATTATTATAGTTATACACAACCATATATTAATTTTGGGACGGTTTCTTACGATGTGAATAATGCTTCACAAATTGATGCTAATAGGTCAGTCGATATGTATGGAAAATCAGCACAATGGACTATTGTGGTTTATGGATATTTATATTGTTTAGGTACATCACCAGTTGGTAATTTGTGGTATAGAAGAAGTGGTGGAGCATGGGTTAAGTTTTTAGAATTGTTAACCACTGGTAGCAACTATATTTATTATAGTATAGATATGTATTATTCGGAAACGTTAGATGTTAGAATAAACATATATAATAATGCAAGTTTACAAGGTATTATTAATTTAGTAAGTGTTTCCGAACCATCAACAACAAGAGTTCCTTATGTTGGTACTACAAATACTTGGACTGTTTCACTTTAAATTATTTAAGAAGTTTAATTAAATCAGTCATTAAAATAGAAATAAGTTTTTTACCTTCTATTTCGACATCTGGTATATTTTTTATTATAGAGTATTTATCATTACCATCTATTTCTAATTTAGATAGATGTTCTTTTAAAATTGTGTGGTGTGCATAATAATTTTTCAATTCAGATAAGAATTTAGTTAAATCGAAACCCTCCTTATTGTTATATTTTATCATTTTTAACTCATTATCTTGGTTCTCAACCATGATATACCATATACTTTTCTTGGAGATTTTAATATTTTCAAGAAAATTATAGGCGTGATGAGCTTTTGTGTTCTTAGGAAACTTTGCTATTTTACCAATAAAATTTACGTTTTTATCATTTGACATATATAAATATCATATTTTATAGTATATATTTAAAAGAATTGGTCGTATTTGGTCGTTTTTAAATATAGTTTTTAATTTCGATGCTTATTGTAGTATTTATCAACAGTATAGTTCCAAAAATTTCTTACAACTAATGTTGATTCGTGCATCCATACAGTCATTTTTTCCAATCTAATGAGAAATTCATTTGTAGTATCATTCCCAAATATATAATGAGAAAATGCTTTTTTATATAAATTATTTTCATAATCAAATCTTTTATCTGGATTGTAATCATGTCTGTGATTTAATTCATACAATTCTTTGATATGTTTTTGTTCTTCAATCATAAAAATGTTTTATTTTTTAATATATATAAAAAAAACATATTATAAAATGAAAAGTTTTCTGGATTTTGTAAATGAAAAAGAAATAATGATAAAAGTTGAGTTAGATGTTGTTGAAACGGAAACATCTGTCGATAGTGATGATGTTGAAGATAATATTTTAACAATAATGAACTCTCTCGAATTTAAACAATGGATATCTAATCTTACCGAAGAAGAAATAAAAAACATTGAAATTGGAGCTGCTGATTTTTATAAATCCGAACCTCAAAATGCAGAATATTTACGTAAATGTTTTTTTGTAGAAAAATTTTTAGAACAACAATCAAATGAGGATAAAACTATTTGAACAATTTAGTAAGAAGTGGTATCATGGTTCTAAAGAAACTTTTTCTGATTTTAAATTAAAAAAAGGAACTCTTTTAGATTATAATTATATAGCACCTATATTTTTAACGTCTGATTTAGAATTTGCTGAAGCACATGCTGGATATAAAACCCCACATATTTATGAAATTGAAGTGTTGACAGATAAATTATTTGATTATAAAAAAATACCAAATGGATATGACTTGTTTAGATTCTTAGAAAAAGATATTAAAAAAGATGATGATAAAGATTACACCCTTGGTAAAAAGTTATATTTTGATATCGAAAATAAGTCAGATGATGTAGATAGAATGTATGGTGGTATATGTTCTGGTGAATATAGTGAATTAGAACAAGTTTGGTTTTATGATTGGTTGAAAAAAAATGGTTATGATGGTGCATATGTGAGAGAAACTGGTATCGTTAATTTATTTATTTTTGACACCAAAAAATTGAAGATAATAAAAACAATAACACAGTAATAATGAAATCTTTTATATGTTTTATTAATGAAAAACGAGTAGTTAGAGAAGAAAGAATTGAAATTTTAAGAGATTCCAAATATATAGTAGTTGCACCATTATCTGAAATAGCAAGTTGTAAATACGGTGCTTATACTCATTGGTGTACATCTAATCCGCATTCTGGTGCATGGTCAGATGATTATGTTAATGGTGAAAACCAAAATAAGTTAATCTATATTATACAACGAAATTATAACATGACTCCAGAAAATAAAGAGAAATCTGAAGAATATTATTATCTAAATCAGAAAATAGAAAATCAAGATTTTGATGACGAAGAAGATAAAGAAAGAACACAAGAAAGATTTAGTGACTTAAATGATGATGAAGAATCATTAGATTTTTCTAAAATTGCAATAGAATATAATAATAGAAATAAAAGTTTTGTCATCTGGAGTGCCAATAATATTCCAATATCTGAAACTCGGTATTATGACTTGGGTAATTTGCCGATAGATGACTATGTTATAGATAGAATAAAAGATTTTTGTAAAACTTAATATTGTTTAATATTATTAAACAAAATCATTTTAAAAGTCAAATGATTCATTGAGCATATTCTGGAATATTTCTTTCTCTCGTTTACGTTGTTCGATGCCAATTTCGTTTCCTTTTAATCCAGAATCCATCAACTCTTGACCTGATACGGATAAATTATATTCAATAAATTTATTTGTGAATTTCTTATCCAGACTATGTATATCTGAAAATTCTCTGATAATATCAGGATTGATATCTAATTGATTCTGTTTCTTTTTCATATCATATACTTTATCGACATCACCGATATTATCATAGAATGTTATTAAAAAACAAATAACATCGGCATAATCAGATGAAAATTTAAATTCCCGAATCAATCTTTTATTAAAATCACCGTTTGGAATGTTTTCTAAAAATAAATAAGTATACATTTGAATTAAATCTAAACTATTGATATTTATTACATCTTCATTAATGAGCGTATTTTTAAACATTTGATTCCACATCTTGAACCCAGTTAAATATCTCAAATACATTTTCCAAGCTGATAAATCATTTTTATCGGATGCATATTCCCACATTTTCCATATTTCTTCCAGTATTCTTTCTTGTGAAACATCGTCTTCAGGTGAAATACCACTTAATTGATTATCTTTTTTAATAGCATTGGCTGTTTCTTCATCAATTTTATTATGACTTCTGGCAGCAAATCTGAAACAACGAATTATGCGAAGGCGGTCTTCTTTAAATCTTTCTGAAGGGTTTCCAACAGTCCTTATAATACCATTTTTTATATCATCGATACCACCAACCAAATCAATTATTTGTTTCTTATCTATATCATAAAAAAGAGCATTTTGTGTTAAATCTCTACGCTTAACATCATCTTCAATTGTAATATGAGAACCTATTTCTACCTTTTGGTCATCACCTTTGGTATTTCTTCCTGATGAGATATCACGCCTGTATGAAGCTATCTCATAACCTTTTGGTTCATCCTCTGTAAATACTCTTATAACACCAAAATGTGCGCCTTGTAAATCGGTTCTATAATCTTTTAATATCTTCTTAGTTTCTTCTGGTAGAGCATCAGTTACTAAATCATAATCATGTGGTATCTTACCCATAATAAAATCACGAATCGCACCACCAACTATGAAAAGTTTTTTACCAGCTTCGCTGAATAAATCATGAAATTCTAAAACATCTTCTGGTATAAACATTTCGGTATTTAAATTATTGTTTTCGTTATATTTTTTTATTGTGGTGTTTTTTGTTTCTTCATTTCTACAAATATATGGTTTAATATTAAAATATTCATACACTCCATGTCCAATCCCAGACTTATTTTCTATTAAATCATATCTGGCTACTAAGTAATCCCCTGATATAAAAAATGATTTAGCATTAATTAAAACAGAAAATACATACGGTTTTCCACTATTATTAGTCATCAAACTGTATCTTTTTGATGTTTCATAATCAATACCAAACCAACTTCCACTTTTAAATTTACCTGATTTTAAAATTTTCTTAAAATTAGCTGGAGTTGTCCCATGATAAACTTGTAAGAATTTTTCTCCATTTAATTCATGAATTGTTACTTTATTCCTGATAGCAAAATCCAAATTCATTTTCTCATAAAAATCTGAATCATCATCAGATTCATTAATTTTATTATTTTGTAATAAAAAAGAATCCGATTGAATATATGCTAATATTTCTGTTTCACCGTTTACTAATGCTTGTTCAATTCTATGAAATCCATCAATTACACCTGACTTTTGAACATCACCACCCCTTGAAATATCACCTACTATAATAGGAGTTTCTATAATTTTTATTTTTATGATTGGTTCACTCGAATTTAAATATTCTTTTAAATCCACATCATTTTGTATCAGTTTAGAAATAGGGATGTTTGTTAATATATAATTATGACTTTTAATAACATTTTCCAAATCATCTATATCATTGTCTTTTTTTCTAATTAATGAAAAAACGACATCACCACTTATAATATTATTTTCATTTGTTTTATACATTTTAAAATCGGAGAACTTTATAAGAGATTCATATTCTGGTTTATCTCTTTTATCTATTAATTCAACACCATATTTTTTTGCATAATCATGAAGTAACCCTCTTGCTTTTTCCCAGCCCTTTTTTGAATATCCAGATGTTTCTAATCTGAAATTATTATTTTTACAGAATTTCATCATGGTATCAACTATATTCTTAACATATCCACGACCTTGATATTCTTCAATTATAGATATATAATCTATCCAAAATAAATCTTGTTGATTATATGGACTTTCTTCTAATTTACATAGACCAATAATTTCTTTATCATCGAATAATGTGACAAAAAATATTCTGGAAACATATAATTTTGATAGAGTGTTTGAATATGATGCACGGACATCATTATAATAAAAATATTTTATTTTTTTTTCTAAATCATATGGTTCACCACGACTATATATGATATCTGATAATTCTTTTTGACTTAGTACAACTGTGTTAATCATTAAATATGGTATCTTTTTTATTATATATAAAATTAAAGGATGGTATTACCATTTTTTTCGGTCATCATTCACTCTAAAATTGGATATTTTATCTAAATTATCTTCGGACGGTAATGGTGAAAAACCAAAACGTTTTTTAATATTATTTCTACCATATGCCCAGTTATAATCTTCTTCACCATCTTTTTTGACTCCATATACCACACCACCTTTATCATTGGATGACCAAACATAATATGCATGTACGTTCCATTTAACACCTTTATCATCTAATATATCATAATAAGCTTCTTTGGTGTCGTGTGTAAATGCGCCAACACTCAATGGGTTATTAGTAGCTATAAGATAATCCTCATCTGTTACAATGATATCATCTTTTTCAAATTTGTAATTCTTAGGTACAACTACGATATATTCTCGTTCTTTTTTATTACTAACATAGTCTTCTTTGTCAAATAGTTCTTCAGTTAATTCAGAAGAAATTATATTTATTTTTGAAGTTTCAACTCGAAGAACAAAACCCTCTTTATTTGAGAAGTATTTAGCTACTGGTAAACTGGCAGTGAAAGAAATGAATTTCCCATCAGTCAACTTATGAATACCATTCTTTAGAATGTAATCAAACAACAAATCATACTTTTCTTGCATGGCTTTGTTATGCTTAAATTTCGAATCTGAATGATATTTAGTCATATCTTTCCATTGTTGACCAATAGCTTTTTCGGCTTTTTGCCACATTGTTCCTCGGATTCCTCTGTAAATATATTTTGGTAACTTATGAGTTTTTTCTTTTATACCTTTTTTCAAAATATAATGATTATAAAATATGTATAACCAAATATATTGTAGTATATTATTTACTTTTTTAATTCCTTCTTCTGTCCTAACAGTGAATGCTGTTGTTCCAGCTACTGTTACGAATCTTTTCATTACATCTTTATTTGAATATTGGTCACGTTCTGTTTCTTTAGGGTCAGTATTTTTTATTTTTTCTAAATCTCTGTATTGACTTAATAAACCAAGACCATTAACTGACATCGTATTTCCATATATGTTCCTTGAATTATAACCACCAGAAGTTAATATTAGAAATCGAGTCTGAGTTTTTAAATCTTTGAAAATATTTGTGTCTTTTTTTGGAATTTTATAATTAAGTTCGGCTATTGAATGTATTATACTTTTAGATAGAGAATCTTTCCAATGTAATATCATATGCTCTTTAATCTTGATATATATTTCCATATTCATACCCATTAAAGAAATTAATTCTTCAATAGTATTGAAACCAGTTAATACGGATTCACGCAATTTGTTTCTAAAATCAGTCCAATCTGAATATTGAATATTTCCTTCAAATTTACCAAACATAGATTCATTTATTGAGTTAAACTTATTATAATTAAAGAGATGTTTCATTAAAAATTTAAATATTTTTCTTTATATATTTAATTCTAAAGAAAAATTTATTTGAAATTAAAATTCAGGAAATAACTCTTTTATTTTTTCTGCCCTGACTCTTTTCAATTCGGGTAATGTCCAAAACGCTTGTCCTTTTGAATATGAGAAATCTCTATCATTAACTACCTTATACATTCTATCTTCAAATGTGATATAATAATTGTTAAATTGTGTTTTATATACATCAGATTCTTTACCGTTGATAGTTATATTATCATCCCATGCATATTCAAGTTCAACTTTTCTTAGAATAAGATTTATTTCTGTATCATCTTCGTCATAAATTCTCGAAACGGGTTTAGTTGGGAGTTTTTTATTCGGCATTTTTTTACCTGTCGATACAAAATAAAAATATGTATTTTCTATCACTTTTTCCGAATGCTTTCTTACATCTGTTTCAAGTTTTTTATAAACAAACCTAATATATTTCAGCAATTCTAATTCTTTTAGAATTTGTAAGACCTTTTCATTTTTTTCGTGATAACCCAGCAACATACCAGTTTTTCTTTTGGTATAATATCTTCGATAATATTTTCTATGTAAATCTGTTATTTCGATGTTATTTTTCATTATTTTATGATTTAAATTCATCATTAAATATTTCATCTAAAGCGAGAATTCTTCGTCCAATTTTTTTCTCATTCCATAAAGATTGTTCTGAAAAATTAATAAATCTAAGACTCCTATACCAATTATTATTATATTGAATATAAGCTGAACTAATATTGTGTCCAGAAGACTGTAATAATGTACATTCTTTTCTATTTATGAAAATTATAGATTTAATAAGATAAGGGAAAAATTTTTTGTGTTTCGATAAATTGAATGACACTTCACAAAATTCATATTCCCCATCATTTATATCATATAGAAACATACTCATTATATTATAAATATTTATCAAAAATAATAAGATATAATGTATAAAAAAAATCATCAAGAATAATTCGGACTTATATTTTTAAATATATAGATAAAAATTAAAACTAATCATGGTGGTGCTTTTACATATCTTAAAAGAAATAATTTAATTTTAAAGTGTACAGAATATATAAAAAAGAACCAGATTTAAATCTGGTTCTTTTTATTTTTAATATTTATCTAATATATCTTTTATAATTGGGTTTCTAACAATATCTTCATTATCAAATTCAAAAACCCCGATTTTTTCTATCGATTTCAATCGTTCAAATGCATCATACAATCCACTTTCTTTAACATCTTTAAATCTATCAACTTGTTCCATGTCACCTGATATTATAAATTTAGAATTATATCCTATACGAGTTAGAACTGTTTTCATCGATTTTTTTGTTGAATTCTGAGCTTCTTCAAAAATCATTATGCAATTATCTAAGTTACAACCTCTTAGAAACCCAAGTGCTAAAGGTTTTATGATTTCTTTTTCGATTAATTTTTCTCTTGCTTGTTTACCTATTAATTTATCTATGATATAATAAGTTGAAAATAGATATTCTGAAAGTTTATCATTTATGTCACCGGGGAGAAATCCATAAGATTCCTCTGATTCCACAGCAGGTGTAATAATATAAATTTTATCATATGAATTATCTGGTTTCTGTAAAAGTTTTAAAGCTTCTACTATCGATAAATATGACTTACCAACACCAGCCGGGCCTTTACAGATAATGATTTCCTTCTCATCTATTAAATTTATAAAATCTTTTTGTTTTTTATTTTTACATTTTACTATTAATCTTTTACCTATTAACACTTCAGTTTTATGTTTATTTGTTAATTCGAGAACCTGTTCACCGTTTGTGATAGTTTCATAGTCACCACTAATTCTGGATTTTAAAGCTGTTGTACTTAAAAACTGATAGTTGTTGTTAGGTTTACCGTTTTTCTTTGACATAATAGAGTCTTTGTTTTTAATTCCATTTTACTGGAATAATGACTTACTTAAAATAAAAAAGCACAAGACAACCGTTTTCACTTTTCAATCCTGTTTTCAAACGAATTATTCGAAATAGTTCCGTTAAAACTTAGATTTTTATGGTTTCTTGTGCTTTCTATTGTAATCATATTTAGTGTATCCATAATACATAATTATATATTAATAGTGCCATTATGAGATTTTTCTAAGAAAAATAAAAATATTTTTTATACTGGTGAATATCAACAAAATAATATTTAGTCAATATATAAGATAATAAAATATATTTTTCTTTTTTTTAAGAATAAAATAAACGCATGAATAACAAGGTAATAGCTGGGAAGATAATTAATAAAGAACTTGGAAATAAACTTTTAAAAATAGATTTAAATAGTATTAAGTATATAACAATTGCTGGTACAAGTAAAATTGATGGAATGCCATTTATAATAATTAGTAAAAATATACTTAGGAGAATGAAAATAAATGAATTATTTTCAGATTTTAATGATTGTGTAATATCTGATATTGAAAGAGAAATATTAAAAGCCTTTGAAGATAATAATAAAGAAATACTTGAAATCATAATGATATAAAAAAGCCACTTAAAAAGTGGCTTTTTCATTGAACTTAACTTAACTTAAAAATCCCTATGAAAAATTTTTAAACATTCTCTGTATATGTAGTATCAGTAGTATCAGTTGTTTCTTTTACTCTGTTTTTATCATATAAAGACAGGTATATTTTTCTGTCATCTTTTAAAACATTGACTACTTTCACACTGATTTTATCGTTTTGAGAAAGATGTTTTTTGTATTTATTCAAATAACTTATCTGAATTAAACCAATTGTTTCATAATCAAGCTTAACTAAAGCTCCAAATGGTTTCATTGCTACAACTTCTCCATCCAGTATCATTCCAACTTTAATGGTGTCCCAAAGTGAATCATCTAAAGTTTGGGTCAATATAATTTTGCTATTTTTTGTGATTTCTTTGATATAAAACACCATCAGTGTTCCTGGTTTTATTTCCTCAATCCTATCTCTCCAGTCAGAATTCACATTTGCTTTGTGAATCATACCTGTTAAACAACCATCGAATTGAACAAATACACCAAATGGGGTTGTACCAGTAACTAAACCCTCATATTTTTCTTCAAAACTCAGTTTGTTCATTTTTTCAGGTATCAGAGTACGTAGATATTTTTTCCTACTTACAACGTATACACCTTTTTCCTGTTGCATAGTTTCCAACAATACATTTATTTCCTTACCTAATAAAACATTCGGGTCGTATAACCTATTTACATCAGCCAATGTATTAGGCATAAATGCACCAACTTTAACTTTATCTATTTCCATAGACAACATAAAACCTGCTGGTATTATTTCATTGACAACAGCTACTATTGGTGTGTTTTCTTCAAAATATGTTCTGATTTTAGTATCAACATTTCTTCTTAATAAATCCATGATTGAACCTCTAATCATGAAAATTGGTTTACTTTGTATTTCTTTTATCAGAACGTCAATAACATCACCCTCTTTGAATGATTTTAGTGTAGGCCAGTCCGATAGTTTATTTTCGACATAGATATAATCCTTATAATTGAAATCGATTTGCATTTCCCTCTTGGTCATAAATCGAATTTGACCTGTTACTACCATCCCTTCTTCTACTTTCTTATCGAAAGAATGCAACCCATCATACAACGATAGTTTGTATTCTTGTTCATTTGTTAAGTTGGCATTTTCTTTATTTTTATAACTAAAAATATGTTCTCTGCCATTTAAAATAGAATTCCAATCAAAATTATCATTCCCATCAACTTGATTAGATGTTTTTAGCTCATTGCTAATTTCTCCCTTTATTTTTTGTTCCATATCCATGAATTAATTAATTGTTTTAATTACTTGTAGTGGTGGGATGTTTAAAAGTTTTTATTTTTAAGAAAAAAATTTATATCCTATGTTTTGGTTCATTTATAGGTATATCAAAAATGTTTTTGTCGGGTGTGTTCGGTTTATCTCCAATTTTCCAGAGAATGTCGATAAAATTATATAGAAATGTTATAGAAAACGTTTTTTCAGATATATCCATCACATGATAACTTAATCTATTTTCTGATATAGATTTTAGTAAATTTTCTTTGAATACAACAGCATATATAACATCACCATTTTTATCTAAGATGTCAAGATTAAAAATTGGTATATATTGAGTATCATTATTTAAATAATATTCATTTAATATTTCCACTAACATAAAATAATTAATATGAGCATCTACGCTTCTGAATGTTATATCAAGTTCTCTTGTAAAATTATCAAACACAGACCCAGCATTTTTCCAATGTACCTCTTTACCCCTTTTTAATATTTGGGTTGATGTGTTAAATTGGATGGATGGGAATGTTATTTCTTTTATTGTACTATTAATATAATCCAATACACCATCATATGGTATAAAATTTTTATCCATAAAAATAAGCATACGTTCTTCTATTTCTTTTGGAATGAAATCACTCGGAAAATTGAATACGAATTGGTTATTTTGTGATGATAGTCTCATATGTTATAATATATCTTTTAATTTTATTGTTTTTGAAATACCATTAGCAACATATTTTATTAAAGTTGGTGAATTCTTTGTTGTTTGTGTAGTGTTCAATTTATTTAATTTTTCATCAATGGCCTTTTTAACTTGACTTTCTGTTATAGTATTATTTGTTTTAGCACTTTGGTTTTGACCATCATAAATATCTATTCTTATTACTTTACTAATAAATTCGGTTTTCTTTTCTATAACAGTAACTTTCAATAAATGAACAGCATTTATGTAATATACATAATCATTATAAATCCACGTTTTAATACCAAGTGTTTTAATATATGTTTCAAAATCAGCTTTTACGATTTTCTTTTTAATAAAAATTAATAAATTAAAATAATTTTTATTATTTTTTATTTGATTATTTGGTGTTGTTAAAGGTACGTTTACTGCTTTGAACTGAGAGTTTTGACTGACTTGTTTATCTAATTCTAATTTTTTTATTTTTTGATTTAATAAACTAACAGTTTGGTTATATTTTTTATTTGTTGCTTCCAATTGTTTTTTATAAATATCAACACCAATACCAGTTCCAGCAGAAGTTACTGGTGACTTTGTAGTATTTTTAATATCTACAAATTTGATGTTTTCATAAAAATCATATTTTCCAGAATATAATAGTGTTCTACTATCATTTGAGTATAATATCAAATAGAAATTTTTAAATTTTTTATTGTATATACTTTTTATCGTTGCAATATCACTCTCTTTAATTTTAAATACCACATCTCCATTTTTAAAATCATTTTCATTAGATTGAGCAAAATAATCTATTTCCAATGTTTTAGCATCGGATTTAAATACCAGTTTAAGTTTAGCATTGTTTGATATTGTAAATAAATCATAGGGTACAGGCTCACCCGTTTTATTATCAACAGCCGTTGCTAAACTAAATTTAACTATGTTATCAAACGGGGTAATAACAATGTTTAATAAACCATTTGATTTATATTCACTATTAATAGAAACAGTACTATTAACCAGTAATTTATATTTATCATATAAAACTGGGTATGGAACTTTTGTTATACTGGTTGTATCATCATTTGAAGTGCCATTAATTATAATTGTTTCTGGTTTAGCTTTATAAATTTTAGGCTTAAATACAGAACTGTCCAGATTAATTCGGGATAATGTTTTACCATATTTAAATATACTTTTTGTTAATCCAATTGAAGCATAACGTTCAATTTGATTATTATTCACTAAATCTTTGACATTCATTTGAACATCAATAGCTGCTGTTGTATTTGAAAACCGTATAATTGGTCTGTATAAAAGTTTTTGAGAAAAGTTTTCATTTACAACAAATGTCTGAGGATACCCACTTTGAATGTTTTCTTCAAATAATGTAATAACATATTCTAATTCAATACGTTTTCCTTTAGCTTCAACATCGCTTACGAAATCATCCAAATTTTCATTAGTACCTTTGTATATTCCATATATTTCAAAAAAATCTCCCTGAGTTGATTCAACTATTTCCACTCCCAGTGATTGGTATTCTGGTTGTTGTGGTACTGATGTTTCAAATGTTTCACCTAATCTGTAATATAATTTATTTAAAACAACTTCACCTGTTACAATGTATGAAAAATCTATAAAAATTGGAGCTGATTGACTTAATCCAACACCGTTTGTTAAATTATAATTTATAGTATTAGGTATTACAGTATTCGAAGTATCATTAATTATTCGGTCTTTGGCTATATTATATATAGATGGAATATCTAATGTAATACTTTTTCCCCATAACTTTTCATCATAAGTAAAGGGTGTTTCTAAATTAATCATACCAATATTATCATCGAGAGCTATATCATAATAAAATTTACAAATTGAATGTATGTTTTCGTTTGCATAATCCAACGTGTAAATATCTAAATGAAATCCCCTATATGTGTTGAAAACATAATTAACAGGAAAATATAATTTTATTTTATCATGTGATAAAGGATTACCTGCATAATTTTGTTTTTTTAAGAAATTAAAAGATTCAGTATTAAACTGTGAATATTTCTTAACTACTTTATCGACACAAAATAATGTATGGTCTTCACTATTAAGTGGAAGAAATGATACATAATCTCTTGTACCTAAGTTTAAATTGGAAAGGACTGAATAATTTTCATTTTTTATATTATTATCATCGTATGTCCATTCAAGTAAAACATTAATGTCAAGCTTTATCCTTTTAGTAATCGCCATTAATTCATTGATTAATTTTTAATATATATTAAATTAGAAATATCTACCTTATATATTAAAAAATAAATCTTATCAATTTAATATATAAATAAAAATAAAAATAATTTTATGGCACTTTTAGTATCTTCAGGAATAACCATATTTAGAGATATAAGTTTAGAAACTCTTTATATTAGGTTGGATATAAATTTCATACAATCTGGTAATGAAATAGTGATAACACCACACCCATATACATCTAAACAAGCTTTTAAAGAAAGTAGATTCAATAATGAATTAATTATGAGAGGTTTCGACCCCATTTCAATTGAATATAATTATGAAATAGATGGTGATATGATATTACATGCACACAATAGTTTCGTTGAATATGTTAATAATAATTTAACAGATTTAATACCAATCAACTCTACAATAATTATTGATTTAGATTAAAAATATTTTTATTTTATGAAAGTAAAAAAATTTGAAATGTTCATGAATGAGAGTATTGCTTCAATATTCAATTATACCAGAACATATAGCGATGATGTTAGTAGGTCACTTATTGATGTTATTATGAGAGCTAATAAAGTTTCTGAAAAAAGTTTCAACCAAGTCGATTCTATTATGGCTAATGTCAAAGAATTATTAACTAACAATAATGAAGCTAAAGATGTTATAGCTGAATTTGAATCCGAAAATAAAAGAGCAGAGTTTTGTGCCGAATATATTTACCATTATATTATAAATAAAAAATAAAATTTATGTATTCATTTGAACAATTTCAATTACTGGAGAAACGTAATCGGTATCAAGAAAATAAAAAATCTTTACACCTGAGTAGGAAAATATCAGATAAAATGAAAGAATTGATAGAACCATTGATGAATACTGGTTCTAAAGTTAGAAATGGTTTTGTGACAGGACTTAAAAAGCCTTTTGGTTTATCTAAAAAGATGGGTGGTATTGGTCTTGGTGCTGATAAGGATGGATTTTTTGTTTATACTCATAGAGCATCCAGTGAAAGATACGCTTCTCCAGAAGCAATTCCTGAAAAGGATATAAAATTTATACAAAGTACAGGATAATGGAAGAATTAAAATATATAAAAACATTTGAAACGTATGTTCATTCAAATTATAATGTTGATATGAACAATCCTATTGATTTATTAAAAGACTATCCAAATTTATTTTATTCAGAACCAACACCTGAAATGTTGAAAGAATTTAATAAAATAATAAATCCAAATAAAAATCAGTATCAACCAAAAATTAGACCCGTGAAATTATATCATGGTACATCGGCTAATATTGATATTTTAAAAGATGGGTTATTAACTACAAAAATGAAAACTAAAAAATCTATGCAATCTCAAACTGGATATGTTTATTTATCTATTTTTCCAGATATGGCTAAAACTTTTGGGGATATAGCATATCCATATGATGATATTGTGGTTTATGAAGTTGTAGTGCCAATTTATTTATTACAAGCTGATAAAGACCAATTAAGAAATCAACGTGCATACGCAGGTAGGGACACTGGTGATTCATTAGCTGAAAGTGCATTATATGGTCATGGTTTCAGGGTTAAAGGTGATATACCACCTTATATGATTAGTGTGTATAAAAAATATCCGAGAAACAAATGATTACCAAACAAGAAGGTTTAGAAAGTTTAATGGATAGTGCCAAAAGACATGGTTTTACTTTTGAAAAAGACAGTAAAAATAATATTATAGTGTATCACGGTACAAGTGAATTTGCTGCTAAACAAATTGAAGCAACTAAATATTTCAAGGACGGTTTCTTTTTTCATAGTGATGAAGGTAGTTTTGAAAGTGATTTCGATAATGTGTGGAATTATGCTACAATTAGAGCTGGACAAAAAGGTGAAAAAGGAAACGGTGAAGTTTTAACTATGGTAGTTGACCCAAGATGTTTATTAATTAATGGTGCTGGTGAAACGGAATCGGATGGCGACCTATACTTAGATACAGATGATGTATGGAAAACTAAAGAATATCTAAATAAAAATATAAAAGAGGTTTCTAAGAATCCCGAATTAAGAACAAAAGAAGAAATAAAAAAGGTTATTGATGATGATTTAAATGTAATAGTTACTGATAAATTCGCTGAGTGGATATTACAAACAGTTAGACATTATCTGTTTACTAAGAAAATTTCTTTAGATGGTGTTATTACTGCTATTTGTGGTGACTTAAACTATTTTTATGATATAAGTTATGATTATAAAGATTTTTTGGATGACCCAGACCCAGAAATGGTCGATGATATGAGTAAAATAAACACATTCAAAGATTTTATATCAACATGGGGTTATACAGATGAAAATTTTAAAGTATTACAAGATGTTTTATGGATGTTAAAAGACGATTTGAAAGTAAAACATATCGCTAATGTGATAACAGAAAACTTAAAATATATAAAACGATTTAAATATTTTAAAAGTTAAAGGTCAGATTTCTCTGACCTTTTTGTGTAAATAATCTCGTTATATTTTTTTACTAAGAGAACATGTCTTAATAGAATCTGGTTTTGGTCTATGACCAATTACTACAACTTCATCAAGAAGAATTGTATTATGTAGTACGGGGTATCCGTTTATTGTATCGATTCTATCAATTGTATCAACTTTATCAAATGAATTTTTCGGGTTTGGTTTTGGTTGAATTTCACGAAATGTTAATAGTAATAATAGTGCAAACACAGAATAAACAATAATAGTTTTTTTCATTGGGGGTTATATGGTTTTTTAATTAAGATTATACATCTTAATGAACCCCATTATACTGTAAATGCTGACTAAAGGTTATGTTTTTATTGATAATAATTAATAAAAAAAAAAGTCAGAAATTTTCTGACTTTTTGGTAATTATTTTTACTCGCTCGATTATTTTTATTTAATAGAATCGGTTTTAACTGAGTCAGCTATAATTGCTGTGGTATCTACTACAAAAGTAGTTGAATCAACAGCAGTGCTGTCTATACCTTCAGTTGTGGCGGTAGTTGAATTGTTACAAGCTAATGTTAATACTAATACAGTTGTAATAACAGTGATAAAATAAATAATTTTCTTCATAATACTTTATAAATTGTTTTTTAATTTTTAATCCTCTATATATTAAAATTTTTTATGAATTTAATATAAAAAGATTTTGGTAATAAGTCATTATACCCTTTTTATAGCATTTTGTTATATAAATATTGAAATTAAATAAAACTTTTTTCGTATTTGTATTTATAAGTACATGTCATACTATATTTTCTCATTAATATATGTGGCCTAAAAAATAACTGTGTAATGGATGGAAAAATTAAAAGTTCTCGCAATCAATGTAGATAATGATGGTGTTGGATATCATAGAGTCTTATCACCACATACAATTTTAGACGAAGAAAACATTGATGTTGATATAAGAAATCTGGGAGACCACACACTCCCGTTATTAGATGAAAACTTTTTAAAAAATTATAATATTATTTTTTACAACAAAAAAATTCCCTTTTCTGACGAAATAAAGAAAATCACGTTTAAAAATATATTGAATAAATATAACATTAAACTTGTGTTTGATATCGATGACCATTGGGAATTAAACAGCAGTCACGTTAATTATAAAAGTTGGATTCAGAATAATGGTAAAGAATCGGTATTAACTGAATTAAGGGGTGCTGATTATGTCACTACTACCACACCAATTTTTGCTGAAGATATTAAAGAAATAAATCCAAATGTAAAAGTGATACCAAATGCTGTTAATTTAAAAGAATACCAGTGGTTGGATAAAAAAGTACCATCTGATAAAATCAGATTTTTATGGGGTGGTGGTATTACACATTTGCCAGATTTAAGATTATTACAACCATCTTTTAAGAAATTTGATAAAGAATTCCTTGAAAAATGTCAATTGTATCTATGTGGTTTTGATTTAAGAATGAGAACTAAGGAAGGGATGGCTAAATCTGACTGGAGAAGTAATCAGTGGACATTCTTTGAAGATATATTCACAAATGATTTAAAATACATTAAGAATACTGAATATTTTCAATGGTTAAGAAAATATGAAGATGGTGGTAAGGATAATTATGGCGCAAGACCAGAATATATTAATGAATTTTATCAAAGACGTTGGACTAAACCTATTTTACTTTATGGTACTCAATATAATGAAACTGATGTGGCATTAGCACCTATTAAATCAGGTGTTAAATTTAATATGGTAAAGAGTCAGTTGAAAATTATCGAAGCTGGCGCACATAAATGTCCAATAATTGCATCAAATTTTGGTTCATATACTTTGGATGATATTGAAGGAAAAATAGACAGTAAACCAAAAGGCTTCTTAATTGATGAGAATGATAAAGACGGATGGTATCAGAAAATGAAATGGTTTTCTCAAAATCCAGAAGCGGTCAGAGAATATGGTGACAATTTATATGAATATATTAAATCAAATTATGATTTAAGAGTTGTAAATAAAGAACGTGCGGAGTTTTATAGAAGCATCGTTAGATAACAAAACGGTTTTAAATTAATCTCGGAGAAGGAGATGGGGGTGCTGAATGGATGCGAATCCTACTTAAAGGCTTAAAACGGCTACCAATGGTAAATATCGAAGTCCAATAAATAGCAGACAGTGTGCTGTGTTCATGTGGAATAGAATATCTCTAATTTAAAATCATTTAAAAAATGATAATATGTTTTGGAATTAAAACGTTGCAAAAATTGTGGTGATGAATTTCCAGCTACGACTGAATATTTTGCCCGAAATAAACTATCAAAAGACGGTTTGTTTTATCATTGTAAAACCTGTCAGAACAATAAACGAAATGCAAGTAGAAAAATAAATGGTCGGGTGTGGTATGAGAGAGTGTTAAGTTCTGTACATTATCGAGCAAAAGTTACAAATAAACAGGATGATATTGATAAGAATTTTTTAATGGAATTAAAAGAAAAACAAAATGGAATGTGTTATTGGTTTAATATACCGATAGATTTCACTATGAAAAATAAATTAAGAAGACCAAGTATCGATAGGTTGGATAATTCAAAAGGATACACTAAAGAAAATGTAGTATTAAGTACACAATTTGCTAATCTCGGTAGACAATCGGAGTCGGCAGTTAATTTTAGGATATTTTTAGAACGATATATAAAAAATAATAGTATAGAATAATGAAACAATATTTAGATTTAATGATTAAAATAAAAGACGAAGGGGTTCTTAAACCTAATCGTACAGGTGTTGATACATATGCTCTATTTGGAGAGGCACTTAAATTTAATTTACAAGATGGATTTCCATTATTGACAACAAAACGTATTCATTTAAAATCAGTTATACATGAGTTGTTATGGTTTTTAGGTTGTCATATGAAAGATGAACGATATATGAATTTACCAATGACTAATATAAAATATTTAAAGGATAATGGAGTTTCAATTTGGGACGAATGGGCTGACTCTGAAGGAAACCTTGGTAAAGTTTATGGTTATCAATGGACACATTGGGAAAAATTCATTGAAGTTGAAAATGGTCTTTATAAAAAAGTCTTTATCAATCAAATTGATGAATTAATTAATAAATTAATTAATAAACCAGAAGATAGAAGGATGATGGTAACGGCTTGGAATCCAGCTCAGTTAGATGAAATGAATCTCCCACCGTGTCATTATGGATTTCAATGTTATAGTTCATTATTGCCTGATAATAAAAGGCGAGAGTTGTTTAAAAATTGGGTACAAGATAATAATACAGATGATACAGGTATGAGCGTTGATGATGCGATGGAACATTTTAATTTCCCCAAACGAGTATTATCATTAGCTTATAATCAAAGAAGTAATGATTATATGTTAGGTAATCCATTTAATTTTGCCTCATACGCATTTTTAACTTATATGTTGGCACATGTAACAAATCATATCGTGGGTGAGTTAACTACATTCATGGGTGATGTTCACTTATATGTTAATCATTTTGAATATATTAATGAACAATTAACAAGAATACCCAGACCTCTACCACAATTAAAAATAAAGAGAAAAGTAGATAGTATATATGACTTTAAATATGAAGATTTTGAAATAGTTGGGTATGACCCGTATCCTAATTGGAAAAATGTACCTATTGCTGTCTAATATGGAAAATAATTTAAATATAATACCTTCTGATATATTTAATCAGAATAATGCGGTATCTTTTATAGATTGTTTTCAACAATGTACATATCTTACAACTATACCAAGTACATTATTTGACCCAAATCATACTAAAAGATTAGAAAGAAAAGCGAAACTTGATGAAATATTCGGTCATAGTTTAAATAAAAAATTAATATATGAAACATCCAAATAAATTAATACATTATTTAGTTAGTGTTGGAAAGATTGTACCAGTCGGTTCACCTAACTATGCCAGTCAACAGATTACATATCTTACTGAAGATAAAAAATGGGGTGGCAATCTCAATTTAACAAACATTGGTGAAGTTATTTATTATATGACAGATGAAGAAATAATGTCGTTTGTTAAATCTATGAGGAAAAAGAAAACATCAACAGAATGACATACTCAGAATATATAGTAGAGCATCTTGATAATTCAATTGCATATGCTGAATATATTACTGAACAATTAAACAAACCATCATCATTAGACCCACACTATAAAGAGAAAAAACTTAGAGAGGTAAGACAAAAAAAGATAAAGGAAATTTTGGGTGAAGATGCTGATGGTATATTGGTTGAATCTATGAAAGATTCCAATGACATAAAAAAAATTGATATATGGTTTTAATTTAAAATAAAAATATTAAATTTGGAGTCTAAAAATATTAATCAGTTAAAACTTAAAACTTAAAACCATGTATTTTATAATTTCTTTATTGCTTTGTAGTGTGTTATTTACCGCATCCACTATATTAAAAACTTTTACAACTTCGGATGAGTTTGCCACATTCTTTTTAATTCTGCAAATAATATTCGTTGTCGCATTTTTTGTTTTTCTTATTGTGATGGTGTTTTATAATCTTGATTGGCATAGAGCATATAAAAAAATATACAATAAAATAAATAAAATAAAAAAAGAAATTGTATTAAGTGAAGCAAAATATAAAGAATTAAGTGAGTATTATAATAAATGTATATCTGATGGATTTCCGACTTTAGAGAAAGATTTGTTTTCGAAAATTGCAGATAACCAACCAAAAGAATTAATTGCTTTATTACAAAATTATCCTGAATTACAATCATCTAAGCTGTATTCTGATATGACAACATCTGTGTCACATTTAATTAGCAGCATTTACATTAAAAAGAATGAATTATATGAAAATCATGAAAAATTAGAAAATATTCACTGTGATGGTTGGATTTTAATCAAACCCAAAAATTATGCTGGATTGTTGACCGAAGAATTACATGATAAAAAGTAATGGCTAATAAAACTACTATAAAATTAAAAGACCTTAAAAAGGTTTTGGGTGAAATGCCCAAGGACAAGATAGAGTTAAATAATAATTCTTGGGGCGATGTTAGGATTCATTACAAAGAAGTAGTAGAAGTTAATTCTATTATGTACCATGTTAATAACTATTTAAATAATGTTTAAGTATGGAAGATAAAGACATTTCAAAAATATTTGATTCTATGTATTTTGATACATTTATATATTCTGATTATATGGATAAGATAAAAGATTTTTCTAATTTTGAATTTTCTAATCCAGATGTCATAGAAAATTTCAATAAAGTCATGTCTAAATTGTTGATTGAACGTAAAGAATATAAAAAACAAGTTGTTTTTTCAGATGAAGAAAAATTAAGAGCTGAACGCAAACAAAAATTAGAAACAATTTTTGATAAAAAAGAATTAGTTTAAAATGTGTATGGCTGGTTCTACAACGTCTTGGGGTGATTCTGAAATTGATTTGAATAGTATGGAAAGAATCAAGAGAGAAGAACTTCGTAAAGAACGTAAAAATAAAATTGAAGAAATATTTGATATAAAGAAAAAAAATCTTCTAAAAGATAAATAGATGGGTTGTGCGAGTTATAGTCAAATTAATTTTAGAACCGAAGCTGAAAATGAGGCTATACGTAGAGAGAATCTTCGTAAAGAACGAAAAGCTAAAATTGAATATATTTTTGAGTTGAAAAAAGGAAAAAAATTATAATTATAAAAATAAAAAGAGAGCTGAATTAGCTCTCTTTTTATTTTTTATTCTCTTTTTTATTCTCAAAATCATGAATCATCTCAATGATTTTATATTTTAATTCTTCTTTTCGGACGGGTTTTCTCAATACACCATCTATCTGTTTATCTTTTGATAAATCAACAATATCATAAGAGGTAACAGCTAAAATGGGTACATTCGGTGTCATATTTTTAATAGTGTTGGCTGCTTCTAACCCATTCATAACAGGCATCATAATATCAGTTAAGATTATATCATAATGATTTCTAAAAGCTTTTGTGACAGCTTCAGAGCCATTCATAGCAATATCAACTTCAAATTTTTTATCCACTAACATAGCTTTGACCATTGTGATTACATTTAGGTCGTCTTCTACATATAATATTTTATAAATTCTTTCTTCCATGACTATTTTAATAAATTTTTATCAATTCTAAATCTTTAACGGCATCATAATCATCTATTTTATCAACTTTTACGTGAAAATCCACATTAGGGTTTTTCTTTTTTATATCTAAAAATGTTTTTGAATTTAAAAATTCCTTTTCAACATCGTCTTTAGATAATTCACTTCTTGTTTTCATAGATAATATAACCCCCTTATCTGGTGCAGTTTTCCTATTTAAATCTCGAATAATAATCCTATATAAACTTGTTGTAGGATTATATTTTTCAAATTTTTCAACCTTTTTTTTGTTTAACATATTCATAAAAGAATCCTGTAAGTCGGATATTCTTATTTCTAAATCAATATTAGGATTGTCTTTCTTAATTCTTAGAAATTCATGAGATTTTTTAAAATCTGTTTCTACTGAATATTTATCATTTTTTCCAGTTACAGTGGTAGTTGTAATAGTATTAATTGGTTCATTTTTGTCATAAACCTCAATTCTATATAATTTATCATTCATAAGATATTCAAATGTTTTTAAGTATTTCATAGTAGAGAACCTATTTTTTATTATATATAAAAATTATAATAATGAAATTTTATTCTAAAAAAATCGTATGTGTTAATACGAGTGAAAAAATAAAGAAATATATATGAAAGTATCGGTGATAATGGCTTCTTATTTACAATTTTATCAAGGATGTGCAAAAAATTCTGATAAAAAATTTTTACGTGCTGTTAATTCATTTAAAAAACAAACATATACAGATTGTGAATTAATTATAATTAGTGATGGTTGCCAGATTACAAATACTTTATATGACCAACACTTCGCAAACGATAATAATATAAAACTCATAAGAGCAAATAAATATCCTACATATGGTGGGCTTCGTCAGGAAGGTTTACAAGCTGCCACAGGTGATATTATTTGTTACTTGGATGCTGATGATGTTTTGGGAAAAACCCACATAGAAACAATTGTAAACCAATTTCCACAGGATACAGATATGGTTTATTATAATGATTATTTGGTTATGAGTACTGATTTTAAAAAATTATTCACCAGAGATGTTGAACCAAGATGGGGTTCTATTGGTACAAGTTCTTTTGCCCATAGAAATTTTTATACGGATAGATATAAAGATATGACCATTAAACCCACTTGGAAAGCTGGATACGGCCATGATTGGTTCTTTATGTTGAGTCTCGCTGGTAAAGGATTTCAATTCAGAAAATTGGAAAAAACACCTTCATATCTCGTATGTCACTGGGGTGGACAATCTGATTTTTAAAAAGTTAAAAGTTAAATGGGGAAAAATATTGAAATATGGTTGGATATACAAGATTTTGAAGGTGTATATCAAATAAGTAATTATGGTAGAGTTAAAAGTTTAGAAAGATTAATAATTCAAAAAGACGGAAAAACTAAATTAATAAAAGAAAATATATTAAAGGGTGGTATAGACAAAGATGGTTATATTATGGTTACTTTATGTCATTCTAACAAACAATATACAAAATATATCCATAAATTAGTTGCAAAGCATTTTATAGAAAATGTTGATAATTTTATTCAAGTTAATCATAAAAACGGCAATAAAAAGGATAATATCTATACTAATTTAGAATGGTGTGACGCTTCTTATAATATTAGACATGCATTGAGAACTGGGTTATTAATACCATTGAAAGGTGAAGAAAAATGTAATCATATAATCACTGAAAATGATGTTATAGAAATAAGAAAAATGTGGAAACATTTAAATATTAAACAGCGTGAAATAGCTAATATTTATAATATAACACCGAAACATGTATGGAAAATAATTCATAACCACATTTGGAAACACATAGATATTTAACATGCCAATAAAAAGTAAAAGTTGTAAGAATAAAGGTAAAAGGTTACAGAATGAAATAGTTAAACTTATTCTTGACTATTATCCTCAATTGACAACAGATGATGTTAAATCGAATATTGGTAGTGAAAATGGTGTTGATGTTCAGTTATCAACCGCAGCTAAAAAATTGTTCCCCTATTCAATAGAAGCCAAAAACCAAGAAACAGCTAAAATATGGGCATGGCTGGAACAGTCCGAGAAGAATTGTCACCCGAACACCGACCCACTTTTAATATTCCGAAGAAATAGAAGTAAAACATATGTAACACTAAATATTGAAGACTTTTTTAAATTATTGAAATAAATAATATATAAAAATAAAAACTCTTATGAAATTATTGATGTGTTCAAAATGTAATGATGTTTTTAATTTGGGATATACACTTAAAACTTGTCAATGTGGAGTAACCAAAGGTAAATATTTATCTGATGATGAATCTAAAAAACATGGTATAGTTGAATATACTGATTCTGGTATCCCACTGGTCATTAAAAATAATTCTTTAGTTCATATTTTAAATGAAAAAGATGGTGACCAAGATGGTAAAAGTGTTATTTGTTTTGTGGCCTCAAATAAATCAACTTATTTCAGAAAAAATAATAGTATTGAATAAAATAATTCGAATATTATCGTTATTTTTGTATTTGTAAGGTAAGTTTAAATGTCTAAACTGTGAATAAAACTCTAAATTGTTTGATGAGATAACATCTAAAACTATCAACATATTATATATGATAAATAGATTTATGAGAGACATACTCGGACATTTAAATCTTACCTTCTTTATTAAAAATATTTATTATGATACCTATTAGGAGTGGTTTAGATTTTTATAGTAATGCTATTAATAATAAAGCATTCTTAGTGCCTGTTAATCTTCCAAGTAAAGTCGTAGTATATTATTCCATATTATTAACATATTGTCCGTTGAGCGAAAAAAAGAAAACTCAATATACTAAGTTAGACCCTAATAAAAAAGCTGGTTTTTTATTTAAACACCTGTTAAAATGTGCTTATCATGTAAATGTACCGAAACCTTTAATTGAAGATTTAATTTCAACAAAAAATAAATATGATTCAATTCAAAAATCCTATAAAAACGAAAACCTTGATAATAATACTTTATTAATTGAAAAAATAAAAAAAAGTTCATTAAATGATATGATAGATGATGTTGAAACAATGTTAGAAAAAAGTAATTTAGTGAAATCATTTGAAGAAAAAATAGGAGTGATGACCGATTCTATTTATTATAATACATCTCGTGAAAATAAAAGAAAAAAGAAATTAGAAGAAATTTTCGATATAAATAAATAATAGTTAAAAATGAATGATTTTAAGATAGATATTATTAAGGATAACTATACTAAACCAGAAAAAAATATAGCTATTCATAATAACGCTAATTTATTTATAAAATGTTTTTCTAATGGTTCTCGTAAACTTATCGGTGAATTGATTGGTTATTATCCATTAACAGAAAGAAAATTAAAAATATTTCAAAATTTTACCTTATCTGAAAAAAGGGGATTCATTTCAAGATATATTATGGGGTGTGCAAATAAAGCTGGTATCCCAGATATTTACATAAAAGATTTTTTATCTTTGAAATATCGCCTACGAGTGGAAAAATATAAAATGTCTGAAAATAGAACATTATTAAAAACAAGAGTATTTAAAGAAGAATTGAAATTATTAAATGCTACATTACAACTAACAAGAAAAACATCTATCCGAAAACGGAAATTAGATGAGATATTTTTCAAATAAGTAAAAATTCATTTTAATATATAAAGGGTGTATTCAGTTTATCTGGATACACCTTTTTGTTTTCTTATGGATTCTAAAAATTTTATATATAACTAAAAATTTAATTAATATTTATGGCTACACCATTGTATAAGAGCATGAAAAATAAGGGTATAAGTTTTATGGCTTTCCCTTCGGCTTCTGAAGATATAAATATATCCTTTCAAAATGCTGATTATAAGGTAGATTTTACAAAGTTTGTATTATTAAACTTACCAAAACAAGATTTAATTAATAATGTTTTAGATTTTAGAGAATCTTTCTATACAGTTGACCCTAATACACCGTCAAAATTTTCTGACCAGTTGATAGAATCATTAAGAAATTATGTAGCCAATCATGATGTTAATATCAGACAAGCAAAGATAAACTCAAATACTGACTTTTATAATGTTGGTGAACCAAGGACTGTCGTAGAAAAAATATTTTGGAAGTGGTTAAGGAAAACTGGTGTTATTGATTTAGAACCAGCTTTACACAAAACAGATTGGGATAAAAATCTGACCGATTATAAAAATGCGAACGAAGATACTGTATCAAATAGTGATTATTTTAGAAAATATTTATGGAAAGAAAGAGATGTTGTTCCTTATTCAGTTCCATTTATTGAATATATTGGTTCTGGTCAATTTCAGATAATTGTAAATGAACAATGTAAATTTAGAACAGGTGATATGGTGGTGTTTTCTGGTGATACTGGTGGACAAGTCTCTACGGGTATTACATATGAAATAATTTCTTTAACAGTTGGGACTGGAAATACAACATTAATAATGGAAGAACCATCTATTACAACAAGTTATACACCATCTAATTTAGTATTATACTTAAATTATAATAAAGTTATTCAATATATTGGTGAAATAAATGCAATGTCTAAAGTACAAAATTCAAAAAGTAATTTCACTGAAATAACAGCGTTCATACCCCATCAAGCTGGACAAACACCAACTATTTTATTTGATATCGATAGTGATAATAATTACAGACCAACGATGGAATATCCAATTTTACCGAGTGATATACAAAGTGAGATTTTAGGTGCAGAAAATTTAAATTCACCCATCAGAACAAACCCAGGGAATTATGCTGGTTCTTTCTATGGACAATTCGATACAACAGATAAAAATTATGTTACAAGTAATGGTGATGTTTTAAGATTATCTGGTGATTATTATGGTGTAAAACTGACAAATAATGTCGGGTTAGATGCTGAAGAATATTTTGAAAAGTTAGATGATTTCGATTCTACTAATATAGATGGTTTAGTTTTAGATTTTACAACAAATCATTATTTGAAAATGAATCTACCAGATTATATTTCGAAAAACTTTGATGAATTTAATGCTATGCCATTAAATGGTGAAGCACCAAACGATTTTATGTTTAATGCTATATTGTGGTATTATACGGTTGACGATGGTGCTGGTAATATAACTTCTAATCTTTATGGTATATCATTTTTAAATAACCCAGAAAATGATGATGATGACAGTGACGTAGAAAACACATTAATTACACCATATAAAAAATATGTTTCTAATGGTGAACAAGATGGTTTATCTTATAATTTTGATTTAAACCTAACATTTGAAGTTGATAATGATATGGTGTCACCAAATTTCGACCCAACCGCAATTCATAATTTGTTTGGATTTGAGTTATATAATAATGTAATAAGCACTCTTGGTAAACTTCAAGAGAATTTTATAAATATATCGAATCAATTTGTTAGAATAAATAGTGAATTAAATGATATAAGAAGTTTGGTTTATTCTCAAACTGATTTGGATTATATTAAATTACGTTTAGCTAATCTGGAAGAATTATTACAATTGTATCAGACAAATCAACTTGTAAATTCAGAAACTGCGGAAATAGAAGTGGATTATACTGGTATCTACCCAGCAGTGAGTGTTAATGTTATTGATTTAGAATTTAAAGATATTGAAACCGTTTCAACTTCAACCATTTATCTTTATAATGTGACTAATAGTGCTACCACCGCTAATAGTTATAATATAATTGTACCGACTCACAATAAAAAATTATTATACATAATAAATGATGATTTAAACGGTGTTGATTTACCGTTAAAAGTGGTATTGAATAACGATTTAAAATATAAACAGGTATTAGATATTTTAATTACGCCTAAAAAGGCTTTATATAGTAAGAAACTTACCGTTTCGATGAATTATGACAACGGGGTTGATGGTATTATTGAAACAGACTTGATAACAGATATCGATATGCCAATTGATTTGAAAACATATAATCAGACAAATTCAGCCGTTACATATAATAGAACGTATTATTCAACCGCTTCTGTTCACCAATATGCTGAATTAGTATTACCAACTGGTGTTACATATGACCAAACTGTTTTATATACAGCATCGAGTAATTTTTATGAAGTAGGTGAATATGTGTATATAAGTAACTTTTTCTTTTATAGTGGAACGAGTATAATGGATTATAGTGGTTTATACCAAGTTATTGATTCTAAACAACCTTATATTATTATAAATTTAAATACTAATGGCATCACATTAACTGGTATACCAAGAATAAGTTTATATAAAGGTTTTAAAATTTCAATATTAAGAATAACTGATATTGATGCTATTACTGGTGTTGACACATCGTCAATATTAGATAGATATCTAATTGAAAAAGAAATAATTTAAAATGAATATATCTTTAGAGAACATACAAAAAATTATAAAAGAATTGTTCGATGAATCTAAAGTAACGTCAGTCGAAACAGTGTATGAGAAAACTGATGATGGAAAAGGTTTTAAAGTTGTCATATTTATTCATAATTTATTTTATAATAAATCAAATATAATTTATAGTAAATTATTATTTGTTGTTGATGACCAGAAAGTGAATTTATTGAATAATCATTTTACATATTTATATGATATAAATTGTGATTACAGGCGAGTCAATTTTAAGGATTTAGATGAATTGGAATCTAAATTAAAAAAAGTTTTTTTAACCAGATTGTTCGGAAACGATTTAAAATTATTATCGGATATTATGACTGCGCCGGGCACGTTGATTGATAAGTGGTTTAAAGATAATGAATTGAGTGAGTATAATGTATATAGTTTCAAATATGAACCAAAAATAAAAGTAATGCCTTGTGAAAACCTTTTTTTCACCTTTGTTTTAAATCTCAATAATAAGGATATTATTGAAATTTTACTTATTAAAATAAGCAAAACAGAATATAGTTTGAAATTTAAGTGTAATGATATTATAAAGGATTCAACTATACAAAATTTAAACGATTTCGTAAATGAAACCGGGATTTATATTAAAGAAAATATAAAAAATAATTAATAAATGAATGGCCTTTTTCAATTTTATAGAATTAGAAGCACAAAAGCTTTCTGACCAGATTAGAAACTGGTTACGTGGTGTATATAATAAAAGCGATTTAAATTTTACAAATGCTTCACCACATGGTCAAATTGTCAATGTTCAGGAAGAATTTTTTCAACATACCATGTTACATTTGAAAAACTCTGTCAATCAAATAGATATTGAGAACACATTCAATGAAAAGGCTATTAGAAGTATAGCAAGAATAAGTGGTCATAATGCAAGTAGGGCGGTTTCAGCAACAGGTGTTTTAAAACTGAGAATAAAATCTGGAGTTAATTTATTAGAGGATGTTGGGACTACCAGCATTGTGATACCAAACGAAACCGTTATTAAAAATAATACAAATGGTTTAAATTATACAATATTGTCTAATGATGAATTTAGTTCTTACAATTTTGGTAGTTCAAAAGAAATTTATTTAAATCTAATTCAGGGAAAATACGAAGTTAAACGATTTACTGGTAATGGTTTACCACACCAGTCTTTTAGTATTGAAGTATCAAATCTTAAAAAAATTGATAATTTTGAAGTGTATGTGACATATAATGATTATCAAGTTACATTAAAAGATGATTTATATGATTTACTTCCAACTGCATATGAGTGTTTTGTTAAAACTGGAATGAATGGTGGTGTTGACGTATATTTTGGTACAAATGATTTTGGATTCATACCATCCCAAGGTTCTCGAATAGAAATTAAATTTTTATTAACTGATGGTACAGATGGTAACATAACAAATTTAACATTAAACGATTTTAAATTCGTAGATGAGGTTTCATCATCTGTTGGTGATGTTATATCAGTAGAAGATTATTTCGATATTACAATAGACAGAGAAATAAGTTTTTCATCTAATGGTGAAAGTACGTTATTTACCAAAAATATATTACCATATGTTTCAAGAAATTTTGTGTTAGCTACGCCAAATCAGTTTATATATCATTTAAAACGTTTGAATATGTTTTCAAAGGTAAATGCTTATAATTTATTAAATGATTATGATGAATTTAATAAAAATAAAATTATAAATGAATTAAAAAATGATATCAATGATAATATTATAAATAATGTTAAAAGAGCAGATATTTTAAATAAAATAACATATCTTGAAAATCTAAATATATCGAATGATGATAAAATGTTTTTATATTTAGTCCCAGATATTACCCGTTTCTTTACGAGTGATGTTAATTATTTCAATGCACCTTTAAGTATATTTTATTTGGATAATGATGAACAGAATAAAGTTATGAAGTATCTTAAAAAAATGGGTATATTAATGTTGACAAGTGATGTTGAAATAATACAACCAACAATAACAAGATATATAGCAAACATTTTTGTCAGAAGATACAGTGATACTGTTGAAGAAAATGTGAGAGAAGAAATAATTGAGAAAATGTCCAATTATTTTATTAATAATCAAAGGTTCGACAGAGTTATTAAAGCCGACATTATTAAAACTTTAAAATTTTCTAATAATATAGATTCTATTGATATTTATTTTATTTCTGAAAAAAATGAAAGTTATCATAAAGACGGACAAAAGACTTATAATACAGCTCCCAAAGAATTAGAAAAAGCTTCTTTCACTAAAAATAATGTCATGTATCAATTAAAAAAATATGATAAAAAAATAGTATTGGGATTAGATTCTTCTATGGGTGATATTGTAATAGGGAAGGATGAACTTCCAATTATAAGAGGTGGTTGGATAGATAGAAATGGTCTATATTATAATGAAACCCCTATGGAGAACGGACTTGGGCCAGTTAATATTATTTTTAAGGGAGTTAGTGAAAGAAAAACTAACAACAATTAATCATGATTAAATTATATTTTGATTTTTTAAATGAGAGAATCAATACTAATCTAATTGTAACACCTATTTATCATTTCACCAGTATTTATAATTTATATAAAATACTTCGTTCTTATAAACCAAATGAAGGGATATTTCTTCATAATACATATTCTAATTACATGTCTTTTAGTCGTAATTTTGATATGAAATCTAAAGAATTACGTGTAGATAAAAGAAGTTGTAGAATCGCTGTTGATTATAATAAATTAAAAAACAATTATAAAATAAAACCATATTCTGACCAAATATATAAAGATGAAACAGAACGGGAAGAAAGAGTTTTTACACAAAAATATAATCTGGATGGTATAAATATTGTGTCCTCATTAATTGATATTGAAATATTAAAAGATGCCCCATATGAAGAAGAATTAAATGATAGGAAGTATGGTATTATAAACACTCATCACCCAGATGAAAATATATATTTAAATGATAAGAATGCAATAGATAAAATTTATAATGAATATAAAAATAAAATATATAATTTAAAAACACATTTACCTATAAAATTTGTAGATAATTTTAAACCAGTACTATGAAAACATTTGAAGAATATCATACTAATTATAACTTATTCACATTCAAACCTTATGATTCTTATGAGATAGAAACCCCAACTAATAAAATTTTATATTATAGGGTGTATGATAAGATAAAAGAGATATCTGGGCTGTATCCATATATAATAAAACATTTAGATGAAATAAGGGAATTTATTAAGCTGGACGTAATAATACAACAACCTGAAAATGAAAAGTTATTATTTGATAAATTAATCAGAATTGGTAATGCATTTAATGTTGATTTTGATATGAATCTTTCTTCTATATCAGAATTAGAAGCTGATAAGATATTAGATAAAAGATTGCCCAATTTATATGAACCTATATTTAAAAAACCTATTAGTTTTGACTTTGATGGTGTATTACATAAATCAATAATACGGGGTACTATACACCCAAAAAATTATAATGATTATGATAATTTCGAACCTAATCTGGAGATGATTAACAAAATAAACGAATTATCAAAAAACCATTCTATTGTTATCATAACATCACGACAAAATTATGAAATAAGTAGTATTTGGAGATTTTTACACCAAAACAATGTGAAAATTCAAGAGGTGTTCACAACCGATGGAGATAGAGTTAAAAAATCATATATCTTAAAAACTATAAAAGCTCTGCAACACTATGATGATAACATCCAGATAAAGAATGATGTTGAACAGGCTGGTGTTGTTTTTCAATTTGTCAACACAAACATATATTTTAAGTAACAATTATCAAACAAATAATAGTTTATTTATTATAAGTATAAAAAGATAAATTATTAATGGGTATTATTGATTATAATGATAAAAAGTTAAAAGATATATATGTTTTTTTAAAAGACCCGAACATAATGTTCTTCAACGATGGGTATAAAATTCTACATGCAACAAGATATAACTTCAGGAGAATATTCAAAACGAAAGATATTTTTACTTATATAAATTATTTCACTTTAAATCGATATTTACTATTAAAGAGTTTACTGGGTTATAAAGGTTCGAATGACCGTTTGAAAAGTATTGTTAAAATGCTTGTTAATGATAATTCTAATAAAAGACTAAAAATTCTTGATAGTATATTAAGTGATAAATATCTTTTTAAGATAATATGTAAATATTATCCGAATAAAATTATTTATAATAATGAAGAACGCAATATTGATTATTTAAATCATATATATGTTCATGCTGATAAAATATATTCAGAGGGTAATTTCATTAAATTATTAGACCGTGCTGAAAGTACTACACTTGTTCCAAATGATGATAATTCTATCTGTAAATTACTAAATGCTGGTTTAGTGAAAGGTATGATTTGTAAAGATTCTACTTTAAATCATAAAAAATTCGGTGTTGATTTAATAATGATAAATGAAAAAAATAAAAGTGAATTTGGTCTTAAAACAATAATATTAAATGTAAAAAGCGAATGGAACATATTACATTTGAATGTTGTAAAAATAATTTTTTTAGATGTAGAATCGGATATATTTAACTTTAAAAAAGATACAAATACTATGAAATATCAATTTATAGTATTTTTATGTGACGACTGTTTGGGGTTTATAAGTACAGCAGAAATACAGCTTATAGAAAATAAAAAAACAGATAAGATTGTTAAATTAGAATTCAGTAAAAACGTAACTAAAGCAACATTAAACTCTTACTTAAAAAAATACCCTTTAAAAAAATAAATATATAGTAATATAAAAAAATAAATCCAATCAATGAAAAAAATTTGTTTTTTACTATTACTATTTTTTATCAGTAGTAATACTTTTTCTCAATTATTATTAGATACTTTACCACCTGATTCTTTGGGTGTTATCATTATTGACAAAGAACGAGTTAAAAAATCAGAATTAGACCTTAATTTGTATGTTTATTATTATGCCGAAGCTAATCAGAATTATTATGCTGGTAATTATAAAAAAGCCTACAAGATGTATTCTAAACTATTTGATTATGACCCATACAATTATAATTTCAATTATAGGATGGGTTTAACCCTTTATAAAAGGAGTTTATATAGCTCATCATTATATTATTTTTTATATGCTGCTGAATGTATAAATTCTAACTACTTGAATTCGGTTTATGAACAAGAAACACCGCCTATTGTTTTTATGTATTTAGGTGATATATATTGTGATATAAATGCTAAATATCCAATGGAATTCTTTTATAATAAATATTTAGAATATGTAAATGATGATAGTACGAAAATTGATATTGAATCGAAAATTAAAGAATGTAGTAGACCCAACTGGCGTTAAAAAATCGAAGAAACTATAAAATATTTATTTGTATCTATTAATTTAGAATGAGTTTTTCTGATTCCCTGTTTTATTGTAACCTTTGGCATCCAGTCAAGTTTTTTGACCGTTCTGTTATATTTTGAATTCCTATACTGGTATTTATTTTCATCCCAGAAAATTAATTCCCCAGTATAATTTAAACATTCTTTTATTAAATCCGCTAAACACTTCAGGTTTAAATTAGAACCAGTTCTTAAATCTACTATTTGATTCGTATTAAAATTGTCTATAATATTAATGGTGGCGTTTGCTAAATCGTCACCATGTATGAAGTTTCTTTTACGATTATTTTCTATTTGTAAATAAATTATTGGATTATTATAAATATTAGATTCATGAATTTGTCTTAATATGGTGGCAAATATACTACATGTTTCAAAATTATAATCATCATTATCACCATATACTTCATCTATCAATATAGTAATCAAAGACTGTTGTTGTAATTTAGTGTAATTATCGTAATCATTTATATTTAAATAATTTATTATTTTTTTACATTTAATATTTATAAGGAGATTTATTATTTTTTGTTCATACTCTTTATCAAATGTAGTAATAAAACAATAATCTGGTTTTGTTGCAAATATAAATTCCTTCAATTCATTATCATTCTTATAATTTAAATCAGATGAATCGATGACATTAAATTTATTAAATACAAGCTTATGATAAATTGATGAACCAATAACATCCTCTTGATTAAGAATGAGAATTCTATTATTCTTATTCATTAAAACTAAAAATTTTTTGTGTACTTATAATTTAGTAGAAATATATGAGTTTCCCCACAATAGTATATATTAAATAATATTGTTCTCTTTTAAGAAATCTTTGTGAGCTTCGATTATAGAATCTATTGTTGAAAAATCATGTTCTTCAAAATTTGGGTGTCTAAAAAAATCAATTTGTTCTAATATTATTTTTAAACGAGATACACAATCTAATATATCAAAACTTATATAATCATAGTATGCTGGCATACTTTTTAATTCTTGAATGTTTTTAATATTACTTTCTAATTCAGATTCCCAAAATACAACTAAAGAAGAAAAGGTATTATCTTGTTTCATACTTTTTTAATTTTTTAATTTCTTCCTTCATATCTTCTTCGTAGAATTCCATGATAAATTCTAAATATCTTGGGTTAATGGCTGGGTTGTATTTTATAAACAAATCTATATCGCCTTTTGGAAATTTTTTACTCTCTTTCTTTTCAACTTTAGTCCAATACCACCAAGGGGTATCAAATGTTTTCTTAAATATTTTAAACCAAATATCTAAGGCAGAGGCTCTATTTCCAAGTTTAGTGTTGAAAAAATTAGCTTCCGTTGGAAATTTAGCTGCAAATTTCCTATTTATAATAAAAAAAGTATTTTCTTTATCTATATCACTCAGACCAAGATATTTGTCTTTTTCTCTGAATATATAATTTACTACTTTTATAAAATCTATTTTTTCCTCTACCATATTAAACAAAATTTAAAAAACAATTATAAGTACATTCAAATGATTCTTGAACTTTTATCATCACTTCGTTTGGTGTTTTACCATAAATGTATGATTCATTGAAACCGATATTAGCATCTCTTATGTATGGGAAATGAGCGCAAAAGTTATCCACAATTGAAGGTACGGTTGAACCAGCGCACCCTTTTTGTTGAATAACAACCATTGGTATGAGTATTTTTTTACCAAACATTTCATAATCAGGCATGGCTTTAGTTTTCATTTTAACATACCCCTTTATTACCCATCGATTGTGTTCATCAGGCTTTATATTAATAATATCATCTGGCGTTACTATATTACATTTTTCTAAATAGTGATATCTCCATATTATTTTAGGGGGTGTCATAATACGATGTTTTAATGTTATATTCTAAAAAACTGTTTTTGTTTTAGAAATTATATAAATCGTCTAAAGATTCGATGGGAGTAAAACTGTTTAAATCCATAAGTTTACCAGTGTATAAATAATAAATAAAAGCAGTTATTATTTTATTTTGAGAATATTGTTCTATCAAACTTTTTATAGTAAAATATTCACCATATTTTTCTGAGTAATCGGTTTCAAATTGTAATAAATATTCGTTGAATAACGTTAAAGAATTATGTTGAATATCTTCATTATCCAGTTTATATTTTGGTATATCTTCGGCCTTTTGTTTGTGAGTTTTAGATTTTGTAGCCAAATCAACATTCTGGTATAATACTTGCTTTATCTCATCGGGTGTCAAATCTTTTCTCACTTTGGCTAAATTATCAATAATGGTTTTTTCTATTCTTTGGGCGAATTGAGAATGTGAATTTTTTAGAACTTTAGTAAAATAATCAATTAAATTCTTTCTAAAATTATTATTAAAATCATCAAATTCTTTCTGAGCTTTTTCTATACCTCTAACATCGCTTTTAACAACAGAAAAATTATCATATTTTAATTTATAATTTTTATATTTAGGTTCACTTTCTATATCAATTAATAATTGAGTTAGTGTGATACCTTCCCTGTCATCTTTTTCCCAATGGTCTCCCCATTCTCCAGTGAATTTAATATATCTGTCTATGATATAAAATTTTCTTTTATTTTCAATCACTGAACAATATACTTTTATTGAATCATCGCCAATCTGTACAAAAAAAATATTTTTATTTTTAATTAATTCAGCCTTAATATCCTTTTTTGATGTATATTCTATCCATTCTACATTTGGTTGTAGTGCATAATCTCTCTGAATATTTTGCATTACCTCTTTGGGAACACCCAGAGCAGTTAATGAGCTTTTTTCTAATATCTTGGTTATAAAAAGATTATATGATGGTATCATGAAAATATTAATTGATATTTTTATTTTGTAATATATATAAAATTTTTAAATATTAAAATGTAAGTCTGCGATTTTTTTTCCTCGATATGTGATTGTATATTTGTTTAATAAATTAAAATATACGGATATGATAAAATGGATAATAATAACAGTATTAGTTCTCGTCATCATGAGTAATATCAAGGGTGGTATTGAACTATTAGGTCAGATAATAAAGACTGGTTTTAATCTCCTAAAGAATTCATTGGGTATGTTTTTATTTCTTTTATTGATAGTTGCCTTGTATTTTCATGGAGAAAACCCAGATAATAAAATTTATTCCGACCTTTCTAAAGAAAAAATAGAAAGTTATGAGCCACATTTTAAATGTTCTATGCTGGTGATAGATTGTGAAAAAGAACTTTATACCATTAAATCTCTTAAAGATGGTGAAATTTATACTCATGTACAGAAAATGAATAAGGCGGTTAAAGTTGACCTTATCAATAAATATTCCAGAATTGTTCTAATACGCCCTAAATGTGATGAATTTGAAGTCGATACTTTTAATATTGGGGAAATTCGATTCAGAGATGGGGACACATACGTGGATTATAAAAGAGGTGGTAAAGTATTTGAATATAGATAAATGGAAAAACAAGCCGATTATATAAAAGAAAGAATGTCTTTTTTTGCGATGGATATAGATTCATTTGTAATTGGAGAAAAAATTAAAGATATTGATAATACTTTATGCGAAATAACTAATAAAACAGTTAATAGTATTGAAGTTTTTATTAAACACAAAACAGACCAAGGTGTCGATTGTAAACAATGGTTTTCAATGGATAAATTTCATAAAAGATTTAAAACAATAAAATGATGAAAACCTCGAATTTTTTAATATATTCATTGATGTTATTATCAACTTTATTTGTAATTATAATTGGTTTCTTCTGTTATGTATCATTTGAGTTATCGATAGCCTCAAATTTTTTTGAAAAATATGATATAATTAAAAAGTATAATATACTGCATAGTATGTGGTATATCACTATATTTTTAATTTTATTTATATTTTTATTTTGTTATATAGTATTTTTGTTAATTAGAGAGCGATTTAGAATGAAAATAGAACTGACAAAGGATGATATTATAAAAATTGTTTATCCATGCTCGGCTGCCAAATATTTTAGTGTTGATAATAAAAGTTACCTTTACCAACAAATGATAGATTCTTCTGAAAATATTATAAATTTAACAAAAATAAAATAGTATGTCTGTTATGAAAAAAAAGTAAAAACTATAAAAGTAAAGATACTTTTTGCTGAAGTGTTGGTTAATGGAGATTACCAATATTTAGTAAGAAACCTTTTGATAATATAAATTCCAAATGTTATTCAGACTAAGATAATAGCAGAGTTTAATAAGGCTATGAAAAAAAGAATGGAAAAATTATAATAAAAAAACCCACTTAATAGTGGGTTTTTAATATTGTAAATATCGTATAAATTATTTACTTTCAACATTGAAGAAATTATCAACATCATTGTCTTCTTCTACTTTATCGAAAGAAAAATCATCACTTGAATTATCGTCAGTTGTAGCACTAAATGTTTCTTTTGAAGCTTTACCGATAGATGACTTTGCACCAGATATACCAGAACCATTAACTAACGAAATGATTTTATCAACCTTATCAACTTCTTCATCTGTCCAAGGTTTTGCTTCATATTCATCTAAGTCTACATCTCTCTTTAATAAAAATTCTTGTAAACCCTTTTGAATTTTTTCGTTAGTAATAACGATTTTACCAGATTCATTCTTTTCAACTGGTACTTTCTTACCGTTAATTTTAATAGGTGATGCTTCAAGGAAACTACTTGCATCATAATTGGGATAAACTCCCTGTGGTGTTTTGTTTTCCTTTATAATAAGACGAAAATCTTTACCATTGGCAAGGTCAAAAACGTTGCTTTTTATACCATCGAGTTCGCCTTTTTTCTGAGCATTGATTTTTTCTTTTATTTTGAAACCGAATGGATAAATAAGAATTTTACCTTCCAACTCCTTATTATTTTCATCTTCGATTACCAAAATATAACTGTAATATTTAGTATTACGTTTTATTAATTCCGCTTTCTCTTTATCAGCAGCGTTCTTAGAATTATATAATTCCCAGTACGTTGTACAAAGTGGACAATCCGAATTTAAATTCTTTTTACATTCGTAGTAACCTTTTAAATCTGGGTTGTTTAAAAGTTTTGCATAATGCAAATGCTTTTCGATTGCTGATGCTCCTACTGTGCCGTCTTTTTTGAAATTTGGAAGAAAACGGATAGTTGCTTTGTAACCCTCTTTTTTGTCAACTGCATCTTCTAATGATGGTCTAAATATACCATCTGCGTTTCTTTTCTTTTCATCTAAAAAACTCATTGTACTGTCATCATCCGACATGTCGAATAAATTGACTTTCTTTTCTTTTTCACTCATAATGCTTGTGATTCTTTTTTGATGCTTTAAGTTGCCCTAAATGCATTTTTTGCTATAAAAGCTAATTATTACTTATATAATGCCTCAATAAAAAAGTTTGAAAAACTTTATAACTATATATTAAAAAATAAAAGTCTAAAAATACCAAACCCATATTTTTATATATATGAATAAATAATAATAAGGTTTATTATGATTTCTAATATCTCAAATGCTGTTAAAATAATACCTAAAATAGATAACAAGGATAGTTTCATAAAACTATACACTAATGTTAATAGTAATTTTTTGGTTGGTGATAGGGTTTATATTTTATCTTATAATTCGGGTGATACTAACGCTGATTTAGATAATTACACATATTACACATCAAGAAGTGGAACATCCTATGGAGAGATATCATGTGAACAATATTTACAGGGATATTTAGTAAAGGAAATCGATATTAATACTAATTCTATTGTTATTAATCGTTTATATTCATCAATACCAGATATTAGCGGTATAACATCAGATAATTTTTTCATTTCAAAAACTATTATATTTAATAGTACTATCACTGGCGGTGAATTAAATGGTGTGGTTTTAAAGAATACAGCGATAGATAATTCATTAGAAAATGTAAAATGGATTCAGGGAATTGTATTGGGAGGTTCTATAAATAATTTGGTTTTAAGTGATAAATATGAAAGTATGACATTATCTTTAAATTCGGTAGTGAATAATGGCGGTGTATCATCATATTATACATACAATAATGATACCTATGGTTATAGTGTTTTTTCTGGTAAAACTTCGTTAACAATAAATATGCCGACTATTTATAATGGATATTTCTACAATAGTGTTTTAACTGGTTATTTTAGTAGCACACCAGTTAATTATCCGATAATTTATAACGGATATTATGAATTATGTGATTTTGATAATAATTTTAAATTCAATAATGGGTATTATAAGATGTCGAATATAAATAGTGTTACATCACTATGGAATTATGGTATATTAGACCCAGTTGATATATCTATCTATGAATTTCACCCTATAATTTGGTATGATGGTATATGGGAATCAAGTAATACACCTATATCATCATTAACATGGGAAACTGGTGTATTTAATGGTGATACTTTCACATCTTCTTGTGAATGGCGAAATGGTATTTTTAATGGTGTCCAGTTTTTAGGTACTTGGGCTAATGGTACATTTAATAAGGGATTTTTTAATACTACTTCGTGGGTAAATGGTATATTTAATGATGGAATATTCTCATCGACAAGTACTTGGCAAAAAGGTACATTTAATAATGGTACATTTTATGGTATTTGGAATGATGGTGTATTTAATAATGGGACTTTTGGAACAGGCGCAACTTGGACAACTGGTACTTTTAACAATGGTATTTTTAGTAATAGTTTATGGTCAAACGGTACATGGAATAATGGTTTCTTTGACAATTCCACTTGGGTAATTGGTAATTGGTATAACGGTACTATGTCAGCATCGGATTGGTATGATGGTTATTTTTATAATGGGACAATAAATTTAGATACTTTGTGGTATAATGGTATTTTTTATTTCGGTAATTTTAATGATAGTACATGGTTGAATGGTGAGTGGAATAATGGACTTATGAGTAATTCTAATTTCCAAAGTGGTGTATGGTGGGATGGTGTGTTTACTGGTGGTAATATAGGCGTTATGGGTGGTGCTGAAACGGTAAATTGGTATAGTGGTAATTTTAATAATGGTTATTTTTGGCAAAATTCACAATGGTATACTGGTTCTTTCCATAATGGTTCTTTTAATGGAATTTGGAATAATGGTATTTTTTATAATGGTACATTTACTGGTAGCGGTTCACCTACAATATTACATAAAGCTTTTGAACCATATCAAAAACAAAAATTCATCAGGAACTTAGGTAAACCTTTAAATATTAAAATAAAAATTAAATAAAAAATAATAAAAATAAAATGTTAGAAATTTTAAAGAAAATATGGGGATTCCTTAAAAATCCAAAAAATGGAAAGTTAATTTATTTTTCAATTATAATATTACTTTTCATAGCACTGTTGTCACAATGTAATTCAAATAGAAGGTTAAGAAATGATGCTTTTATAAGTGAACATAATATCGCTGCGTTACAAGACACTGTTATAACAGTTAAAAATAAAGTTGGTGAACTTCAACAGGAAAAAATTCTTTTGATTACTTCTAAGAAAACACTGGAAGATTTTAGTAAAGAATTAGCAGCCGAGTTAGAAAAACAAAAAGGTCGTGTTATTTATATTTCTAATATGCTGGCTCAATTGAAAAGTGATAATGCTGCATTGAAAGCAGAAAATAACACATTAAAAGATTCCTTGGCAAATATTATAGTGGATGGAACAAATGTTACGTATTTGTATTGGGACTTTTCAAAAGTTTATGATGATTATAATTATAGAGTAATAAAAGGCCATACCGCATTTGTTCTTGACACTACAACTAACGGAATTACATCTAAGGGGTCAGAACTGTCTAATTTTGATATGGGTTTTAATATAACTACTGGTATTCGTGAAGAAGAAAAAAAATTAAGAATATTTATAAAATCTAATTATCCAGATTTAACATTCACAAATATCGAAGGTTCGTTAGTTGACCCACAAAAATCGGATGTTATTAAAAAATTGATACCACAACATAAGTGGACTTTTGGCCCACAACTTGGTGTTGGTGCGGTTTATTTTAACGGAACTATAAAACCATCTATATATTTTGGCATTGGTGGTCAATATACTTTATTTGGGTTTTAAATATGAGAATAAAAAAATTTAAAGTTTTTTATTATTCTTTATTGATAATATTAATAGCTGTAATAGCCTTTTTGTGTTATGCTTATTTTGATATTAAAAAGGAATGTGATAAAAATAAAAATATTAATTCAGAAATTATTCAATTATTTCAAAATGATATTGAATTATCTAATGATTCTATCGATTATCTTAAAATCGAAAGAGATTCATTAGTGAAAGTATTCACCAAACAGTTAGAAATTAATAGAAATTTATATAAATTTAATTGGGAGAATGTGTGTTACTGGGTGGATTATTATCAAATAAAACATCCAGATATAGTTAAAGGTCAAATTTTATTAGAAACTAATTTTTTAACTTCAGAAGTATGTCGATACAATCATAATTTGTTTGGCATGAAGTTACCTATTAATAAAAAAGGTCGAAAAGGTATTGGTTTATATAAAAGTCATGCTGTGTATAATAACTACATTGAAAGTATAGAAGATTATAAAATATGGCAAGATAGATATTATAAATATAATGACGATTATTATAAATTTTTAAAACGCATTGGATACGCTAAAGATGATAAATATATTTCGAAATTAAAACATATTATTAAATATGATATATTGAAGGAAAAATAAATTTTAATATATAGATAAATTTAGAATGATAAAAAAGGATTATTTTAAATTAATATATAAATAAAAAATATAAAAAGTTAATATGGAAAACATAACTGGATTTAATGATTTCAAAGATAAAAAACACGGTTCAAAATTGAACGAAGGTGTTATAAAGATTGGTAACGCTTATGTACTTAGCGATATTGAAGTGCCTGTTTCATTAGTAAATGCTTTTATTAAGAAGGTTAAAGATGAAACTCAGAGGAATTTGCGTGAATTTATGTCTGATTCAGATGTTGCTTATAGATTATTAAAATATTGTGTTGAAAATAATATGCTTATTGATAATCTTCCAAGTAGCATAATATTTAGTGAAGAAGGTGGTAATGTTGAAGTTACTGATGATATGGGTGGTCAAGTTCAAACATCAGGACAGACACAAGCTCAGACTCAGCCAGCAGCTCAGACTCAGCCAGCAGCTCAACCAGCAGCTCAACAGACAACTCAACCTAATGCTACTCAAACTCAACAAACAGTACAGGAAATACCTGCACAAGAGACTGGTAGTATACAGGCTATTTAAAAGGTAAAAAAGAAAATATTTAAAAAGTCAACGGAAATAACCTTTTCGTTGATTTTTTTATTAAAAACGACTTTTAAAATAAAATATATAATAAAAAACAAATTGATATTTTGGCTAAAATTAAAAACTTTAACGATTTTAAAAAAACAACAGAAAGTCATAGTGTAAGTGAACCTGTTGTTAAAGAACCCAAAGTACTTGAACCTAAAATGAAAGAACCAAAGGTACGAGAACCTAATGTTAAAAGGAAAGGTGCGTTCAATGTTGTAAAGCCTATGATTAAAAAGCCAATTATAAAAGAACCAACTATAAAAAAAGAAAACGTGAATAATACATTAGAAGATTTATTTAAGAATATCAAATTTGTTAATAAAATAGCAGTTTTTGAAAAGGTTATAAAAGCTCATGATGCATTTTTGTTTTTGGAATCTGCTAAAATTGATAATAATAAGTTGTGGTATTTCTTAATGGAAAGAAATGATACAACCTTACAGATTGTTAAATATAATCCAAAAGAAGGCTTTAACTTAAAAGAATTAGTAGAAGGTGTCATCACACATTATAAGTCATTAGAATCGATTAAAAAGCATTTAAATGAAAATATTACGGTGGATGGTTCTAAAGAATATGTTGTGATATCTAATTTAACACCTGTTATGAAAGCTATCATTAAAAATGATTTGGTAAAATTACTATCTAAATAATATGAAAATATTAACCTTCGAATCTTATGATATAATAGATTCTGTGAGGAAAGATTTCAACGATTACTATTATTATTTCCGAAGTGCTAACCATGACTATCAAGTTAGAATTACTGAATTTAACAATTCTAAATATTATTCTGTCGGATTTCGAGCTAAAACAGATAATGAATATTTTTATGATATGTCTATAATTGTTAATGAAAACCCATATAAATTAATGGAAACAATAATTGGGATATGTGAAAAATTCATTGATGATTTAAACGAAAAAATAACCGAGGTAAACAACAAGATAAAGGTTAATATGTCTATTGATGATATTTTTAAGGGATTTGTATTTAGTTTTACTGGAAATTTACAAAAAAATTATCAGCGATTACAACTTTATAAACGTTATATACCAAATGATTGGAAAATATCATTTTCTGGAAATAAATACATTATTACTAAAAATATTTAACTTTTCTTTTTCTTCTTATCCATAGTTGAATCTTTATACTCATCCAATTCTTTATTAATAAGTCTAAGGTCGATTATTTTTATTTTATCGGATTGTTCTATTTCGGGTGCTTTTTCTTCACCAGTATTAATACTTGAAAGTTCATCTTTTAATTCTTTGTAGAAATCTTTCATTCGTTTTTGTATATCATATAACATTTTAATACTGTCTCGGATTTCTTTCTGGAATGTACCAACTGCCTCATACATTTCTGGGTGATTAACACCACTGTCTATTTGTTCCATTAAGTTAATTAAAGCTCTTTTGGACATAGATAATGAAAATTTCAAATCACACAATGATTGAGCATCATTTTGAATTATATTATTAACGTTTTTTCTATTTACTATTTCATCGGTTAGATATAAACTTGAAAGACAATTTAGAGTTTCTTGACATTCTTCACGTATTTTTTCCACTTCACCTTTATAATCAAAGTGTACTACATTCAAATCGATACCAGGCACTTCATCTGGGAAGAAATTATCTGGGTCAATATTTATTTCTGTTATTTCCTGTTCTAAGATTTCAATACTATCTCTAATTCTATCTTTCTCTTGTTTTATTGAATCATCGTCATTCATAGTTATTTATCTATTTTTATGTATATATTTAATTTTGAAAGTTCAATATTCTCAACATTTAATTTAATATATAATATTAAAATAAATTTATATTATGAAATTTCTAATGCTTTTCGAGGAATATTCAAGTTATCAAACAAAAGTTTTGGATGATTTATTAGATAAAATTTCAAAGAACGGTGTTGATTCATTAACACCTGAAGAAAAAATTCAATTAAAAAATATCGAAGATATTAAATCTCCAGAAGTCCAAAAATTATTAAAAAATAATGAAGAACCAGCCGAACAATCTATATTTGATTCTGAAAATATAATAAATAAAAAATATTACGATTCGACAAATGAAATTTGTTTTCTATTGAAAAAAATTGAGAATGAATCAACTGGAGTTGTTTATATTGGTGAGATTCATTTTAGATATAAGATTTATAAGGGTTACTTAGTTAAAGATAAAGAGACCGAACAATCTGATTATAAATTTATATCTGAAAATGATGAAGAATTTGACCCCGTTGATTATGATTTACATTATGAGTTTGATGGATTGATAGAAGAAATATTTTATGATGATACGATTAATAAAAATATAAATTAAAACATTTATGAAAAATTATAAACAATTTCTTGAAAATCTTGGTTCTGGTGCATACGCATCATTCGCTAATGATTCTGGCGAGAACTTTTGGGGTAACGTGGGTGGTGGAGTATTACCAATATGCACTGAAACTAAAAGAATATTATTACCTTTTCGTTCAGGATATGTAAATGAGCCTCATTGTTTTGGAGTTTGGGGTGGTAAAATAGATGAAGAATATGGTCAGACCGAAGATGATATTATGGATGTGGTAAAACGTGAATTCATGGAAGAATCTGGTTATGACAGTGAAATTAAATTAATACCAGCATACATTTTTAAAACTTCCAATAATTCGTTTACATATTATAATTTCATTGGGTTGTTAGATGAAGAATTCGACCCCGAATTAAATTGGGAAACCGAAAGTTACAAATGGGTTACATTCGATGAAATGATAGAAATTAAACCTAAACATTTCGGGTTGGTTGGTTTATTAAAACACGATTCAAATAAAATAAGAAATTATTGTAATGCTTAAAACTTTTTTATTTTTTATTAAAGAGAATAATACACATATTAATGAATATAAAAACGTTGGAGTTGTATATCATATAGTTGACATAGAGAAACTTTTTTATATATTAAGAAACAATAAGATATCTTCAAAATCATTCTCAAATATATCAACAACCAGAGATAAAATGATGGGTGGTTATATAGGTGGTTCTCCGACATCAGTTTTTAAATTGGAATTAGACGGTGATGCTTTATCACATAAATATAAAATTAAACCGTTTTCTTATATAAGCAATACAAATATATATTTTGATGAAAAAGAAGAACAAATAAAAACTCAGGAAATAAAAGATATAAAAAAATATATTAATAAAATCATAATCAGTAAGAATAGATTAGATGATTTAAAACAAAGTGGTTGGTTCACGACTGATGGTGGACATGTTGATGGTAAAGGTCGAATACCGTTCCCAGAGATATTCAAAGAATTAATCGATTTAATAAAAGAAGACGGATTATATGATAAATTATATATTCAAGATGGTTCGATTATCAAGAAAGATGATGTTTATATTCAATCGGTGTTGAATTATTTTTTATTAAAAATATATCACGGGTATTGTTATTATATGAGAGGATATAAAGAAGGTATACATCAAGAATTAGGTTTGAAAGTTATGTTAGATGATATCTTACCTATTGATGAACGAAATAAAAAGATTGAAAAATTAGTAATTGGATATGATTATGAAAATATGTGGCTACATAAAAAATCATACCCAATGGATGTTAAACTGAAAGATGGTTATTCTTTATACGAATTTGATTTTAAGTATGAATTAGAAGATATTATATCTGAAGATGTTAATTTCGTCTTTGTTAAAAATACACACCTAAAACATATTGGTAAATTAAAAGGTTAACAATGAAAAAATATTTAATAATAATATTTTTATTTTTATTTACTATTAGTTATTCTCAGCGAATATACAGGACGGAGTATAAAGATAGCGCACAATATTGTATATATGAAAGTGTGTTTAAGAGTGATAGCACCTATTCTATATATGTAGTTAAGGATACTATTGAATTTATAGGCCAAGGTAACTGGTATTTTGTGACAGATAAAAATCAGGCCGATTTTATATTATATTTCACCGATTATAAATCGGAAGCCCAATTTAGAGTGTATTATGTCAGTAATCGTTTTCAGATAAACGAAAAAGAGACGGTTATTATTAAAAAGAAATTTTTTAAAAGATTTTTTAAATTGTAACAGAATTAAAAAAATCTTGCATTTCTTTTACACCCCCGATAAGTATAAAATTCCCCTTTAATGTTAGTTTTTGAAATTCAGATGAATTTATATCTACAAATTTGTAATCATCTTCAGTATGTGAAACAAATTGTTCTGTTACTTTCATCAAAGTAACTATGTTTTCACTAATAGATGAAGTAAATTTTGTGTTGATTAACGATTTTAACTTTTTTTGTTCTTTCTTTAACTGGTCGGAATATTTTATTCCGTTTTTTCTTAATGTAATCTCATCTATTTTCTGAAATTGACTGTAATTTGTGGATGCCAAAGGGGATTTTGAAAACATACCAGCTTTCATTACTTAGATTTAGATTAATAATAAACAGACAAAGTTATTAAAAAATAATATATTAACAAATATTTTAACAAATATTTTAATCTTCTTTAAAAATATCTCTAATTTTACTTCTTCGGGCTAATTTAAGAGCATCTTTTTCCCAATCCACCTTATCTTTATAGTGTTTGCCGTTTATATAATATTGATTAGTTCCAGTATTTTTGTGGTATAATATAGCAGCATCAAAAATATTATGATATTCACCGTTAAATTTGGATTCTATTCTATCTGTAAATCTTATTTTTATTATCTTATTTTGATAATCTTCAAAAAACCATTCATCTAATTTATACTTCTCTATTTGATGTTGTTCAAGACTCATTTAAAAAGTTATTTGATTTGTGAAAGCAGTGATTAATTTATTAATAAATGTGCCAGCTATATGTCCATAGAAAGCTGGAAACAGTAACAAAGATAAAATAAATAAAAATAAAAATATTTTAAATTTATTCTTATTAAATATTTTCAATAAATTGGGTTTATCGAATGACTTGTTCATTCGTTCTTTTTGATATTTTAATCTTTGGTCATCCATTGTAACTATTTTTATGTTTATATATTTCTAAATGTAAATTGTTTTATTTATAGAGCAACAATCTCAATTCTTTGTAGATATTTTTTAATATATACAAAAGAAATTGTTCTATAAAAATATTTATATTTTTCATGAGAGATATATGGAATCCAAAATACGAGTGGACACAGAATCCTAAATATACTGGGAAAGTAGTTTTAAATCTTAAAGAAACTGGGGTTATTTATAATAATTCTGGAAGTTCAGATATTCAAATTGCTTTACCAGATAATATTATTAATGATTTTTGTCGTGTAGAGGATAAAATATATTTAGCAACAAATAGTGGTATTTGTATTTTAGATGTTTCAACAAATAGTGGACTTACAGTTATTGATACATCATACACACCATCTGAAGGTAGTGGGTTAACATCAAATATAATTTATGCAGTAACAATTGATGAATTAAATGGGATTCTTTATGCTACTACAAGTACTTGTATATGGAGATGGAATTTAATAACAGATACGGGAAAAAGAATAGATGATACATATATTCCAGATTATGGAAATTCACCTCCAAGTGGTATTGCATATAGTAAATGTAATATTTTACACTTTAGGACAGCTTTAAATCATGATATATTTTATTTTGGATATGAAACGTTGGGGTTTTGGGAATGGGATGTCACTATTGACCAAGGTAAACTAATAGATGTGACAACTCCTGTTATATTTGGTGTTAAACTAATATCAAACGAGGTATTTCAAATAGCAGCCGATAAAGAATCTGAACTGATTTATGTTGCTACACCATTAGGTGTGTGGAGATGGAGAAGAACTAATAATGAAGGTGTTACTTTTAGTGCTGGATATACACCAACTACTGGTGACTTATATCCTGTTGGTAATACAAGAACCGTTTTTTACGATGATATTCATAATATTTTATATGTTGGATTTGATAATAATGGGTTTTGGGTTTTAGATACTCAATATAACACAGGAACACATTATAGCACATCAACACCTTTCACAACAAATAGTGTAGAATTACCAAGTGATAATGTATCAAAAATTTATAAAGATATTATTAATAAAACATTATATACCACATCTTTAACAAATGGAGTTTGGTCATTTAATACTGAAACTGGTGCTGGTAGAATTTTTAATTCGATATCGGGTGTTACTTATGGTAATAATTTACCAAGTGAGGTAGTTTCGAGTTTCTTAGTGACTGGAGAATATAGATTATTATACATTGGTAATGAACTTGGATTATGGAAATTTAATTATGATGTGGAATATTACGATGCTATTTTAGGTGGTGAAATTGTAAGGGTGAATAGAGAACAGTTGTGGAACGTTGATGAATTATCTGACGTATATTTTAGAATTCAAAAATGTATATCTGGTGTTTCTTTCACATATGTTGATAATCTTCAAGATGTCTATCGTTTTGGTGTTTTAACAAATGACGATGCCGATTCATTATTTAATATGTATAATGAATATGAAATAATGAATAAATTCATCAAGAATTATATACAAATTGATGTAGCATCTAATTCCAATATTGACTTAAATTTGCCCCAACATGCAATAGATGATGTTGTATTGAAAGAAAATCATTTAGTTTTATTAAAAGACCAAGATAATGTATATACTAATAATATTTATAAAGTTAATGAAAAAAATTATTTAATACTGACTGATTATTTATCAACAAGGGAAAAGTCGGATAGATTTAAAGCTTATGTTAAACTGGGGGAAGTAAATAAAAATAAACAATATTTTTTACTACCAGATGCTGATGATATATTTCCTATATCTGGTGAAGCTAAAGTTTTTGATGCTCGACATTCTTATATTTTAAAACATAGAACTTGTTATGATATCGATACAATTCCAACAAATACAGGGAATACTCATAAATTAGTATTTGCTGATTATGATGTTGCACGACTTATGAACCATAAAAATTTCGAGCTGTATAATAATTTCGTGATGCCTTTAAGTACATTAAGTACAGGAAGTACATTTGACATAGAACGATATACTAAAAAATATTCTATAAAGTTTTCATCAACATATAACCCATTTGATGATTATCTTAAACACACAACAGATAGTTTACCACCTATGACATCGTATACCAGTATTTCTGGTTCATGTTCATCCAGTAGTATTTATGCTTCTGGGTATGAAACTTGGAAAGCGTTTGATAATAATCCAAGTACAAGTTGGAGAGCGTTTACGTCAACTGGGTGGATAAAATTTAGTTACAATACACCTGTTATTATATGGAAATATAGTATTGAATGTAATGAACAATCAAACAGAAGTCCTAAAAACTGGACATTCCAAGCATCTAATAATAATATTGATTGGATTAATTTGGATGAACAAATATCTCAAATTGGTTGGTCAGCAATTACTTATAGAGAATTTATCATAAATAACACTGTACCATATCTTTATTATAGAGTTAATGTAACCACAAATAATGGTGGAACATTTCTTTCTATTAGTGAGATACAATTATTTGATATGATATTTATTATAGGTTCTATATCATATGAACCATTTGTAATTGGTACATTTAATAATATTTTAATACCAGATGCGTATTCTAAAAAATATGATACTATTATAGATAATAGTGCATTTCCGACAGTTCCTGTTGAAATTGAAGATTATATACGAATTGAGATTAAAAATGATGAAAGACCATATCTTTCATTTGATACTTTTATAACAAACATAACATCATCTGGTTTAACAATATCTGATTTAATACCAGAATGGGTGATAAATATTATAGATAATCAATCCAATTTAACATGGATTATTCGAAATATACAATATTCTGATTTAAATGTTGGTAGTTTAATAGTTTCTTTACAAAATTCTTTTTTAAGTAAGTTCTTTAATGTAAACGATATTTCAAATTCTGGTGGAACTCTATTAAATTTTCAAACAGTTGAGTATGAGTATAATAAGGAGTTTGATTACGATGGATTAAGATTTACATATAGTGGTTCTACTGGGATGTTTTGGACTCAAAATACTTATATTCGTTATAAATTATATGAATTTTTATCGGGTGTAACCAGTATAGTTTTTAAACCAGATATGGTTTTTTATAATGATGATGAAATAACTGCATTTTCTCAATTCTATTTAGATTCAAATATAATTCAATTGAATGTAAATGATATTAATGATTTGAAGAATTTTAAACCATATACATATGTTGAAGTATCGGGTACGACTACTTATACAAAGACTCTTATACTTAAAATAGAAAATAATATAGTTTGGTTAGAAAAACCAAATGGTTTTACTGGTGTATTCCCATCTGGTGAGATGGTTATAAAAATAAAAAATATAAAAGAATTATATCCTATATCTGAAATATTATATGATGTTTATAAGAACGAAGCTTATGATTATTATATTCCTAAAAATGACTTTATAAGAAAAAATATATACCTATATTATGGGGAGATAATGAATGAAAATGAATATATAAAATTCTACACACTTGGACTACTATCTGAAAGTTTACCAAACACAAAGAATTTTATATTACGTTTTTATAAAATAGAAGATGATGTGAATCTTTTTTATCGTCCGATTGAAATTTTAGATGTTGGTGTTGATAAAAAAACAATGATACCTAAACAATTATTATACCCAGAATATTTCAATCAGACCGAAAGGATTGATGATTTTTATATTGGTGATTATAATGTATTAGATGGTAGTGAATTTTTGGTATGGTTGGTAGCAGACCCTAATGAGGAATCAGACTATGTTATTGATTCAAATGCAACATAAATTTAAAAAAGAAAACATATAAAATGACAAAATTAGTAAAAGGTGCAAGAATTTTAATAAAAAGAAGCGATACCACTGGTATACAACCGACTGTACCTGCTATTGAAGACCACACTTTAGGTTGGTTGGATACAGACATATATAAGGGGGAATTCTTTCTTAATATGGAAGATTATAGATTATGGACAAGAACTAATACTGGGATAACCGAAATTCCAGTAATAGACCCCATCAGTGGAAAAATTAAAGTTTCCAATTTACCAAGTTCAATACTTGGTGCTGTAATATATCAAGGCACATGGAATGCAAGTACAAGTAATCCACCAACAACAGTACCAGCGAATGGGTGGTATTATATTGTTAATGTGTCTGGTACTACTAATTTAAATGGGATAAATGAATGGCAAATAGGTGACTGGGCTATTTTCGCTGGTGAACCATCCAGTGGTGGTACTTGGGGTAAGGTAGATAATAGTAATAATTTAACTGCTACTGAAATTACTTATAATAATCCATCATACCCAGCTTATACTACTGTAAATGCAGCATTAGACGGTTTATTGTATGTATTACCTGTTGTTACAGCGACCATAAATACACCATCTGGTGGCGCAGTTGAAATAGGTTCAACGGTTACATCAATTGTTGTTGGTTGGTCAACTAATAAAATCATGTCGTCTGTAACTATTACTGGTACGGGTGCGCCAGTAACAAATTATGCGCCAGCAACATCAGGTACAATACCAATAAATAGTCTTAGTTTAACTACTAATACTACATATACTATGCACTGTACTGATTTGGAATTAGCTACGTCAATAGCAAATGCGATTGTTTATTTTAGATATTCAAGATATTGGGGAGTTGGTACATTGACTTCTATGAACGATGCTCAAATAAATGCACTATCTTATGAATTATCAACTACGAAAGTCAAAACTATAACTTATGTGTGTAGTAATCAATATTTTTATTATATATATCCAGTAGCATGGGGTACAGCTACATTTACCATTGGTGGTATTGAAAATGTACCTATTGTTTCGACTATAACACATATAAATGGTAGTGGTAATAGTGCTTCATATTATTTTTATAGAAGTGCCAACTTACTTAATGGTAGTATTACAGTTGTGATAACTTAAAAAAAGAAAATTATATAAATGGCAAAAAATACAGGAACATTAGTTGTTGATACTATTAAGACATATGACGATACAGATAAATATGCTGTTGTCAATTCGAGTGATATCAAAGGTGGACATCATGTTGTAGATTATGATACTGATAGAAATAATTTAGTATCAACTTACCCATTACGTACCGAGACTGGTATGTTGGTTACTGTTAGGTCATCGTCTGATAATGGTAATCGAATGACAACGTATCAACTTAGTGGTACGACATGGGTTAATTATGCCGATTACTTGACCGATGTAGCCAATATTTGGAAATCAGGGGCAACTGGTAATATATGGTATGCCCCACCATCGGGTAATGTGGGTATTGGAATAACTGGGGCTTATATAACTGGTAAATTGACTGTTTTTGGTCAAAGCCATTTTTATGGTATAAGTGATTATAGATTTACCATCGACCCAACAAATGCTGCTATTTATAATTATGATACATCATTACTAATAATTGGGGCAATGCGAATTGGTAATAATACATCCAATACAGGTTTGATTATGAGACCAGATTTAGGTGATAAGATTGGTATAAATATAGATATTCCCACAACGACTCTTGATATTAATGGTAAAACTACTATTAGAGAACAACTTATTATAGATTATAGTGCGACTGGGGGTGTAGATACTTGGAATAAATCAGGTTTACTAATTAAAAATAATAATGTTACCCCAAGTGAAGTTAGTGTTGCTTTTCAAAACATATCCACAGGTTCAAACTATTGGTTCACAGGATTAAATGAAAGTTCAATTTATCAAATAATATATGGTACGTCTTATGCTGGTACTTCATTTTTTGAAATTAATACATCTGGACTGGTTACTATTAATAATTCTTTAACTGTTAATAGTTCTATAAATTTAAATACTAATACCACTTTATCGGATGGTACAATTAATGTTGGTACAACATCAAGAGCAGGTAACTCAGTTATAAGAGCAAGAACTAATGATAGTTATATATCTGGGTTTGAAGCATATGGAAATGGAGCTGGTACAGGATATTTATATGTTGGTGAAAGTTCAACTTATGGTGGCGGTGTACTTTTTAATGGTGATGATGTACCGGGAGCGATTGACCCAGTAAATTGTGTTCTATATTATAGAAGAAGTGCTGGTGTAGATTCAACTGTTTTTTATTATACTCAAAACGCCAACCATGTATATTTTAACGGTCATATTTACTTTAATGCTTCAAATACATCAAATATTTATCATAATATCCCAACATACGGTATAAATATGAGAGGTGGTCTTGGTCTTAATGGGAGTTCTGGGCAACAAGGGTTTGGTTCTGGTTCTATAATTTTATACACTGGGCAAGGTGGTACTGGTGGTGAGGATTTGTCTACTCCAACATATGGACTTGATGGTGGTGATAGTGGTGCTGTTTCTTTGTACACTGGACAAGGTGGTACTGCTGGTGGAACTGCGATTGGATATAGTGGTGATGGTGGTGATAGTGGAGATTTAAATATTTATACTGGTAACGGTGGAACTTCTGTTGGACATTATGGTGGTAGTAGTGGAAATATTAACATGTATACTGGTATTGCTGGTTCTGGATATTATACAGGGTCTTATGGTGATATAATACTTCAATATTCATCAATTGCCAGAGGAAACGTTTTAATAGCTACTAATTCAAACCCAAGTAATAGACGTTTAAAAGTAAACGGTATTGGTGAAGCTACTGACTGGATTGCAATATCAGATATAAGAGAAAAAGAAAACATTATTTCTTTTGATAATGCACTTGATAAAGTGATGAAATTAAATCCAGTATATTTTAATTTTATAAATGGTGATGATAAATCCAAAAAAATTGGATTAATTGCACAAGAAGTTGAGGTTATTATACCTGAATTAATTCCACCAACAATAGGTGATTCTACAAAAGGTGTTAGTTATAATAACCTAAGTGCGGTCTTAGTTAAAGCTATACAGGAACAAAATCTCATTATAGATAATTTAAAAGAAGAAATAGAAAAATTAAAAACAAAAATTAATTAATAATAATGGCAGTTAATATAGCATTAGCTTTAGAACATGTAGATTTTAATAAGATTAACATAACTCTTGTTGATGGAATGTCCATTGACAAATTAAAAATAAGATATAATTGGATTTTCAATGCTTCCATTGAAGATGCTATAATTGGTGAAGATAACTACGGATTAGTATGGTATTCTGGGAACTGGATATGCGGTGATTGGTATGACGGTACTTGGTATTCGGGAAATTTTGAAACGGGAACTTGGAGAAATGGAAGGTTTTATAGTTATAAACTGAATAAATATGATGTTTTAAATGGTAATTTTAATATAATAGATAGGGGTAATCAATATTCTGTCATGGGAATTGGTGAAGGTTATGTTGAATGGGAATCTGGTGATTTTTATGGCGGTACATTTGGAACAAAGGTAATAGATTGGTCACTTTACACTCCATATGACCCAAATAATCCACAAGGAAATAATGATATTACTAATAATAGTGGTCAAACATGTGTGTGGAGAAATGGTAATTTTTATAATGGTGTGATTTTTAATTCTATATGGTGGGATGGTAACTGGTATAATGGTTATATGGAAAACATTCAATGGATAAGTGGAAAATTTTATAATGGTGAATTTAATGGTTACATTTGGTATAATGGTACATTCTTAGGTGGGGATTTCATCAATGGTGAATGGATGAATGGTGTATTTACTACATTTAATGAAAATGTGAAATCGAGATTTGGTGTTGTTAAAAATCCTGAATCATTTATAGAAACTATATCAGTCAATGAGAATACTACTTTTGTTAAACCATTAACATATACAGTATTTGGTGGTGGTAATTTAACATGGTTAAATGGCACATACACTGGTTTAGTTCAAGTAATTAATCAACAAATACATCAAAGTCGAAGTGTAAACTCATATATAACGAATTCGGCTGCGAATAGTGGATATACACAAACACTTTCTATAAATGGGTGGAGTTTTAATATACCCGAAACAGCAACAATAAATGGTATAGAAGTTTATATTTCTTTGTATGCATCTTATAAAGATTCAAGAACTTATAAAGTTTCAAAGGTAACGTTATCAAAAACTATAACTAATAATCCATTACTTCAATCGAACAATTTAGCTGGTAATGAATTAGTGGATGTATATCCGAGTGGTTCACCTTGGCCTCCACTGTATTATAATTATTTTTATGGTAGTCCAACTAATACATGGGGTATGAGTTTTACACCTGAAGACGTAAATTCACCATTATTTTCAGTGAATTTTAAACTTCTTAAAGATGTTACATTTTATAATATTTGTTATTTCGCTGGTTTGGTTGTTAATGTTTATTACACCACTGACGTGTCAACATATAATTATGAAAAGTGTACATGGAACAATGGTAATTTCAATAATGGTGAATTTCATTCTGGGTTAATTACAAATGCGGATGGAAGTATCACTGAATCTGGAAATCATAAAATTTCTATTTGGAATAATGGTAATTTTAATAATGGTAAATGGTATGGTGGGTCATTCAGAAATGGTACATTTAACAACGGTGAATTTTTAGCTGGATATTTTGGGACTGATTCATTTGCACCTACTTGGAATAATGGTCAATTTATTAACGGTTTCTGGCAGAATGGAGTATTTAATAATGGTGAATTCCATAATGGCATTTGTAAAAATATCGATATAAAAAATGGTAAACTGGGAGATTAATATATAAAGATAAATATTCAGACAATATATTTGAAAAATCAATAAAAATAAATATGAAAACTTTTTCTCAATACTATAATTTAAATGAAAATCTTGATGACCAATTAAAAGATAAATTATCTGAAAAATATTTATCATTAAAAAGAGGTGTATTATTATTAATAGATGGTTCTTTGGATGAAAATCAGAAAAAAGAATTGGTTAACGTTCAAAATTATTTATCTGATATCGAAAAAAATGGCCTTGATAATGTAAAAATAACTGGTTTGATTGAAGATGCAGATGTCCAGAATTTTTATTTAAAATATAAAAATGATATAGATACACTTTTAAAAGATAAAGGGTATTTTACAGATAAGATAGCACCCAATGTTTATAGCTTATACGATATGATGTTAAACGGAACAAAAAAGGCTGTACAGTATGTTGTAGAAATATTAAATAATGAATTATTCTAATGAAATATTTGAAACATTTTAAATTATTTGAAAATCATTTATATATGTTAAAATCTGGTTTAATTCGAGTTAAAAGATATTGTAAACCAGACACTATAAATACAAATGAACTGAGAGGTGGTACGTGGTATTCATATATTAATGATGAACGTGCCGATAGATATAACCAGACTGATTCTAAAATAGGTGGTACAACACTTATCACTGGTGAAATTGAATATCAGAAACCATTCGTTTTAACAAACACAAATTCTAATAACGTTTTATTTGATTTTCAATTATTTACTTTTATTGATATATTCACAGAAGAAGATAAAGAATTTTTACTGAATATATCTTTTGAAAAAAATAAAATTAAGTTCATAAAAGAGAGTCTGAAATATGGGGTTATAGATAAAAAACAGTCTGAAATTATAAAAAAATTATCAGATTTTAATTCTTTAAATGTAATTGTTGATAACCTATTAGCTAAACGATTAAAAGAAAATAATAGAGATGTTTTTATTCGTTTAGACCAAGATAACTATATATTCGAAGTATTTGATATAAATAATTTATTCCAACAGAAAACTATTTCTTAAATTGTTCATATAAGATATAATTCATATTTTTGTTTATATTTTATAACCTCTTATGTTTAATAAAGAAAAGATTAAAGAAGAATTAGATAATTATTTGGAATTCGATTCTTCTTTACTGTTCAAGGATACTGATTATTTGGTTATATTCGGTGGTAGTTTGAGAGATATTATATCAAAAAACACAATTAATGATATAGATATAATGTGTTTATCTCATTCTATGCAAACTGCTATTGAGGTAATAACCGAACATGGATATTTTTTTATTGATTTATATACCAAGGATATTTTAAATATGTATGATGACTTACATGTTATATTCGAACCCAAAACATATATTAATTCTAAAGGTAAAAAAATACAATTCATCAGGCCAGCAAAAAATGATATTATATCGAGAAATATAATAGCTAATGATTTTGAATATATGGTTTTTTCTTTTATTAGTTTATTACAAAATGTGGATTTAAGCTGCTGTGGTATATTTTGGGATGGTGAAGAATTATATGAATCATACGTTGGTAGTGTTAGACAATGTGAAGAAAGAAAATTTATTGAACTTCCACATAATTCTATGTATAATCGTCATAGAATAGAAGATAGGAAAAGAAAAATGTTATATGATAAAACATTCGATGAAATAGTAGAACGTGATTTATCTGATATTAAACGAGTAAGACTTTTAAAATTAAATGAAATACTTACTGAAGAAAAAAATATAGAGGAATATAAGATAAAAATTTCATACAATCAGAAAACTGAAAATGAAATTTTAGGTTATTTTGATAATAATTCTAAAATTGATATGGATGATTTACCTTTTTAGACTAAATTCATCCACGAAGAATCCGATTTACTAACAATAGCAAACTGGTCATTCTTTCTAATTGAGTTATAATTCCAAGGTTGATATTCCCAGTGCCATGTTTCAGATTTTACGGTTCGGATAAACCCATATTTTATTGCGTTTTTAACTAACCATTTATACGATTTATTTTTACCAACATTTGTTTGAAAATCGAAAGCAGTTCCATAGTGGTGCAGAGATTGTCCCGGACGACCAGTGTATGGTGTATAGTTTGTTGAACTATTTGTTTCTAATTCTTTGGTTGTGAAGTCTTTCTTTTTATTTTGAACTCTTAAATCAAATTGTTCACCCCAGAAACGGAAAGCATCAACAAGAACCAAATTAATTCCATCCTTTTTAGCTGCATCGAACATCCTTTTCAATGGTTCAAAATATTTTTTAATAACCTTTTGATTTTGAAATTGAACATATTCTTCTTTAGCTACAATTTTCCCTTTTAAATAAACATCAACTTTTTCATAAATGGGTTTACCGCTTTTGTCTTTTAAAACGTTACCATTTTTATCTTTCATTGGTACACCTGCTGGAACATTAACTTTCTTTGTTGAAATACTTTCATTAGTAACAGTATTTGATGTTATATAAGTTCCATAGTTTTCATCAACAACAACAACATCTTCGTTGTATGTATTTGTGGTTGAATCCGTAGTATTTTTAGAATATATTTCGTCTTCGTCTTCTGACCCAACATAATCATATTTTTCTTCATTCTGTAAATCGCCATATGAGGATGATACCAATTCACCATCTTCGTCTATTATGTAAACAATATTGGTTGGCGCATCAGAATTATTTTCATGAAAATCAACCTCATCTACTTTAGCTACTTTGGACGGTTTAGCATTGTCTAAATCACTTTGGTCTGATTCAGTTTTTTCTTTTATGTTTTCTTTAATATCCTCACTTAATAATTCAGAATTAACTGTGGTTTTTTGTGCTGGTACAAAGGGGTCTTGGTCATTTGATTTCAAATCTTTATCATTTTCATCTGCATTAGTTTCGATATCTCTTTGAACTTTTTCGATTTTATTATTATCAGGTAATTTAACATGCTTTGAAAGAAATGTATTCTTTATTGTTTGATATTCTGTCATTAAAGCATCTAAATCTGGTCTTAAAATCGGTGCGCCCAAGTTCCCAGTTAAAGTTGTCGGAATAATAAGTTTATTTACGAGTTTATCAAACCATTTAAAGAAATTAGTACCAAGAACTGCATCTTGATTAGCATCACTCGAACCCAAATTTAAAACTTGTGAATTATCTTTTAATCTAAATGAAATGTTTTCTTCATCAATGTGAATCTGATTGTATAAATAATCAATTCGTAACCCATTATTATCAATAAACATTTGAGTTTTATGGTCAAATAATATAGCAATAAAATTACCATAGTCTTCTTCACTTAAATTTTCTAATTTTTTTTGTAAATTGATATTATAGTGTTCAGTATAAATGTAGGTGGGTGAATAAATATAACCGTTTTCAAATATAACATTAACAAGTTTACCCAGTTGTGGCACATGAAAATTTTTACCTCCAAGACCTCTGTATGGTGTTGCCCAAGGTATATGTGTAGTATCTATTTCTTCAAAAATAGATGCGACTTTAATTCTGATACGACCCAATCTACGAGGGTCTTTAATATCAACTACTATACCCGAATATACCTTACCTGAATAAAAACTATCCATTAAAATTAGAATCCTATTTTTTTGTCAAATCCAAAAACAGCATCATTTAAACTCAACTTACCATCGTTTATAACACCTCTTGAATAATTATTTAAATCGTTTGTTATATCATTTCTAAGACTTGCACCTAAAGCATTGGCATTAAAGCTAACTTTACCATCTTTAAAAGATATTACCTGTTCTTCTGCCAAACGTCTTGCTTTAACATCATCTTCATTATAAACATTTCCACCATCGGGAACTTTTTTTATAAGAGTTTTTTGTTCAATTTGAGTTAAAAATCTGTTAATTAAATCATTACGTATTTCTTTAACTTTTCTAATAACTGTATTTGTAACGGTATTAACTAAAAGATTTAAACTTTTTTCTATGTAATTAGGTTTATTTAATAAGGATGCAGCAGCATATTTCTTCTCAACTTCTGGTGGATTATATTTGAATAAATTCTGCATATTGTAATCTGCTAAATCCTGACCACTTTTCTGATTTTGAAAATATTGACTATTATTTTTATTATCTTTTTCATACAAAACCCTATCTTTATTATGCATTGATAGTGTATTTGGTCTTAATTTTGGTTCTATACGTTTAGAAACAGATTTAAAAATAATATCAAAACTTAATGAGGATAAAACTGGCATAGTGGCATTGAACCCAGCAACTGTTATATCATTGGGTACATTTTTACTATTAAAAAAATTTAAATTACAATCATGTAAAACATAAACCATAACTGATTGATTATCTTGGAGAATATATGGGTTGTTAGATTTACTTATACCTTCTCCTTTATTATAATTAGGATTTAGCGTTTTAAATTTTCGGATATCATTAATTTTAATATGCATATCGAATCGAAGTAAATGTTCAGGAATCATATATCTATTATTTCTATAACAATAAATCAAATTATTATATAATTCACTTAAATATTGAACACGCATCGAAACATCTTCTGATAATGTGATAACTATTTTATCTTCTGGATACTTTATTATTTTTTTAACAAGATTGTCCATACCACTAATAGATGAAATATAAAAATTTTTTCTACTATATGGGGTCTTTTGTTCGACTGATAGTGGATTGAATAATTTAAAAAATTCACTTCTGAATTCATTGAATAAATCAATCCTTTTAGCAATATCTGATATGTCTTGGTATAGAGTTAAAAATCTCATAACTTTATTTTCATTACCATAATAAAAAGGTGAGGATGCATCAGTATCATCAAAATATAATTCAAAACCGAGTAGGGTTGGGTCTTCATGTTCATATTCAGATTTTTCCAATCCATATTTAAAACTATCCATATCATAATCGGATTGTTGTTGATTTCTTATATAATCATAAGTCTCACCTATTTCTCTAATTGGGATTTCTAAACCTACTGATGTACGTTTTTCTTCGAGTATATTTAATTCTTCATAACCTGCTATATAACCAGTATTAAGTTCACGTTTCGGGCCATGTCTATTATCCGAAACCTTACTATCAGCAGAGTTTAATAAGTTCCCCGTAGTAGATTTTAAAAGTGATTCCGCATTCTTTGTAGCAGAATTCTTTTTTAGACCAGAAACACTAATTAATGTCATCTTATTATTTTAATTTTAATTTACTATCACCAAGTTCTCTACGAACTAAGTTTATTTCTTGTTGCCATCCACCATCAATACTAAATGTATAATTGATACCCGAAATCATCCAATTACCAGATAATCTTTTATTTAATTTATCTTCATATATATTTTTATTTGCCAGCGCACTTCTGTTCTCAGGTGGTGTGGTTCTTGTTTTACTATCCAATTCTTGCATTTTATATAATTTCACTTTAATCATTTGAAATCTATATAAATTAAAATTAGGCGTAGTAAGTATCACTTTCATTTTAATCTTTTGAAAATATTTCATATTTCTTTCATTCTGAATTAAAGAATAGTAGAAATTTTTATGCATGTTATCAATATCAACTTTCCCAAGAAAATCACCATTCCAGTTAGTATTATATAAAGAATCTGAATTATTTCCTTTTTCATTATTTGCTTTTAAAACAATATCACCATTATCACCACTACTCGAAATAGTATCTAATAATAATCCAGATAAATTTTTTTCTATTGTATTATAATATTTTATAAAATAATTGTAACCGATTTCTAAATTTGTTTTTGTAGATGAATTTACAATATTATATTTTGATATAAATAAAGATGAACCGTATGAATCTGGGTGATTTGTCAGAAATAACGGTGTTGTATTTTCAGCATTGTCTAAAAGATATTTATTTGAATTTACACCTTCTAATCCTTCGGTTGTGTCATTGAATTGTGTTTCTATGTCTACGTATGTTAGATTATAATAAAAATCAACATATGACCAAAGAAAAGATTCATCATCTTTATAAGATGACATTGTTACCATTTTTATAAAATCTAAATTTATATCGGCTGGGTTTATCCAAATCATCTTATCATCAGTGCTTTGTATATTTGTTGCAAAACCTAAACCTGTCATATTAGCCAACTCTTTTAATACATTAAAAGATGTATCTTGTTTACTCCAATATGGTGAATTGTATAATCCATTTACATTCAATATTCCTTCTAATGAATAAATAGTTTCTTCATTGTTTACATCATTTTTTACTGGATTAAATTCAGTCACTTTAAAATCCATTCTGACAGGCATTAAATTTTCCGATGGTGATTTTATAAAAATTGAAATTGTTGTGTCATCCAAGGGAAATAATTCATCTATCATTTTATTACTTAAATCCTTAAATTTCATCTCCAATTTTGGTAGAAACTGGTCATTCTTTAGAACAAAATTTACAAAATAACGATATTCCAATATTAAACCATTTATAATAACAAATGGATACAATCCAATTCTTGAAACAAAATCGTTTGCGTTTCCGTCTTGAACATCATCATTATATTTGATGTCTATTTTTTGTAATTCAATTGATGGTCTTATTAATCTTGTTATCATATTATGGTATTATGTTCATTATTGAAATTGTTTTGTTGTCTTTATTCCATTCTACTTGTTTAGCATTTTTATCTTTAACAACAACTGGTACAGTTGCATTTTTCCTATTAGAATCTTTTCTTGTGTTTTTAGGGTTATTGATATTTATTGATGCTTCAGTTTCATTTTCAATTGGTAAATGTGTTACTTCTATATCACCAAGTTCAGGATATAAAATTTCATCCTTTTCATTTATCGAATATGGATTTATAATATTATTAATTTTCATTAATTCATCGACATATTCATTCGAACCATATAAATCAAATGATACTCTATCTAATCTGCCAACATTTTCTGGTGGAACTAAATACATATATAATTTCATATTATTGATATCTTTATCCGTTACAGTGCTTCTAAATAAATCAAAAGGCGCACCTTTTACATTATTTTCTCTTTTTAATTTACAATTTTCGGTGAATGAATATATTTTCATTTTATAATTTTATTTTTATAAAGTTGGTGGTGTTGTTTGGTCTTTTGGTTTTGTTTTATCGTCTGAACTCGCATCACTACGGGGTTTATTATAAATTCTTCTATAACCATTGTTAAAAATCCTTTCAATTTCTTGCGCTCCCAAATTTCTCCCAAATCGCAGACTAATGTTAGCGTTAATGAAAATAGGCATATCATTGAAACCGAGTTCACCTTTAGCTGATAAATCGATTTTTTCAACTATCATATTACCTGCTGATATAATAGGTGACCAAGGATTACCGATAGTTATATGCCAAGGTGCTGTTGGTTGTCCAGTCATTGCACCAATAGAACCTCTAATCGGCCATCTATGTTTAGCAAAAGTAGAAGCCAAAATAGATTTTAATAATTTACCAGCAGTGCCATTTTCGTCTAATAAACCTGATAATACGCCTGTGTTCGCCTCTACTGCACCAGCAAAACCAACGGTTTCATTTTTTTCAGATTCACTTTTTTTTGCATCTTCTATTCCTTGTTTTTCTTGAATAGATGATTCTAATGATTTTTTTTCTTCTTTTAATCTTTTGTATTCTGCTTTATCATCACCAAATAAACCTTTACTACCCTTTGTTTCTATGGCTTTCATTCTACCGTTAACTATTTTTAAACGTGATTCTTCTGCCATTTCCTCTTTTGGTTGTTCTTGAAATTGTTTATTAACATCTTCTGGAGTTGAACCAAACATATCGGAAAACGTTTCTACGGTTGCATCTATAAAGGCTTGAACAATTTCTCTTACAACTTCAGTCCAAGCATCAACACTATTACCTTTGTCATTAACAGCAACTGTTAATTTTTGAAGAATAGGTGAATTAGCACTGAAAATATATCTTGTGTTTGATGTACCCATACTTAAAAGATTTCTTATTGTATCTAACATAGCTGTGGCTGGGTCAAATTCACCTATTAATTTTTGTTCATAAACAGTTTCGAATGAAAGTTTTGTTGATGATTTTAAACCTTGTTTAGTGTAATCCCTATATGCACCTTCTCTTAAAAGATTTGGGTCTCCAAATGGAATGTCATAAGCATTTGAGTCATCAGTTAAACCCATTTTCTTTAAAAAACCAAATAATAAACCCTGAGTCCAACCAGCCGATGGTATTACTTTTTCTGCTCCACCAACTTTAAATTCATTTTTTAAAATATCAGCAATTATTTCATGTAAATATTTTTCCTGAGTGTCCCATTCTTCATTGAATGATAAATTAAATAAATCAGAATCCTCTGTTATCCAACCTATAACAACTGATAGGGGTGCTGTTGCTATCTGATTTAAATCATCTGTAACAATAGCACCTTCTGGAAATCTTCTAAGAATTATTAATCTATTTAAAGGATAAACACCCATATCTCTAAGATAAGAAAAATCACTTGGTCTTAAAGTTTTTGAACCTTTTTGAAATTCAGGGTCTTTCAATAATTGTATATAGGGGTTTGTATCAGTAGAATCGTTATCATATATTTTTTCTTTAATATAATTTCTGATAGCACCATTTTGTCCTTTAAAAAAATTTTTATCTTTATAAACAACATATTGTTTTTCAGGAACAATTCTTTCTTTTAATGTTTGGATATTCGACAAAGGAATACCATTAGTTCTTTGGGTATCAACTTTCAAATCCTTACTGAATAAAAAACTCATTTCATTATACATGTAGTAAATAATAATTTTTATTAGAATAATCGTTATATTTGTATATATTAAAAAATAAAGTATAAAAGAATAAAAATGTTGAATATGTCAGATAATTTACTACTTGGAGAGTTATTAGAACGAGGTAAAAATTTTGAAGTATACAAATATTGTAAAGAACACGATATTGAATGCTCGTGGGATTTTTCTAAAGCTGACAATACATCGTGGACTGATATTTATATTGATAATAAACTTGTGATGCAATTTCAAAATACAACCACAGTTAATCAATTTATTGAAGTTGTTAAACGAATGAAAAAAGATTACAATGATAAATGTATTGATATTGAAGGTGAAGATTTCTGGTTCGTAGTCGAAAGGAAAAAGTATTTTGATAAGTTTTTAGAAGAACATAATCATCTTTTTTAATAATCTTTTATAATCTGGGATGTATTAAATTTATCAATATTTTCTATTATTGAATTATTTATATGATTATCATTTTTGAATTCATCATGAAAAAATAAAACATTATATTTTATTTCTGAATTTCTTATCGTATTTGATACCTTGAATATTTCTTTAATATCTATGTTTTCTTTTTCAAAATTGGGAATATAATATACATCTTTCCCTTTTTTGAAAGCATGTATTATTTTTGTGTAAATAATCACATCAAAATATTCTTTAAAATCCTCATATTCAATATCTTCTTGTTCTAATTGGTCTTTTATATCAATGATGACTTTATTTCTTATTCTATTTACTTTTATATACTTATCGAACTTTTTTCGGGTTTTACAAAATACTATATAAAAATTCATATTTTAAACTATTCTAATTTTAAAGTATATATAACTTATAATTGGGTCTATGAAATAAATTTTCGAATTATTTTGTAACTCCTTGATATTTTATAAAAAATAATTTTCCGATTTATATATAATAACCGCACTTCAAAATTTTAAATAATTTAATTTTTTGAAAACTTTTTAGTTTTTTAATCCTACAAGATTAAAAAGCATTAAACGGCAATTATTCGCTTTAATAGCTTTTATAGCATAAAAAACAATTTAAATTAAAATGGCAAAGAAAAATTCAACAAATGCATTCAGTGACATTTCAGGTCTACTTGAATCTGCCTCAGACAAGACAGATGTTATCTTAGAAAATTCCAACATCAAAAGCACGTTTATTAGCACAGACATCCATATTTTGGATGCTTTATTATCTACTCATGTAATTGATGGTGGTATCGCAGATGATAGAATTACAGTGTTTGCTGGTGACCCACAAACAGGTAAATCTTATATCTGTTATAATATAGCCAGAAATGCTCAGAAACAGGGATATTATGTTGTTTACATTGATACTGAACACGCCTGTAACTTATCTACATTTGAAACTTTTGGAATTGATGTTAAAAAAGAAAATTTCCAATTGATAAAAATCAAGGACATTGAAACTATTAAGACTGTTATGGCTAAGTTTCTTAATAGTATGAGAATTAAAAAAGAAGAAGGATTTGATGTTCGTAAAACAATTATATTTTTTGATTCTATTGGTGGTGTTGCATCAAGAAAAGAAATTGATGATGCAATAGAAGGTAAAAACAAACAAGATATGACAAGGGCTAAATCACTTAAATCGTTATTTAGAATTATATCAGTTGAAATGGGATATTTGCGTATGCCTCTTGTAGCAACTAATCATATTTATTTGTCTCAGGATTTATTTCCACAGGCTATTATGAATGGTGGTAAAGGTCTTGAATACTCAGCATCTGTTATTGTTTATCTTTCATCAGCTAAATTAAAAAGTGATAGGGAAGATGATATGTCAATAGGACAGACTGGTATTATAGTTAGTGCAAAAGCTAAGAAAAATCGTTTAGCAAAACTGAAAAAAATAAAGTTTGATATCGATGGTGATGGTGGCACTAATAAGTTTGGTGGTTTAGATTTCTTTTTAACAGCAGAAAATTATGAAAAATTCGGAATTGCAAGAGGTAAATTGGTAAAGGGTACTGATGGTAATATGGTTTTTGAAGCTGGTGGACAACGTTCGAAATGGTATGTTCGTCATTTAGACCAAACCTTTTATGATAAGGAGCTTTATACTTCCAAAATATTTACAAAAGAGATTTTGTCTAATTTAGAACCTGTTGTAAAAGATTATTTCAGATATGCATCTTATGAAGAAGCTCAACAATATCAAGAACAATCATTAGATGCTCATCATAAAGCAGAAGAAACTGCTATTGATGAAACATTTGATATTGATGTTGACGGAGCAGATACTAAACTTTTTGATTAATTAGTAATATAATAAAAAAAAGACATGTGAGAATTCTCACATGTTTTTTTATCTAAAAATATTTTAAGTGAAATGGCAGGGGAAAAGGTTGCACCACAAACGGAATTATCGTTCTTTACTTACATATTGGCGAACCCATTACAATTTCAATTTGTTGAACCATCATTTTTTAAACAGGATGAAATACAATTTGTTTATAAATTAATACATGATTATTATTTATCAGCAAAAGTAAAAAGAGTTCCATCCAATGACCAGATAGTTGGTATGGTTAAAATAAATGACCCCGAAAATAAAATATCGGATAATGCATTACGGGTCATACTAAAGAACCAAAATGATAACATTGAAAAAGATTGGATTGAAAATAGATTTAGAGCTTGGAAAATATCAAGTGCTGTTAAAGAAAGAGTTTTCAAAAGTGTTGAGTTAATAAGAAGTTTGGATGATATTAATATAACCAATGTTCTTGGTATAACGTCCGAACTTGAAAACCTATATAAAAATCTTTTAATTATTGATAATACTGATGAAGATTTGGGTTCAGATTTTTATGACCCAGAATCTCATAAACAAAATGTAAATGTAAACAAAGTTAAAACTGGGTGGTCATCACTTGATAATATTCTTACAGGTGGTTGGGACATTGGAACTCTTAACGTTATTATGGGGGAGACAAACATAGGTAAATGCACTCATTATCAATCAGTTATGAGAGTTAAAAATAAAAAAACGGGTGAAATAAAAGAAATAAAAATTGGTGATTTTTTTAATTTAATTAAAAATAAAAATATTAATGATGGTTTGTAAAATATGCAATAAAAAATTCCAAACCAGAAAGGGGTTGATAATACATTTAAGTAAATTTCATTCAAATGAAAATCTTAAAGAGTATTATGATAAATACTTAAAAAATGATAATGAGGGTAAATGTTATATATGTGGTGATGATGCCAAATTTTTAAGTATTAGTAAAGGTTACCACACATTATGTTATTCGAATGATTGTTTAAGTAAATCAAGAGCAACTGGTACTTATCAATTTCTGATGTCTAAATATAAAATATCTAAAGAAGAAGCAATAAAATTAATGAATGAAAGAGCTTTAGAAAGAGGTAAAGAAATAAAAAGTGGATTAGATATTAAATTAAATGAAAATGAAAATTTTCATAAAGAAAAATCACACCAAACTAAGGAATATTGGATTAAAAGAGGTTATGGTGAAAAAGAATCTATTCAAAAATCGTCTGAAATTATGAATATGATTCATAATAAATCAACAATTAAAAGAAAAAATAACCCAGATAAATATAAAGATATATTAACAACCCAAATTGGTTATTGGCTTAAAAAAGGTTATCCTGAAAAAGAAGCTAAAGAAAAATTAATTGAAAGACAAAAAACGTTTTCTTTGGATAAATGTATAGAAAAATATGGTGATAAAATTGGTGAAGATGTCTTTAATAAAAGACAGTGGTCTTGGTCTAAATTAATGGAAGATAAATATAAAAATGGTGATTATCTTAAATTTAGAAAAGAACTATATTCTAAAGATGAACTCAAACTTTTCGAAAATATAATTGAAAAATTAAATATACATGATAATGTTTATTATGGTAAAAAACAATATTATAGAACATTTAAAAGTATAGGAAAAACTTTTTCATATGATTTTGTTTACAATAAAAAAGTGATAGAATTTAATGGTGATTATTGGCATTGCAATCCTTTATTATATAAAGCTGATTATTTTCATCAGTATAAACAGATGTATGCAAAAGATGTGTGGAAATTTGATAATATAAAAACAACTTGTATAACAGATTGTGGTTATGAAATTTTAATAATTTGGGAAAATGAATATAAACAAAATAAGGAAAAAACTATACAAAAATGTATAGATTTTATTAATAAATAAAAATTATTATATGTTAAGTGATAATACTTATAAAAAATTTATAGAGGTTTTTGATGTTGATGATTGGCAAATAGAAACTGATAACGGTTGGTCTGATATCGACCAAATTGGAAAAACTATTGAATATGATGAATGGGAATTAAAAACAATCGATGGATTTGAATTGATATGTGCAGATAAACATATATTATTTGATGAAAATTTTAATGAAATATATGTAGAAAATTTAATTAAGGGAAGTAAGATAATTAATACAAATGGTATAAGTGAAATATTATATGTTAATAAAACAAAAAATATTTCTAATATGTTTGATATTTCTATAAAAGATGATAAACATAGGTATTATACAAGTGGTATATTATCTCATAATTCTATGTGGCTTCACAATATTGCTTCAAATACTATTAAAGCTGGTAAGAATGCTTTAGTTTTAACATTGGAGATGGCTGAATATAAATGTACCAAAAGAATGGGTTCTATGCTTCTGGGTATTCCACCAAGTCTCTATGAAGAAAAAAGTAATGATACACAATATATGTTAAATAAATTGAAGTCATTTAAAAATACTGCAATCACAAGTAATTTATTCAATAGTAAAGCAGGTGAGCTTTTTGTTAAAAAGTTTAACACAAGTGATTGTACTGTTACTGACATTGATAATTACATAATGAAATTACAAGATAATAAACAATTTAAAGTTGATATGGTACTTGTTGATTATCTCAATATAATGAGTCTTGAAAAAGGATTAGATATTAAAGGTAATTTATATCAAAAAGGAAAACATATAGCAGAAGGTTTGAGGTATCTGGCTGGAAAACACAACACCACATTTATCACTGCAACACAAACAGATAGAGCAGTGTGGGGTGCATCAGATATTAAAATGGATGCAGTACCAGAATCAAAAGCTATTGTTGAAACTGCTGATACGGTCTGGGCTATTATTAGAACGACTGAAATGAAAAGACAAAATCTTTATCGTTTGAAAAATTTAAAGCTTAGAGATGGTGAATGTAAGGAACAACAGGTGAAGTTTACTTTTAAGCCTGAAACCTTAACAATGGAAAACGACCTTTTGGTCGTAGAATAAAAAAAAAATTTTTTATTTTATGAATGAAAAAAATAAAAATATAAAAACCGAAGATAACAATTCAGTGTTTTTAGAAAATGAAGATGGTGTCGATGAATACAATGAAATAAATTTAGGAAAAGATGTATTCGTTGATGAATCTTTTAATGAGGATGACGATGATGATGAACCATATATTGAAGCGGTAGAAGATGATGAAGATGGTGATGAAGATGAATCTGAAAAATCTGAAAATAAAAATAATTCTTCTGACAAACATGGTGATTTAAATGCTATATATCGTTTTAATAATAATAAACATAAGCGTGAAGGTCGTCACTCTCTGAAAAGAGATACCATATTTAAAGGTAAAGAGAATAAAGTAGAAATAGGTGAAGAAGATTCATCTGACCATCCGATTAATAAAAATTATAAAATTGAATCTGGTAGTTTATTCGAACAAGAATCCAGAAATAATGAAGATTATGTGAATCAAAAAAATCTTTCTAATGATGTTTTTGAAATTTTAGAAAAATTTACTGATTTAGATTTTAAAAACAACCGAAGAAAACCAAATAAACAATCTTTTAATGATTATTATAGATTGTTATTAGAACATCTTAGTATTAAGTATACCCATTCTGAATTGTTTGTAGAACTTGCTTATTATTTTTCGGATAATATTTTTAATATATTCAAACTTTTAGATAAAAAATATGCTACAATCGTAATCAGAGAACTAAAATCCAAAGGTTATTTAAAGAATTTAGATAACATAAATTTCGTTTAATCGAAATATAAAAAATTATGAAAATGAGAAATGTCAAAATTGAAAATATACTCACGAGAAGAAGTATTAACGGAATCATTAAAATATTTCAAAGGTGATGAATTAGCAGCCGAAGTGTGGATAAATAAATATAGTTTAAAAGATTCATATGGGAATATATTTGAAAAATCGCCAGATGATATGCATCGAAGGATTTCCAGTGAACTTGCAAGAATTGAAAAAAAATATAAAAATCCAATATCAGAAGAAGAAATTTATGATACTATAAAAGACTTCAAATTCATTATACCGCAAGGTGGCCCGATGAGTGGGATTGGAAATAATTTACAGATAGTAAGTTTAAGTAATTGTTTTGTAATTGGTGAAAATCCACATGATTCCTATGGTTCTATCTGCATGGTAGACCAACAACAAATACAATTAATGAAAAGACGTGGTGGTGTTGGTCACGATTTATCTCATATCCGACCAAAAGGAACACCAGTTAAAAATAGTGCATTGACTTCAACAGGTGTTGTCCCATTCATGGAACGTTATTCGAATACAACTAAAGAAGTCGCCCAAGATGGAAGACGTGGTGCATTAATGATTAGTATATCAATAAACCATCCCGATGCCGAGAGTTTTATTGATGCTAAAATGACAGCAGGTAGAGTAACTAACGCTAACGTATCAGTTAAAATTGATAATGGATTTATGAAATCTGTGATAAATAATGAAGATTATTATCAAACATTTCCTATAAATTATGACATCTCTACATATACTAATCGTTCAGAGATGAAATACGATATTTTAGAAGAACATGGGTTTTATAACGAAGATGGTAGTATGAAAACTGTGTATATTAAAAAAGTAGATGCTAAAAAAATATGGAATAAAATTATATTTAATGCATGGAAATCAGCCGAACCCGGCATTCTGTTCTGGGATAATATAATCAGTGAATCTATACCAGATTGTTATCAAGACCTTGGTTATAAGACTGTTAGTACGAATCCATGTGGTGAAATTCCATTGAATTCCTACGATTCGTGCAGGTTACTTGCATTGAATTTATATTCTTATGTTGAAAACCCATTCACAAAGGAAGCATATTTTAACTGGGATTTATTCAGAAAACATGTTCAGATGGGTCAGAGATATATGGATGATATCGTAGACCTTGAAATAGAAAAAATAGACCAAATATTAGAAAAAATCGAAAATGATTCTGAATCTGATAGAATAAAACTGGTTGAAAAGGATTTATGGGAAAATATTCGAAAAATGGCTATTAATGGTAGACGAACTGGTCATGGTATAACAGCAGAAGGTGATATGTTAGCAGCTTTAGGTTATATTTATGGTACAAAAGATGCTACCAATTTCTCGGAAACTATTCACAAAGAGTTCATGTTAGAATCATATCGTTCATCCGTGATTATGGCAAAAGAACGTGGTGCATTTCCTATATATGATTGGAATAGAGAAAAAGAAAATCCCTTTATAAACAGAATTTATAATTTAGATTCCGAGCTGTATAAAGAAATGGTTGAATATGGTCGTAGAAACATTGCCCTACTCACAATTGCTCCAACTGGGACTGTATCATTAATGACCCAAACAACATCTGGTATTGAACCATGTTTCCTACCAGTTTATATGAGAAGACGAAAAATTAATTCACAAGAAAAAAATGTGCGTGTTGATTTCACAGACGATGAGGGTGTAGCTTGGCAAGAATATCCAGTATTTCATCATAAATTTGAAACGTGGCTTGGCGTAAATGGTTTTGATATTGAAGCAGTAAAAGATATGAAGAAAGAACAATTAGATGAGATTGTTAAACAATCACCATATTATAAAGCCACTGCAAATGATGTTGACTGGGTTGAAAAAGTTGAAATGCAGGGTCGTATACAAAAATATGTTGACCATTCCATATCGGTTACAGTTAATCTTCCAAGTAATGCAACTGAAGAAATTGTAGCCAAGGTATATGAAAGAGGCTGGTCAAGTGGATGTAAAGGTATAACAGTTTATCGTGATGGTTCTCGTTCTGGTGTTTTAATTTCTAAAAAGGAACAAAAAGAAAAAGAAAAACTTGATGCTTTTAAAGACCACAATGCACCTAAAAGACCAAAACGGTTAAAAGCCGATATTATTCGTTTTCAAAATGATTCTGAAAAATGGATTGCTGTTGTTGGTTTATTAGATGGTAGACCATATGAACTATTCACTGGCCGTCTTGTAAACGGAATGTCTTCCCTATCACCAACTATTAAAGAATGTGAGGTTATTAAGAGTAAAATAGATGGTGAAGATGGTAAGAAGATTTCTCGTTATGATATGGAATATACTGATGTAGATGGTGAAAAGAAAACATTTTTTGAATTAAATCATTCTTTTAACCCCGAATTTTGGAATTATGCAAAATTGGTGAGTGGTTTATTACGTCATGCAATGCCTTTGATATATGTTTATGAATTAATAAATTCTTTAAACCTAAATGATGCCCATTTAAATACTTGGAAAGCTGGGGTCACAAGAGTTATTAAGAAATATATTAAAGACGGTGAAAAAGTAAAAGGTGTTTGTCAAGAATGTGGTAGTGAACATGTTGAATTTAAAGAGGGGTGTATGACTTGCATGAGTTGTGGTTCGAGTCGTTGTTCCTAATAACCAAGTAGTTAGATAAAAACCCTTCCGAATAAGAAGGTTTTTATTTTTTATTTTTTATTTAACTTATCTTTAAGATATTCAAGCATTGGTATAGCCTCAGATTTTCTGAATTTTTGTCCAACTTGAATTTTCATACCTCTTTTATCATAGTATAATAATACTGGGTCATCTTTCCACATAAAAGACCATAAAGCGTTACGATGTGTATAAGTTGGATGAAATATTGGTTTAAATCCCAAAAGTTCTGTTATTTTATTCCATTTTTTATATATGGAAGAATTAGCATCAATATCATTACGGGTATGATACCATGATATAACAGCCATGTAAGAATCGAAAATATTCCCAAATAACATTCTGTTATTTATTGGAGTTGATTCCAATTCTAATTTTCTAACTATTTCTTTATCAGTTAGTGGTATTAACATATCATTCTTTATTATGTTTCTGACACACACCATCCAGATGATTGGTCATTTGAATACATTCTGGACAATATTCGAGATTAAACTCTTTAAATATTGACCAATCACTTTCAAAATAATCAAATTTATGGAATCGTTCCTCATATTCATAACCATCTTCAGTAATCAATTTACCATCTTTAAATTCAAGATATTCATAATCTAAAAAATATCTATGGGTAATTTTTTTACCACTTATGGCTGCTTCAAGTGCTTCGGTTCGGTTCATACTTTTCTAAATAAGTGATATTTTATTGTTAAAATGTTCAACAATCAAAGAAGTTACAATAACAGTCATGATATATTATAATAATTCGGTTTCTTTTAAATAATGTAATTTACCACATTTTTTACATTTATCGACAGTATATGAGGTTTCATCCCAATGAGACCAACCATCTCCACCATAATGCATTGCAGCGTGTTCACTATATGATGAACGTTTTTCTGTTTTTCTGGTGGCTGTATTTGAAACAGTTTTATCACCACATTTATGTTTTATGGTCATAATAATGGTTTAAAGTTCCATAGTATTTTTTAGCTTATAATATTCATACCACCCTTTTATCGCATCTTCATTTTGTTTTCCCAAAAATGGTGCTTTAATCAAAGAACAAATATCTGCTTTTTGTTCAAGAGTTAGTTCTTCCCAGTTTGTATCCCAGAAATCGATATCGGATTCTTCAATTTGTAGAATCTCATCACCTGTTATCTGATTAATTTTTCCTGTTTTTATCATAATATTTTTATATTTTTATATTTTTATTATTAATATCCTCTGGCTACCCAGAATTGTTTCCAAGTTAAGAAATTTCTTTCGGGTTTTTTACTGGAGTCAAATTCATATGTTGTAGTAGTACCATAAACCAATCTACTCGAATCATATGAATTTGTACAGGCCATACCTTTTGATTTAGCCACGATATATCTATCTCTTTCATTTAATGTCAGGAAGAAATAAAAAATCCAAAGTATAAAATATGGTATGGTTAATAATATTTTTTTCATGATGTTTAATCGAAATTAAATTCTGCAACCCATAACTGTTCTATTATATGATGAGGTAGTTCTTTCGGTCTATTTATTTTTTTACTCAGCTCAGTTTGTTTTTCATCACTCAAATTGTTCCACCATTTCATAGCTTTTGCTCTTTGTATTGATGGGTTTTTTATTTTTTTAATTCGTGTTTCAATTTCCTTTTCAAATTCATCTTGTTCTTTAGTATATTTGGAAAAAATAACTCGAATTATTTTTAAGAATCTACTATCCGACTTTAAAATTTGGTCTAAATTCTTTTTATATGTCAATTTTTTTACTGTTTCATTCTTATGAATAAGTGGGTATTCATCCAATAAAATAAGAAATAATGTTGTTAATTCTTCATCTGAATATAATGTAATATCATTAAGTACATCTGACAACATTTTTGTAGACATTTTCGTAGACAGTTTTTGTCTTAAATTCTCTGAGAAGTTTTCTACTGATATTTTTTTCATGATAATTGTTTTTGTTATAATTTAGATACACCACCATACCCAACTACAAAAAATAATTTACCATCTACTTCATAAAGAAAAGTTGATGGTTCATCTCGAACAGTTCTTTTTTCGATTAATTTTATCCTTGGTTCGTTCTTTGTTATGTCAATATTTGGATTTTGTATCACAGGGAACGAATCAAAATCTGATTGATGTACTGGTATATCAATTAATTCAGAAGATTTATTTTCTTCTTTACAAGAAAATATTATTATTAGTATTAATAATGATACTAATGCCAAGATGAAATTTTTGTGATTAATTGGTTTCATATTATAAATTTTAGTTTTTATTTTTTTTTATCTCACAACAACCTGCTCTACAAGCAGTGTCATTATGTGTCGTTATAGCTGATAAACATCTCCAGTAACCACCACCATCTTCAAGCGTGTTCATTTTATTCATAGCACCATGCTTCTTACAATGTGGTGTACCATTTTTAATTTCAACTAAATCGAAATCAGCATAATTTATTGGAATGATATTTATTTCAATCTGGTGAGTTAAATCTTTAAATGGTAATTCACTATCACTTAAAAACATGTAAAGATTTTGTAAATGACTTACCGAATGAGCAAAACAAAGAAGTTCTCCTTTTGGATAATAAACTGGAAAATCGTTACCTTCACATGCTTCCACTACTAAATTTCCAATATCATAAAAACGCCTGAAACCAACTTTGTGTGATGGTTCAAATCCAAGATTGAACATTAATATGGATGCTGTTAATGGTATATCGGTGTACTTATTTAAATAATTACCAGTCAAGATATAATAGTGGATATGTCGGTCAACTATAACAACAATTTTGTTATATTTTCCAGTATTGAGGTCGAGTTCTTCAGACCACACTGCATTTCCTATATTTATCCGTTTAATATCCATTAATTATCCATTAATTTAAAATGAAACGACAACTTCCAAAACTTGTTAAATGCCCATCATCATCATTCAACCAAAAATTTGAACCTTCAACATCTACAATAGTGTACTTATTACCAACAGTAACGTTTGGTTTATAGAATCTCAACTGTGGTAATTCTTTAAGTTCTAATTTCTGCCCGATATATGATTTTAATTCATTCATGTTTATTTATCAAAATCACTTACACTTCCGTTTTCTTCTTTTTTGATATCCTCATAAGGACTTGCGACAGTTCGGTAAAATTCCATTTTGGCACAATCGATAGCACCCATGATATTATTCATGTTCTGGTATTTTTTCCCTCTTTTTTGAAGAATTTTGTGCATCAACAATGAAATACAATAATTTAAATCACCATCTGTTTCTATGTTGTCTGCAAGTTTCTGTACTGGTTCTTCAAATTTTATTCTATCTTCTTTGGTTGTTTCGTGTATTACAGCCATAATGTTTTACATTTTTAATGGAACAAATATAATAGAAATAAAAATATAAAAAAATAATAATAAGTTAAATAATTTCTATATTTAGTGGTACACCTTTATATGTAGCATCACCCCAACCACTGACGAACACTTTTTTCCCTTTCCACTCTGAGAAATCAATATTACAGAATCTTTTTATTTCTGGTTCAATATTATCCAGATTAAGTCCCCGACAATGACCTTTAGCAATAGTCATTATAATGTACCTTCTTGCCCGTTCTTGGTATGTTTCTATATCGTCAAATCCTAATAACTCAGCTTGCTGTATTGCAAATTTTTCACATGCATATTCTCGTTGATACAATTTACCAAAATAGCCATCGATAACATGTTTGATTTCATGTATACCAACACAGAACCTATCCAAATCCGTAGGATGGGGTATTTTTACTTGTTTATCATTCCAATACGCCCTTCCACAAGATGTGCGAGACCATTTGACCACTTCTATTTTATATTGCTTTAAAAGCCTTTTAAGATGCTTCTCGGCTATGTCTTTATCGAACTTCATATTACTCTATTATTGTGATTATTTTATACCACAATTCAGTTCTTGTGTTTCCACAGGAAATACAATCTCTGAATATTAAAGTATCACCATTATCCATAGTTGAACCAACAGTGCCGTGCTTCCAATAACTATTCACTGGTCTGTCAACAAACCTGACAACTGCATCACCTTTTTCAAAGGTGGTAGATAATACACATTTTTTACCGTCAACTTCAGCTATAAAAGCTGATGTGAAAATATCGGTATTATATTTATAACCTGTTAACTTTTCCATTTCCATAATTATCTTAATTCATATCCTGAAACTAATCCAGCTTTTTCCCATGCTTTAACTTCTTTTCGAGCTTCTTCTTCAGTTTTCAAAAAGTTCTTTCTAATCGTAGTCCGTTTCTTACTACCAATAGGACATCCTTTCGGTAATATAGTTGTAACGACATAAGGGTATTCTTTTTTAGTTCGTATCATAATATAAATTTTTTAATAAGGACAAAATTCTTCGTATGTCATTATTTGATTTACATTATTCCATTTACTGGTATCAATTTTATCTATTGAACCTGTTTTAGAATCGAAAATTTTTACTCCCCTACATATTTTTTTACCTTCTACTGATTTGTATGGTAATTTATCCAGTTTTGGTGAATATAAATTAATAGATTCCTGACTTGTATTCTTAACAAGTATATGAGTGTTTTTTTGTGTCTCATAAATAGAAAACCATTCTAATTTTAAAATAGATTCCATTTTTAAATATCCAATATTTTTTACTATCATAATTAAAATATTATTCAGGTAAATACATCCATTTAATAACATCTAAGCTATATGACAATTCTGAATCATCATCAACTGTTCTCCAACTATGGTCATCCCAATTACCATATTTTATGATGGCTGGAACTTGTTTTCCACTTGACCATTGTAATATAGCCACTACTGGTTTTTCTGGTTCAGGGGCATTGGTATATTTCCCTTCTTTTAATTCCAAAATAGTCCAAGGAGATTCTGTTTTTTTATTATTTTGTATAATTTTATCTGCCCTATCTCTCGCAATTACAAGACCGACAGTTTTGCCACGAGAAAAGGACTTTGTTTGCATCGGGTCTGTTTTCATATCCAATAGCCCAGTATCACCTTTTAATATCCCATTGTTTATTTTTATTACCTCATCAGATAATGATTTAGATAAATCACAAATAGCATCATACAAATCATTATATGAAAATGCTTGGGTTTCAGTGACTTTGTTAATTTCGGATTCAGGTATTGGTTCGGACGTTATTTCAGGTTCAGATTTAGGTTCAACTTCTTCTTTCACTGATTTTGATACTTCAACACCATCTTTATATATGGGTAATTCTTCAAGACCCATACCATCTATTGACACTGGTTTTGTTTTTATAGTTTTACCCTTTGGAGTTAATATATAGGAGAAATGGTCTCTTGCACCAGCCTGAAAAATTAACCCCATTTCAACCAATCGGAAAAATAACCCATTATTGATACGAAATTGATATTTCGAACTACACACCAATGCACCAGACATTTCCATGTCTGTAATTAATTCCCAACCATTCTGGAGTAGATACATTACAGAATTCTGTTTTGGTGTTAATTTTTTATTTTCTGAGTTGTCCATATTATTTTAATTCGTTTAATGCTTCTAATCTAAAATTCTTAAATTCCTGTTCAGTTGCAACAGTAACATAATCTCTTAGAATATAAGTAATATTCTCATCTATTACATTATTTGATACATGAATTATATCACTTATGATTGAGGTATTTAAACTAAATCCTTTAACTACTTTAATCACGAGTATATAACTAATTAATTTTTTGTCGTGTGTGTGATATACTGGAAACATTTTAACAATAGAATCTTTTTTATGATTCCACCATCCATAGTAAGGGAAACTAACATCTAATGTTAATGTTTCATTTACCACTTTCGTATTGTTGACTTGTATATTCATTTGTAATCAATTTAAAAATATCTCAAAAATAATATATTTAATATTATAAAAAAAATCGTGTTAATCTATTATCAAAAAATAATATATAAAACAAAATAAAATAGGTGTTTCATGCTTAATTATAAATTATTTGAATTCTTAAATAAAGCCAAAATAATACTTAAACAGAATGATATTCCAGAGACTAATCCAGATTTTTTAAAATTAAAAGATTTATTAAAAAATAATATGGGTTATATCGGTAAATTTACTGAATGGTTAGTAAGAGACCACGAATTATTTGATAAATTAAAAGAAGTATTTAATGAATTACAAAACACACCTAATTTAGATATTAAATGGGATTCTTTTGATAAGTTGGAAAAACTGTATGATTATCTTCAAAAATTTAATGCAAATAAAAAAATAAATCAGGTTTTAAAAGCTTTACCATCCAGAACCAGAGAATTAGTTAATGATGAATTAAGAAATTTAATATTATTAAACACAGAATATTCTAAACCTTTAATTACTTTTTATTCAAAAAAAGGTGGTCGTTATAAAGATATTGAATCTCTAATAATTGATACTGAAGATTTCATTGATAATTTAAAAGGTGAATTTAACCTTATTGCATATCTCGAAAAAATAAAAGGATATAATGTCGATATTATAGAAGCCAGAGAAGATGTTTTGATGATTAAAGTAAACGATTATGAAGCTTCTTGCGCTTTGGGTTCTAAACTTTGGTGTATTAGCACATCTAAAGAACATTTTGATAATTACGCCAATGCATTTAAAGTTCAGTTTTTTATTTATGATTTCACCAAAAAACGTTCAGATATACACCATATGATTGGTGCTACGATAAATCCACAGGGAGATATAGTAAACGCTCATTGGGCAAATGATGACTCAGTTGAAGATTATTCTATATTTGATGAGATGGGTTAATTATAATGTTCTATATAATAATCAAATAATTCACTTTCTGATAGATATTTATAATGACCTTTAATATCATACATCAATATATTACCTCGTATAGTTGTGGTTTGTCGGTCTTTCCAGTCTAAAAAGAAAATGATAGTATTTATTGTAATGGTGGTTTCTAAAATCATAATTAAATTACAATTAAAATCTATTAATAGATTGGGTTGATAATCCATTTATCACACTTATCATCGAACATATCAATCATGGCCTTTGGATTTTTACACACACAATTACATTCAGCTATTTTACAAAACCCAGCTTCGGCCATAAAATGTATAAAATTCAAACAACTACCACAACAAAGAAGGAACATTTCCTTTTCTTTTTGGAGTGCTTCTTCTTCATTAAAATTGGTTTTATCAGGTTGTGATAAATTTTCCATATTATTTTTTTAAATATATACGAATGTAGTAAATAAAAATATAATATGATAAAGAATTTTTCGTGTTTTTTAAATGAGGGAATCAGAGATGATGTTAGAATGGCAAAAGAATACGCTATGGATGTTTATAATGGTGAGGATTATGCTGGGATGGACTATGATGAAATCGAAGAAAGATTGATAGATTTTGCAAGAAACGAATTTCCATATGGATTACAAAAAATACCAAAAAAATTAATACTTTATAGAATAATTAATGTTAAATCAGAAAAAGATATAAATAAAATTAATTTGGGTAAACATTATGTGGGTGATAAAGATATGATATTAGACAGTGAATTTTTATTTTCTGCTTCATTATTGAGTGGTGACCCTATTCATAGATGGTTTATTATAACAATTAAAACCACACCTGATAATTTAGATTATAGAGATATGTTAGGAAACAGAGCAGAATACCCATTGGAATATGAATATTCACTATTAAATGATAAAGACTTGGAAATCTTAAACATTGAAGAAATTGACCCAAATGAATATAATTAATGCTTATATTTATTTTTATAATATTTTAACCTCAGACATCATACTGGATAGTTTGGTTCGGATAATAGGTTCACCTATTAGTTTTATCCGTATAAACATTAAATCATAATCTTCCTTTGTTGTGCCTTTTTCGATTGCATCTTTAATATTTTTTATTAGGAGATTAACTTTATTCACACCTTCATTTTTTTCTTTTTCGGATAACTGATGTGCTTTATTCTCCAATAATTCATAACGAATGGTGTGGATATTTGCCATGAATGTTTTTGTTGGAGATGGAACAATGTCACCTCCTTCGGTTAAAACCCGAACACAATCATCAGCCATGTCCATTATGATGTTTTGATTAGCTGTAATTATTCGGATTTCCTCATCAATTTTTCTCGTTTTAACGATTGCCATTATAAATCCAGTTATCTGACTTAATGATATTTCTCTTTCTGGAAAAAGATATGTTGTTGGAGAATATGTGAGCATTTCACCCAATTTATCATAACTGTGATAGGGGGCAACTAAGCACTTTATTATTTTTCCCTCATACAACATTTTAGATGTTGCTTCCTGTTCAGGAGTTAAGTCGAATAAATTTTTTTGTATCATGATGTATTTTTAAAATATTTTTTTGATAAAATATATAATAACAGTCATTAAAATAATTATTATAAACATGGAGACTATTAGAATTATAAATGATATCAATCTATTTACAAAATTATTTATCAAAGTTTTAAACTCATTATCCTTCCCTTTTTTGAATAAATTGATATTAAATAAATTTCCAACAAAAAGTCTTGATAAAAAAGTTGGTTCAGGTATTTCTATTGGTTTATTTTCAATTACACACTTTTGCCTATCCACAGATGATAAAACCATTTTATACCATAATATTACTATTGATAATTGAATAATAATATAAAGGGTTAAGAATTCAATTTGAAAAAAAATGAAAAATAATATCCAGAGAAGAATTGAGAACCCTAAATTAAAATATAAAAGGCTCTTACGGAATTTTTTTTCCATTTCAATTAATTGTTCTGGAGTCTTAGGATTTTTTGATTTCATTTCCAATTTTTTTCAAAGTTAATGAAATAAAAATTATTTATGTCTTTTTCTATGACAATTTGAACATAATAATATACATTTATCTAATTCTGGTTTTAATACTTCAAATGATTTTCCACCACGTTGACCAAATGCCATTTCTTTTTTTATTGGGTCAGTATGATGAAAATCATATACGCAAATATCATCGATTAAACCACAATCAACACACTTTCCACCTAAATATTCAACTGCTTTCGCTTTTATTTCTTTTGAACGATTTGTTGAATATTCAATTCTACAATTTTTACAATAACTATCTAAATAATACCAAACCTGACCATTTAATCCTCGTTGTGTACCTCTATAAAATTCAGTATCTTCTTTTTCTTGTATACATTTTTTACATATTTTCATGTAAAAGTATACGATAATTTAATATAAAAATTACTTAATTTACAGGACTATTCAAAAATTTAAATAGTATCATAAATCATAAATTAAAATGTTCCCGAATTATTTTATTTGTCGAAATCATTTCCAGAAGAAATTTTTCCAGATTAACTGGTTTTTCTTCCCATTATTCGTCTTCATCATCATACCCCCAAGGTGTTATTGTGTGTTCTTTTAATGGTTCGTATTTTAGTAATTCTTCATAATGAGATTTACACATTAAATGTTGCCTATAATGACCAACAGACACACCATCTTTTTCGATACGATATTCAATGACATTAGCTGATGTACTCATTTTAATATCCTTTTTCTTTATAATATTGTTCTCTTGATATACCTCTCTTTTCAATTTTATCGAGGTCATTCAAACCCAACGGTGGACGACCACTATTATTTTTTGTGACACAATCTAAACAAATTTCATCTGATGTCCACTTCATTTCCATGCGACCATTTTTTTCTTCGGCATCATACCAGAGCCATATAAACTCACGACCACATTTAGGACAAAACTCCCCACTTCCAGATTTATGATGAATTTTTTTCATTTTTAATTATTTTTAATCATATGAGAACAAATTTCATATATCCACCCCCTTTTTGTCGATTTACTATAAGCAGCTCTACTATTAATTTCAAATTCCCTTCTGGATATATATTTTAATGATTCTTGATGACATCTTTCTTTTGTCCAATAATTGTTTGGTTTTCTATGTTTACTTATTTTTATATTTGATGTGTGATTCATCCTTTAATGTTTTTAACAACGCCTTGGTCAGAAATGGTGTATGTGGTGTTTAATATATGCTCAGTGTATTCCATTTAATATAACCATTGGTAAAATAATTAATACCTTCTTCGGTATCTGTATAATCACAGAGTTTACCACATTTGGTACAGTATTTTCCAACTATTGGAACATAATGGATAATACCTTGAACAAATCGTCCATGAATGTCTGGTCGTTGGGTCATGTTATATTCACCAACTTTTGTTTCGGCTTGGCAACAGGTAGATTATATCATATATTTATTTTTTAAAGATTGCCCACCATCTGGTGGAATTTATATTATAACTAAATGATAATCCATATTCTTGTATTATTTTTTTGAAATCTTTTTCATCAACTTTCCATTGATTTCTCACAAATTTCTTTAATAAGTAATGTTGATTTTCACCAGTGAATGGGTCAGCTAAACGAATATGATTTCCGTTATGCCCAAGATAAACTGAAAAATGTGGTACATCCAAACTATAAACAATAATCGGAAGCCACCCATCTGCTATGTATTCATTAAGTTTATCAAAATCACCGTTTTCACCAAACTGACATTGTAAACCTAAAATCTTAGCACCATCTATTAAAGAATCATACGATGTACCTTCTTCTTGTTTAGAATCTAATATACAAACCATTTCTTCTTCACTTGGAACAGGCATGTTAAAATAATCCAATACCATTTGAAGTGTGGCACAACCACAGGTGTAATTAGTTTTTTGTTTGTATATTTTTATGTTCAGCATAATTGAAATTTTTATATCTTCAATAACTATTTAAACGATTCCATTCTTCATTTGTTAACAATTGTTCTATTTTCTTTTTGAGAAATTCACGGGGTGTTGGCGCAGGTAACATATTAATGTTTATTTGCGGTGAGTTTTTCCATTTTTCTGGAACTATGATTTCACCAGTTTCAGCTTTATAAAAACTTTCCAGAATATATTCCAATAACTTTGAACGTTTTTGTAATATTTCAATTTCTGAAAAAAGGTTTGTTACTGTTTCTAATTCAGTTAAATTTATCATAATTACACATTTTTAGTTGTGTAAAAATATCATAAAAATACTGAATAAAAAAATCGCAGCTATACAAAATAAAAAATGCACGATTGCGTTGTTTTTGCAATCGTGCATTTTTAATGCAATTATAATTTTTTAATGACCCCAAGATGAATAAACACCAGCATCACCACTTGTATATGGATAAAGTGGATATCGACCACCAATATGTGGTTTTTCAGAATAAGTTGTAACAACCAAAGGTTTATATATTTCTTCACCTGCGAATTTATCTTTTAATGGTCTTACATTAACACTATCATGACCACTCGTGTTAGGAACAGATTCACCTGCAATCGGTTTAACCCAAACAGATTTGTCACCAACTTTAGTTACTTGATAAAAATCAACGTTAGTTTGGTCGTAACCCCAACTACTGTAAAGTAAATCACCAACTTTATATGGATTTACCATATCTTTACGTTTCTGTTGTTTAAGAGATTTTTCATCTTCTTTTCTTTTAATCCAAGAGTGTTCATTTGTTATGAAATCAGTTAGAACTTGTAACATTCTTTCTGGTTTAGAATACCTATAATTTTGTTTAATTTTATAACCTGAGTATTTACCTTTTGGTGTCAATTTTAGAATACCCATAGTAAGTTTTTCCATATTAATAGCAATAAGATAATCCATAAACCTAAAATCGTAAGTCCCTTCATCTATTAATTTTTTGGCTTCTTCTACATCATTTACAACAGGTATTTCATCTTTATTTTTATAAATATCCATTATACTTTCTGTAAGTAATATGTGGTCTGTAAATGTTTGTATATGTTTCATGATATAAATTATTTTAATTTAGTTAATAAATCATCTAATTCAGCATCGGATAATTTATATAAATTTTTATGAAGTATTGCTAATTTCTCACGTTTTTTAGTTTTATCATTTGTGGGGGTTTGTGTTTCTATCGATGGTTCATCTTCTAAAACTGAAGCAGCTTTAAAACCTCTCGATGTTCTTGGGTCTTTTAATAAAGTTCCAAGTGTTATTTTTTCATCTGAAAAAGTCGGTTTCCAGTCATTTCTACTAAATGGTTGACTCATCCTTCCTCTACCACTACTGAATTTTTTTAGAGTTTCTTGGATGTTTTTGGTATCTGGTTTATTAATAGTTCCAACATTATCTTCGAAAAGAAGTGTATCTCTTGTACCTGCTCCTATTCCAGTTTTAACATGAACATCAATAACTTTTAAAAGTAAATTACCAGTATTATTCATATAAAGAAATGCATATTTATAAACATTATCATATTCCCAATGCCAATTAGATTCATTAGTCGCTATTAAATTATAACCTTCTGGTTTATATTTCTGAGCATACTCAGATTCGAATGTAGTTGCTTCAGTTATTAATATAAATGGTTTTATATGTTTCATATTGTCGATAATATTTTTTTGTATATATTAAAAATAAAATTATTATTTTTTATCATAAGTATTTAATATTTCTACATCATCGAAGTTAGGAACATATATCTCATATTCATATGGATTCATAACTCTTGTTCTAATAGTTTGTTCAATATCTATCACATTTTCATTTGGTATTAATCCCTCACATATATTATTACCGAAACCTTCAGCTACTCTAATATCAGTTGTCCATGATGTACCTTCATAATTATCATCTGGGTTTATTGTATCAATACCCCTGTAAACTTTTAACGGGTATTTAATATTTTTTACATAATCAATAACTTTTTGAATTTTTTGCAATGCTTGTTCTTCATCATAGAAATCCATACCATCCATAGCATAAAAATCATCAATATAATAATCAGGTTGATATATTAATTCGTTTGTATCATTTAACCATTCATTTAGAGTGGTTTTTATGTATGTTTTATTTTTCATTTAAAAAATAAAAGTAGTTTTGTAACTGGTCTTCATATTGAAAATATAATATATCTTTTGGTGTATAATTCACCATTTCACGACCTTTGATGATTACGCCATCATATCCGAGTTTCATCATTTCAGCCTCAATGGATGTTTTAGCCTCAAAATCTCTTTTATCAGGGAAATCTTTTCCTTGTTCTTTGGAAAATTTAAAAACTAATGTATTATAAAACCAAATTTCCCAGTCATTTAAGGTATTGAACATTTTAGGTTTTTTAGGAGTTGCATTAACAACAAATTGTACAGCACCATATTGTTTTGCAAGAGCTTTATTTGCCAGTGAAGCTGTGTATAAACCTCTACCCAAAATAGCTGAACCACCATTTTCTTCTTTTCCAACTTCTCTTATTCCTCTTATGGTTACATTTTTTCTTTTCCACTTCAGATAATCAGCATGGGAAACATCTTCATTTATAAAATCAATATATTTCAACATTATTTTTATTAATATTTTTTAGGTATATATTAAAAATAATAAAGATACTTATCATGTGTATATTATTTTTTATTATACATTTGTATATTAATAATTCCAGTTATGAAATTGTAGTAGTACTGGACAGTAATAATTTAATAAATAAAAAGTGATGATTGAGTTTAACAAACTAATTCAAGCCCAATTCAACAAGATGTGTGAAACGGGTAAGTTATTTCGTAGTTCGTTGACTGGTCAAGAAGTGTGGGATTTGTATATTAAAAGTTTTCCAAAAGAACACAATCCCATATTCAGAAGTCCAGACAGTTCTTCTCATAACTGTAATCACTGTAATAACTTTATTCGTAGATATGGTAATATCGTTACCATTGATGAAAATCTCAATGTTGTTACGATGTTTGATGTTGATGCAGATGAAGAATACAGTGCAGTAGCTAAAGTGGTAGATTCTAAACTAAAATCGGCTACGGTTTCGGGTGTTTTCTTTGAAACTTTCAGCGAGCTAAATTCTTTACCTTATGAGAAATGTTCTAAAACAAATGAAATTTTCAGATTGGGTATTGACAAAAACGTAAAGCAATACACAAAAGAGGAAGCTGAATTGTATAAAAATTCAGATAATTCTTTCATAGTTAAACCTGAAGAAATTAGAACATTTAATCATTTACATCTTAATCTACCAAGGGTATTTGTAGATATGGGTGATGATTCAGTTGAAAAAATAATGGCTAATTATCGAGATGCCAAAAATGTTTTTCAAAAGGCTATGCAAGTGATACCGCTTGATACACTCAATCTGGTGAAAGACCTTATTAACCAAGGTTCACTGCTGGATGGACAAACTCATTTGTATAAATTACACCAAATCATACCATTAAAAGAACAATATGATAAATTATCCGATGATAAAAAGGATAATTGGTGTTGGATTAACAGTTATAAACTTCCATTTGCTAAGTTCAAAAATGAATTAATTGGTACTTTATGCACCGAGTTGGCAGAGGGGGAAGAATTAAACAAAGCATGTCAGTCTTGGAATAAAAGAGTTGACCCAGTTAATTATATGAAAACTGTTGCTCCGATTACCAAGAAACAAATTGAAGAAGCTAAAAAATTCGTTGAAGAAAATGGTTATGAAGAATCTTTTAATAGAAGATTTGCCACAATTGATGATATTAAAGCTTCGGAAATTAAACACATCAATGTTGGAGACGGTAAATTAAAAACAGTTTCTATATTCGATAATGTTAAATCGACTTCTACTCGTCACAAAAGAAGTGAATTTGATAATGTGGAAGAAGTAACTATTGAAAAGTTTATGTCGGAGGTTCTTCCTTCGTGTACTTCAGTTGAAGCGTATTTGTCTAACAAATATGAAGGTAATCTTGTTTCTTTAACAACAGCTAACAATAAAGAAAGCAAACCTATATTCAAATGGAATAACAATTACAGTTGGACATTCAATGGTAACTTGGCTGGTAAATCGATGATTAAAGATGCTGTTGAAGCTAAAGGTGGTAAGGTTGATGGTGTATTGCGTTTCTCTATTATGTGGGCAGAAAATGACCCAACAGATAATTCCGATTTAGATGCTCATGCACAAGAACCAAATGGTACTCATATTTATTATTCGTCTGATTACAGAAAAGACAGAGGAAATCATAGAACTTCTATGTCTGGACAGTTGGATATTGATATAACTCAACCTAATAATTTTAGTAATAAAAATATTGTTGAGAATATCGCTTGGACTGATATCAAAAGAATGAAAGATGGTGTTTACAAATTGTGGATTAACCAATATGCCAGTAGGGGTTCTAAAGGATTCAAAGCTGAAATTGAATTCGGGGGCGAAATTTATTCTTATGAATATAATAAACCCGTATCAGGCAATGTACAAGTAGCTGAAGTTACTTTTAATAATGGGGAATTTACCATTAAGCATTTACTACCTGAAATTGCATCATCTAAAGAACTTTATGGTTTACAAACAAATGAATTTCATAAAGTGAATTTAGTGTGTCTAAGTCCTAATCATTGGGGAGATAATAATGTAGGAAATAAACATTATTTATTCATGCTTGATGATTGTAAATGTCCAGTAAATATTCGTAGTTTTCATAATGAAAACTTGATACCAGAATTAGCACAACATCGCAAAGTTCTCGAAGTACTGGGTAACACTACTATGATTGAACCTGCTAATAAACAATTATCTGGTTTTGGGTTCAATGCTACTGTTCGAGATGAACTTATTGTTAAATTACAAGGGTCATTCAAACGAGTAATTAAAATAAAATTTTAAAATAATAACAAATTAAAAATTTCAATTATGTATAAACAAGCAAGTCAATTACAGTTAAGAATTCCTACCAATGTAGGTTCATTATCTGTTGAACAACTTTGGGGATTAACTCAAACACAGTTGTCAAATGCGATTAAAGCAATCAAAAAAGTGTTAAAAAAGAGCGATGATGATGAATTGTCGTTCCTTGAAGATACCAAGGTTGTTGATGTTGAAAATCAGCTTCGTTTCGATATTCTGAAAGATGTATATCTTACGAAGAAGAAAGAGGCCGAAGAACTTAGAAATGCTGCTGAAGATAAAGCACATAATCAAAAGATTCTTACTTTAATTGCAGAAAAAAGAGAAGGTAAACTTAGAGATATGTCTGAGGAAGAATTACAAGCACTTCTTCGATAATTAATAAGTGATATTGTATAATAAAAAAAGTGGGGTTATTCCCCACTTTTTTCGTTTATATCGTGAACTTTATTTAAATCTCTTTCGACTGATTTGACAGTTACTTTGAAATCGTTTAATTCTTTTAAACTTCTCATTTCATAAAGTTTCTCACTATTTTCTAATACCTTATAAAAATTTGTTGTTAATTCTTTTAAAACTTTTGTGAACTCTTTTTTGTTATAATTTTGGATTGAACTTGTTTTTTCTTTTGGAGTTTCTTTATTTTTTCTTTTCTGAAACTCATCTGTCATCTCTGTGTAATTTGCGTTTCCTGAAATATTATCCATAGATATAAAATGTTTTAATTTATATCTTATATGCTATTTTTTTCAAATAGTTTTGTGAAGTTTCAGAATTTATTTTATCTTTTATGTGTGGTAATAAATTATTATCAACCCAGAATCCACATACATTACCTTTTCGTTGACCGTTCATCCGACAACGAAGTTCCATAGATTTATATCTTTTCTCTATTTGGTCTGGGTTATTTTTATCAATTTCTGTTATACCTTCTACGCCTTCATCATCCAATATGCCCATATGGAGCGTATGAGTTCTTTCGAATTCTATACGTTCGTCTGATTTGTTTATTTCGTGAAGCTTCACGAATCTTTCGAGTTTCTTATCCATAACGTTCACCTTCTGGTTTAGCCCACCAATCTTTATAATATTGAACTTGTTCTTCTAAATTAATAGGTTTATCATTAAATTTACGGTGAAAAGATTTTAATATAATACCAGACATATCGTCTGCATGTGCTATACCTAATGAATTAAACCATTTGGCTACTTCACTTTTATACCACAATTTTAAATCGTTACGCAATCTCTGACCAAGGGTGCGATGTAATCCAATCACATCATCTTCAGATAAAGTTTTAACCCATTCAAAATCTTCATCTGATAAATATGTTTTTATTTGTGCAAAACACAAACTCAACATTTTTTCGTTATTATATTTCATTTTTTTAGATGTTTTTAATCTACAATAATCCTCATTTTTATATGTTCACTCACCTAAGACTGTCAACGGCAGCATGAATATTCGATATGCCTACCTTCAATTTAGCGTGTTCACTCACCCTTTGCTATCAAAATGCAATGTATACCCATGATGTGTCTACCTTCAATTTAGCGTGTTCACTCACCAGTCTAAAGTTTTATACGAATAAAGGTCTCGATGTGTCTACCTTCAATTTAGCGTGTTCACTCACCAAAAGGATAAGTCGATCAGCATCCCTACCGATGTGTCTACCTTCAATTTAGCGTGTTCACTCACCATACTACTAACTAATTTATTAATATTCAAATCATTAAGATGATATTTTTCTTCTAAAATTTGATGTATTTTAGAGAAAGAATAATATAAAATGTATTTTTTTAAATCATAATTAAAATAAACAATATTATTTTTCTTACCAATTAAATAATCAGAATCATTTTCAGAAACATACCATTCTGTATCCTTAATGATATTCCAAAGGAAGTATTTTGGACTTCTGGCTTCCTGAATCTTTTGTATTATATCTAAAGTATCTTCTTCCATTCTTTATGAGAGATATGCCATACATTTGTTTTTAGCCTCGGTTAGCTCAATGAATTTATCTCTGTTACCACCTTTGTCTGGGTGGTGAACCATTGATAATTTGCGGTATGCCCCTTTAACATCTTCTAATGTAGCATCAGTTTCTAACCCAAGAACTTGAAAACTGGATGATGGTTTTTGTTTTGAAAACAATGAATGTAAAAAGAATCCAAATATCCAAGAATCTTCTTCTTTTTCCATGCGTTCCCAATCTTCTTTTCTTTTTTTCCAATCTTCTTTTTCCTGTCGTTGTCGCTCCATTACTTCAGGAAACAATTCTTCCCGTAATTTAGCTATCACAGAAGCGAAAAAATATTTCCAGAGTTTTTCAGGTAATTGACCAGCCGTTTTTTTATCTATGCCATCCCATTTCATTCGAATAGCATTGACAGCGTTATTATAACCTTTAATATTACCTCGTGCATTACCCACTTCTAAAAGTGTAATAAAATCCATTGTCAAGTCTGAAATGAATTCATTATGACTGAAGTTTACACCTTTATCAAGGTTATATTTTTTAATGTAATCGAGTGGTTTCATATTATTCGTCAGGTAATGTGTTATGTTTAATCATATTAAATATTGGAAAAACAAAAAATGTAAATATTCCACAGAAAACAGTAACTGCATATACTAATACTTCACCGAGTTTCTGAAAATCTGTTAATTTACCTATTTTATATGTTACAGGATGGGTTGTATCAAGCGATTCAATTTTATTTTTCTTGACATATATCCGAATCTTTATTGACCATATTAATAAACAAATATAGATAGGAATCCAATAAATCATTAATATTATAATAGGCAAGTTCATATTATTCTTCGATTAAATCAAATTGCCCGATGAAAACAACATATGTGTTTTGAAATAATATTTCAGGTTCACCTTCTCCCATAGAAACATCGACACCTTTATTAGATACTCTATTAAGATATTCTGTCACTTCTTCATCAACAGGTATACCCCAAGCTCTTTCACCAATTTCATAATCTTCCCAAACTTTTATAATTTGGAATTGTACTGGTTTTTCGTATTTTTCATCATGTTCCCAGTTGCTCATCCCAGTCCCACCGAACTTATTATGAAAGGAAAAGCTTTTAAAGTTATAAATTTGTCCTACTATCATATATTTGGTTTTTATTAATCAAAAATACATTCGTGCATCACAAAAGTGATAACATCATTAAGAGTTTCCTTAGACCACCAAAATATTCTTGCACCGTTGGTTGGAAAATGTTCCTTTTGATAATTCAATTTCGCTTCTGCATCTTTTTTAGAAGATGCAAGCTGTATACCAGTTACTTTCATTTCGGTTGGCATATCCCAAAACGCTTGCTGTAATTCTTCTAAAGAATCATACTCATTTAAGTCTATATGTAATTTCTTCATAATTCGTTTTAAAAAATTTCATCAAGTTTAGCTTTGCGTTCTTCTCGCTTTAATTCTTCTCTTGTTTTTTTATTATTATCAAAAGAATTCATACTATTAGTAATATCAAACATGATATTATAATCAATAGGATGAAATTTTTTACCACAATTATCACAAAATAAATCTTCTGGAATATCAACTTGAAATAATCCATCATGTATTCTGACATTACAATTATTAAATATTTTTTCTTTCATAAAAAAATATAATTTAATTGACAAAAATAATCATTAAATCTAATAAAAAAAATTACAAAGTATAAACTAAACCCGAAATATATAATATATAAACAAAAAAATTAAACAAAAATGTTAAAGACCTGTTTAAATTTGATATTAGAACATAAAAAGCTTACTGAATATCATTCCAAAATTCATACACTTGTATATCAGTTTGGTGACGAACAGCTCGCTTATATGTTGCAAAGGGGAGCAGTAATAGACCAGAATTCTTCTATTATGTTGAATTTTATACCAAATGTTGGATTTAGGTGTACAAATCTAAATAATTCAAGAATTGGTAAACTTCCAATATGTGGACAACTGGAAGAATTATTAAACACTAAATATCTGGAACTTGTAATTCCAAAAAAAGATGAATAATATTCATCTTTCAAAAATAAAATTATTTAATGATTCTACCAATATACACCTATGGCGAACCAATACTTATACAACAACCAAGAACAATCGATTTAATAAATGAAAAAAATTATATACAAGACTTAATAAGAAATATGTTTGAAACCCTTAATGCAGCCAAGGGTGTAGGACTGGCTGCTCATCAGGTTGGTGTTCCTATAAAATTATTTATTGTTGATACTACTGATGGACTTGGTGAAGATATGTTTTTTGGGTTCAAAGAAGTATTTATAAATCCAATTATAATAGAAAGAAGTGATAGTAAAACCACTGCAACTGAAGGTTGTTTAAGTTTCCCAAATTTGATGGATGATGTGTTTCGACCTGATAAAATATGTATTGATTATTTAAATGCTAACTTTGAACATAAAATTGTCGATTATGAGGGAATTATAGCCAGAATTATACAACATGAATATGACCATATATTTGGAACATTGTTTATAAAACGTTTTGATGTCAAATCTTTAAAGAAAATAAATAAAACTTTAACTGACATTGAGAATAAAAGAATAAAGACAAATTATAAAATTATTTAAATATCTTTTCATGATTGTTAAAAAATATGCTATTTATAAAATAGAACAATCTTCATTTGATTCGAATTCTCATATTAATGTGAATAGTTATAATTCTAATGAATTTAACATAAAATTAAATACTTTTCCAACACCTTTTAGTAAAATGGTATTAATAAGAAAATATGACTTATCAATAAAAAACCCAGAAGATAATGTTAAATCAGCATATTTTGACACTGAAATAGATGCTATGGAAGCTGTTCGGTTGAATATGCATATGAATCCTATAAATATAAATACATTCGATTCCCATATAACAATTTTACCAGTTTTAGAGGAAGTCACTGAATTACAGGAAATACGGAGATTAAAAATAAAAGGTATATTACAAGATGATTAAAAAGGATGATGTTTTCAGTGTGTGGTGGGATGAAAATAAAGAAAAAATATATGAATCCCATACGGATTTAGAAGCTGTTTCACATATTTCTTTTGTAGCTGGAGCTAAAGCTATGGAGATGTTTATGGAAAAACATTTTGACAATTCAAATAATAAGAAGAACTTTGTGAAGAAACATTTTTGGGATTTATTATAAAAATAAAAATATTTTAACGGTAGAATAAGATGGTTAAAAAAGAAGATAACTTAACCGAAGTCAAGAAAGTCGAATCAGATATATCTGATGTTAGACTATCGGATGGTGAAATTTCAAAACAAAAAGTTGAAAATGTTGGTGAGGAATTTATGAAATGGGCTGAACAATATTGGGCATTAGAAAAGATAATTACAAATGGATTTGGAGATGGAAAAAATGGTGCTGAAAGTTGTCCATATTCATACATTAGAGAAATATTTGTTAATAAGATAAATGAACTTTCTTGTGAAAGATAAATTATAAAAAAAATAAAAAAAAATATATGAAAACAACAGAAACACACATATTCTTTTTAAAAGAATGGCTCAGTAATTTTAAATATTGTACCATCATGTCTGGTGGAAATAAATTTAGTAATACTGAACAACTATTCATGTATCATAAAGCTATATTTTTTGAAGATGAAGATATAGCCGAAAAGATATTAGTAACTCCTGTTCCATATGAAGCTAAAGCATTAGGAAGATTAGTAAAAGGTTATAATGATGAAGATTGGAATAAAGTTCGTTATGATGTCATGTATCAGTCCAATCTTCTTAAATATATACAAAACGAGGATTTAAAAGAAAAATTATTAGCTACTGGTAATAAGATTTTGGTGGAAGTTAATCCACGAGATGCTATATGGGGTATATCTATGGATGAAAACGACCCAGATATATTGGATGAATCAAAATGGAAAGGTCAGAATCTACTTGGTAAAGTTTTGATGGATGTCAGAGAAACATTAAAGAAAAAATAAAAATATAATTCGGATTATATTTTTTTGAAAACTGTCCAATCTTGTTCAGTAAAAATATCATCTAATACCGACCATATTCCTAATATATATTTTTTTTCGGCTTGTGATATTTTTATATAATTGATAATAGCATTTTTCATTTTTTCATGTGCCTCTATTTCTTCATTAGATGCTATTGGTATACCAATATTATTTTCATTTAATTCAAAATTATCATATTTCTTTAAGTGATTCATGTGGCATCGTTATTTTTATTATATATTAAATATTAAAGTGTTTTTCTTAAAACTTTCTCTTTTATTTCTGGAATAGATAAGATAAAATTTATAATATTTGTGTTATCTTCGTTGATGTTATCTCTAATAACAGAAATAAGTTTATCAGTTATTCCTTTATCTATAATTTTTTTGATACCTACTAAATCGTTTTTTATAAACAAGGACATAAATATTGATTCCATTAGATATGTTAATATCTTTTTATTCTCAATGAAATAATAAAGTATTTCCACATTTCTAACCCGATATATTATATTATTTAGAATATGAAATTGGTTATCCGTTAATCCCTTCTCCACATATAATTTTATATTATTTAAATCTTCAAGATACATTACATTTCTAAATAATTCATCTTTCATCTTTATATTTTTATTTTAATAGGTAGTTCCACTATTATTTATATCGCTACTATATTCCTCAACAATCCATAGACTACCATCATCATCTATAATATAATATCCTTGGTTAGTTCCGATTCTTGGGTAATATTTATAACGGAAATTATTATTAATTAAATAATAATTTTTTGGTTCATCAAAGTTGAACAACTCTGTGTTTCTATATCCAACACCATAATCGCCATAATATGCAGTTTCAATATAAATATACGGGTCTATATTTTTATCAATATTAAAATTAAAAGGTTCAAGGTCGGTTTTAAATACTTTAAAATACTGAACTGGTACTAATTTACCATTACTATCTTTAGAAAATGTTTTAACTATTAATTCAAAATGGTCTGGAACAAATCCAGTGGTTGTATAAAAATGTATTGAAAATAAATAGTTCGTGCTAAAGTTCAATGTTGTTATGTAATTGAAATTAATAACAATTCCAGTTTTTTCAGTCCTAAATTTTGTCACTTGATTAGAAGTATCATGGACTAAATAATTTGTAGCTGGTATTTTAGCAGAACCAGTAATATCTACAATATTAGTTGAAAGAGGTATGATGTTTTCCCTTAACCACAATTTTAATTTTTGAAGTTTTATTTGAACTTCTTTCAATGAATATACATTTATATTGTAACCATCTTCATCAGTAATTTTATATGTTAAATTAAAAAGATTTGTTTTAACATAATTATTTCTATTTCCTTTATTACTTATAAAATCTACCTCATTCCATCCATCTATTGTAGTATCAAAAATATCGGGTATATGTATTCTCATATATTTCTTATAAAATGGTGAACTTGAATTTACATTTTTATAATATTCATATACAGATAAATCATTATATCCAAAGAAATTAATAGCACCCATAAGAGATTTGTATGCACCAATATAATTATAAATCTTAGGATACATAAGTAACATTTCTTTTCTCTTTTGATTTAATAAAGTATAATCTATTCCATCTTCTTCTATATCCGATTCTTTGAATATCATTTCTTCTTCTTTATTAATTCGGATACCCAAATTTTTTAAATTTATATCGAATCTTTCATCTTCTACCTCAGTCTCACCATATATAGAAAACCGTGCTATCTCTTTTGGTTGAACCGAAATAGAAAAATTAAAAGTTTTGCCAGACGAATTGAAATAAACAAAATCACTTTCAGTATTTGTGATATCAACAATTAACTTATTTTTCAGAACACTCACAAGTGTGTATGTTTCATAATTTTCAAAAATTGATTGGTCATATGGATTTGTATCAGAAATTTTAACTTGAATAGGTTGACCTACTTCAAACCCCTTATTAATAAACCCATCAAATAAATTAGATTTATATTCAATAGTACCATCCGTGTTAAAAACAAAATAATTATCTGATATACCAGTTGTACCACTAAATATGATGGTTTCAATTAACTCAATCTTCATTATATTATAATTGACTCCTTCATTTGGAGTATTATATCCAATAAATATTTCAAACGGCCTTGGTAAATAATTAAAATCGTCATCTGAATCTAACTGTGGTAATAGAAAATTTAGTTCAGAAAATATAGTTTGTTGATATTTTGGATTTGTTATATGTTCCAATTTTGTGTTAGGTTCTTTATTTAATCTAATAACATTTTGTTGTCTATAATCCCAAAGCGGTATTTGACCATCATATCGTAATTTTTCAATATAATTTCCAGATGAATCTTTTGGTGGTTGTAATTGATTTCCTGAAATATCGTAGAAAAATATAGAATCATCAATTGGATGTTCATCAGTTGGTATCCAAGATAATTTAAAATAAATATCTTTATCATAAGACAACCTCGGTTTACGTATATATTCTCTTGAATCTATATCCAGAATAATATTATTTTCTTCAAAAAACACACCCTGATATGATAATTGTATGACTGTCGGTGACAACCCAATAATATTATATTCTTTATCATTTTCATTATATGAACTTCCTGAAACACTTATCACCATACCAGTTGATAAACCAACTGTATATAAATCAGTAGTACCTGCCATATCCAATTGGTTACCAGTTAAAATTATTCCTTCGCTTCGAAATTCATTTTCTGCTTGGTATAATATATCATAAGATGAATTTAAATTTACTTTCACCTTTAAATTTAGTATGGCAACATCAGGGTATAATGTCTCAATATATAACTTATTATCAATAGTAGTACCAGTATGAATATCAACCCCTTTATTATATAATGCGGTGTAATATTTATTTACAAAATCTTTAATAGTTTCCTGTGTTTTGTTAGTAGTACCAGAATTATCTTGGAAATTGATAAAATATTCAACATCATTTAAAGTTAGACAGAAACCATAATCCAGTACATCATCATACAAGTCAAAAAGAATTTCTTCATTATATTTTTTTGATAATTTATTAGTTTCATATAAATATATTTTTTCATTGTATAATTTTTCTTCTGTAAAAATATAATGGATATCAGAAATATCTAAAACTGAATAAGAATTCTGGTTGGATATTGTGCTTACAGTTGTTCCACTTTCTTCTAAATATAATTTTGTTGTAAAATACGGTGAATAAGAAAAATCATATAATCCTTCTATAAACAATTTATCATCCAATAAATATGAATTGATACCCAATTTATTTAAATCGTTGTTATAATTTTCGACAAATGCGTTTATAGTTTCATGATATATTGTAAAACCCGATGCTGCTGGTAAAATGTTTTGTTTATAATTTAAAATATTTGTTGTTAAATAACAATTTCCATCAATGGTTTGGGTCTGAGCTATACCAGTGGCATCAAATGTATTATATTCATAAAATCTTAAACGTTTAACAATAGCCATATTCGTGATGTTTTCTTCGTGTACAAATTGTTCCAATTGTATATAAGTGTACCCATCTTCTATATAAGAATTTAAAACTTTAAAGTCTTTTCTTGTGTTTAAAGAACCTGCCCCAGCAAAATAAATAATATCATTTGCAACTAATGGTACATTAAGTGTTGATGTTGACCTAACATAATATTCAGATTCATCTGATAAATTCTCATCATAATATTCATAAAATTCTAAGGCCATTGCAGTTTTTACCGACACACGGTCATTTATACTACTAACTGTATATTGATAACCGTTCAATAATTGTCCACCGTTATAATCTTCAAATATGATGTTTTGTCCTATTTTAAAAGAATTACCGAATGGCTCACTAAATACAAATTTATTTCCAGTTACAGTGACAGAACCACTGTGTAATAATATTCTATCGGTTAATAATGTTACTTCAAGATTTAAGGTACAATTTGTATTACCAGATAATTGATAATCATAAATATTTCTTTTTAAAATTTCACGGTCAGCAACTTCTACTACACCAGAATTTTTTTCTGAATTTACAATCGATAATTGTTTACCTACATATATTTTTGAAGCGAGATATGCACTATATCCTTGATTGTAATCTGGGTATTTTATTACATCACAACTATAAATTTTTCCTGATATATAAGTAAATGATAAAAAAGTGTCGTTTGTTGTCGTTGTTTGAATTAAAATTTCATTTTTTCTCGTTTCCAATACATTAAAATATAATGCATCATCGAAATCTGTGTAGTTTGCACCGCTTAATACAAAACGAACAATTGTTCCCTCTGGAAATAATTGATGAAAGCCTCTACCCTTTATCCATTTAGTTCTAAAGACTGGAGAATTGTTTGATTTTTTAATACCTTCTATATCCAGTCCCTGTTTTGTTGAACCTTTTAATATAATTCCACTATCATTATACAATTCGAATTTATTAAAATTAAAATATTCAGCAAATGATATGGGTTCTACATGTTCAAACAAATAGATACCAATGGTTTTATATAAATCGCTACTATTTGGGTCGAATAATATTTTACCTTCCCATTTATCATTTTCTTCGTTATATTGAAAGTTATATGGATAACCCTCTTTGTTGTAAAATCTGAGATTCTTCACTAAGTATGAAAGTATTATTTTTTTAGAATTTCTATTATATATTAAAAAATATACTTCTAAAAATAAATTATTACATTTGGGGTATGAAAAAAAGCAATTTTATATTATTATATACAAATGATATATTTTTAGGTTATATTGGGGTAAAAGAAAATGAACTTTTTGTAACAGACAATATTGAACTGGCCTATACTAAAAGTAATACTTTTTATTTACATGATATTATTAAATCTGATATAAATTTTGTATTAGCTTCTCATGACAAATCAATTAAAGATATAAAAGGTTATAAGACATTTTACAGTTGTGTGAAAAGATATGGAGTAGAAACATTAGATGTTAAATTACTTAATTATAAAGAACTTAGAAAGTTGAAACTGCAAAAAATATTTGAGGATGAATTCTGAAAGACAAAAAGAATATTATTTAGGAGTTTTTTATAAAGATATTTTTATAGCTTTTGTATCTCAACATAAGTACTATATAGATTTCGAAAAAGCTAAAGGTAATAGGGTATATAGATGGACAAATCGTTTAGATTACGCTCAAATTTATTGGTATTATGAAAGAGATGTTAATGATGATAATCAATTTAATATAAGACAGTTAAAAGAATTCTATAATAAATCAATGGATGGTTATGCAGAATTATTAAGTCAGGATTATGATAGAAACAATGGCAGGTTGGTAGCATTTTTAAGACCAAATTTTCATAATATTTGCCAAGACCAACTACATTTCAAGTATTTATCTAAACATGGTGTTAGACTTTTAAAACTTAAAGATTTTTAGTTGATGTATTATTTAACTATATATTATAAGGACGATTTTTTCGGTTTTGTTAATAGTAGAGATTTAGATGATATAAAAATATCTCAATGTCTGTCTGATGCACCAAAGTATGATATTGCCGAAGCCGAATTCGTTAAAGATTATATATGTACTGAATTTAAATATAACAGACCGATAGGAGAAGAATTGCAAGAAATTTGTGAAGATATATTTGAAGAATTCAACACAGAAGATTTTAATTTTAAAATAGAAAATCTACATGACGAAAGAAAAAATAAAATTTTAAGTATTTTAGAAGAATAAATATGTATCACTTAACATTTTTTGATTATAGTAATAAGTTTATTTGTTATCTAAAAGATATAGATGGGGATTTTATAACATTTACTTATGATTTTAAAGAAGCTGGACATTCTATTCATAAAGAGAATTTTAACTATATCGTGTCTTTAATAGGAGTTCAATGTTTACATAGCACATTAGAATATAGTAAAAGTTTTATTACTAAAAAAGATTTCAAAACAATTGAGTCTGGGAGTTTTAAAACGAAAATATTGACAATTGGTGAAATACGAAAACTAAAAATAAAAAAAATATTTGAGAACTAATGGGATATAAATGTGCTTTATATAGTTCTGATAGATTTGTTTGTTTTATAGCAAGCAATTGTGATTTAGTAAATAATAAAATTTATTTAACTCATGATTCGTTAGATGCATATTTTCTTTCAATTAATATATGGGAAAATGTCAATGATGACCATGATAAAATTATTAAAGAAAAAAATAAAGAATACTCAGCATATTTATTTGCTTTAAATTTTGTTCTTAAAAAAAATAATTATAAAATAAAAGAAGAATGTATCCGCAATTTAAATCCAGATTTTCGAGTAATTAAAGATAAATTATATTACAAAAGTAAAAAATTAAGAAAATTAGAAATAAAATTATTGGATATTATTGATATTCGAATGCTTAAACTTCAGAGTATAATAGATGACTGAAAAGAAACTATATTATATAATTATTACCTATGAAGGTAAATTTGTATGTTTTGTTGCTAAACATAGTACATCAAATGGTAATATAAATTTCACTTATAATATTGATGAAGCCAGAGTAAAAAATACTGAGTGGGGTAGATGGTTTTATAGACAATTTATAAAAAAAATTATAAACACTCTCAGGGATTTCGATGAAATAATCGAACACCCAAACACTATTATAATGAAAGGTAAAACATTTGAGGATGTTCAATATATAAAAGATAAAAACACATTAACAAATATTAAAGAATTTTTTAATAATTATAATATAAAAAAACTTAGAGTGGAGTATGATATTACAAAGTATGATTTACGTAAATGGAAAATAATGGAAATTTTAGATGAATAATAAGTTTGTCGTATCATATCGAAATAAAGAAACTAACAAATTATTAGGTTTCATGTCTGTGAAAGCTGTTGTTTATCCAACCTATTATGGTGAAAAGATATCTGTATGTCATGTTACAAAAAATGAAAATTTTATAGATGTTTATGTAGATGAAAAAACAGCATATAATGAGGGTCATAGAAATATTGAATGTCTTTTTAAATATGTGAATGTCTTTTTAATAAGAAAATATATTCCAAATAATATAGAAAGATTGTGGGAATTAGACTACTATTCTTTATCAAAATTTTCTATTGAAGTTCATATAGTACCTTATAAACAGGCCATTCGATTGTTAAAGATAGAAGAATTAGAAATAATTTGATATTATAATTTTGATAATCTACCTAATACGGTTTGTTTTTGGTCATTATAAGTATCTTGTTTTTTTATCTCAGCAGTGAAACTAACAACACTACCAACAACGACTTCTTCTCCATTAACTAAGAATTTATCTGGTATATCACCAAATCTGGTAAATTGGTTGCCGTTCTCATCTTCTAATTTGAAAATAGATACCCAACCCCATTGACCATCATAACCAGAAACGTGTACAATTTTAAGATTATCAAGTTTTATTTTTTCACCAATATTACCGACCCAATTAGATTCTTTTTTTGCTTCTTTAGTACGATTTTTAAATTCTTCATAGGATAATTTACCTTGTAACATAGAACACGCACCTATAATATAACTTATATATTTGAAACTAACGACACCATTTTTTATGAAATTTTGAATATTGAAAAGAAAATTGTTGGTTTTATATTCGGTCTCAACAAAATCAACTAATTTATTATAAAAATCATTATTTTCTTTTGAAACTACATCATTTACCATAGCTACTTCTTCAGCCCATGATTCATATCCGTTTTTAGTTCTTGGTGGCTGTGAATTCACATATGATAATGTGCTTGATACTATACTACCAGTTGATGTAACCATGTTTTGTTCTGACCCAGCTTCCGATTTTTCTGCTCTATCTGCATTTATTTTCTCAGCTCCACTCTTAGATATATAACCATGTTTTTTAACATATCCTGAGAAATATTTGACACAATCTATAATATCAACTTCGGTTTCAATATGTCTACCTCGACCACCATCATAACCACCTTCATATTCATCGAACATATCACTTGACATGCTGTTGAAATCATCCATGAATATTTTTAAGTCTGATAAATAATTTAAAATATGTTCATATTTATATCCAAGATAATATTTGATACAAGAACCGCCAACTCGAATAGTCTTATCATCTTCTAAATTCTTAATATAAACAGTTTTGTTCCTTGTTCTTTCAGTGTTACAATGGTCACATGTACAGGAAGTATGTAGATTAGACGGTATCAACTCAAAAGGTATTTGTTGATTAGGTGCAGCTTTTATTATACCATCAATATGGTCTATAACTCCCAAAATAACCCATTTGTCTTGTGGTTTTATCTCTGATACCAATTCAATGGTTTTGGGAAAAACTTCTGTGGAAACCACTTGATAATTACTTTTCGGTGATTTCACCGTGTATTCGGTTTTAAAATCTGATGCTTTTTTATCATCATCAGTTAGTGTTTCTTTATAAAATTGAGTTTTATTATCTAAATTGTCGTCTAAATAAACCTTAGATAAAATATAATATTTTTTTGGTGGTAAATCTTTTACTATTGGCATCGGCAAACCAATTTGTTTGGAATACCTTTTTATATTTTTTATTAATTTTTCAAAAGTGGATAATTTGTTTTGTGAAAGTTCGATATCAAACTTATTTATATCATAAGAAAGTTTAACATCCGTCTTATTATCGGCTGGTTCTAAATTTTCTGTGACAAATGATTTATAATCTTTCATATTGTATAATTTATACTACAAAATAACCAATATTTTATTAGATAAAAAAATCCTGATTATACATTATATATTATTTTTTAATAAAAAAGTATCATGGTTTTGGAAATATGCTATTTTTTTTGTAATTTTATTCAAAAATTTTCGTATTTGAATATAAACGAAAATTTTTGTTATGGATATTGAACTTCAAAATAATCTTGTTTATAAACCCATTAAAACAAAGAAGGAATTACGAGAATATATTTTAAATTTAATTTTCGACAGTCAACTTGATAAAGTCGTTTATAAGGGAATTCCACAGGAGATTAATTATAAAATGCTGAAAAAGATTCTTGTATCTAAAGAAGAAATTAAAACAACGAAAAGATATATTAATCCTGATATAGTAAGGAATGAATATTATGATATAATAAAACGATGCGACATGCCGTATTGTGTTATAATGAAAAAATAATTCACTATGAATGAACAAAATTGGATTAGATATATCGTTATCATCAACTGCAATTTGTATAAAAAATGGTAATACTGTTAAATTATTTAATTATACTACTACCAAATCGAATAATATATGGGTAAAAACGATTGAAAAAGAAGTTTGTTTTAGATTTTTAAATAAAAAAGAAGACGTTGAAAAATATTCCGAAAGAGAAATAAATAAATTAAAAGATTTCGAAGAATATTCGGATTTAATTTTAGATGATATATTGAATAACATTGACCCTCATCAAGACACCATTGTAAATATTGAAGGGTATTCTTTTAATAATAAAAATACAAATTCTTTGATAGATATAGTTGGTTTTTCAACTTTAATAAGACAAAAAATTTTAATTAGAATACCCAAGGTACATATCGAAATAATATCTCCCAACACCGTCAAATTACAAACTTGTATTAATACTTATGGTTATATACCAGCACCAATAGGTAAGAAGGGTCAAACACTAAAAGACCCTATGATATCAATGAGTCCAAATGGTGTTAAAGGTGGGGATTTTGAAAAATCAGATATGTTAATTGCTATGCTTGATGCAAACATTCAAAGTCCCATATTATATTATGTAACTTTAAATAAGAGTATATTACTTGGTTCGAAGAAAATACCTAAACCGTTTGATGATTTAATAGATTCAATACATATTATGACTTTAGTTGTCTAAAACATATATGGTTTATATCCGAGTGTTTCTTCTATAAAAACTTTTGCATCAACAAAATTAACTTCTTTGTAACCAAATTCTTTTACACAAGAACTACATTCTTGTGATATCATGTCTACTTTAGTTTTATGGTGACCGTACTTCCTACCACAACTTGGACAAGCGATTTCTTTAATAGGAACACCATAAATTTTATCAATATTATCATACATAATTATGATTTTTATCAGTGATTAATATCATCGGTTAATGTATTGCAAATATATTAAAATGTTTTATTTTTGAAACGGATAAATAATTTTATCGATATGAATTCGTTGAGATGTATTTTATTTAATGACCATAAAATTATTGAAAGAAAAATTATAGGGGATGATGGAAACACCAATTTTCTCTATTGTTGTTCAAGATGTGGTAAAGAAGAAAAGGATATTATATCAAATTATAATAATCTTCCAATAGAAGAAATATTAAAATTAATAAAAAAAACAATCTAAAATTTAATTACTTTAATTATTATTTCATTATTTTTGTGGTAATAAAAACGAAGATGATGAAAAAAAATTCACTTCCCACTTTATTATTGTTTATTATATTAACATTAATATTGAGTTGCCGTTCTACACGGATTTCAAATCATAGAGAAATAGAAGTTGTTATTTTACCAGACACAACACCAAAAATAATTTGTGATACATTGGATGCTGGTCGTGTAAAATTGACTTCAATCTTTGGTGGATACTGGAATGATACTATAACAACAACTTTTATAATGACTGAAAATTATACCTTATCTATTCGGGGTAGTTATAATGTACCTGATAGTGTACAATCTTATATTTTTATTTTTGATAACGACAGAAGAACTGCATGTTTTACATGGGATGGGAATACAACATTACATAAAATATTAAAATAAATAATCATATGACAAGAGAAGAACAAAAACAGTGGATTATAGACAGAGATAGAGAATATCGTAGTGGTAATACAACAGTGTCCGACCCAGAATACGATGAAGTGTATTACGATTTTGTCAAAAAATATCCAGATGATGAGGATATAACACTTGATGGTGTTATAGAGCAACCATTAGAAGATGCCGAATTACTTCCGATTAAAATGTATTCTTTGGAAAAGGAACATAGTATAGATGAAATTAAAACGTGGTGTAGAAATAAAGGTATACCAGAAGATACTATATTCACTGCCACTGGAAAGTATGATGGTTTATCTCTTTGTACAAGAGAACTTATTATAAAATGCTGGACAAGGGGTAAAGGAATCTACGGGGAAATTAAAGATGAACATTTTTTAATAATTAAAACAGGTAAAACCGCTGCCGAATTCATAACGGATAATGATGTCACATACGGTGAATGTATAATTACTAAAAAGGATTGGAAAGAGAATTTTGAAGGAAAACTAAATCCGAGAGATGGTAAGCCATTTAAAGCAGCCAGAAATACAATTGCTGGTCAAATAAACACAAAGAAATCAATAAACCAAGAACTTCTTAAATATGGAACTTATGTTCGTTATGGAATAGAGAGTATCGAAGGTTCTCATATGAACAAATCTGACCAATTGGATTTAGTAAACCAGATGAATGAAATACCAGTTCATTATGAATTGATGAATATGGATGACTTCACGCTTGAAAATTTCAATAATCTGTACAATAAAATAAGCGAGACATTTGAAATAGATGGGTTGGTTATTGAAATCGATGATTATAATCTACGGGAAGAACTGGGTAGAGAAAGAAATAATAACCCTGCATATGCTCGTGCATTGAAACTACCAGAATGGTCTACGAAAGTTAAAGTGCCATGTTTATCATTAAGACTTGGTGTTTCTAAACAAGGTAAAATTAAACCAGTTGCCCAGATTGAACCCACAATAATAACTAATGTTGAGGTTTCAAATTTCACTTGTTACAATATGAACTATGTGTTTGAAAATAATATTGCTGCTGGTTCATTTGTCGAAATAACCCGTTCGGGTGATGTAATACCTAAACATCTGAAAACGTTCACTCATAACCAAAGTGAGATTGATAAATTAAGAGAACAACTTAAAAAGTGTCCATGTTGTGGTTCAGATACTTACTGGGACGACACCCACACTGAACTTATGTGTAATAATTTAAAATGTCCAGAACGTTTGCTTAATAAACAAATTTCTTTTTTCACCAATATAAAGATTGATAATTTCGGAGAAAAAGAAATTGAAAAGTTATTCAATGCTGGATATGATACTCCGAAAAAATTACTGGAAATCACATATGATGAGTTGTATAAATTCGATGGTTGGGCTGATAAATCTATAACAAAATTATTAAGTCAATTTGATAAATTACACCGTGAGGGTTTACCTTTAGCGAAAATAATTCATGCACTCGATTTATTTGAAGGTAAACTTGGTGAGAAAGATTCCCAGAGAATATTTGATAATTTTAAAGGTGATTTTGATGACCCAAATATTATTGAACAATTATGTGAAATAGAAGGTATTGGCGAAATAAAAGCTAAAGCTTTTTATGTTGGTCTCAAAGAATATAATCTTTATCATCAGGACTTACCCATTAAAGTATCTTACGCTGAATCACCTAAAATGGAATTGAAAAGTAATAAATATGAAGGTTTCAATATCTGTATGACGGGGTTCAGAGATGCAGAACTCGCTAAAATGATTAAAGAAAATGGTGGTGTGTATACTGATGGTGTATCCAAAAAAACCACACATCTTTTAGTTAAAGATAAAAATAGTGGGTCAGGAAAATTGGAAAAGGCTACAAACATGGGTATTCCAATTTTATACAAAGAAGAATTTTTAGAAAATTATTAACATAATCAAAATGAAAATAATTATATCACAACAATCAACCGAATTAGCTACACAATATCTTAAAGAAGAAATAGGAAAAATAGTAAGTGTTAATAAAGAAAAAATATCTTGTGTTGAATCAAGCGCACTACTTTGTTCATTTTTACTTGATGAATTAGTAAGTTTTAAAAAACCTTCTAATGGTAATACTTATAAAACTGGAGTTATATACAATTTGGGTGTATATGTCAATTTGTTACAAAGATGGGATGATTATTTTATTTATCTTAAAAATGGTGACGACTTAATTGAAACGGTTGAAGTGATAAACGCTGAAATATTAATTTAATCTCAAAATAAAAACAATTGTTATGAAAAATTCGAATTACAAAATCGTGGAATTATCCGAAAACAAAAAGAAAAAACCTTTTAAATTTTACATCCCATTATACAATGGTGAATTCCAGACTGAGAAGTTTGATGATGCTACACCTTTTAAAGATGAATTACCAGAAGGTTTTAAACCAATTTTAACAAAAAAAGAATGTTTTTCTAAGAAGAAAGCAAAAAAAGCAATCAGACTACACAATAAATTATTGAAAAGAGAATCTTGTGATACAGTAACAAAGGTTATTAGTTATTAATAAATTTTTAGTATATAATTATGTTTGGGACACTAAAAGTTACCCAAACATAATTTATTATACTTTAGATTAACATAAAAAATATTTAATGTGTTATTCTGGTAAGTGTATATGGGAAACTTATGAGGGAGATTGTGGGTATCCACTATCTAATTACAGATTTTTAAAAATATTTCCCAAGACACTTTGTTATACTGGTGAAGATGGTGAAGGTTCATATTATGTTAATAAAGTTAAGATAGCAGTTGATTGTTGGAAACAAATTTGTCGTCTTAAAATAACCCAGATAACAGAACAAGAAATTATAATCAAACAAGCTGAAAGAAAATTAAAACTACTAAATATATTCTCAGATGAGCAAAATGACAATCGAACTTCAAGAAGAAATAAATAAAATATTTAAAAAAAATTTCGGTTACACTCCACTTAATGAAAGACTCAAAGACATTCAGAGAGAATTTTTTGAGTTAATGAAATGGACTGATGTTAAAAATTTAAAAGAAGAAGCTGGGGATTTGATATGTTCCTTAATAGAATTACATACTGAGAATGGATGGGATTTACAAGAGAATATAGAAAGTACTCTTTTGAAGATTGAGTCCCGAATGTTACAATACAAAACCCTTGGTCGTAAAACTAAGGTTGCTATATATGGTGGTGCTTTTGACCCAATAACAATAGGTCACATTCAGGTGGCACAATTTCTTTTAAATACTTCTGGTGAATTCGATGAGGTTTGGATAATGCCAGCATACAAACATATGTATGGTAAAAGGATGGAAGATGCCGAAGATAGATTAGAAATGTGCCGATTGGCAGCCAAGGTTGATAATAGAATAAGAATTTTTGATTATGAAATAAAAAATCAACTGGCTGGTGAAACATATTATTTTGTTAAAAAATTAAAAGAGGAAAAAGAACTAACAGAACAATTTCATTTTAGTATAGTGATTGGTTTGGATAATTCTAATACCTTCGAGAATTGGGTCAATTATGAATTGTTGGAAAGATTAATTCGTTTTGTTGTTGTACCAAGACGTGGTTATGTTAGCAGTAGTCCGAAAGCTTGGTATTTTAAAGAACCTCACATATATTTAAGCGGTGAGAACCCAGTTATGGAAGTTTCTTCTTCTGAAGTAAGAGAGCTATTGGTTAAATATTACAAAGATATTCATCCAGATGATGAGAAAAAACTATTAACAAAAATATCACTCGATGTATTTAGATATATTGTAAAAAAACAATTATATACAGAATTATAAGTATAAATTTTTTCAAACATTTAAACGGATTTTAACTATAATAATTTTATTCTAAAAATTAAAAACGGAAACAAATGGAAGATTTAAAAGAACAAACGGAACAATTGACTGGAGCGTTTTTTGCTTCATTAAAACGCAATAACAAACAAATACGGGATGACCGGGCGCTTGCTATTGTGGAAGATACTCAAATGATTTACAAGCGTAAAATTGAGGATTTGGAAACGGAGTTGAAAAGGATGAGAAGGGAACTCGAAAACATGCTTGACCTTTCTCCAACAAATGCACAATCACTTATTATAGCAAGTGATTTTAAGAGTATCGAATTTGTTGATAAAGACCTTGAATTGGGTTTAAAGATTCGCAATACCGAAATTATGTTGGAAATTTCAAAAAAAAGGTATGAATTTTTATTTGGAGGGAATGAATAATGGGTGGTGGTAATTATTCCTTACATTCTCGTTCAGTAAGGGCTGCTGATTTAGGCTATAAGACTAAATCAACTCATGAGATTTTCAAACAGCGTTCCATTAATAATGCAATGAATCCATTTGGAGTCGCTATTAGAGAATCGAGAGATTCTAACGAACACCCAAATTCAGTATCAATTATACTGGGTTTAGATGTTACAGGTTCTATGGGGTCTGTCCCACATTTTCTTGTAAAAGAAGGATTACCCAATATAATGGAAAAAATTATCGCTGGTGGTATAGCTGACCCACAGGTACTTTTTCTTGCCATTGGAGACCACGAAGAAGATAATTCACCCTTACAGGTGGCTCAATTTGAATCAAGTGATGAATTACTTGATAAATGGTTAACTGATGTATATCTTGAAGGTGGTGGTGGTGGTAACGAAGGTGAAAGTTATTTACTTGCATGGTATTTTGCTGCATATCATACTTCAATTGATTGTTTTGAAAAGAGAAACAACAAAGGATTTATATTCACTATCGGTGACGAACCAACTTTAAAGAATTTACCCAAAAATGCTGTTAAAGACATGATGGGTGAAGGACAATATAGTGATTACACATCTGATTCTCTTTTAGAAAAAGCTTGTGAAAAATATCATGTTTATCACTTACATATAAAACAAACAAATGCAGGTGGCCGACAAGAGACTATTAATGGTTGGAAACAACTTATGGGTGATAAACTCATTATTGTTGAAAATAAGAATGATGTAGCAAATATTATTGCTGAAACTATTTTGAAAGTTCAAAAAAGTGAAAAACCTAAAGTTAAAGAACAGGATTATACACCAAGTTCATCTGATTCAATCATTGTTTCTGACACAACTGAGTTTAGTCCAAGTGATATGTTATAAAACAATTATTTAATGAATAAAGCTGTTTTGGGCATTGGGTATGGGGATGAAGGTAAGGGTATAACAACCGATTACCTCTGTCCCCTTTCTTTTAATCCAATGGTAGTGAGATTTTCAGGTGGTCAGCAAGCTGGTCATTGTCAAGTAGGTGATACACTTATTACCACAATTAATGGTTTATTTTATATTAAAGATTTAGTAGGTGAAAAAACAAATGTTAATTCGTCTTTTGATGTCATTAATATGAATTTAGAATCTGAAAAAACATCCTTATTGTATAAAGAAAAAAATAAAAAGGTTAATAAAATACTTCTTTCCAATGGTGTCGAATTTGGGTGTACTTCTTCACATAAATATTTCGTATGGAATTCTATTAATATGTCATGTGAGTGGGTTGAAAGTGTGTATTTGAATAAAAATATACATCAATTTATTTTCCCAAAAAAATATGATAATTATATAGGTAATGATTTATTTGATTTATCTAATATTGATAATACAACAGATTTTATTCATAATAAAGTTAAAATTAACATTAAAAAAATAGATATATATGATATATCGGAGTTAATGGGTCTTGTTAATGGTGATGGTATGTTTACTAAAAAGGGTTTACAAATTATTTTTAATAAAAAACAAAAAGATGTATTAGAAACAGTTGTTAATTCCTTAAAAAACATGGGGATAAATTATACAATTAAACCACATAAATGCAAATCTTGTTTAATATTATATATATGGTCTACTGATTTTTTGAATATTCTTTTAAAATTGGGTTGCTTTTTTAAAAAAGGTGTAGAAAAAAGAACACCCACTTTTGTGTTAAATGGTACAAAAAAAATAATTAAATCATATTTAAGAGGTCTTTTTGATACCGATGGGTGTGTTAGTTTTCACAAAAAAAAACAAAATATATATGGAAGAATAAAATTTAGTAACACATCTGAAATTTTAATTCGAGAAATGCAACAAATGTTATATTTAATTGGAATACATTCCCATGTATCAATATATAAAAATAAAAAAAAGAAACGATTAACTGTATTTAATATAGAAATATCTTCTATTGAAGATATTATAAAATTTTCAGAAAGAATAGGATTTATTTCTAAATATAATAATAATAAATTAGATAAATTAATAGAATTAAAACAAAATAAAAACCCAAACCTTAATGGTGTTGTATTAAAAGTAAATTCAAATTTCAAAAAAAACTTCCTTAAAATATTAAATAAAAAGGGAAGAAATAATAACAATATTAGAACAAATTTCATTCTAAATAATAAATCAAAAATACAAGAAGAATATAATTATCTGATAGAACTTTTAGAAACATATAATTTAATAAATATTAAAGAAATAGTATTAAATGACAGAATTGAAAATGTCTACGATATAACAATGCCAAACACACATAGTTATATTTCAAATGGTACTATATCCCACAACACCGTTATTTTAAATGATATCAGACACGTATTTTCAAATTTTGGTTCTGGTACATTACGTGAAATCCCAAGTTATTGGGCGAAATACTGCACCGTTGACCCAGTTGGTCTAATAAATGAATTAGATATTTTAATTGAAAAAGGTGTTCAGCCTTTATTATACATTGATGAAAGGTGTCCTATAACAACACCATTTGATATATTTTATAATCATGAATCCGAAAAAACCAATAATCATGGTAGCGTTGGGGTTGGTGTTGGTGCTACAATAAATAGAGAAGAAAAATTTTATTCTTTACAATTTGGTGATTTATTTTATGAACCAGTGATGAGAATAAAATTAAATGAAATAAAAAAATTCTATAATTTAAATTTTGAAATTAATTTAGATAGATTTTTTCAAAGTATAGAAAGAATCATATCTTCTAAAAATATAAAACCTGTGTATGATTTTCCATTTAGTGAAAATTATATTTTTGAAGGTTCTCAGGGATTATTATTAGACCCAAATATTGGGTTTTTCCCTCATGTCACAAGAAGTTATGTTAGTACTAAAAATATAATAGATGCTGGATTTAAACCTGAATTATATTTAGTTACAAGAGCTTATCAAACCAGACATGGTAATGGGGCTATGATTGGTGAAAACATTCCACATAATATTTTAGTGAACCCAAATGAAACTAATGTGATGCACCCACACCAAGGTGAATTTAGACGGGCATTACTTAATTTAGATTTATTAACATATAGTGTTAATAAAGACCCGTATATTCGTTTTTGTTTGAACAAAACTCTTGTAATAACATGTCTTGACCATATTGTAAATGATTATAGATTTACTTATAAGAATGAAATAATAACATCCTCAAATGAAAATAGTTTCATTCAAAAAGTAAGCAAAATATTAGATATAAAGAATGTTTTAATTAGTAAATCAGATGAATCGAAAAATATAATAAAATGGAACTAAATTGTATTTATAAAATTATCGCCTCAGAAGATGGTGATTGGCACATAGCCTCTAAATTAGTAGATGGTAATATAACTGTATTACGTGAAGGACATGACCAAGAACGGTGTTATAAAGCTATATTAGATGATTTGGGTGTTGATGTTAAAACTTCATATGTAAATATGGGAGATGGTGATTATGAGGTAACAAAAGCTGATTTTGAATAATGGAAGACTATATTTATAATCAAAAAATAAAAATAAAAAATGTATATAGGTGTTGATTTTGATGGTACATGTGTAACCCACGAATACCCAAATGTGGGAAAAGATATTGGAGCAGTACCAATTTTAAAAAAATTAGTTGAAGCTGGACACAAATTAATATTGTTTACTATGCGTAGTGATGTTGATAATGTTCCAATTGCTGATAATGAAATAAAATTAGTTGATAATTTTTTGACAGATACTGTGAATATGTTTAATGAAAGAAAATTAGTTGGTAATTTTTTGACAGATGCTGTGAATTGGTTTAAAGAAAATAATATTGAGTTGTGTGGTATTAATGAAAATCCAACACAAAAATATTGGACAACAAGCCCAAAAGCATATGCACAATTGTATATTGATGATGCAGCACTTGGGTGTCCTCTCACATATGATGTCAATTTATCTGATAGATATTTTGTTGATTGGAAAGAAATTGAAAAAAATCTTAAAATACGTGGATTAATAAATATGATGTAAATTGAACATAATATGTTTGAAAGATTTATAAAAAGAATGAGTAAAGATGTTTTTAAAATTGAAGAAATTATTTACTTCAATAGACCATATAAAATTAAAGGGTTTGACTCTATTAAAGAGGCTGATAACTGGCTAAGTGATTATAATAAACCGATGAATCTGGTTCTAATGGGTAAAGTATCAGAAATAACTGAGGAAGAAGCTGAAGATTATATGGTATGTAGTGATGCTGGTTATATTTACAGTTTACAAAGTCCTTATTATGGTAAAGCATCAAGGGCTTTGAAAGATGCTATTAGAAAAAAATATTGTGTTGTTTATATATGATAATATTATGGGATACTTCATTACCGAGAGACGAAATGAATCTGGTGAGACTGTAAATGCAGATTGTTTTTTAACCGATTCTATGGACAAAGTTAAAGAATGGATAAGTAATAATAAAGATTTTGATACTCGTGATATTTTTTGGTACTGGACTATATTAAAAATAACAACAGATGATGAACTTGGAGCAGAACTATTTACATATTTTGATTGGGATGGTAATGAACAGGATAAAAAACCAAGTAAATTAGATATTGGAAAAGATATTTTTAGTTGTTTTTCAGAAGAAAAATTCATCTTTAATGTCTGTATGAGTTACCGTCACGATTTTGGATTACTATCATATGATGAACAAGAACTGCTTAAATTCGAATGTAAAGAATGGATGAGGGCTATAAAAAATAATTATAAATTATGAATACAACAAATAAAACTAATAAAACCTCAAAGAGAGGTTCAATTATTGAAATATATTTGGAAATATTTATGAGAAACCAAATGTATACTATAAATGATAATTTAAAAGAAGATATTCAATGTTTATTGGATAAAAAATTATCATTTAAAACAACCGTTTCTGAAATAAATAATGAAAACGGGTTTTTAAGTGGTGATGTAATATTTAAAAGTGAATACGGGGATAACAGAGCTATAAATTTTACTGTTAAATCTGGTGAAATTGAATATGCATGAAATTAGAAACTCTTGTAACAAGATATAAAAACCTTGGTTATATCCCAAAAGGTTTAGAACGAGATTTAGAGATAGCATCTATTATTAAATGGATATATGAGACCCATGATATCTATATCGATGTTTTCTTTTGCGATATTAAATTTAAAGGGTACGAAAATAACTATAATAAATTCTGTGGATATAAAATCTGGAACACCAAAGAGGAATTTAGTAATAAACACACTGGTGATAAGTATTTTAAAAATCCATTTGATGCTAAATATGATGTAGTTAGAGAAATATATAGAGCTTTAAAATTTCAAAAATATTAATAATGGATAATTTAGAACTTGCACAAAAAATAATTGAGAGTAGAAGTCCTAAGTATTTCGTTTACAATATTATAAAAAAGTCTGATGTTATACCGTCTCCCAGAAGTAAGAGTAAGTTTAATTATTATATCTTTGATGATGAAATCATGCTTAAAATGGGACGGTTAAAAGATGAACATAACCCAGAATTATTTTGGGTTGAAATTCAAAAAACATTATTTATTGATTTAGAGGTTAAATTTAAATTAACTATTGAACAAAGTAAAGATATAATACGTACTGTTGTTAGTGATTATTTTAATATAACAAGGGATGAGATTCAATTTTCAGAACATACATTTATTGATAATATCTCGACAACATTAATGAAAAAATATGTCGCTGAAAAATATAAATCGATGAAAAATGGCTAAAGTTTTTATAATTGGAAATAGCACATTTGGGTATAAAGAATTGTTCGACTTAAATAAATCATTAGACGAATCGGGTAAATATTATTTTGATTATCTCATACCATTTATAAAAAAATATAAAAAAGAAAATGATTGCCTGATTCATCTTGGTAATGTGTTCAATAGAAATGAAAATATTAATGTAAAAACTATTAATCAGGCCGTTTCAGTATTCGAGAGATTATCAGAATTATTACCAGTTTTCATATTACTATCTAAACATGATACATATGGCACATTAAATGTCCTCACTGTACTTAAAAATATAAAGAATGTTTATATCGTAGACAAATCAGCTACTTTATATGATAATAAAATACAATTATATGGTTATCATAAAGATATAATTGAAGAAATTAAAAATAAAAATATTTTTTTAAATCATTTTAATAAGATTTTAGAGCCTGTTGAGAACCTTGAACATTATTCTGAAAGTGAATTTTTATTTGTAAATAATGAAATATATGGCCTTAATTTAAATATAGACTTTAAAATAATTTATTCTGGCGTTAAAGATGAAACTAAAGGCAATAATAAATGTATCGAATCCCCATACCCATTAAATTTTAATTCCAAAAATAATGGTATTTGGGTGTTAGATGTGGAGTCTGGACAAGAAAAATTCATTCCAAATGGAATTAATTCTAAATTTGAGATAAAAAATATCACTTCTATTGGTGATTTGAAAATACTAACCGAAGAATATCTTAATAATAATTTTGTAGATTTAAATATAAATTTCGAACTTTCGGAAAATTTAGAATTTCAAATGAAATTATCACAGTTGAACGTGAAGTCGATTCATTATACTAAACAAGACATCATTGAAGAACAATTTGAAGAAGAAAAAACTTACGATATATTTGATTTAGATGCTATTATAACTGATAATATTAATTCAGACACAGTGAAAAATGAATTTGATAATGTCAAACGCATTTATAGTAAATAATGGACGGAATTGTTGGGTATATCTTTCAAATTGTGACTTGGTACACTGAGAAGATAGTTGAGAAGCTTGATTATTCCGTTGGGTATACCTTTCAAATTATGACTTGGTACACTATTTATTCGCACTTGAATTATCCTGAGTTAGTTGGGTATACCTTTCAAATTATGACTTGGTACACTAAACCAACTCTTTGGCTTTTGGTCTTTCCTGTTGGGTATACCTTTCAAATTATGACTTGGTACACTAAATCTGGATTCGTTGTTTTTGTTTACCTGTTGGGTATACCTTTCAAATTATGACTTGGTACACTATACCATAATTTAAATCACTCAATTTAAGGTATTTAGTGAGTGTATTAGTGGAAAAAAAGTATGTAATTTTTAAAATTTTACTTTCAAAAATCCAATTTTTGCTTTCCTGACCTCACTATCTGGTTTTAATCCCTGCGCTCACCATACATTTTAGTGAGTGTATATAGCAGTTCATTTACTGGACTTACGTCCAACCCAATAAACCTCAATATTATTTCAAAGAACTTCTTCTAAAACCTTTTCGGTTTTATTTAAGTAATATTTTCCTTTGCTTGCATCATCTAAATAATCAACAGATGTAGCTATATTCATTGCAGCATTATAATCGCTATCAATTACTTTATTAAAATCATCACATTTCGAACTTAAACACTTAAATTCAGCACCATTTCTTTCACCAATAGAACCACAACAAGAGCATATCTGACTTGTATGATAAGGGTCAATATATTTGATAATAATACCACGTTTAATTGCTTTCTGTTCGATTAAATTCATCAAAGTCATAACACCCCAATATCTTCCAAGATAAGAATTTTGTTCTTTCATAGAATTCTTATCAAGACGTTCCATGTTTATCTGTTGAACTTTTAATTTTGCAGCAGATTCAATTACTTCTTTTGATAATTTATCCAGTACATTATCAGTAAATGATGTTTCAGAATCTTTTACTTTATTATAAACCTGCATTTTTCTTGTTCTACCATGACCTGATTTAGCTAATACAGAAGATTCCTGTACCCTTTTATTTTTCATAGCAATACCATACTTCTGTTGAACTAATTTCTCACTATGAATAGACTTCTGATAACTTGGTATGTCATTTATTCTTAAAGAAATAAATCTTCTCACACCCATATCAATACCCATCACTCTATTATCTATGCCAACATAACCTTGGATGTCTTGTTCATAGGATAGAATTAACATCAGTTCTTTTCTATTGGTATATTTAATAAGAAAAGTTGAGTTAAGATTGTATTTTTTATTTTCTAAATCCAAAAATCTATTTAACATAGTTTTAAGATGTCCTGTTTTTTTGTCGAATATTATTTTAAATTTGATATTTGTTCTACTGTTAATAAGAATAAAAAAATCACCATTTTCTTTTATTAATTTTGGATTAGAATTTTTCAAAAATTGAAAACGTGTAGCACCATATTTCTTATACAGTCTTGGACTTCTTTTACCTGATAATAAACCAGCTTTAACATCACTTTTATAATTGTTTTCTGCTTGATATACCCAATCTCTCAGATAAGTAGTAATAACTTTAGGAAATTCCTGAGTAGTTAAATTATATACTTGTGATTTGGGTGGTGTAACAGGTGACATTATTACTGGATATTGATGTAACATCCGTGATATATCATAAGCCCGATTCAGAATCTTATAAGATACATTAAAAATATCAAATATCCAGTTCTTGGATATTACATCCACTGGTATTATTTTTATTTTCATTGATGATGTTACCATAATTAATTTTTTGTAAAGTAAAACATATTTTCTGAATAAAAAAATATTATTATAAAAAATACTAAGATTTAATAACAATATCCGTATACAATGTCTATATCGGAATAGAAGGAAATACCCCCTTTATAACATTAGTCACCTCATCAAAGAATTTATTATTTTAAAGATGTGTAATATTAGATAATTATGTATATTTTTGCAAATGATGAAAATGACAGAAGTGTTTTACGAAAAAACTGAGACAAACTAAAATAAAAACCTTTTTGGAAAATAATGGTAATACAAAAACTAAATAAGGTAATATTGGACTCTAAAACTGTCATTATTAGAGAAAATATGGCTATTTTTATAAAAAATGAAATAGATAATAAATATATTAAAATAGTTAACGGGTTTTTATATATGCTTTATAAAGTAAATGGTAAGCATTTATTAAATCGGAAAATTTTTATTAGAATTTCAGATAATATATTTGAGACTTGTTTAGAAGCTGATTTTGTTAATAAATTTGATATAACATTCGAAAATTTTCATATAATAAATAATTGCTTATATTTAGTTGAGAATACATCCGATAAATTAAAAATAAATAAATTAATTCGAAAAGAAAAAATAAAAGAAATATTGGAAGTATGAGTATAATTACACATAAAATACAAGCTAAACCACAGGAAAACGGATTGTATGGTATGCCACTTACAATATTATCATATAAAATTACATATCCTAACTGGGAACAGGAATTTTTAATATCGGCATCAATAATGACTTTAACAGAAATTCACCCAGATAATAAATATGGTATTGAAGTGTGGTCTAAAAACATTATTCTAATTTACAATTACTCTGAAAAAAAAAGAAGTTCAATACTTTTAGATTATGCATATTTTAATGAAGGTGTATTTTATTATGCTAATAAACAAAATCAAAGCGAAGTAATAGAATTAACTCAAATAAAACGTATACATAAAATTGAATCTATTTTAGAATAGAATATTTTATTTTAATATATAGTAAAAAATAATATTTTGAATGTTATTACAAGATTCAGTTCGACCATATTATGTAAATGATATTAAATACGATGAATTTTACACCTTAAAGAACGTCCTTAATGAAGATGTTATACAAGGTGTAAATGTTGATAAATTCATTCCAGATTTTCCTGTAAATACTCCAATTAAATTTGACCGTGATAAAATGATTAAGGCAATCGAATACGGTATGTTAATCAGAATCCTTTATTCGGGTGACCAAGACAAATGGAAAGGTGGGCGAGAAAGAATCATTGCACCGCTTGTAATGGGTATAAATAAAAACACTGGTAATTTACTTATCAGGGCTTTTCATATGGATGGTTATTCAATAAAAGAAAGAAAAAATACTAAAAAAGTTTGGCGTTTATTTAAGGCATCTAATATAAAAAGTATGACTTTCATAGGTGATTTCTTCCGTCTTCCACCCAAAGGTTACAAGATGAACGATAGGGTTATGACAGAAACAACCATAGCCAGAGCTGACTTTAATAAGATTAGGAAAAATCAATATAAATTAATACAGGCCGATAAGATTCAGAAGGCTGAAGAACAAGAAATAACAGGTAAATCAAATGCTTTGGCAACGGCTATTGATGTTAAGAATACAGACACTATTCTGAATATGAAAAATATGTGGGAAAATACACTATTGGATAAGAAACAGGCCAAGAGTTTAAAGATTACATTTTTGAAAAGTGTGTTTGGAAATGAGTATATCGCTGTCGCTGGTGCTTTAGGTACACCCGGTAGAACAGTAAAGCTTTTCGAAGATAAAAAATTATTGGGTTCGTATAAAACTATATTCTCATCTTTTGCTTCCGAATTGACTTATAAAAAGAATATCAAAGGTCAGGTTGAGTTTCAACTTTATAATTTCATTAGTAAAAAATAATTACAATTTAATAAGTTTAAATAGTGATTTTATATCGTCTATTTTTCCTGAGATTGAAAAAGAACCAAATTTTTCTAATGTTTCTTCCCACGTTGTATTATCATCAACCTCATAACCGCCCCAATCGGGATGAAATTCTATTTCTTTTATTTTTTTAAGAGTCTTTAAATCTATAATACATAGAATGGGTTCTGGTTTAATACCTTTAGCCTCATCATTAGCAGCAGTTTCATAAGCATAATTTTTGGCTTCTATTTGTTCGTTAGACAAATAAAGTAAAGAAATATTATCATACGTTTGTTTCCACGATGGCATACTTGTACCATGATATAAAATATCATATTCTTTATTTTCTTTTAAAAAATCTTTAATTGTGATATGTATAAACATTTTCAAGATTAGAAAATTTTATTTTTATATATTATTTTTATGTTTAATTTATTTCACTTATATTTGAAATATTTTTAAATAATTATGCTAAATTTATTATTTTCAGCTACAATATTAAGAGAGTTTCTTATTGGTTTATCATTCAAACCACTTGAAGAACGTATTAATATGATATTAGATTTAATAGGATATTCAAATTTATATTCTTTTGAATTTATGGACATTTGTATTAATACAGGAGTAAATGATGATTTAATTGAACATATTTATTTGAAATCATATAAAGATGAAGAAATTTTAAAGAAAAATATTAGTTATATAAATACCGAACGGTACATCTTGCGAGAAGTTACTAATTCAACTAATTATCGTTTAGATGATGTTAAAAATGATATTAATGATAACTTATGGGATTTGTATGATACCGCAGTGAAATGTGATAAACCGTTTTTAGTTGAATTAATCATATATGATAAACGTTTTAATATCGATGATTGGTCATATCATATGCAACTTTTTGACTATTTAAAAGAACTTAAAAACCCAAGTGGTGTAATTAATGTGATGTTTTTAAATGAAAGGATATCTAAATACGCCAAATCACTTTATATTGAAGAACTTTTTAAAGAAAATAAATTCCCATTATTAAAATATATTATTGATGATAAACAATTGTTTAATAAAGAAAACGTAACCATCAATAAAAAAAACATCACTAAATACGCTATGAGAGCAGTGTTTTATGACAATGATGTTGCTTTATCTTATTTAATTGAAAATAAACAATTGTTTAAATTTATTAATATTGATAAGTTAGCTTTCTACACTGTTATCAATAATGATAGTTTTAAGTGTTTTAAATATTTGGTTGAAAACAACTACATTGATTTACCGAATAAATATGAAGAAATTTCTACTTCGTGCGTGAAGGCGAAATCTTATGATTTATTGACAACACTAATATCATTTGATTGTATATCTGGTAAAAATATATTTAATCATTTAAAACCTATTATAAACAGAGAAAACATAAATGATATTATAGAAGTTTATGTTAATTCGGGTAAAGTTGATATTTATCAGGATGATTATCATTTGTTTGAAAGATTAGCAGGTTCTATAAATAAAGAATCATTAAAATTGATTCTACAAAAAACTGTTTTAAAATTTGAGAGTGATGATGTAAGAAAAGTTATTAGAAAAACCATATTTCGTTCTGACCCAATTGATATGGAGTTAATTAGAGATTATATTACAAATACTGGTTTTGATGATGAAAATTATGTAGCTTCTGAGGCTATAATAGCTTTTTCCGAAAATTATTTCAATATTTTGTTAAAAAAATATCCAAAATATAAACTTCCAGATGATATTTATTATATGCAAATATTGACTGATAGTAGTGGTGTATTAATAGAATATTGTTTAAATAAATCATTATTTAAAATTAAAAAATGGTCACACTATTTGATAAGTAAATTGTTAGATAAAAAAAGTCCTGATACAGCACTAATGGTTATAAACCATAAGAAAACAGTAATAAGAGATGAAACAATAACAGCTATTTATAAATTTTTTGATGCGAATAGTCGCATTTATCCCGAAGAATTTTTTAAGAAATTTAAAATGGCGATAAGAATGAAAAAGCTTGCTGATATAATATCTTAGATACTCTGGGTATCTATATCATCAGTTTCATCAGCTATTTCAAAACCTTTATTATCCATTTGGAAAAACGCTGGGTCACTACCCTGATTTTTAACTGCGAGGACTGCTTCTTCTCCCATTAATACATCTTGTGATTTGGTTGTTATTTTCCCAAAGCATTCATCTTCGGTTATCATATATTCTATTTGAGACAACGATAAATTATCTTCATCAAATGGTTCTTCGGATAAAATAACCACTTCTATTACCGTTTTATAAACGGTTTTTTGTTTTTTATCAGTTGTTTCTTCATTTAAAAAAGAATTAAATTTCTTAATATCGCTCATATTTTATATATATTTAAATTGCATCTACTGGGTCAAACCAGTATTTGAAAAAATAAAAATTATTTTTTTCAATTGTATATTTTTCATCTTTGTACATTAAAACTAAATATGGATTACCATCGTTATCAATATCATATCCCAACAATCTAATTGTTGCACCCTCTTTTAATAATATATTTTCTCCCATATTACTTCTAATATTAAGGTCGTTCTTTAAATTTTTATAGAAACCCTTATCTGGTATAAACCAGTTGTAAATTATTTTATAGATATAATTATTTAATTTTAGATAATATTCTCTATCGATATGCCTATACCTTATATCAGTGAATAAATCTGATGTTATTTTTGGTGGTTTATTCAAACCATTAAAATCTTTATATTTAGCGAAATATTCTTCACCTTGGAATTCGAAAGATAAATAGACATCTATAATATTTTTTTCATTCACAAAGATTCTAAGTATTTTAAAGTTAGTATATTCATCTATTTCTTCAATAAACATATCGATGTTCATAGATTTAGCTATAATACCACCCATACTATTTAAAATTCTGGATATATCGTTAGCCATTTGAGAGGTTCGTGAATAATTATCTCGGTATGGTGATGAATCATCTGAATAAATTGAAATCTGTGGGTCGGATGCAAACCCATAACCCGGCCCCATTCCGTGAGGTTCAATACCAAATTGATATTGATTGAATTCTGAATCCTCATTAAGGAAATCATAATTTTCTTTTAGATATGAATATGTGTTGTAACTTATTACTTTCATGATATTATATATTAAAAATATCACCCGTATTTTTTAATATATAAGAAAATAAATAATAACATTTTAAAATGGCTAAAAAGATAGTTAAAGAGGAAGAAATAAAAGTCCCGTCAAAGAAACTCGTAGTAAAGGAAGAAATGGTTGTTTCTCTGGATGAAAATAAAAATATTATTAAAAAACCTATTCAGGTTATAGTTGAAGAAAAAACTATTGATGAAGAAGTTGAACAAAAAATAGTTTCTAATTTATCTAAACCTGAAAAGACTGCAAGTATTGATTTTGATATTGATAATAGTATTAATGATTCTTTTATGGAAATTGAGGCTGAAGAAATGAAAGATGATGATGATATTTTTACAGAACCTGTTGTAAAAGAAAATAAAAATATTATTAATGAAGTAATAATCGATAAACCTAAAGTAGTAGAGGTAATAAAACCCACTGAGGTTGAAATAAAACCCACTGAGGTTGAAATAAAACCCACTGAGGTTGAAATAAAACCCATTGAGGTTGTAAATAAAATTAAAGAAGAAGTTAAAGTAGTTAATAATGAAAATAAAAATATAAAATCAGAAGAAAAAGAAAAAAAAGTATCAAGTGACACTAAAATAATTAAAGATACAGCTTCTGAACCACTTAAAAAAACAGAAGTTTTTCATTATAATGCACCTGATAAGGTCAGATTAATTCAAGATAAACCATCTGTACCACTTCAGGCCGAAGGATTATCTGGGAAAAAATTATATGAAAGTTATTTAGATAGAAAATTTGTTATGATTTACAATGGTGAGTTGCTTTATGATAGTGAAAAATCGAGTTATTTACCAATATTTCATAATAACTATTTTGAATTATATTCAATAAAATATTCTTATCGAGGATTGAGAATAAAAATTAAAGAATAAACAATGAAATTAAAAAATTTAACAAGTTATAAAGATTTTTTACAAATAAAAGAAGCTAAAGAGTTTACCAATGATACAACTTGGAGTGAAAGTTTATTAGGAAAAGCAGTTGGTAGTTTACTAAAATTATTTAGTAATGGATTATCTAATGCAGTATTTTTACACTCAATAAGAAATATTAAAGGTGTTGTATTAGATGGTGTTGAAGAATATTTATCTGGAAGTACAACTGGAACGATGAGTGGTACAACAGTGAACCCAATTGGTGCGACATCACCCGATGAAAATAACAGTGGAGAATTACAAACCCCTGATGGTACACCATCTGGTATCACAAGTGATACAACTGAATCGAATTTACAATTTAAGTTTGGGGATGAAAATCTCGAATTGAAAAAAATGGAAGTTACTAATGATGATGGTACAAAAAGTTATATAGATGTTGATAAAAGAGGTCAAGAAGTGCTGACACAACTGAAAGATTCTAAAGATATTAAAAGTATTGTAAATAATGAGTTTTTTAAAGATTCTATCAACAACTTGGCTATCAGTGAAATATCAAGAAAAATAAATGAATCAATAAAAACATATCAAAAAAATGCTGATGAATTTAAGAAAATAGAAGCTACAAATCCAAAAGAGAAGAAAGCACTGAATGATTTAGAATTGAAAAATAATAAACTTAAATCGTTGAAGTTGCAAATTACATATGATAAAGCTGATTTAATGATATTGAAATTTAAATTTGTAAAATTAAGGGAAGCAGTGAAAAAATTAGGTGGTTATATTTCACCCGTTGGAGAATTATTTATCAATGGTCAACGTGTTGATTTTGAAACTTTACAACCAATAATAAAACCCGAACCAACAAAAGTAGTTGGGTCTGAAGATAAAAAGAGTGTTGGTGCTGAATTTAATGATGTGAAAAATGGTAAAATAATAAAGAAAAAAAATATAGTTCCCAAAAATAGTGGAAATACAGTTGAATCATTTTTTTATTTAGAAGATGATATGATTAATGAAGCACTATTAGGTGGTTTTACCAGATATAACAAGAAAATTGAAGAACTCACATTACAACAAAAAAATAAAATTGATAAAGAAGCAGCTACGAAGAAAATAAATTTGAGTAAATTATATTCTTATCATTTATTATCTGAAAGGCAGTATATAAAAGGAGATGGTACTCGTGATGCTAAATTAGAGAATATTTGGAAACAAGATGTGTATAAAGCTTTATCAAGATTTAATGATTTAGTTAATGTAGAAAGGGTGAACCCATTCTCGCCATCTTTTGCTTTAAATAAAGAACAGAAAGATAATATTTCCACAGAATCAAAAGATAAAATTGATGCCACAAACACCGCACTTGGTACTGGTAATAGTGTTGCTGAAAGAGTTAAAAGAATTGGTTTATCAGAAACACAAGTACCAGCCGAACATTTGAAAGGACGTGGTATAAATGACCTGTATATGTTAAATTTTAAATGGTCAACAAGAAGTAAAACAGTAGCTGAAAACGAAGCTATGGTTGCGGTCAAATATATGAATATTGGTGGGTTTGATGCCTTATTCTTAATTGATACATATAGTAAAGAATTTATGGATAAATATGATATATCTAAAAATAAAATTAAAAATACGAAAGATATAAATTTAATTTCTTTTTTAGTAGGAACAACATTTAATATGGAATCTGGTGGTACACAGAGTATAAAAGCTGCAAGTGATTATACACCATGTTTTATTTTTAAAAATAAATTAAAATTTCCAATCACTACGTTGTTTGTAACAAATGAGGTTCATGTTTTTAATATTTTAAAAGTGAATGATAAAGATGAGGTTTTTATACCAACTTTAACGACTAAACATCAAGAAGCTACAACATCAGATGCTATAAAAAAGGCTGTTATGAATGATAATTTGTATAAAAAGAAATTAAATATAATAGCGGTTGATATATATCCAGTATTTGGTATACCAAAAGAATCAAGTGGTGAATATGTAACTAAAAATAAAATTGACATTAATATTATTAATAATTATGCTAATGAAATAAAAGCATATTTTCAAAAATTAAATTTAGCATAATGATAAAAAATTTTAAAAATTTTATAAATGAAGATATAGCTGATAAGGTTAAGGATGATTTAGCGCAAGTCATTGACATTGATAAAGAAAAAAAAGATGTCGAAAACATACAGTTAAAAATAGAAGATGCTAAGAAACAGATTGAAACTAAAAAAACTGAGATGCAATCTGAGGTAGACAAAATGGAAAAACTGGAAATCGAGGATTATAGTGAAGAAAATCAAAAACTTATGAAAGATAAAATAGAAAAATTTAAAACAGACATTACGAGTCTCGAACAGACTATCAACTTATTTGATATTGAATTGAAAAAATTAAAAGCATAATTTACATTATGTCTAAACTTGACGAAAAGTATATATTAAATTTACAAAATTTGAGTGATGCCTTAGAATCTTTAGTAGATATACTAAAAGAACAACATAAAGCAGGTGGTCAAGCTGGTGGTACAGACACGGTTAATACTATGTTGGGTAATATGGACACTGAAAAGTTTAATAAAATAGTTGATGATTTAAACGATGTAAAGGCGACAAGCATTCGAATTGAAAATAATACTGATAAAATATTAAAAGAAGTAAAAGATGCCAGAAGTGCTAAAGAATCTGGTATGTTTGGTGAAATAGAAGACCCAAAGAACAAATCTAAAATCGTTGATGGTATAAAAGTGGTTGCATTAATAGCTGGTGGTGTGTTGGCTATTGGTTTAGCATTTAAAATAATAGGTAATGTAGATTTTCTTTCTGTTATAGGTTTAAGTGTTGCAATGTTAATAATGGCTAAAACATATTCAGAAATGTCTAATATGAAAGGTATGAATTGGAAGAATGTTTTGATTATAAATCTAATGTTGGTTACTATGTCGATAGCCTTGTTAGCATCCAGTGTAATACTTAACCAAATGCCAGATTTATCACCCAAGCAATTAATAACAGCTATTGCATTAGGAATAACTATGGGTATTGTGTCATGGGGGTTATTAAAAGGAATCGGTTCATTTGACCCTAAAAATATGTGGATGATTGCAATAATACCAGTATTAATACCAGCCGTTGCAGGTGGTATATTACTTGCTGCATTAATCTTTACTAAGTTACCTGCATTAAGTTTTAGCCAACTTCTTACTGCTATTTTTGTTGGTGTTGCATTAATACCAATTTCATTTGCATTCTCACTGATGGCTAAAGGATTAAAAGGTGCTGATTGGAAATCGGTATTATTTACATCATTAGCAGTACCTGTAATGGCTTCTACAATAGTTGGTGCAAGTTATTTATTTCAAAAAATGCAAGATGTAACATTTAATCAAATGCTTTCTGGTGTATTTGTTGGAATTGCTTTAATACCAATCGCATTTGCATTCGCACTTGTGGCTAAAGGATTAAAAGGTGCTGATTGGAAAACTATGTTATTTACATCACTGGCTATACCAGTGATAGCTGGGGCTTTAGTAGCAGCAAGTGTAATACTTCAAGGTTTACAACCCGTTGAAGACCCAGTGGGTATGATATTAACAAGTATAGCAATTGGTGTATCAGTACTGGCTTTAGTTCCAGCATTTTTCTTAATATCTAAAATGAAAATGGATATGAAATCCATGTTAATGGGTGCATTGACAATAATTGTTGTATCTGGTGTTATTATGATATCAAGTCAGATTTTAGCGTTAGGAAAATATGATAATTATCCTTCGGTTGATTGGGCTGCTGGTGTTGGATTGTCTATGTTATCGTTTGTTCCAGCAGTTGTTATTCTTGGATTAATTGCAACATCGGGTGTTGGATTAGTTGCAATAGGACTTGGGTTATTATCTGTGATTGGTGTAGCTGCTGCTATGCTTGCTGTAAGTTATATTTTAGGAATGGGGAAATGGGACAACTTCCCATCGGTTGACTGGGCTAAAGGTGTTGGATTATCGATGTTAGCTTTTATAGTACCTATGATTGCGCTTGGTACGTTAATAATGGCGACATTTGGTATAGGTGGTTTATTGCTATTAGCAGGTGCTGGAGCTATAATGGGTATTGTAAGTTTGATGGTAGATATATCAAATGTGTTCTCATCAAATTCATTTGACAGTTATCCATCAGTTGATTGGGTTAAAGGTGTGACTGGAGCATTAAATTCGTTCGGGTCTTTTATAACTAATATGCCTGTTGGTATTTTTGATATGTTAAAAGTTTTATTGTTGGGTAGAGCTATTGTTAATATAGCAAAATTATTTAATAAAAATGCGAATTTGTTTAATGAACCAAATGTTGCTTGGGTTGATAACATTAAAAATATTTTGGATGTTTTCCAATTGTTACCAGATAAAGATAAAGCTGATGGATTAAATGCAATTACTAATAGTCTTAATAGAATGGCTATGTTAGGTGCTGCAAATATAATACCTATATTGTTATTGGCTGGGACTATAAGAAGATTAAATAGTGCTTTAGATGAATTAAATGAAAAAAATGTTGATAAATTAACACAACTTTCAAAAGGAGTTATGATATTATCTATTATAGACGATTCCAAGTTGGCCGATGTAATCGAAACGTTAAATGATAAAAAAAGGGAACTATCTACTGTATTTGATGAAAAGGGGTCGTCTTTCATTCAAGATATATTAAATGCTAAAAATGCTGGTGTATCGACATCACCTATTGGTGGTAGTAACACTGTTAATGCTCAAAAATCCACCGAACCTGAAGAAGATAGAAGTGTTATAATACTACAAGAAATAAGTGATAAAATAGATACTCTTATAACTAAAATGGAAAAGGTAGAAAAAGCATCTAATGTTGGAACATCTTTAGGTATTGATTAAAAATTTTTAAACAATCTATCATTTTTTGTATATAAATATAAAAACATGTTTTGATATGAACAATTTAGTATATGCCAAAGTAAAGAAGGGTATTAAAGCATCTAAAAAACGAGAATTATACCGTCAATACAAAAAAATTCTAAAATCTAATGGAGATGTTTTATTGAATAAACATAATATTAGGATTGATTGGATTCATAGAATGTGGAAGGTTTATAATGTACCAGTTGATGAACAAGGAAATATTTATCATTATGGTAGTAAATACTTAAACGAATTAGTTAAAAAAGACTTATCCAGTATTGATAAAACTTTCATGTCAATGGGGTTATTAGAATTATCAGCACTTATTGAAACGGTAGTTATTGATGATTATAATGTGAAAGTAGTTATTAGTTTCAAACATTTTGATTTATTAAAAAGAATAAAGAGAAGAATATTATTTTTTTCTATCCTTACATTCGTAGTAACTTTTTTTTCAATTTTATTTATGATTTTATAAACTTTTCAGTTTAATGCTTATATAATCATAAAAAACATTTTATATGGATACTGGAAAATTTAAAGAATTAGACAAAGAGATTATAGATTTCATCGAAGGCGTTGAATCTAATCTCAATTTACCAATTGAAATTAAATATCAATACCTCAGTTGTTCTAAACAAAAAGAACTAATTAAAATTATTAAAATCGCTGACCAATTTTCTTTTTTATTAAAAGCTGAAATATTGGTAATTGTTAATATGGAATATTTTGATGCTTTAACAGACGATATTAAAATTATTCTAATTGAAAGAGAACTTGATAAGATAACAGTTAATCATAATACTGGAGCTATTAAATTCTCTAAACCATCTATACAGGTTTCTACTGGACTTGTTAACAAACATGGTTATGAAAATGTGGAAAGAGCATTAGAGTCTCAACGTGCTTTACAAACAAATAAGGAAGAACAATAATTGTGTGTTCATAATAATGGTTATTTAAATAGTTAAAATAGTAAACAATTAAATTTGTTACACTTAAAAATAAAAATATAAAAATGAGTGAATTTAAAGAAAAAATAGAACAATTAGAACAATTTAATTTTGCATCCGAGGAATCATTTGATATCGATAAAAATTTTGATTTCATCAATGGCTTGGAGTTTGAAAGAACACAGTTGAAAAATTTAGAGGCTGAAACATTTGTTAAAGCCAACGGTGAAATATATCTTGATAAGGTGATTCTCGATAATTTCTTTGCTAAAAAAGAAAATCTTATTAGTTTAATCAGACGATATTCGGCTGATAAAGAAGTATTGAAAGCTTTAACTGATGAGGTTGGCGGTGGAAAAGATAAACTTTATAAAATAGCAAATTTCCTTTATAATTCTTTCTCACTTCATTTAAATGAGATGAAGTATAAAATCACTTTCACTTATGATGAATATGATTTTATTTACAAAACGTTGAATCGTAAAATAAAATATACTTCAGATGAAGTATTTCAATATTTGAGATTATTTGAAGAAGGTCTTAGTCAATATGATGTTGTTTACAAAGCTACTAAAAAGGGTGAAGACATCGTAGCAGAACTTACAATTGCTAATATAATTCTGTTGTATCATTTGATAAATAAATATCAAGTGGTGGGGGTTAATAATGAATTCCGAATTTTTTCAACGGTTTTAAACAAAATTGGAGAAGCTAATCAGGTTTATAATTCAATTGTTATAATAAGAGATAGACTTAATGAACAGTTTCAAATGTGGACTACATCTATAACCCCAATAGAAACTAAAGGTGAGACAATTCCAGTTGAAAATAAGTCAACTCTTAAAATTGTTCCAGCGACTCCTGAAGATTAAAATTCACATGCACACAAATATGATGGGTAATTACGCACTTAATGACCATCTTTTTTCCTCACTTTATTTAAAGTGAGGTTTTTTATTTAAAACAAAACGGTACATTTGTAATATATAATATTATATTTTTAATATGATGTCTGATAAGTCAATAAATAATAAAAGTAAATTTCTCGCATATATCCTAAGACATAAGCCAGAAAAAGCTAATTTGAAATTAGATAAAGATGGTTGGGTACTGGTTAGTGACCTTATAAATAATACAGATTTATCAATGTCAGAATTAGAAGAAATAGTTAAAACGGATGATAAAAAAAGATATTCGTTTAATGATGATAAGACTAAAATAAAAGCTAATCAAGGACATAGTACTAATGTTGTTATTAAATTCACAAAAAAAGTACCACCAGTTGTATTATATCATGGTACTTCATCCAGATTCTGGAAATCTATTCAAAAAAAAGGATTGGATAAAATGAATCGTCAATATGTTCATCTTTCAAAAGATATTGAAACTGCGTATAAAGTTGGTATTCGTCACGGTGAACCAATAGTTTTAAAAATAGATTGTTTATCGATGGTTAAAGATGGATATAATTTTTTCATTTCTGATAATGGTGTATGGTTAACAGATAATGTTCCACCAAAATACATCACAAAAAAATAAAAATATAAAATGGATACAAACTTATTATTAAATTACCTTAAAACTGATTCACCATCTACATATGAAGTAGAAGCACAAAAATTATGGGTGGCTGAAGCATCCAAATACGCTGATAATATTATAACAGATAATTATGGTAATGTAGCAGCTCTTATATGTGGTAAATGCACTGGTGACGATATTGGAAACCCTATTCATAAGAAAGTAGTAATAGATGCTCATTGTGATGAAATAGGTTGGATTGTAAAATCTATAAATGATGATGGTTATATTAGTGTTGTTAGAAATGGCGGTACAGACAATGATATAACTATTGGTCAAAAAATAAAAATATTAACTAACCAAAGATATGATGATGGTGGTATAAAAAAAGTACAAGGATTCTTTGGTTGGATTCCAATTCATTTGAAGAAAAAAGAAAATCCAGACAGACCAACTGAAGATAATATTTTTATTGATTTAGGTGTTATTTGCAAAAAAGACGTTGAGGAATTGGGTGTTGAAGTTGGTAATTTTGTGGTAGTTGATAGAGAGCCAGAAATTTTGCATGACAAATATATAGTTGGCAAATCAATAGATGATAAAATTGGTGGATTTATACTTTTGAGTATATTAAAAGAAATACGCACTCAAAATATAAAATTACCATATGATTTATATGTTGTTAATTCTGTTCAGGAAGAAATAGGACTTCGAGGTGCAGCTATGATAACAGAAACAATTAAACCAGATATAGCTATCTGTTTTGATGTCTCTTTTGACACTACAACACCACTTATTGATAAATCTAAATATGGTACATATAAAATCGGAGATGGTTTAATATTTAATCAGGGGTCAGATGTTCATCATGGTCTATTAGAACTTATGAAAAGTGTTGCTAAAAAGAATGAAATAAAACATCAAATTGAAATTCATAGAGCTGGTGGCACAAACACATATAGTTACTATTTATCGAACGGTGGTGTAGTTGCTGGTACAGTTGCTTTTCCATTAAGATATATGCACACACCAAATGAACTTGTTGCTATGGATGATGTTGAATTGGCAATAAAGTATTATATTATATTATTACAAGAAATAAAGGAAAACCATGATTTTAAATTATTCTAATTTAAAAATTGGTGATAAATTTAAATGTGTAAAATCCGTAGATAATATTTTTGATTACCCACTATTTATAAAAGAAAATATTTATGAGATTTTATATTTCGATGAACAAACAGATTCAATTGTATTAAATCACATTCTTTATGCTTGTGAATATGCTGAATTTAATAAAAAATTTATTGAAGATAATTTTGATATAATTTAATTTTTTTTTATTTTATGACATTGGAAAGATATATTAACGAGAAAATCAAATCATTAACCGACACTATTAGTAAAACAACAGATGTGAAAAGTCTAAAAGAATTGACCAAAGCTCGTGATAATTTACTTAGATTGAAAAATTTTTAATTATAAATCATGAATGGTAGAAAATTATTCAGGAAATATGCACAAAGTACAGGTAAAATAGCCAAGGAATTTGTTGAAATTAAACCTGAAATGTATGATTATGATACATTAATCACAAAAGATGGTAATGGTAATATCGAATCGACTTTTATCAATTATAAAGATATGGTACATTGGATTATTAAAACATTACCATAAAAAACAAATAGTAATATGGAAGAAATATATGGTACAGTGACAGTAGGTGCTGGCACAAGCCAACAAAAAGAAATAGGTATTGTTGATTTTGTCCAAGCATCTTTTAAAGATAATAGACTTATCACCGTCTCAACACTTGAAAATGATGAAGGATATTTATTAACTATCGAAAATCCTAATTCATCAGGGAGAAATCCCACTCAAAGTATGTGGTTATCTAAAGAAAGTTTTATGGGATTGGTGACAACATCATTTATATTCTGGAATTGTAAAAACGAAAACTTGGAATCATTATTACAAAATTCTGTCATAGATAAAGATGTTGATTATAGAATATCTGGTAATTTACACAACTTTGATGAAAAAAAAATATAGAATAAATGGGCAAAAGAGTGGAACAATGGAAAAGTATAAATAAACTGGAATTCGAAATTAGGGGTTTAAAATGTGATTACTGTGATTATCGAGATGATAGTGTAAAATTCACAGAATATCTTAGTAGCATCGGAAAGAAATGTCCAAAATGTGGTAATAATTTATTGACTAAAAAGGAATATGACGATTGTGTAAAAATTTATATTAAAATGGCACAACTCGAAAAGGTATTGGGTATATTTAAATGGTTCAACCCATTAAATTATTTCCGTTTTATTTTTGGTATTAAATGTAAAACATATACCTTCACTAAAGATTATCCAAATAGAAATATAGAATGATAAATTATAAATTAGAACGTTTACAAAAAGGCGAAACAGTTATCACCAGTGAGAAGGGGAATTCTATGTTGCCTTTAATTAAATCAGGCCAAGACCATAAACTTGCTCCAGCGACATTAGATGATGTCGAAATTGGGGACATTGTTTATTGTAAAGTTCGGGGTAAATTTTATACACATTTAGTGAAAGCTAAAGACGATGTAAAAGGATGTTTAATCGGAAATAATCGTGGTCATATTAATGGATGGACTAAACAGATATACGGTAAAGTAATTGAAGTAATTTAAATATTCCATTAGTTATATACGGAAACAAAAAATAATCCAATTGGGTTTATGTTAGATTTAATAACCGAGTCTTATTTTGAAGACGAATTTCTAAAAGCAGATGGAATGGATGATGCTATAATAGGTGTCGATGAAACTTCGATGCGACTTATCTATTCAGTAAAAAAATGTTTAAAATTATTAATGAAACAGGGAATGAAATATGAAGAAGCATTAGAATATTTTGATTTCAATGTTTCTGGAGCATATGTTGGTGAAAAAACACCGATATGGTGTCAAGATAATTTCATATAATAAACAATTGTTTATTTTTTTACTATAATAATAAAAAAATTCATGAAAAGATTAGTAAGAAAACCAATAAATGGTGGAGCTGGCGTTTGTACTGGACTGGCTGATTATTTTGATATGGATGTGACAATCGTTCGTTTGATTTTTGTGTGTGGTGTGTTATTCACATACGCTGGATTTGGTTTGTTATATTTAATATTATGGGCAGTTGTTCCAGTGGAATAATATTGAATATTATTAAAAAATAAAAATATTTAAATGAGTGAATACTTTGATTATGATGATATCAATCTGATACCTAAGATGTGTATTGTTAATTCACGTTCAGAATGTAACACAAAGGTCAAATTGGGCGGTTTTACATTTAATATACCAGTTGTTCCAGCAAATATGGAATCGGTTATAAACGAAGATTTATGCATAAAATTGGCATCCAGTGGATATTTCTATATTATGCATCGGTTTGGAGTGGATAATGTAGAATTTGTGAAGTATATGAAAAGCTTGGGGTTATACACTTCCATATCAATTGGAGTTAATGGTGATTCATATCCAACATTAGAAAAGTTATTAAAGAATAATCTAATACCAGATTTCATAACTGTTGATATAGCACATGGACATGCCATTAAAATGAAAGAAATGTTGAAATTTTTAAAGAATAATTTCAAAAACACTTTTGTGATTGCTGGAAATGTATCGACTGCTGAAGGTGTCATGGACTTAGAAAAATGGGGTGCTGATGCTGTTAAAGTTGGAATTTCACCCGGGTCGGCCTGTACCACATCACCAACAACAGGTTTTGGTTCTCGTGGTTCGCAAGCCTATACTGTGAATTTATGTTCTATGAATAGTACAGTACCTATAATTGCTGATGGTGGTATAAAAGTCCCAGCCGATATTGCAAAATCTGTTGTATTAGGTGCAACTATGTGTATGGTCGGTGGTATGTTATCTTCACATTCCGACAGTCCCGGTCGGACGGTTGAACAAAACGGAATTCGTTATAAAGAATTTTACGGGTCGGCCTCGGCTAAACAGAGTAATAAGAGAAATAGAATAGAGGGTACTGTTAAATTAAATTCGTTAAAGGATACCACTTTAATTGAATATTTAGAATATCTGGAAGAATGTTTACAAAGTTCTATTTCTTATGGTGGTGGTAATAGATTAGAAGATTTAAGATTAGTTGATTGGTATAAAAAATAAAATATAAATTTATGAAAATTAAAGACGTAAATAAATTCGGATTCGGGAAAAAAACAAATAATGAATATAAAATTGTTGAACGTAAATTTCAAGATAATAATACATTATTTTTTATTAAAGAAATAAAAGGAATTGATTCTTCAAATTTGGAGTTACAGTTTGAAGAAATTCGTGAAGAATCATTTAACACACTGGAAGAAGCAAAACAATTTGTTGAAGAATTGAAAGAAGTTGATAAACAGGTAACAGTTTTGGAAGAAAAAATACATGATTGCTGATGGAATATATTGGAATTCATAAAATAAGTGGTTTGAAAATATACAAACACGAGGGTAAACATTATTTATTTGAAGAAAAATCCGATGCATATATACATATGCAAGAATTATCCGAAGAACAGAAAAATATGATTAGAGCTTTACATAGTGATAAAGCTACAATATTGTTTCAGAGGTAGAAAAATACTTATATATTTAGAAAGACCAACTTTAGCGAGTTGGTTTTTTTATATATAACAGAATATAAAAAATTCTAATTACATGATAAATATTTTAATAGTGGATGATATTAATTCCAATCGAAAAGATTTAAAAGAACGTCTGAGGAATCTAAATTTTGAAGTTAATTTTTTTGAGTCGGTAAATGATAAATCAACATTTGATATTTTGAGTAGTAATATTATAGATATTATATTATTAGACATCGTTTTAAATAATGAATCTGGAATTGACATATGTAAGAAAATAAGAGGTGATAAAAGAACAGAAAATATTATAGTCATCATGATTACTGCTTACGGTGAAATCACAGATTTAAAAGAACAAGTATTAGAAGCTGGTGCAGATTCATATATCACAAGACCATTTGACACATTTGAATTAGTGTCCAGAATAAATATAGCGATTCGTTTAAAGAAGGCCGAAGATTCTTTACGTACTGAAAAGAAAATGTTAGAATATGGTTTATCGTTGAGTGAGAAGAAATATAAAGATTTATTTTCAACAATGACCAGTGCATTTTCATTAAATGAAGTGATATATAATGAACAAGGAGAAATTTATGATTATAGGTTTATTGAAGTAAATAACGCCTTTGAAAAAGCTACTGGTTTAAAAGCTACTGATATAATTGGAAAGTTAGCATCTGAAATATATCCAGTATTTTATAAAAGTTGGTTAAACTTATATTTTGATGTCATTAAAGAAAAGAAGACCAAAAGTGTTGTTGAATATATTCAGAATGCTAATAGATGGGTTGAAATTTTTATCTATGCACAATCTAAAAAATTCTTTATATCCGTTTTTAATGATGTCACCGAGATAGTAGAAAATAATAAAAAAATAAATAAAATACATAAGGAATTAGACCAAATATTAAATGCATCTTCTCCACTTTGCGTTGTGAACAAAGAATGTAAATTAATTTTAGTTAATGATTCTTTTTGTTCTATGTTCAAAGTCGATAGGGATGTAGTTTTGGGTAATTTTTGTCAAAATGTGTTAAACCCAAACACTTGTAAAATATGTCCAATTAAGAGAATAATGGGAGGCACAAAAAAATCAATTTTTGAAATTAACACTAAAGTTGGTAAAAGTAAATTATTGCGTTGTTTAGTAACAGCTAAACCTTATGAAAATGACCAAAATAAAATAATAGGAATGGTGTCAACCTTTACAGATATAACACGGTTAAAAAAAATTGAAAAAAAACTTATAAAAGCTAAAGACCAAGCTGAAGAATCTGACAGATTAAAATCTGCTTTTTTAGCTAATATGTCCCACGAAATAAGAACACCTATGAACTCAATCATTGGGTTCTCAGATTTATTAAATGAAGATTATATTGAAAAAAGTATTAAAGAAAATTATTTAAATATAATTCAAAACGCTGGGAATGATTTATTAAAACTAATAGATGATATTATAGATATTGCTAAAATTGAAGCTGGTCAAATACAATTAAAAGCTGAAAATTTTTCATTGAAGAAAATGGTATCAGAATTATATATTTTATATAAAAGAAATCCTAATTTAATGGCAAACAATGTTACATTGAGTCTTATAGAATATGATTTTAATTGTGATAATATTTTTGCAGACGAATTACGATTGAAACAGATAATAATTAATCTATTAAATAACGCTATTAAATTTACTCACGAGGGTGAGATAACTTTCGGTTATTATTTAGATGGTGCTTTTATTCAATTTTTTGTAAAAGATTCTGGTATAGGGTTAACAAAAGAGCAAATAAAGATTGTATGGGAAAGATTTCGTCAAGCCGATAACTCAACTACTAAAAAATATGGTGGTGCAGGTCTTGGGTTGTCCATATCAGATGGTATAGTTAAGTTATTTGGTGGTAAAATATGGGCTGAATCAGAATTATGTAAAGGAACGACCTTTTATTTCACCATTCCATATATACAATCTAATAAAAACTTAATTAATTTGGAAGAACTTCCCACAAAAGTAACTTATAACTGGGAGAAAAAAACTATATTAATAGCAGAAGATGTCGATTTAAATTATCAATTAATAGAAAAACTTCTTGATGATACTAATGTGGACATAATAAGAGCTAAAAATGGAATCGAAGCAATTAAATTATATAAACAACATAAAAATATTATAGATGTTATATTAATGGATATACAAATGCCAGATATGAATGGGTATGATGCTACTAAAAAAATTAAAAAAATAAACAAAGATGTTCCAATAATTGCTCAAACAGCTTATGTTATGAACGATGAAATTAAAAAATGTTATGAAGTGGGATGTTCAGATATTATAAAAAAACCCATTATTAAAAGAAATATGGTTGAAACTATTAATAAATTTATTAATATTAGAAAAAATAATTAGTCGATGAAAATTTCAATTGTGATAATTTATATATACTGTAAAATAAAAATATAAATATGGCACTACTAAGAAGGTCAACTCTAAAACAATTCAGGAATTTCAGAAAAGAGGTAAAACGTCAGGGTGGTGATATTGGCGATAAAATAAGCAAAACTGAAAATAGTTTTCCAAATATGGTGTATAACAGAAACCCATTCGACAGTGATGTTAAAGTTGATACATACGAAGATGATTATTCTATCGGGAATAATACAAAATTAAATTCAAAAGAAATGAAACATGTAAGAACATTTGAATCTCATGATATATATTCAACTATCATAAAAATGTTGGATAATAAACAAATTTCAGAAACTGAAGCTCATCAAATAGTTGACTCTCAGAAAATAACCGATGTTTTTAAAAAAGATATCAAAAAAGCTATAACTAAACATTGTCGAAAAACTAAAATAGAAAGTTTAGATGAAAGCCTTAGTGAAACAAGAAAAAAAGCTGAACAAGCAGGTGCTAAAGAATATATTGAAAAAACTGGCGAAATTCTTCAATATAAAAACGGACAGTATTTAATAGAATTAGATGAATTTGTAAAATTACATGATGGTAAAATTCAATATAAACCGATTGAAAGTTATAAAGGACATCAGATTAAATTAGATAAAAATGGTTCTTATTTATATAGCATTTTTAAAGGTGCAACCAATCTGGAAGATAGAATAAGTTCTATTAAGAAATGTAAAGAAATAATTGATGGTTTTAAAGGTGTAAATGAAAAAGCTAATTACAATTTCCCTTATGGTATAGACCAAATACCACAATTTTATTTGAAACAGTGGTTAGAAAAATATTCTTTATGGTGTGAAGCAAATAAACAAACCCCAAAATATTCAAATTTTGACGAAGTGGTTGGTGATGAGGATGCTATTTCTACAATATTTTATCATGCTGAATTATACGCCCAAGATAATAGTGAAATGTTAGATGGTTCTGAATTTGTAGATACTTCTTATTTAAAAGAATCTTCTGATACATCAGCTAATTATAGCTATGATATACTTAGAATGGGTAAAGATATTACTGTTGGTGATATTCATGGTAAGATATGGAAAATTGAAGGTGCTGATGTTTACATTGAAACCAAAAATGAGGATGGTAAAATAATTGTTAAAATTCCTATATCCAAGGTAGCCAAAGCTTATAAAATAAAAAAAGATTAAATGTTATCTTTTAAATCTTTTGTTAGAAATAACCTTTTTGAATCTATTGATGATAATCAGAACTGGGTATTAAATGTAATATCTGATAAATCTATTGTCAGAACTAAAACCACCAGAGAGAAACTGGAGGGATATTTAGGTAAATTATACAATTTCACAGAAGATAATCAAATCATTGATAAAAAAGAATTAACAAAAATACAAAATGATTTAGATAAAATCTATTCATCATATTATTACTCGTTTTCAAATAAAGAAACACAGCGTTCAAAATTAGAAGACTTCGCTAAGAAAAGAGGATATTCTTCTTTATATAAAGCAGCATATGAAGAATCAGGTGACCCAGTTTTAAAGGTTTTAGCGAATTTAAATACATATTCGTTGTCTAATGTGAAATATAATTTAAAAAGAATCGATACAATTAATGATAAATTAACAAAAGATGAAGAAAAATTTATTACTGATTATTATCCAAATTTATATAAATGGGCATCTTTATATGATAAAATAGAAGAAATACGCACAATATTAAACCCATCAAAAGAACAGAGGGAAGCTAAAAAGCTACAAGAAATTAAAGGTGTTGTTGACCCAAGAATTAAAAATTCTATTGATGAAATAGCTGAAAATTTCCGACAAGTTATCGAAGAACAACAAAATGTTTATTATTTAAAATGTGTTAAAGATTTACAAAAATATTTTGTTGATGGACATTTTGAAAGAAATTTAGTTTCAAAAGACGACCAAATATATGTTGCTGAATTAATTTATCGTTTATCATTTATGTTAAATAAATCTTCATCTCAATACACATTTATTGATGATTATGAAGAAAAAATATTAAAACAATCATACGATGATAGTGTTGAAACAATTACAAAATTTCAAATTAAAATGTATGATAAACTTGGCGGTTTCATGCAAGAAATTGGTAAAAATTTCACAACCAGCGTTCAGGGTAAAACATATAAAAATAATGATATTTATTTTGATATAGAGGGTGGTGGTAATTTTGCAATAAGAAATCAGATTGTTTATAAAGTAAGTAATCGTGGAACAAATTTTTATACATACCCCACAAATTTCATGTTTGCAAACTTACCAAATGGAGAAAGAGTTAAAGACCCAAGTGAATATACAGTTAAAAAAGCCTTTAATGATTATTATAATAAAACTAATGAAAGTGTTAAATACATAGATACAATAAATGAATTTATGACAATGTTGGATTTATTTCTTAAATCCAAGGAAAACAGGAAATGGCTTGTAACTGATGATGTCAAAATATATGTTCGTAAATCTAAAAGGTATCAAAATAAACAAATGTATGATTGTTTAGATTTGGCTTCTGTTGAAGTCGGTGACACTGGTAAAGGACTATTTACTGAACTTTTCGAAACTATATTAGATAAATACAAAAATAAAAATATTTTTGTTGAATCAATATTAGAAAAAAGATTTTACAATTTTATAAAAAAATATGGGTTTGAACCATATGGCAATTCTCCAGATAGTTTAATTAAGATTGTTGAATAAATATATTATCTAAACTTTTTAAAATGTTTTCATTATATTTTATCCTGATTAATTTAACATTATTATTTAAACAAAAATTATTTTTTATATTATCATGTCTTTTAATAATTTTTAAATTTTTTTCACCACCAAAGTATTCTATTGGTTTAAAGTGTTGTAAACCATCATATTCAATACACATATTATACTTTGGTAAATAAAAATCAAATCTCAATTTATTTTCATTTTTACAATTATCGAAACAGTATTGTTGTGTGAATTTGATGTTATTTTTTTCAAGGTAAAGTCTTATTTTCTGTTCACCTTTTGATGATTTACACGCAGGACAACCAACACCTCTAAGATGGGCGCAAGCTATTTGCTCGAAAAAACCATGTTTCGGACAAATTATTCTTATTTTTTTTCTACTATGTTCATAATTAACTAAACTGTAATCGTAAACTTTACCATGTTTATTTTCAGATATTTTAATAAATTTTTCTGTATCGTATGTTCTTAATTCGTGATAACATTTTTGACATCCCTTCCCATTAATATGTGAACCAGCATTTTGTTCGAATTCACCATGTATTGGACATATTATTTTTATTTTTTCTTTACAATTATTATATTGAGTTAATGAATAATCATATTTATTATTATGAATTTCTTTCACTTTTATAATATATTCTTCATTAGTGTAATTATATTTACCAGAACATTTTGAACAACCAATACCAAGTAAATGAGATGTTGGTTCTTGTTCGAATTCACCATGTACAGGACATATAATAATAATTTTTTTATGTGCTGTAATATAATTAACTTTTGAATAATCATATTTATTATTATGTATTATTTTTGCTTTCTCTATAAAATCTTTAATTGTATACAAAATATTATTTGCACATTTTGGACATCCAGTTTTATTATTTAAATGATTATCTGGTCTCGCTTCAAATTCCCCATGTTCAGGACAAATTATTTTTACTTTAGTTTTATTATTTACGTATTGAGTTAATGAATAATCATATTTATTGTTATGAACCATATTTGCTTTTGTAATAAATTCATCTTTAGTAGAATTTTTAACACCAGCACACTTTGGACACCCCTGTCCTCTTAAATGATTTGCAGGTTCTTGTTCAAATTCACCGTGTTTATCACAAATAATAACAACTTTTGTTCTGGAATTGATATAATTAATTAAAGAATAATCATACCTCATATTATGTTTACTGTTCGCCTTTTCAATAAAACGTATTTTTTTAATATCTATCATAAACTTTTTCTTTTTATATGTATATATAAAATAAAGTGGGTCAAAAAAGTTAAAAGATTGTGACTATAACACTGAAAAACTAATAATTTAAACATGCTTGTAGATTTCGAATATCGTTCTAATTCTCTAATAATATCATTTATTAACGATAAGGGTAATATTAAATTAAAATACATCCCTTGGAAAGACCCTAAGAAATTCGTTACCTGTTCCCACCAAGATAAAAATAAACATGAACAGTATATCACTTGGGATGGCCGTAGTGTTAAAGAAATAGACACTAATTATCCAAATCGTTATTCTATCTATGAATATTTAGATAGCTTACCAGAAGATGAAAAGAAAACTATATTTGAATACCAAGAACCGAATATTTTCTTTGTTGATATTGAGAATGAAATTTTAGAAAAACGTCCAGCACCACATTTAGCTGAAGGTGCAATACAAACAATATCTATTGTATTTAATAATCAAGTTCTGGTTATGGGTCTTCAGGATTTATCACAAACAGACCAAGACGGTATTAAAACCGATATCGAAAATTATTTTTCTAAATATAATCTTAAAATAGAATTCAAATATAAAAGATATACTTCTGAAAAACACATGATTTTCGATTTCTTTAAAATGACACAACAGATGTCGGTGATAACTGGGTGGAATTTTGTTAATTATGACTGGGTATATTTAGTTAAAAGGGCGAGAAAATTATACATAAAACCCGAAATATCATCTTTTACTGGAAATTTAAGGTCTTCATATGAAGATGATAATTATGCAGAATTACCAGCTCATAGAATTATTGTAGATTACATGGAATTGTATGAAAAATGGGATACTGCTGTTAAAGTTAAAGAATCAAGTGCATTAGATTTTGTGGCCGAGAAGTTACTTAAAATGAAAAAAGTTAATTATGAAGGTAACTTAAAAATACTTTATCGTGATGACTTTAAAAAATTCGTTTTCTATAATGCGGTTGACTCCTTGTTGGTTCAAAAGATTCATGAAAAGATGAAATATATTGATGTGTTATATGGTATTTCAACGTTATCAAAAATTAAAGCGTTGGATGCCTTTTCAACATTAGCTGTTACCGAAGGTATTTTACGTTCAAAATTACGAGATAAAAAAAATATTATCTTATGTAAATTAAATGACCCAGATGGATATATAGACCCAAATATAATTGAAACCACTTCTAAGATGGTGAAAGGTGGATGGGTAAAAAGCCCATTTAGAGGCATGAAAACGTGGACTTGTTGTTATGACTTCGCTTCACTTTACCCAACAACTATGCGCCAATTTAACATATCGGCTGATTCATATAAAGGCCAAATTGACAAAAGTGGTCAATATTCATTATTTAATGGTCTTAAAATACCAATAGAAGATAATGATATTATAACTTTAAATGGTGCTGTATTCAAAAATGAAATTGGTGTTGTTAATGAAGTTATGGGTGATATTTATACTGAAAGAAAGAAACATAAAAAGCTTATGATGAAAGCTAATGAAGAAATGAATAAATTAAAACATGAATTAGAACAGCTTGAACATGAAGTAAGTAATTTATAATTAATTATGTTTTTTAAAAATAAAAGAATAAAAAAGAATAAAATTCTTTCGACACCATTGATAAGTGTTATATCAAATCTAAGTGTTATGAATCAGTCATTGAATAGTGGGAATACAAACACACCAATACGAACATCACAATCATATACACCCTCTTATATATCTGGTTCAACTATGACTATTGAAGGTAATTGGGAAATGGAACGTGAAAGGAAAAGAATTGAAAGAAAAGGTAAGATAGAAGAATTATTCCCAGAATTAATATCTTTGTTAGATAATGACTAAAAAAATAAAGAACTTGAAATTAACATCCAAGGTGGTTTCAGTTAAAACAAGATGTATTAATGCTACAATAACACCTGAAATTATAACTGATTTACAATCATTGGTTTTTAAATCGGAATGGATTCATGAAGATTTATTACATATTTTACGAGAAGAAGAACGCCAAAGAAAAAGGAAAGAACGTCAAGAAAAATTAAAAAATATATTTGATGATGAAAACGATGGTATTTGGGACGTTTGATTTAGTGTCATCACCATCACATAGTAATAGTAGAATATATCCGAAAGATGTGTTTTTGAAGCATATAGAAGAATTAAATAGGCGCATTAATAGAGAGCAACGTAAAGAAAAAATTATTCAAATATTTGGCGATGAATTATTCGAAGGATGTTAAAGATGAAGATATAATTTTAAGTGGTGATTATGTAACTTATCAAGACCATAAATTTGTTGTAGACAATGTTAATTATACACCCCGTCAGAGAAAAATTTTGATAAGAAAAATGAAGTTGAATAAAATTTTTGGTTATGAATTTAAATGAAAGTAAAATCGAGTTGTTAATGGACTTGCAGCGATACTGTGGTTTCGAGGTGAATTTTATATTAAATCAACTTGGGTTAGTTTCACCAGAAGAAAAACGCTTTGAACGTAAAGAAAAACTTAAAGAAATATTTGGAAATGATTTTCAATAAAAAGGAATATGTTACAAGAGAGGAATACGAAAATTTATATGAACGACTTGAACAATGTATATCATATTCTGAACATCTTGCAAAAGCAATTAATGTGTTATATAAATCATTTGAAAGTATATTACCGCCAGAAAGACTTAAAATATTAAGAAAATCAAAAATAGAAGAAATATTTGATGCCGAATAGTGGAATAACAATATGGGGCAATAACACACTCACTCAAATAAGTGATTTATCGGATTATGGTTGTAATATGGAAACATATTTGACTGATATATTGACTGAAGAATTATCAAAAGAAATTGATAAACAAATTATTGAAACCCTGATGAACGACCCCATATGGAAAGAAGAACGAGCAAGGATAATATTACGAGAAGAAAGAAATAAAAAAATTCAAGAAATCTTTGGTGATGATTTTACTGTGTAATTTTTTATTTAAATTTGTTAAATAATTTCTTAATAAGTGGTAAGTCATACCATTTTTCAACACCGTTTGGTGCTTCAGCATCATAATGTTTTCCGTTATAATATATCCACACATGATTTATCTCATCATTAACTTTATTAATATTAACTGGTGGATAACCCCAGTAATCGAGCATGTTTTTACCCCAAATCCCATATTCGGTTTCAATAATATTATCCCAATTTTCTTTAGCGAATTCGGGGTCTCTATAATTAAAAAACATATCACCACTTAATTCGAAAAGTGTTTTTGTATAACCACCCATTTTATTGATAATTTCACCTGCGAAATCATCACACATTCCATTATTTATATCCCAATTTGTACAACTATTTTCTTCTCGGTATTCTTTAGATGTTTGTTTTATAAGTTTGGTTATATCAGGTGAAACATTTTCATTTAAAAAATCATTGAAATTGGTTTTAATAAACATATCTCTTAAATATTTTTTATTATATATTAAAATTTTGAAATTATAATTAACTTTGTAATATGAATATATTAGAGCAACAATCTTTAGGTCGTGTAATAAGAACCCAGAAAAAAATAATAATTAATAGTGTATATGGTGGTTCATCTATGAAATACCCAGTATCTATTACAATGGTGTTTCCACGCAAAAGCTATACGAGAAAACTAAAATTAGAAAAAATATTTCCAGAGTTTAAAAATGAAAAACACAAATAGCAATAAAATAGTTGAATTATATTTAGAATTTAAACAAAAACATCCAGAATATTTTAATTATTTAATGGGATTAATTAAACGGAATGAACGTAGTGATAAGTTAAAAGAAATATTTGATGATAAATTAAAATAAAAAAAGGAGAACAAATGTTCTCCTTTTTCTTATTTTGAATATTAAAGATTAGATTAATACACCATTAGTGTCAGTTACGTGGATAGCCATGAATTGTTTTTCTGGGAAGAAACCAATATCAGCGATAGCATAACGGCTACGAATCATCATTCTTGGAGCCCAGGTTGCTTCAGAGATTAAGCTGATGCTTTGAGCCATCAAGTAAGGAAGGAAGATAAGACCGGGTTGGTCTACTGAGTTCTTACGTCCTAAGAAGACACGGTTGTCATTCCATGTTTGATAAGGGTCAACATAGATAGCTATTTGTCCAAGGTTACCCATTGGATAAAGCTGACCATTAGTGTTCAATTTTGACATTGCAGGTGGGTTAAGGGTGTAAGTTGATACATCCTGTAAAACAGAAGCAATATTACCATTAGTAACAAGGTACTGAGCTGGGCCAACCCTACCATCAGTAGCGATGAAGCTAGATGCATTGTTGATTTTAGCAACAAGTTTTCTCTGAACTGAGTGAGTAGTTTCACCACCAGGAGCAACACCACCAAGATAAGCAGTAACATCGAAGTCAAACTTAGCTGTTGGTACAGTAACTCTGGTTCTTGCCAATTCAGCAAGTTCAGTAATTTTAGCAACAATCTGTTTAGAAATAGTCTGAGTTAACTCATTGATTAAAACAGATTCTAATTTCTGAACGATGTCCATACCAGTAGATGCTTTTATATCTTCAATCTGAGTACGTTTTAAAGCACTTGTGATTTCGATATCACCAACCTGTACGGTTTTGGTGCTTACATCTGGGCCAATTACACCGGGATATGTATGTTCGTCTGTGTCACGGTTCATACCTGTGTTTAAATTCCAACCAGCAACGAAACCCGGAATGTGGTCTTCCATTAATGATACTAAGTCAACATTAGCTTCAGTCAATCCTGTTAATGCTGATAATGCATCAGCAACAACAACATCCCAACCAAATGTATTTTTAGTAGCATCGAAAATAGGTTCAACACCACCTAATTGAGGAACTGCAACCTGACGGAATGTACGAAACATTGGAAGTCCGTCAACTTTTGAAAATCCAAGAAATTCAAGGATGCCAGTTTTTGTAGCAGGTTCAACATCATATGTAGCTGTGTTAGCAGCATAGTTGTAGAACATACGAGCAGTCATACCACCAATTCTTTCGATGATAGCACCTGCTGGACGAGCAGCCATTTGACCTCTAAGAGCAGCAGCTAAAATAGCAGTTTCAGTAGAATCATTTCCAGCAACTTTGAAAACCAAAGGTTTATCAAGTGATTCGTCATTATTATTATCGTATTTGAAATCTACGAACAATAAATCAATTTTAGGTGAAGCAGTAGGTTTAACAGCTATTAAATCAAGACCAATAGTCTGAGCTGCGATTTTCATAGAAACAGGAAGTAAATTCTGTCCAATATCACCAGAACCATCAGTTCCACCACCCCATACCTGACCGGGTACGTTAGATGGCTGTGGACTTACAATAGCACCCATACCATTTAAGTTACCAAGTGTTGAGTAACCAACGTTTTCATTCATCTGATGCATTTCTGCATATTCAGAAAGCCATGCTCTTTTGTCAGGGTCTTTAATACCAAGTTCTTCTAAAACTGGTAACCATTTTTTTTCAGCTTTCGCTATATCAACATTATAATTTAACATAATATTTTTAATTTTTTTTTTGTCTTTTGTAGTCTTATATATTATCGCTAAAAAGCGACTTTTTTCCATATTTAGACTATTTCAAGTTTTTAAACACTGAGATGTATCGGTTGACAGCATCTTCAGTCAATTTCTCGTTATCCACGAACTTTACGTTTTCGTTCATGACTTTTTTTTCATTTACACTAACTAACCTTTCTATTCCTCTACTATTCCAGAAACTTTCGAATTTTGCATCTGAGTTCAGATTGTAAAGTTTAGACTGTGCGATAATGCTATTTTGTGTTTTAGCATCCAATTGTTCCCAAACAGGTTTTAAATCGCTTGGTATTTTTTCAACTAATACTTCTGCAAAAGATTTTTTGCTTTCAGTAAGTGCATCACGAATAATTCTTAAAACATCAGCTTCAGAAGTGTATTTGCTTTCGTTCATAGCAACTTTTATTTTTTCCTTATCTTCTGATGAAAGAGCTATCCAATCAGCTTTTCTTGCTTCACTCAAAAACAATAAAAAGTGAGGCTGTTCTTCTTCTGAAGCTTTACGTTTTTTACTTTCAGAAATTAGACTTTTAATATTATTTAATAAATCCTCTTGGTCTTTAATTACTTTATCACCAATGAATTTTACTCTTGATTCTTGTACTTCTTGTACTTCTTCAACGTCATCCATTTTTACAACTACGATACCGTTTTGGACATTTGTGGCAATAACTTCACCAGTTTTGTCGTCATCGACTTTAACTATCATACCCGGTAATATCATACCTGCTACGTTTTCACCATCTTGAACCTGTGTTTGTGCTTGTGGGTCTTGAACCTGTGTTTGTGCTTGTGGTTCTTGAACCTGTGGTTCTTCCTGAGTCTGTACATCAGTTTCAGTGTCAGTTGTAATGTTAAGTTGTCCAGCATCACCAGTAGCATCAGCAGCAGCATCACCAGCAACCAAAGGCTGTTCTGTAATACCATCTTCTACTTGTACGGGTTCTTCGCTTGTTTCATCTTCATAATAAGAATCAACGTTGTCAACTTTCATATTACCCATTCTCTGTTCAGGTGAATCAACATTTTCGTTTATTTTTCCACCTTTAATTTGTTCAGAAATATATTTTTGATATTCAATATTTTTATCTAAAGATTCAGCAATATAATTTGTGTATGCCTGAGTATCAGTTAAATTTTCAGCAATATATTCAGCATATGCAATTGAATTATCAAGATGTTCAGCTACGTATTCGCTATAACGAATAGAGTTATCAACGTTTTCAGCAAGATATTCTGAGTATGCGATTGAGTTATCAACGTTTTCAGCAAGATATTCTGAGTATGCGATTGAGTTATCAACGTTTTCAGCAAGATATTCTGAATATTCAATATTTTTATCAAGATTTTCAGCAAGATATTCTGAATATACAATAGCATTGTCAAGGTTTTCACCTAAATAATCAGCAAATTGAATGGTTTTATCAACATGTTCAGCAATATATTCTGAGAAATCAATACTATTACTCAATGTTTCAGCTATATACTGGCTATAATTAATACTATCATCTAACTTTTCAGCTAAGTATTTAGAATAATCAATAGATTTGTTAAGATTTTCAGCTAAATAATCATTATGTTTAACAAGATTATCAGTTGTAGTTTTTAACGTTTTGTTTTCGTTTACAAGAATTTGAATATTTTCAGCTAAATAATCTAAATAACTTGCCACTTTTGTGAAAGATGAATTTAGATTAGCATAATACTCAGATAATTCTTCAACTTTTTCGGGAGATTCCTTACCTTCTTTGATGGTTTTTTCAAGTTCTTCTTTTATTTTACTCATTTCCCCAGTTAAATAGGTAGAGTATTCTTCCATCTGTGTTTTTGTTACAGCATCATTATTGTTCATAGTAAATAATTCATTTATTTTTGTTTCATCGTCAACGGGAAAAATTCTAAAATTTGCATTTTCATTTGTATACCCTAACGATTCATTTAAAGACATTTTTGCAGAAGCAAATCCCGGGTCAGCAACGGCATCATAAGTAAAAAGTTTTTTAATTGTAACTTCACCATTAGATTCGGTCACACCTGCTGCACGAGATGATACAAAAAGAGGGCATTCATCCTCGACTAAAGCTCTGGCTTCTTTACCCCATTGTGTGGTCAATAATCTTATTGAACCTTCTATAATATTTTTTTCTTGATTAAATGTAGCACTCTCAACTGTGTGTGAGACTCTGCGTAAAGACGTATCGAAAACATCAGGATGGTCGAATTCACCATATATAACTCCTAATTGTTTTTTTCTTGCCAATAATTCATTAAGATGTGGTAGAAATTTGTCTGCGGTATAGATTCTTTCATTACGATTTTTTATATTAAATTCAGTAAATGTTCCAGATAATATAAATTTTTTAGTTGAAAGCGAAGCTTGTTCGTTAATCATTAATCCACTATTACAATGTTCCACAATCAAAATAGGTTTGAGTTTTTCCATAGAATGATATACTTATTTTTTTTGTAGTTTTGTAAGTATATATTTTATTCGAAAAGCGTTATTTTTCTATTTTGATAATAATGTAATATTGACTTTAAATAAACCAGTTTGATTTAAATGATATTTTTTAAATTTTTTTAATATATATTAAAAAAAATAAAAGGTATGATGCATATTAAATTATTCGAAGAATATCATAATGGCGTTAATTTGCTTGTGAAATTTCATGATTATGATATTTACATCAAAGCAGTTGAATATTTCAAAACAAAAAGTGATTTTATGCCTGATGATTATAATTCTGAATTTAGAAGTATTTCATTCTTTTGCACAGACCAAGAAGATGCTGATACGACAGAAATTGTTATAAGTGAAGCATTAGACAATGAAGGTATCAATGGATATTATTTTGAATCTGAATAAAAATTTATAAATTCATTAGAAAGAGGAATTTTTTTTTCATTAACATATAAAAACCCCTCTTTATATTTTATTTCCTCGTAACTGAAATATTTTGTATCACGAAGTCCATTTATTCCTAAACTTTTAACCAACTCAATATTATCTTTATTGATAATATATACTAACCTAATTTCCATCATATGTATTGTTAGAATTGAGCTTCACCACCGCCTTGGGCTGCTCCACCACCTTGGGCTGCTCCACCACCAGTTTCACCACCACCTTGGGCTGCTCCACCACCAGTTTCACCACCACCTAATTCAGTCTGTGCGCCAGCAGCTTGTGAACCAAATTCACCACCACCGCCAGCTCCACCACCTAAATCAGCTCCACTTGTAACACCCATATCACTTCCACCACCTGCTCCACCTGCTCCACCTTCACCAGCAGGGGCAGATTTACCAGCTATAATAGGCATATATTTATACTTATTATTTTCTTGTATATCTTTTTCACTCAACATCATAATATTTCTGGCTAACCATTCTGGGTGAAAATATGAATTACCTTCTATATCTGTAAAATTTGATGTTAATGTTGAAACTATTTCAGCACGTTTAGCTAAATTGTTTAACCGTTTCCATTCTTCAAATAATTCGTCTTTATTAAAATTTAATTTCAAAGAAGAATTAAATACATTATCATTTTCCAATTCTGGAAAATCTAATATCATTTGAATTTTAATCGGTTTAATTAATAATTCTTTAAAAACGGTTCTCGAACGATTAACATAATTTTTAAATTTAATTTCTTCTCTTGTTATATCAGATGCATCGGCAGAATAAATACTTCCACCACCAGATTCTGAATCAAATCTTGATAATGGTAATCTTGATGACCTTTTAAGGTTATTAGAAAACCATTGTAAAACAACATCTTCATTCAAGTTAACACCATCTGGTGATGTGACCTCAACTGTTGGTGATGTTCCCTCAGATGAAGGAAACCAGAAATCTTTTGAGTGAGGAATATTAGCACTACCATTAATTTTAACTGTACCAAGTCTATCATCCCACTGAACATCTTCATGGTATTCACTCATCAACTGAAATATTTGTTGTTCAGCTTGCGCTCTGGTTAAACCATCAGTAGGTATAATAAATTTTTTATAAATAGCTGCTTGGTTAATATTATATAAAAGTTTTGTTTGTTCTAATAATTTTAGTTGATTATAAGGTCTAATTAAACTTTCAACATAAGAAGTTTCATTATAATCATTATTATTAGAATATGATATATAAATAATATTTGTATCTAATATAATTCTTCTTAATTGCGGATTGTCTGGATTTTGTACCCAAACAATTGTCCCAGTAGTAGGTTCGGTTGCAACTACTATTGTGATAGGGTCAATTTTATTTAAAGAAATAATGTTTTTTTGTTTATTATCATAAACAACTTCAAACACTATATATCCATCAATAAGTAAATCCCTAAAATAGTTCCATGCCAATGCACCATCAGCGAATCCGAATAAATGATAAAGTCTTTTAAAATTTTCATGTAATTTATCACGTATTTGAGATGAAAAATCATCTGGAAGGTCATTCATATATGCAAAAAAGTTGTCCGAATTGTAAATGATGGCTTCATCTGCCATTTGATTTAAAAAATCACGGATTTCTTCTTTAATAGAATATTGTCTTAATATTTTTCTTTTATCGAAATATGAACGGTCAAGATATGCTATTGATTTTTTTTCAAGCATTTTTGATATAATTCGCTTGGTGAATATATCATACATACCCGGCCCTTCAGTTACATTTCCTACATTTGAGGGGTCGCTTGGGTTTTCAGCAAAACCAATTAATTGAGTATTTCTAATAACTTGGTCTTGCCAGTTTTGTCCAAAACTGGATAATCGTCTTAATGTTCGATTAAAAAACCCACCTGAATAAATTCCATTATTTGCACCTGTATTATCGTAACCTGCCACGTTTATTATTGACTATTTTTTAAAGAATTAATTGGAAACCAATATTCTTTTTTAAAAGGTATTTTTATATTACCGTTTATTATCAATTCTTTAGAAGTATTTTTAATATCATTCACATTGATTACTTCATATGTAAATGGTAAATTTGCATCACCATTTATTTTAACTTCACCAAGACTATCATCCCATTGAACATCTTCATGATATTTTCTCATCAACTCATGAACTTGTTCTTTAGCTTCTTCTCTGGTTATACCATCAACTGGTATAATGAATTTTTTATGATTAAATTCAGTATGTTTTTTTTTAAATCTTTTATCAATAAAACTAAATAATCCCATTTTTATGATATTTTATTTTATCTATATATAAAAATATTAAGTCTTTGTTTATTTTTTAGTTCCAATACTTATAAATTAAGAATATAAGGCTTGGGTCTTATAATATTAGATTATTAGATTATTTACTTATATTTTCAGATAATTTGTAATTTTTCTCAAATGCTTTTAATTTTTTATAAAATGCTTTTGTATCTTCATCATATTCTAATTTTATATTATCATATTCAGTTATTATATCTTTTAATTTCGTTTTAAATCCTTCAGAATCGGTCTTTTCGACAAGTTCTTTCATTAATGCTGAATTAACGTAACGAGTATTCAGAAATATAAATCTATCCATGATATTCGTGGATATTATATTTACTTCTTCTATTTTTAGAACATCAAATGCAGTCACGGAGAATTCAAACCCACCATTCTTTTTTAAAGCTTTGTAAATATTTTCGAATGTTATACCTTTTAGAGGCATCTCACTTGATACATCAGATATATCAATATTTTTATCAATAATAGATTGATATAAATAAAATAATTGACCAAAGAATTCTATTTTATACTCATATGGTAAATAATCCAGATTTATACAATAAAGAATGTTTTTATTTTTCCACACTTTATATTCTAATGGTAATATCGGACAAAATATTTTATTACCATTAAAATTATATAATATAAGATAGAAATGACCTATGGATAGATTTTTTAAAGAAATAGTTTTAAATTCATTATTTTGATGTTTTCTTAAATAAAAAATTCGTTCAGTAGATTCAAGTGTAATAGCAGTTAAATTATATGAATACTGATTAAAAATATTATAACCTTGTTCTTTTAGATTCATTTCAATATTTTAGCTTTTTCAAGATGTTTTTCAGTTATAATCACAAATTGTAAACCTCTTTTAGCACACCATTCTACTGCTTGACTCCATTTCAATTTATTTTTTATATAGGTCTTTAATGAGTACTCAAAATTTTGTAGAGATTTTATAGATTCTTTCATTGGTTTTTGTGGCGGTTGAGTTTCTTTATATGGTTTTAGTTCAACTACCACTTTATCTATCTTTTCAGGGTCTGATTTGTTTACACATTCATAATAAAAATCTGGATAATAACGATGAAAATTACCAAGTGTATCTTGATATGTTATTGTAATTCCTTCTGAGTTCCACTTAGTAACATTTTCGTTTAAATCCAGAAATGAACAGAATTTCATTTCCCACGAAGAACGAAATGCAATTCTTGTTGGGTCACCCATATACTTTTCTGGATTAATTAATTTGTAATATCCTTGGTGATATTTTTGAGACTGATTTGGTTTAGAAATATTACCCACATATAAATTTTATTTTTTAATCATATGTTGACAAACAATGTTTATCCATTTATTTTTAACACATGTATTATAAGCACTGACACATCCGTGTTCAAAACTATGCTTACTATTATATTTTAGTGCTTCTTCTTTGCATTTTTCAAATGTCCAATAACCTCTCGGTTTTTTAATGCTTTGCAAGTCTTTGGTTAGTTCTTTATACCACCCATGTCTCGTTGACGAACGGTATGCACCACTATATTTTTTTCTAAATTCATTTTTAGTTTTACAATTTATTATAACTTTTTTACAGTTATCATATGTCCACATTAAATTTGAACCACCAAGACCACCTGTTTTAGTTTTATTTAATATATTAAACCCATGTAATTTAAAAATATTTAACCAAAATTCTTCTAATTTTTGCGATTCTTTGTATGATATATATCCAGTTAATTTTATAAAAGATGGTATTAACCCACTTTTAACAATATATTTATTAACCAAACTTTTTTCAGTTTCTAAATGTTGTTTTTTTCTTTTAATAAAATTATATGTCAATCCAATGTACACACTACCATCAGAAAAATATACCATATATATTAAACGATTAAATCTATCTCCTGACACTTCCATGTGTTTACATACATCATCAATCCAATTATTTTCTAAGCATTTCATATAAGCTGAAGTTGACTTTTTAGAAAATTCTCCTTTAGTATTATATTTTAATGCTTCTTTTTTACAATTTTCATATGTCCATATAACAATATGACCATTTGAACGGGACATATGTTTACAAATATCATCTAACCATTTATTTTTACGGGAAGTTTCATAGACTTTATTATGATTTTTTCTAAAATCACTTCTTCTATTATATTTAGATGCAACTTTCTCACAATAATAGTAATCTAACATTATAATAATTGTTATTTTTATAATATTATATATTTATAAAATGATTACTAAAAATATTTACTTAAACAGGATTTAATATTTTTTCGTATTTATTATTAAAAAATCTAATAATACGTTTTTTTCCCATAACAATATTACTAACTACTTCGTTCTTAAATTCAACATACACTACCAATTTGTCTTGGATATAACACGATTGAATTTTAGAAAGGTTCTTATCACTCTGGATACACTCGATTAGATGATTTTGATTACGTTCTTTTAATAAATCAATTACAGTTGTCATAAAGATAAAAATATTTTTTTAGAGTTCGGTTAGGTATCTATATATTTTTATCTTAAAAAAACTTTTTGTTTTTACTGGATTACAAAAATTATTTTTTAAATATTATGTAAACCTTTTCCATCATTCGAAGAATCCAAACTGATAAATACTAAATTATCTTCACTATAACTTTTTTTATTGGATATAGTATTCCAACCATCTGCTATTCCACGTTTAAAAATCTCTGTCATATATGGTAAGGCCAGTGAAAATTTCTTTTCATTGAATCCTTTCCAATTTTCAAACATCCGAAGAAGTCCCTGTTGCATACAATCTTCTTTATCTTCTTTATTCTTATAAGAAGCTTCTTTTTTTCGGATAGTTTCTTTAGCGATTAATATGAACATTTTTTCTGCCGTTCTGGTAAGTTTACCACGACCTTTAGATAATACTATTTCATAATACAAATCATTATCATTTAAATATTGTGCCATAAGCAAAATAAAATTATTTTTTTGGGCAATAATAAAATAAAAAATATTTTATGCTAAATATGCTTATGTCTATTTTTGTCTGCTTATAATGCTTTCGAATTAAATTATTGTATTTATATAGTTAAATACGTAAAAAAATAAAAATAATTACTTTTTAAATAAAAAAAATGTTTACCAATTTAATGATAAACATTTTATTATAGTCAATTTTCAACTAATTTAATTTCCGATTTCAATTTCACAGACTTTCTTATCGTAATAAATGGTTAAATCTTTTGGAAAATACGATACCTCTTTTTCAGAATCAATATCAACTGTACAATCTATTTTTTCATATTTAAAATCAATAGTTTCTTCTACTGGTTCACCTACAATGTTACCGAGTTCATCAGTAGTAGTTATCTCAATTATCCCAGTGATTTTTTTAACATACGCTTCAATTCTTGACAACCCTATATTTGATTCATCATTAAAAACTAACCCCCAATAAACAACAATGTTTTTACATTCATATTCCACATCGTCATTTTTTGGTGTATTAGCTAAATAACATTCATTCGAATCCAATGTGGTAACATATTCTTTATCAAGTTTAATATAATTAACATCTATTTCCGAAATACCTTCAAAAAACTTATTAAATGTTTTCATTTTTAATATGTTATCATAATTTTTGCACGATAACATAACTAATGATATTAAGCAAAAGTTATGTTATCATGCTATAATTTAGAATTATACTGATTGCTGCCTTCTTGCAGTTTTCTTATCATTCTTAATTTTCTGAGATTCTTTAATCAAATTGTGTTTTACTATCAATAGATTATCGAAAGCTGTTTTTAAATTTTTATCATTCTTCAACAGTTCACCTTCTGATTTAAGCATATCGATAGCTTCGTTAGTTTCCTTAATTTTATTTTCTATTTTCTGTTCTCTATCTTCAAGAGCTTTCAAATGTTTCAGTTCTTTAGATAACTTATTTTCAAAAAATGTGGTTACATCATAATCAAGTTCTTTACGAATATCATTAATCATAGTATTAACTGATTCATATTGATAAAATCTTGAACCAGTCCTTTTATCTATTGAATATAGATACATACTATCTTTATAATTAATAGCAACTGCTTCCATAAATGGTTTAGCTAAGTTAGAAACTTTAATAGCAACATCTAAATCAACAAACTTATCAAGGTTTTCATTAACAGTTTTTAATATCAGGTAATAGTCTTTTTTTAAATAAGGAATAATAGGTGAATTGAATACGTTTTCAAGATTCGATTCAACATCAGCTTTTTCTTCATTTAAAAATAAAGAACCATCTTTAGTAGACAGAGAGATTCGAAGATTTTCGTCAATTCTGAATGTTATAAGCTTGTCAGTTATTTCAGCTCTTTTTATAGCTTCTTCTAATAAACGAATTCTTCTTATTTCTTTTTCTTCTTTAATATAATCATCAGGAATAACTTGTTTAACCTCAGATTCTTTGAATAAAAACCAACGGTCAACAACATAAGCTAAAATACCATCGTTTATTTTTTCAACCAATGTAAATACCTTTTCACCTTTACCAGAATTTCTATAATTCTGAATTTCGATTGGATTTTTCTTAATCTCCAACATGAACATTTTTATTTCTGGAATCCAATCATAAATAACCAATTCGTTAACAATTGATTCCATCTTTTCTTCGTCTGAATTCTTAGAAATAATATTTAAAATAGTATTTAAAGGTTGACGATATAAATGTGCATGATTCTTACGTTCAACTTTACGATAAAGGTCTTTTAAATCGGCAGTTAAAGTATTCTGGTCAATTTCTGATTTTAAACCTTCCAATAAACTTTTCACGTCATCATCGTATGAAAATTTTCCAAGTTTTTCATTCAAAGAAGAATAAACTTCTTTTTCAGAATATCTGTCACATGCAACAATGTGATGTTCAACTATTGCAGATAATTCAGTCTGGTCAATAGTTAATTTTTTATTAAAATTAAAGAGTTCTAATTTAAAGTTTTTCATTTTATTTTCATTATTTTTTCTTTTAAGTTGTACCTTTTCTTTTTTTATATTGTACTTAAAGTATAGTTATATATTAAATAAAAATGTCTATTTTTTCCATATTTGGTGGAATTTCTTTCTATAATTTTTTTATTAATTTTAAAAAGATTATTTTTGAGAATTAATTAAATATATAGTAATATGATACCAGTTATAAAAGAACCAAAGGAACTCTTTCTTGAATTTCACATTCATGAACACTGTTTTTTCTGTCAAAAACCAACTGATACTTGGCACAACGGAACAAACCAGCCTGTTTGTAAAAAATGTGCAAAGGTTCATAAGGTATCTGAATTACCGAAGGCTCATCCTAAATATAAACCTGTGCCTAAACAAAAAATAATTGCATAATATGGATATTTTTAAAAAAGATAAAGGGGATTGGATTGATAAGCATTTTAAACAAGTAGAGGCTGATAAAATGAAAGCGTGTAAACACGAGCGTAGGAAAGATTTGACCAACGGTTTAGGTGTTGAAAGAAATTTTTATTGTCCAGATTGTAAGACACATTGGTACAAAGGAAAAATATGGCCTGAAAAAGAATGGAACGCTTATGTAAATGATTTTTCTGATACTGATATTGATTCTAAATAAATTATTATGAGTTACATGAACGATAACATTTATATAAAAACTAACAAAGATGGAACGAAAACTATTATTTCATCTGGTGTCATAAATAGTGATTTGGGTCATTTCACGGGAACAGCTCAAACACACATATATTCACACAAACTTGAAAAGGTTGTCTGTGGTTCAAAAAGCTTTCATGGTTGTGGCTTAAATCATGATTTAGATATAGAATTATCAAAAGAAATAGGACACGCCCAAGGAATAAGCTGTAAAAGATGTAGAAACTGGTTTAAAAAGAATTATTTATAATTAAATATATCAATATGGAAAAAATTATATTGGAATATGGAATGAAACTTTTGTTTCCCTGTCGTCCTTATCATGTTGTTGTTCCTGAAATTGGTTTCGGGTTGACATCATCATCGGATGAATCAGAACAGATATTGATGGAAGTTTGTAAATTTTGGGAAACAGACACAGACCCAAATAAATATAAAGTTAAATTAGTTCCCATGATGGAAGATGATAAAACACGTTTTCCTTGTGAAAAACTATATTCCAGTGACTTGATTAAACTCATAGACGAGGGAACGGCTCTCGTAATTAGGGTAGTTGATGATAAAACTTTTGATGAATTGAAACAAGAGGCCATCTCAGAAGAAATGAATGACTGGGATACTGAACAAGAAAAAACGAACGTTTAAAAGAAGACAATGAAAATTGGCTTCTGAGTAAATTTGGGTTTGGTAAAAAAAACTAATGATATGGCAGCCATAACATTCAAATTATCCAGCAAAAAAGATTTCATAGAAATCATAGAGAAAAATACCCTCGTAGAAATATGGAAACATATTCGTTTTTACATCAATGAACCAAGAAATTGGATTATTGAAGAATGTGAGGATGGTGAAATGGTTGACTGTATGTGTGCTTATACGTTTTTAAGTATGTATAAAGACGAAACTGATTTACCACTATTAATATCTGATATCTTACCTTAAAAATTTTACTATATGATTCGTTTCAAATTATTAGACGAAAATGATAACTATAAAGAATATGTTATCGAACTTGATTTTGAAAATTCAGATGATTTTTTTGACTTCATTGATACTGATGAAGATTATGATGACTTCATGCATGAAATGGAATGTGGTCATAACCCTTGGTGCGGTGTTCATGACGGCACAGGTGGTATTGATAAAGATGGTACTGAGTGGGATGGATTTCACTCTTATGAAATAAAAGATTTTGATGCAGCCATCGAAAGGTGGTCAAATTTTTTCAAGAATAAGAAACGTTTATTAAACCTAAATCAATAATATGTATTGTTACGAATGTGCAAAAAACGGTAAAATTCATTTTGTACCATCTGGTTATAGCGAATGTGCATATGGTCATAATATACATGTGAGTTTAGATAAAAAACTTACAGTACCTAAAATGCTTGATGATATCAAATCGAATTGTGTTTAAAAAAAATAAAAATGAAAACAATAAAACAAGGATTAGATGAAGCTTACAAAAATGCTGGTATAAATGCATATTTTGGTAGTGGATTCGATGCAGGTATTGAATTTGCAGAAAGTGTAATTAAAATTGAAGATGAATATCCTTCAATGAAAAACGGTTTTATTGATGAACTTGTTTTAGTATGTGTCCGTAATAAAAATAAAGAGGATGGTATTATACTTTGGGATTTATGTTCATTTGATGGAGAAACATGGTCAAAAAGAAATAATACTTGGGAAATAATAATAGGTTGGAGACCAATTTTACGTTCCAAATCGGAAACCCCATTAGTCGGTTTATAAACAGATAACACAACAATTTATATATTAATAAATATTAAATCACAATAATATGAACAATCATTATCAAAGAGTAAAGCAAATAATGGATATCCCATCCAGTGATTTACAACATCACATGAAACGTGTAAAGAACATTGTTGATGTGAAAGCTGTTGGTGATATTGACAAGCAGAAAAAATTAGCTGTTACGATGGCTAACCGTATTACAGATATAGATAAGTGTTTCGGTCGTCATCTTGTTTCACAAGAATTAAATCAGACCCATCTGGCTAAAATTTTCCTTAATCGATTTAAAGAATTGACTTATTCCACGAAGGATTATCGTAGGGAAAAGTTATTAGAAATATTTGGAGATTGGGATGATGAACCTGAAAAAAAATAATCAATGGAAAAAAATATAATATATTTTGGACAACCAGCTAAGATTTGTTGTGATGAAAAATGCAACAAAGCTTGGGGTATTGCATTAAGACCTAAAGAACAATTATCGGATGCTGTTGATGATGTCGTTTTTCTTTCAGATGATGAACTTGGAGATGCACCAGAAAACCCCCAAACTTGGGAAGGTGATGATGGTAAACCAACATGTGATTCTGAGAAAATGAATAAATGGTGCGCCCGTCAATGTGAAAGGTGTGTTATGACAGAATATTGTAAACCAGATGAACCATTAAAATTAAAAGATTGGAGTCACAGAAGATATAATATTCCAAGTAAACATACAACAGAGTGAAAGGTCTAAGAAATTAGACCTTTTTTAAAATGTTTTACACTCAATATTTCTAAATTATTATTAGCATTAAGATTTATTTCTTTTTCATGGGGGTAATTTATATTATGTAAAATAGTGTCTTCAAAGTTTATGTTTTCAACTGGTGTTTTTATTGTGACAATATATAAGTTTTCAGGTTTAGCATTACCCAAACCTATCTCAAATAAAAAATCCTTATTAAATAAATTTTTATTGTAAACAAAATTAGTTCCAAGGAATTCTTTTTTTAAATCATCAACATTGGGTAAATCCAATATTCTATAAAGAATTATTTCATTCTTTCCTTTTAAATATTCTTGGGCTGCTGCTATTGTTTCCACAGCAGTTTCTTTATAGTAATCATCATATTCAGCCGTATCTTCGTCACTATCTATAATAGATAAAATATCATCTTCACCCAATTCTAAAAATATTTTTAAATTCATAGTAGATAGATTTTCTGGGTTGAATTCTTCAAATAATTTTAGATATTTCATTTTTATTACTTTTTTTAAGAAACATAACTTACTATTTCATACCTACCATTTTCCATCATATGCCAAGATAACCACAAACCAGCATTTTCATAAGGTGTGTAAAATGTTATATCATCTCGTGTTTCTGAACTCATTTTATCGGCAAGATTAAAAATAGTATTACTATCTTCACCTAATAAAAAACCACTCCAGTAAGTATTATCTTCCATTACTGGAACAATACCATATTTATCTAAAACTGCAAATAATTCATCAAGTGGGATTTCATCGAAATAAGTAGGTTTAGTTACTTCCCTAATATCTTTATTTATTTTTTTCTTTATAGGCGCATTGAGATGTTGAATCTCTCTTTTATACATATCTTTTATTTTATCTTGTCTTAAATTTTCATTCAAGAAATTTTCAAATTTTGTTTTCATTTTAATTATTATTTTTTAAAAGTTTTCTTTTGGTGTGTTTGTTCTACTTTTTAATTCAACCTCGTTGGGTTCTCTACTATTCTTTTCCCATATATAAGAATTCCAGTATACTCTTTTCCCAGACGGTACATCGCCAATTTGACTTGGTGGTAACTGACCCATACTTTCCCAATTTATTTCGGAATCATTGTCACAGGTTTCGAAATCATCAGTATCGATAAAGAAATCAGGATAATAAGTATCAACACCAAGAGAAAATTTAACAGATTTTATTTTATCAGTGTCCAATCCATGCTCTCTCGGAATTGTAATGTCTTTATCATCAGGTAATGTTAGTATAGCTTCTATTTTTATACCGAAATAATCTATGTTAAAAAACATATAATTAAATAATACTTTTAATATTTTTTCAGATACTCTCAGAACATCTATTGTATTGGCTACTCGCACTTCTATTTCAAAATTTAATGTAATAGGGATGGCTTTTATTTTTGAAAATATCTTACGATATTCATCATTTATTTTCAATTCTTTAGATAAAAATTGATTGGGGTTTGCGAACTCATCTGCTTTAGATGATATTGAATTTAATGTTATAATACCTCTGGGTATTTGGTCTGTATTTAATTCTACTCTTTTATCTGGTATATCATCTACAAAAGCATCGAATAAAAAACGTTCATCCCCAGCCATAGAAAGATAAAAAGGTACAATAACTCGCATTTTTTTATCTTCAAATCTATTTATCCATCTTATACCTTTAGATAATGTTTTAGCTAAAGCCACACATACCATTCTAAAGAATTGGTCATCAAAATTATACGTATTATCGATTATCATTATTTAAATTAATTTAATCTTATATATTAAAAGGTAGTCTGTCATTTTTTTTATTTGAATAAAATATATATTTTTGTTATGATTAAATTAAATGATGATGAGAATAGGTGAAAAGTTAACATACTGGTATAGAAGTGACACAGTTAGTGTGGGTCAGTGTGTTGATTTGATAATAAATGACAATGTAGTTGAGACTATTACAATCGCTTATATACATTATAATCGAGATAGTGCTGATAAAGTTTGGTTTGGAAAAGAAAACCCATATACAGGAGAATATATAGGAAAATCAAAATTTACAAGAACATATAGTAAAATATGTGTAACTACAAACAAAGGAATCCTGAGAAGAAAAATGATAGAAGCTCTTGAATTAATATAAACCAAAATATAATATGGCAGAAAATGATATTTTTAAAAATAGGGTGGCCTCTAATTTAGACCAAGTAGCCCCAAGAAAAATTCCTCTGGGTGCTTATATTATAAAAACAGTTGACGAATCGGGGTTTCTTCATAGTAAAAAAGATAAACCAGCTATTGAAATGGCTACTGGTACTAAATTCTACTACAATCACGGATGGTTACATAGATTGAACGGTGCAGCTATTATTCACGAGGATGGTAGAGAAGAATATTTTATTGAAGGAAAATTTATCCCTTCTAAAGAGGAACACACACGTTATTCCCGTTTACTTAAAATTCAATCACTTGACCTTTTTTAATAATATTATGGTAAAAGAAAATATAGTTTCGGACGTTAACTACAAAGAAATTCCTGAATTTCCATCTTATTATGTGGGTGAGAATGGTAGTGTTATGAGATATCGTAACAATAAATTTAATCCTTTGAAAATTTCCCACGACATAAAGAATAAGGTCACATATATGTTGATTCAAAACAAAAAAGGTAAATGGCGTTCTATCAGACCGTATATGTTCATTGCTAAAATATTTGTTAAAAACCCATCCCCGAACATATTCAATTCAGTTGGATATTATGATGGGGATGAAACGAATATATCAGCCAATAATTTATATTGGAAAGCTCGTGCTAATCGCAAATTATCTCCAAAAGCAGTTAAATACATAAAATATAGTATCGAGAATAATACCCACACTAATGTCGAATTAGCTTCTATGTTTGGTGTTTCCGATATGCAAATAAGTCGAATAAAGAGTGGGGAAAATTGGGGAAAGGGAAAATTCATTCGAAAGAATAAATTACCATTTGATGTTAATGACGGTAAAATTAGGAGATTTTTAACTACATTTGATATTCAAAAAAGAGAAAATTATAAAATGAAATTTAAAGTAAAAAAGACCGACACCAAATTACGAATAGTGGGAATCGTAAATGGATATCTTTTTTCTTTGAAACATTCTAATATAACCAGAGCAACAAAATTAACCAATAAACTTAATACATATTTTTATGGCAAATAAAGTTATACGACCACTGGCCTTTGTAAAGATAGATATCAATTCTATGCCAAAGACTATCTATGATGATTACTATAAAGAAACTTTAGGTGAATCTCTCTATATCTTTTTGGGTGAAGTTCCAAATTGTAAAGGTCATTGTATACTGGCTGACCTTAGTACTGGTAAATTTATTGGTATGTATCATACTGATAATTTTAGAGAAGCAACCGAAGATGAAGTATAATGTCTGGGATTAATAAAAAATTATTGATGGCCTTAGTAGAACTCGTTGAATGGGTAAAAATGGGTGATTATGACCCATCGTTTATAGAAGAAGCTGAAAAAGCAATAAAAGAAGCGAGGGAACAAGATAAATATGAAAATAAGGAAAAACAACGACCTAAAGATAATGGATAATATCGATAATATGAAACCCGATTTGTTTTCTGAAGGATTAAAAAAGTTCTTCACAAAGGGTTCTATTGTTGAACCAGTTCGTTTAAATAAGAGAATGAAGGAAATAATACTTTTATTAATTGAAGAAGATTTAGAAAATTCTATCATATTATACCCAGAAGAAGATTATAGATATAATCGTTTCATGAAAAGTATGGATTGGCTTAAACAACGAGTAACTGGTATTAAAAATAACAAACAAACTTTCAACATAAAAATAGGAGCAACGCTTTATTATTGGATGTGTAATAAAGATTTTCATTATTTATCTGATGATAAAGATTTTGACAAAGCTATGCAATGGATTTTGAATCATATTAATAAAAAGTGGAGTGTTAGTGAATTAGCAAATAAATAAAATATGGAAAAGAAAGAACAAAAAATAATAAGAATAAAGGATGATACTACTTTTTTAACAAATTGGCCTGAATCTATTAAAAAAAGGATATTTAAAAAATATTCTATGCAAGGTATGGTTTATTTAACCAAATTCGGGGAAGGATATACACCGACACATGTTTCGGATATTGTTAAATGGTTGGATAATCTATGTATAACAACCATCTCTGAAAAAAAGTCCGATAAGATAGCATTTGATTATTTAAATGATAAATATCCTGAATATAAAGGTTTCATTCAATTATTTTAATTATGAAATTAACAGATAAACAAAAAGAAGCATTATTACTATTAAAGGAAGAAAAATCTTTTTCTTTAGATAGTAGTAAAGTCCATAAGAATACAATGAATGCACTTTACTTTAAAAGTTTAGTGAAAACTTCAAGATATGCTAATGGCGAATTCTGGGAAATTACCGATAAGGGGTTGGATGAAGTTGATATCATCAATAATATCATACCACATCATGAAGTGGTACTGGATGTGTTCGGTGGTACTAAGATGCAAAAATTCCAAAATGATTTCATGCATTGTGGCGATGTGTTTGAAAAGGGAAAACACCTTGCTGAACATTATCAGATTGTAGTAACTGGTAATCCTAATTTAGAAAAATTATGCGAAAATTACAAAAACGCATATGAAAAGGCCAGTGGGGGTTATATTTTATTTGTTGCCATCAAAAGTATAGATGGTAAACGAACTAAAGAACCCAAAGCTTATATTAAAGAGGGTATTCAATCTATTTCTATGGTACAGAATGGTGAATTAGGTTGGTCTTTATTTAAAGACTTATTAACTCATCTCGGATATGAAGTCAAAACCAACCAATATATGATGGTTGAATCGGTATCTTAAATATTTTAATTATGAAAACATTTTATATTTTTATATTTTTATTTTTCATATCATGTGTATCATATACCCGTAAAGAAGGTGTACACCAATATACTCCGATAGTTGATAAAAAGTTTATTCCTTCACATTCCGAAATGGGTATGCATTATGGTTATTCTATAATGAAAGGAAAAACATGCTGGCATTATGGAGAACACACAGTTTCGGACGAATTTTTCATCTATTACATGGTTTATAGTGATACAATAGGTTGGGAAGTAAACAAAGATAGATATGATACAACAGAAATTGGTGATTTGTTGACTAAGTATTATACATATCTTTATCAAGATAGTGTACTGGTAGATTCTTCATTAACAATAGAATAAATATAAAAACCCCAGTTAATCACTGGGGGTTTTTTCATCAACTTACTAAAACGTAACTTACCAAAAAGTAATCTACTTAATGACTACCTTCGTTGGTTTCTTAACTTTTTCCTCTAATTTCTGAATATCCAACTTCAAGATACCATCTTTAAATTCAGCTTCTATTTTATCCATATTAGTATCCTTTGGAATCTGGTAAGATTTTTTGAAAGATGATTTCTTGAATTGTCTCATACAATAAACATCTTCTTTTTCTTCTTTTTCTTCTTTAATGTCGGCTGATATCGAAAGAATATCATTATTAATATCAATCTTGATATCATCCTTATTAAAACCAGCCAAAGTTAGTTCTAAAATGTATTTATCTTCCATCTCCTGAATGTTCGTCTTAACAGAAGGTGTGTAATCAAATACCGATTTAAGTGTCGAAAAATCACCCTTTAAATCGAAAAATTCATTAACTAAATCTAAAAAGGGTGAATCTGTTCTTGGCCTGTAAACTAAATTTTTTAACATATCTTTATATTTTTATTTTTTACACATTATTGTGTTTGGTAATAATATTTACAAATTAAATACCAATAATATTTAAATGAAAAAATGTCATGTATTTAAGTAAATATCATGACATTTTTTCAGTGATTTAACTTATATGTTAATTATAATCCACGCTGTCTTTATCGGCATACAATGTTAAACAATAATTAATAAATTCATCACCATTTATATCTGGTTTAGTATTAATAAATTTTATTAAAGCTTTCTGGACATTATATAAAATCGAAAGTTCTAAATTATTCCACCATATACCATAAGAAGAATCGTCAATTGAATGTATTTGAGATTTCATATTATATAACTTCCCATATTCTTTACTCTTATCTCCACCCACTGGACACATAATAATTAAACTAATTGGGTTATATTTCCTATTGTAAAGATGAAGCATAGAATCTTTATCCACTTGTTTAACCGTCCATAATTCACTTCTATGTATGATTTTACCAGATTTATCTGTGTGGTGAGTTCCCTTAAACCAAGTGTTAAGATATTTACCGATATTTTCTTTTGATAAGTCATAAACAAAATATTTATTTGTATCTTCCTCAATACCTTTACAATCTTTTTTATCGTGGGTTTCTCCGTATGTGGGAAATTTCCTTGTTTTTGATAAATTAGATAATTGTTCAATAAAGTTATTCATTTTTATAATTTGTTTACATATTTGTTAAAGCTTTTATCCCATATGAAGCCACGTTCTTCCATAAACTTTATATATTCCTCAGTTGGTAATTCAAACATAATTTGTAGTTTACTGAACTTTGAGGGTTCGTATGCCGTTGGATTAAGGCCACAATTTAAAAATATAGTATCAGGCACTTTAAATGCTTTATTCAATAATTTCTTTTTCTTTCTCCAATAAAGAATAGGTGTGATTACTATAACATCCTCATCACTTTTCAATTCAGAAAATATAAAATTATTTGGAGTGATGGGAGCAAATAAGTCGTCCTTTTTAAATTTGAAATCACACACAGGACAATAATAATTTTTATCCAAATCACCGCCACAGAATATACACTTAGGGGCATCTGGTATCAGAATATTATCAGAATCATTAATAGAATCTTTCTGGAATTGTTGAGGCATATTAATATCCTCATCACCTTTTAGATTTTTATTTTCTTTATCCTTTTCAGCATCATCGGTTTCCCAAGTATATTTCATATTGGCTATTTCATCTTCATCGAAAAAATCATTTATTATCTTCTTTGATTTTTCCTCACCAAAATAAGATGTTTCTTTATTTTTTTCCATATAATTTGTTTTTTAATCTTTCATTTAGTACAAGTTCTTCGGTTCTTATATTTCTACAAACCAAAAATATTTCTTCTTTATATTCGCCATTATACTCATCGATAGGTTTGAAAGTTTCGATAACTTCTTCTTTAGTTTTATCTCCAGAAACATCTATGACATAAACTTCATTAGAATATTTCAGTGATATTTTAAAAAACGGTTTCCCCTCATTTTTATCGAATCTGCTCGGTTTTCTATCGTATTCTTTAAGACACCAAACAAACCCCTCATAAGTTAATTCTTTCAATGGATTTTTAATTTTACTTAAATCTTCATTCAAAGAAGATAATCTAAATGACGGACATACTTCAAGTTTATTTTCGTTGCATATGTTATTATAATGGTCTTCATATTTAGTGCTGTTTCTACAAGATAGAAATAAGTCAGGTAAATTATATTTTATTTTTTTATTTTTAGGTTCTTTAAAAATTTTATAAGTTGGTAAAAATTCTGGTATCGGTAAATTTTTAATATAACCTAAAACGTTTTTATACACCCAATTGTAAATATAATACTCAATATCAGACAAACGATAGTATTGACAATCATTAATACCAGCCGAGTATTCTCTACCACAGTCGTCATCATTTAAAAAGAAATATTCTTTGTAATAATTATTTTCGAATGTATCAAATACACCTTTCTCAAATCCAAATAATTCTTGAAGTTTTTTTGACCTTAAAAATTTATTATGTTGTATCTCACTATTTTCGCATTTTTCCTTCGGTTTATAAGGTTGTAATGAATATTGTAAATACCATTTATCACGACCTTGCATTTTAGTGTGAATTCCTCTATGACCTAAAAATCTTTTTTTATCTTTATTCCAATTACCACCAGTATAAACAATTAACTGACCAGACATATCATCATATACACTACATTCATAATAAGGTATTGATATAGTTGTTAAGGTGTGATTTCTGTCAGATAGAGATAATCTGAAATCATTTCCTTTTATATAATAAAGAGTTATTTCTTTAGTTGCATCATTAAAGGAAAATTCAAATTCCATATCTGGTATATTGAAATTTCGTATTCGTAATTCATATAATAGTTCACGATAAACACGGGTTCTCATGCATTTATATATAGTGGGATTATTATCATACTTAAATTTAGCCCTTCTGCCATTTAAGTCGATTAACACACGTTGATTATTTATCGACAAATTATCCAACATAGTATTTAATTATTTGCATCGGCAATTGCTAATTTCTTAGCAGCACTAATAGATGTTATACCAATTTCAACTTCAATTTTTTCCATTCGGACTCTTTTATATAATGTCCAACCTTTTGGTTCTTTGTTTATTTGGTATAAAGAATATTCATCATATTTATCCAAAACTCTAAATTCATGATATATAGAGGTTTGTGTGGCTTTAATATCTATAATTTCTTTCATAAGATAATTTTATTAATAAGCAAAAATACGCAAAAATATGTTAAAAAAAAATCCCACGCTTTTTATTTCGTGGGATTAAAAATAATCATATGACAATATAACTCTGAAGCATTTATTTATATATCTTTTTATTCAAATTGTTTTGAAAATTCATCAAAACATTTTCTCGAACAAAAATTATTTACCATTATAGTCGATACACCTAACAATTCTTTAATATTAGTGTCTTTCGCTGGTGTGTATAATGAATCACAATTAATACATCTTATATTTTTATCGATATAATATGACACAAACCGAGTTGGGTCGATTATATTTTGGTTATTTGAGTTCATTTTTCTCAATATTTTTTAATTCAACATCACATAGAATATCAAGGGCTTTTAATAATTCTTTATCATTTTCATTTTCATGTCTTAAACTCATTTGTAAATGAAATATTGCTTTTCTTAAATGTGAGAGTGTCATTCTAATATTTCTTTTATTTTTTCTTTTCTTAAAAATATTTTATAATCTTCATAATCTAATATAAAAGTGAATTCTCTCATCTCATAGCTGTATTCTTCTATTTCATAAAATGTTAAAACAAAATCATCATTACTTTTTTGAAAAGATTTCAAAAAACGATAAAGACCATTAGAAACAATATTATTATTATCTAAATAAAGTTGTAATATATGATACGTTTGTACATAATCATTTGATTTATTTTCCAAATCCAATCTCTGTATCAAATATACAACAAATAAACAACCGACTTTATAATAATTAGCTTTTATAAAAGAACTTAAATTTTCTTTCTGCTTAGAATCTATAATATCAAATATTTCACCCTTATCATTAGTGAATTCTTCTCCAAAAGTCATTTTAAGCTTATGTATAACATCACAATTAAGTGTTTCCAATATTTTTAAATCATCTTTTATCATATGGTATGGTATAAAAAACTCGCCCCATAAAGAGGCGAGTTCTAAAGAATAAACAAAAATATTACAATTACCTACGCCTCATCCTAACCCCTCTTGCTTTCAACACATCCTTAACAACATGAATCTGAAAATCAGTATATTTTTCTGATTTTAGCATGTTCTTTAGTTTTTCTGTTGATTCTTTTTTCATACGGTTCACAACTCTTTCTGAACGAATTGGTGAACTTAATCGTCTTTCCAGAATTTCATTAATAATGACTTTCTGATTATCATTATAATGATTCGATACTGTCATTCGCATTAAATCCTCTGTTGAGTCTTTTTTAAATCTGCGTATCCATCTTTCTGTTATGATACTTCGTCTTTTAGTAAACATTTTTTTTACTTTTTTGTGAATAATTTTGGTAGTTATCTTTTTTTCTTCAATATGTATAGCTTTTATATTCTGTGAACTTGAAAAAGTTGTATTTTTTGTGGTATTTTTTTCTTTTTTTCTTTTTACCACTGGTTCACTTTCAAATAAACTACTAACTACATTATTCTCAGTTATATTCTCAATAACAACCTCAAACATATCACCAATTTGCTCAACAGTATCTGGAAAAATATCTACAATATTATCTACAACCTCATTTATAACAGGTTTAGTTTCAGATTTTGTCTCTGGTGTTTTTTCTATTTTTGGTGTATATGTTTTTCCAAAAATTATTTCTTGCCAATGTTCTACGAGCATTATCATCGCAAAAGTGTCGAGTTCACAATATTTAAGAAGTGATTGAATAACACTATTTCGTTCAATTTCACTCATTTGAGAGAATTGTATTTTAGCATAAGCTGTCATAGCTGCGCCACCATCCGAAATTTTTTCAGCACTTACAAAAGTTTCCACAATAGACTGGTCAATATCGACAAAGGTCTCAGGGAGCGTTTTATAAGGGTCATTTACTTCGCCATCTTTATAAGTCAACCAAGTATGATTCTTAAAATTTAAAGATTTAATTTCACCAGTGCCATAAATTGGTAAAGTATATTTGGTTTTTAAAAAACTACTCGATTTTAGTATAGCTGGTAATACATATTTTATTGAATTCGAACCTTCTGTAATTGGATTATAATAATATAATTTTAAAACTTCCCATAAATCTACCATATTTCTTTCACCAACCCAATTCTCAATATCCAATCTACCATATTCTACTGATGAAGACTTATAAGTAATATTTTTAATAAAATCAATTATTTCCTCTTTATCTGGTTCTGAACTTTCAAATAAATTAATCAAAATGTGATTTAAGAAAGTATTCTCATGTGGCGAATAACGGAAAATAGTTCCATTATCAACTTCCAGTTGTTTTTTCAATTCTCTGATGAATTCAAAGTTTGGATTGAATCCTATCTTACGATTGATATACTCACCTGCATGTTCAACCCGACCATCTTCATACATAATATGATGAGAAAATTGAAAAGCTATACCTTCATATGGTCGTAGACCAGCATGAAATGGTATGGCTACCGTAGTGGTTTCAAAATCTATCATATGATATGGGTACTTCCATGTCAGCATTTCACCTTTTAACTTTTCATCAAGAACGAATATGTTATTGTCATTAGTTAATGTTTTCACTATCTGGATTAACTGTCTATCTTTTTGTTCGATTTTTTCAGTAATTTTATCCATATAATATTGACCATCTTGTATAGTTTCAACGTTTTTGTTGAACTCTGATAGGTCAATTTTTTCCATCAGAATATTACCTGCATTGATTTGTTTATCTTTGCCACGATAATTCCATATATCCAACACTGTCGGTTTACCATAATTGGTTTGACCAACCAAGGGATTATTTAAAAAACATTCTCTTTTACCATTATACCATCCACGTTTTTCCTCGTCTTCTGTGCAACTAAATTGACAATCACCACATTTTTTACCAAGATGTGTAACTAATTTTTCATTTTTTTCGAATGACTCCATTAATAATGTTAACCATTCGTCAAAGTTTCTACCTTCGGTATATTCATAATTATCAATTAAATCGACAACCGAATCAACACATATCGGAATTAAAATCTGTTCACCAAGAGCTTCTTCACTTACATCACCATTGATTATAACTTTTGTATTACCATTATCATCCTTGGAAAGAATAAATTTTTGATTGAGATTATCAACAGTTGTGATTTTTGTTTTATCAGCCATCATTAAATAGGACTCGATGGCATAACGTGGGAACAATTTTGATAATATCCAACGTTGATATGCGACATCGTACATCTGGTCAATCCACTCGGCCTTGATTATACTTGCACCTCTTTTGTTTAGAAATTGGTCAAGCCCCAAATCATTAATATATGATTTAGATTTAACTTCTATCAATTTTAGAACATTACCAGTTCTAATAAGGATATCGAATCTGGAAATAAATTTTCCAAATATTAAATTACCTTCAAATAAAGTTACATTTGTTTTCTTCAAATGTTTCTGAACTTCTTTGAAGTTATCTTCTTCGTTCAATGCCGAATCAAGTTCAATACCTGATGGATAATAGCATTTTGCTAATTCTCCAACTTGAAAACCACCCTCGGCAATAGCTTTTAGAAAAGGGTCTTCGTTACGATTATCTTTGTAAAGATGATTGTTGGATGCATAGTACAACTTGGTACGGCAATCCAATGCATTTTTAAATAGGGATTTACTTAAATATTTTTTCATGATTAAATAATTAAATGTGATGGTTAATCCATCATTGCTTTAATTATTTTTATCATTCTTTCTTCGTTTTGTTTGAAATTTAAGTAATTTTTTTTGATAATATAGAATTCTGGGTTTTCTCTTTTAATTATTTGAATATATGATTCAATTTTAGATATGTAACTTAATATAAATTCTGGTTTGGTATCCATAAATATAGTAAGTTCTATTTTATCAGTTCCTCTAATCAAATTTGGTGAAATTTTATAATTGGGGTCTTTATTTATTTCTTTATTAAAATCAATTCTGTTACTATCACACCATTCTTCTTTATATGAAAATGGGGTATATATATCAACAAATTCTCTATCAAGTTTTTTTAATTGCTCTAATATATATTCTGGTGTAACAGGATTAGTCATATCAATTTATTTAATCCAAATTTAATTCTTTTAATTTAAAATATCTCAGAATTACATTACCATCTAAAATAACTTTTTTATCTTTAGCATTAATAAATCTTAACTGCGCTATATCTTGTTCTATTAGTTTATACCACCGTTTATCTATTGGGCGCATGAATATGTGAAAATAAAAATCAAATTGTGCCACATCATCAATACAATATTTTGTTTCTTGAATCGGGTCATCATCATTCCAATAATACATATCCATTTCATACAATAAGATATATTCTAAATCATATATTGGAAACCCCTTTTTGACATAGATAAATGTTTCTTTTGGGTCGAGCATTAAAAAATCTTCGGTTAATTCTTTTATCATTTAATAATCATTTTTCCATATGGTATTTTTTCCAAGTTTTTTTGCAACGGCTTGTGCAACACTATTTATTGAACAACCTAAAAAATCTTTCCATTGGGTTTTAGGATTCATAATACAAGAATTTCCTCCAGAGGTTAAATATATCACATCACCAGAATAATCCACTTGGAAATAATCCAGAAAATCTTTACACCTTATCAATTCAATATCAGTCATACTTCCAATATAGTTTTTAATTTTATAAGTCGAGAAATCTTTTTAGCATCATATACAGTTAAATAAACATTAGCACCTATTAAATTATCAATTTTTCTCACTTCCAGTGTTTTATATTCACCCATAGGATGTAAAGATAATAATAAAATATTATTATTTGATACCATATTTTTATCAAAATATTCAGGTACAAATTGAAAATTATTCATCAAATACTCTACATATGGGTAAATTAAATCACCATTTGGTATATTAATCAAAACATCAGCGATGTCTAATCTCCCCATTGTGAATTCTTTAGGACACTCCATCATTTAAGTATATTTGATATTTTAAGCATTCTGGTAATTTGAATATCATCTAAAACAGTAAAAGTACCCAAAATGTTAGCTATTTCAACTCTTTTTTTAATCTCTATGACTTTTTTCTCTGAAAGAGGATTGAAGCGTAATATCAAAATATTACCATCTGAAATTATATAATTAGTTAAACTATCCCTAAATGTAGAAGCTAAATACATAAAATCATATCTTTCCACAAAAATGTCTATATATGGTTTTATTTCATTACCATCCTGTAATGATATAACCGTAGTTGTATTCATTAAATAATTTTCTGTGAATTGCTCTGGATAATACATAATAAATTTAAAAATATTATATTATTTTTTCATATACCAATTCGGGTCTGGTAAATATTTTTTCTTTTCATAATTTTTAAACAATCTATATAATTGTTTCCAATCACGTTCAGGTTTGAAACCAGCCTTATCTTCAAACATCACATTAAAATAAAATTTCTTCTCATAGTATCCGAAGAACCCCTTAGTTGAATCTATCTCAGGATTTTCGTTGATATAATCAAAAAGTATATTATTAGAAATAAAAATATTATTATAGAATTCTATTTCTTTAGGATATGAAGATGTAGTCATAATTAATTTTACATCATCCCGTGCAGATAATATCTGTAATGTCTCCTTGGCATGTGGGTAGAAAATAGCTTCTAAATAATCTTTTCGATGATTTGGTAATAATATAGTACCATGTACATCTATGGCAAAGTATGTCTCGTACCATTCTTTTTTGAAAGAATGTTCGAACATTTTTTCAACCCACTGTACTATATCTGATTTTCTGTACCAAAACATTTTCTTAAATCTAATGGGTAACACATATCGATATCCAATAATATAAATCTTGTTCCATCTATTTCTGAGAAATTATACTGATGAAAATGTCCATAGAACCAGTATTTTATATCATTGTTTACTTTTAATTTGTCGTATATTTGTGTTAATTTATTTCTATTTATAATGGTATCATTTTTAACATCTGGGTCGCTTTTAATCCATTTTTCTACACCTGAGTAATTTTCTGGATAACAAAAATCAGGTGAATCATGTGTTACAACAATATCAATGTTCCTTAAAAAATTTAATTTATCTTCATTCACATCTACAACTTCATCAACCCAATAATCTTTACCTTCTTTTCTTCCTTTCCAAGATTTTCTTGTAACCAAATCACGCATTTCTGGATTCGGAAGCCTATCCACACTGATAGCACCACCAATACCTAAAATGTTTATACCATTAACTTCAATTACGGTATAATCTGGTAAACATTCAATATTACTTACTTTAAAATTTTTCTTATAAAAGTCGGGATTATCATGGTTACCTCGGATAGAAATCAATTTATTATTTTTACTTTTAAATGTCGTATTATAATAATTAAATTTCTTACGTTCTTCTCTCTCAGTACCAAAACCAACACCAAAATCACCACATAAATAAAATAATGAATTTTCTATTTCATATTCTTTTATATACCTTAATAGGGGTTTAAAATTTTCATGAATATCCCCAACAAATATGATATTATCGTATGTCATCGAATAAAGATATTATTTTTGTTTTTCTTTTTTTAGAAATTATATAATTTTTCAACTCTATTGGTTCTTTCATATCGGCCTTGGTAATAAATCCCAAAGTATTTCTACTGTATTTACCATATAATTGTTCTGTGAAATGATTCGAAACCATTATTTGGTATTGGGTATTATCTGCTAAATAATCATAGAACATTTGGTCAATTATTATTTCAGCATTTGTATTAAGATTTAATATAAACTCTATATAATCAACCCAATCCATAATTATATCCCCAGATTTAAAATGGTGTATTTTATTTCGATACTTTACAAATAAATAACAATATTCACCTTTTTTGAGATGAATATATAAAGTATTATTATTATGCATATAATTTTTTAATCGACAGTTTCGATGGTAGCTTCTATTTTTCGTTCATTGAGACCACGTTTCATAGGTAACAATAAATCCAAATCCCCTACTTTAGCCTCTGTTTTACCTTTGTGGTGTGCAAGCAAAGCAACTTGTTCAGCCTGTTCTGGTGTGTGGTCACATATGTCACATAATGATTTTACAATCCAGTCGAAGCTATTAACATCGTCATTATGAAGAATCAACCTGTGTGATTTAACAGTCTCATTCTTAATCTCATTAAGAACTTGCTCAATTGTTTTTGTATTTTCGTTTCGTATCATATGTTTATATTTTTCGTTTTATAAATTCAACTACAAATATATATTTTAAATAAATTAAAAAAAAATTACAAGGGTTAATATTTTATATTTAAAAAGTCTTTACATCCCGACATTGATATCGTTCCAAATATCTTTAATTTTTTCTTTCCTGAGATAAGGAATAAATTCTTTTTTTGTGACTTTTTCTACATCACACTTATAATAAATAGTATTAGTGTTGGAATTAGATTCACCGAATATGACATTTTTATATAAATATATGTATTCTTGTCCTCTAACTGTATGATAAAAAGATTTATATGGGTTTGTTAATTGATAAAATTTGATAAGAGTATAATTATCGTCAAATTTAATTGTTATACCATTTGGACTTTGTGAAATATTATACGCTAAAGAAACTGTTAATGCCATTAAATCAATCATCTAATATAGTTTTTATTTTAAATAATCTTTCAATTATATTTGATTCTGTTGCATAAACTCTAATATCACTCATGTATATGGTATCTGGTGAAATATATTTTAATTTTGCTGATACTTCATAATAAGTTCTAATTTTAAAATTTAATGATGAATATTTAGTTGAATAAAAATATAATTTATTTTCCATATCAATAAAAGATGACATATCATCAGATTTTTCACCTGAAAATAAACACATCAAATATATTTTATTCCTTTTTTTCATAAAAAAAAAACACTCCCCATACACAAAGATATGAAAAGTGTGTTAATCATCACTTAAATAAAATGTTTATTTATCCTTGAAAATTTCTTTTAATTCATTCCATGAATATTGTACAAATTTTTCTCTTATGAATTTGAATTTTTGTTCGTCTTCAAGATTTTCAACAGGTAAACACCATTGACTTTCACCACATTCACATCTATACGCCATAATTTAACTTTTTAGTGTTTCAATTAATTTAGAAATTTCTTCCTCACCATCAATAATCTTTTCTGTGTATTCACCTCGGTCAAGTATCACTCTCGGATTTGGTGTTCCTTCATTTATATAAGTGATGGATTTCAAACCATTTCTGAGTAAATCTTCTTTTGTTATATCAAGAGGATATTTTTTCATAGTTTACGAATTAATATTTTCAACTGCTTCGGTTAAAGCTAAATCAAAAGATTCTTTATTTTCAACTTTAACCTGTCTGGGACAACTGATATGGTTCTGTAAATCAGTTTTGTTAACTATATTAACAAACCAAGTTGCATCTGTTATTGATTGACCAGCTTCAAATACAAACCAATCATCGGGCATTTTTGTGTTTTGTGGTTTCATATAAAATGTTTATTAAAATTTAAAAGAATTATTATTAGTAGTTTTTTTCTTACCTGAAAGTTTCACTTCAGCTTTTTGAAGCAATTTAACCTTTTCCGAATATTCTTTCTTTTCAGATTTAACATCATTTAAATAAAGAAATTCAGTTATAGTCTCATTATTTTCATTGTTATAGCTGACTGCTATACATGGATATTTAAGCGGTTTCCCATATTTTCTCAGAATAATATCCTTATATTCTTTATGAATTTTAGCTTTAGGTGTCGAATTATCAGTCAAAATATTATTATCTTTAACCATATAGTTGATATATTCAACTTCGTCTGCGACAATCTGGCCTAATTCAAGTGCTAAAATGACATTTAACTTCATGGAAATTATATTTTTTATCTTATATTCTAAAAAATATATTTAGTTTTAAATTATTTACTTAAATATTTTATTCAGCTTTACTTTTCTGAAATATTGTGAAGTTTGGGGAGATTTGAGCATGTATATATAAGCATCTTCTCCGTCAACTTTACTAACAGTATATAGACTATTAAAATCTTTGACAATATAAACAATCATATTATGATATATAGCAGTTTTAATTGTATAAATTAATTCACTAACTGGTATGTTTATAGCTTGACATGATTTATAAATAGTTTTATCTATATTCAATGAAAATGATTTTGTATCGAAACAATCATTTATATTCATAAAAAAGGAAACAGTATCGACAAAGAATATGAAAGGCTCATATGTTTCGCCAATATTATTTATTTTATTTATTTCGAACATCGTCAAATATAGTTTCTATTTTAATTTTTCGGATATATCTTTCTGTTGATTTATTTTTTAATGATGAAACACTAAATGAACACCTTCTCACATCATTACAATCTAAATTATCATCTTGGTGTAAAACCACATTATATGAATCTTGTAAAAGATATACTATTTTATTTTCCTTTACTAAATTCTTAATCATATTATAAAAAACATATACATTTCTTACAGTATGACTAAATGTGAAATCTTTTCTATAATCGTGATTATCATAAAAATATAGTATATCAATATTATGGTCATTAGAAACGGATGTATCATAAATAATATCTGATACATCATTCACATTTCTATAAAAACATTCATTTTCAACAATAAAAACGAATGGGTGGTATCTTTTATCAATATTATTGAAAAAATCATATGTAGTTATTAAACTCATCTTAAAATCTCTCTAAGTTTAGCTCTACGAATTAGATTTTTATCAGTTTCAAGTGATAAATATATAGTTGCCTTTTTTCTTTTAAAATCATAATCAATACAGATGTTATTATCCTTTTTTAAAATATAAACAAAATAACCCTTATTTATGAACTTACGTATAAAATATACTAAATTATGTATATTGGTATAATAATCAAGCTCGTATTTTTCCCAAAATTCATTATATTTAAAATAAGACCCAGAAGTTAGATACGTTCGACCACTATACACCGACATACCAGTGGAACGATGTTTTAACATAACTATTTTATATCTTGATGTAATTGATTTGCGTGGTTGAAGTGTATCAATGGTGTAAGGAATATCAATAGATTTTGTTATTTTTACACAATTAGAATATTCTTTCCCGATTGTTTGTAAAAACTTATCAATTTTAATATTCATTATCGTTTTCTTAGATAAACTACGAAATTAACACCACTTTTTTTAATGCATTAAGGGGACTTCTCTTAAAGTGTTAGTTAATTTAATAACCTCATCTTCCTTCTCCTTTGTAGGTATAAAAATAAATTTACAGTTTTCACACTCATCATCATATTTATAAATTGTCATAACATCATATATATGATTCTTGGCTTCTTCTGCTACCATGTTTCCCACATTAATAATAACACAATATAAATTATCTGTTGTGTCTAATTTATTTAATATGTGAATTTCTTTATCATCAGAAAAATCAAAAACACAATTCATATCAGAATAAAGAGAATTTAGATGCTCTAAAACAGATATTCTTCTTTTTTTATCTGGGACTAATATTTTTATTTTCTGTTCCATTTTTATTAAGTATATATTTTATAACCACTAATATCATAAGCTGTCATACCTGCGAATATTACACCATCCTCATATTCAATTATGTCTTCATCAGCATGGCATCTTGCAGTTTTTTGCCAATCAGTAAAAGTCAATCCAAACATTTCTTTGAATTTAATATCAAATTCTACATCTGATTCAGTTTGTTCTAATACTAATAATCTGTTCTTCATTAATTATTATAATTTCAATTTTTTATACTCATCAAAATATAAATTTATATCTCGTTTAATATGTTCAGCGTTCGTTTCAAAAACATATTTTTCGAAATCTAAATATTCGTAATTTTCTTTTACAAAAATTCTGAAAGACTGAATAAATGAAACTAATTCTTTTTCTTTTAATCCAGTTAATAGCATTACAATACTCCCATTAAATTTGTCTTTATTCACTTGAATTATATATTCTTTTTCTTTGATATTTTTTATTTTATTTAAAATATCAACCTCAGTGAAATATTCACCAATAGTTTTGTAAACATAATCCTTATCTAAGAAAAAATTAATAGTGTGGTTATGCTGATATTCTTTATCTTTTGAGTATTCAATTATTTCATCATAAATACCACTTCTCTTATTCGACTTTTGTGAAACTGATTCATATATTTTTGGAATAAAATATTTTGAAGTTATAACTAAATCAAATATATCATTTTTAGTTTCAAACCCCAGTTCAAATTTCTCATAATCCAAACCTACAAATTCTAATACTTGTTTGAAATCTAATGATAATAAAATTGTTCCAATATTTCTAAAATGATTATTTATAACAGTATCATATTCGAAATAAAGACCATCCCACCCATACTTAATGTTAAATTTTCTATACATTCTACCAAGTAAGATAGATAAATCTACCCAAGAATAATAGTACTTGGTTGTTTCATAATAATTGGGTTTAGTTGTAATAAAATCTATTTGATTGTCTTTATAACAAATAGAATGAATATTAGAATTCTGTTTATACTGAGTTTTATTAAACCTGAAAATGTCAATAATATTTTCCCTACCAAATGGTTTAGGTATAATAATATCCAAATCCCCGAAAGTCTGTTTATCCTTATAATAATAGGGAATGAAAAAATCGACATTGTTTGTTTTTAATAATTCAACAACATGATTTTTATATTCTTCGAATTCATGTCTACCAATACGTTTTGTATTGAAAAGATTTCCAGTTGACATTTTTTATTTTTTATCAAAGTTATTCAAAAATTTCTTTTCTTCATCATTTAATGACTCATATCCTCTATTTTTTACTTTATCCAATATTTCATCTAAAAAAACTTGTGGTGATTTTTTAGTTTTTTTAACTTTAACCTGACCACTATTTTCAACAAATTCTAATAACTCATCAATATTATTCATTGTTAAAGCTTGATTATTATATTTTTTTGAATAATCCTCTGGTGTACCTTTATAAATTTTTAAAATTATATAAGATAACAATTTTTCAACAATATATTTATTATCAATTAATATTTTACTTACATTTTCAATGTATGTTGCTCGTTCTTTATTTTCAGCTTTAAGTACCAGATAATTGTCCAGATAAGTTTTAGCTTCTGATATTACTTTTTCCTTTTCTTCTATTATAATTTTATTTTCATTCAATTTAATTTGACTTTTTAATAAAAGACTAAATGTAATTTTATATTTCAAAAGATAATAAAGAAAAAATATTACCAGCGAACCAGTTATTATATAATACCAACTTGTCATTATAAATTTATTAATTTATCAATATTTTCGTCAACATTAGTTTTTAACAAATCTAAGGCCAAATAAATTTCATCTACTTTTTCATTTACCGAATTTTTAATTTTTTCAGTAGCCTTTCGTTGTACAACCTCATCAAATTGTTTCTGCATTTCTGATAAAGCTTCAAACGGATTCACGACAATTCCATTTATGATAATCTGTATTGTGTGTGTACCATCTAATTCACCAGCTTCATCCCGAACTCCTTCTTCAGTTATTTTGTTAATAAATTCTTCTTGTGTTTGATTGTCTGGGTTCTTAGAAATAGTTGTTAAAAAAAACCATCTAAAAAAATCATCCATTTGTTCTAAATCAAAGGTATGTTTTTCTTCCATAAAAATAAATTATTTTTTAATTATATGTATAAAAAATACTTTTGTTTTTTATTCTTGGAATATTTCTTCTAATTTTTTAATAAGGATATTACTAATGATTGGTTTTCTTATATAATATTTAATTGGAAATAATTCATCATTAAAATTTGGAATTTCATATCTTTCGAGAGCTGTTAATGCGACAATTTTTAAATCTGGTTTAGCAGTTTTAATAGCATATGCAGCTTCAACACCATCCATTTCGGGCATCATAATATCCATTAATACTATATCATATTCGTTTTCGAGTGTTTTCTTCACACCATCTGACCCGTTATTAGCTAAATCAACTTGATACTTAGTATCATCTTTAAGTATCATTTTAATTAAGTTTTGTAATGTTCTATCATCCTCAATATATAATAATTTCAATGGATTAATCAAAATGCTTTTTGTTTTTATATATTAAAAATATAATATATTTTGTTTTTAAAAAACAAAATTAATATATAAAAATAAAAATATTAAATGGGGTTAAAATATTTACAAACTTTTGAACAACATATCTACAACGAAGGAAATATTAATGATAATTTTTGGAAATGGTTTGGTGATTCAAAAACCATAGAAAATGGTAACCCTCAAATATTATTTCACGGAACAAAAGAAAAATTTAAATCATTTGATATAAAAAAAATAGGGTATGGTAGCCGAAATTATGGTCATTATGGATATGGTTTTTATTTTTCAGATGATATTCGTGAAGCCCAAGTTTATGGTGATAATATTCTTAAATGTTATATCAAAATGGAAAACCCGTTTACTGCAACTGACGATGAACTTTTACTATTAAAAAGAAATGGTGTGCGAAACATCCCAGATTTGGTTATTAAATCAATAGATTATGATTCACTATTTAAAGAGATAGAAAAAATTGATAAAAACGCATCAATATTAATGAATTATATTAAAAAATATAATCTTGAAATAGCTTGGGACAAATTTCATGAAGAAAAACGTGAAATTAAAGACTATTATAACGATTTATCAAATTACACCGATGAATATACAACCTTAAATAAAAATTCGGATGGAGTACCTGATTACGTTTTTAAAGATTTATCTGATATTGGTGTTAACATAAAAAAACTAATTTATAATCAGGGTCTTGAACACCAAACTGCATTTCATTGGATAACTGATTTAGGAAATTATAGTCAAGAAGTCACTGAAGTTATTAAAAAACTGGGATATGACGGCATTATATATGGTTCAGAATATGTTGTTTTTAATTCTAACTATATCAAATCAGTAGATAATGATGGAACTTGGGATATAAATGACGATAACATATTTTCTTAATCTCTTAATAATTTATCAATTTGATATTTTTGTTCCAGCCTATCCACATATTTTTTAAGTATTAAACCATGACAAAGTTTTGGGAGACACCAACAGCCACATGTCTTAAACATTAGTTCTGGGAGAGATTCCATTAATTCTTTACTGTTTAATAAATATTCTTCGAATTTTTCAACCGCTTCTTCTCTGGTGGCAACGATAAATTTAGCTAAACTTTTTGGGTCGTGAGAATATGGATTACCCCATTTAGATTCTTCACCAGTTTTTGGACAGTTTCCACGACCAATATAAACATCATAATTTTTATTTTTCTTAATGTTTACGAGTTTACACATTCAATATATCTTTTAATTTTAATATTCTAATGTATTCATTGTTTTTAAATCTATTAGCTAAAAATAAATCGCCATCAATTAATACATAATCCATGTTATTATGAACAAAACTATCATTAACTCTATATTTTTTATATAAAATGAGAGATTTCGCTAAATAGTTTTCACACTCAGTACTCCATGATATAACTTGGTTATATACACAAAATATAAAAACGCCTGAATTAATTTTACTATTCAAAATTATTTCACAGGTTTATAAGCTATTAATTTACCATCTTCCCCTATTGGTGTTAAATAGGTTTGGAAATAAGCCATTGGGTCTTTTAATTCATCATTATATCTTATTTCATAATGTAAGTGGTCACCTGTACTAAGTCCAGTTGAACCGACATATCCTATAACTTGACCTTGGTTAACATATTGACCTTTTCTAACTTTCATGGATTTCATGTGAGCATATAATGTTTGATACCCATTACCATGATTTATAACGATTTTATTACCATAACCCAAATTAGAAGGTGTAACAATTTCAACAACTCCAGAAGCAGTAGCAACAATTTTACTACCACTTTTAGCTGATATATCTATTCCATCATGAAATATCACTCGTTTATAAAACGGGTGAAACCGTAACCCGAACGTTGAAGGGATGTACATTAAATCTTCAGTTCTTATAGGTTGTATTAAAGGAATTTTAGAAAAGGTTGATGTACCTTCTTGTTTCATTATTTCTTTTAGTTCACCTTTAGAAACCATCATAGATGCTAATACTTTTGATGCATAAAAATATTTTTTATTCATTTCAGCTACTATTCCAGTATCATCTTTGTTAATAAATATCCCAACATCATACATATCTTCTCCATAATTTACAGAATCCACGTCTAATAATTCTCTATACATATTATTATCTTCAGCCACTAATAATACTATTTGGTTCGAAAGTTCATTATAATTATTGTTTAATTTATTAAGTTTACTTTCCAAATAAATATTTTGAGACAACAAATAGGTTGATGTGTTAGTAAATTTGACACCAGAAGAAATAACAGCGATAACAGCGATAATGCCAATGATAGACAAGACGTTTTTTATTGAAGTATATACGGATGAACTTATCTTTCCAAATATACTTTTTAAAAAATTGTTTGTTTTCATATAGTTTTCGTTTTTTTTAGTCCAATAAATATCCAATCATTTTTTAAAATGATAGTACATATCAATATTTATTAGTACAAATTAATATAAAAAAATATTAAAATCACAACTCTTTTTGAGTAACAGTGCTTTTTTATAAACGTATCTGAGATACTTAGGTATTAATTTTTATTATAAGGTATATATTTATATGTTAAAAGTCATTTTATTCCAAATTCTTAAATAATATGTCTACTTTCTTGGAAACCAGTTCTCTACCCTTCAAAAGTTGAGATTTTATCGTAGATAGATTTATACCTAAAGCATTAGAAATCTCTTGATATTGCATACAATCAATTTCTCGCATGATTAATACCTTTTTATATTTTTCATGTTTTTTAGGTAATGTATAAATGACATTTCGAATTATTTCAGCTTTTTTATCGATTAAAACCTGTTGATTCAAATCATCCTCACCATAATCATATGGTATCAAATTTAATAAATTAACTCCGTAGTCTTCGTCATCGTTTGAATTAGAAGAATTATTATCAATAGGCACAACATTTAATCGTTTTTCATCTTTAAATGATTTTTTAACGATATTTTCAGCAATTCTATATAACCAAGTATTAAATTGGGACTTCTCTGGGTTGTAGGATTCTATTTTCTCCAAGGCTTGTATGAATGCTTCATTAGCAAATTCTTGGGCAGATTCAAGGCTTTTTGTATATTTGGCAAGATGCCAACTTAAATTATTAAAATGTTTATTATAATATTTTTTAAAGACGATGCCAACTTTATTTTCAAATAACTTCTCACATTTATTCTGAATATTATTTTCTTCAAATAAAGTGAATAATATTTCTATAATTCTATCTGTTTCACGACAAACCGCACCAGCATCTTTATTCGAAAACATATCCATATATTGATGGAAAACATCCAAAGCATTAACATTAAAATCTAATCCAGACTCTAAAAACTTTTCTGGTGTTTTTAATGCTTCTATTAAAATTTCGTCTTTTAAATTTATATTTTTACGAATTCGCCTGTCCAACCCAAGTATTTTTTGTCTTTCACCAAGTTTTATTTGTCCCTTAGAATCAAACGCTATTAATTTATTTGAAAGACTTCTATAAGATACTTTCTCATTCTTTAATCTTTCTAACGTGTTAGTTTGTCTCTCGACAGCTTTTGTAAATAATTTTAATTTATCTGAAATCTGTTCTATTTTTTTAATATATGAAAATTTACTATGTTTAATTCGATGTGATGTGTGACTATTATTATATGTTATAAAAGATTTACTATTATTTTCTCTATATAATAGACCCATATTTAATTGAGTTGATATTTTCCCATTGACCGAATCAGATAAAGAAATATATTCAACATAATCTTCACCATTAATATACAAACCTTTACACATGAAACTTAATTCATACTGACCATCTTCGTAAAATGTAAGTGAATATAACAGTGGATTAATATTATTTTCTTTTAATTTATTTAGAATTAAATCATTAAATACTGGGTGTTGGAAAAGAAGTTTTTTATGGGTTGATTCACATTTGGCTATTTCAGTATCACCAAATTTTATATGTAATATTTTTTCCCCATTTTCAACTTCAATGTTTGTTTTTAAGCTATTCAAAATAAATTTTAATTCTCTGGTATTATATACTCCCGAACGCTCAAATGACTTTCTCATATAGATTACTTTTTAATTTGGCTTTATCTTGTAGTTTGATTTAAATAAATAGTTTGACTTTTTATAAAAATATTTTTATTTTATCATAATATTAAAAATTAATAAAAGGTTATCAATTATAAACACAATTATCTATAACATGTTACCATGCTATCAATTTACTAATAAAAAAATAATAGATTTTATTTCACCAGTGAAACTTGAAATAAAGATACAAGGTTCATACGAACTTTGTCATTAAACTATATATGTCAGTATGGTATCTTAAATAACAGCCTCATTAGGTTTTAAAGGGTGAAACAATATGTTAATTCTTTAAGATGGTATCTCTTACTCCAAAGGTAAAAAAAAATCCGATTCTCACAACAAGAATCGGATTTTTAATATTTTTATTTTTTTTTATCTTCTTTTTAATCTGTTATACCTTATTAAAATCGGTATAGTCTCTTTAGTACACATCAGTGCATACATAATAAATAATAATCCAAAAAAGATAGCTGGCACATTTATAATCCAGTTCTCATATTCACCATTATCAATTGTTACTACCAGTATACAATACATAACACCAAACCCCAACCAAAATAGAAAACATATTGATAAATACTTTAAAAAAACTAATATTTTAGATATTATACTCATAATCTTAAAATTATAATTTATCAATAGCTTCAATCAATCTACGGCATTCTCTTTCGATGGTTGTGGAATCTCTATAAGAATATATCTCAGTAAAAAGGTTGACAATGTGTTTAGCATTCACTATAATATCGAAAGAGCTTTTAAACAACTCTTTAGGATGATTAAGCAGGTCGATTTCGTGAGTTGTAATATTCATGATTTCAGGTGTGCGAGATTTTAATAATCTTTTATTCAACGCCCTGATGCGTAGCATATCAGATGGTTTAATAACTCCATCTTCATCTTCCCGTAGTAGCTCACGATACAAAGACTTCAAAGAAATTGAACTTTGTTCAAGTTTTTGCAGATGTGCAACCTGTTTCTCGATGATAATATTAAACTCAGGAAGAACATCGATAAACTGATTTAACCTATCTGGTAAAGATTTGTAAAAATGACGACCAGATACCGAAGCGTTTTCATTTTCAACTGATATAATAACTGGAACATTATTGGCCTCACGTACAAGTCCGATGTTCATTTGCAATGCTCGTGATTTGTCTGATGAATTAACAAGGTTGAACATTTTGTAATAAATATCACCACCAACTTTTACAATACCCCCAATAAGACGTATTTCCTGTGCGCCCCCATTTATACGAAAACTATACTTTTCAGGTGAAAAATACCTATTGATGGTCTTAATGATGTTAGTTGCAAATGTTTTGAAATCAAATGACCAATATTTTTCAGATACATCGACAATAGCTAATACACGATGGTCATACGTTGTTTTAACTGTTAAATTTTTATGGAGAATGTCGAATTTGTCTATTTTACCCAATACATCTTCTTGTATATACGGGTATTCAACTGTTTTCTTTGTCCTCATATTGAATATTTTTAGTGGATACTAATATTATCATCACAAAAATATATCAAATTATTCGAATAAAAAAATATTACAATACTTTTTATTGAGTATAAGAATTAAAAAACCGCTTATTTAGCGGTTTCAGTTACAATTGTAGGAACTATTATAATCATAAAAGAAAATGATGTTATTCATCACAAATATCTTTTAATTTTTCTTTTCGTAAATTTAAAAATAAATTATGAATAACTTTTTTTTCCTGAGTAGTTAAATATTCATTTTGTCTATTTGGGGATTCGTAATTACCAGTAGAAGTAAAATATAAAAGATTATATATGGAACAAATTGCTCCTTTATAACCTTTTATTAAAAATTTATACTGCATCAAACCACCCATCTTCACTCTCTGATATTCATATGGCATAGTTATTTTAATTTTCTTATTTCTTATTTTATTTGTTGTGGTATATTGTTTTAAAACTTTAATTATGTGGCTGACAAAATCCCCCATATCCATATGAAATGCACTATTACAACAATCTCGACAATATTCAGCAATGAATTTCTCGGTTTTATTATTAAATTTACGATTTATTTTAGCCGTATAATAATGCATACCCTTAAAGTATTTATCATCTAAATTCATTCCCAAAAATTTCATTAAGTTTTTTAAATCGTTGAGTTGAAATGCTGTGAAGTGTTCGTTGTTTTATTAAATTGTAAAACTCATTAACTTTATCATCACCAACAATTTCTAATTCATAAATTGGTATCTCAGTATGAACACTGATAATATAATATCTTTCAAATTTCTCTTGTAATGTCATCACTTAAAATGTCTTTAAGTTTTTCCTTTCGTTCTCTTATTTTTTTCTTTTTAGAATATTCTTTAGAGATTTCAAGGAATCTATTAATATCATCTACTTCAGTATCAATATAGTTATTCAGATGTTTCGAATTCATCACCAAATATTTCTTTAAGTTTGTCTTTTCGATGTCCAACTTTTATTTTTCGTTTTGTTTCCTCACTAAATGGTTTCATGGACATTGGATATAACGATTCGAAATCCATTTTCATGATAATCGATTTATATACTTTATCTGGCGGTGGTAAAAGTCTTATTTGACCACCTTTATAATTTTTTGGGTCGAAAAATGCTTTCTTCTTTTTCATTAAATAAAAGTTTTTAACCCTTTCTTAATCATTTGAACGAATGCTTCGGCACTACCTTTCGCATCATCAATTGGGTGGTGTGTGTGACGGGTTTTTCTCAAATATTTAAATCCTTTGAAATATCTCATATTACCAATCATACCTTGGTATACATTATTCAAATTTGTAGAAGTGTGTCCAAATGGATTTTCATTACAATATTCCCAGAAATACCAATCCATCCACTGGAAATCAAAACCATTATTATCAGATAAGAAAAGTGGTCTATCACCTAAGTTTGTTTCTTTAATCCAAGTATAACATTTATCCATAGTTTTTTGGGGGTCTGGAAATTTAAGGTGTTCTTCTCTGGTGAATCCAGATACTTTTAAAGATTCTGGTATCCACAACTCAGATATAGGTGCAGTCTGCCCATAAAAAATTTTATCCAGTTTAAATTCTTTATCTACAAAAACGATACCGAAACATACCATTGAGTGTTTTCCAACTTGGCGACCGTCTGTTTCAACGTCAATAACAAAATAACTCATGAAAATAAAATTATAATTTTTGTAAAGCAAATATAAATAAAAAGGGGGAGTTTTTAGCTCCCCAGTTATTCTTTTTCAAACATTTTCTAACAACTTATAAAAAACTATATTGTAGAAATAAAAATAATCTTCGGATAATTTTCGGGCTGCATAATTTATTTTAGTCTTAGTTTTTCGAGATATATCAATAAGACCTAATCCAGCACCACCCTTTTCAGTATAACCAACATCATTCAGTACATATTTATAGTATTCATGTAATTGTTCTTCGTTTAGTGAATTTATTTTATCAATTTGAAATTTTAATTTTTCAAAATTGACACTATTAATCACATTACCAGTGAATAACATAATACGGCTATCTTGTTTATGTATCGCAAACACTGGTTCAACCTTTTTATCACATGTTATATCATGGTGTTTAATAACATTCTGTAATAATTCAACTGCCACATAATTCAATTTCTTCTTATCCTTAGTTTCATAATCCGATAAAGCATTCTCTATCTCATTATATGGTATGTGGGGGTCAGAAAATAATGCATCATTTTCATAGACGAAAACGCCACCATCAATATGTTCAGTATATAATTCCTTCTTTAAGAATTCCATATGTTTATTGTATTTCACTATTTAATATATTCTTTTTTTCTTATATTCAATATATATTATAATGTTTTAGTTCCTTTTAGATTTTTTACGTAATTGTAATGATAATGTGAACCAAGTTTTATGAATGTATATATTTTATATGTCAATGTTTGATATTATAAGAGAAAAAGCGATGATGTTAATCACCAAAAATATACATTCATTAAGTTGTACCTTTTAACAAACTTTGTACATAAATTAGAATATATTTAAAAAAGATTTATTATTGATGAGAAAACAATTAAAAGAATTTAGAATACTATGTTTTTTACCTGATACATTGAAATATTTAACTGCAACAGATACTATAAATTTTAACGGACAAGATTTAAAAACCTCTTATATTGCACATATCATAAATGAAATGATAACTAAGTATACATTTAATGGTGAATATGTGTTTCCTATCTGGTCAAAAATAATGCAGAGTTTATATGGTAAATTTTATAAAAATTATATCAATTACATAGTTAATACTGGATTCATGCGTGAATTCGAAAAACATAAAATGGGCAATATATCAAAAAGATATATGATGGATTTAAATTTTCTTGCAAACTCTAAAATAAAGAGATATCCATTTTATGATATGTTCCTAAGAAGAAAACTTGATGATAAGAATGCCCATTACAATTTTACGGATTTAAACCAATCATTAATATTAGAATCCGTTAGAATTAAATTAGTTTCTGATTTATATCGTGTTGATATTGATTCTAAAAAAGCATTGGACTATCTCATTGAACTTAAAACCAAAAATATAATAACTGATAATTCTTTTTTAAAAAATCACATATCCATTATGCAATTGATGGAGAGTGATATATTCTATAAATTTGATGGGTTCGGTAGATTCCATTCTAACTTCACCATCCTAAAAAAAGAACTTAGACATCAATTTATTACAATAGATGGTGAAAATATTTGTGAAATTGATATTAAAAATTCTCAACCATTATTCCTCGGTGTACTTATTAATGAAGAATATAATTACAATCCACCAAAAAAGTTACAAGATTATATCGATTTAGTAGAATGCGGTTTGTTGTATGAAGATTTTTTACAGAATTGTGGTGGAAGAATATCCACCAGAGATGAAGTCAAAGTATTTATATTTAAAGTATTATTTGGTAAAAACAATGAATATTTTAAAGAAAATAAGGTGTTCAAATCGATATACCCAGAGGTTTTCGAATTTGTAAAAAATTATAAAAAGAAAACAGGTTCATATAAAAATCTTTCTCATGCTTTGCAGAAAAGAGAAAGTGAATTTATTTATAATAAAGTGGTTAATGAAATATTATTTCGATACCCAGAAATTCATCTTTTTACTGTACACGATTCCATATCATACCCTCTAATATATAAGGAACAGGTTGACGAAATATTTAATAAATATCGAAATCAACTCTTTATTCAGAAAATATCTGAGTCAATTTAAATTTTCTTTGTAATGATATAAATTCGGTTTCCATGAATGAAATAGTTGGAATATTATTAGTGTATTCGAAATAAAAGGCAGTTACCATTTCTTTTCTTATATCTATATTAGTATCACGTAAAATTATAACTGAGGTGATGTGTTTATAACATTCCCATTCATTATTTTTTAAATACCCATACATAGCATATCCATTTTCGTTATGACATGCTATATCATTTTTTCTCGAAGATTTATGTATATTCCGTATATATGAATCTAATTCATTTAAAAAAATACCATATTTAATATCAAAACCTGTACATTTAATGGAATATATGAAATCTCTTAGGTCTGTTAAATTATGACCCAAATTCTTTCCACGACCACTAAATTTTACAAAAACAATTGTATCACCATTAATATTTGGGTTGTCAAATTTCAGATGTGATGTCAATATTGGAAAAATATCATTGAAGTATTTTTTTAATTCACCAAAAGATATAAACGAACCTTGTGTTTCATGAGTTTTTTTAGTAGTAATTCTAATTCTCCAATAAAATTCAACATACTCTCTAAAGTGTTTTCTGTAAGCACTTTCTTCATTAAAATAATAATTTTTTTCTTTATTGATTAATTCATTATTAAAGAATCTCAATATAATGGTATCGTAATACATCATAAAAATTTAATTCAGCTAAAATAATAGAATATTTTTATATAAAAAATTAAATATATAAAAAGAAAAAATTTACTGAATTTTAAATTAATATATACAGTAGAAATAAAATAAAAAATAATTAAAATACTATGCCAATTAGAGATTTAGGTAAGTACAAAAGACCCGGTATATTCATCGAAGAATTTGATAACTCATTAGTTGAGCTTCCAGTACAGGATGTTTTAATCAATCTTGTGCCCGGTTTTTCTCGAAAAGGAACAATAAATAACCCAGTCTATGTCGATAATTCTAACGATTTTGAAAAGATATTTGGAACACTCGATAAACAGTTGGAGAATAAAGGTTCTTTTTTCCATAGAACTGCTTTAAAGATGTTAGAAACTGGCCCGATTTGGGCTTTAAACCTATTAAAAACTGATGCCACTCGTGATAAATTACAATGGAAATCTGTTTCCGTAACCTCACAATATTTTAATGGTTCATTAAATCAATCTCCTTATGAAAGATTTTTTAATCGTCAAGATTTTTGGAAAAGGGATGATGAATCGTTTCTTGATGTTGTAAATGACACAAGTGACGACCTTGAAAGACTATTACATATTACAAACATGGGTGATAAAACCATTACAACATTTATGTTTAAATCCTCAACAAGAGGTTTTGAAGTAACTGCTGAAAACTGGTATGGTGGTCTGATTAATGTTCCAGAATTTATTAACCCAAAAGACCTTATATCAGATTATTTAATTTCTGTTTTGGTTGTTGCTGGTGACTGGACAGATTATAACACATTGAGCGTAGATACTACATACAGTAAATATTTTTCTTCAACTGGTTTGAAAAAAGATAAAGTACAAGATTTTGTAAACAATAGAAACGTTTCAATATTAGCTAATTACGATGTATCTTTAATACCAAACTTCAAAGATAAGAGTGGTAGAGATATGTACATTAAAAATGTAATAAATAACGACACTGATAAAACTGGTTTATTCTGTGCATATAACGAAGATTTATTGTTAGGTGCAGATTATCCAGAAGGTAAGATTGATATCATTGGTAATACCTTAGTTGGTGGAGAACAAACTGAAATTGATTTTCTTTCTTATAAAGAAACTTTAAATGAAGACGTTACTTACCCACAAAAATATCTTGATAGTTCAGGAAATGTTTTTGGTATGGCTAATATAGTAAGTCCTACATCATCTTATAGAACAGATAGTTTTAATAAATGGACTACTTATGATTTTAATTATGCATCAGCTACATCTGGTGTAACTAATCATACTATTAAATTTGACGTTATAACAGCCGATGCTTATTATGTAATCACTGGTTCAAAGATAACATTTACAGGTGTTGGTGGTAATTTATATGATACTTTACTTGACCCACTTACAAACACTGAAGTTAGACGTTATGACCACCTTTATTTAACATCTGATAATACTCAGGTAAATGTTATTAAGGGTTCTGAAATACTTTCTGGTGATACATCTACTCTACCATTTTATAATGTAAACAATGTGGATACTATTCACCTTGGTTATGTTGAAATATTAAATTCGAGTGGTGTGACCACATTAACCTATCATCCAGTAACAGTTGCTGGGTCTGGTTTTGTACCAATTACTACTACTGGTATTGGAAGTGGAACAGCAGGTATTTATGTTTCAGATAGTACTGACCCATTAAATACTGGCGATACCTCAATAACAGTTGAATTTACTGGTACATTAGGTGTTAAAAGTTTAACGAATTATGATGATTTAAGAATCTATAAAATATATGATGACGTTGCTGAAAATATCCAAAGTGGTAAAGCAGTTATAATTTCAACTGCTGTAAACAGATTTAAATATACAATTGGTGCTAATTATCTTATCACTGACTGGTCAACTACTGAAAATGCTAAAATAAAAATTTATGTTGACACAGTAGCTAATTATGTGACTACTGGTAGTTTATTATTATATTTTGTTGATGATGAATTCATATTAGGTAATAATACCAATCAAGCAACTACAAGATATGAAATGTTTACTGGTTCAGATACTATTGGTATTGTAGCTAAATACTCATCATTTTATCAAAATTATGTTGATGGTATTATCAATTCTCTGGATTATTTCGTAGTAAATAACGTAGACCCAGCTATGTTTGGGGTAACTAAAGTTTATATAAGACCATATTTAAGAAATGGTTTACTAACTGTACAATTTGCAGGTTCAAAAGAACCAGATTCAGGTTTAATAACAACAGCAAATTGGTCAACGGCAATGCCAACTGGTTACGGTTCAGAATTAATTATATGGTCAAATAGAGGAAACTATCAACAAACAATTGAGATAGAAGCTTTTACAGGTACTGATTTTTCGAAAATAACTGAAATAAAAATTGATAAAAACCGTTACTCAGAGATAACTATCGGTACTTATTTAGAAGGTTATTATGATGAAAATGATGTTGAAATAGCAGGTGGTTCTGAAATGCCAAGAAAAATGGTAAGAATTATAAAAACAGCTATTGATTCAGTTGATTCAAGTCTTAAAATTCTTTATGCTGATTCTCCTATAAAGGTTGTTGATAATGATTTGTCAGGTACAACTGACTATATGACAACTGCATATCCATCAATTGATGCTTATGTAACAGAATATAAAGGTGTAGCAATACCACCTTTTAGAATTCACCCAGATTCTATACCTAATGGTACTGAAGTTCGTCAGGAAGAAATTCTTTCTGTAATTGGTAAAAATGCTGATACTTCTTTATCTAAAGGATTGATTAATAAAAATAAAATTGTTTGGAGATATTTAATAGATTCATTCGGTCTTGGCTTAGTGGATGGTTCTAAACAAGAATTGATGTCGCTTTGTGGCAAAAAATTAAACTGTTTAGGTTTCCTTAATATGCCATCTGCTCGTATGTTCAGAAAATCTACCAATCCAAGTTTTGTTAATGATGATGGTTCATTGAGTTTAACTTTCGTAAAACAAGGTGGTGATTTGGATAAAAATCCTTCATTCTTATATTCATTCGGCCAAGGTGTTGGTGAATCTTGTGTAGGTTATTTCTTCCCATATGTTAATGATACAACATCTGGTGTTGAAAAATCTTCACCACCTGCTATGTTCGTTGCAACAACATACATGCAGAAACACATCACTTCAACTGCTGGTATTCAGCCTTGGACTATATGTGCAGGTCTAACTAATGGTAAAATATCTGTTGGTGGAACTGAAATGGACTTCACAAATGAAGATTTAGAAGATATGTATGAAATGGGAGCTAACCCAATTATACGTGACATAAGTAATGGATTCTATATTAATTCAGAAAGTACAGCTCAGATGAATCCTGTAACTTCATTAAGTTATATTCATTCAAGAGAAGTATTAATTGAACTTGAAAATTCATTATACAATATGTTATTACGTTACCATTGGAAATTTAATACTCCTACTGTACGTGCCGAGATTAAGTACCGTGCAGATAAGATTTGTAAAGAATTCCTCGATGCTAATGCCTTATATGATTATAGAAATGTAATCGATGATAGCAACAATACAAGAGAAGTTATAGACTCTCAAATGGGTGTTCTTGATACCTTCGTTGAAATCGTAAAAGGTCTTGGAATAATTGTTAATAACATAACAATTCTTAGTACAGGCCAAATTTCTTCTGGCGGTTTCAATGCTGCATAGTGTTTTAATAATAAAAAAATTGAAAAGGGTTCAGAAATGAACCCTTTTTATTTTATAAAAACGTCAAAAAATGAAAATAAATAAAAAATATATAATGTTACTAACGATTTCTAAAAATTGATTTTTAATATTAATATATACTATTAAATAAAAAATAATGAGATAAACATGCCTCTACCACATTTTACAAACGTTCAAAGCCATGTAGCTAATTTTGAACCTATACATAAGTCATTATATGAAGTTGACATAATTTTGCCAGCTCCAATTTCTGATTTGCACCCAAACGCAACCAGTTTACTTTTGGAGAATACGATTTCAATAAATTTCCCAAAATATCCAAAATTGGCTAAACAGGAACAGAGATTTAAATATTCAACAAGATTGTTTACAATGATGCCAGATTCTACATCTATCGATGATTTGGCTGTTAAATTCAATCTTAATCAAAACGACCAGAAACAAATATTCAATTTTAGAATGATGAAAGACTGGTACGACCTTGCATGGAATAACGAGGATGGTTCAGTATCTTATAAGAAAAATATGATAGGAGATATCATCATATATCTTCATGATAAAGAAGGCGCAGTTATAAGAAGGGTAACCTGTCACAATGCAATGTTAAACAGTTTCGAAGGCATGGAAGATGTTCAATGGTCTGATGTTTCTGCAATCATGGAACTAACCGCACATTTTTATGTCGATTATTGGGAAGATTTTTATTATTAACAAATAATTTATTATCAATAAGTTACAAAAACTTCAATTTTTAATTGAAGTTTTTCTTTTTATATTAATATGTAATAAATTATAGAAAAAATTGGATAAAATATTATAATATATAAAGATATAATTTCTAATAAATTAATATTGTTTAAAAACAAAACGTTTTGTATGAATTAACAGGTATAATGAAAGTTTTTTCATTAGACCCACATTGATATAATATATAATTATACAATTAAAAAATAATTTGTTTATAATGCCAAAGAAAGATGAGAATGAACAAATGGAATACCTTGATGGTTTCTTACAAGATACTGCAAAGGATATAAAAGAAATTAAGGACACTATTAAACAGCAACCAATTTCTAATTCCACATTAAATTTTATTAATGTTCCTATTGATATTTTACCAGCAGGTTCATTTTATAAAAAAGGAACTCAAATTAAGATACGTTCAGCAAACGTTTCTGAGGTTCAGGCATATAGTGTGGTCGATGAAAAAAACTACATTGATATAACTGAAAAAATGAACGAAATGTTATCAGCTTGTGTTAGATATATACATGCTAATGGCACAATTGGGTCATATAAAAATATAAAAGATGGTGATAGAATATTTTTAATCTTTATGATTAAAGAATTAACATTTCAAAGAGGCAACACACTGGCGAAAGACCATGTATGTGAACACTGTAAACACGAATTTAAAATTTCATTTCGTGCCACTCCGAGTGATGCTATGCCAAGAACATTTGTTAATTTCGAAAGACCGAAAGATATAGAAAAGTTTTATGATTCTAATGAAAAATGTTATGTATTAAATATTAATAACAGCCAGTGGAAAATTGCACCGCCAACTATTGGTATACAAGAGATATTTTATAATAACATAAAAACAAAAGTTGGTGACCAGAAAACACCGAATATTTCTCTTTTAAAAATTCTACCATATCTATTATATGATAGAGATAAAATTACCGATGAGGGAATAGAAGCTAAAGAAAAAGAATTTAAATCTATGGATATGGAAACATTCCAAATTTTAAATCAATTTGTAGATAAAATGAAATTCGGTATTGAAAAACTAAAAACGGTATGTCCAAATTGTAGCCAAGAGGTCTACGCACCGATGAACTTTCAAAGGTACGGAGCTGCGAGTCTTTTCGTTATTCCAGATTTCCTTGATGACTTTATTGCGAAATAAGTTTGAGTTCATGGTTCAGACCCATCAACCAACAACAGTAATAGACACTTGGTCATATTGGGAATATGAAGAATATGTCAAATTATAAAATGAAAAGAATAAAAAAGAAGAAGAAGATTATAAAAAACAGAATGAAGATGCTGATAGAATGAAACAATCAAGTAGTATTGGCAACTTCTCGATTCCAAAAATGCCCAATTTTAATTATCCTAAATTTTAAAACCACCTTATGGTGGTTTTTTTATAGCTAAAAGTGCCATATATGATACTTTTTTTTATTTAAAACCCATACTTATATAATATCATATGATAGTATCATATATGGCACTATTCTTTATGATTATATTCTGTTCCTTTTTTAATTTTTAAACCTTTCATTTTTTAATATATAAAGAAAAATATTATGAATCAATGTTAAATAAAGAAATACATTTTTATGATTTAGATAATACCCTGTGGAATATTATTGGTAAGGTGTGGATTATATCAAAAAACAATCCAAACAAACCGCTTCTTAAAATAAGTTTCCTTGAATATTTGAATATTAAAAATAAAATGTATATAAATGATAAAATTGAAATTGAATATAATGATTCAACGTATTGGATACCACAGTCTATGTTAGACCGTATTCAAAAAAGAAAAAATATAGACCCAGATTTATTGGGTATATCTAAACGTGAATTATTTGACCCCAATTATATTAAAAAAATCAATTTCAATTTGAAGAATATTCTTCATTTAAAAGATAAAAAGGTAGATATAGGAATTCTGACAGGTAGAATGAATCAGGAGAATGAACAAGAATATCTTAATTTATTACGTGAAAAACTAAAACAACTTAATTTGAATTTAACTAAAATATATTATGTTGGAGAATTCTTACATAATAGTAGTGATAAACGAGCATTTGAAAAAATGAAAGTATTACTTGAACATTTGATAGGCGTTAAAATCTTAGGTGATAAATTTGTTCCCATAAAACAAGACTGGTATGAAAACGTTTATTTTTATGATGATGAAGTTCAGAATATATATTCAGCTAATAATATTCAGGAATATTTTGAAAATTACATGAAAAACACTGATGACGAAACTTTTAAATATATTATAGAAAGAATAAAAAATAATGATTTAACATTAATAACAAATCTAATAAGTGGTAATGAAATGAATATGTTTGAAACTAAAAAAATTATTATAACAGAACCTGTAAAATATCCTATAAAAGTTGAAAGTTTAGAAATTAAAAAATTTAAAGAGTTTTAATGGCTGGTAGTAGTTCATATAGTACTGGTGTTCCAGTTGAAATTTCCCCAACACTAACAATTAAATTTCCAGTGGATAAATTGGTAGATGAATTTGTTGCAAATATGTATGATATACCTGTTGATTTTAATAAAGAAAGTAAAACTACTATACAAAAACGTCTTTATGAAGAAAATCATATTCCAACGGTCGATGAACCTGGTATTAGCACACTGATAGATGCTTTTATTAGATTAATTATCAAAGCTATCGGTACATTCGCTCAACAAGTATTTACTATAACAGATTTAGTAAAAAGATTAAAATTAGCATTAAAAAATCCAACAGATAAAAGTAATGCATCTTATATCAGTTCCATACCAAATAAGATAAAAGAACTTATGAAAGAAGCAACCCAAATCTTTTCTGACACTGCAAATTGGATTATTAAAAAATTTTTAGGTGCTTTGGGTAAAATTAATATTCCAATACCAGCATTTTCATTTGATATATTAGGATTTGAACTTAAAGTTCCAAAAATAGATAATAAAGGTTTGATTAAAGCTAAATTTACTATACCAGCCAAAGAAAATAGTGAAATTTCTTCTTTACAGATTCAAATAAAAACCGAAAAACTAAAAGGCAGTAAAGATAAAACGAAATTAAATGAATTAAACCAAAAATTAGATGCAAAAATACAAAGTAATCCAATAGCTGCTTTTACAGATTCTATAAAAAAATTAATAATAGGTATTATAAAATTTCCAATAGATTTTTTATTTGGTTTATTTAAACAATTGATTGATACATTAACTGGTATATTATCTTTCGATTTTAGTGGATTTGATAAATTAATAAAAATGATGAAACCAAGTGTAGATAGTGTAAAAAAACTAATTGTAGGGGTATTAGATACTATTATAACAGGGTTTTCTAAACTATATGATAATGTAACCAAAAAATTTGGAAAAGGTAAAAAAGATAAAAAAAAGAAAGAAGATATAAATGAACATTTGAGAAAAAATGGGTTGGGTATAATGGGTTGGTCGGATACCGAAGAAAATACTAAAAAATTAAATAAATTGATAGCCTTTTTTAATTTAGCCTCGAATGTTACGGATGCATTCTCTCAATTATTTTTATCATTAGTCATTGAATTGTTTAATTATGCTTTAGACCCAGTTGGTATAAAAGTCGGATAATAATAATTTATATATAATTTAAAATAAAAATATAAAATGAAATATCTTAAAACCTTTGAAACTTATAATATTACTACTGATGAAGATATTACAAATGAGGGGTTACTTGGCTCATTGAAAGGTTTCCTTGGAAAGTTATTTCAGAATATTAATAAGATTTTTACAGAACAGGGTGATAAAGTTATCAAAGAAATAGAGGCTAAAAAGAATCCGAAAGATGTATTCAACACTATGAAAGGGTTCTTAGATGTAAATAAACAAACATTTACTACCGAAATGAACAATTCTGCCTCACTAAATAAAGTGAGAGATGCTGTTTATTCTAATGTAGTATTATTAGATGCATCATTCAAGGCAGCTTCAACTAAATTAAATAACAATAAAGTATCATTCGAACAAATATTTGGTAATGAAACCCCGAAAGAATTTCAAAAAATATTTAGTCAAAAAGATGAAAAAAATAAACAGGAAATGGTTGTATCTTTTTCAAATTCAATGGTGGAGAATATGGGGAAGGGCATTGGGATACAAAATTTTGAAGAATTAAAATTAAATATCGGGGAAGAAGCAAAGCCATCTGGCATGACAGCTACCAGTACAACCACTGAAGCACCAACAACAAATCAACCGAATACAACACCCGAACAAAATGTAAATACAAGTTACAAATTTATAAATGAGGCTGCAACAGATGACCAATTAAAAAATATAAAAAAAATAATAATAGACTGGTTTAATAACAATGTTTATATGAAGATATATAAAAACTTGGCAGAAATTGAAAAAAATACACCGAACACAGCAACAACATCGTTAGACCAACAAATAAATAATATCAAAATAACAAATAATAAAGACGGTGTTAAAAAAATGGTTAATGCTATATTAAACTTTGATGATGATAAAAAACTCGGAGATTTAAGAGATGCAATGGTTAAACTTGGATATATTAATATGAATGATGTAGGAAAATTCTAAAAAAACCACTGAAATTCAGTGGTTTTCTTTTTTACCCAAAGTTGATTTAATTAGCAGTATTATTTTATGTTTTTAGGTTTCGTAGTTTTCTTTTGTCCAGTTGGTTTTTTAGCACCTGTTGATTTTTTTGTCGATTTAACTTCTGATACTTTTTTAATTACCTTTTTAGTTTCTATAATGGATGCCTGTTTTATTTCATCCAATGTTTTATCGATATAAACCTTTTTTTCCTGTATTTTAATTGTTGGAACGTCCTTAGTTTCTTGAATAATATCTGAATCTGGTAAGAATAATTCATCATATTTATTTAATTCTTCTTTACTTGGTTCTTCGGATGTTTTCCACTCATCACCTATTTCGGGTGTAGTCCCATCAACTATTTTTTCATTGTCTTTTTTTCTTTTTAAGTAAACATAAACAAATACACCTAAAATTAAAATAAGTACCCCTATAAATACATATGCTCCCATTTTTTCAACTTTATTTTTTATAATATAGAACTATATATTTAAAAAGTTTGGTTCTGTTTAATATTTTTCAACAATTATATAATGATTCAATTTTTTCTTGTCTTTGTATTTTTAATAATATAGAATTAACATATTTTCTAAAATCACCAGTGATGTTACCATTATATCTATCTTTTTGTATAGAAACCGCATAAATGTCGAATATGTTCCCAGATTCGAAATGAAGATGTAAAGTCAAGTCACTTCTTACTTCATATTTCCTACTAACAGAAAAATCTACAAATTTACCATTACCTCTTAAAAATATTGGACATATATACATAAAACTTTCTGGTGTCCAAGAATCAGAATATAATTCATTATTTGTGACTATTTTAGTATCAATTTCTATTAAACCGAAAATATGTTTCTTTTTCTTAACATTATTTGTAAAATCAGACATTAAATGATTAAAAAATCTTTCTGAATATGGGTGTTCAATATTAATATTAATAGCTTTTATTAAAATTCTACTATAATCATTAAAAGGATAATTAATCATACTAAGTATTTTAATACAATTGTTTGCTTTGGCTTTATTTTATCTTCGGCTTCTTCTTTTGTAAAAAACCCAAATTTATCCACCTCATCATTTGGGACGATGGACTTATTTATTCTAATATCTTCTGGCCTTATATTAACAATAAAATAATAAATATATTTTTTTACATCTTTATTTTTCTTCTTGTAATAAAATATATGCATGTCACTCTCAATATCTTCTGGATTAACGATAACCCCAGTTTCTTCGTAGGTTTCACGAATAGCTGTTTCCATTATACCGTCTCCTTTCTCAACTGTACCTTTTGGTATTCCCCATGTTTTTTTATTATATTCTCCGTTGGGGTGTATCAATAATATCTTATTATCGGATATTATAACTAAGCCAGCATTTATTTCCATAAAGTAATTTTTTGTTATATAAAAATAATAATCTCATTATTAAAATTCGCTAACATTAAATAAATTTTTTAATTTTTCGACTCGTTCTATGTTTAAAATTCCACTTTTCATGTTTTCTAAATTCAAATTGCTCGAATTTAAAATAAAAATATTATTAGTAAAGGAACTATTATCACTAATATATAGTGTCATTTTTTGTGAATCGATGAAAACATATTTTTCTATATTTTTAAAGTAATAAATGTCATCAGCACCAATTACAAGACCAATTTTTTGTGCGTTGCTATCTAAGTAATTAATCATTGGTAGATATATACTTAACCAATCTATTCCTTTACTTCCCTTTATATACATTTAACCATTTATTAAATTCTTTAATTTTATACTTTCTAATAGTATTTTCCAAATCCAATAATAATGATTCTGGAATTACAAGACCAAATTTAGTAAAGTTTTCTTTAATTTCATCTAAATTAAATAAACATTCCGAAATTCCTTCACTCCACATTTTAACATGAAGACCCCATGATTTCTTCCCTATTATTATACCTTTTAGAACGTTCGGGTGTCTGGTTGGTATCCCAGTATTACATAATTCTTCTTTAGAATATTCACCATTATCGAACTTTCTAAAACAAAACTTACCATCTTGGCATATTAGATTACCTGATGTTTTTACATCAGACCCACAAAAATCTAAAATACCGTAACGGTAAGATAACAAGAAAAATTGAAAAATTTCATTGAACTTTTCAGTGTATCTTTTCCTTTTTCTGTCTTTTCTGGATAGGCCACTTACGTGACCATATGTGCTTTTAGCATGTCTTTAATTTTTAATTTTTATAAGACATGCTGGAAAAATATTAATAATCACGTAAAAATCGTTGTAGAAGTAAAACTTTTTCAAATTCATCATTATTAATAAAAAAATCTATCATTATTTCGATTTCATTCTTATTAAAATTTGAGTATTCTAAATCGAAATTGAAAAATTTCAATTTCTCATACATTTCATAAACATTATCTGATGTAATTTCCATAATATTAAATGTAACTTTTCATTTCTTTTTTTAGGTTTTCTACATGTGTTTCTTTAAATCTGAAATACATAGCTTTACATGATTCCAAATTAATATTAAACATATCAGATATCTCTACATATTTAACCCCCATTAAACGAGCCATTACTACATAATACATATTATCATTTTTAATATACTTTCTTAAATTCTTTTTGAGATATTTTAATTTATTCCGAAATTCACGATTTTCCAGTATTTCAAGTGGGTTTAAGCTTTCATCATCAATTCCTAATTCTTCACGTTCCTCAACTGTATCTTTATTATCATCATATTTACCGCCTTCTTTATATAAAGAAACAGAATACATTTTATTTTCTACACTATTTTTTCGTTTCTTATCTATAAAAATGTTGTGCATAATAGATAACATCCAAAATTTCATTTCTGATTTTTCGAATTTAAAAAATTCTTTTTTATCTATTGATTTTAAATATGTTTCTTGAACTAAATCTTCATATTCTGTAACATTATAGTTACAAAGTTTTTTCGCATAACCCAGCAGTGATTTATGTAAATCTTTCGACTGAATTTCTATAAAAAATTTTTCCACTCATTTATCATTATTTTTTACCGAGAACGGTACTCATATATAATACCAAAACCTTGAAAAGTTTGAATTTAATTGAGTTTTTTTATATCTTCAACCATAATTTTTTTCCAATAGTTGAAATCTAATTTTTCGTAATTCCATTCTCTTGTATTAAAATCTTCTAACGTTCTATTTAAAAAACCTTCGGTTATATCTGACCATTTATCAATTTGTAAAATAGGTAAATCATTAAAATTTTTATATATTTCACTTCTTATAACAATCGGTATAACTCCAGAATATAATGATTCCCATGTTCTAAAAGAATCTTCGGATATACCTCTTGGTGATAAATTAAAATAATGATGCTTCATTAAGATTAAATAAAATTCTAACTGTATGGTACAATCTTGATGTGAAACCCAATTCTTATCGATAAATAAATTTCTTATTCTTTCACGGATTGGGTGTGTTCTACCCATAGCCATAAGCATCAACTTTTGTTTTTTTATATTTTCATCAGATAAGATATCCTGAATCATATCTTTGACATTATTAAATACCATAGAATTCCACCCCAGTGGTAGATTTACAATTTTATTTAAATTTAAATTGGCATATACACTATACCACCGTATTAAATTTTCAGGTAACTTATAGCCTATTTTTTGTATAATAGATAAAAGGTTACCATCTACCCCAGTGGTTAAAATTATAAATTTATAATTCGGTGGATTTTTTAATAAATGAATAATTTCCGATTCTTGTGTAAAATTAAAATGAAAAATACGTTCATGTAAATCCTTTAATTCTTTATATTTTTCATAATGTATAAATGAATCAATCGGTATATTATGCTTCATAAACATCTTTTATTTTTTAGAACGCCATGAGATATGATATATCCCCATTTGTTCTTCAAGCTCTTGAATCGTCCTCTTTACAACATGACTTAATAACAATTCATCTGGTGTATAATTAGACAATTGTTCAAGATATTTTATATTTAAACGTTCCAGTGACTGATGACACCTAATTGAAATATCTATATCATCAATATTTATAACACCATTCTTTGTTTTTTCATCAACATAATCCTTCACCCATACATCAAAAATAGGACAATCTTTTTCGAGGTCTTGTCCAGTGACTTCATATTGTCCCCTTCTATTTCCAGCTTTAAAACATTCTTCCATATCTTCTATGGTGTATTTATACGGTTCTTTTTTAATCATATCTGTTCAGATTTATATAATTTTTCAGCTATTTCTTTAGCACTATATAATGTTTTGGCTTTCTCAATCCATACTCTATGGATAGACATTAATTGTTCAATACGTTGGTCTAATATACCAGTCTTTGCATAATTGGTATCTTTATATACCTTTTTCAATTCTGATATTATTTCTTCATCAAAAGCTATACTTTTTTGATTTTCTTTGTTGAATTCACTATAAGTTTCCATATAAAAATTTATTTTTTAATTTGTACTTCGATAGGTTTCGAACCTGTGACCCTCATATTAAATTTGATGCACTATTCAATTAATCTACGGGAGCATGAAAATAACTAAAAAAATTGGCTTTCAAAAATCTCTTTTAATTTTTCAGACCTACTGAGAGTACTATTTATATATATTTCTAATAAAATTTTATAAATAGTTCGCTTTATTCTAATTCCAAATTTAAAATTTTTACCTCGTTCTAACCCACCGAACCCGAAATCACCAGAACGACCACACACTCTCAATTTATTATGTTTTTGTTTATTACCAACCCAATATATTGGTTTTAAATAAATATTAACAGACAGCATAAAATCATTATATACTATATTAGTATTTAAATTCCTTCTTTCAAGTGATAAAAATGATTCCTGAAGTAGTTTACTACAATCTGCTCTTATTATAAGATTGGCAAATTTTCGAGATATATATAATGAACCATTCTTATAGAAAATATCATCATTTTCGAATATTTCATTACTATTAAACTTCAAATTATTTAATCTTTCGACTATCATCTGTTTTAGATAAAGCTTCTTTTTTAATACTACTTGCACCACCTAACATATCACTCAAAAAAAAATATATATTAGGTATTTTTTTTTCAATTTCTTTTACAGCATCATTTATTGATGAAAATTCATTTAAGAATGGAATCTCACTCGATTGTGGTTTATTACGTATTTGAGACCATTCAACGACTTTATTGCATAATATTTCTTGTTTTATTCTAAGATTCCTATGTAATATTATTGTCTTTATAATATTCATTTTTATCGATTTTAAATTTCAGGGCAAGGTAGTGATTTATGTTTAGAACTCTTAAATTTTATCTCAGGAAAAATATAAGATACTGTTATTTCATGTGTTCCAGATGTTGAACCATATAAATTTGAAATTATAAAATCATAAGAATACCCAACATGAAAATTATCCATTCTAAGACCAACCATACCAATTATTGCATCTGGATTAACTTTATTTATATTTTCAAAAATTGGAAAACCTCTATACCAAATACCAAATGTAATTGGTTTATATTCCCAATACACACCTAAATCTAATTGATTGTAATTTCCCTGTCGTTTATATAAAAATGTTAAATAATAATAATTTGAATTTTTAAATACGTTTGGATTAGTAGATAATTTTAAACCTCCAAAAAATTTATATTGTATGGGAAGTCTGGAACTTTCTCGTGCAGTCAACGCATATTCGGGACGTAAAAGATGGTCAGTAGACAGACCAGTCCAAAATTTATTACCATATATAATCCAACCTGAAGAAACATCGAAAAACTTAACTGTCGTTATAGGAGTCTCAATTGTACCACCCGAATGTGTTTGTATTTGGTCATTGAATATTAATTTAAAAAAATCAACACCTATTTGTGTGTAATTTCCTTGTAACCCGAATGTTGAATAAACATTTCCACGAATATGTATTCTGTAAGAATATATTATATTTGCAGAATATGTATTATATGTTTCATAACCAGCAGCATCACCAACAAATAAAGCACCAATACCACTATTAAATTTATCAAAATATGTATCAAAAGATGCACTGTATGTATTATAATTAACCAGACCCATGTATTGGTTTCGATAATTCATAAAAAGTCGTGGTGCATTATCAGTACCAGCAAATGATGGTGATAAATATAATTTATTCGCATAGTACTGTGAGAATTGTGGTTCTTGACAGAATATAGATATATTAATAAAAAATATTAAAATACTAATAAGATATTTCATATAACTTTCAAAGTTCTTTTAAGTTATATATATTCTAAAAGCAAAAATGTTCTTATTTTTAATAATTTTATTTAGAAAAACATAAAATTCTCTAATTTTTAAATCAGTGAATTGATTTTAGTTACATATTTTTCTTTTGGATTAGCACCAATTATTCTGTCTACTACTTCACCATCTTGTATAAAAAGTACAGCAGGTATATTTCGTATACCATATTTTTCTGCAACGAATCCTAAATCATCAACATCACATTTTGCAACCACTATATCATCACCAAATTCTTCGGCAAGTGAATCTATAATAGGAGATACCATTCTACATGGGCTACACCATTCTGCCCAGAAATCTATTATAGTTAATTTATCACTATTAATAACTTCATTGAAATTACCCTCTGTAATTGTTACAACCTTTTCACTCATAATTAATAATTCTTTTTTTCAGTGAACGATAAAATGTTTTGTTGGTTGCAGATTATAATAAAATTTTGAGAGATAAATTGGATTCGAACCAACGTCCTCGGCTTGGCAAGCCGATGCACTAACCAACTGTGCTATTATCTCGAAAAGAATTCCCACTGGGAGTCGAACCCAAATTGTGGGTTTAGAAAACCCGTGTTCTTCCATTGAACTATGGGAACATATTGTATCTTCACTGGGAGTCGAACCCAAATTTCAAGTTTAGGAAACTCACGTTCTGTCCATTGAACTATGAAGACGTTTTATTTACTGTCAGAATTTGAGTAAACAGTAAAAAAATAATTTTTTGATGTTTGGATATTATTTTTGTTTATAATAATTTATTTAACTTTAATCTGAAAATTATGTTTAATAATTAACTGTCTTAGATGAATAATCAAAGTTTTTAAAAATATGTTAACTATCTTATCAAAATTATCTATAACTTCTCTATCATAAATAAATGCATTATTTATTTTATTTATATCTAATAACGTGTTAAAGCATTTTTTAAAAATTAAATAAATATTAACTTCAATTTCATCTATTTTATAATAACCAAGTTCTAATATTTTACATTTTAATTCATTCAGATATTCTTTCTCAATTTCTTCTTGTATAATATAAAAAATTTCTATAATATTTATATCAGTACATTCATCGACCAAACCAACGAAAAAAGAAACATCGTTAAATAATTTATCATTTAAAGTTGTAAATATTTTTTGATAGTCAATTTCTTTATTAAAACCATAAATTTTTAAATTTGGGCTTTTATCGAGGTTACAATAAATTTTATTGTTATTGTTATCGAATCTAACTGGGGGTTCTTCTTCTATCAAATCCATTATACTCATAATATATATATTTTTTATTTAATTAGTCATATTATATTTTTGTCTATTCTTTCTACCATTACCTTTATTAGCACCTTTATATGTTGGTGTTAAACTATGACAATTTGGACATATTAAATCTAAATTTTCTTCTTTATTATTTAAATAATTACCATCTATGTGTTCAACTTCAAGTGGTGTGTTTCCAGTATAAAGATTTTTTTCAGACCACCCACATCTACTACATCTGTTATTAAATTTAATAAATAAATATCTAATTATATGTAATGATATTTGATATTTACCTCTTAATCCTGACACCATATTCTTTTTCCACTTTTCAATGTAAATTAAATATGCATTATAACTACCATCAAATTTATTATTTACCTTTTTATCAATTTTAATATTAATTGTTTTTCTTTTCTTGTTATTAAATGTAGCAGAACATCTACATGAACAAAATTTTCGCTTATTACATTTTAAATCTTTTATTTCTTCTCCACAATTTAAACAAAATTTAATTTCATTACAATTTATGTGTTTATAATCTGATGATTTATATCCATTTTTTTTCAATTTTTCTCTTACACTTCTTGGTGTTTTATTTAAAACGATTCCAATTTCATTATATGAATACCCAGATAATAACAAATTAATTGATTTTTGTAATTCTTCATTTCCCCACTTTAACATATACATTTTTATTAGTATATATTAAAATAGAGCGTAACAAAATAGTTGAATATTATAAAATTGCTGTTTTCCAACTTTTCAACTACTCGTTATTATTTTATTGACTCTAAAAGAATTGAACTACATCGATATATAATGTTATATACTATCCATTACATTAAGTTAATTAAGAGCATCCTATTGGACTCGAACCACATTTCCAAATTACAAATTTGGCACTTTACCATTAAGTTATAGGATGCATTATAATATTAAATTTAATTCGTGGAACTTGTGGAGAACGATTCCACCTGCTTTTCTCTGTGCAAGAGAGACAACCACTCCAATGCAGTCCCAAGCCCCATTAATTTAAAAATTAGTCGAAAGTGTCCGACTCGAACGGCATCTAAATGTCCCAAACATCTTATGTTACCAAATTACAACACACTCTCGATATTCATTTTTGCTGACCTGAAAAGACTCGAACTTCTACAACAACATCCAGAGTGTTGGGTGCTACCATTACACCACAGGTCAAAATGGTCGGGAAAGAAGGATTCGAACCTTCGAGAGGTTACCCCACTCGCTTCCAGGGCGAGACCGCTACCTGACTACGGAGCTATTTCCCGATATATTGCTGCCCCCGTAGGACTCGAACCTACAAGCCATGATTATGGCATCAGCTCCAAAGGCTGACGTGTTTAGCCAATTCCACCAGAGGGCAATTTAAAAAGTGGAGAAGATGGGAGTCAAACCCACGACCTTCTGAGTGCAAATCAGACGCTCTATTCAACTGAGCTACATCCCCATTTGGTGCGAGTACAGGGATTCAAACCCTGAACCTACTGATTGGAAGTCAGTCGCTCTAATCAATTAGGAGCTACACTCGCAAATTTGATGTGGTAAAAATATACCACATCGTATTTCAATATAAAACCATTTCCAACATGTCAAAGAACTCGATTATATCCCTGTGGGGTTATAATCTTGGAATATATCCTTGCAGGGTTATATTTTTCTGAGCCGATAGTAGGCTACGACCCCACGACCTTCATCTTACAAGGATGTTGCTCTACCAACTGAGCTATATCAGCATTTCAAAACACGTATAAAACAAAAAATCCACTCAACTTTTACGCTGAGTGGGTTTTTGTAACTTCCTTTTAATGAGAAGTGGCTATATATTTGGTGAAATAAAGCCGATATACAAAATACACTCAGCGTACAAACCTCTTGGTTGTGCTGTTCTGCCCTGACCTGCTCCCTGTTGGGGGGCGGTTGTTGCTGTCGTGTATGTTGTGTTCCTCATCATAATTAAAAAAATATCTTTGTTTCAGTTATATATTACAACAAAAATGTCGTTTTTTTCCAATTCTTTAACCTACTTTTAATAGGAATTATTTTGCAAATGTAATTATACTTACGATAAAAACAAATAAAAGTTTAAATTATTTTATAGGTCTTATACTAAAAGCTTGAACTTCATCATGATTAAATACATAATTTAATGCTTTGTGAAATGTTAATTCTGCACCATGAGTCACAATATCACCATCATTAGATTTTAATTCTTCTGGTAAATTATCATTATATAAAGCCTCACCATTAACAACAATTGTAATAGCGACTGGTGCATTACTAAATTCCAATTTATCTTTTAGATTGACCAGTTTTCCAAAAACAGACCCACTATCTTTGGTATAATCATAAACGAATAAAAATGTGTTTCCGATTTCATTTGCCAAGTTTTGTGGAATAGCAGAATCAACACCTGTATAATTTTTACCATATGCCATTATCATAAGGTCGCCTTTTGTAAGGTGTCCATTGTTATATTTAATAAAAAAATTAAACATAGAATCCCAGTCATTCTTATTTTTATCTCTAACTATTTCGTCATCCTGAGTATAATCCTCATTCATTTTAAATGATTCATATGTTTTTAAATGTTTCATTTTTATATTTTTATTTTTTAACATTATTAAATAAGTCATCAATAGCATCTATTAACATGTTTTGTTCATTATTATCAAGTTCGAAATGTTGAGTTAAATCCATATTTTTAGAATCAACTTGAATAACCAATGTTTCATTAGATTTCCAAGCAGTTACTATTTGGGTATCATGTGACATTTTATATTTAGTTATTTCACCAATCATAATATCTATTAAATTATCTAAATCTTCAATAACAATTTCAGCTATACTCTCATTTTTATTAATTGTTATTGTCCCAGCATCTTCATTAACATTAAAATAAATGGTAGGTGTGCCATACCTTTCGAACGTTTTAACATGATTCATCACACTATACTAATTTTTTAAACTTAGCCCCACAGCCCTATAATCGAAGATTATAGCCTTATAGACCTTCATTATATATATTCACTTACTGCACCAATTAATGATTTTTTAACATCTTCGGAATCTATTTCAGTCCAATCCGAAAAATCGTCAACTATATCTTCATCTTCATCATCATTACTACTTCTATTTTCTGGATTAGTTGTTGTAACTTCATCTGTATCATAACAATAATAAATAGTATCAACATCGAGTTCATCTAATAAATCTCTCAATTCGGCTAATGTTTTATCCCAACCTTTATAATCTTCGTATTGAGAACTGGCATAAACACCGCCTTCTTGAATATCTAAATTTAACATAGCAGCCAGTTTTTTAATTTTAACCAGTTTTTCTTGGTCTAATTGTTCTTTATAAATAGATATCGCCTTGACTACATTCTTACTATAATCTTCGTTCAATTTAAACGTATTATATGTTTTTAAGTGTTTCATTTTTTTATTTTTATTTTTATGATATCAAATCAAGCCATCTTTTATATGAGCCTTTATCAGCACCATTTACAAAAGAATCAACGTTTCTTGCATAATTCCAATCATGTGAATTAATTTTTCCTTCAATTTCTTCATCAGATATTTTTTTCACATCAGATGCCACGAAATATTTATTACCAGCCGAATCTGTATAAAATTCATAACTATATTTAAGATAACCATCTGGTTTATTAAACTGAGAATATGTTGGGTATTCAGTCCAAACATAAAAAAGTGGGTTATCATCAAAATCTATATCAGAATCTACAACAAAAACATCACCAATTTTTCTTTCCCCTTTCACATATGGTTCGTGTTCTTTATTAAATGGTATTTCATCTTGAATATCATCTTGAATATCATCTTGAATATCATCTTGAATATCATCTTGAATATCATCTTGAATATCATCTTGAATATCATCTTGAATATCATCTTGAATATCATCTTGTATTTCATCTTGTATTTCATCTTCTTGAAAAGATTCGAACTTTTTTAAATATTTCATTTTTATATTTTTATTTTTATATATTATTTTTCTAAATCATAAAATCCCATATTATCAACCATAAACATACCATCTTTGTTTCTTATGATATCACCTACTGACATTGATGTGTGTCCTACATCTTTTGATTTTAATATATCATTAGTTGTTTTACCTTCTGACCAAAATTCACCCTGCATTTTATTATATATTATATCCAAATCTAAAGTGTCAAATTTACCGATAAATGCATGAGTCGCTTCTAAATTATTTGGGTCTGGTAATTCGACACCATCTGGTAAATTATCTGAACCAAGAATATAATCTCTGAAATATTTATTTTTAACATACCACACATCAGATGTTACACCTTCATCAATTGATTCGTTAATAAAATCTAAAAAATTCTTCACTGTTTTCATTATGTATATTTTAATTTATTATAACCATAATATATATCAACCACTCTACATTTTAATGTTCCAGTCACAGATTGGTTGTATGACGTTGTTGCGTTTGGTTTTTTTAATATGGCTGTTAACCAAATAATATCACCACGTTTCATTTCTTTTGCGACAATATCCGAAGATAAATTAAAACCACCAGAAAAAGCTTCCAGTTTTTTTATTTCATCTTCATCTTTTATAATATCTATTATTTGAACTATTTCAACAGGCTCAGTAATCTTTTCATATTCTCCATTATCTAATTTCCTTAAAACAGTAATATCATCAGCTAACTGATTATATTCTCCTTTTTTGGTTTGTTTCTTAGCCTGTTCCTCTTTAAACTTGTGGAAACTTTTTGTTATTTTATCGTTTTCCATTTAATGACCTTTTAATTTATTTAAAGTTTCTTTATTTTGTTTAACATATTTATTCAACCCAGATGCTGCTGATTGCATACCATGTAATAAAATTGCATATGATTTATCTTGTTTCCATGCTAAATCATCATTTATATCCACCATTAATTGTTTTTCTGTGGCTTCTTCTACATTTTTAACTACCTCAACATACTTTAAATTATATTGTTTAATTAACTCATCGTTTGTTCCACCAACAGATGCATTTAATTTTAAGTTTGATGGTATATCTTTTAATCTATTAATCCAATATTTTAATGATTTGGTGTATGTATAAAATATAGTATTTGGTAGTTCTTTAGCAACTTCAACCCATGCATCAAAATATTCCTGAGAGAAGAAATCTCCACTTTCATGTAATCTAAACACTGGAACACCGAATGGAAATTTATAAACAATAGAACGTTTTATTAAACTCGTCATTTCATCGACACCTTTACAAGTTTTTAATAATTCAAAATTTGACATATTTCTTTTTCTTGTATTCGGAAATGTTTTTTCCTGATTAGCAGCGTAACAAGTAAAATCCCCGAACGTTCTTAATTTAGGTCTACCAGTTTCTTTATCATCTTGAACTCTTGATTTACAATCTTTAGCAAACGGACATGTATAACCTGCTGGAAGTGATAAATATGGATGTGCTATTTTAGCATTTCCAGTAGCAGTTATATTTAAAAGACATACATCTTTAGTTTTACTTTCAGGTTGTTCTTCAGTTTGTTTTGTTTTCAAATGCGAAAACGGGTCGAATTCGTTATATTCCAGTATTAAATATCGCCTCATTATTAAACATTTTATTTTATTCTATATATAAAAAATATAAATTGAAATAATTTAGTATAATGAAATTAGCAATAGTTGGGTCACGGGATTTTAACGATTTTGAATACTTAAAAAAGGTATTAGAACCAATTAAGAACAAAGTAACACTTGTCGTTTCTGGTGGTGCTAAAGGTGCTGATTCACTTGGAGAACGATGGGCTAAAGAAAATAATATACTTACTCAAATATTTTATCCAGATTGGAATAAATTTGGAAAATCGGCTGGTTATAGAAGAAACGTTGATATTGTTAATAACAGTGATGCTGTTGTTGCTTTTCAAATAAATGATAGTAAAGGCACACAACACACAATCGATATAGCAATGGAGAAAAATAAAAAAGTGAAGGTATTTAAACTTTATACTTAACCGAATATAATATTAACTATTATACAAATTATTAAAATAGGTGAAAATATTATTAATAATATAAGTCCTGTTAATCTGGTTAACATAATTGATGTTTTAATGGTCGATATTAAATTTTCCTTCTATTTTAATGGTGTTTGTTGGTACAATCAAATATAATTCATTATAATTTTTTTCCCAATATCCAATAGTTTCTTTCCGATTCCAAAACCATCTGGATTTAAAAGCTTTTTGTACGTCCCTTTTATAATAATTTTTAATTTTAGGTACTTCCGAATCACTTCTATTTAGATATGTATTATAAGCATCCAGTTTTATTCTTTTCAAGCTAACCTCATTATTATTTCCATCGGTTTTGTATTTACCATATGTTATATAATAATCATCGACACTCCCGTTAATAGAACCACAACCCAGAAAGAAACTACCATTTAATTTAAATTTTTCATCTTGTGTTAATGATGCTATAAGAATGGATTTATATTCTGTTGAATTTAAATTATTTTCGGTAGCATAATTTATCCTTAATATTACAACAACAATTAGATAAATTATGACAGAGACTACAACTGTACCAGCAACATCTGAGCCATCTTCTTGTATTTTATAAGCTATTATACCAGCAAGAATAGTTGCTACAATCCAAATTAAAAGTAAATACATAATATTATTTTTTATTTTTATAATGATTTTGAAATCTCTCGTTTTCTTCTTTAGTTAGATTACCACCCACCCAATCCAATATACCCAAGTTCTTATCAATTTCCCACTGTCTTTCGGGAGACAATTTAAAAAAATTGCTTGGTCTTTGGAACGATGCTTCGAACATTTCTTTTTGATTCATGGTTTTTATTTTGTTATAACATCGTCATCATCACCGAATATTGTATAAATTTTATACGCCCTGATGAACTGAATCATACCTTTGTTAATGTTTTTAACAGAATCAGAATAGTGAAATTTCCTTTTCAGGTCATTCATAGCATCATCTAAACGTAATAAAAAGTGTTCAGGTGTATCCATAGTTCTGATATTATTGACAGTCTTTCCGTCTAACAATCTTTTCATGAAAAAAGACTGTTCAATAGAATCCAGAACTTCTTTTGATTTTTCATCGATATTTCGAATTAATTCCATTGTTTTTTCATTACATGAAATTAATTCGAATTCTATTTTATTAACATCACTCAGTTTTGCCCAGAAACGAACGCCAGCGTATATATGTTTTTTATTTTTATCTTTTGGTATTCTAAATGTCAGTGAACTGAAATCACTAACACCTTTTCGGATATATACCCTGTCAACAGTCAAAATAGTATCTATTGGTATCGTAACTAAATAGTTTTTTTCACCACTTCGACTCCAACTAAATGTACCACCGATTTTTTCAATCATAGTTTTATTACGATATTCTGAATAAAGTATAAAATTCCAATCTTTAGTCAATTGTAACTGGCTTCCTATTTCGGGTAAAAATAAGTTCATGATTTTTAAGTTAGAGTGTTAAAGTCGTGGTCAATTTCCTTGACATATTCAATGAATTTCATTGTATTTTTTACATCTGGTGTTCTATGACCTAAATTAATACTATAATCTTTTAAAATTTTAGTTGGAGAACCACCCAATATGATAATACGGTTAGATAAATAAACAGCCTCGGAAATGTCATGAGTTACTAAAAGAAATGTTATGTCTATTTCTGTATTGTAAAATAAAGTTAGTAAAAGACTTCTGATTTCATTTTTAGTTATGATATCCAGTGCAGACATAGGTTCATCCAATAAAAGTATTTGTGGATTAGAAACCAAATTTCTGGCAATAGCAACTCTCTGTAATTGTCCACCAGAAAGCTGGCCTTGTTTTGCCCATTTATATTCATGACCAGATAAACCAACGAAATCTATCATTTTGATAGCTTTTTCTTCTGCTTCTTTTTTGTTTGCCCCCTTTAAAATTAAAGGTAACGATACGTTTTGTAGAACGGTGTACCAAGGAAATGATGAATATTCTTGGAATATCATCGGTATACGATTATCAGCAGAATGTTTTTTGCCATATATTAGAATTTCACCAGAAGTTGGTGTTTGTAAATCTGATAAATACTTTAGTAACTGTGATTTTCCACATCCAGAACGACCAATAATTGTTGTAAATTGTCCTTCATTTTCAATATCATCAATTGCTAAATTGAAGTTATCAAATAACACACGACCATTTTCAAATTTTTGAGTTATATTAATATAATCAATAACATGAACCCCATTTGTAATAGTTGGGTCTGGTTGTATATTCGTTTTTATATTTTCATCAAAATAATTCATATTATTTTACAAGATTTAGTTTTTGTAAAAATGTTTTCTTTGTTTGTGGCGGTGTAGTCGGATTGTTTGGTGGTGACTTTATTATATTTTTCTTACGATAAATATTATAATCATGAGGAAACATAAGTTTATGACTTAAATAAAATAAAACATCTTGTAACATTCCAACAACAATTATTATAATCAAAACTGACATAATAATATCAGTTCTACTTGTTTTTTCACCATTAAATATCATAGCACCAACACCGCCTTCTTTATTTATAAGTTCGGCTACAATGATATAAGTCCAAGATATAGCAACAAGTAATCTAACATCTTTCCAAAATTTTGGCATGGTAGATTTCCAATATACGTATATGAATTTCTGCCATTTTGATGCACCTAATGTATGTATAATTTGTTTATGAATACTATCAATATCATCAACCCTCTGAATCATTGCAGGTAAAAGATAAATTAATATAGAAAATCCCATAAAGTAAATTTTCATATCGAATTTAATTCCAAACCATGCTATAAAAAGACCCGTTACGGCTGTGAGGGGTAAATAACGAGAAGCATTAATATTTGCACTAAACAAACCCCTAAATGCAGGGAATAGCGAAATAGCGAAACCAAATGGTATAGTAATCAACATTGCTGTTAAATAACCTGATAAATTCAATTTAACAGAATACCAAATGTTTATATAAGTATTACTTTGATGTAAAAGTTCTTTAAGTGTTATTAGTACTGTAAATGGTGATGGAAGTATTTGAGGTTTATTAAACTGACATAAAACTATCCAAGTCAATAAAAAACCTATAACACCAAGTACAGAAAGAAATAAATGAATTTTGTTATTAACTTTTCCATCCATTTCATAAATACCGTATTTCTTCATATAAACAAGAATTCCGATATATAATGCAATACTGGATAATAATATTTTATTTAAACCAAACAGTCCTTTGAAAAAATGAAAGATTACTGAATGAAAACATATAAATAAAAAAATAGTTATACCTATTTTTATTATTAACAGCCTCGTCTTCTTATTCAAATTTTTCATATAGAATAGTACCCCGATACCTATCACTATAATAAATACCAATATTTTACTCAAAATAGGTAAATCTCTTAAAAAATGAAGTATGGTTACGGGAAAACAAATAAAACCTATAAGCATCACACTGATACTTATAATTATCCACATAGTTTTTTTACTCATTATTATTGTTTTTTAGAAAATCTTCTATTCAAATATATACCAAAACCAATACCAAGCCCAATCAGTAATAAAAAGAAGAAGCCAATCAATGCTTTTAAAGCACCAACTATAAAAGGAAATATAAAATACCCAGCACCACCAAGTATAATTATAACCAGTAATATAATAAATAACACCCTATTCATAATTTTAATTTTTTATATGATATTTAAAGAGAGGATGGTGATTTCTCACCATCCACTCAATCCAAATAAACAATACAACAATTTAATTGATAACTTCAAAGTCAGTTCTACGATAATTTTCATTAGAACCAACACTTCCATCAGCAATAGCTTCCATAGACCCATTTCCAATTATAATAAATTTGTTTGGGTCAAAATTACCTTCTTTCACTAAGAAATTAGCAACGGCTTGCGCTCTTTTTTGAGATAATGTTTTATTATAGGCTGCATTACCAACGTTATCGGTATTTCCTTTAATACGAATACGTGCATCTCTTAATGATTTTGCTATACCGAAAAATTCTTTTTTGATGATGTATTTAGCATCTTCATCTAATTCGTAAGAGTTAGTAGCAAAATTGATAGAGGCTTTAATATTAGAAATAGCAGGTGCAGTAGACATTTCTTTAGTAATTGGTTCGAATTTTGGTGCTACTTCTGCTATTTGCTTAGAATCACTGGATAAATCGATAGCTTGTATTATTGAAATATCAGATACACTTCTCCAAGGAAGTGGTGACTTTGTTTGTCCAAGATTAGAATATATAACAGACATTTTTGTATACATTTCATCACCTGTTACACCAGTATAACTTGGATTTAACCCGAAAAAGTTTACATTATCACCATAAGTGCAAAATCTAACCGCACCTAACATATCATAAGCTAAACCTGCATCAGATTCGTTACCTAAAAAATCTCTTGCAAAAACCTTTGCTACATGTTGTTTAGCTGTTTCACTATAAGTAACTTCAGCATTACCAATCATCCAAGCGGTAACTAACTTTTCAATAGCTTCTCTCTTTTTATTAATAGTTTCTTCAGAGAATAACATACCATCAGATACAATATTAGATGCCATTTTAGTATTAATAAGCTCTTTTGCGCCAGCAATTGCTTTTATACAATCAACATTATCTGGATACCACACCATTGCAGCAGGTACAGAACCAGCTTTAAACATGCGAGAAGCTTCAATACCATCACGACATTCAATGATATTTATATCTTTCAAGGTCATTTTGTTCAACTCCAAAAATTTAATTAAAGCTGTTTGTGAGGCTGTACCCATAGCAACAGCTACATCTTTACCTTTTAAATCTGAAATCTTTTTTATTGAAGGGTCAACAACCAGTGCATCAGCACCACGACTGATATTAACTGAAAATACTTGTTTTGCTTTTACCATTGAAACTGTACTTCCAGCACCCATATCAATAGATAATGCATCAGTTGTACAATAAACACCATCAATTTCACCAGAAGTTAAAGAACTACGACTATTAGATACAACATCTTGAATATTTATAGTAAGTAATATTCCATATTCTTTGTACAATCTGGAATCTTTATTTGGAACGATACCATCATTCATTTCTAACATACCTGCACAACCAATGAATGTGTTGTAAGTAATGGTTAGTTTGACTCCAGATGAAAAGATATCTGAAATACCACCACCAGAAGATTTTTTTTCTGTTGATGTAGATTTAGAACCCGAATCTTTAATATTGGGTTTAATTACGAAAATAAAAAGAGCTGCTAATGCTGCTGCTATAATTATAGCAGCAGTAGCTTTACCTGCATTTGTTAATCCTGATAACATAGTTGTATGTTTTAATTGGTTAATAATTAATTTTCATCGAAATATTTGTTACTGACCGAATTACCAGTCGAAATTGGAGCAAAATTGGCAGTTTGAAAAATAGGAGTTGGCTGATTTTTCCCTGAAGGTAATTCTTTAAATTTATCTAAAATACCATCAAGTCCAAGTTTTTCATATTTTTCAAGTAATTGACTACCTTGAATAGACATAACTTCTTTCCTAACATCAAGTTTACCAATAATGCCATTGGTTTCGTTAAGAACGAGTTCCATTTCACCTAATTTTGAACTAATATCATCAGACATTTTATCAATAGCAGATTGGAACAGTGCATTTTCGTCTGGGTCTCCACTCATAGCAGACATAGCTGCTTTATAGGCATTATATGACATAGCAGCAATTTTATATCTTTCTTTTATTGCTTCTACTTCATTCTTAGCATCTTCAACGGTTAGTTTAGCCATATCTAATAACTTTTTCAATGTCGTATACCACTTACTAACACTATTGAGTGTTTCGATATACATATTGGCTAAATCAGTTTGTCGAATCATTTCACGTTTAGCAATTAAAGCTCGGTCTGTGTCACCCTCTTTTTCAAACACCAACGCTACATCAGCTTGGTCTTTAATTAGCTTTCTTTTTGTTTTTATTTTACCTTCAATATCACTTTTAATACCGCCTAAGTTACCAGTGCATCTTTCACTCTTAGCAATATTATTTTCCATTTGCTCAATTCTTCGGTCGAGAATTTTATCTGGTGCTATTTGTACAAATATACCATATATTTTTTTCATTAAAATATAATAACCAACACTAAGCCCCATACGGAATTTTTTGTCAGTTAAGAGAAATAATACTACACCAATACCACAAAGGGTTAAAATCGCATATAAAGTACTCTGGAATAGGAATAGTAGTTTTGGTGATAATAATATAAAAGTTATTATACCACCAACTAATAATACTGTGGCAAATCCACCGCCTTTTTGTTTCCATAAAGGTTTACGTTCCCCATTCTGCATAGATGGGGGTAAAAAATTATTTATCATAGTTATTATTTTTATTGGATGAATTGTGTGATTTTTACCTTATCTGCTTCCATAGTTCCTAAAATGTGAGCCATAGTAGCATCGAAATTGGATTCGACTTGTTTGAGTTTCAATTCCTCTTGTTGAGCCTTTTGAGATTCTTCAATGATGAACTGATTCAGAGTTGTTTGTTCTTTCTGTAAATCCAGAAGTTTTTGTTGGGCATCGGCAACCGCTTTAGTTTTGTTACCAACGGATTCATTAAAACGCTTTTTTAAATCAGCAGAAAAACTTTCTTTTTCTTTATTCAATAATTGAATATAAGTGTCAATAGAACTAAGCAGTTTTTCTTTTGAGATGTCGGGAGCTGATGTTTTAATAGTTGAAAATGCTGCGAGCATTCTTGTCTTTTCATCAGGAATGATATTAGACAGTTGTCCAACTGCTAATGATAATTCATAATAATCAGCCCCAGCTATGTTATTTCTTTCAATAACTTCTTTTAGGCTTTGTAATATTTTTTCATTAATCATTCCTTGAACACCAGCCGAATAAATTGGCTGAATGTTTTGTTGGTTCACAGGTTGCTGAACGGGATTAGAAGCAGCACCCTTTACTTCAGAAGATTTTTTCTCATCTTCTTTGATAAAAATAGATTTAAATTTACTCATGTCGTACAATTTTAATTGTATTATTTATTTGAAATATTTATTTGAGGTAACAAAGCTAATAACATTTTTTATATAACAAAAAAATTGTAGAAGATATTTTTTAAATATTTAATATTTTTTGATTAAATAAACTAATAGATGTATTAAATTTATATGAAATGTACTGAAGATATGTGAATTATGTAATATAATAATAAAATTATGTAATATTTCTATTATATAAAAGGTATAATTTTGGTCATGTTTATTATTCTAAATGAACAATATCACACAAAACATGTTTATCTAATAAGTATAAACAATATATAACATGAAAAATATAAAAATACCATCCGCTTATAATTTAATTTTTTATATTTTTATTCTCCACCATAGATATAAATGATTTTAATCATATAATATAGGTGATATTCAATATATTTAATCAAATATGTGTGTTTAAAATCATTATATGTTATATTTTTATTTACTTTTGTATCAAATTTAATAATTAAAATTTTTGTGTGTTATGAAAAGCCAAGAGAATTATTTAACAGATAAAAAAACAAAAAATTCTGTTAATAAAAGAAACCGTGTAATTGGCAAAAAGGTTTCATTAAAAAAATCATCAAAAAGGGTTATTAGAAAATCCAATATAATTGGTGAGTCAATATCCAATGAAGAAACTACTAAAGTCACTTTGCGTAAAAATAAAAAAGGTAACGTGAAGAAAATTTTAGATGGAAAAAAAATAACTGGAAAATTACATAAAAGTGATATTTCAGTCATTAATGTAGAAAAATCTGAAAGTAAACGTGGTAGGGGTAGACCAACAGGTAGTTTAAATAAAAAAACATTACTCAAATTATCTTCTACACCCCAAATTTCAAAAATAAAACGGGAACGGGGTAGACCCAAAGGAAGTCTTAATAAGAAAACTTTAGAAAATCTGGAAAAGAATATTCCAGAAATTAAGGTGATGCGAGATAGGGGAAGACCTAAAGGTAGTCTTAACAAAAAAACTATCGAAAAATTGAAATCAGAACCTGTCGTGATGAAGGTGAAACGAGACAAAGGAAGACCTAAAGGGTCATTGAATAAAAAAACAATTCTTAAAATGCAAAACCCTGAAACAATAAATAAGGAAAAACGTGAAAGGGGTAGACCAAAGGGAAGTTTAAATAAAAAAACTTTATTGTCTAAAAAATCAGAAACAATTAAAATGGGTTACATGCGCCCACCAGAAAGTATTATTAAAAAGCATGTTTTATTACCTGTTATTGAAGAAAAAACTCGTACTTTACTTTCTGAATCAATTCACATCCCAAAGAAATCATTATCTGTTGATTTAATAGATAAACTTAATGAATTGGAAGATTATTCTAAGGCTCATTTCATTCAATCTGTTTCTTTTTCGCAAAAACAAGTCATGTCATTATTTAATGATTCAATCACCTTTGATTATTATCAGAGAGAATATGTCTGGGGAAAAGATGAGATTGATGTTTATATTGATTCATTGATAAAGAATTATAGATATAAACGAATTACAAATATTGGTTCTATCGTAATTGATAAGAAAAATGATAAGCTGTCTATTATTGATGGGCAACAAAGATTGACGACTCAGCTCTTAATTTATGTTATTCAATTTAATTATTTGAATAAGATAAAGAACACTATTAATAGTGAAGAATTCAAAACTTTTTCTATTATATATGGTATCTTGAATAAAATATTAACGAACCTTAATTTCGTTAAAAATCAAGACCAAAAGGTTTACACCGATGTGTTTAAATACATCAATGAAAACTACGAACAAATAGTTCTTCTAAATGATTACGGTAAATTCAGTGACTACTATTATAAAGATTTTTCAGTTTATAATATTTTAAATAAACTGAATTTTATTTGTAATGAATATGGGAACAAAATATTGGACTTGAAATTCATTTTTTATAGTTTAATGAATATATCATGTGAAGCTGGTGTATTAGACGAAAGCATCAATGCTAATGATGTTTTTATTACATTGAATACCTCAACTAAAAAATTGAACAATTATGAGTTGACCAAATCAATATTACTTAATCATTTTAATGATGAACCAGAGTTACAAAAAGAAATAAGCCATAAATTTTATCAGGCTTCTTCGTATTTGAACATTCTCGGAAAGACCTCATCCATTCAGGATTCATCAGAATTGACATTTCAATATTTTTTACGGATGCGCTATAAAATAAAAGGTAGTAACTACCGTGAACATTTGGAAAACTTAATTGATGATGGCGGTAAAAAATTTATCATAAAACTTATTGATGAGTATTTTATTGTTTCTACCTACATCAAATCTATTTTTGAAGATTCTAAGAATAGGTCTATTAAAATAACCTTAGAAATTATCAAACGTGTTTTTGGTGGTAGTTCGAATATCCACATGAATCTTCCTATTGCTGTTTCACTTTATTTCTATGACCATGATATAGAAATGAAGGACATTACAAATATTCAAAGAAAAGAATTGAAAGAATTATATCTTTATTTCCTTGAATACACAGTAATTATGGGTTTATGTGCCGTTGGTATCAGAGACCACCACAAGGATAAAAACAATGAAGTTGTAGCATATTCTCAAAATATTCTCAAAAAAGGAATTATGGGGGGTGTAAACTACTTCAAGAAAAAAATACAAGAGAACACACAGGATGTCATTGATGATTATGTAGATAACAAAAAATCATCCATATATTTGAAGTCAAAAAACGTCAAATTTAAACTCGGTGAAAAAACACTTGACCCGAAATTATATGACATTTTAACTTCATTTCAAAATATCGACAATAAAATCACATTGGATGTAATGGTATCTAACATATTGAAAATGATGGTTGATAAGTCATCTGAAAAAGAAATTTCTAAACATAATGTAAAACAAAGTTTGGAACTTTCGAAGATTAATGAAAATTTTTCTACATTTGTTAGGGAGTTTAATAATATAAAAGACTTCAATGGAAAAATCATCATTTAATCTTAATCATGTGTCTTTATGGAAAATACTGGCAACACTATCATCAAGTTGTTAAATTATCTAAACGAGCGTGACGAAAACTCACGCTCGTTTCTCAACAACCGACCTAAACAAAATCAAAACACTGAAACCCTGTTAGATGTATTAAAAAAAGAAAAATTTCTTATTGACTTTACCCCTAAAAACAGGATTATCAATTCTTGGTTAAAAACCCAAGGAATCGTTAAACCCGACTTACTTGTTCTAAAAAACAGTGTATTATTTCCAACTTACACTAAGTTTTCTAAATTATGTTACTTCACTAATCTAAATCTGGATTATCAAATTATCGATTTCTATTTAATAGTACCGCTTTTCCTTCTTAAAAAAGAAGTGGAAATAGCGGATGATATTATAGGTAATTTACATATTGCTCGTTTAGAAAATTTAATTGGTATACTTGATTGTTGGGTGAATAGGAAGGATATAATTCTGCAAAAGTTTTATAATCAAAATTAACCTTTTAAAAAAGCATTGTATTCTGGTGTATTATAATCACCAGTTTTATAATTATTCTCACAAAAATTTTCTGGATGGGTAGCAGGTATTGTTACCCATTCTAATTTTTTAATAGAATCTTTAAAGATACCATAACTGGTGTGACCAAAATTTCCCATATCATCTATTTGAGCAAAATCGTTTATTATAATACCATCATACCCCTTATCTTGTACTGATTTAAACCAATCTAATTTATGATAATCTAAATCGGTTAAATCGCCTTCTCTTTCACCTCCTAATGTTGTATCATAAAATTTAATAGGTTCTTTAGCTGTTAATATAAACAGTCTACCATAATTTTTTTCTGATGGTAATAAAATTTTATTTTTATTTTTACTACTGGCATAAATTATCCAAAAATCATAATTTTTTTCTTGGAATTCCTTTTCTTTTAATAATTGATAAATTTCTTCTTCTGTTGGTAATGAAGCTTTCCCATGCCAACCTTTTGGTGCATAAAAAGATTTAGGTCGATTTATTTCATCCCATTCAACTTTATTCATGTTATATTCAAATCCGAGATGTTTTTGTAAATCTTGAATAATTTCATTTTTAGATGGATTGGCAACCGTTCTTGATGATACATAAATAGTCAGGCCAGCTTTTGGTATATAAGATTGTGCAATAGCTGGTTCTTTTGTTGTCCACAAAATTTTATCATAACCACCAACTGTTAAATCAGCTTCAATAAAATTTTCGAGCGAACCATGAAATAATCTTCCACCTTTTGGGATTGTCGCAACATGCGAAATTTCCTCATTTATATAACATTTAAAAGATTTCATGTTATCTTCCAATTATTATTTTTAAGATAACTTTTATAAATAAAAATAATTTTATCAATAAGTGTGTTTTCGGTATAAGTTTCATGTATCAAATCAAACACCACCACATCATTTAATTCTATTTTAATATTGGAATTTTTTTTGATATCTAATGTGTATGTACCTTTAATTATATCTGATGTGTTCATTTGTATTATTAATTCGGTATATTTTAATAAATAAGTATCTTCTTTATTAAAAAAACCCTTTATCGAAACTGGTCGGATGTTTTTTGTTTTATATTTTTTAGCCAATAAAGTTAACTCATCTTTTAATTTATTAATTAATTCATCATCCGCACCATCAACAGTGACAACTATATATTTAGGTAATTTAACACTTTTATCAATAGTCATAGTAATATCGGGTTCTATTTGAACTTGCGTTGTACCCGATTGAACTTGCGTTGTACCCGATTGAACTTGGACTAATTCACTTTCAAATATTCTAAAAGATTTTATTGTGTTAAACATTATAATATAACATATTTTTTTGAGTCTCGTATAAGCTTATATATTAAAATAAATGTTGTACAATTTTTTTTATAATATTTATAGTATTATTTTTGACCTATAAACCAATAAAAAATATTTAATATGAATAAAAATTTAATCCTTATCGTCTTCACAATGATTATAGTAGCTCTCGTTTCTATATCATGTGAAAAGGATTTTGATGATATATCAAATCCGAAAGTTCCTGAAGATTCTACTATTGTTGTTATCAATCCTATTGATACAATAACTATTGATACTACTCCTGTTATTACAATCGTACCTAAAGTATTTGTACCTGCCCGAAAACTTTCTATTGGTAATTCATTTGCTTTAGTTGGTTATAGTAAATCAATGTTTAAAAGCGCAAATGACATTATAGACGAAACTGGTAGTGCCGATGGTTTATTCCAATTAATTTATGATAATGCTGGAAACCCAATTGCTGATACCGTTTATACTTTAGGTGAAAATGACAGTATATCTGTTGGTAATGAAATTTATGTTTCCGATATTTTGGATTTAAATAATGGACACGTTTTATTAAAAGGTTCATTTAAATTCGTTCTTGATACCCTTGGTAATACTAAATCAAAACATGACCTTATCGTAAGAAAAAGTGATGGTTATATTGTTAACTATGATGATAATGACCAAGAATATATTATCGATAAACAGTTTAAGAATGAAAAAGTAAGAAATCTATCTAATGGCGATGTTCTTTATTCATCTTTCGATAACACCAGTTTTACAATTGATAAACTCGAAATCGGTTCAGAAAATATTAATACCGAATCTGTTGTTAATGATTATACATGGTATTTTTCCACCGACAATAATAACAATGTAGTGTATTATGAAGAATACACATATAATCTTAAAATAAAACACGCCAATGGTTTAATTGAATTAGTTGGTAACAGACAAGATGCCGTTAATGATACTTTAAGATATTGGGATTTCTATACTAACGATTTAAATGAGATATATCTTATAGCTTTCACTGGAAACATTAATATGCATTATTATATTTACAAAATAAATATAGCCAGTAACTCATATAGTCTTGAATTGGTTAACAATTTCAATGCTGAACAGAATCTGGCTAATGTTTCTTTCCAGAACAATGGTGGTTCAAATTTAGTTTATAATCTAAGTAAAGGTGATGCCACTACTTTTGTAACCTATGACGAATCAAATATTGTATGGGTCAATGCTCACAATAACGCATGGGAAAAAAGAGTTCTATTCAATCTTACAACTATATCTGAAAAGATTATAACTGTAAACTCTGATGATTTTGTTTATATGACTATAAATAATAGCGTATTAAAAATTTCTATATCAACAGGTAATAAAACAAATGATTATTTTCATAACTCAGATTATACCATTACTTCAATTTCGACAACTTCTGACGATTATTTAACGATAGCTTCTGTAAGGAATTCAGACAATGCAAATGTTGTTTGGTCTGTTTCTCCAAGTGGTTCGGCTGAAATAGTTAGCGAAGTTCTTGTCAATGTTGTAAGTGCTGTTGAAAACATTGAATAAACCAAAAGAAATCCGTTTTTAGTATCCGTTTTTAAATGAAAAAACCAGTCGCTATTGACTGGTTTTTTTTATCGGTTTAATATATCAATCCCTACTTCCACATCTTCACTCGTTAAACCATAATTATCATCCACCGCTATGAAATTCTTTAGTTCTATATCTTCATCATCATATATTAAATGTCTATCAGGTTCACCATTTTTTGCCACCCATTGCATTATTTCTTCACTTCTATCGGCTTTTAATGTAACGGGTGTAATTCCAATAATATTACCTTTAATTCCCCGTGAATTAAATAATTCTTGTAAATAAGCCAATCCTTCGATTCTATTAGATGAGGTCACTACTATATCAGCTTGTGTATTATCTATCAATTTATTGATGTTATTAACGCAAATAGGGTCAAAATAAATTCCCATACTATCACTCATAAAACTAACTTTAGATTTATCAGTGAATATTTTACTTAGAATAAAATCGTAAGTCTTTTTAAAATTCTTACTAATTAATACACCATCAATATCCAAAAATACTATTTTCTTCACGTAATTAAAATTATTTTTTGTTACGTCTATTTATGACGTTTATTTTTAATAATGTTTATATAATTTTCAAATGGTTTAAATAAATTATCAGGTAATTCATTAATATCACAAAAATCCCATTCACCAATTTTATCTGGTTCTTTTGTTTCTGGAATGCCACTCCATTTTTTAGCAATAAAATATAATGTTATATAATGTTTATTTGTTTCTGTAAAAAAATTATTTACAAAGATATCTGGTTTAAGAGATTCTATAATAATACCTGTTTCTTCTTTAGTTTCTCTAATGACACAATCTTCTGGCGTTTCAAATTTTTCGAGGTGTCCGCCCGGTATTGACCATGTTCCCTGACCATGCTCTGATACTCTACGACCAATTAATATCTTACCTGTTTTATCTTTAATAATAACAGCTACACCGACTCGTGGATATATAAAATCATCAAACATTTTAACTATTCTATTTCAATTGTTTCTAATTCAGAAAAATATTCTTTGTAATGTTCAACGAGTTCTTCAAGAGAATAAAATATTGGTTTTTCCCACTCAGTAGCCCAGACAACTTCCCTATCTGCACCATCAGATTTACCACCCAATCTTAAAAGACAATCAGATTTGAAAACATGTATCTTATCAATTTGCATCCAAATTTCATATGTCAGGGGATAAACTATTTGTTGTAAATGTGGATGTAATGGGGAAATTGGGAAAAATCCTAATTTTAATAAATCGTTGAAAACATCCATTTGGAATTTAACATTGTACGTCACATCTCCAGTTGTGTATGGAGAAGCAATATACACTTGAATATTCTTAGATAAGTCTTTTATAAATCTCATTATACTTGTTTGTTTTGATATCATATATAACCCAAAACAAAAAAAGTTGTGATTTACTCACAACTTTTTCCAAATATTTCTTCTATTTTCTTTTTTCGCTCAAATGAAATGTTTTTCTTCTCAAATTTCTTTTCGAGTTTTTCTAAATATTTATAAGCTTCGACTTGGGTTCTAAAATAATTATCACCAAAAACCCACAAACCACAATCCGAATTATATTCAACATAACTATAATCAAACATATTTTTTCCAAGTATATATTTTTCTACTATTTAAATAATCCAAATCCTTTTCATTTAATTTGGCTTCTTTTTCAAATGGAATAGCTCGATAGGCCACCGTATTGTTAACGAAATATTTTCTCAATTTAAAAAAATAATAAACATATAAAATATAAAACCCAATGAGTAATAATTCTTTTTGTTGAACTAAATGTATTTTTTCATGGTTTAATAATATTTTATTATCTAAGTCCTCTTTATGTCGTATTAATATAAAAGGATAGAATGTTATAGCTCTGGCAAACCCAGATGTTATAAATTTAACAAAACGTTCAGCGTAAATTATCATAATAGTTTTTATACTATATATTATTCAAATAAATTTTCTATTTTAATAATATTCTGTGGACTTCTTCTCTCATCAAATATTTCAGATATCTTATCCATTCTAACTTTTTTGATGTCTTTATCATTGAAATATTCAAACCCAGAACATGTGTAAATAACTTTAGTATATCTTATATCACTGCTTTTACTATAATCCAAATCGAAAAATCCAGAATATCCAGTGAAACAAAATTCATGAACTATAAAATAGTACATTATACTCCCGTCTTTTTGATGAAAATTAATTTTAACACCAATAGGTTTATCAATATATTTATTAAGTATTTCAAATGGATAATAAATATTATTTTTAGTGTCATAATTTTCATTAAACATATAATTATGAGACATTTTAGTTAGTGAGCTTGACAATTTATCACCGTCATCTATACTAAATATAACATCAAAAATATTAGCATATATAGGGTCACCATATCCAAAGCTTGCACCAACACTACTAAAATGAGGTAATGGCATATTTTAATCCACTTTTTTTAATTCAAATTTTTCATCGAAAATTTGAATAACTTCTTTTCCAACAAAATGATTAACATCCTTAGAATCCGTTATGTCATCAATTTTATCCATTCTGGCTCTGTTAATATCACAATTTTCAAATACAAAACCTGAGAATGTATAAAATACTTTTATATCTTCTCTATTATCATCATTTATATAATTAAATAGATTACTTTTTATATTTTTTAATTCTTCTTCATCTTCGATTTTTATATCTCTATCATCACATTCATCAAGTATAGTATCATTGAAGAACCCAAATAAATTAAGATAAGATGTAAATTTGAAATTTTTTAGATGAATTTTAAACATTGGTTCTTCTTCACCATCGTTAAAATATTCAAAATATACATCAATATCTTTATTAAGAACATTATTAATAAGTTCAAATGGTATAATTATTTTTTTCTCATTACAATAACCAAATTTGAACTTAAACCATTTTGAAGTATGTCCAATACAAGCCAATGATAATAAATCACCATCATCTATATCAAATCTAACATTATATTTATCTATTTCTCCGATGTCATATTTTTCATCATTGACATTATAATCTGGTAAAAACTCCATAATTTTATAATTTTAAATGTTTATTCACTCTATAATATAAAACATAAACCAGTGGGTCTTCTGCCTTATCAACATTCTTTGACCAAACACATTCAGCCTTTCTTTCCAATTCAGAACCATCCCCCTTTGCTATTTCACGTTTTAAATCAGACACATCAACTGTAAAATAATAATAAACTGTATCTGAACTTTTAGAACCAAATGATGTACCCAGAGCAACTAAATCTTTTTGAGATACTGTGTAACCAGCTTCCTCTAAAATTTCATGTTGAGCCGTTTCTAATACATCATCCTTTTCAACTCCACCAGTTATACTGGAAATAATTTGTTTGTCTGTATGCCAAGGTGGTGTGACTTCTTTTCTCAATAGGTATTCCACACCATCTTTGGTTTTTTTATAAGGCATGATTGAAACAATCTTGCCACCACATCTCTTTTCATGGGAATATACATATCCATTTATATCTTTTTCTGGATATTTCAAAAGGTTTAATGTTAACCATTCGTTGTCCTTTAATACTTCTATACTTTTCACGCATAATATATTGTTTTTTATACTATAAATCTAATCAATTATAGTTTTTTGTATATATAATGATGTATAGGTTCTTTAATCATTACAAGAACAAAATTTTTTAAACCCAATTGGTTCATATGGACTACTTCTTCTATCAATTTCCAAACCACACCTCGGACAAGGTTGATTTAAACCCATACCGAGTTGACTCAAATCATATGGATTATGATATGTTTTACCTGTTAGTTTATTCCGTTTCATAATATATCGTTAAATATTTCTTTTATTTTTTCTTTTCTTATATCAGATACAGTAACCATATAGTCTGTTATTACGGTCTCATTTTGTTTTTCAATATATCTTCTTAATTGATATAAACAATTCCGAACAACTGTATCAAAACATGAACCACCCATTAAACAAACGGTTTCATCTGAAACTTCTTTTTTCAGAATCTCAATTCCATCTTGTTCAAATAATAAAACTTTATCAGATTCCACATTATACAAAACATATTTATGTTTATTAGATTGAATTATATGGAGAATGTTTAATTTCTTTTCTGAAGAAGTATTAATCCTGTAAGGAAGTTTATACAATTTTTTTAATAAATTAATCATTTTCTGGTTTAACATTACCATGTTCGTCTACCTGTATGATATTACCAAATTCATCTTTAGATGTAAACCACGCTCCACTTGTTCTATAAATATGGTCGTATTCTGTATCGGAAATTATATTCCCCCATTCGTCTTTTGGCATAGTATTAGTCTTTATAATTTTTCGCTTCCCAAATTGTATTATATATACCTAATTCTTTTATTTCGGCTAAAATGATTAAAGGTTCTTTTCTTACCCCTCTTTTTCGCCCCGTCTTAGAATCTTTATTACTTACCATATCTCAAATTAGTTGATATACCGATTCAACATGTTTTTCCAACTCATATTTAGATGTGTGAGCTATAAACTTTTTTAATTTATCTTTACTTTCAAATAAAGAATTAAAAGTGGTGGGTGTGAACGTATAAGTTTTTTCAACACCAAAATCAAACTTAATTGTTATGGTATGGTCATCTGAATTATCTTTAAAAGATAAAACATTTAGACTTTTTAACAAAATACTTGATATTTTCATAATAGTTCTATTTAATTGTTTTCTCTTTTTCTAATTTTTCGTTGATAGCATCAATAATCCATTGACCTAAATTATCCTGAAAGGCTTCCGCTTTTTCCATATCGATACGTCCACCATTGAGCATGAAAAGATTCTGGATAGCACCCCAGCCTCTTAAATCTGCTATCAATTGATGACTACCATGTTTATTTACACCAAATATCATTTGACCCATTTGGTCATAAATGACTTTTTCACCTATAAATTCTGTTATTGTAGCCATATAAATTATTTTTTAGAATGGTTAATAAACAAATCTGTCATCTTATCCATTAAATCATCGAAGAAATAATAATTGAAATTATCAGTATTTATCTCACTGATAATGATATTATGTTTCATTCGCATATATGAGATAAATGTATTATAAAGGAATTCATTAGTATTTCCTTCAAAAAATTCTATTTTCTGATTTGAATTTTTAGATTTTTCAGATAATTTAAGACAGATACGTATACTATCAACACTATCCAACCCATAAAAATCAATATGTTTTTTATCTGCCGTAGCCAAAGCCATTATTTCTTTTTCAGATAATTCTTTTAATATTTCTTCATAATTATCGGGATTCCATTTCTTTATAAGATATAATCCTTTGTCTTGAAGTTGTTTTTTAGATGGTTTTTTCTCAATCTTCTGAGAAGAATAACTATTTATTAATTTAACAATCTGTTCAAAGGTGTCTATCCCATCACTATTTATAACATCTGGATTTATTGAACCAAGAACTGCTAAATTATAAGGTTCTATTCTCTCTATGATTTTTTTATATATTTTCGGATGCCATTTTTCAAGCAAAACTTGTCCTTTTTTACATCTTTCCTCGAAAATATATTTATTCTTTAATTCATCGTCAAAAAACATATCTTAATCCTTTAATATTTCTTCAATTTTTAATTTTCGTAATTTATTTCTATTCACCGTTTCATAAACACCATTTCTACGTATAATAATTTCATTGTTTGATACGTGAATATCAGCGTTCCAATCGTACTCATCTGGTGAATAATATTTCTTTTTTTTACTCATTCTACTTTAAACAATGGGTCATAATCATCACAAAAATTATCCAGACAATATAAACCACGACCATCATCTCCATAATCAACTAAAATATTATGCACATCTGAACACTCAGTAATCACACCTGTGATTCCATCACCATCTATAACTTTCATCCCATTATAGATATCTTCTATTGATAATTCTTTTTTATTATTCATAATGATACTAACAAATATATTAAAAAATCAATTACTACTTATTAAAACATCACATTTTTATGAATGTCTGATTTAGCATCCAAATTAAATATTTCATGTATAGCAATATCCGCATTATTATTCTTTAAACAAATATTTTGAATTTTACTCATAGAATATTCATTATTATATTTAACATCTTTCAAGAAACCATTTAATTTCACTTCGTAAAACAGTTCAATATATTCTTGAATTAAATATTTATCTGGATTATCAATTTCAATTTTAACATCCATCCGTCCGTCTCTTAATAAAGCTGAATCCAATTTGCTAAAGAAATTAGTGGTTACTATAACAATTAAACCGTCTTGTGAAAGAACGCCATCTAAACATTGAAGAAAATTAGAAAATGTCAAATTTTTTAAAATGGAATCTCTACCATCAAATATAGCATCAATATCTTCAATAAGTAATACTGCATCATTATCCATTTTATTCAAAGCATATCGTAAGTCACCGTCTTTTAAATCATTCATAGCTAACATATATAATTTTTTATTATATTTTCGAGCTATTGCCAATGCAGTAGAGGTTTTCCCATTGCCGGGTGTCCCATGTAATAAGTATCCTCTTTTATAGGGTATACACCTTCTTGAATACCATTCTCTGTTATTTGAGAACCGTTCTAAATCATTTATGATTAAATCTTTTTTATCTTTATTAAGAATAATATGATTTATATCTTTTGGCTTAATGGTTTTACTATCCCGTGTATACCAATCACCATAATTATTGTTAACGTATACATTGATTATACCAGAATCTATTGCTGGTTTAAATTGTTGATTATACTCAACAATTTCATTTAATAACATTGTTAATTTATTTTTATAAAAAAATATTTTTAATTTATAAGAACCAAAAAATAAAGAAAATAAATCCTTGGCGTGTTCAATTTTATCTCTATTTTTAGATATTGTTATTAAAGATTTTTTATATCGTATAAAAATAACATCAGCATATTGTCTATAATATATTTTATCTTCTTTTATTTTTTCACTATTATAATATGGGGTCTCATTTTGGGGATTTTGACCTGTTAATAATTGTCTTTCTGATAACGATGCAACCACATTTCTATATTGTTTTGGATAATTAAAATTCAACCACCTTTCAAAATAAGTATATAATTCATCAGTTTCTTCAATTGAAATTTCAAATACAACCTTTCGAGTAATTCTTTTCCAAAGAAACAAACCGAAATTTTTGAATATTAAAAATACCCCAGCCAACGAGGATAATATTAAACCAGCACTTAGAAATTGATTCTGTAATAATTGTAAAAGGCTCGCTTTATCCATGTTTTCTTATTTTTATATTATATTCTTAAAATAATTTATTGTTTTAATTAATCCTTCTTCTAATGTTATTTTCGGTGTCCAGTTATCTAACTCTCTGTAAGCGAGTGATATATCAGGTTTTCTTTTTATTGGGTCATCTGATGGTAAAGGTAAATTAATTATTTTAGAATCGGAATTGGTTAATTGAATTATTTTTTCTGCTAATTTTTTTATATTTATTTCATTCGGATTTCCTATATTGACTGGCCCGATGAAGCTTTCAGGTGTATTCATCATACGTATCATACCTTCAATTAAATCATCAATATATTGAAAACTTCGTGTTTGAGAACCATTTCCATAAATGGTTATATTTTCATTTTTTAATGCCTGAATAATAAAATTAGATACTACTCGACCATCATTTTTTTGCATGTTGATGCCATACGTATTAAATATTCTTATTATTTTAATTTTAGTATTATATTGACGATGATAATCCACGAAAAGTGTTTCAGCACAACGTTTTCCTTCATCGTAACAATTACCACAAAATACTGCTTTACCGTTTCTCCTAACATAAATTATATGGTTTTTAACATTTACACAGTATACATATCCTTCATACTTTTTAATTGTAGGTTTTGAATATTGGTGTGATTTTTCATTATTTATACAGGTCATACTTTTAGTTTTTCTACCAGTTGGGGTATTCTGTATATTACCATAACGACCTATTTTTAATAATAATTCTTGAACACCATCTAATAATTTATCTGAAATAGAATAATAAATATGAGATGATTGAGTTGTAGTAATTTTAGAAGCATCACCATCCATCATCGCTTCATATAAAATATTTAATTGTCTCTTAGACAAATTTAAAAACTCTCTTGGTATAAATTTATCCTTTGATTTACCGAATGTTGATAAATATGTAAACAATTGTTTATTTTGAAAAACAAAATAACTATTTCCAGATTTCGATATAGAATATTTTATATTTAATCGTGCTAAACAATTTTTAATTTTTTCAAAAACGATTGGATTCTTTAACTTTGATTGCGAAATTTGGATTCTATATTTTTTAGTATGATAAGTTTTATTATTAACTATTTTAATAGCCTTTTGAAGATAAGTACAACCCTCAGTTAAAAAATATCCCATAAATTCTAACCAATCATCCATTCTAACTTTATCCATAATTGGTATTTTACAATATTTTAAATTCTTAGTGTATTCTGGAAAATAAAAATATTCTTGTCCAATACCATCCCATTCACATGTTTTTAATAAATTCACATGTCTAAAATCATGTAAATATTCGGCCTTTTGAAACACAAATTCTTCATTTTGTCTATATTTAACATACATATTATGATTTGGTGTAACAGATAAATCAATATTCCAATTTTTAAATGTATAAATATCACCTTCATATTGTTCTTTAATAATTTCATATGGTTGGTAGTACTCTAATTTTTTTGTAATAGGATTTAAAGTTGCAATTTCATCCGTAGAATTTAAATGAGTAAAATATTTCCATCCAGTATTAGTTAATATTTCAGTATCATCTGTATAGCAACTTCTAACACCGACTGGATTCACATTTCCCCAATAACTTTCAACTTGTGGGTGTATAAGAGGGTCACCATACACTTCACTTGTAGAAGCTTGTAATATGGTGGCATTAACTTCTTTCGCCAAATTAAGCATATTAATAGCACCTAAAATTGAAGTATTTATAGTCTTAACTGGGTTGTATTGATAATGAACAGGTGATGCTGGACAGGCTAAGTTGTATATTTGGTCTACTTCAGCATGATATGGAATTGTAATATCATGTCTAACTAATTCAAACCTTGGATTATTTAATAAATTAAAAATATTTTTTTTATTACCAGTAAAAAAATTATCTAAACATATAACTTCATGACCTTGGTCAATTAATTTACTACACAAATTAGAGCCAATAAACCCAGCTCCACCAGTAACTAAAATTTTTCTTAAAATCATTCATAAAAACGTCTTTTTTGAACCGACACATATTAATATATAATTGTTTATATTTAAATGTCGATTTTCGCAATATTATATTACTATACTAATTTCAATTCTTCAATCTTTTTCTTTCTTATATATCTTTTGTATTCATAATCATTCATAGTAACCCATTTACCATCAATTTCAAGGCAGAATGTAAAATCTTTTGTTGTAATATAAACACCAGATTTTTTATATTTAATCTTTTTCATCGAAAACATTCAGTTCTTTTAGTTTTTGTTTCCTACTGTATTTTTTATATTCATGTTCATACATCCATACATATTTGTCACCTACTCGAACACAAAAAATGTTATATCTTTTTCTTTCCTCAATCAATCTGAATATATCATCTAATAATTCTTTTTTAATCATACTAATTCGAGTTGTTCTATTTTAAGTTTTCTTATATATTGATTAAATTCAGTATAATTCATCACCACTGGTTTTCCTTTGATATCAACTATAATTCTATGTGAATAATATATATCACGAACTTCAACATTTGGCATAGTTATTTTATTGTTTTCATTCATATATAGTCTCTATTTTTTTCATTCGTTCCTTATCTATCGAATATAATCCATATTTTTTTTCCATTCTTTCTAACACTTGTTGAAAAGTTTCACCCTTTTCATATTTTACTGAAATATCAGTTATACCACCTTTATAAGAACCTCTACCTTTTCCAATATCAGTGGAAAAACTAACTGATAAATCTTTATGTATTATAGGGAAAAATTTTAACCATTTAATTATTTTATATCTCCATTCTCTTTCTTCAACAGTTATAACAGCATCTACATCTATACTATTTCCGTTTTCTATTTTATATTTATATTTTATAACCAATTTCCATAAACTATTCATGTCATAATCATCTCTGTTAGTTTTATTATTATTAAACCACGTATTGTCTATTAATAAATAACTGGTTCTAACCCATGTTTTATCCCAAAACATGTGTACAACTCTATTTTTTTCCCCAATACAAAACCACACCCCATTATCATGATAATATATACCATATTTTGGTGATTTATGACTATATATTTTGGAATTAAACGGAAGATGAATAAACAATTGACCAATTAGTGTGATTTGAATACATGGTCTTGCATCAAAATATCCAGCCTTTTCATATATTAAAGCAAATCCACAAATAAATGGATAATAAGTTAACCATTTGGTTTTATATTCTTTTGGTTCACCGTATTTATCTATTCTGAAATTTTTACCCATTTTAAATCTTTTCTATTATCAATTTGACTATGACAAGTCTTACAAATAGTAGATATCCAAACTTTGGTGTGTCCAACATTTTTAGTTGTACCACAATATTCACATGTCATAAATGATTGGTGTTCAGCTAATGAAACCATACCATCTATTTCATCGTCACCGCCATCAAAATAAAAACATAAACACCCAAATTTTTCTTTTATTTGTGTAACCCTAATAGATAAATGTGGCGTTTCTTTTCGTGATATTTTAAATAATAAATTACCAAAAAATTTTAAATATTTTTTTCGGTGATATTTTATTTTTTGAACGTACCGTCTCAAAATATAATTTTTTATTTGTGGACGACTATATTTATTGTGGTTATCAATATAACTTTTTATAGTACCCATTAAAGAGTCCAAAATAAAATACCAGCCTTCTCCACATTCAAATCCGAACTGCATCGGTACGACCATCTTTTTTTGTTTGGATAATTTTTTAACACTATCAATGATATCATCAGATGTATAAATCGGTGTATCTTTATCCATATGGGTGAAGAACTCTGGATATTTAGATAATAAATTTATTTGTAGTTTAGAATTCATATAGTTCTTTTATTTTTAATTTTCTCATTTCAAATTTCAATATTCGTTCCGTTTCTTTTATATAATATTCCATCATATCATATGGAACTGTTTTATTTTCAACATGCCAAAATGGATTTTCATCTGGACATTCAATATAAAAAATTTTTACAGAAACATTTTTAAAACGGTCGTTATCTAAATCATACTTTTCTTTAGTACAAATTTTTACACATTCAAAGTGTATAGAACTAATACTAAAAATAAAATGTGGATAATGTTTATTTAAATATGCAAGTATGTCCATTTATTTTAATTTTCCTACACCAAAGATATTATTTAATTTTTTAATTCTAATTTTTTTTATATCTTGTTTATTACAATATGCATCAATCGATATAATATCTTTAACATAAAAATCATTCCACATATTAAAACCTCCAGATAAAGCAGGTTTAAATACCACATCAGTATGTGATATTAATTCTTCTAATATTGTTCCGTATTTGGTCTTTAATATTGTAAGTTCTCCTTTAATACCATGTTTTGAAATTTTCTTAATAACAACTTTATGAGATATATCAGCTATATTCACCAAAAAATTTTTATGCGGTTTATCATCACAAATACAACCGTAAAATTCTCTATTCTTTATTTTATTTTTTACTTTAGAAAAGCACTCATATGTTAAAATTTTACTCATAAACTGTGTTTCACCAAATATTACAACATCTATTAACATAAGATTTATATCCAACAATCCAATTTTAGTTTAAAAAAAATGAGGAAATTTTTATTTCCTCATTGCGTAAGCTGGTGCATTTTTCCAATACGATTTTCCATCTTTTGCCATAGACCAAGTATCTAATACTTCTCTCATCCGAAATGGTAATTTGTCATATTCTTCTTGGTTCATTAAGGTTCTAACCCTCGCACGAAACATTTGATGACACATTTTTTTATCTTCTTTTTCAGAAGTTGAACACGAATGACCAGTTACAGGTGTTTTACGATATGAACGTGACATAAATATGTAAATTATTTTTTTACATCATCACGCACCCCCAGCTCTTTTTAATTTTTAAATATGTTTTCATATTATTTTTTTATTTTTTATTTTTTGTTTCTTTCACTTCTTTTGGAATATATTTAAAAGGTATCATTAAAATAGACTGATAATCTTCCCCAGCATCTCTCATACCATCATCATCTTCTTCATAATACCATTCTATTTCAAATGGAATGTTATAAATTCGTTTTAAAGTTTCTAATTTACGGAACAAATCTAATAAAATTTTAGATGTAACTGTATTAAAAAACTCTAAATCTACTTTCATAATAGTAGCTTTACGTTCTTCTTTAATATAAACACCAACAGCATCCATAATGGGCTTGAAAAAGGCCATTGCATCCACAACTTTTGAAATGCCTGATATTTCAATAGTTCCCTTTTTTTCATTTAACTCAAAATAAGGAGTTATGTCAGTTGCATTTATTTTCATATATAATTTTTCTTTTTAATTATATATTAAATACCAAAACTGAAATAAATCCTTACTTATGTAACTACTATTAAATCTAACAAATTAATAGAAAGTTTTATACCGTGTTTGTGTGATTATTAATGCATTCTGATAACCATATTGCCCTGCTGTATTTTTCATAGTATATTTAATAGTGCCATTTGAATCTGGTTTTACTGATTCAATATAAATATACTTGGTTTTATTCCCAACTGCATCAATAGAAACTGTTTTATCACCAATAGAAAAATATGTTATTCGACCTGCTACAACACCCGATTCTGTTTTTCTTGAACAAAACCAATAAAAATTATAAATATTATTTTTATTTAATCCGTGAATTTCATAAGTCACAGTATTGGAACTTGAAGAATTTGGTAAATATTGATATGAAAATCCAACATTATAAGGTACTACGGTTGAAGTTTCACCATTAGTTCCACTACTTAATTTTGGTTTGTTTATGAAATAAATCCTATTTGAAATCTTAACACTATCTGGAGAAATACCACCATCATAAATACTTAACCAACCAGTTTGATTTTGACCATTATCATAACAAAAATTTATTTTACTTATAGTGTCTATTATGGTTACTGGTTTATATGTTGCAAATCTATAATGATTTCCATCGATTATTCGGTCAGGTTGATTATACTTTGACCTATTTTCATATATAAACTGACCCATGTAATAAAATCCATCATATGGAAAAACCCAACTACCAGAATTCCAATTTAATTTTAAAGTTTCAGATGAATCTATTGCTGGTATATCATATTTATTGTGGTAAAGTACGTTGTTGAAGGTACTATCATATACAGTCATTTCTAAATAGGCCGATGAATCTGGCATTGGAATCTTAGAATAATTTTTTATCTTATTCCAACCTTCAAACATAATATCTTTTCCATATTGAAACCAACTATTAGCAGCTCTTAATCTAAATGTTGGGAAAAATTCTTCTGGAATCTTATAAAAAGATGAGTATATAGAATCTTTATTACAAGTAGCCTGATAAATAATATAACATTGTATCACAGAATCATAATACGGAACTAAAATAGTATCTGTTATTACCAATGTGGTGTCTAAATAAAGTGTTGGAATAGTATCTAAATAGAGTATTGGTTCAGTTCTCAAATATAATACTGGTACAGTGTCTAAATATAATGTTGGTAAGGTATCCCGAATATATACAATAGAATCAATTATATTATATCTTGTACTATCAGATAATGTAGATTCCAAGAATACTATATAAGATTGACAATCACTGAACATTAGTGAAAGTGAATTTATTTCGGAATTTAAAGAATCATTTTCATTTAATAATTCTAATACTCTACTATTTAAATTGTTTATAGTATAAGTTAAATCAGAATTCTTACCCTGTAATAAAATGTATTTATTGTTTAATTCATTAAGAACAAGAATTGTACTATCATTAACTCTTACTAATTTTACATTAAGTGTTGAAAGATTATTATTTGCATTAGTTAACGCTTGATTAGTTTTTTCTAACTCTGTGTTCTTATTAAGACAATCAGTTATGTCTGTGGATGGACAACTACTCAATAATATTGTGAGTAATCCTAAAAATAATATTTTAAAAAATTTCATAGCTATAAAAGTATTTTTACTCTTTTATATAAAATATGACCAAATGTTTTAAATATATAATAAAAAAACTTTATATGAGAAACTTCATTCACATAATATTCGAAAAATATGGTATGATTAAAATGTTTGGGTCGGCTATACTCGCATTAATATTCTATACTTTATTCTATTACACTGGTTTAACCTTATTCAAGTATATAATGATTCCTTTTGCTGTGTATTTTGCATTATTAACTGTCATATTATTTAGTTATGCTTATATAATAAACCCGTATAAAGCTTGGAAAGAAAAACATAAGAAATAATGATATCTTTTGTTTTATTATTAATTGCTGGATTTTTTAATGCTATTATGGATGCATTGAGATATAGATATAACACATCTATATTCAACAATTTTAAAAATCCTAAGATACTCGATTGGGTGAATCCATCACAGGCTAATGATAATAAATGGAAACATGGTGATATAAAACAAGGTGAGAAATTCTTTGGTTCATCAACATTCTTAGTATGGCTTACCGACTTATGGCATTTCTCTAAAATGATAATGTTAATTCTAATAATGCTGGCTGTGGTTTTTTATAATCCTTGGACACCTTTTTTATTATTGGATGCTTTTATTTATTTATTAGCTTTCACTATCACTTTCGAATTATTTTTTAAATATTTTTTTATTGATGGAAAATAATTATTTTTGTTATTATTTAAACAATAATGGAAAAACGATTATTTGTCAAAAGTCGAAATTATTTATCACTTAATATAGATTCGAGTAAATCTATCCATAAAGATGACATCGTTGAGGTAGGTTATAAAGTAAACTCTATAATTATATTATTAAATATAACCCCCAATCGATTTACCATTGATAATTTCTCCACATTAGATAATAAACGTGTAGGGTATGATTTTTATTTATCTCCATTATTTAATTTTAAAGATAAAAGAGGTTCATCCATTTTATATTTCGGTGAAGATATAGACACAATTAAAAATAATTATGTTTACACTTTATCAGAATGTCCAAAACGACATATTATAATGGTTGAAGAATTTAAAAATAAATATTACAGTAAGTATGATTTTAGACTTATAACAATAGAAGAAGAAAGGATGATGAAAATGAAATCCATTGGTCTTGACGTTGTTAGTTGAATTAAAAAAATAGATTCTGGTGTCAGCCTCTTACTGACCATCCCAACCGAATTGCAACGATTAAAACATCTCTGATAAACACCTATTTACTCACGATTTTATCCGTTATTGCAAAGTGTCCACACTGAATGTTGGGGTAGTGCGCTATCCATGCCAGAATCCTAAGTAATTGTCTTATTGCAAATCGTCAACTACCTATTTGCGGAGAGTGAGGGATTCGAACCCTCGGCACGGATTTCTCCGTGCGCTGGTTTAGCAAACCAGTGGTTTAAGCCAACTCACCCAACTCTCCAAATATATCGTTCAATTTTTCTTTTCTTATTCTACGCTTTATTTCATTATCTTCAAACACCCTATCAATTTTTTCTAATTTACCATGTATAAATGTAGCATCGAATTCAAACCATTTATTGTCAGTATATGAATAAAAATTAACAACTCCAGTATAATCTTCCTGAGTAACCAATCGTTGATTAACTCTTTTAATACTACCAGCCCATTGCATTATCCCAGTTGCACCAGAATGTGGTCTTTCTTCCAATGGTACAGATTCATATTCCCAATCATTAATTTTCAACAAACCATCATCCGTAATATAAATTTCTGTTAAAACATTCTCAAAATCCTTTGTTTGAAAATCAAATTCAATATCATTTTTTGATGCATCATATAAAAATTGTTTCTCCGAATGACTTAATGGTAATTTATCTATGTTTATTATAACTCTATCAAACATTCCCATAACAATATTTTTATTTTTTACGACCACTCAAACCAACCCCATGTTTTTTTATAAGATTTACCATCAGGTACGTTTTGTTTTCTTACTTTCTTATTTGCATTCCGTTTCCAGAATTTTCCCTTTGGTTGTGTCCATCCACTGAACCAACCATTCTTCCTTTGTCCCTTTAAATTGGGATGAAAATGTAATTCTTTCATACTTTATATATAATTTTTCTTCAAGAAAGTTATTTTTAATTAGTACTCCCACGAGAACTCGAATCCCGATTTCATCGTCCGTAGCGACACGTTCTATCCATTGAACTATGGGAGTATGTATTCGTGGGTGGCTTTGAACCACCGACCCCCAGCTTATAAGGCTGATGCTCTGACCAACTGAGCTACACGAACATAAAAAAACCTCGTTAAACAAACGAGGTTTTTAAAATATATTATTTGATTTACAAATTAATATTTTAAATTCTCGTTCACAATACTTACTATTTGTGAAATATCACTTTCTTTTATTTCAAGACTTCGGAGAGTAACAAGGATTGCATCCACCCGACCATCCGAATCATACTTGCTTATATAAGTTTTAAATAATTCTGGGTCAAACTCGAAATTAGTTTGGTTGCCAGAAAATTTTGAATTACTTTTTGGAATAATTTGATGAGTATTCGAAGTATTATTCTTTAAATACTCTTTATCCATGTAGAAATCCAAAAGTGGTATAATCGTATACCCAAGGCTGCCAAGTGATAATTCGATGCATGTACCACCCAACTTTGTTTCAAAGAAAACATTTCTTATGTAACCAAAAATCGATTGATTCTTCTGAAACGTAAGAGGAATCTTTGATTTACAATTCTTTTCATCGTATTTCGGTAATACCATTTCCTTTTTAGCAAGAAATGTAACCCTACTACCAAGAGATAAATCATTCAGAAATTTTTTATTCGGTTCACCATCACACACAGGGCAGGTGTGAATAGTTTTATCCATCAAATCATCAGCCGAATAAACAATATCGCATTTAGCGCAATAAAACCTTTGAAAAGTAAATAATTTATTTTCCATATGAACACATTTAGTTATACAATATAATTATAGTTTATTATTTTTTGTTAAATATCGTAATGGCACTTCTCTAAAATCTATCCCCCTTTCCCCGTCAAATATAGATGGAGTTTCGACTAATGTTCTGGGTTCATCATATTCTTCACCAGTTTTTCCATCTTCAAATATAGGATAATAAACAATTCTCCATAATTTTGGTTTACCATCCATCGTATATTCATCACCTATTTTATGTTCTTTCCAGATTTCGTTAGAAAGTGCATTCTGTAATTGTTCACTCATTATTTATTTTTAATATAAACCAGATTCCAAATACCATTTCCAATATTCAGCTTTCCATATCATAGGATTACTTTTATCCTCTATTAAAGATGGTGGGTATGCTTTTTCAGCTTCAGATACCATTTTGTCAATATGGTCTTTATGCAATTCATACCAAACCCTTACACCACATCTTTGATTTATCGTTAAAATTTTAAATGCGTTTTTAAACTTAAAATCATCACGCACTTTAGATTCATCATATATGATAGGTTTTTTTGACCTTTTTAAAAATTTTAAATTGAACTTCATATTTTTATTTTTTAACAGGTTGCATCCAATTAGCGAACAATTTGTTAGTATCAATGATGAAATGACAATGTTGTAACTTCACCATAATAACAGCTATTTCTCTACTGATTCCTCTGGATTGTAAGTAAAATATTTTATCTTCATCCTCACTGGTAAAATGTTCTTTCGCTTTCACAGCACCACCATTCATAGCATCCGATAAAACATCGGTATATATGGTAACATCTTCAACCATTTCAAAACCACTCGGTAAAATATAATCAAAATTATTCTTACCCTTCAGTATTTTCACAAACTGTATTTCAAAAGGTAATGTTAACAAATAAGAAAATAAATCTTTTTCTTTTTTTATCAATTCTAAGGTTTCAATTTTACCTTTTAAAACCTTCAAATCAGCATTTTTACTGTTCCTGTTTATATCATTCAATTTGCGTTGCAGCATTTCAACTGATAATCTTTTAGATGATTTCTTCGCCCAGTAAACATTGTAGCCGACATCAGATTTAACCTTCACCCAAGAACCACTATCAACATCCTTTCCAACTAAATGAGGGAAAAAATTCTGAACCTGAACATATTTATCGAATAAAATATCATCGAAATCATCAATTAAACCACAGTTTAATGTCAAATCTAAATAATCAAAAAAATGTTCTTCAATTTCTTCGAATATACCTTCTTCCACTTGTTCAGTCCACGATGCTATATTTAAAAAATCTGCTTCCATTGCATCAGCCGATTTCATTATGTTATTTCTTATTATTTTAGTCCTCATATCTGCATATTTTATGAGTCAAAAATAATAAAAGAAATATTATAAAAAAAATTACAGAGAATATTAATTAGATTTTAAGTAAAAGCTTTTAATCACAGGTAATTCAAACATATCATCAACACCATTTGGGACATCACAATCATAATGTTTTCCTTTATAATAAATCCAATAATGACTTGGTAATCCTATTTCCTCAAAATTGTCTGGTTTATTATCATGTTACCAATCTTCAGTACCACTTATCGTAAAATCTTCATTCAATAAATTATCATGAACTGATTTAAGTGTGCCTAATCCTGTGGGAGTAAAAGAAAATGTCCACCTTTCACCTGCTAAAAAAGTCGTTGGGTCTTTTTCTATTTGGGACTTCTGCCACTTTTCGGTCTTTTTTTCTTCTTCAGGTGTTAATTCGAATTTTGTCATATTTTTATTTTAAAACAGATAATGCTTTTTTAGTATTTACAATCCTAATGTCCATCGGAACAGAATTATCAAAACTCGTTAAACTATCATCATAAATCTGGTCATAATGAAGTTTTTTATAGTCCAAAGGTATTCTTTTATTATAAAAAATAGAATACCAACTAATATATTCTGGAAATTTTTCAATTATTTCAATTAATTCTTCTACATTATATTTTGGGTTTTCCAATATATTTTTCATAAAAGACGGAAATACTTTTAAATCTTTATATTTATCAATGAAATCCATACTCACTTTTACATTTCTTAATGCATGTTCAAACTTATACCGAAAATCAGAAAATGATGAATCGTTTAGTTTTCTAAGAAGTATAGACCAATCTTTATAACCAATAAAAGCCAGAATAGCCTTACGGTCTTCTTTTAGATTATCATCCTGTCCGCTTTCATTTAAACGAAATTCTTCAAATGAGTTTATGTAATTATTCATTGATATGTTTTTTTTATTATATATTAATTTTAATTTCAATAAAAATAAAAAGTGACCCCGATGGGACTTGAACCCATGACCCCCTGTTTAAAAGACAGGTGCATCTACCAACTGAGCTACGAAGTCAAAAAGTGGTCTCGGTGGGACTCGAACCCACAACCCTCATCTTAAAAGGATGATGCTCTCGCCTGACGGCTCGCCAATTAGGAGCTACGAAACCAATAAGTGGAATGAGTAGGAGTTTAACCTACATAAACGGGATTTCAATCCGTCACCTTGAACACCTCGGTCACCATTCCGATTAGTTCCCCCGACTGGACTCAAACCAGTGACCCACTGATTAAGAATCAGCTACTCTAATCAACTGAGCTACGGGGGAATATTGTGGTATCGGGTGGATTTGAACCACCGACACTCGGATTTTCAGTCCGATGCTCTACCAACTGAGCTACGACACCATATTTCATATGGTCACCTCGCCTGACAGGATTCGAACCTGCGACACAGGGATTTAAGCACATTTCCGATGTTCCCTTGTTCTACCACTGAACTACAAACGAGTTTACCCATATGCCTACTCATAACCACTATTTACCCAGATACTTTCATCAACTACTAACCAATCTTACTAATAAATACTTCTCACACAGTGCCTGTCCGACCCTTCCTCGGCTCATGGTTTTTCTGAATCATCTACATTAGTAGAAATTGTATCGAAAAATGTGCGTTACACCTGCAAGTTATACTTACTTCCAAATTAGGTTTTATCTCAGAGTTCACCGAATTTTCACGATTACTTTCAGAAAATTTTAAAACCTTCAACCAACATGTCAAAGAACTTCAATCCTATTGGATTGATTAAGGGTGTCTGAGGGGAATCGAACCCCCGAATACAAGAGCCACAATCTTGCGTAGGAGACCAACGCCTACACCAGACACAGTGTTCTGAGAGAGATTCGAACTCCCGACCCTCTGGGTGTAAACCAGATGCTCTGAACCAACTGAGCTATCAGAACTAATAAAAAGTGTTGTGAGAGGGATTTGAACCCCCGACCCCAACCTTATCAGGGTTGTATTCTAACCAACTGAACTACCACAACATTTTATTTTTGGGTTTATTAAATTACTCATCTGAGTCCGTTACCATAGGTAACCATCTACTTTCCATAATATAAATAACCCAATACATCAAAGAACATTTTTGCAGGGATGGTAGGGTTCGAACCCACACGGAATAAATCCGACTTCGGTTTTGGAGACCGATGCCTTGCCAATTGAGGCTACATCCCTATATCAAAGAACTAACTAAGTTCTATAAAAGTGCCGTTTTCAATACCTTTTCGAATCCATCGCATTAATGTTATCGATTTAAATTCTGGGTCAAGGTATGTGGTTTCAAATTCATCCGTCATACTATCAATCTCTAATTGATATTGATGGTTTTCTGTATTAATTTTGTAATACACCTTACCATGACATACATGGGATAATTTTGCTACCGTTCCCTTTACAATCGTTGTGATATTTTCCATCGTTTACTTTTTATTTTTAAACACCTCTATAATATTTACTTCTTGGTCTTCCTTTTTTGTTAGCACCTTTATAGGTTTTTGTTAATGAATGACAATTTGGACATAATAGTTTCAAATTTTCTTCTTTGTTATTAGTAAAATCACCATCAATATGTTCTAATTCAATTGGTATATTACCTGTAAATTGATTTCTTTCATTCCATCCACATTCCATACATTTCTCACCATGTTTTTTAATTAAATATTGTTTAATATACCTTGCCGTTGCTGTTTTTCCCCTCATACCATTTGATTCACCATTTAACCAAAGTCGTATTTTTTCATTTGTCTGGTATTCTTGTTGACATTTATATGAACAATATTTTTCAGCATATTTTGGTATCTGTTCACCACAATTTATACATTCCATTAAATAATATTATTTTTTAGAATATATAATTTTATATCATGAAAGTTTGTAAACCAACATAATAAACACCACATTAATAAATCAAAGAACGTTAGCGGAAGTAGTAGGACTCGAACCCACAAGCCGTTTTATCGACATACTTCTTTTCAAGAGAAGCCCTTCATCCAGCCAGATTACTTCCAATATTTCAAAGAACAAATTATACCAAAAAAAAAGTCCAAACTTTCGTCTGGACTTTCCTGTCATTTATATGAGTTCTTTTCGTGTTCTACAAGCAAAGAAATTCAGATTTTAGACAATATAGTCCAGTCCCATTATGGCTAATAAACCATTTATGGCGTTTCACTGAGGAAACTATTGAGCTAATATGACTAAAACTTTTCAACATACTTAAAATTATTAATTACTCATTTTTGTTTATATATTCGGAAAAAAATACGTCTTTTTTCCAAATCGTTCTGCAAATGTAAATCTTTATACTGAATAAAAAAACAAAAGTTGCAATTATTTTCTAATTATTTTTTGCTTCGGCATCTCTTTGTTTCAAAAAGAATTTATAATATTCTCTTGTATAGGGAGTTGCATAGTTAAATTCTTCTTGTTCTTTTTCAGTAATTATTTTCTTTCTTTTAAATAAGCACATAATTATATTTATTTTTTTAGTATATAGATATTTTCTTTTTTTATAACTTATTCGACAATAAATGAATCCTTATCTATTTTTTTAATGAGTTTACCATTAAAATTATATGTAGAATTATAAACAATATCATCCCCAATTTTTAGGTTTTCAATATATTTTTTCTTATTATTTTTATTTTTAATTATTTCAAGTGTGTATCTGGGAATAGCAAGAATGAAAGCCATAAATAATATACCAAATTCCAATACTATTATAGAATCACTGAGATTAATTACTTTATAATACACATAAAACCACATAACACCTGCAATAATAATATAACACCCACCTAATGTAATTAATAATATGTTTAATATTAAAATCATTTTTTTCATTATTCAAGATTTAAGATATTACATTTTTTTTGGTAAATCAAACATAGTAAATAACACAGTCCAGAATTCTTCCATAGAATCAGAAAAATTCTCAATAGATTCAAAAAAATCTTCTGAATTTTCTTCTGATACTAAAGAGGCTTTATAAATCTGGCTACCTGTTATTTCATTTGTTACGATGGCATATCCATCTTCTTTAAAATCCAGAAACCACCAATAATTTTTTTCGTCATTAAAGCTCGGTAATCCGAAATAATCGACCATTTTTTCATACTGAATACTAAACGGGTTTCTGGTCTTACGATGTTCTTCGGATAATGTATAAAATTTTCTTATAAAAGAAAATGCATTTGATATCGGCTCTAATGTAACACCCAACTCATCAAAATTATCAAATGTTTCTTTCTTTACCTCGGTTGTTGTTATGAGCATATAAAATATTTTTATACAAATATATTAAAATAATAAATCACATATAATTTTTTTAAGTGAATTTATATTTTTATTTTTGTTTAAATAAATAATATCAATTATGAACGAATTAGCTTTGAAATTAAAACAAACAATTATCAGTCAACTCATAAAAAATGAGCAGATTGTGGATGCTATCTACTTACATAAAGGTAGAAAATCATATTCAAGACGAAATATAGCTACCGAAATAGAGAACGAAACGGAGTTCGGTATTGAGTTTCTTGCTGGTATGGTCATGCTTGCCATTGATTTAACAGCAAGACAAAAAAAATAATATTTTAGTTTTAATAATTGTATCATTTGATGGGTGGGACTTTTTAATATTATATTAGCAACATAAACTTTAAACCCAAATACCATGACACACACACACATTCACAAATTTATAACCAAATAACACATCATGTGTTAATAGCCAATGAGCATTTTATCAGACAATCTATAATAAATGATAGAATTTCTGAGTTAATCAAAGATATCAAACAATTATGAAAATAACTATTGTAAAGCTAAAAACAGCTATACCTTATGATACAGAGATTTAATTCATTCACCAATATAAACGAAAATATGTATATTAAAGATAAAATATCATATCTAAAAGAAATTGGTTATGGTTTGAAACTCGAAAAGGGTATAGGAACTGGTAGAAAAAAAGAAATCATAACATATAGAAACGAATCATTACAGGTTCGCTATACACTATCTATTTTTAAAATATGGACAGAAACCATGATTGAAGATTATTATGGTGAAAGTTGGAAGGGTGAAAAAGAAGCTGTCGAAAAACTTGGAACAGCAGCTTCCGATATTATACCATTACAGACATGGTTAGATTCAGAAACAGAAACCGAAGAAACAGCATTCTTATATGTTATTAATGAATTTAAGACATTATTCAATGCATTGGATATAACCAACCCAAATAGTTTTACAACCCAGATTTACTCAATACAAGACCACTTTAATATTGAATCCGTTGTTTCACTGTTAAACGCTAAAAATATAACCATCGTTTTAAACAAAGAATGGGAATATTTAGAGGGTTTAATATACAGATGGTATCAAACAGCTAAAGCCATAGATTATATGACAACAGGTGAAGCTGCACATGGTTATATGTCATTTGATAAAATGAAAATAAAAGATTTTCAGAATATATTTTTATCTTAGGGTTAATATCAAACTTTATTTTTTTCTTTTACTATAAGTAAAAATCATTAGTATTCATAATGGAATTACTTGATGTTTATTGGACAAACAATGTTAACATGTTGGTCATTAATTGTGATTGTGGTAAACAATTCGATTACCCATCTAATTATTCTTTAATAGAATGTCCTGAGTGTGGATATAAAGAAATTTGGCATGAAGATGGTTTAAATATTGAAGAATTAAAAGGCTACAAATTGGTAAAAAATAAAATTATAAAATGGTAAAAGAACCAAAACAAGTCATTATAATTCGTAAAGACCTAAATCTACGAAAAGGTAAAATGTGCAGTTCAGCTTCACATGCGAGTTTAAAGGTGTTTTTAGATAAGTTAGTGTGGGCTGGTCAAGAATCTTATGGTGATGCAATTCTTCATATTGAGAAAGACAGTCCAATGTCTATATGGTTAAATGGTATTTATAAAAAAATAGTGGTGGGTGCTGACACATTAGCTGAAGTAGTCAACGCTTATGAAGAAGCCAAAAGACGAAACATACCATGTTCATTAATAACTGATTTAGGATTAACCGAATTCGGTGGAGTGCCTACAATAACTTGTTGTGCAATTGGGCCAGATGATTCAGATAAGATAGATGAAATAACAAAAGATTTTAAGCTTTTATAATACAATCTATTCCTTTAGATTGAATATATTCACATAATTCTTTTTTGAATTCATCGATTGTTGTATAACCAGTTACATTAAATCCTTTATAAATATTTTTATATGGATTAAGGAATTTAATAAAATCTAATTGGTCTTTTTTACTTGCTCCAGAGGTATTATGATAAAGTTCAACACGGATTATATAATTTTTAATTTTTTCAATACTTCTATTGGTTCTGGTTTCCATTTCATCTGATTCTTTAGCACCTTTGTAATTCGGTTTAAATTCACCTTCATAGAAATCGTTATAGGGGAATAATTTATAGTTATTTGAAAGTTTATTACCATCAATAACTATACAAGCTTCCATTGGATAATATTTAGAGTGGTCTTTATAAAACGTTTTATCTCTGGTAAATGATACACCGTGTTCATCGGCTCTATTAATGGTTCTTGCATCATTTCTAACGGTTCTGTTTGCGCCTTTTAAGTAATTTTCTTCAAGTATCATATAAACCCCAGCAAAAGATGTCCAATGGTAAAGGTCGCCAACTTGTTTAGATTCATTAATAAAACTGGAAAAAGAATACATCATTAAAATAAAATTATTTTTATTTATATATTAAATTTTTATATATAATGAAAAATAAAAATATTTATGAAATACGTTAATACTTTTGAAAACTTCAACAATAAAAAAAGAGTACCTAATAGTGGTATGGAAGAAAGAGTGAAGAAATTTAAAGAAATAACTTTAGACGAAGCTAAAGAAATGATTAAAAAATTAAAATGGGTTAATGCCAAAAATGATGAAGGTTATTTTCCTGAAAATATTTTAGAAAAAGTTCCATCTGGTAGATTCATGGCAACTTTTGGTGGTGGATATTATATTGGTGAATCTTTTATAACATTAATTACAAATAATACAATTTACATCATACCTGCAACTGAGGAAGAATATGACAATTTAATATCTAATAAAAAAATGTTTAAAAATTAATAAAAATATTTTCATTTTATATATCGCACAGTATCTCTAACACTCTTAGCTATTTTATCAATATGTTTTGGGTGTAATGGTGATAGAATTGTCAATAATCTAAATATTTGGTCATCTATTAAGGTTTCGAGACTTTCATAATCTTCATCTATTAATTTAAAACCATTTATAGTTTTATCGAATCCCTCATATTTAGAACGTTCGTATGCATATTTACTGGTTTTTACATTCAAACCAAAATGTTCTTCTTCTGTTATTATTACATCCTTGTTGTTATATTTTGCTATGTTCTTATCGTCCCGTGACATTTTTTATATTTTTATTTTTTATTCCAATTACCACCTACCAATTCATATTGTATTTTAAAATCTTTCCAGTTTTCGTCAGAATATTCGTCAAATCCATATTTTTGCATCAAATCAAATCGCCTTTGATTACACTCTTTTATAAATTTATCATCTACATCGTTATTATCTGGTAAACCAATTACCACAGTGCCAATTTGAAACATATTATTTAAAATTATTTTTTAAAATGTACTATTGTAACATCCATATCGACTAATTCAGTTTGAATAATATTCTTAATTCTGTTCCAGTTTCCACCTGCTAAACCTGAACATATGAGTGGCAAACCTATGGTATAGTCTTTATATACATTATTAATTTTTCTCATGCACAGTGTTAACGCCTCATAATCAACTTTAATAGAATCTGTACCATAATTATATTGAGTGTAAAGATTGAGTATATAACCAGTTATTTCATTCATCGAATTAAAAACTCTACCATAAGTGAAATTACCCAGTTTTGTGATATCCCTTTTTTTTGTTTCATTATCAGCACGAACAGCATCAGGAATTCTTGCTGCTATTTCTTTAGCTATACCAGAACCCATTTTACAAAAACAATTAGCTCCATGTCCTATTAAATCGAACTGACCATCCAAGGCCATATCAATTAGATTACCTTCTATTTCTTTAAAGCTCCCCATCAAATATTTCTTTTAATTTTTCTTTTCTTTCTTTTCTTAAAAATTCCTCATCTCTTAACATATCATATATATAATGGTCTGCTTGTATCGTACAATCTACTGTATTAGTAGAATTGACAAGTGAAAACGGCATATCATATGAATTTAAAAAGCAACCATATACAGACATATTACCCTTAAAACTTCTCAATTCCATATCAAATTTAACAGATGAAACTGGAAAATTAGACACCCTATTTTTATTAAAAGCATCTAAAAAATATTGAAATGCGTTATTACACACCAATGTCATATTAATATCTATACTATATGATACTGCTCGTAATGGATATCCAGCATTAATACCCATTCCATTGTTGAGGTTATTCTGGGATATACCGAATGACAAAACATTAAATAAATAACTTTGACCATCATGAGTTATAATACATTTATCAAACATCTATAATAATGTCTTTTTTATTATTATAGAAGAAAAATGATGAAAAGTTTTATTTATTGATTTTCGGAATCTTTTTCAGCTTTATGAATTTTTTTATCACGATAACTTATCATCTTGGCGCAAATATCAATTATGTCAGCATGAGGATTAACTGCTTTATGAGCATTCAATCTCTTTTTTATCATATCTATACGTTTTTTATCATTAAACTCATCATCGAGACTTTCTATTTTAAGCTGAGTTACGAGTTGTTTAGATGTTCTTTCATCTTCTGGTGTAACTTGGGTATTATCTGATTCATAGAAATTATCATCTATACCACATTCAGTATCATCTTCGATATCTGCCCAACTATCTTGGTTATAGGATTTGACTCTTTTCACATTATCCGTGTAGTCAATTCCAGTTTCTTCATTAAAGATTGTGTCTAAATCATCATCATATTCCATATTTATAAATCGTTAAATAGTGATTTAATTTTTTCTCGTCTTAATTCTCGGATGTTTAATTGTATTACCCGAATAAACATTATTTGTTTTCTTTTTTATTCAGACTTCTTTGGTAAGATATCATTTTAGCAGCAATTTCAATCACATCATCCACGTCCCTGTATATATTATATCTGGCCTTCAGTTTATTTCGTATCTTTTCTATTTGGAATTCATCCTGATTTTCACTATCCAAACTTTCAATTTTCACTTGTCGTGTTAATTGTTGTTCAAGCATTTTATCTTTTGGGGATGGAGTTGGTTCTGGTTGTCCAAATATGTCTATAAATTCTCTTTTGGAATTAATAGTTATTGGTGGGTTTAGTGGTGGTATTTGTTTTAATCTTGCCATATTTCTTTTATTTTTTCGGGTCTTAATAAAATTTTAAGTTTATTATCTTTTTTTGGATAAAATATTATAAATAAGTTATCAATTGATTGATGTACCACTGGTGGATGTTGAATATATAAATTTAATTCTTTATTAAGAATTTTACATATTTTTATAAGATATGTTAATTTCGGAACAGGATATATAATAATTTTATAATATGGGAAAAACCCAACACTGTTTCGATAAGTATCTTTTTCTATAATGACAGAATCATATACCCATTTGGTATGTTTTGAATATTTTTCACTTATTTTTTTTAACACTTCTCTTATTTTATATTCTAACATATAGCAAATTTAAATAAAAAATGTGGCATTACAAACACCACATTTTCAAATTTATGGCACTAAAACAAAAAAGTACCAATTTATAGTATTAAATTACCTCTCCACAAACTGGACAATGTTTCCATTTATCATTCCTAACACGGTATCCACAATTAGTGCAATATTGTTTTATTTCCTTCATTGTTTTATTTTTTTTGGATACAGGAATAATTTGTAATTCACATGTATGGAAAGCCCAAGATTGTTGATTAAAATTAGTATAATCAAATGTTTGATTTGATACACCACCTTTTCCAACTACACCAGTTTCCATCATATCTAAACAACACGTAGAGAATGTACTATTTAATGGTGCAGAATTTGTAGTATTACAATTAACATCAGAACTATAATAACATGATGATGTGGTTATAGTACCACCCGTTAAATTAAAAATTCCATTACCAGCTAATGTTGTAGTACCATAATAATAAGGTGTTCCAGTACTCCCCCAGTAAGGTGGATTCCAGTGAGGTGTATTTATAGTTATACTACCGTGTGTTAGAACTGGTTGTTCTTTATAACATTTGATTTCAACCTTCCCATTATTGGCAATAATATCTTTTATTTGCTGAGTATCTTCAACATCATAAGTCTCAAATAAAAATTTTTTACTTTCATCTAAGTACCTATCAAGAAATACCCTTTCGGCTGGCCTTAAAATCAATAGACTATTAGAAATCTTTTTACTATTAAGTAAAATTTCTACTCCGATGGTTTCATTTTGATTGTTAAAAATTTCCAACTCAAAAGTGTCACCATTATTAAGATAGACATTTTTCTTGTCATAAATTTTAAGACGACTCTTGTTTTTTGTGATGAATAAATCAGGTACGGACGTACCATTAGCTAAATGTGTCATAATTAACTCCTTCTTTTGTTTTTTGTTTTTGAGTTGCTAATCTTAACATTTCTATTTCTAAAAACTAAGCCTGAACATCAGACTAAAGACTAACAAAACCAAAAAGTTGTTTTTGTATGACACTATATATTAAAAAATAAAGTTCCTTTTTAGTAAATTATTTCTTTTAATTTTTCTAACCGAATAATTCTTTTTAATGATTCATCGGTTTCGATTTTTATTTGTACCAATCCACTTTCTTCTATTTTAAAATAATTATAATAAGGGTGTAATATACCAAATAACGAATAATATTTAAGATAATGAATATTATTTTTCAATAATATTTTAATTAATTCATCAGCAACAATATTACTATTTGTATCTCTTGAAAATGGTACTAACGTTAAAACAAATTCTGAAGAAATTTTTTCTATTGATGTTAACATCTTGTATTTCTTACAGAATTCTTTTAAAAAATTTATCATTTCCAATGATTCTGTATATCTGTTTTGTTTGGTATTAATCATTCTAAAATTTCTTTTATTTTTTCTTTTCGGTTGTATTTTTTTAAACCATCAAGATGTTTAACTTCTTCTATTTTATAAAAATTATCACTTAAAATTCTAAAATAGTCACCCCATTGTTTTGGTATGTTGAAATATCCACGAGAAAAAAACCGAATAAATATAATATTATTATCATTCAAATACTTTAAGAAAATTTTATTATCAAGAATACCTATTAAAGGAACTGTTGTCGTAAATGATATAATAGTTATAATGGTTGTATCTTCGGTTATCATATCTACAATTACATCAACTCTATAATCATGAATAAAATCGACTAAATAATCACAAAATTCTTTGGCTAAACTTTTATGTTTTCTTAATTCTAATATCATTCTAAAATTTCTTTTATTTTTTCACACCTTATAAATTGGTCAAATGAATCATCATCTAAAGATAATTTTTTATTTATAATTTGAGCCAGACCTGTACTATGAATTTTGTAATATACATGAGGATAAAATAAAGAATCCCTTAAAAACATAGCATTTCTTCGAATATATATAAACCCAGAATCATATAATAACCTGTAAAAATTGTCAAAATAAGGTCGAGAAAAATCTTCATCGTCACAAGACAAAATATAAACACCTTTATGATTTATAATAGTCACTTTATCTTTATTATCTGTCAACCAGTTAATAATTTGCACTTTATCCCGTATATAGTTATAATCTTTCATATTTAACTTAAAATATTTTTAAGTTTTCGTAATTTAATTATTTTCTTCAATTTATCATAATCTTCATTTTCTGTGTCATATAAATGCGTAAGTGAACCATCACTATTTATTTGATTAAAATCATAATACTTAAATGGTATTGATGCATTAACATGTGTTTCGTATCCAATTTTTATTTTTACAACATAACTGAAACCATCTTCATACAACAAACGGTATGTATCTTTCGTTACATCTAATGTCCTAAATTTAAGAACATATACATTTCTCAGTCCAATAATTTGATAATTGGATTGGTTTTGGTACATCCAATGTGCTATAAATGTCCTTTCATCGTTATTCATTGAATATTTCTTTAATTTTTCGTTTCCTTAAAAATATTATAAGTTCTGTTTCTGATGTAACTTCATCATTTATATCAATGAATTTTAATTTTTCGTTTATTAAAAAATAATAATCTTTAAACTCAGGCGAAAATATGGAACTATTTACATCTTGTGTTTTTTTCCTTTTTATAAGCACTCGAACACCATCTTCATATAAAAAACGGAATACTTCAATTCGGGGTTCTAAAATATCTGAGTAAATCTTAACTACTTTAACATTACCTATATTATTGATAGATATCGCAGACCTATTATCATGAAGAAAACTAATCAAATACATTCTATCGATATCAGTCATATATAATAATTAAAAATACAAATTTAAAAAATAATATATAAATAAAAAATATATTATCATATCATGGAACTAAATGAAAAATCTTCATCAAAATCTCAACAAAGATTAATGGGTATGGTTTATGCATATAAAGCTGGTAAGTTAAAACTTGATACTTTAGATAAATCATTAGCTGATAAAATAAAGAGTATCGCTGACGGGCATAAGACTAAAGACGGTGAAAAATCTAAAGGTATGTCACTAAAAGATGCCGAAGATTTTGCAAAAACAAAACATAAAGGATTACCCGAAAAGGTTGAAGAATCTATTATTTCATTTTCCGATTTCACAAATGAATCGATAAAAAAAGAAAAGATTATTGGACAACAAGACCCAGCACTTTGGCATCAAATACAAATAGCTAAGAAAACATTAAAGTATAGTGATATTGGTGCAGAAATAATGGGTGGTATGACTAAGGATGAAGCCAGAACATTACTGAAAAAATATGATATAAAATTTAAAGAAGAAAAAGAGGTGGAAAGTCCTTTATTTAAGAAATATAAAGACACATTGAAAAAAGAGGAAGATAAAAAGAATGAATCTTATTTAACATTTGAAAAATTCGTCACAAAAAAATAAAAATATAAAATGAAATTTGTACAAACTTTTGAAAGTTATAAAAAAACAGATGAGTCCGAAGAATACTGGTGGGTAGTTGTTTACCCAAATACTGATTTAAAAGAGCATAAGACTATTGTTGCTGTTGGATGTAAATCTGATAAATCTGGTGATAGTTATGTTGAAAAATTTAATAATATATCTGATATAAAGGTATATAATGTTGAATATTATGGTAAAGCTACCTTGGCTAAAGTTAAAGAATATTACAGTGATTCAGATAAGGACATGGATTATATTTTAGCACATGATTATAAATCTTTCGGTGAAGTTAACAGGTATGTTTATAAAAAAATATATAAAGAATAAATTTTTTGTTCAATTTTAAGTGATGTTCACGTTACATGAACAAACAAAAATAATAAACATAAAAGGGGTTATTTAACTCCTTTTATTTTTTTATAAAATTCTATATATCTTTCTGCTGCTTCCTTATTGTGAAATTGTACTTTATCAGCAATTATAGTTTTACCATCTTGTTTTATTTTAAATGGTGTCCAACCCCAAAAATACCTTTTCACGAGTGGTCTAAACAAAATCATGTTACCTTTTTTAACTTCTATTAATTTAAATTGTAAATTTTTTGACGGAAATTTTAAACCATAGGCCGTTAATAATTTATATGCTAATAATATAAAAATAAACATCACTATCAATGATATATACCCTTCATAACCAGAAATAAAACTCATAATTTTAATTTTTTATTTTTATATATTAATCAAATATTATTAAATATTTTATTTATTTTTTTCTTTCTTAAATTTCTTTTTAAATCACTAATACTACACGTTTTATCACCAACTTTAATCCCAAATAATTTTAATACATTGCTTTTGTTACTAAATTTATCAAAAATAGATTTTCCGACATAAAAAAGGCAACCTTCATTACCATGTTTTAAAAATAATTTATAATCATCTATTGTTTGTTGATAGTAAGTGATACCAGTCCCCATAAAAACAACTTCTATGTTATTATCCAGCAAAAAATCTTTATCCAAATACCACATAATTTAAAAATCAAATATTGATGAAAAGAAACCTAATTCTTTTGTAAAAGGTGGGAAACCAAGAGGGTTCATGAACCTATTGATGATACTTAAAAAGGTCTTATCAAATTGTGTATCAATATCAATTTCTACACCTTCTTTTTCCACCACTTCTTTTGGATAAAAAGACCTAAGATATCCAAAATAGTTTCCAAAATTATCACCCTTGTTATGCTTACAATGAAAGTATTTAATCCTTCCAGATTTAACCATATCATACTTGGTTTTATATTCACTGTTTCTATTTAACAAGTAATTATGAAAGGCTGCTGCTTTAACACCGAAATGTGTACCGCTTTCTACAACGACCGATTGAACATCATCAAATACCTTTTCATTATAATTAGAACAACTGGTTGTCATAGATATACTATCAATATTTTCATAACTTTTCCACTCAAAGTCTTTCTTTAATTTTTTAAGTAAATCTCTGAGTGTCCTTTGGTTTATATTATTTGGGTTACCAAATATATAATTAATAACTTCGTATACATTTTCTCTCACAAACTCTGGAGTAGATGAACGAACAATTTCAATCCCTTTTGGATAGAAATATGATAAATTCTCATGGTGAACTCCATCTTCCCAAACTATATTGTTTAAATAATTTTTCTTTTCAATAAACAATGCTGATTTACTTATTGTTTCCAATTCAAAATCATGAAGACTTTTTACTTTATAAGGTGTAGCATATTCATCTAAAAACTTATTGAACATTTTTTTAATCAACACATTATCCATATGTAATATAAATTTCAACCCATCGCCTTCAAACCCAACAGAATTAATTATAGGTGAGTAAGATATATAGAGGGAATCCGTATCACCGTAAATTGTAACAGGATTAGTACCTTTATATGCAGTAAAACCTTCGTAATCTGGTTGGCCTTTTTGAGTAAAATTAGGATTTTGGTCTAATGAATTCACCTTAGAGAAATCGTGTATAAAATATTCATATTGAATATCAATTCCCTTATCATTTTCAATATTATTTATTTTTTTAATCTCAGAGATGCTTAAATCACGAACTTCAAGTAATTCAACTAATGTTGATTTGGGATATCCAATCTGATTTAAATTTCTATCGTAGAAACAAAACATATTATCTTTAACACCAACAAATTCTAATCCTAATAATGCATGTGCCTCGGTATCATTGTGCCATTCATAATAAAAATAATGTTCTATTTTATTCAACATAAATTGAATAACATCTCGGCCATGTGCAGTGATAGCATTTGCAATATCAGCATTAGAACAAACAAAATGTCTATTAGCGAAAGCCCCATATGTACCATTAATAACGAGCTTCAGTGCTAACTGCATTGCTTTATTATAATCGTATTCTTTTTTCGTTTCGTCAATAAAGCGTTTTAATTCCTTAATTCTATCCTTTTTAATTGTTAAATCTTCACCTGTCATAAATTAGTATACATTTTATATTGTATATACTAATAGATTTAAAAAGTTTGATTTAATGTCATATAAAAAAGAACGGGGTAACATGATTATGTCACCCCGTATCTACCTAAATCCAACCAAACCCTACATCAAATTCTTATAAATGTTGTGTTAATAATTTTCTTGACCGTGATTTTAATTTTCTTAGAGCTTTTTCCCTGATTTGTCGAATACATTCTCTGGTTAATTTAAACTGGGCAGCAATCTGGTCTAAATTCATCTCATCATGACCAATACCATATGACATTTGAATAACCAAACGTTCTCTTTCATTTAATGTATTCATAACCGTATTCAAATCGATAGATAATGACGATTCGAAAGAAGATTTTTCTGGTGATAAGGATTCTTCATCAATCATCAAATCACAGTAACGGGTATCTTCGCCTTCAATTGTTGGTGCATCTATTGATAATGCTTTTTTATCAGCAAAGAAAACACATTCCATACCTTTCAAGGAAAATTCATCCTCAATTTCATGATAAGTGGCCTCACGTTCAAGTTCCTGAGTTTTTTTATTAAGAGCTTTATTGAGTTGATTCATTTTACCAATTTGATTCAACGGTAAACGAACAATTCTCGAATTCTCAGCTAATGCTTGTAATATACATTGACGAATCCACCAAACTGCATATGAAATAAATTTAAAACCTTTCGTGTGGTCGAATTTTTCGGCTGCTTTTATTAAACCAATATTTCCTTCATTAATTAAATCAGCCAGAGATAATCCTTGGTCTTGGTATTGTTTTGCAACTGATACAACAAATCGAGTATTAGCTTTAACTAAAGATTGTAGAGCCTCAGTGTCTCCCTTTTTAATTCGTATTGATAATTCAACTTCTTCATCAGTATTCACCATATCCAACTTGGATATATCATTTAAATATTTTTCAAGAGTTAATGATTCGTGTCTTCTGGTGATTTTTTGTCCAATTTTTAATTGTCTCATTCGATTTATTAGATTAAGGTAATCTCAATATGATAAGACAAAAATAAAAAATAAAAATAATATACCAAATAAATTATTATTTTATTTTGTAAATAATTTTATATTTTCCATTATTCAGTAATTCAACAGATATTATTTTAAAATTAGTAGATATACTATCCATCTGAGCAGTAGTAGCATTCCTCATTGTAAGTATAGTTGTACCATAATCTTCTCCACTTTTAATTATACTAATACCACTGGTGGAACTTTCATCTTCTGGACTTTTATTTATTTCATCGATAGCAGTCTTAACAGTTTGGTTTATAAGTCTTTGATTGTCTTCTTGTCTTAATAATAATGCACTTTTTAATAAACCTTTATTTTCTTTACCATAATCAATTAAAAGTTCCATCTGTCCTTGAACAAAACCTTGATACGAACTCATCAATGTAGCGGTGGTTATTATATTATCAGATAATTTTTTATCTACCATTTTAAAACCAGAATCAGTTTTAGCATTCAACTGATTTAATTTTAAATTAATATCATTAACAGTTGTTTGAATTGCCACAACTCTATTTTCTATATTATTTATTTTATTAAATCTGTCACTTTTCATAACACCAAGAGTGAAAGCACCAATAATAAGAGTTAATGAAATATAGAGAATCCATTTTATTATAGTCTTAGATTTTGCTGGATTAATAGATATGTCATCAAGAAGTTCTTTTACATATTTCATACTTTTACATTATTTTTATTTATATATATTAAAAAATTATAGCTCATTTTTTATATATACAAACATGGACAATAAGTTAAAAGCTGAAATTATCAGTAAAATTAAAAAAGTTATAAATGAATATCTATCATTTAAAGTGGATATTAAACATTTAAGAAAATATTTTAAGAATAAAACTTCGTTTAAAAATTTTCTTAAAGATATTAATTATATCGGAAAAAAAGATTTCGATAATAGTGAAGATTATGAAAAAGAAATGCGAAAAATATTGAATGATATTATTGATGATAAGGAAGCAACTATAAAAGATAAAAAATTGAGTGAAAACATTGTATCGAATTACAACGAATTCATAAAAAATAATAATATTTAAATGAAAATTAAAAGATTTAATGATTATAATTTATTCGAAAATTTTTATATACCAAATGTTAATATTGATGAATTTTTAACAAATGTAGAATATGCAACAGACTTACATAAAACTGCAATTGAAAAAAAATATGGAACATTTAAACAGTATATTGATATAATCGATGAAAAAAAACATTTAATTAAAGTAAATGATATCACTGGTGATATTTTAAACAATAACCGAGTTATAATGAACGTGTATTGTTTTCATAATGATGAAATAGATAAAATAAAAGAAAATATCACGAATTATTGTGTCAATATGTTTTATACAGAGATGCCCACAAATATTACTATTTTTAATGTCAATGTATCACCTATTAATTTAATTAATAAAGAAGCACTTAATAAATTATTTACAGAAAAAATCTCCAAAGATGATGTGTTGAATATATTATCAGTCCTTTTTAAAGCTGATTTGGAAGGAGTTCAAAATGATTTTGTAATATGGAAAAAGAAAGATGTGTAAAATCATTTGAAGACTATATATCCGATGATTTAACCGAACCGACTAATGAGTATTTAGATTTTTTAAAACCTAATCCCATTAAAATTAGCAAAAAAGTTGCAGATGAAATAATAGATAATCCACAAGTAATAGGCGGTTATCATTATCACTTGAATAGAATAATGTTATCCGAAGATATTATAAGAGTTTTATTAGAAAGACCTTTACTGGTCACATTTTTTCAAGATATATTATATAAATTAAACAATGACCAAAAAACTCTATTATTAAATACAAGACCCGAATTAAAATATAATTTTGACCACATGAAAAAATCAAAATACGTTAAACAGTTTGAGGATTATACTTGTACGTATTTTTCCGATGCACTCAGAACAGATATGGTTGATGAAGTATTGAAGAAAATAAAAAATGGTGATATAGATGAATTAGAATTTCATACTGAAGAACCAAATTATGACGATTTATTAGACCCTTGGAATGGTTATGAATATCAAACATTCATACAATATATACCAGATGAAAATAAAATGATTTATTTTGAAGGTTGGTCAAAAGAATGTTGGAAATCTTTATATGCCAAACCAGAATATAAAGGAATAAAAAAAGAAAAAGCGATAGAAAAAGTCGTAAAAGAACGATTGACACCAGCATTAGAATCGCTTGGATTAAAATTTGATGAATTAGAATATTGGTGGCAAGAATCAAATGTAGATGATGTTGATAATGGATATATAATGAAAGTTTCTTACATTATTAATTAAGCCAACCTCATCATATTATAAAATTCAAATTCTGAATCATTCAAGCAAGTATACTCAATTAATCTCCAGCCTCTTTCTTTGGCCTGAATGATTTCTTTATCTGTAAATGATTTTTTATGAGTTTCTTCATCCCAACTATTTGAAAATTTATAATCGGGGCTTAACTAAACGTATCTTTTATTAAATGTGGTATTATTATCTTCCATTTTCTTATTATTTTTTCAACAAAATTAACAAATTTATTTAATGAAAAAGGTTCTTTAGGTAATTTTCTCCAGTACGTAACACGAATATAATCTGGATTATTTTCAAAGTCATCGATTTCGTAGTTTTCCCATTTTTTTGTTTCAATGTTATAAAATAAAATTTCATAACCGCCAAAACCATTACCTAAATTACCAAATTTCGCAGTATAACATAAAACAAACGCATCATCTTCAGGTAATCTACATTTTACTGAAGTCCAACCTCTCATTTTAAAAAATAAGTTATACCATGTTTTAAACATAACTCATTCACATCAATATCAAAAGATTGTGATAATCCATCTACAATTCTTTTATTTAAGATGTTAAATCCGTGAGCAAAGTAAAGAAACTCTACTAATTGCTCTATTGTAAAAATTTTTTCCATATATTATAATTTAGATTTACATTTACATAAACCATTGATAGGTTTGTTGCCACATGCTACACACAATCCAGCAGCCAATCTTTTGTTCTTTTTTTCTTCAAATTTTTTAGACATATTTCCACCATCACACCTAAAAGCATAACAATATGGACATAAGTCTTCTGACATAGTTCCATCTTTTTTTATTCCTCTCGGTTTTCTATTCTTCACCATATTAATAATTTTTCCAAAGTGTTTCAATTTTAACCCTCGGAGTACTATCACCAGATACTGTATTTACATTAAAATCTATTTTAGTGAATCCATTATCAACTAAAATATTATATAATTCACAATCATACCCACTGATTAGAATTTTAGATTTAACCTTCATCACCGTATTTAAAAAATCAATATGTTGCTCCCTGTTCATATCAACTTTATATCTCACATCAGTCCTTGTAGAATGTTCATAAGGTGGGTCACAATACAAGAAAGTATCAATATTATCGTGTTTTTTAATCAATGTTGTACCATCAGTATTTAAAACCAATACTTTGGATAATCTCTGGTGCAATTCTGGTAATCTATCAATGCAACTCAGATAATCAGAAACAGATTTACTCATATTTCTTCTAATAGATGTATTAGTTCTAAAATTACCCGTACCATTATATGATGACCTATTAACATAGAAAAAATAAAATGCTCTATCAAGTGTATTTAATTCAGTATTCAATAAATTTTTAAATTCAACATACATATCTTGATTATAATACGCTAAATCGCACTTTTTCTTGAATTCATTGAACAATATATCATCAGACAACACTTTATATAGGCTATAAACATTTTGCTCTAAATCGTTGTATATTTCAATTGGTGAGATATTAGTTTTTAATCCAACTGAAAAACTACCACCAAAAGGTTCAATATATGTTTTATATGTTTCGTCTGGAGGAAATTGTTCAATTATATTAGCCCACATATTTCCTTTACCACCATAATAAGTTATTGGAGAATCCATTATATATTTGTATTTTTAATATTTAATACCTTTTCTTTTCCCAGCTTCCGTAGCAGATTGATATGTGAAAATTTCGCCACAATCTGAACATCTCGCTTTTATGGCAACTAAATAAGTTTTTGATGTTTCTCTCGACTTAGGATTCACATCTACTATATTAGTAGACTTACATTTCGGACACATAGTAATTTTAGTTGACATATTTTTAATTTATTAGTAATAATGTGTACAACTCCAACAAGAATAGGGATTTATTGCACCATTTTCAAAGATACATCTTCTTTGATTTCCATGACATACATACTTAGGAAAACCTATAAATTTTTTGTGTCCACAATTTTTACAAATTACGTTCCATCCACCACCAGATATACATTCATATTCGTGTTCACAATCTTTTTTCATATCATATTAATTAAAATCTTTATTTTTTTTCTTTTCTTTTAATACCATACCATAATTATTTATACCATCAGGTATAATCAAGCCGTGTTTTTTTATTAATTTGTTTTTCTTGAATGGTCTGTAATCTACATTATGATGCCAACGATTAAATCTCCAAACCATTTTAGCAACATCAGGGTGCATTTCTTCTAACATTTTACTTTTGGCTAATGTACCTTCATTTTCATAAAATTCAGCAGTATTACCACCTTTCATCCTTTGTGTTGTTACTTTTCCACAGAGAAAAGCATTAAACTGTAATGTACACCACCCATCTTTTAATACCCGTAAACATAAATCGGTATCTTCATTGTATCTACCTCTCCATCTATATGGTATGTCATTACGAATAAACAAACATGAATAAATTCTGGTATTTAATATGAAAGCTGGTACAGCATCTGTTGTTTTACAAAAAGAATAATAATTAGTCCCAGCAATGGCAATATTTTCATATCTTTCTACAAAATCTTCCATGCATTTAAAAATAGTACCACTTGAAACTTCATCTTTAATATTCCTGTTCATTCGATGAAAAGCATCCAGATTATCATCCATAACCCAATGCCAAGTATAACCCAAATCAATGGAATGTTGCCAAGCAAAATTTCTTGCTGCGCCCGGCCCAGTCTTATTATCCTCGGCTCTTTCCCAATATGTATCATATTCATCTAAATATTTCTGTGGTAGGATTAATATTTTATCAGGATTTATAACTTTTGAGTATTCATCATATTCTTGTTTTTCAACAATTATATAATATGGTACTTTCATACGTTCCAAAGCCTTACTTGTTAACCTTGTGTCCCATCTTTTTTTTGAAACAATATATATCGGATATTTAGGATTCATTTTTAATAGAATATATATTTGGTTTATTATTGAATATTTTTGTTTTTATCTTCTCATAACCAAATGATAATACCGATTTATTAAATTTTCTTGAAATATCTTTTTGGTTAATAATTTCGTTATGGTGTTTATAATTTATAAAATGACCTATTGATTTTGTATTAAATGAATTTGCAATTATAATATGTTTCGGTTTTAATGATAATATTAAATCTTCAAGATGTTCTATTGGTCTTTCAAAATGTTCAAAGTATTCAGAAGCAAAAATTATATCAATATTTCCAATATTGTTATAATAACTAATCATATTAAATTGATATTTTTTAGACATAAATTCACAGAATTTATACTGTTTAGTATCTTTTATATTAAAACCAAAAACATCACATTTTGGAAATAATTCTTTTAGACCTGCTGTTGAATATCCAAGTCCACAACCTAAATCAATTATAGTCTTTGAATTGTTTGATAAAAGTTCAACAATAGATTTGTTAGTAAAATACTTAATAAGTGTTCCATTTGAATTTAATATCTTAATATAATTTCGACTATACATCTTCCAGCAACACCATAAATCAACAAAATAATAGTCGTTATCATAAATTGAATAATCAGCTATACCAGTACTCAATTCATTATACCACTTATTTTCCATCTCAATTGTAATAGAGGTGTTGGAAAGACCATTATAGTATTTAATACTATCCTTTATCATACTTTTTGATTCATCATAAGACATATTAAATATTTTACAATAATCAATAAGAAAATCTTCTAATAAATCGTTTGGTTTTTTATTCAACATCTTCATCTTTCCATAATTTTCTTGCTGTACCCCAATGTGATTTAAATGGATGCCAAGCACTTTTAGTTTTATTTGTAAGTTTTTGACCGATTAACTTTGCAAATTCTTGTAAATCTTCTTCACTTTCAAATCTAAAATTTATTTGAGCATGTGGTCTTTTTTTCTCCTGAACAAATTCTGGCATATCTTTCCATTCTTCTTTCCATATTGGTTGTTCTTCATTAGTTGAAGAAATTATTTCATTTTCGTCCATTGTTAAATTTTTTATTTTTAAAACAAACTATTTGGTCTAAATAGTTCTTCAGTATTATCTTCTTTTTTATATGATTCTAAGTATGAAACATCAACTGTCCATTGTTTTTCTGAGCGTTTCTCCCATATTTCGAAAGATTCTGTAATATATTTATCAGCCTCAGTAGATGTCATTTTATTAACTTTCATTAGTTGCTTGATAACTTCTATTTCTTTACCAGTTGTACAAGCTAAACCAGCATGTTTAACTTGATGACATTGTGGACATAATGCTATCAACCCTTTTAAAGTTTGTGTGTGCATTTTATCATCATATATCCAAATCTCATGACATTCAACTGAATAGTTTTTACCTTGGTTCATTCCTTTATCACCACATATTTCACATTTATATCCAGCTCTCTTATAACATTTTCTTCGGATAATATCCCACTCAGTTGAGGTGACAGCACTACGAACATTATTATAAAATGATGTCTGAGGAACAAGTTCTATTGTAAGTTTATACATTATTACAAAGGTTCAATTTCTGAATCACTATTAAAAAGACTCATCCTGACAGCTTTTCTTTTATCAATTTCGCTATCTATGAAGTTTTTTCGTTCTATAAAATCTTTTAATCTGTCTGGGTCACCGTTATAAATATCAAAAATAAAACCTTCTTCATCTTCTCTACAATCTATAACACCTATGATATACTCGGTATTATTTTCGGCCTTTTTAATAGCCAAGGCTAAACCCAATGGGTGAAGAAACCTTCTATTTAATTCCTGTAAATATCCATTTTCACGGAATTCTTTAGGATTTATGTATTTTGTTTCACTCATCTTGAATGTTTTATTTTAATATATAAGATTATGTTAAAAAAGTTTGAAGAATATATTAAGGAAAATTTCAAATCTGACCCGATTTCAATCGGAGATAAAACCTATTATATAGAAACCGCAATAAAAGATAGTAAGCTGAATGTGTATTTAGTATATAATGGTGATTTATATGAAGAATTGTCGGTGATTATTCCAGAATCAGATTCCATAAATAAAGATGAATTTTTTCTTAATCCTAAAGTGAGATATAACATTATAAATGAACTTGAATCCAGAAAATTTATCCAGAAACTGAATAAGCAAGCCAAAGCTGGTGATAAAACAACTAATCTATATTGTATAGTATAAAAAAAACCACCCTAAATTGAGTGGCTTTCTTATTATAAAAATAATATTTTTATTTTTCAACGATAATAACTTTACCTTCAATTATCCCGTGTTTTGATTCTTCTTTGAAAGTATAAGCTTCTGGTTTCTCACCTTTTTTTCTTTCACGAGTCAGTATCCAAATACTTTCATCTTTCCATGTGATGTTTACAAACTTTTTGGTTGTATCAAGTTCATATGTAACCGTACCACCGAATTTTTTAGCTCTTTTATTTCCAGTACATGCAATAAAGGATAAAGAGAATAAAATTAAACCAATTAAAACAATAATTCTTTTCATGTTCATTTATTTTTAGTAAGCCAATTAATTTTTTCAACTTTATTTGTAAATTTCAATTCAAAATTTTCATCTACATTTGGAAAAAAATCTACTCCAGTATAAAATTCAATCCATGCGACAGATGTTACATAATAAACATAATCGTTGTTTGGATTTTTCACATTAGGCATCATAAAAGCAATAATTTTCCCGTTAGTATCGTCATAAATGATTTTATAAAAATATTCAGGAATATCTACTTTATTTTTTATACCAATATGTATCGGGTTAAAACTGAATACACCACCAGTTATAACATATAGTGGGTTTTTATTTCTCATCACATAATATCTGATATCATCTTCCAGATATTTCCATATTTTACGATTTAATTCGGGTGTTTGAGGTAATACATTAGACATATTAAAACTTTCCAACATAGCCATCAACTCAAAATTCATATCACCAGCAGGGGCTAAATGACCTCTATCATAACCAGTATTTGTATAATCTTTGTGAACAGCAGAACCAGTCTTAACAGAATCATCTTCAAAAAATTCACCCTCTCTCCTATCAACATTATTCTTAGTTTCTGAATAAGTCAACTCGTATGCAACCCATTCAGCACCTTCATATTCTTCTACATAAGACAAAATATAATGCTGATGTGTAATAACCACACCTTTATTCACCAATGGAAGATATTTATTATCCTGAGAATAAGATGATAAACAAAGACTGATTAAAAATAAAAATATTATTTTTTTCATATATTATTTTATTATGTCACCCATTTGTAATAATACTTTAAACATTGGGTGTTCTTCAGATTTATTTGAAATATACTTTTTCAATTCACCATCAGTGAAAGGTCTTTCCATCACCGTTATTTGTTGTTTTATTTTTTTAGCTGTCTGATAACTCACACCGATAATATTTGAAATCGACTGTATAGGAAAATCTATTTTACCCTCATCACTTATAAACTGATAAAAAAAGAATTTTCTCAAATCATATTTTATGTTTCGATATGATGTTACTGATAATGGATTAAACGTAAAAGAACAATGACTGCATGATAATGTCCGAGGTCTTTCTACTTTAACACATTTTTGGGTTTCAAGAACTTTTCCGATAACTTTATATCGGGTTGGTACAAAACCATTGGCACTACCACACTTTGGACAAGTATATCCAGCTTTTAAAAAATCTTTAGATAAAATTCTAAATAAAAGAAATTCATCCTTAGTCCATATTATTTTAATTTCTTGAATTTTCTTTTTTAATTGTGTGGGGACTGTCCGTTTATATAAAATAAAATATTCATGCAACCAGTTATTATAACATTTCTGGAAGTCGAAACGATGTAAAGTATTTACATCCATCTTTTTTATCAAACGGATTTCATCTTTCATTATTCTGAAAAATTACGAAGCGTTTCTAATGCTTCTTCATTTATTTCATCAGGAACAACATTTAACTGTGTATCTAAAATCTTTTCGATTTTATCACGGCATTCTTGATTTAATGCCCTTAAACTGATTGTGATAGTATCTTCCATAATTATAAAGGTTTAATTATTTCAATATCATCTTCAATAAATTTACCGATTACTGACAATTCTTCACCGTTTAATACTTTTTCAAGTTGCTCTCCAACTTCTTCATTAGTTATGTTGGTGTATCCATATTCTTTCAAATCTTTCGTCTTAGCATCAATATATGATGATTTTAAAACTATTCCAACATTTCTTAATTTAACAGTATCTACCATATTTTTATAATTAATCAATCAAATCATAAACATTTTCATCAATTTTCACATCCAGACCCAAATAAAGAGAACAGGCAATATAAATCAAATCCCATTTTTCTTTGCGTGTATGATTATATTTAACAGTTCTAATGGTAGCTTTACTACTACAAATCCAGAATTGACCATCTTGAATAAATCCAACCAATGCTTGGGTTTCACCGCCAATTTCATCAATCTCAATACCATTAAAATTGGTATCAAAAAACTTGAAAAATGATTTAAAAGTTTCTTTGGCTGTATTTTCAGACAATTTACCGTCATGGTCAAATGGCATCCCTAAATCAGCAGCAATACAAGATTCAGTTGCGGTATGCAATGAAGCATTATTGGTTTGTGGTACAAGCTCTATATACATATTTTGGTTTTTAATTAAATAACAATATATCATTTTTTAATAATAATTCTATTTCGTCCAAAAAGAACGGACTACTAAATGATATATGTATCAATGTATCAGCAAACTCTTTTGAAGAAACCACATACGTGACTACATATTCATTTGTTTTGTCAGAAGAATATTCTCTTTTTTCTTTTACAACTATTTTGGTCGGGTTATATTTTTCAGTATTACCAATTCTTAGTTCAGCTAATTGAACTAACATTTCTTTTGTTAAACCTTTTATATTTAGTGTATACATAGTTACTTATTAAACAATGTTTAATGATTCGAGGTTTGTATTAAGTATAGTCACACCGTCTTTACAATGTAATTCTCGTATTTTATCAACATTACGTTGTAAAATAGTAGTTGGTATGGCAGACAATGGAAGTTTAAATTTAAAATACTGATAATCAATGGATTCAGGAACACCAATCAATATACAGGTATTCTGTAATTTTTTTCTTTTCTTTAAAATTTTCGGTTTTTCCTTTTTATCCAACTCATCGTTTATAAAATCGTTGATATAAACTTCCATTGTTACAGAAAACAATTTTTTATTTCCATTATCATCCAAAATATAATCGTCCTCATCACTTCCAATTGGTCTGGGTGGAAGGTCTTTAATATATTCTTCCAGTAATATAATATTCTGCTTAACTTGGTCTGTGTTTGAATAATTTTGGAAATACATCATACCACCATTACCTTCATCGATAGCCAGAAGACATTTAATATCATTAATATAAACATCGGCATTAATTCCAACACCGTCTCTACCACGAAAAGATTTCACTTTTTTAACTACTACTCTTGGTTCTGACATAATTATATTTTTTATTCTAAGATGGAAATATTATTCTTCTTGTAATACCTTCAGCACTTATATAATCGTTTTGTAATATTTTAAATCTTTTCGTGAAGTATTTAGGGTCTTTATCTTTTATCCAACTTTCAATGTCTTTATTACAATCATATAAAACCCCTTCAATCACACATAACATAGTACAATCATCAAGATAAGTACTCGTTCCTGTATAAATTTCTGTTTTAACCATATAATTATTTTTAATTTATTTTATTCATCAAAAATAAGAAAAATATAATGAAAAAAAAATTAAAAAATAATATATATAAGAAATAACAAAAATTAATTCAAAAACTAAATGGACGGTGATAGTGATAGACAGCAGCAAAAGACAACGGATAGCGATGACGTGCCTCTTTTTAGGTACATTCTTCAATCCGCTTGGTTACGACTCTTTACTTTTTATCCTTATAAAGTGGACGGGGAATTATTGGCTTTCAATTTCCGTATTTTACCTGCTGTCGGCATTCTTCTTTACATTATACTTCTTATATTCTAAACAAAATCCATTAAAAATATTTAAGAAGAAAAAATATGATGATTTCAGCATATAGATAATTTGTATGTATAATTAATCTTTTATTATTTTCAATAAATCTTCTAAAGACTTTAATACATAAACTGAATCACTGTTATGAAAATTACATTTACCACTATATTTATTTAAATCAAAAAAATCAAATTTCGGGTCGTCCTTAACCAATTTAACGTCTTCAAATCTTCCAAAAACAGAATATAACTTACTGTCGATGTCGCTATTAAATAATGTCACAGTGTATTTACCATATTTTTTTGATGACACATCATAACTAACTTTGTGTTCAGATTCTTCTTTAACAGAACCATATTTTATAAGTAATTTATCAACGTCTTTGAAAAATTTCTGTTGAGATTTTTTAGATTCAAATATATGGAAGGAATCGAAATTTAATATAGATTTCATATATACCAGTTTTTTATGATATATATTAATTTTTTATTTCAAAAATAATATCTTATTATTGATACATTATGTGAGATTAAAATTGATACCACCACTTATATACACCATCAAATAATTTATCAAATTGGTCATCTATTTTTTCAGGAGTAATATTATCACCTTTAATAATCAATCCAGATGGAACATCATCTTTTTCTTTTCTAAAATATACAATTCTTTCCATGTATAAATAAATTATAATCTACTAATACTCAACCAGTTATCACATCGTGCCACATTTACCACTACCATAACGTGAAGTAGTATCTTCTGATATAACTTCATCATCCAATAATAATTGGACTTCGGTTCTACCCATATACGACTGTGAAATTTTCACTTTCAGGTGTTTCTTCAGATATTCTTTTAATTCTTCTTCATTCATGATGCTTGCATATTTGTATATTTAATAGTTAATCCATGTGTTTGAATTATTCGTTCTGGAGATGCAAGATTAAAAAATTTAATCAAGTCTTCAGGTTTTTCTGTTATATCAGTTGCCCAGTATTTATTTTTACCAAACGATATTTCATATACTGGTTTATCTTCGGTATATCGAATACCCGTGACAATACCTGAGACTATCCTTATTCCGAATAATCCAGAATCAATGATACCATATCTTGGTTTACCGATATTTTCCATTTATTTTTCGTATTTTAATATTACATTTAAAACATCTTTACTAATGAAATCGATGCTTTCACCACCAAAAGTTCTTCCATTTTCTTGTTCAATTGTAACATATCCACCAATTCTTGGTTTTTCGCATTCTTCGGCATCAACTACCTCATAAACTTTAGTAGTAGTTAAATAACCATCTATTACACCTATTAATTTTAAGTGTAGTTCTCCGAACCAAGGTTCTTTGAAATCTCTAACTAATATCTGATTGTCCATCCTTTTTTCTTAAATAAGTTACATAATGATAACACGCAGTTTTAGGACACCAGTTTATTTCTTTACCTATTTTTTCCCAAGAGAATTCATTACTTCCAAACTCATCGAGTATTTTTTCAATAGTTGGTATGTGTCCTTGGGCTTCCAATCCAAAAACAATTTTCATATCTTTTTCTTCCATCTTATCTATAAGATGTTGAAAAGCTTTGGTTATTTTTGATTCTCCTGACATAATTTAATTATTAATCATCAATATTACAATCAGTATCACTGATATTAAATTCATCCCGTATTTTATAACAAGCTTCATTTACAATTTCTTGTAATTTATCGGCTCTAACCAAAACATCTTTCAGTTTTTCATCAGCAAGTGATACGGCCTCTTTTTCAATATATTTGACGACATTTGTTATTAAATCTTCCAAAACTTTTGGTTCTAATTCAATATCGTTCACCAGAAGTTTAACTTCATATTGCGTTTTTTCACGACCACTTTCAATACATTCATTGGTTAATGAGTCCATGATACATTTATTCAACCATGAATTTTCGTTAATCAAACTTTTCCAAGTAATAATCATAATTAAAGGTTTAAAAAATTAACACTATAAATGTGGTTTTTCTGAAACTTGAATTTTTATTTCAGGTTTAACCTTCTTTGGTATTTGAAATACACTAAATTTTCCAAATACTTCTAAAACTCGAACTACCACAATTTCTTCATTAAATGCATTATCATTTTTCCCCTGTTCATATCCTACCCATTTCACACATTGATTAAAGTAATATCCATTATCAAAGATATGGTTTACTTTATTGGGTTTAGTCCAATAATCATCAGAAAATGTGTCGAGTGCTTCAACAAGCATGTTATAAAGTTCTATTTTAGTAAAACTGTGATATCTTGCAAGTTTTTTTGCAGTATTCCGATTCATTATTTTAATATTTTATAATTTTTCAACATCATAATACTTTAAATCAATTATTTTCATATAAAGAGTAGTATGAATTTTTTCATGTTTTTACTTCTTTGGATTTATATGATACATTTTCTCTAAAGAATTCCTCTTTTTCTTTTTCAAATTTTTTTATTTTTTCAGGTATATTTTTATAAAAAATTTTTATATCTGTCATACTTTTAAAACTCTTAATTTTTTCTTCACAATTAGAATATGTGTCCAAATAAGTAGTCCAACCATCAGATATTTGACAATTATAGTCAGAAGGTGTGTTCCACAAATGAAGTTTTATCCATATTGGTATTAAAGTGTTAGAATATTTTATATAATAAAGGTGTTTGTGATAACACACCACTTTTATTCTAAAAAAATTCAATTTACCCAT